TACCCGTGGGACCCGTGGAGCCCGTAGCACCAGACGCACCTGTGATACCCGTGGGACCCGTGGAGCCCGTAGCACCAGACGCACCTGTGATACCCGTGGGACCCGTGGAGCCCGTAGCACCAGACGCGCCAGTGATGCCTGTAGGTCCCGTACTGCCTGTAGCACCAGACGCACCTGTGATACCCGTTGGTCCCGTGGAGCCCGTAGCACCAGACGCACCTGTGATACCCGTGGGTCCTGTACTACCCGTGGAGCCCGTAGCACCAGACGCACCTGTGATACCCGTAGGACCTGTTGATCCAGAGGCACCTGTAATGCCCGTGGGACCTGTGGATCCCGTGGCACCAGAGGCACCCGTGATACCGGTAGAGCCCGTAGCACCAGAGGCACCAGTGATACCAGTCGGTCCGGTACTGCCACTTGAACCCGTGGCACCTGTAATGCCCGTGGGTCCGGTGCTACCTGTACTACCAGTGTTGCCTGTAGGACCGGTGCTACCGGTGCTGCCCGTGGCTCCTGTGCTGCCTGTTGGTCCCGTGCTACCTGTACTGCCTGTTGTGCCTGTATAACCCGCCAAGGTATTGTAGGTCACAATACCCGTTGTTGAATTATACGCAAGGATAAAGGGAGAACTACTATTCGGTCCTGTGATTCCTGACAATACAAGATTGTTGGTGGCGGCGATTGTGAGATTGCTGCTGGCATTGATGGAAATGGAGCCGTATTGTACTGGTAAAATCGCCTGTGCTTGAGCAGTAGGGACACCAATGATGAATACACCCGCTGAACCATTACCGCCATTTCCATTACCCGCACTACCGCCACCGCCGCCTGAACCAGTATTTGCAACACCATTACCTCCTGACACTGGAGAACCATTGTAAAATCCTCCAATGCCTCCTAGGGTAGTTGTACCAACGACTCCACCAGCTCCAGGAGCAGTACCACCACCAAGAGGACCACCTCCACCTCCACCACCTGCACCATACCTTCCTAATGTTGTTCCAACCACAGTATACGCAATTCCTGCTCCGCCATTTCCACCTACAGACCCACTATAATTGCCTCCATTGCCTCCAATACCTCCTCCACCACCTGTTACAAATTGAGTGGGACCTCCAATGCCTCCATTACCTCCAAAGGTTCCCGTGCCTCCTGGTGATGAATTCCAACCAGCACCACTGCCACATCCGCCATTATAACCAGCCCCGTTTGCACCTTGTCCTCCACCAGGTGCAGTTATAGTTGCCGAAGGTCCGGTAAATATGGTTGAACCGCCAGGGTAGCCCGCTCCACCCACGCCACCGGTTCCGCCTACTCCTATATTAAGAGTGTATACGCCGGCTCCTAATGATAGTAATCCAGAAATATACGAATTGGAATTAACAACACTACCAGATAATACTGTGTCGTTTGTCTTCAGTCCTCCCGCTCCGCCACCGCCTGAATTATTATTAGCACCACCACCGCCACCACCAAGAGCAAAATAGGTTACATCCGTAAGTCCGTAATTCACTGTTATAGTCGTATCTCCAGTACATATATAATACGTATACGTTCCACCATAAGGAACTATCGTAGAAAACGGTGTTACATTAAAAGATAAGGCATTTTGTCCTCCATTAAACGAGAATCCACCTGTTCCCAAATTTCTAATATTATTCAAATTCATATCAATATCTCCAAGAAGTTTCACCGAGCTGAGCGTACTGACGTATGTCACGCCGGTAGAGGGATTATATGTGAGATTTGCACTTCCTCCCACAATACCACCGGTATTGAAAAGAATCTGTGTATTTGTTCCGCCAATCGGTCCAATTGGTCCTGTTGATCCGGTGTTGCCTGTGCTACCCGTGTTACCGGTTGATCCAGTTGAGCCCGTCGGTCCAGTTGAACCTGTGTTACCTGTGGGTCCAGTTGAGCCGGTGTTGCCCGTGTTACCAGTGCTGCCCGTCGGTCCTGTCGGTCCAGTATCACCAGTCGGTCCTGTTGATCCAGTGTTACCTGTCGGTCCAGTATCACCAGTCGGTCCTGTCGGTCCAGTATCGCCAGTCGGTCCTGTGGATCCAGTGTTACCTGTTGGTCCTGTGGATCCAGTGTTACCTGTGGGTCCTGTGGATCCAGTGTTACCAGTATTGCCTGTCGGTCCCGTTGAACCCATTCCTGTCGGTCCAATATCACCAGTATTGCCAGTCGGTCCAGTATCACCAGTCGGTCCTGTGTCTCCAATATCACCAGTATTGCCAGTTGGTCCTGTTGAACCCATCCCTGTCGGTCCAATATCACCAGTGTTGCCAGTCGGTCCTGTGTCTCCAATATCACCAGTATTGCCTGTCGGTCCTGTGTATCCAATATCACCAGTATTGCCAGTCGGTCCTGTTGAACCCATTCCTGTTGGACCAGTATCTCCAGTGTTGCCAGTCGGTCCTGTGTATCCAATATCACCAGTGTTGCCTGTCGGTCCTGTTGAACCCATTCCTATCGGTCCAGTGTCTCCAGTGTTGCCAGTCGGTCCTGTGTATCCAATATCACCAGTGTTGCCTGTCGGTCCTGTTGAACCCATTCCTGTCGGTCCAGTTCCACCTTCACCTGTTGGTCCAGTTGAACCCATTCCTGTCGGTCCTGTTGTTCCCGCTCCAGTTGGTCCAGTTGAACCCATTCCTGTCGGTCCTGTTGTTCCCGCTCCAGTTGGTCCTGTTGTTCCCGCTCCAGTTGGTCCTGTTGCTCCCACTCCAATTGGTCCAGTTGGTCCTGTTGTTCCCGCTCCAGTTGGTCCTGTTGCTCCCACTCCTGTTGGTCCAGTTGTTCCCACTCCAGTTGGTCCAGTTGCTCCCACTCCAGTTGGTCCTGTTGCTCCCACTCCTGTTGGTCCAGTTGTTCCCACTCCAGTTGGTCCTGTTGCTCCCACTCCAATTGGTCCAGTTGGTCCTGTTGCTCCCACTCCAGTTGGTCCTGTTGTTCCCGCTCCAGTTGGTCCTGTTGTTCCCGCTCCAGTTGGTCCTGTTGCTCCCACTCCAGTTGGTCCTGTTGTTCCCGCTCCAGTTGGTCCTGTTGTTCCCGCTCCAGTTGGTCCTGTTGCTCCCACTCCAATTGGTCCAGTTGGTCCTGTTGTTCCCACTCCAGTTGGTCCAGTTGCTCCCACTCCAGTTGGTCCTGTTGCTCCCACTCCTGTTGGTCCAGTTGTTCCCACTCCAGTTGGTCCTGTTGGTCCAGTTGCTCCCACTCCAGTTGGTCCAGTTGGTCCTGTTGTTCCCACTCCAGTTGGTCCTGTTGCTCCCACTCCTGTTGGTCCAGTTGCTCCCACTCCAGTTGGTCCAGTTTCTCCTTTGGTTCCAGTATCACCAGTTATTCCAGTAGGTCCTGTATTACCTGTAGGTCCTTGGCTACCTTCGCCTGTAGGACCAGTGTTACCAGTTGCACCAGTATTTGTTGCTATTCCATCTAGTCCCGTGGCACCTGTAGGACCTAGCATGCCCGTCGGTCCAGTATTGCCATTATCACCCGTCGGTCCAGTATTACCCGTAGATCCTTGGATACCTTCGCCTGTAGGACCAGTGTTACCTGTTGGACCAGTCGCACCAGTATTTGTCGCTGTTCCAGCTAGTCCCGTAGCACCTGTAGGACCCGTGTCGCCAGTGGAACCCGTATAACCGGTAGATCCAGTACCGGTTCCAATCGGTACAGCATTTGAGTATATTTCTAAAAAGCTACTCAAAACTGCCGGATTTGTACGACTCATTCTTACTATAGAGTTGTACAATTAATTTGAATAAAAAATATTCAATGTTTTACATACACCGAAGCCCGCGTCGCCATGTGGACCTATACTTGTCAGCTCTTGTACATTAATACAAATGACCCGTTTTTAGGGGTAACCGGTTTCTGAATCGTAAGCCAAAACAGTACCTTTAAAATTATTTGTATATACCGGAGTGCCATAAATATAGGCTAAATTTGTACAAACTTCAAGCATAATATTACCATCTATTGTAGGTATAATACTACTAAATCTGTTTCCAGCTTTACCAGATGAACAAGTAGGACCTGGGGTGTTCCTGTAGGAATGGAAGGTGATGGTTTAAAAATAATAAATGTGTAATCACTAATTAATGTCGTTTGATACTCTTGAAGCTCTCTTACAAAAGGTTCAAACCTCACCGTGTCTAGAGATTATTTCAACCGACTCTTCGGCGGCGAAAGGAAAACTATGTCTCAATATGATTGTCAAGAACGAGAGTCGTATTATTCGTCGTCTTATGGAGTCTGTTATCAGCGTCATTGATTCTTACTGTATTTGTGATACCGGCAGCACCGATGATACTATTGCGATTATTCGTGATTATATGACCGCAGCGGGCAAGACCGGCGAAGTCTATAGCGAACCATTCAAGAACTTCGGATACAATCGCACCCACGCATTAGAGCGTGCTGCAAAGTGGGCAGATCACGCCCTTCTCCTTGACGCCGATATGAAACTCTCCATTTTGCCAGACTTCTCAGCTGCGAATTTGACTGCCGACGTCTATACTATTCTCCAGCGTAACGGCGGTCTTGAATATTTCAATACCCGTATTGTTCGTACCGGCGTCGGCATTAAATGCGTTGGACCCACCCACGAATACTACGATATTCCAGGTGGCAAGGTTACCCAACAAATCAAATCGCTCGTGATTGAGGATATTGGCGACGGTGGTGCCAAGTCCGATAAGTTTGAACGTGATGTACGCCTTCTCCGCCAGGGTCTGGAAGACGAGCCAGGTAATGTCCGTTATATGTTCTATCTCGCCAATAGTTACCGTGACCTTAGTCGGCATGCCGAGGCGGCGGAATGGTATAAGAAGCGATTTGAAGCCGGCGGCTGGATTGAAGAAGTCTTTTACGCCGCCTTTGAACTCGGCAATATGCATAAGATTCTCGGACATATTGAGGAGGCGATTTACTGGTGGATGGAAGCATACAATCACCATCCCAAGCGTGCCGAATCGCTCTACGAAATTGTCAAGCACTACCGTATTGTAGGAAAGCAACGTATTGGTCAGGCATTCTGCGACTTGGCACGTGCGATTCCTTACCCCAAAGACGACGTTCTCTTCATCAAATCTGATATCTATAAATTTCTCCTGGATTACGAACATAGTATTCTAGCATACTACAGCGGTGCTAAGATTGACCACTATCGGTATCTGGCGTTGGTCGGCTCCGACTACAATAAAATCAATGTTCTTTCCAATTATGTGTTTTATGTCAAGAAGCTGACGAAAATGGCGGGAGTCAAGGTCTACGATTTCTGCGATGAAGTAGAGAAGGTGATTGATGGCTGGCAGGATTCCTACATCAGCAGCAGCCCCTGTATCATTCCTTGGAAGGACGGTGGCTATCTCCTCAATGTCCGCTACGTCAATTACCGTATTCTTGGACACGGTGGCTATGACTTCAAGAATACAATGGGTAAGATTACGACACTCAATAAGACGTACATTCTTGGACCCGATATGTCACGGCTATGTGATAACTGGATTGACCAGGTGGAGCGTCCTCATCTGCGTTACCAGGGCGTAGAGGATGTTAAGGTCTTTGAGCACGGCGGGGAACTTCTGTTCCTTGGCAGCGTAGAAGACCCTGATACCGGTGCGATTCGTGTCGGTCACGGCACTTATACGCTTGATAAGGATTGCCTTGTCTCGCTGCCGTTCCAAAGCCCCCTTGGACGCAGTTGCGAGAAGAACTGGTGCTACTTCCACAATAACGCCGGTGAGCTGAGGGTAATGTACGATTGGTCGCCCCTTACGGTCGGCAAGGTAGTCAATGGACAGCTGGAAATTCTAACAATGAATAAATCAGTGCCGGCGTTTTTCCGCGACGTCCGCGGGTCGTCGCACGGCTTCCGCGTTGGTGGTGAGATTTGGTTCCTCTGCCACATCGCCAACTATACAACGCCGCGTACGTACTACCATCTGCTCGTCGTGCTGGACGGCGACACGCTGGCTATTAAGCGGCATTCCATCCTGTTCAAGTTTGCCGATGAATCTATTGAGTATGCCCTTGGTCTCATTGTGGAGTCTGAGCGGCTGCTGATCTCGTTCAGCCGCTACGACCGTACCTCTGCCGTGCTTGCGATGCCACGTTCGCTGATGGAAAGTGAGCTGTTCCCTACTGCGGCATAAAGCCCCTTGGCGGGTTGTTAAATAATGGTTACCTTTGTAACCGCTTTGTATCTACCGACTGGTCCTATAAACAAGCCAGTAGATACATATTTTCGGTTGTTTGAACGATTGGCTGCGGTCGGCGTGGCTTTAATTGTTTATTTGGATGTGAGGCTCTTTTTGCGTGGAAAGGAACTGTGTGCGAAATTTCCCAATATTCTACGATGTATACCATGTGTCCTAGACCGTTCCTTAATATTGCGGGATGCGGTGCTGCCCTCCGTACGCAATTACGAAAAAGACACCACCGATTATATGTGTATTCAGTTGACAAAATTGCGGTTAATGGCGGAAGTGGCTAAGACGGGTGTGGCGGGTACGCTTGCCTGGATTGATTTCGGCATTTATCATATGTTCAAGGATTGGGACCGATGCGATACGCTGTTACGGATGGTGGACGCACGCGAAGATTGGGGAGAGCGTATTCTTTCGCCTGGTTACAAAAACGTGTTTATGAATCTATTTGAACATATTTGCTGGAAACATTGCGGTAGCTTACTCATAGGAACAGGAGATATGTTTATTCGTGCCTATGATCGGCAAACTACGCTTGTGTTGGAATATATGCCGCGGCTTACGTGGGAAGTGAATTATTGGGCAATGATGGATGATCACTTTGAAATATATATTGCAAACCATAATGACAATATTTTAGAACAGTTGGTTGATATAAAGAAATCTCTCTAACTTTTAACAATGGCTCCCTCAACGGGCGTTACATTTGTAACAGCATTGTATCTACCCACCGGTCCTATGTTCAAACCGCTAGATACGTATTTTGAGAATTTTGAACAGTTGGCGGGGACGGGCATACCTTTAATTTTATATTTAGACGCACGGCTAACGGAGAAAGGGACGGACCTATGTCAGAGATTCCCTAATATTCTCCGATGTGAATATGTGACTCTTGATACGTCTTGGGTTCCAAATAAGGTATTTTTGCCTTTAACGCGGCGAGTAGAAAAAGATACCATTGAATATTTTTGTATTCAACTCTCCAAATTACGGTTGCTACGTGATTCGGCGGCGTATGTGAAAACAACACATATTGCCTGGATAGATTTTGGCATTTACCATATTTTTAAGAATCCATCTATGATGACTTTTTTTTTACAACATATTGCGGCGGCTGAATTTCCAACAAATAAGATATTAGCCCCTGGTTGTTGGGGATTTCCTGCCGAGTATGGAATGACGCATTACGATATATGGAATTCTATATGTTGGCGATTTTGCGGTGGATTTTTGGTAGGTGCTGTGGGGCTGTTTGAGGCGGCAGCGGCACGACAAGAATCGCTTGTTTTGGGAAATCTACCTGGGCTTACTTGGGAAGTGAATTACTGGGCGATGATGGAAGAGTATTTCACGAATTACCGTGCGGATCACGACCATTCCATTGTTACAAATGTATGTCAGTTTATTGTTAGGGGCGAGCCTGGAAAAAATTGAGACGGCGGGCGGGATTTAAAGACATTCGCCAGCCTATTTCCTATACCATATCCCTTCCTACAATGCCCAAGCTTACGCACTACCAGGACATTGCCATCGAGCATGCGTCACGTGTAGCTGCCTCCGTTCGTTCTAGTCTCCACATTGCATTCATCTACGGAAAGGGTGGCACCCTACTTGCAATGGCAACCAATAAGATTGGTAGTCGGTCGCAGGGTGCCGGCTACAGCAAATATACCATTCACGCCGAACGGGCGGCTCTTAAGGCAGTCGGTGATAACTCGCTGTTGCGCGGGGCGGTCCTTGTTGTAGTACGGTTGAATAAGTTGGGCGAATTGGCGTGCTCCAAGCCGTGCCACGGGTGTATGTGCCATCTCCAAAAGGCAATAGACACCCACGGTCTTAGGCGTGTCTATTATTCGTAATGTCTTCAAAATACGTAAAAAAATGAAAAGGGTTTGGGTCGCCAAATCTTTTTCATTCTCCTGGCTAGATGTTTGCCCTATTTGTGTCTTGCCTTGCCGTTGTCGCTACCGGTCACCGTTTCCGCTATTCACGGACGCAGAATGTGAATGCGTCCAAGGCTCTTACTGTAGTTGTACCAGCAGTTGGTGGCGCGGTAGCGTGCTCTGATAACGGTGCACTTGCCAAGAACTTCGTCGTTACCATCAGCAATGATACGCCCACACAGGGTGAGATGGTCACCACGACGTTTGACTTTGATCTAGATGCCCCTATTACGGGCGGCACTGCCTATTACTCTGCTACGCTGAACGGTCTTGGTCCGTTCACGTCCAACGCACCTCTATGTACTGAGACGGCAAAGACCGGTGATCCCTGCCCCCTTGCCGTCGGTCACCATCACGAAGTCTCTACTGCCGAGAATACTGTAACCGGCAAGGTGGTGACGACAATTACGTGGGAAGACGTTGCCGGTACGTTGATTCTGTGTGCTCAGATTAGCACGAAGAGTTCTTGATTTAAAACCATGGGTGCGAATTATATTTATAAACATGTTTCTGCGTCTTCTTGCCATTGCCGCTGCCTTTTTCGCCGCCGATGCGCGTACGTGCGTTTCTGCGACAAATACGTCGCCTAACAACTGCGTCAGTTTCCAGGTCTCTGCGGGCACCGGTTGTGCGTGGATGTGTAACTACTGTGCTAGCACCCTCGGCACCACCAACTACTACTTCACGGATGACGTTTGCACGTATGAGACTGGCGGCTGCGTTGGCTCGCCCCAGGTCGGCGTGCTTTACACCTGCTGTGCCAATTAAATAAAGACCCATGGTATAAATGGCAACAAATCCACCTTCCTATTCTGCCGCATACTACTCGGGTCGACCTTCCTATCCTGTTCCACCTTCCTATACTTTCCCTGGAATTTCCTATCCTGGTGGGACAGCCACGGCAGAGAGCACCGCCGCCGGCATTCTTTCAAATATTAAGCTAACGTCCAATGCTGCGTCTGGTTTGGTCAAGCTCGGCGGTCCCAAGCGCAAGAACACGCGTAAGAGCCGCCGTAATAACCGCAAGACGACGCGTAAGAATAACCGTCGTAGGCGGTAAGGACCGTCGTCGTAGCACTCGCCGTCGCCGATAAATCTTTATCCTTTGTATAGAATGTCCGGTGCTACTATTTGGAATGTGTCTCAAGGCGGTCCGCCCCCATCCGTTGCAAACGTGAAAACTGCGAATGCACTCATCAAGCTCGGCGAACCTAAGCGTAAGAATTCGCGCAAGAGCCGCAAGAACTCCCGTAAGACTCGCAAGACGACGCGTAAGAACCGCCGCCGCTCAACTCGCCGAAGGCGGTAGATAAACTCCCTCTAAAGTAAGGATGAGCAATGATGAGACAGTTAGCATTACTTTTGAAAGTAATGATAACTCTAGCATAGATGATAAATCCATCCCGCCTATTCGGCGTGATAATAGACCGCTCAAGGAACGCTCTCATATAGAACTTGAACCCGGCTCACGTATATACGGACGCATAGATATTCCCGATGAAATGGATATGGTCAGGAAACAGTTTTCAAATGGACCCTCAGTAATTACTCGTGAAGAGCATTTTGACAGTCCAAAAATGGAAAAGTGGAGAAAATCGCACGAAGAATATATCCACCGCGATAAACGTACATTAGCAACAGTCCTAGGATATACATATATCGGCGATCGCCTTGTCAACGCATATTTACGTGGTGTTTCACCTGACTATAAATATCGTATGTTACAACTTACATTAAGTGAAGAAGATCTCCCCTTTGCCTATCAACTCTACGACCATTACGATTTTTTGAAGAAGCACGGGCTTCCTATGCCCGAAAAGGATACATTAATGAAAGATGGTGAATTGGATATGAAAGTATTGAAGACCTTCTTTAATAAACATTACACGAAGTTTGAAAATGCGTTTGTTATGAATCGTATTATAAAATCGTATGCCGACGATTTACACACAATCATCAAAAAAGCGCCACGATTTGGCGATACACTTAGCACTTATCGTGGTGTCAAGAATGAAGATTTTTTAGAAGCAGGTGCTTTAAGCTATATTAACCGTAGTTTCTCCTCCTCAAGTTTGAGTAATACAGAAGCGGGAAAATTTACAAATCCGTATGGCAAATACAAATGCTGTATGTATAATATTAAAATAGATAAATCGGTTCCTGTATTATGTATTGATTCCGTATCAAAGTTTCCAAAAGAACTTGAAGTGCTTATTTCCGATAATGTTATGTTTAATTACTTCATTGATGTAAACTATAGAGAAGTTCCAGGACAGGGTTATATTCTACAACGTCATATTGAGATTATACCTGTGCCAAAGAATTATAAACCTGTATATTTGAAAATTACCCCTAAATACAAAAAGAAATTGAAACGTAGCGATTATATCAAAGTAAATAATTCACCGTATAAAAAAACTAGAAAAAGGAAGGGAAAGGGAAAAGATAAGGGAAAGCGACCATTCGACGAATGGAATTAGAGTCGCAGATAGAGACTCTCAGGTTGAGCAATATCCCTGAGAATTGTCGTCTGGGCGTCCTTCATTGTATTAAGCATATCTACATCAGCACGGAGGGTGGCAATGGTCACCCACTCCTGTACAATGCTGTTAAGTTTGAGTAAACCCTTCATCAAATTGCCCTCATAGATTTCATACTTTGAGGACAAGTGTGCTGCATCCACGCCATCTACCCACTCCGTGCCAATCTGGACCCACAAGGTTGTCAGACTCCAATAACCATCAGGTGACTCTACACCCGCCTTTTTATCAATGGCATTACCTTCCACACCCCACTCATCAATCGCTATCAGCGTATCCTTCACTTGGGAGCTAATGTTATTGGGAAGCGACCGTGGGTGAACCGTCTTTTCTTCCGCTTCTCGGTCCATAATAAACGCTCCTAATGTTCCAACAATCTCTTGGAGCGTGGCGGTTGCTAGTTTTCCGCTCAGGTAGAGTTTCGCAAGGAGAAGAGGATTTGCCTCATTGATTTCTGTTGCCGCCGTGCCGAACTCAGTCAACTTAGGTGGCTGGGTTTCTGACAAAGGATGGATGGCTCCGTGGTTGGCAAGTGCTTTGAGAAGTGGGGCAATTCGCGTCTCTTGGACGCTTACGTTGAGACGCCTTAGGGTTTCGTATAGGTTGTCAATGTTGACTTGATGCTTCTGGTAAATGGTGTATAGCTTAATAGCAGACGACCACTTCGGTCCCATATGCCGGTCTCGCCACTGGTCCAACGCTTGCTGTGCCTTACGCTTTGCTGCGTTCGTAGCAGTTTTAGCGGTTGCTTCTAGAGTTTGGTAATGTTTGAGCTCGACAAGGTCCTGAGGATTTAGTAGGAGTTCCGTCTGCTTTTCTTGAAGGATACGGATATCTTCTTGAATTTGTTGCTTTGCCGTTTGCTGTTGCTGTGCCCAGTACGACTGGTCAATCAGCGTGGTCCAAACGGGGGTTGTGTCCACAGCGGCGGAGGCGTGAATTGCCTTGAGCAGAAAGTCGTAGTGAAACTGTAGCCGGCTTTCCAGCGGGACTAGGCGTCCTGAGAAGACACCGTGGAGTTCATCCAACGGCATCGGATCTCTTGCAGGAAGGTAGATAACCGTACCCTGCGTATCCTTGCCACGTCGTCCCGCTCGTCCCGCCATCTGAATGTACTCATCCGACCGTAGGGGACGAAAGCCCTGTCCTGTATTGCCTGGCTTCTTAAGGTCCAAGAAGACCACCGTACGTGCCGGCATATTGAGACCCACCGCAAACGTCTCGGTACAGAACAGGACTTTGATAAATCCGCGGGCGAAAAGGATCTCTACAATTTCCTTGAGAAGCGGCAAGAGACCGCTATGGTGAAACGCAATTCCTCGTTGGAGAAGCGGGAGGAGTTGATGGTACTGCGGCAGATGCTCCAGCGTTTTGATGTAAGGGTGTAGTTGGAAGCTAATAATATGCTTGACTGACGCCTGCTCTGATGTATCCAGCAAGGTATCTTTGAGTTGGTCGGCGTACCGCTCGGTCTCCTTACGACTAAACACAAAGAACAGTGCCGGTAGCAAGTTACGGTATTGTAGGACCTCTAGTGCTTCGTTAAGCGTATGTGTAAATGACTTGAGTTTAACCTTATCAACCGACCCCGCAATAGACTCGCCAATTTTATGTGCCGCCTTGACGTGCTCTACCCACTTATCCTTCTCCTTAAGGCGGTCCTCACGTGCTTTTAGCCACGTCTTATACACCTGTGGCTGAAACAGTGCCTCATCGCCCGTCTTGAGCGGCTGAAGAGGCGGCTGGGCTAACGGGGTAGACGAATCATAGACACCATGGATAAGTGGGACAATACGATGCGTGGTCTTCAGAAGGACGATTGGATGCTGCTTTGCATTGCCCAACCAGTTCGCAAAGATTTCAGGGCTATCAATGGTTGCCGACAAGAGGATAAGACGTACCTGGGGTGGGAGAAGGATAAGCGTCTCCTCCCATACGTGACCCCTTTCAGGGTCATTAATATAATGAACCTCGTCAAAGATAACGGCACCTAGATTGTCCAAAGAGATGATGCCCGCCGTGCCCAACTTTGCCGTTGCCGTATTTGCCTTGAACAGCAGATTACGCAGAATTTCGGTTGTCATCACAATGATATCAGCTTCAGGATTGAACTTGATATCACCCGTTAGGATTCCCACGCTTGCCTCTGGGAAGAGCTTCTTAAGGTCGTGGAACTTCTGATTGCTCAACGACTTAATCGGCGTCGTATAGAAGATCCGCTTTTGGTGTTTTAGACTATAGGCAATTTGGTACTCGCCTACTAAGGTCTTGCCGCTACCCGTCTTCGCCGTCACCAGGATGTTGTCACCACGATGAACGGCTAATACTGCCTGCTGCTGCCATACATCTAGAGGAAAGGTATAGTTGATAGCAGGATCTGCGGGCGGATAGTCCGTTGGGGCTACTTGGGTGGAGGGCACCGATAAGAATGCCATTGTTATTCGGTAACTTTGGGTTTGGGGGTTTTCAATTTTTGAACCGAGATTAATATGTAGGGTACTTGAGACATACAAAATCGGCGGGCACCAGATTTTCACCCCTATTGAAATTTCTATCACTCCAGTTAAAAATGTATTGATTACCTATTTTTTGCGGCATACGTTCCCATACATTTAATTTTACATTAAAAAATAAATTCATAATTGTCATTTCATTACAACCGCAGAGGGGATACTTGTTCATTGCAACGACCATATTTGTCATAGATACCTTATCTAGAAGTTTAGTATCATAGATAAAAATGCCATTTAGAAAATCCTGTGTTTCGAACAAATGCTGGGGGTAGTCAGCGTATAGAGCAGCGGCGGCTTCAGGATTTTCCTTATCGCGAATCTGTGTAGAAAGCCGGTTCGTTTCGCTGTAAGGGTCGCCGCCACTTGGAGCCACTAACTTACCTTGCCACGGAAGCGTAAACAGAATATGTATACTGTTATAAATACGCATACCGGCGTCCATAAACAGTACACGGTCCCATTTACGGAAATATTCCGAGAAAATATAAAACTTATCCCACTGGGTAAGTTTTTCTAGATGACGATTATCATCCGAGGCAAGTGGATACTTCTCATACGCTTTTACAAGTAGCGATGTATCAACGTGTTGAACACGGTACTGCTGAACACTATATTGTTCTAGAAACTCTTCGGGGGCATTGTAGTCTACTGTAATAAGCACCGTATCACCGTACCATTTACCGGATGTGCGGAGCTCTATGATGGTAAGTTTTGCGTACTCAAAATATCTCTCATCGCAGAGTGTTACAAACACGGAGGCGGGCATCTTGTCGTTGTCGGTTTATTTATTTACACATGTGTACCGCGTGTTCCGTGTAAGACTTCTGGATTTGCTGTGGTATTTATTGCCAATACACGCTTCACGAAATAGAGCACCTTGTCAATTAAGTTACGCTGGAATAAAATGAGGACAAGTGCCATTACTTCGCCGCCATCCAACTCCTTTAGCCGCTCATGATGGAAACCCGCTACACCGTCCAGCGGGAACGGAATCAGTTTTACAACATTACGTAAAATATATGCAATAATACCTAAGGCAAATAATTGAGCAATAATTTCTAAGAATAATCTCCATATTGGGACTTTATCTAACCGTTCCTCCTTAAACTCGCCCATAATAGCATCAAATCCTTTTGCTGCCGCCAATCCCAACACAAAAAAGTAGATTGTCACAAGACCAATATCTAAGAGTTTGACGGCTACAAACGCGGGGGTATAAGCAGCCTCCTTTGGCATCTCTTACTATTAATTACGATATTTATACGGAATGATGCGTTCCAAAATAGAAATGGATTAACTGACAAATAAATTGTATATCACTTGATGTAAGTAAAGTATGAGAAGGTAAAAATAAGCCGTGTGATGATACATAAGTCGTGACTGGAAATGCGTCGGGATTGGAATCAGAATACATAGGAGTTTTATGTATTTCTGGATATGTAGGTCGTGTTTGTATATTATGTAGTTTCAAAAATGCCGCTAAATCGTCACGATGCTTTGTATAAATATCAATAAACCACGGAATATATTCACTATCAGGTGCCTCAATCATACGCACCGGCGATTCTTTCAAATGGTTCGTATATTCATCGTAAAGTGCTCGCATTTGTTTTACGCGGTCCGGTAGTTTCTTCATTTGCTCCAATCCAATAACCGCCTGTATATCCGTAAACTTCATATTGAGTCCAAAAACATCAAACACATCTACGCCGCCGCTTACACGTCCAAAGTTCTTTACCATAGACATTGTCTTTGCTAAGGTATCATCGTTTGTAACTACAAAACCGCCTTGACCAGTACTAATAATTTTTGGGGTACTCAACGAGAAACATCCAACGTTGCCAAAGGTTCCAAAATGCTGACCATTGGTAAGGCAACCTAGTGACTGTGCTGCATCTTCGATCAAAATGAGTCCCGCAGTTTTACAGTATTCCTGAATATCTAACAAATCAATTTGGCGGTTGTTGAGTGATACAAAGAGGACCGCCTTTGTCTTCGGTGTTTGTACTTGCTGAATAAGGGCTTTTGTGAGCACGAATCGGCTCGGATCTACATCGGCGAAAATGGGGTTCGCTCCTACAATTTTAACCGCATTTACCGTTGCAATCATTGTATAATCGGGAACGATTACGTCGTCGCCTGGTTTTATACCGCATCCTAGCAGGGCGAGGACAATTGCCATTGTACCGCTTGTTGTCATTAAGACGTGTTTGACACCGATGAACTCGGCTAGAGATTTCTCTAGTTTCTCAGTCTGCTTGAATTCCGTTACAAAATTAGTACCGTCTTTCATATACTCATAACACGCATCCGCCTCCGCCTTATCAAAGTTCGGCTGAGTTTGTAGAAGCATTGTTGGCTGTCGGTGCCATACCATCATATCCTCCAGGGTGGCGGTTTTATGGGCACATTGGTAATATCCGCCAATCACCATACGTGTCGGTGCACGCTTATTCTCAGGATTTCGTGGATTTGTGGTTGTTATAGCCCCGCTGCGAAGATACTCTAAGTATTGTTGCCGATGTATTACTCGAAAATCCAATGATATTCTTAGTGTCGGTTCAACATTATTTTCATTGTAATGAACACAACGGTTGCCATCAAATACGAACAATTCGCCAGGATTGAGTGTGACACCTTCGTAGTCTTTCTTACCGGGCTCCGATTCGATAAACAGCCGATTTGTTCCGTACATTGCCGTTAGTGGAATCAGAAAATTACGTTCGCCCAGCGGATGGCGTCCAAGTTCGTCCGAATCGCAGTGCGGTGGCACCGTTATATTATTAATAAACTGAAACCGAATGCTCGGAAAACTCTGATAAATCATAAACTCTTCGTCAGGATACATCTCATCGTAAATCGCCTTTATAAACTGGCAATATAAGCGTTTGAATTGCGGATTTGTGTGAATATCAGCATAGAATTTTTTATGAAAGTCTGTTTCAATGTCTCGCAAGTCAGTCTTATTGTAGTCGGCGGACCGAGTATGCAAATGCTCTAAATCTGCCGTTTCATAGAGAGTTTCCATATACTGCCGGAACGGGTAATTATTGGTATCATAAGATACAATACTATGATTTCCAAATGTGCACTTTACAGGAAAAGAAGCCATTATATATATTTGCGAATTTAAGATATACCGATAAACGCATTATTATATGGGCGGGTTTGCTTAGAATTATAAAGTATAATCTTATCTGGATTTGGATTCAAAAATGCTGCCCAAAAGCTAAATGTAGAATATGATATAATATTATGTTTACATAGACTCATCATCCACAAATCAATATAATCCTCGTTATTTGAGATGACGTGATAAGGGCTATTATCTAAAAATGAAAGATCAATCCGTTCAATATCATCAGAAAATAATAGAAATACTGGTGTTTGAATGGTAGACTTAATATATGCAACGGCTTTGCGGTAGTAATCGTAGTCCCAAGTATACACATTTAAGTATTCATTGCCGCGAAAATGAATACCAACAGGTATTACGGCAGTGTCAAATAAGACAGGATAGCGTTCTTTTATTATGGTTAGAGAGGCGTCGTCAATAGAAAATAATTGCCTTATATCATCTTCGCAATCTCTGAAATATTCCGGAACCTCAAGGTATCCACGAATCTCCACCGCACCAGATATATCTTGTATTCTGGATATAACTGTTGGATTATATTGATGCGGAGAATCTTCGTTTATATAGTTAAATATTGCGTTAATTATTGTTTTACAATTTCGATAAATTGTATTTTCATGGTTAAAACTATAATAGTATTTAAGTTTTAGGGTCAAAATAGCTAAATTATTATAAACAGGAATTCTGTTGGTTTTCTTTGCTATACCATAACACGAGGCAATCTGAAAAAGGACATTGCCCAAACCAGTATTCTTTTTAGACAAAAACTCCGAATATTTTGCTGTAATTTCTGGTTGAATATACATATTAATGGGTACTAGATGTTTTTATTGCTTAATTAACGTAGACATCTGATTTCCACGGCGTTCAAAGCCGCACGCCTCATAAAATGCCACATTTGTATCTGCACAATCCAAGGTCACTTTATAGCAATGGCTCGCCTGTTTAACAAGATGCTGTACAAGGGTTTTTCCAAGACCCTGCCGCCGATGACTCGCTCGCACACAAACATCTTCAATATGTGCGTAAATACACGTATTGAAAATGAATTTATGCTCATAGATAATTGTAGCAGTTGCAATTAGCTTACCATCGATTTCTATAACCCAAATCGTAGAGGACCGTTCAATGGCATTAAGAACCTTATGAAATGTATCTTTCGTAAACTGGGTGGGACGAAACTCTTGAATAAGATCGTAAAAGGCAGTGTAATCACCTTCTGTTAAGCGGCGAATTATCATAGTATATATACTATGATAGTTTGTAGTTTAAATCGGTGTATTAGAATGGACCAAGAACCGTTGGTGCCGTAAAAACCGCCAGTGCATCTAGAAGCCTTGTCTTATTGAGAATCATGGCAACGTGCCCCTCACCGCATTTGAGAAACAGCCGTTGGGTATCTTCAGGCGTATAAAAAGTATAAATACGGCAAATAATTTCCATTAAGTAAATAATATCTTCAAAACAATAGCCCGCTGACCATAGATTCAGCAGAATCTTCAACGTATTCTTACGATTTCCGCTCAGTGCGGCATATCCTAGTTGTTGAAGTTGTCCTACTGGTGGAGCATTGACAATCGCCTGTACATCCTGTCCCGTAACTTGTGTTAATCCTGAGCTTTCTAACACTTGGTTAAAGAGTTTGTAGAGCCGTGCGTTGCCCAACGCCATACTAATCATCCACGACTCCGCCTCGTCGCTCACTTTAATTTTAGACTGTGCACGGAAAAACGCCTTATTTATCATTAAACTCACCGGCATAAATTGGAGCATAACACAGCGGCTTTGTAATGGCTCAATAAACGGCTCGCAACCGGCGGCAACAAACAGAAACCGTGCGTACGGCTCATAGTTTTCTAGGATTCGCCTGAGGGCTTGCTGGCTCACCACTGGGACACTGTCGGCGTCGTCCATCCAAACCCACGCCTTCACCTTCGGATAACGACGAGTACGCTTCACAAACTCCGTGAGTTGCCCACGAATGGTGCCAATACCGCGGTCGTCCACCGAGTTCAGAAGTAGAATATAGTTCTTATGCTCCTCCTCTGGTACAGCATTCTTGCTGAGGTAGGCGTGAATAAACGCACGGGCAATCGATGTCTTGCCGCATCCAGGCGGACCTAAAAACATCAGGTGCGGCGGATTATCAATATGATTTTTCAGGAAATTTACAATATGGTCCTGACAAATAATAGAATCCATTTCGGCTCTGTTGCTCAATTATATGAGGGGTGCTTTTAGACCCCAAAGTCCATAAACGCCTTTGAATTGTCGCTAAAACTCGGCCGCTGTTTGCCAATGCGGGTAGTAAAATAAAATACATCACCCGTTGTTTGTAGAACTTTCCACGCTTGGTCCAGTGCGTAATTCCAATGTTCACCAGTAATAATGAGTTTTTCGGTTGCCGCCTCAATACACTCCGCTAGCGGCTTGAAACATTTCTTATTTATTAAATAACCAGAGGTTGTCTGTGCGTCTCTTACACGCCCAATAAGGTCATTATACGGCGTGCCGCTTTTTAAATTATACGATAAAAGCAAGATATCCCATTCTATGTTAAGTGCGAAAAAGTCTTCTATCTGTTTATAAAATGTTGGTTTATCTACTAAAAATTGGAAATCGTCTTCAAAAACTAGGAGATTTTCTAGACCGTCCGCCATTGCTTGTCTAAGAACTTGTGTATGCGACATATTACAGCCAATAATGCCAGGATCTTTGGCAATAGCGTTAAATCGTTCGCCTATGAGCCCCATAGTGGCAAGTTCTTGCTCTATTTCTTGTCGTCGGTCCTGCCGCCGCTCCAAATTAATATAAACAATTTTTGAGATCTTATCCATTCTGGGCTTAAGAATCCTTGCGGATTTAAACCGGTGCCTGTGTTTCTAACAATAACTATGTCAGATTTGTATCAGCGGCTAGGGCTAGCACGCGGGGCGTCTGCGGATGAAATTAAGAAGGCATACCGTACATTGGCTCGTGAACACCATCCAGATAAGGGCGGTGATCCTGAGCAGTTCAAGGCTATTCAGGAGGCAAATGAAGTGCTTTCAGATGACCGACGTCGTCAGGTATATGATATGACGGGGTCGGTCAATGAGGGCGGAGGCGGTCCGCCTGGCGGAATGGGTGGTATGGCTGCCGGTGGCGTTCCCTTCTTTATGAGCCAAATGGGACCGTTCGGTATGCCTGGCGTCAACTTTGATATGGGTGACCTGCTTGGTAGTATGTTTGGTGGGGGTGGAATGGGCGGTGGCCGCCGCCCGCAGCAGCGTGGTGGCAAGGGTCCTGATAAGCGTCAAGATGTCGGTCTACGGCTAGACCAGTTCTATAAGGGTACCGATATCAAGCTCAAGTTCAATCAAGCACGTCGTTGCGGGATGTGTAATGCGACGGGTGCCGAGACGACCGAGCCTTGTGGTGCCGGCTGTAACGGCAGCGGTTTCCGCACTATTCACCAACAGATTGGACCTGGTATGATGGTCCAGTCCCGTGCGCCGTGCGATGCCTGCAGTGGGTCCGGCAAGCGTGTATTGCGGATGTGTAAGGGATGCCAAGGTAAGAAGTTTATTCAGAAGGAGAAGATTCTCGATATCAAGGTTCTGCCAGGAATGGTGGTCGGCGAGGCTCTCACCTTTGCGGGCGAATGCTCTGATATGCTTGAGCACGACACACCTGGTGATGTGATTCTTGACCTCAAGTTGGCGATAGATGGTCCGCCCAAGTACGAATGGCACGGAATTGATTTGACCTACAAGCACTACGTCTCGTTTGCCGAGTCTATTCTCGGATTTGAGGTGACGCTTGCGGACCATCCGTCTGGAACGTCGCCCAAGTATATTTGGCGTGGTGGACCGCTCATTAACGGTTCGGTTCTCAAGATGACGGGTGGCGGAATGCCAAAGCGGGATGGAGGCTTTGGTGTTCTCCATCTACAGATTTGTGTACGACCGCCGCCTACGGTGCCGTGGTCCGCCGAGGATGCGGCGAAACTTGCAGGGGTTTTGGGGGCACCGTCGGTCACAATGGCAACTGAAGGCGTAAAAGAGTTGGCTCTAGGTACGGCAGACTCGGTGTTTAATTAATGCTTTTTGTTATTTATGATACTTCAAAGGTTGAAGAATCATATATAGTTCTTAGTATATTTGTTCTATTACGCTTCATTCATAGTCATAGAAAGTCTATTCAGTCCTTCTTGTAATGATTTATCCTTAAAGGTATATGACATTGTCATAAGTAATCTATCAAAAAAATCTGCCTTTCCTGACATATGTTCATATGCCTCTCTTCCACTTAGAATATGAACCCTTCCTTTATATTCTGGAACTGTCAAATCGACTACAACAGTACCATCTTGCTTTTTTTTAAAAAGGTTAGGTCTGGTCCATACTTCAGGAACATTTACACAGACTAAAATACAATGTGTTATTTTGTCTTCATCTAAAATTCTTTCAAACTTTTTATATACTGTAGTTAATACATCAGTTGAACTATTAGCCCTGTTTTTAAATTCATAGATTTCACTTCTATCTTCTTTAATAACATCAAGCCCAGACCAATGCTTTGCAGGTAAGGTTCTATATCCTGGAAGCTTTCCTGCAATTTCTTCATGAAAATCTCCAAGGCGAGTATAAAAAGCTTGATCAAACCTGCGTTTGGACTCAAATATTTTCCAGCCATTCTCATCGGCGCCAGTTTGTGAAAAAAATATTTGTCTTGCAAACACGTCGTCATAGTTACCATATTCTTTTAAATCATCATTTATTAAGTTAAATAATCGTTGTGTGCAATAATAGTATTCTCTTATATCTATTTCGGGAATAAGATACTCGCCAGGTTTATTTGGCAAAGCCAAAGCCGGCGAACCACTTATAAATTTATTAATATTAGCTTTAGTATTCTTCTTCTTTCTCTTTTGAGTAGTATTCTTATTAGAATTATATCCAATTAATTCTCTACTCATTCCTACTAGGTTGTGTATATTCTTACATACATGAATATTCAATGAAGAATCATATATAGATTTGAATGGGTGATTTTACCACGCCTTGAGCGTGCGGCGGCGGCGAGTCGACTTGCGGCTCTTCTTGTTATTCTTACGGCTCTTCTTATTGTTCTTGTTGTTGCGGCGTTTGCGGTAATAACCACCGCCCGTCGCCGGCGGGGGCGTCGGCGGCACCGGCATCGCACCGGGGTTGTGGTTCTGGTACGCAATCTGGTTCTCATACGCCTGCTGCGCATACGAGTTCACCGGTCCCTGGAAGCTCGGCACCACCAAGTTCTCCGTGTACCACTGGGGGTTGAGCATCGCTGCCGGCTCCTCCGCGGCAGTCAGGAGCATGCTCGGCATCGTGATGGGCGCCATGCCGCCACGGTGCTTGCGGCTGCGGCGAGTGGCACGGCGTCCGCGGCGGCCGCCCGTCTGGTTGCCATACTTGCCAACAAACTGCGGGAGCTGGGCAAACGAGGTATCCAACGCACCAATACGTGCCGAGTTGTGCATGTCCTGCGGCAGCATCTCGCTGAACTGGCTCGGGTAAGCCGCAACATCGGCACCGCCGCCACGCATCTTACGGCTGCGGCGGCGGCGACCACCGTGGAGAGGAGCCGTAATACGGTCAAACTCCTTACCCTGAGTCAAGGACGAGCTTGCACCCAGCGTCTGCATGCAAGCTCCTGAAGAGCAGCCGTCCGTGTACAAAGACTTCGGGTTGTATTGGGGAGCATAAAAGTTTGCGCCGCTCATATTCTAATTAGCGTCGTGAAAAAAGTTGGGATTGGGTGTTTAGGAAGTCGGCGCCGAAATCGTCTTCTTCTGCGTCTTGCCCGAAATGAGGTAAATCGAGTTCTCCGTAATCACAATGAAATCCTCGTTCACCTTGAAGATCTTCTGGATGACCGATGTATACTCCTCCTCCGACCGCACTAGCATCTTCTCCTTCGTAGAACCGTCTTCTCCCAGGAACGCCTTGCCCTCGTGGGTATCATTGTAATAATCAAGCATGATGGGCTTATCCTGCTCTACAGCGAGCCGGGCTGCGTGCTTGAGCGTCTTCTCGCTCGGCAGCGGGGTCTCAACGGGTTGAGATTGGACACCGGGTGCGGACATATGTTTCTGTTCGGGAGTAGGAACCTTTATTTTACGATTTTACGCACAATATTACGAGGGCACGGATGCTGAATCCATCCAGCCGCTTGTTTCGCCGGCTTCTCTTTCGGTGCCGGTGCCGTCGTATCCGGAGGTAATACATAGACCTTTCGTAGAATCTCATCAGCATTATCCGTAAATACATTCTTGATAAACTCATACGCCTCCTCAATCTGCTCCATTGCCCTTGCACCCGTAATAATTACTTGACCCGTCTGAAACGGACTAATCGTAATCTTCTTACATTCACCAAGCTTGGATCCATCCCCCGTTCCCTTACACAAGGTCGGACAACCACAAACGCCAGGAGAGGTGGTTGCCTGCCGTTGAGCATTATAGAAGAACTTCGTCTTCACACCCTGATAAATCGCCGATTCGTAACTGGAATTGAGATTATACGTTTCCGACAAGATACGATGGAGTACATCGCGGCGTACCTTCGCACCAATACTGAAATCCGTGTTAATCAGTTGAATCTCCTCCTTAGTGATAACGGGTGCTGAGACAAATACGGGTGCCGCCGTGTAGTTGCTTGTAATATGAGTAATGAGCCAACGAAGCGTATCACCGCTCATATCAATACTACGTACACCTGTCATCTGTACGCCGCCATTACGAAACAACTTTACATTAATCTCTTTCCAATTCATTGGTGAAATCTCACGGCGTACCACCAGGGTCGCCTGATTGAAGAATGACTTCTTGGTCTCCTTTTGCTTCAGCATAATATCCTTAAAACTTGTGCCCTTTGTTGTACCCCTGAATTCCATCTTGAGAATGCCATCCGTAAGATCCCAATAAGGAATAATCTTGATTTGGTTGAACAGGGCATCAAGATGAATAATGGTGCCCAGTTGTGCCGTTGTTGTAATCGTACTAATTCGCAGCGGCGAGAACGTCAGCGTCGGTGCGATAAAATCCAGAGTATTCATAGCTGCCATTTTGCCTTTTCGCCCCTTTAGATACTTATGGGTCTAAAGACTTTAGGTGCTGTCATTTTTTTGCTAGGATTTTAAAGATGTACGGAGTTTAAAAAAATGATTATATATACTTATTTTAATCATTAGTTTAGGAGATGGTAAAACCAAAATGTAATGAATCTGGATGTAAATCTAATGCTGTGTGGAAACATGATAAATGTTTGCGACACGGTGGTGGTCCACGCTGTAAAGAATCAGGGTGTACAAAAAGTGCTTTAACAAAAGATGGCAATTGTAGAAGACATGGCGGTGGACCAAGATGTACAGAACCTGGTTGTACAAAAGCGGCACGTACTAAAATATGTAACAAATGTGCAGTACATGGTGGTGGAAAGAAATGTACAGAACCTGATTGTACAAATACTGTAGCAGGAAGGACTAATAAATGTAAATCACATGGCGGTGGAAGACGTTGTGTAGAAGCTGATTGTAAAAGAAGTGCGGTTGGAACAAGTAAAAAGTGTACTACACACGGTGGTGGAAAACGGTGCGTAGAAGATGGATGTAAAAAAGGAGCTGCTGGAACTACTGACAAGTGTGCTAAACATGGTGGTGGAAAACGGTGTATAGAGCCTAATTGTAAAAATGGTGCTGATAATAAGAGTACCAAATGTAGAAAACACGGCGGAGGTCCACGATGTCCAAATTGTATTACATGGATTGATTCACGCTCTGGCTCACATAGATATGATGGATATTGTGCTACATGTTTTAAACAAATATTTCCAGATGACGAACGAAGTAAATTAGTCCATATTCATACAAAAGAAATACGAGTTCGTAATAAAATTAATGAAATATTTGAAGGCTTTGTTCATGATAAACCATTATATACAGGTGAATGTGATTGTACACATCGACGACGCATTGACCACCGCAAATTAATAAACAATACTTTATTATGTGTTGAAACGGATGAATTTGCGCACTCCGGCTACGACCCTAAAGATGAAGAAGTGCGTTACGATGATCTATTCATGATACATAGTGGTAAATGGATATTCATTCGCTTCAATCCAGATGGAAAAGGAGTAGATATGGAAGATAAGTTGGACAAACTTATAGAAGTAATGAATGAATATATTGGGCAAATAGAACGAGATGAAAATAAAGAACTTGTTGAAATTGTAAAGTTGTTTTATTAAATAAATTGTATATATTAGAAAGATGGCAAAAACCCGTCGCAATAATCGTAGTCGTAAGGTGCGTAAAGGAAAGGTACAAAGAGGCAGTGGATTTTTGACTAGTCAGCAGTACTTCAATCCGGATGTACTGCCCCCGTCGTCCCTGATGCCCCCGCTCACCTCGTTACCTACGTCCACCGATATCCGCCCCGTTATGCTCGCCACGGCTCCGATGTCTGCGTTGATGGCTGGAGGTGCCCGGCACCGTAGTCGCCGGTCGCGTGGAGGATTCTCTCCCAGCGTTATGGGTTCGTTCATCCCCAATGCACAGGCGGCGATTGTGCCCGCTGCATTGTACCTCATCTACAACCAGTTTGTCCCCAAGTCGGACTCTCCCGCTCAGAAACTCCAGAAGGCGTTCGGAGGTAGGTCCCGCCGCTCTCGTAGGAGGGCACACTGAGGCGGACACACCGAAGGTGTGATCCGACGAAGTGTAGACCGACGACCCCGCTCCCGCCGGTAAGCAGACCGGGATAAACGACACCCCTAAACAAACGGACCGCAGGTGTGCGTTCAGATGGATGACTTCCCATCTAAACGCAGACAAACGAGTTTTATTCATACGATGGACGCCGAGTCACGCAACGATTATGTCTTCCTTTGCCGGACCGTCAAGGCATCCCCTGTTCGTACGCTAGTTGATGCCGTGAAGGATATCCTTACGGAGGTGAATCTGGAGGTTGACGCTGCCGGCATCAAGATCATGGCGATGGATGGCACGCACACCATTCTTGTCCATATGCGTCTGTACGCCGACCGCTTTGATGAGTTCTTCTGCTCAGAGAAGTGTATTCTTGGCATTGACTTTGTCAACTTCAACAAGATGGTAAAGCAGATTAAGAATGAGGACTCCCTACTGCTATTTATGGAGAAGTCGAACCGTTCACGCCTTGGTATTCGCATTATGAACGGCGAGAAGCAGATGGTAACAACAAAGTACCTTAACCTGATGGAGCTCGACGTGAAGCCCATTGAGATTCCGCCGGTGCCATTTTCGTCCGTCATTACAATGCCGTCCCTAGACTTCCAGAATATCATCAAGGATTTCATTCAGCTTGGTGATAAGATTGAGGTAAAGTCTGCCGAGAACGAACTCTCGTTCCGCCTGGAGGGCGGTGAGTTTGGTTCCCAGGAAACGATCTGCCTGATGCCCAAGGCACAGAAGGATATTGTTCAGGGTTATTTCCTACTCAAGCCGCTTGCTTTGTTTACGAAGTGTACCGCTATGTCTACCGACATTATCATCTACCTCAAGAATAACTACCCGATTATTATTGAGTACTCGGTGGCTGGGTTGGGTGAGATTAAGCTAGCGTTGGCTCCGTACACGCGGTCGGATCCGTCGGCGTCAGCAAACACGCTTTCGCATTAAATTCGGTGATAAAATTATCCTATGTAATAGTAGGTTAGATGAGTTCTCGCATTACTCGTAGTGCAAAAAGAAAACTACTTGAACAAAATGTGTCTAATGCTACCAATCTTACCGGTATATCAACGTATTTGAGAAGTCAGGGATTTACTCGTCCAAAAGAGTTTACATCAAATATGAATTGGATTTCAAATGTAGTTAAACCACGCGGACCAGTAAATATGTCTGAGATTAAACCAGCACAAATGCCTGAAATACCTAAGAATTTGAAAAACAATAAAGCCTATGTTAATTGGCATAGTAGATTCATATCACCATTGTTTCCTGAACCTGAGCCAAAACCTAAAAAACCTAAGGTAAATAAAGTAAATAAAACATTGAAAAATGTTCCAAAAAATAATAAACCTGTTTTTAACAAAGCATTAAACAATTTCATGGCAGAATATAATGATAGGGCTTACACTCGTCGTCGCCGTTAACCGCTCCCGAGTTAAGATTCTACGTCCACAGTCCAATACGATGCATTAAAGTTTGGCACTTTTTGTTATTTTCTAGACCCACAAGGTGAGTTTAGAAAATATAGGGGTTAAGTAAGGAGAATGAAAGTAAAAGGATATGTCCCTACATTATATAACTCATATTTAATACAACAAAATCAAAACATAAATGGTAACAATGATGGTAACAATAATAAAAATGATAAATTTGTCATTGATGAGTTTTTAGGTGCTATTGTAAGAGGAGATAGATCTTTGGTTAAAGAATATTTAAATGGCAATCCTGAATTTATCAAGAATGTTCATATTAATATAGATAAAATATATGGTAATTGGGCAGATGATTTAAGAAATGAGACAGCATTAATGATTGCTGTAGAATCTGCACAATTTCTTATAGTTCAATTACTTTTAAAAGCAGGTGCAAATATAAATATTCAAAATATTAATGGAGATACAGCACTTATAATAGCATTAAAAAATTATTACAATAATGAAGTAATCATTATAGATCGCCGATCCCATCGTCAAAGTTCTAGCAATGCTCTTTATCGCATTAATCGTGAAGAGACTAACAACAATAATAATCGCGGAGAAACGGATCCATATATTGTTATTATCTCACTTTTTTTAGAGCAACCAGATATTAATGTAAATTTAGAAGATATTAATGGATATACAGCTCTTATGATAGCCACCGAAAATAATGATGCAATTATTGTCGAAAATCTTCTTAAAAAAGCAGATATTGATATTAATCTAAGAAATAATGATGGTAAAACAGCTCTTATGATAGCACAAGAAAATGGATTTGAGGATATTATTACATTATTAGAATCATGGCAACCTCCGATTCTAGCACCAGCACAAGCACCGGCTCTAGCACCAGCACTAGCACTAGATCCAGCACCGGCTCCAGCACCTGCGTCAGCACCATCGTCTGATCCTGCACTATCGGTACCTAAGTCAAGTCGATTTGCCGGTCTTGTGCCATTATCTTCGCCTTCTCCTTCACTAACACTTTCTTCTACACGCAAGCGCCAACGTAATAATGTTTCACCAAATACTACAAAAACTCGTAAACGCCAACGTATATTATCTATGTGTGACGATGACCCAGAACGATTTCCTGAAATGTCAGACAATATGTGGAGGGATATTAATCCTGAAGAAGCGAAACAACAAATAGGAAATAGTAACTTTTTTGAGTTCTTTGAATATACAGGAAAAACGAAAAGAAATACTTACGATTTATATTTTTTATCAGATAGCGTGGAAACAAAAATACCACTCTTACCAAAAATGCTAGAAGGATATAATGATACAAATATATCAACCGAATATAACAATCTATTAAAGATTATTCAAAATATTTCTAACTTAATATTAGAATTAAAAAAAACAGAAGGTAGAGATCCAAGGTTAAATTTAATGAATAAAATAAAAATTCTAAAAGAAACATATGGATTTCCTACTTTGTTTAAATTAACATATTATACATTAAAATTTTTAGCATGTGAATTTGAAAAAATACAGAAATCGATAAAAGAAGTAAATCCAAATAGTAATAAGGTGTCAAATTTAGAAAAACCGTTATACAATATTGGAGAACAATATCTAATGGTCCACAAGGCTATGGGGATTCGTGATGAAAATGATTCAGAAGGAATCAAAGGCTATGAATTAACCTATGATGAATGGGCGTATTTTAACAAAATTAAAAACGATATTGAAAAAATGCGTAATCCTTTACAAAAAGCAGTAAATAGTGCAGATCCTGCGTCAGCAGCAGCTCCTATGTCAGCAGCAGCTCCTATGTCAGCAGCAGTATTTGCGTCAGCAGCTTCATCAGCAGCTTCATCAGCAGCTTCATCAGCAGCTTCATCAGCAGCTGCTCTTAAAACACAAAATAACAATAACAATAAACCAAGACCTTCTTCACCAGCATCATTACCATCAATGTCCTCTACTTCAAAATTATCCAGTAAACGCCCACGTCCTTCTTCAGCAGCATCTCTACCTATTATAAAAGAAGGTAGACAAACACGCACATCTTTAAAAACATCTACAAATACTTTAAATTTACTGCCTGAGCCTACACGTAAACGAAAACCAAAAGCTCCTAATTTGCCTGTAGATCTATTTGCACCACCGCCATCAAAAAATTATCCTTGGCATGAAGTACCTCTAAATGAAGAAAGTGCTATAAACAAAAAATATCAGGCTAATCTACCTGAATTACAAAGCGTAAAAAACACGTCAGAACCATATTTACAAAATATTAGGGTTGAAGAAAAAAATATAAATGGATTAAATACTAAAAATTTAAATCCAGCAGCATCAAAATCAACCTATAAAATCAAAAAAAAATATATGACAAAAAATAATATTGAAAAGAATATGAAAATGAATATAAACAATTTATCATTACGCAAGCCAGGAATTACTAGACGCATGAAAGAAGTTTCTGCTCTTCGTGCTAACCGCAAAACTCTACAAGCCATGGAAAATGAGGTCACGAAATTATCTTATAATATTTATAATATGAAGAAGAAAAAACAAAATGCATTAAAGTCTAGTTCTAAAATACTAGTGCCACCAGCACCTGCTCCAGCACCTGCTCCAGCACCAGCACCTGCACCAGCACCAGCACCAGCAGTAAACAAAAACAATAATAATTTATCGTGGCGATACTACTGAAACAGACTCTAAACCTGAAGTGCTAACATACTCAAAAACACTAAACGGCATCTTCCAAATAATATCATACAAACTATTAGGAATGGTTGTGTTTGATATTGTGACACCCGATAATTTGAAAATAGCTCCTGCGGCAAGACCCGACTGGAGACAGCAGGCTTTTACCCGAATTGTAAAACCTAATACACTCTTTTTTTGGACGGGTAAAGCGTACCATGGAGACACACATGATGATGACGGAATTACTGTCGATTTATCCGGTCAGACCCTCAAACAAATCAATGAGGATACCTGGTTGCTACAACCGTCAAACATAGAAATAAAGATTGATTTTCAAAGTGTAAAACTGAAGTTTCCAACTGTGAGTATAACCCAGGCGATTGTGCCTGAGTTAGATGAAGGCGAGAACGAAGCCGATGCGATACTTGATGAACTACGGCATTTTTTGGACAAAATGCTGGTCAAACAGGTTGGTAAAGAAGTGGGTTTGGTGAAAAGACTTGAAATGCCGAACGTGTTGAACCGTGCACCTGGAAACAACAAATCGCGGACTTTACGCCGTAATGTACCTTACAATGCAAAGGGAGCGATTTCTAGTTTTCTAACAGGTAAGACTGGGTCTATAAATTCTCAGACAAACAAACTACAACAGAACATAGGTATGGCAATGGCTCCCAGACCTAGAAAACGGAAAACCCGACGTGTCATAAAATACTAAAGAATAGTCGCTAATTAAATAATTTTAATATTATAGAGGCTGATGGTATTATATAATATTATTATATCTAAAAATAACATATTTTTTGATACAAGCAATGACAGGTATAATGGGCTTAATATTAATTTAAAAGGTCAGACTGTGAAAAAAATTAATGCTAGACAATATCGTGGAGGATTGCGTCCTGCAAGTCAGGACGCTAAATATTTATTAGAGCCGTCAGGTATAATTATATCTATAGAGTTTCTTGAGATATCGGTTACTTTAAACGGGCTTAAATTTAATGAAATATTCGTTAGACCTGATTTAGATGATGAAGGTTATAATAGATTTATAGAAGAAAGTATTATAGTTATTAATAAAATGATAACATTTTTAGATAATTATAATATTAAACAAACTGGAAAAGAGGTAGGATTAGTGAGTAGACTTGATAATTTACCAAATAATACTAAAGGAGTAATCTCTAGTTTTCTAACAGGTGAAAAGGGATCTATAGGTTCTCAAACAAACAAACTACAACAGAACCTAGGTACATCGTTAGCACCACGACCTAGAAAGCGTCATACACGTCGTCGTCGTTGAAAAAATTGAGGGGTCTAATGCCGTTGTTGTGATTGTTGCCATCCTTCGTCCAAATCCTACATCTAATTCCGTCTACTTCCGTATAAGGCGATGTCTGCCTCCGCTGATACGCTTTCCTTCCCTTCTGGCTCGTGGACTCTTCATTTCCACGATCCAGAAGATACTACCTGGAGCCCCGAGTCTTACAAGAAGATCGGTACCTTCTCAAATTACTCCGAGCTGTGGGGTACCCTTAAACAGATTGGCGACGACCGCTTCCTATCCGGTATGTATTTCCTGATGAAGGACCCCTACCTACCGCTGTGGGAGCATCGCACCAACATTCACGGTGGTTCCTATTGCATCAAGGTTCCCGAGGCAAATGCTATTGAGACCTTCCAACGGTACGCTGCCGCCGCTATCCTAGAGGTAGTGTCAACCGATACCAAGAATACTATTATCGGTGTCACCATCAGCCCCAAGAAGGGCTTTCATATCCTCAAGCTGTGGAATCTTGTATCCAAGACCTACAACAAGCCTACCGAAGTCTATTGCTACGGTGAGGGAATGAAGAATGCCGATATCCTTTACCGCCCTCACGTGGACCAGAAGATGTAATTGGGGGCTGGATTTCAAACAAAAATACAAAAATGCGCGTGCCACACGCGGCTTTTTGTGTTTTTATATGCGGATTAAGCGGTTGGAGCGACCTGGGTTGGCTGAACGCCGAACGCATTAAATAGTGAGTTGTATGTGCCATTGTGACAGAACCAGATGTACTTTCCGCAGTCAGTCTTACCAATTTTTAGGTCTTTAAAGAGGGAATTAGGATTCCTATGTTCAACGCCGTTATGCTTAAGGCAATGAACGCCCTCGGGCGAGGTGGTCTTTACCACCTCAGTCTTGTTTGGTAGTCCAACATAGTTCTTATACAGATGAGCAGTGGCAAATAAGAGCGTTCCATCGGCAATATTCGCAAGATACTTTTGCGATTTAGGGTTTGCATTACCCTTAAAGATACGGGTATTTCCTACTGGGGTGGGTACCAAAAGAGGAGTTGGGGTTGGGGTTGGGGCTGGGGATGGGGCTGGGGCTGGAGCTTGGGACGCAGGCTCATCTGCAAATGGATTTGTAGAATTGGCATACGTAAATAGTTCAGCATAGAGGGGAGGAGGAAGAGTGCCACCAGCGTTGGCAAGGAGGTCACGGGCACGCTGGATGGACGACATGGGGTATTGGGAGGTTGTTGGGAGGTTGTCTTGTGCTGTCGTGCTTGATTGACAAAATGGATTTTGGGGGAATCAATTTTTGTCCGCGGAGGTGAGATTCCCAACTCACTCAACCGTCACCGTCTCATACTCCCCATCAGAATTAATCGTTTCTAGTGTATAAGAAAGCGGAATATAACGGCTGTTGATGAGTGACCACAGGGTGACAAGTTGCTTGAGTGGGAGGTTTTCGGGAACTGGATTGGCACGAAGTTCTCCCACCCACTCCGAAAGGTCAATATCGCCCGTAATAGGCTGCTTGATGACAAGCGATAGGTATGGTACCGCAGGCTTGAAGCGTCCCGTTGGCGACGTTGCCGTTGCCGAAGTAAAATGCTGTGTTAGCGTATTAAAGAGAAATGCTAGATCGGCAACATCCGCAGGTAATGCGAACGTTGTCGGCACAACACGTCCATCGGCAAGTAGATAGTAATTCTGGGGCTCGGGACCTAGCCAAGTACGAAGTGCTGATACCGCATTTTGTACTTGTTGTTGTACGTAGTCGTACGCCATATTTGCATATTTAGCGTATTTAGCGTATTCCATTGTTTATTTATAAATGGTAGGATTTTGTTTAGACTACCGACGGTTTACCGACGGTTGCGGCGGGTCTTCTTGCTATTCTTATTCGCACGACGCGTCTTCTTACGCTTGCCACCTAGTGTAAGAGTCAATCCAGGTTGCCGCGGACCATAATACTGCGGCGGACCATATTGCGGCTGATTCCACGGTTGCGGAGAACTAAATCGCCATCCGGATGACTGACTTGCTCCCATATTACTCTAAATAATTCTAATATAATTATTTAATGCTTACGGGTATTCTTGCTGTTCTTATTATTACGACGCGTCTTTACCCCGTTAGGGGTCTTACGTCTACCGCCAACTGCCGCATTTACACCATTCTTCGGTGCATTTGAGTTCTTATTGGCGTTCGCATTAGTGCTCGCATTGGTGCTAACATTAGCACTCACGTTCTTAGACACATTCTTAGATACATTTGCCGACAGCGTGTTTGTTGATGGCACAGATGTATTATTCTGCTTGGATGGTCCTAGTCCCATTGTTTCTATTTTACGCACCGGATTTATAAATTAGCAAGTTGGTTGATCGCAGCCATTACAATCATTGCATCCCTGATTTCCCTGATTTCTATGTTTACCGTGAGTTCCATAAGTATGCGTTACCTGAAGTAGCGTCTGGTCAAACACAATCAACGCCAAAAGGAAAATTATAAAGATGACCGGAACGGCTAAGACCATGTAGGCGAGGAGTTCCATGCCGGATGTACAGAGGAGCCATAACGCACTTGTGCCAATCACACCAACAATGACGTTTTTGACCGCCTCAACCCATACGCCTCTCCATAAATTAAAAAGAACTACACCCGCCATCACAATAGGGAAGGCTTTAGCCGGAAGACACGTTCCAGCCCATAGAGTCTTAATATTAATATTAAGATTAGAACTCATCCTACATAAGAACTATTTTTCCATTTTCCAGCTTTCCAACTTGTACTCCACGTGTTGTATCATCAATGTATTGATAGACCCGCTTTGACTCAGCCGATACGAAATACTTTACCTTTTTCTGAGTTTTGACGTAAAGGTCATTATCCTCATCGTCGTCCTCCTCTTCCTCCTCTTCCTCCTCGTCCTTAACTTCTTCCGCAGCCGCCTCTTCTGCTTCTGCTGCTTCTGCTGCTTCCGCCTCCGCATCCGCAATCTCCTGTACAATATCTGGAGTGTTCTCATCTAGAATCGTTTCCATCGTATCTTTCGCAATAGTAGAATCTTCTCCGTCATCCACCTCAGTAATCGGCGTCTCAGGAATGAGTTCATTTTCCTCTTCCTCTAGCCGCTCATCAGCCTGAATCTCAGTTGTCGGTGGTAGATGCCTCAGCGTAATATTCTTCACCGTTTCATCCTTCACAACAACAACGTTTTCCGCCGGGTCGTGAATAATCTCTACGTGCGGAGGAATATGAATAGTCTCCTTCTCCTTATGTTCCAGAACGTCCTGAAGATGGTCTAGGAATGAATCAAATTCGTTGGAGGAGTCACGGTGCTGGTATGACAGTTGAGTCAACTTATATACCTGGCTTACAATCCCCTTATACGCTTCTAGTAGGGACATTTGTACTGTTTAATGGTTGCGTTTGGGCTCTAAATGGCGTTCAATTTTTAAACACAACGGCGGGATCGGTTTAACTGGACGCACCTACCTGCTGAATCTGCATCGCCCACTCTACCGTCGCCTCCTTCGACTTGACCGGCTTTGAGCGACGTAGACGCAGACCCTGAGCACCAGGAGCATTGTACTTATGCTGGATATCATTGCGGATAAAGACATTCTTCAGGTTCTGGTCATAGAAGTCAATCGGCTTCGTGTCCATTGTCTGAATAATGCTCACCATTGGTGGAGTCAGCACATCTACACGCAGCTTCTTCTCGTGTAGAATCGCACGGTATTCCGAGATATCCATGCTGCCGCCGAACATACGTAGGACTTCACGGGGCGGGGACGGGCGAATACCGCTCGGCGATCCAGGCGGCAGCTCCGCATCATCCGCATACAGGCTGTTGAGTAGAGCATAGCGTTCCCACTGAACGTGGCTATCAATACGCTCCTTGAACAGGTACGACGTGGCACACTCCGCCGAGCAGAAATTGCCATACATATACCAAATCTCATCTAGAATATGGCTGGGAATGGCAAACGGCGGCGTATGGAAGTAGTGGCAGCACCAAAAGCAACTAATATCCGTCTTATCAGGAAGTTTCTGATAACGGTTGGAGTCTTGGAACAGAACCATCAGCTTCTCAGCGTAATTGCTCGGTAGCTTACACTTGGTTTCACCTGGGGTGGTCACAGTGGTTGCCGGTTTCTGGTTCTGCTCTACCTTCGGCTGATTACGATCACTTGTCACGCCACTGCCTTCCATACCCTCCAGAAAACTCATCTCATTTGTGCCCTGCTCATACGGTAGCGGTACATCCGGTACAACTGGGTCGTACTTGAGTTCGTTGGTCGCATCAAAGTTGAGTGAGGCGGTGCTTACTGGAAGGTGGGCAATAAGCGGACGCTGCTCAGGTAGAAACGACCCCATCACACCTTGGGGTGAGACAATGGCGACCACCGGCGGGGTCTTCTTGGACGCACGAGGCTTCTTCTCCTTCACAACCTTGGGCTTGTCGGACATTTGGCTTGGTTTCTCCTATGCGTGCGAGGGTTTAGACCCGTTCGGGTCGGAGCTGCGCTAGATGCTTCCTTGGCTTTCTAACAAAAGGTATGATGGTTAGTTGCGGTAATGGTGCGGTTATAAATATAATATACCATAAATAAGGATGAGCGCTTCTTATAACACTACTGAATATCGTAAATGTTTAGCATTAGTTGGCTCTGCTTGTACAACAACCGGTCCACAAGGACCCGCCGGACCCGGTGTAGCACCACTGTATGGTTCTTTTTTAAGCGATATAAATCAGACTGCTACTACAGTAAATCCTGTTGCTATAACATACTCGGAACGAACGATTGGTTCCATTAATACAAGTGGTGGAACATATCCAAATAGCGTAATACTTATACCCACAACAGGAGTGTACAAAGTGTTATTTTCAGCCCAGTGTGATACAACCGGAGCCGCTGCCGCTCTAGATATTTTTCCTGTTGTAAACGGAACTTCTGTTCCTGATAGTAATACAAGAATCAGGCTAAGCGTTGGAGTAGAATCCTGTTTAACTGTTGAATATTTTCTTTCATTCAATGCGAGTGATACGTTACAATTCTATATGGTTGGCACTGGTGCCGGTACTGCACGAATTCTTGCCGTAACAAGAGGGGGAGGAACACCCACAATTCCTGATATTCCTTCAATAATTATCACCATTATGCAAATTGCTTAACTTTATTTCGCTAGCAAATACCGCCCATACGGAAACACTTGCCGTATAGCGATTCGCTCAATCTCTGATAACTCTTCATACTGTTTTAACAGAATATCTACAATCGGTTGGTTCTTTTTCAAACAAGCGTGAATATACACCTTCTTAAAAATATAGTGCCAAACACCATCATAATCGTCCTGAATTTCTGACAAAAAAGATGTAAATCCCTCGGTGTCTTTCTTATTTATGAATTCTTTGAATACATGAATAACGTCATCAACTGACATCTTACCTTGGTAGTTTATTATTTACTTTGCCTTTAATAAGACGGATGAGCGGTCGTTTATCCAAAATTTCTACGTGTATACGGCGTGTGGCAAACACTGCCCGGTTGCCTCGCACAGGAATAGTGGATGCCGCCGGATTTTCCACCGATTCGCTGAGTGCCGAGATGAGCGGAAAGTACTCAGCACTTATTAAGCGTATTAAAAATCTGGACGGGGTGGATATGCGGGACTACGGACGTAAGTTCAAACACTTCATCTTCACCGATTTACGCGATGGGGTTTATGGCGGCAAGGCTATTGCCGCCTTTTTGATTCGCGGCGGGTTTGAGTTTTCTTTAGACTCAAAGGGGCTTAAAGCCGCCGGCGGTGGCAGCGACCGCTTTGCTATTCTACAATCCCAGCCGTTGTGGCGTAAGCCGTTGACTGTCGGGTTGAAAAAGGCGGTGCTAGAAACCTACAATAAACGCCCTGAAAACGTCCACGGCGAACTGTTACGAATTCTTGTGCTAGATTCTAAGTTCAAGGAAGGTATTGACCTTTTTGACGTCAAATATTGCCATATTATGGAACCGCCGATTGCGGAAAGCGATATGAAACAGGCGGTCGGTCGTGCCACCCGCTTCTGCGGTCAAAAAGGGCTACCATTTGTTGCAGGGGTGGGTTGGACACTTAATGTCTATGTATATCGCACAGTTGTCCCTGGTGTAGCACCGTTTGTAAGTGAAGACGGAGATGTCCAAAGTGTTGACGCCCATTCAATGGTTATGCGGCATTCTGGACTTGATTTGAGCCTGCTGGTTCTAACAAAAGAGATTACCGAACTGGCGATTCGCGTAGCAGTAGATCGACCGTTAACGCGTGAAATCAACCCTCAACGTCGCCACTCGCAAATAGGCGGTTCGTTTCTAGACGAATTTGGTCGTTATGCTTGGCCTGTCCAGACGTTGCGTAATGCGTGCGATCTAGGAACTGTTGTGCCTGGAACCGCCGTTAAATTCACCCCCACCCAGCAGTTCGTTCGTCACTACTTGACACCTGAAAGTCCAACAAAAGGATTATTGGCTTGGCACTCCGTTGGAACTGGCAAGACCTGTACTGCGGTAGCAACGGCATCTGGGGCGTTTTTAACAGCAGGATATCGCATACTATGGGTGACCCGCAATTCCCTAATGTCCGATGTATGGAAGAACGTCTTTGACTCGGTCTGTTATATGCCATTTCGGCGGTTGGGGTTGGCGAACCGCGGGGTCATAGGAAAGCTTGGACGTGACGATGTATCACCGCTCTTTATGAAACCTATCAGTTACAAAATGTTTCAAAATGCGTTGGAACGAAAGAATGACCTTGGTCGTATGCTGTATCGTGCGAACGGGGACGATATGCTTCGGCGTACTTTTTTGATTATTGACGAAGTCCACAAACTCCACGATGGCGACCTGCTGGCAACCGAAAAGGCGGATTTTAATGTAATACAATCGTATATTTGGAAGAGTTATCGGGATAGCGGAGCGGATTCGGTTCGTCCACTACTGATGAGTGCTACGCCTATCGGTGATACACCTGCGTCGTTGTTTGATATCTTAAATACGCTAATTCCTGATCCAGGAGAAGGGCTTATGGCTCTGGAGCATTTTCGGCGTGAATTTACCGATAAAGAAGGACATGTATCAGCGGAAGGTGCCCGCTATTTTATGGAGCAGTCCAAAGGCTTGATCAGTTATTTGAATCGTGAGCGGGATCCGACTACCTTCGCAATTCCTACCATACGAACTATTACCGTAGGGCTCGGTGATATGGATATTCCTGATGTACGTGAAGTTGCTCGCCGGTGTTTGCCCGTAATTGAAGCCGCTGGGGGAAAGACACGGAAAAAGGCACGGCGAGGCTGCTATTTGGCGGTAAAGTCCGAATTTACAGAGAAATATAAGAAAACTCAGCGGCATCAGTTGGCAGAATGTTTCGGACAAAAGGCAGCAAAGCCCGATTTTCCTAACTATGCCGAATTTGTAGGCGAAGTGGATGGATTAGGAAATACGGGATCTGTAGAATCAGAAACGACAGCGGATGCCGTTATAAATAGGGACGGCAGGTGATTCTGCCGAAGGAAATGCGTAGGGGTCTAAAGTTTTGAATGGGTTGATTTGTGTAAGATGGCGAGCAGCAATAGCACTGCCGTATGGACTGAAAAGTACCGTCCCACACGGCTATCAGATATTAAGGGGCATCGGCGTATCAAACAACTATTTGAGCGTGCCATTCAAAAGCATTTTGTCGGATTTCCGCCAACGATTTTATATGGTCCGCCTGGTACCGGCAAGACTTCTATTGCGTTAGCATTAGCACAGGAGGCTTACCCAGATATTTCGCCCACCATTTCAACGTTGTACCTCAATGCGTCCGATGAACGTTCTATTGAAGTAATTCGCGACCGTATTCTTCAATTTACCCAAACAAATTGGCCTGGGGTGACTCGTAAGTTCGTCATCTTTGATGAGGTAGAGACGATGACCGAGCCTGCCCAAGCCTCGTTACGTGCATTGCTGGACGATGTAGACCGCGAGGGACACCGCAACGCGCCAATGTTTCTGTTTCTATGTAATTCACTGTACCGTATTCATCAGACCTTACGGTCCCGTTGCGTTGCCCTGTTCTGCGGACACGTTCCCATTGTTCACGTTCGTGATACATTGACGGCAATTCAGGCTGCCGAAGAGATAGCACCTGAAAAGATTCATATTCCATCCGACCTTACCTTTATGATTCAACGCGGTGACCTACGGTCCTTTGTATCAGCAATTCAATTTGAAAAGGAATTGAATCCGTGGGATGCCTGGTTTTCTCGTCTAGAATCGGCGGGGAAAGGAAAATCTATTTATGTATGGGAGGACGGTTTGGAACGGACACCGTTTTGTATTCTTATTCGGCACGTATTTCTGTGGCTGGATTCCAAGGGATTTTTTGAACGTGACGCAATGGAAGCGTTCGTTCAAAAATGTCTAGAGGTCCAAGATGCCCCTATTAGCACAATTTTAGCGACTATCCCATCTGCGTGGGAAGCTCTTTACTTTTCTTAGTCTCGCAAAACACCACGCGATTTTAGATAACTAACAACAAGTGATGGAACAACAAGTGCGGCATCACATACAATAACAATAGGATATCCAATAACGGCAGCTTGAAATGCAGCCCAAGGATACTGTCCTGAATCATTTGACATAAGTATTATATACAGCCAACTTAAACTTCCACCTAACGGGGCACCGTGTTTACAAGCATTGACAGATGTTTCAATTGCGATACTTACATATGTAGTTAGCATAGTATATGTATCATCCATGATGATTTATATAATATAGTGGTTTCGTGGGGTTTAGGCTGTTCCAACAAAATTGACCAAGGGTCCCCCCTTGCCTCCCGAAAGCACACACCTTGTAGAATGAGTACTAAGACCCCTTCTGCTGCCACTACGAAAACTGCCGGTGTCAAGGCGGCGAAGACGACTGCCGCTCAGTACAAGAAGCACACGCACCGTGAGCACATCCTTGAACTTCCTGATACCTACATCGGCTCCGTTGATACTGCCGTTGAGCAGCGGTGGGTCATCAACATGGAAAAGGGCGTGATGGAGTGGCGTTCCGTCCGCTTCTGCCCTGGCTTCCTCAAAATCTTTGATGAGATTCTTGTCAACGCCCTTGACCACCGTGTCCGTCAGGAGACGCGTCTCAAGGCGGGCACCGAGTGCTATCCCGTCAAGCATATTGATGTTTCCTACACTTCTAACAAGATTATGGTGAAGAACGATGGCGACGGCATTCCCGTAGATAAGCACGCCGAGACCGGCGTTTGGGCACCTGAGCTCATCTTCGGTCACCTTCTGACCTCCTCCAACTACGACAAGACGGAGGAGAAGACGGTCGGTGGTAAGAACGGCTACGGTGCTAAGCTCACCAACATCTTTAGCAAAGAATTCAGTATTGATACCGTGGACCATCGTGCGAAGAAGCGGTATACGCAGAGTTGGACGAACAATATGTCTGCCGTCGGAGTTCCCGTTATTAAGGCATCGTCCGTGAAACCGATGATGGAAATCTCCTTTACGCCTGACCTGTCCCGCTTCTCCTGGGGGTTGGACGGCGGTAAGGTACCAACCGAAATCCCCGCCGATATGCTTGCCCTTATTGCCACCCGTGTGATGGACGCCGCAGCAATGGCAGGCAAGGACTGCAAAGTAACGCTCAATGGTAAGCCTGTGGTTTCTAACACGTTTCCTAAGTACATTGATCTCTACGTCAATAAGACGGGCTCCGACAGCGGCTCCGTTGCGGCAAGCGACGTGTCATCCGTTAGCGGTGGTGCTGCTGCTGCTGGTGCGGGTGGCAAGCGAGTCGCCTATGAGATTGCCGGCGAGCGGTGGGAAATCGGTGCGGTGCTGACGCGTGACCTGCACACCATTGATGCACCGCCAGATGAACGCCACCTTTCCTTCGTCAACGGCATCGCCACCCGTCGTGGCGGTAAGCACCTTGACTATGTCTCGAAGATGGTGCTTACGGCGTTCTGTGAGCACGCCAAGAAGAAGGCGAAGCTGGATGTTACGCCAGCACTCCTCAAGGATTCCGTGGTCTGGTTTGTCAATTCCACCATTGTCAATCCCTCCTTTGATACCCAAACAAAGGAGACGCTGACCACGCCTGCTGCCAAGTTTGGCTCGCTGCCCGTGCTGTCACCGAAGTTTGTGGATAAGCTTGTCAAAATCGGACTGCTTGCCGAGGCACAGGCTCTCTTTGAGGCGAAAAACACCGCCGCCGCCAAGCGTACTGACGGTAAGAAGAAGTCCACGGTCCGCGGCATTCCTAAGCTAGAGGATGCGATTTGGGCGGGCACCGCCAAGTCCGCCGACTGTACGCTCATCCTGACGGAGGGCGATTCAGCCGCCACAACGGCGATTAGCGGGTTGAAGGTGGTCGGTCGTGAGCGTTACGGCGTCTTTCCCCTCAAGGGTAAGATTATGAACGTCAAGGATATCTCTGTCGTGAAGAAGACGGCAAATGTGGAGCTGACGCACATCAAGCATATTCTGGGATTGGAGACCGGCAAGGTCTACACGGATCTCAAACAACTACGCTATGGTCGTGTGATGATTATGACGGATCAGGATGTAGATGGCTCGCATATCAAGGGTCTGCTAATGAATCTGTTTCACACCGATTGGCCGTCGCTGCTACGGCTCGGCTTCCTCTGCTGTCTGATGACTCCGCTGCTCAAAGCGACAAAGGGCAAGACGACGCTCTGCTTCTATTCAGAATCGGAGTACGAGGCGTGGCGTAACGGACTGGCGGGTGCCGATGCGGGCGGGCGTGGCTGGAAGACGAAGTATTACAAGGGACTCGGTACGTCTACGGCACTGGAGGCTCGTGAGTACTTCGCCAATATGAACACCGTGGAATATACGTGGGACGGTGAATCCGATGCAACAATTGACCTGGCGTTCAATAAGAAGCGTGCCGATGACCGCAAGGTCTGGCTCGGCAGCTTTGACAGGAAGCGGCATCTGGAGGTGGGTGCTGGTGGTGGCAAGGTCGGCTATTCCCGCTTTGTTCACGACGAACTTATCCACTTCAGCTCCGCCGACAATATCCGCTCATTGCCGCACGTAATGGACGGACTCAAGCCCTCACAGCGTAAGATCTTCTGGTCGGCACTCAAGCGTAACCTCACGTCGGAGTTGCGTGTGGCACAGCTTGCCGGTTATGTATCCGAGACCGCCGCGTATCACCACGGCGAGGCATCACTGACCGGTGCCATCATCGGAATGGCACAGAATTACGTCGGGTCCAACAACATTAATCTACTGACGCCTAACGGTCAGTTCGGAACCCGCCTGATGGGTGGTTCCGATTCCGCTTCGCCCCGTTACATTCACACGCACCTTGATTTGATTGCGCGTGCGTTGGTGAAGAAGGATGACGATGCCATTCTGCGGTACCTGGACGATGACGGTTTGCCGGTGGAGCCTGAGACGTATCTGCCGGTCATTCCCCTTCTGCTGGTCAACGGTTGTATCGGTATCGGCACCGGCTTCTCCACGAACGTGATTCCCTACAATCCCGCGGATCTGGTATCAGCACTGGAAATGCGGTTGGCGGGGACCGTGTCGGATCTGAAGACGCATGCACTCAAGCCCTGGTGGTTCGGCTTCAAGGGTAAGGTGATTGCCGGTGCTGATGATAAGACCTGGATTACGAAGGGCATCTATGAGTTTGTGGATGACGATGCGGCTACGATTCGTATTAAGGAGCTCCCAGTCGGCTGCTGGACAAAGGACTATAAGAACTTCCTTGACACGATGCTTGCCGAGCAGGAGGAGCTCAAGTCTGTAGCAAAGAAGGACGGCTCTAAGGCTATGGTATGGCTCCGCGGATACGAGGAGGCATACAACGATATTGACTGTGACTTTATCCTTCAGATGGACCCAGAGTACTACCACGAGGCTCGGGCTTACCCTGCCGACTTTGAGACCCGTTTCAAGCTGACAACGCAGCATAAGACGACAAATATGGTGGCGTTTGACGTTGACGGTACGATTCGCCGATTTGCGTCTCCTGGTGAGATTCTGGAGCGGTTCTATGGCGAACGGCTTTCGGCGTACGGCAAGCGGAAGGCACACGAGCTCGGCCGCCTACAGACGGAGATTACCGAACTATCTGCTCGGCTTCTCTTCATCAAGTCGGTCATTAGTGGCAAGCTTGTCATTTCTAACGTTGAGGATGCCGTACTCTATGCGGCAATGAAGGGACTCGGGCTTCCTCCGATTTCCGATCCAGATGCCAAGGACCTCAAGGCGTACGAGTATCTCCTACGTCTTCGGGTGGACCGCCTCAAGGCGGCGGCGGTAGCTGAACTTGAGCGGGAAGTTGCCGACCATCAGGAGAAGCACCGTACACTGACGGGGACGACCCAGGAGATGCTCTGGCTATCCGATCTGCGGACATTTCGTTCTGCATACGAGGTGTATGCGAAGGCTCGCGAGGACTCGTATGCGTCCGCTGCGGCAACTGGGGCTGCGGAGAAGGCACCGAAGTCGCAGAAGCGTGCGGCTCCTAAAAAAAAGGCTTGAAAGGCAACGACTTGGTGCCCGCCGAGCTCTGATTGACCGGTAACTGTATCGGGTCCGGTAGTGTATCAATATCATTTAGGTAGTACTTATACATTCCAAGTTCAGCAAGTATTTTTGGCACAGACCACGCAGTAACACGCTCATTGAGCTCGGCAATTTGCTCCGGAATACGGTCCGGCAGATTCCGACCATACCATAAAAAGATGGCACGCATAATCATAAATAGGTCATCTGTGCTTACCGGATCAATAATATCACCGGACTCATCAAACACCTTTTTACGAATCGCATTTTGAACAATCTGAAAATTTGCCTGTGAGAAAAAGGCTTGATTAAACGGAGTCTGCTCAAAATTGCCGCGGATTCCGTCTTGTCCGGCAGTGGACGGAGCAGTCTTCATATATTTGAAACCGGGCAGGTTCATTACATCTTTGCTCATCGGCGCGTTTAGCGATACCCTTCCTGGACTTTGTGCATCAAGCGTGCTCATGGTCGCTCCTTGTCCTTGAGTTAGAATATTTTTTCTTTTCATAAGATATAAACAAATGACATCCGTCTCAGGTGGTTACAACCAGATTCCCGCCAATTCGCTCTACATCAACTTGGTGCCGGTTCAGTCCTCCATTGTTGACTCCAATAACAACCCTGTCCCCTGGGTTGTAGCCGTTGGTGCCCTTTCCACGGCGGGCACAGTTGTCTTCCGTGATATGGGTCGCCAGAACGTTCGCCCTGACCCGACCATCCCTACGTCGGTCGGCGGACAGTCAACTCTCCTGCGTAAGGTACAGCTCGTTCCGACTGGTCCCGCCGGCGGCTACTACGGCACGGGCAACTCGTCTATTGCCGGCGCGGGCTCGGGCACGGACTTCTACACGGGCTACGTACGCCTGGGCGGCTTCACCTTCGGCGGCGGCAACGGCGTCCCCTCTGGATTTGCCCGCCTCAACTAAATAATTAGTTTGACACTATCTAAGCGTTTAATTTCTATACATTTATTTCTTAAATAAGTGTAAAGGCAGTATGTCGCAACATAATGCGTATATTCGTACAAATCGTCTATATATTAATACTGGTCCGATTCATTCATCCATTGTAGATTCTAATAATCTTCCGGTGCCTTGGGTTGCCGATTCTACAATCACCTCCCTGTTATCTAAGCCTGGCAGGACAGTTCTCCGAGATATGGGTGAATACATCCCTGACCCTATCCTAGATCATCCCTATTCCACCATTCTGCGTAAAATTCGGCTTGTTGCCGGCGGTAATTTACACCCTGGCGAACACATTAGCTCTTACACAGGATATATCAGAATGGGAAATCAGGCTAGCACACTAACAAGTTTTTTCCCGAGCACAATCACACGCCTCATTTAAATTTTTTTTCTTCCGTAAAGTTATAAAGTCATGACCTCCATTAACGCTACGTATGCGCAGATCCCCGCCAATAAGCTCTACATTAACGTCGTCAACATTATGTCGTCGATTGTAGACTCTAATAATAACACTGTCCCCTGGGTCGTGGCTCCGGCAGCCGGTCCCCTTTCCACTGTCGGTGCCGCGGTTCTCCGAGACATGGGTCGCTACATCTACCGCCCTGACCCGACCGTCCCTACGTCGGTTGGCTCCACGTCCAGCATCCTGCGTAAGGTACAGCTGGTTGCGCAGGGCACGAACGGCTACTACGGCACGGGCACCAGCGGTGTTGCGGTTGCCGGCTCTGGCACGGACTTCTTCACGGGCTACATTCGCCTGGGTGCACAGACGTACGGCGGCGGCAGTGGCGTCCCCACGGGTGTTGCGCGCCTCAACTAAACATCCGGTATTTTTTACCGGCTTTTTTTATATTTTTTTTCTCTACAAAAGATATAAACAAATGACGTCCGTTCTAGGTGGTTTCAACACAATCCCCGCTAACAAGCTGTGGACCAATCTTGCGGGTATCCAGTCTTCGATTGTAGACTCCAACAACAACCCTGTTGCCTGGGCGGCTGCTCCGGCAGCGTACGTCCTACAGACGGCTGGTCAGGCGGTTCTCCGTGATATGGGCGTGAATGTATACCTCCCTAACCCCACTATCCCCACGTCGGTCGGCTCCCAGTCCACGATTCTCCGCGGCGTTCAGCTCGTCGTTTCGTCCATTGGCGGCTACTACGGCACGGGCAACAACGGTGCCTGCGTCGCTGGCTCCGACACGGACTTCTTCACGGGCTACATCCGCCTGGGCGGACAGACGTACGCCGGTGGCGGCGGACCGCCCACGCCGGTTGCACGCATCAACTAAACGCACTAATTTCTATTTTATGATAATTATCAATTTGATAATTATCAAAAAAAATCTGTATTAATTATAGAAGTATGTCAGTTGTAAATACTGCCAGTGCAAAGAAGTGGGCTGCCACACTGTCCGACCTTCAAAAGAAGGGATACATTCTACTAGGCATAGTCACCACAATCGGATTAAGCTATTATTTCTACAGTGTCATGAATCGTCCTGTTACGGGTGTTCTATGGTTTATTGGCGGAACCTTAATCTTCTTTTACTACTGGATTAAATGGTTCGCTACACAGCAACCTCCGGACCCAGATTTTATGCCTGGTGTTAACGCTTGCCCCGACTACTTGTCCGTCATCCCCAACAATAGCGGTTTATATAGACCAACTAGCCAATCCCAGTATTTATGCGTAGATTACGTAGGCGTCAGCCGCAATGGTGGCATAAAGAAGATGGATCCTGCGAAGATTAATACCCAGATTAGCGACCCCGCCTATGTATTCTCTGTAGACCCTGAGGTTGATTTCACAACTCCTTCTGGAAAGGCGGGATTCCTTCGTCGGCTAACAGGGGCTGGACTCACTTACAATTCGGTTGGAGATAGTTCGCTGCCTACTCAGGGAAGCGGCTCCAATGGGGCGCCGTCTTATCGTTAATCATTTTATAAAAATGGACTATTTGATTAGAGATGTCTACAACATCAAATATAGCTGCTAAAAAGTGGGCACGCACTGTTCATGATATTCTGAAGAAGTCTTATTGGGTAATTGGGCTTCTTATTCTTGGATTCAGTACGTATTTTTACTACACTGGGTTAAACAGACCCGTTGCGGGTGTGCTATGGTTCGTGGGTGGATTTCTCGTCTTTTATTATTACTGGATAAAATGGTTTGTATTAGACCAGCCGCTAGACCCCGATTTTAATACTGGTTCTAATGCGTGTCCAGACTATCTATCCGTTATACCCAATAATAGCGGACTATATGCACCAACAAGCAAGACCCAGTATTTCTGTGTAGACTTTGTCGGTGTCAGCCGCAACGGCGGCATTAAGCGTATGTATCGTAATTCTGTTAACACACAGATTGCCGACCCCGCATACCGATTCTCTGTAGATCCTGAGGTTGATTTCAAAACCCCTACCTCTAGGGCAGCGTTTTTGCGGCGTCTAGAGGCGGCTGGGCTCTCTTACAATTCCGTCGGTGATGGATCGCTGCCGACAATGGGTAGGCAGTCTAATGGTGCACCGGTGTTTGGTGTCAGCAGTGTAAGCACCGTAATGCCACCCGTGCCTGGCGGTTTAGTAGCGACGACGGGCTCTGCGGGAATGTCTAGTGGCAGCATGCCGTCTATGGGTGGTATGACACCTGGTGCCAGCATGCCGCCTATGGGTAGAAATTAAACACCTAATAATTAAATGGCGATGATTCATACAAGCCTTTTTACCCAAATCATTGATTGGGTAAAAAAGTCTGCTCCGTGTACCCCGTCATCCTTATTCCTCTTCAAATGGAGACCATCTTTTCATTAATCATTTTATAAAATGGACTATTTAATTAGAGATGTCCGCAATATCAAATATAGGTGCTAAAAAGTGGGAACGCACTATTCATGATATTCGTAAGAAGTCTTATTGGGTAATTAGTCTTCTTATTCTTGGATTCAGTTCGTATTTTTACTACACTGGGTTAAATAGACCCGTTGCGGGTGTGTTATGGTTCTTGGGTGGATTTCTTATCTTTTATTATTATTGGATAAAATGGTTTGTGTTAGACCAGCCACTGGATCCCGATTTTAATACCGGTTCTAACGCATGCCCCGACTATCTATCCGTTATACCCAATAATAGTGGACTATATGCACCAACAAGCAAGAGCCAGTATTTCTGTGTAGACTTTGTCGGTGTCAGTCGTAATGGTGGTATTCGGCGTATGAATCGTAATACTGTTAAGACACAGATTGCCGACCCCGCATACCGATTCTCTGTAGATCCCGAGGTTGATTTCGGAACCCCTACCTCCAGGGCGGCGTTTGTGCGGCGTCTACAAGCGGCTGGGCTCTCTTACAATTCCATCGGTGATAGCTCACTGCCGACGACCGGCACGTACTCCAATGGTGCACCGGCATTTAGCACTGTAGTGCCGCCCGTGCCTGGTGGTTTAACGCCTATGAGTGGCTCTGGCAACCTAATCACACCTCGGGCAGTCGCAGAGGCACTTAACTATGCGGTCGAGGGTGGGAAAATTGGAATCATGACAACCGGCACAGAAGCAGAGCAAAAGCGATTTGCAGATACAGTTTTAGCACACGTGATTTCAAAGGGTTTTCTACCTTCTGGAACAACAATGGCACAACTTCAGGCAGCAGGTGAGAAAATGGGTAGTGGACCGGGGAATGTTGAATTGCTAACGCAGGTTATGTCCCTGCTATCACCTCAAGCGTTAACCATGGTACAAGGGTCAATGAGTGGCGGACCAGGAAGTATGTTGGGTGGCGGCGGCGGTGCGGCCGGCGGCGGAATGGGCGGCGGAATGGGTGGCGGAATGGGTGGCGGAATGGGCGGAATGGGCGGCGGAGTGAGTGGCGGAATGGGTGGCGGAATGGGCGGAATGGGCGGAATGGGCGGAATGGGCGGCGGAGTGAGTGGCGGAATGGGTGGCGGAATGGGCGGAATGGGCGGAATGGGCGGAATGGGTGGCAGAATGTAAACTATGCCAACATCGCATTAACAACCTAAAGAGATTCACCACCTAATAAGTAAATGGCGATGATTCATACAAGCCTTTTTACCCAAATCATTGATTGGGCAAAAAAGCCTGCTCCGCGTACTCCATCGTCTCTGTTTTTATACGGACCGCCTGGTATAGGTAAGACAACGCTCGCCAGGCTGGCGTTAGAACAAGCCGGTTATCGGGTTGTGGAATGGAATGCGTCCCAGCACCGTCATAAAGCCGCCGTTGAAGAATCGCTCGTACCCCTGCTACGTAGTTGTAATGTTGCCGATTTCTTCCGCCCTGAAGGTCCACGTAACCTCGGCATTATCCTAGACGAGATTGACGGAATGTCCGTCGGTGATAAGGGTGGATTGTCCGAGCTGGTTCGCATTCTGAAGGAGTACAATGGTCACAATGCGATTGTCTGTATTTCCAACGAGTGGATGGAGAAGAAGTTCCAGCCGTTTCTCAAGCTGTGTAAGACGTTCCAAATCTCGGCACCATCGCCTGCCGACGTCCACGGATTGATTAAGACCCAATTTGAGAAGGTGCCTAAGAACTGTGACCTCATGAAGTTGGCGACCGACCTACTTGCCGTTCATTCCGGTGACCTTCGTAAGATTCTTCAGTCTGTACGTGAGATTAAGACCGATATGGTCAATGGTACGATTTCGGTTGCCGATGTCAAAAATACAATTGAGGTCGGTTTGGCGGATGCGAAAGCTTTAGGGTCAAATCGTATTCGTCGGTCCGAAACGATTAAGTCGGCGGTCGGTCAACTGCTACGGGGCAGCCTAGATATGACTACCGAAGTACCGCTTAACAATAACGACCTTAATCTGGCGGGTCTACATTTACATGAATCGCTGCCCACCTGGATTTGCCGGTTTATTGGAAATAACGAACAGGGCTATGAGGTATACAAGTCGGTATTTCAAACAATCCTATCATCCGATCGGCTGGACTATTATACCTTTTTCTTCCAGCACTGGACACTTTTCCCCCTCACCTACCAGGCAAAACTCCAGGCAGTCAATCAACTACTCTTTGAGCATTACGCAGTAGATGATGAGAAAACATCTGTATGGAAAGACGATGATATGGAATACACCGCCGTGCTGTCCAAGCAGTCTATGTTATATAATCAGTTCCGTTATCTATGTGAAATGCGTGACGCTTTCGTGGAAGCAAATCCCGTCTTTGACGGTGGATTTGACTCAACGTTTTGGAAAGCGAATTTATTCATTACAGCGGCAAAGGTTGAATTGGAAAAGAAGGATTGTCCAGGTTACGGCAAGAAGGTCGGTGGATTTGTATGGGAGAATACCGAATTCTGGCGGGGAATGTTGCCTAAGTGGTTTCCTACCGGCGATGCAAACCGTTTTATGCGTCTCATTCAAGCTCTAGATATTCCAAAGCCGATTGCGTTTCCTAACTAGACCACCGTTTCTCACAATGACTATTATGCCCGCCAGGACAATAGTCGTTCTGTTTGAACCCTTCCTCCTGTTTACAACACTCAGCAGTATGAGATTCTTTGGCTTTAGGATTCTTATGTCCCGTTTCGGGATTGATGTAAGATGTACAAAACTTCTTACCACATTCCCAGCACCACGACTTACCGCAACCGGCTCCAATGAAGAAATTATTTGTACCACTCGGAAGCCCACACGCAAAAATGTAATTACACGCATAGTCCTTGAGACACCACCGTTGACACCAAGGACACTGCTTGGCGTCCATTTGACGTGGGGGTGGAAAATTCATTCGTCGGTTGTACGATGCTTTTTCACTTTACGGGTCTTTGTCCTTACCCCGTTAGGGGACTTTGATTCGGGTTTAGGGACAGTGGGTTGGCGTACAAAGGAAAGGTCGTAGATACCCCGTGCCGGCTTATATACCTGCTTAAAAAATGTAGGGAACGCCTTCAGCAGTTCATCTGTATGCTTCTTCGTATCGGCTTTACGTGTAGGATTGTCCAATCCGCCCGGTGCAAAATACGTCGTCTTCGGGGCGATATAATTCAGTCGTACGACCACACCATCCTTTTGCCAATAACGGATTGTGCGTTCCTTATCTTCCTGCGTATCCGAATACTTGAGCCGGTATACTGGATCCTTTGTATTTCGTATTCCAAAAAACGCTCCAATAATATACTTAAGATTGCTGGTTACCTTATCGGTCATATAGAACGGATTTGCCGTCGGATAAATTCCCCAGAGATTCGCCCCGTGCTTCTTCATCTCGGTAAAACCCTCGGTGATTACGGCACTCACGTTTTTGACATCTACGACGTGCTCCCCTTTCAACCGCTTCAATCCTCCAATATCATCGTCCAAAAACATAATTAGTTTGTTCTTGGGATAGTAGTCAATAATGAATTGACGTTGGTTGATGAGACCGCGTTTTCCGACCACAATCTTCGCCATATCAGGCTTAATCAGGGCTTTGTAGTGCTCCTCTTCATCTTTCGGGTCATCCGACACAAAGACTGTAATCTTAGATGCCGGCACCCCACCTGCAAGGAGCGTATGGAGGGACTTCTTAACAACGCCCTCGGGTCGTTTGTAAGAAGGTATGGCGACAACCCAGTCCGTCATTCTACTAGGTGCCCCGGTTTGATTTTAGGTGCGGAAGATTAAAATCGCCGGCTCAAGTATAAGCAATATGGCAAACCCCCATCACTCTCCCCGCTCCGGCAAGTTCAACCGCAAGACCCGCGCCCACCGCCGCTCGCTGGTCGCCAAGCAGCCCCGCAACGCCAAGGGCAAGTTCACGAAGAAGGCTCGCCGCTCGACGCGTAAGACCCGCCGCGCTGGTCGCCGGTAAACCGGACTAGGTCGCCGGTAAGGAGGACACTATAGTCCGACGACCCGGTAGGGACCCCGCGTTGCGATTCTAACCGACATTTGCCGGTAGGCATTTAACGCCGTTTATTCTTCTGCGTTTTCCGCCAATTATCTAATCGCTTCGCTAACCGCTCCGCATTATACATAGTTGCTCCTCGGCATTTCTTCACAATGCCCTCGCGCAAATATGATACCAAACTCAGCCGCATACTTGTCTCGTCCTTCGGCACCATAGGTGAGTTACCGTGTAGTTGATGGACGTCCATTGCTAAGAAATCACCCTGGCGACAATCCACAGCACACCCGTACTGCGGAAACCCGGTATGAGCTCCCTTATACGGTGCCCCGCTCTCTAACACAACCAAATTGCCAAACCCATCCGGCCAATCTCCCGAATCCGTATGTGCTGCCGTACGAAAGTTCAAATTCGTCGTAATCGTGGAGAACGCAGTGCCCTTAATATGAAAAGGCGTTGACCTGGCTGCTCGGAGTTGATTTGCGTGCTCCTTCGGGCATAGACGTTTGTATTGTTCGTCAATCTCTTTGATAAGTGGCAGACACGCTTTCCACTTGTCGGGATGGTTCAAATTAAAAGAAGTAAGGCGGCATTGACTCGGCGGCTTAATCCCTGAATGTTTAAACGTAGACTTCTGACTCACAGACCACTTATCAAAGTACCCAATAATATTGGACATCACCGGTTTCTTCTTACCGGTCTCTGTTCCCTTATTGGATCCACTCGCAATACCACGGTCCGTAGACGAATGTTTTGCAAACTCCTTGAGTGCTTCAAACATATTTGTAGACTCATTCTCTGACAAGACATTCTTACGGAATCTGAGAAGAAGCTCGCCATCTTCCGTAAATACATCTGCGTCATCCTTGAGTACTACAGGATAGTCCTCGTCACTTATAAACGTACGGGTTTTCGCCTTTGTTTCCTCATCGGTCAGAATCTTCTTGACGATATATACTGGCACTTTGCCCGATTTATCGACAGATACCACTGGGTTCGGCATTGTGGTTTCCTCCTTTAATGGGCGGTCATTTCATTTTCATGAATGAGATACACCACTTCTAGCGGGTTCGTACGACCCAAACGGTTTGCACGACCAATAATCTGACTCTCTAACTCTGCCGACATACGATGGAACAGCATCACGTGTGTCGCAGACTCAATATTGAGACCCGCACCCATATTACGTGCATTCAAGAACAGCACATTGTACTTGCCCGCCTTGAACTCCCTCAGGAGCTTCGCAATACGGAGCTGTGACCCATTGAGCATAGAATACTTAATATCTGCAGCGTCCAATGAATCCTCTAGCTTCGTAAAACTCGCATCATACGAGCTAAACATCAGTACACGGGCGTTCGGATTTTCCTTCATAAACTTCACAAAACTATCGTTTTTGTTTAAGAGACTATTTGTCTTGGGAACCTCCTGTGGCTGCGGCTGGGCGGCTGACTCTCCCAACACCTTAATATCCTTAACATTGTCAATACGGGCACGGCACAACGGGCAACTTGCCACCCGCTTCAACGACTCGCACAGACACGCAAAACAGAAGAGTTGTTGACAGCACGGGGTGACCGACGGATTTGTCAAATCACAATAGCAAATCGGGCACGTCTGCTCCTTTGCCCGTTTGAGCCGCTCCTGAATCGCCGAAATACGACTCTCAATAGACGCAATCTTCTGCTCCTGTGCCTCAATCGCCTTCTGTTTGAGACTTTCCGTAGAATACTCCAGCGTCTTCTTATATTCGTAGGTCACCTTAGCATTATGGAGTTCCTTCTGAATAGATACCGTCACCGCGTCCGTAATCTCCGTTTCCGTATACGAATTCATTCCAAGACTTTCCAAAGCACCCGCTACATCGCCCGCATTCAACCGCTCCATCATTTCCCTAGAAATGAAACTATCTAGCACACGAATGTTTGTCGGCGTAGCACAAATAATCTTCCGCGTTGTTGTTGTCGGCATCGTAAAACTCGTCTTAATGTAATCCTCAGACGAATGAACAATAAGACGGGCACTCTGACTGACCGCTGCATTAATTGCCACGGTTGAATGATTCGCCGAAATACCGCACATACGCCGTACAATATTCACATGTCGGCACCCAGGAATCTGTAAATAATGGTTATTCTGTAGTTTCTTCACACGTTCAATAACGTGCGGCGGAGTTTCATCTGGCGGGGTGTAGGCACTCAGTACATTGAAATACGCTCCGCCCGCAAATACTAGATTCAACCAACTTGCCGAAATAAACCAATAAAAGAGTCCATTAATATCATCCCAATCGGTCGTAATAGCAATACTATCCGCCTCGTCAATAAACACCCGCCTCCAAAGAATATTTCGCGGATGGTGAATGGCACGGAACGAGTTCCACATCGTAGAGGATACAAAAAGTGCGTCATACTGTTCTATGGTTTCTAACAAATTAGGTAGTTCGGCTTCTTTCCGCTTTTTGACAAAACAGCACTTCAGTGTCGTATCGTTGGAGACATACGCCTCCCATTGTCCCATCAGGGCGTGGGGGATAATAAAAAGGGACGTACTTACTTCTTTGAGTTTCATCCCTGTACCACTCATTGCTTGGGTACGGGTACGGAGGAGCCCTACATCTCGTCCATCTCCTAGAATCGCATTTCCTCTTATAATATACTCGTTGTAGAGTGGCGGCGGCGGAGGCATCTTTACTAAAGAAAGGGCTGTAAGGGACTTACCTGATCCTACACGGTCGCCTAGAATACCGTACGAACTATAAAGTTTTCCACCAACCGACTCGCCAGCAATAGCCTCCACATCCAGTCCGTTTGTCTTCGCTGTTTCTAGGCGCAGGGCGGCAGCTAACGCCGACTGCTGATGTAACAACAGGGGCGTTTTCAGCCACTGGGGCGTTACCGACTTTGCCGACTCCTCATTTAATTCCTGGCTGTACAGGGCTTCAAAAAACGACCATAGCTTTCGGCGCGAAATAATGGACATGTTATCTATGCCTTTTTTGTTAGCGGGGTTTAAATCCTATAGGGCGAAATGTTGCGATGGGGTCTAAATATTGGCGTGTTTAGATATAAACAAGATGTCTGCCGCTACCGCTAAGGAATGGCCTGGCAAACTTGTCAAATCGGCAACGAAGCCATTTGTCTCCATCCTAACGCCAACGTACAATCGGCGTAAATTCATTCCGTATCTGATTGCGTGTATCAAGGATCAAACGTATCCTAAGGAGCGTATGGAATGGGTCGTCTTTGACGATGGCTCGGACCCTGTGGAAGACTTGCTGCGACCTGAATTTCTAACAATGAATATCCAGTACATTAAATCCGAGACGAAGTTGAGCATCGGTGCGAAGCGCAATCGGCTTCACGACGCGGCACGTGGGGAAATTCTGGTTTGTATGGACGACGACGACTATTACCCGCCGGACCGCGTCAATCACGCCGTGATGACGCTTGTTTCACGTAAGGCGGACTTGGCGGGGTCCACGCGTAACCACGTGTTCTTTCCTGACGACGGCACCATTTGGGAGACCGGTCCCTACGGTGCGCAACACGGCACATTTGGTACAATGGCGTTTACAAAGACATATGTGCTAGCGAATCGATGTGACGAATCGCGAGCCTTTGCCGAAGAAATTGAATTTACGCGGAAATATTCGGTGCCTCTGGTCCAGCTTGATCCACGCAAGGTAATGCTAGTAATTGCACACGATGGGAATACATTTAATAAGGGGAAGCTCCGTACGCCTGGAAATCAATTCATACGCATTACATCACTGAAACTAAACGCATTTGTTCGCAATAAGACCATACGGGATTTTTATAACGAGCTCAAACTCTAGTCTTATTTCTAAGGAGGATGTAGGAATGTCTTCGTTGTTTGACAAAATGCCCGGTATGAACAACGTACGCAATGCGGCGGTTGGTGCCGTAAATAGTGTGAACAAATTAACGCCTGGTGGGGGGATAGGCAACGTGATCATTTACGTATTGCTTATTCTTATTGTTATTCTGATCTATTTGCTGCTTACGGGTTATAAATTTTCTCTAAAAATGCTTGATATCCGTCCAAAGAAATACAAGGCACTTGACAACGCCCAGGTATATTGGAAGAGTGGTATGGGCGGCGTGAACAATCTTCGTATTACCGAAGACGAAGGGCTTCCCCACGATTTGAATAGTAAATATACGTACCATATTGATATTTTACTGACAAATACACGTAATATTTCAAACATAGAGGGACCGTATCGTCATATCTTCCATCGTGGTAGTTCCGAATTGTACAATGATGAGAGCCTTGTTGCTCGTGGTGGTGCCGCACCGCCGTTGCCGCCCTACGGCTTACCAAAGCGCCTCAATCCCGGTATATTTTTGGACCCTAACACCAACGATATTATCGTATTTGTTGATACAAAATCAAAGAGCGGTGATGTTTATCGTGAATCGGGTCGCATTTCTGATATTCCCGTTGATAAGCCTTTACGTCTCACCGTAAGCGTACATAATAAAGTGCTCGAAATTGACCTCAATTGTAAGCTGGAGTTGACAAAGGTATTGGCGGGTGAACCTAAAACAGTTGAAAATGTGGTCTACGGTCTTTGCGGCAATGCTGCCGCCCAGGCATCGTTACAGAATCTCTACGTCTGGCCGTATGCACTCGATAACGGAATACTTGTTGATTTCTGTCCTATGCCATTCCCGCCATTCCAATCGCCTACAAATACTTGTAGTACACCAACGGATCCTTCGCTCAAATCAGGTATGGATGCCGCCACTAGTGGTGGAAAATAACCCTAAATCGCTAAAAACATACTTACACTATAAGAGGAATGAATCCCCAATTTATATTTCTTATAGTAGTTCTTCTGATTATTGCTATAGGTATAGTCTATGTACTGTATTTTATGCCAAAGTCAGACGAAACGACTGTACTCGGTCCCTTTGTACTAAACGGTATACCGTCCGAGGCAGATAGTTCTGGCTCTAAACTTAAATCAGTATTAACTGCCGCACAGTTGTCTAAATCACTCAAAAGTAATTTTACAGTCAGTTTCTTTATCTATATGGACAAGCTCAATATGGAGCGTATTCCATTTGCGGGTCCCGAAGGAGAATATAGGTTCAAACCCCTCGTAAAACTCATCGGTGTCGGTGAATTTGTACTGAATCCTGTACATCAGAAAGCACTGTTGCGTCTAACACCGCTTGTACCAGCTGTAATGAATGGAAACTTTACACCGCCCCCGTACGCTGAGATTGATAACGTGATGAATTCCCGATGGAATCAGATTACCATCGCTGTTGAAGGGCGTTCTATTGATCTATACTTGAATTCAAAGCACGCTACATCACTTATACTTGAAAATCTAACTTGGACAAATGCTACAGGTATGCTCCTTGAAACGTCTCCGGATTTCTGGGGGCAAGCCGGTATGATACAAGCCTGGCCCCGCCGGCTTACAGAGAAAGAGATATGGGAAAACTACAAACACGTTACCGACCTGCGAGGTAAGCCAAATATCCCGGACGCACAGGCTACATTCAAGAGTATTTGGCAAGAACTCTACAAACTGATGTGCCACGCCGGCTTCTGTCCGAACAATAGAAAACCCTCCCAGGCTGGGCGTAATACCAATGGATTGGAATATGTAGATTACGAATACGCCTAAAGATTTTTAACAATATAGTTTAGAAGAAGTATGAACGCTGCTAAACAGTTTTACGCACAAAACTCGCAACTCGTACAGAATGCCATCTATTTGCTAGCACTTATTGTCATCTGCTACCTGGTCTACACATACCTGACGGCGGGAGCTGAGCTAGAGCGCTATGTCATCCAGATCAACATGTCAAGAGGTGTATACGGACTTCCAGGCAATTCCGGTAATGCTCTTGTGCCGCAGGGCTCAACCGCGGCTAAAAACACAAGATTCTGTATCAACTACGATGATAGCCAGAAGCCTGACCCGAACTTTATACCCAACCCCCTTGTCCGCATCGTAGAGGGCTCTGATTTCACAATCAGCTGGTGGATGTACATCAGCACGTGGGACGCGAACCAGTCCGGCGTGATTAAGCCAATCATTGCGATAACAGACCCCAATGTGTCTAACCCTGTTGCGGGACAGAACGCCGCCTACGTAATGGTAGCGTTCCTCTACCCCAACACCAATATGCTCGGTGTCCGCTTACACACGCGCGGTGTTGCCGCCAACGAACTCACCTGGCTCACCAACCTTGCCTCAAATGCGACAAGTGCTGCGACTGCACAGCAGACATTCAGCAATACAGCAAGCGTGACTCCTATATGCGATATTAACGATGTTGATATGCAGCGCTGGATTAACTTCACGTGCGTCGTGAGCGGACGTGTGCTTGATGTATACTACGATGGCAAGCTCAACCGTTCCTGCGTTCTTCCGGGTCCGGTTGTTGGCTCGCCTGCTGGCAGCGGCAACCAGTATGTCAATACATCTATTGCGGGCGGCTTCAATGGCTTCCTCAATGGCGTATTCTTCTCCGCCTCAGCACTCACCCCGGACCGCATCTATGGTCTATACCAGTCTGGTCCCCAGGGAACTACCAGCATAGTACGTGCCCTTTTCAATCAGCTCGGTATCAAACTCAATTACAATGGTGGCGGCAGCTGGACGCAGTACCTGTAAATCTAACATTTATGGATTCTCCATTTATAAAACCAATTATAAATAGAGGAAATGGAATCTGTGTCCGGATTTTTGTCAGGCGATGGCTTAGTGCCTCAACTTGCCGTTGTCATTCTTACGATGATTGGATTACAGGTTGTAATGGGAATGATTGAGACTGTCAATGATTTTCTGAAAAAGTTGGACCGTCAAGCTGTGGTTCTCTTTGACAATAGCACCGCTACATCTGTAAGTATCCCACAGGGACCCGACACCGGCTTCCCTATCTTATATAACAGTCGCGACGAGCAGCAGGGCTCTGCGTTCTCGTACTCAATGTTCATATTTATTCACCCCGATACCTTTGAGAACGTCGGTCCCAGCGCCGACCAATGCGGTAATGTATCAACACCCGGCACATCCACAGGAACCGCCCCCGTGAAGCTCAAGCATATCTTCCACAAGGGCAGCGATAGCGGTTTCCCGAATCTAGCGCCCGCTGTATTTGTGGAAAGCAATGCCAATAACCTACGTGTCTATATGAATACTATTAACGCCTGGGACAACTATGTAACAGTAAACAATGTACCGGTTGGCAAGTGGTTCCACCTTGTCATCCTGCTCAAGGGAGTCAATCTAGACGTGTACGTCAACGGCAACATTGCCGTCCGTATGAAGCTGCCGACGGTACCGAAGCTCAACGCTGGCGGCTTGTACGTAATGAAGAACATGTACTTCCCTGACCAGAAGGGTTACGACCCGGCTGTATTTTCGGACTACACCGTTATAGGACCGATGAAGGGAATGGTCTCACGCCTCAAGTATTTCGCCTACGCACTCAACTACTCGCACATTGACTCACTGTACCGTGAGCGTGCCAACGTAGCGACGGTTGTGGCGGCGTCAACCGACCCCAATGCCAACCAGCCTCCCTACTTCTGGGATGACTGGTGGGTCAATAAGTACTAAAGCAAGGGCTAAAGCAAAGGCTAAAGCACCGGCGTATCGGCTATTTTTATATGAATTCATTGATGAACTCGTATAAAAATTGGCGGGCGGGCGTGGGCTTAAAGAAACCTTAGCGGGCGACAAGCGTTTAGCGGGCGAACTTGAGTCCACCCAAGCCGCTGCTAATCTCCAAGAAATTCAACGTCTCCACAAATGTATAGAGATTGTACGTATAGTTGGCAAGGTAAGGAATCGGCGCAACGTCTACATCCAACTCAAAACGGTCAATACGACTTGTATTCAATGTGCCTGACGGCTGCTGGACCGACGAACCATTCAACGAGAAACTATATACATTTAGCGGCCACATCTCATACTGTGTAGCCTCTCCTAATGCGGCATTTGCTGCCCCATTGCCTTGCATATAACGGTACGGCACATACTGCTTGAAATAATTGTTGTCCTGGCTATCGAACAATGCGTTACCGTTGGCTAGGATAAACGTATTGAGTAAAATATCCCGTTGAATGCCAGCAAGATTGATACCCGTGCGACCAATCGGTGCGTTGAGAGCACCTGGGTACGGCGTCGGAGCAAAATACGGCAAAATACCCAATGACGCCGCATTTGTACAGACCGAATTGGGGTAGGTCCAATACGGGCTCGGCGTTACAAATGGACGCTCTGTTCCCAGCGTATACATCCAGTTTGTGAGATTTGTACTCTGATTGCGATATGTAATAGCATCGCTACGGCGGGCGAAATATACAAGACGTGTTGCTATATTATGTACATCCAGCCTATACGTATTTCGGGTTGTTATACCATAAAAGGTAAACCACTGGACTTGTCGGACATTATAACGTAGAGTCTTGCTTGTAAACATCAGTCGTACATCGTCTTGTAGAAATGTATAGGTTCCCTCTAGCGTAGCATCCAGAGGCCAACCATCCAACAACGGAACGGCACCCGAAATATCCGTCAAGAAATATTTCATCGCACCGCTAATATCCGATACATTGCCACCGTACAAATTAGTCATATTCAATGGGATATTTCCGTAGAGTTTCTGATTCCAAATCTGGGTATATAAATCAGTTGATGTACCATCGGGCAAATAGTTCGGTGCAAGCGTCTGAACTCCAGGGCGTACCCGTGCTCCTGACAAATCAAGGACAGTATACAAGTCGCGAATAGGGCGTAACTGAATGGTCACTTCAGAATCGTGGAACTGAAGGGCTACCAGAGGCAAGGCGTTCTCTGGGAAATCGCTAAACCATAGACCAAGAGGAATACGTAGAATACGACCAGGAATTGAGGCGGAGTTATTCTGCGTCGGAAACGGATTCGTCGGTTTGCCACGCCAGCTGATAACATTTGGATACCCCTGCCCCACTGGAACACTCGGATCCGCGTAAATACCATTCGCAGGGTCAAAACATTCTGGGACATCACCAACCATCACACGCCATTTTGAATAACTGCCATTTTCTAGGTCAAGTAAAGCACGAGCACTGATCCAATCACTGTTAAACTGCTGTATTATCTGACCGCCAATCGTAAAGGTAATCGTATCAATCATACGAACACCAATTTGACGGACCCACGCAAACTCGTAGGCACGATCTACGGTGACCTCCTGATTTCCATTGGCATCTAGGATCGGATTTCCGTATTGGTCTACTGCGGGTCTAAGATATGCCTTGCTGAAAATGTCGGGTAGGTTAATTCGTAGTACTAAATCGCTCAGAAGATCGCCTTGGCGAGGTATTTTTGCCTTAAGTAGAATCGGCGCATCAGGCAGTAGAAGATTCGGACCATCTAGTGTAATCTGAATCGGCTCCTGGGAAAAGTGCGTATAGCGTTCAAACGACTTATAAAAATAAGTTGTCTGTGGATTTCCATTGATAATAATATTTTCGTTTCCGTAGCAAACTAATGACAGTAAGCCGCCCGGCATATCTAATCGGGTAGGGATTATTCCTAAGCACTAAAAGACGCACACTTACTTAGAGGATTATGTCGGTGAATGTTTCAACAAATCTCATTGCCAGCAACAATGTAGGATTTACTCCTCCTGTTTCAGCTGTTAGCATTCTAGTTGGGGTTGTTGTTGTGGTATTGCTTTGTGTCGGGGCAGGCATAGCATACCATTCTTATCAACTACATGAAAGCCCGTGGTGGTCCGATCGGGCTAAAGCGAACAATGCCTTTTGGGACTGGCTAGACACTTTCAGAAGCTCTCCCTCCTTTGGACAATATGGTAGTTTGAAGGAAGTTCCCAGCGGACTTCAACTCTCGGCACCGGTTCCTGTTATACCACCCCCCGTAGAACAAATAGCGTCCCCTTCGCCGCCGCCGGTCGCCTGGTGTTTTGTCGGCGAAGACCTCACCGGTCGTTATTGCGTGAAAGTCCCCTCCGCAGAGTCATGCGACCGTACCCGTGTATTTAACTCCCAGCAAGACTGCGAATTAAACAACGGGAATGCGATGCCTGCTGGCGTTGTTTCCCCGCACGATGGACGGAAAATGGCACCGTTAAGCTCTGGATTACTTACTCCGTAATTGCGGGAATTAATGTAGAATAAACATCACCTATATAACTAGGAAGACCATGAGTTTTAGTCTTGCGAAGTACTTTTTCCAACGTGCCGTTGCTAAAATTACGGATGATAAAGACATGATGCGTGAATTAAGTGAAGAACGTAAGGCGGAAAAACGGGAACGTAATCAGGAACTAAAAGATAAACAAAGGGCACGCAAAGAAGTCCTAAAAGAAAAGAAAAAACTAAATGGCGAGGCTGTAGCTAAACCTGTAAAACCTGAGGAGTTGGAGGGTAGCCGTTGCTTCGGTGATCCTATTCAACTCAATACTAAAAATTTCTTTTCATCCGATGTATTTAACAAATATTATAACAAAATCATTGCAGATTCTCAGAAAGCTGATGATCTCGATTATATTTTTGTGTCTCTCGATGAAGCGAAAGCGAAATGCCAAAAGTCTTCTGCTCTTTTTCCGACAAAGTGTACCGGAATCCTAAGTTATAACAAAACGGAGGAGTACCATGCAAATGTTATTACAGGAAAAAAAGGGTACGTATCCAAAAAGGAACGTTTTACGCACCCGCTCGAAGATCCGCGTACGGCAAAGCGTGGACTTCTAAGCAAGCGTAAAACTAGGCAAGTAACACGATATTTAGTATATGATGAGGACCCTAAATTATTAAGCACAGTCAAACCGAATACAAATGCTGCTAAATTTGCAGCAATGAATCCTACATTTATCCCTGCACCTGCGTGTGCTGCTGTTGCTGCTGCTGCCGCCGCTGGTCCTCCCAAACCGACTATGTGTTTTACGACCACAATTCAGCTCAGTCCGACAAATTTCTTCAAGAGCGAGGCGTTTGATAAATGGTTTAAAATGATAAGTGCTGTAGCCGGTGGAGCAAGGGATGTATATACATTTGATACAGTTGAGTTAGCAAAAGCAAAATGTCAGACAATCCGAGATTGTAGAGGAATCATAATTGCAAAAGACGGTGGTAGCGGAAAGCCCTTATATACTGTATATACAGGTGATACAACATTAGTTAATACAGTTACAAATGGTTCAGTCGCAAAACAGATTGCATCTCAAAATCCTCAATTTATCCCCGCTATTTCCTGTAAAGCTTTAGCAGATGCCGAAGAGCGTAAAACATTCAGCGTAAAACGGATGTTTAAGCGTGCGTTTGGCGTAACAATGAATATATTACATATCTTTTTGTTCATTGCCCTTGGCGTCTTCGGTGCCTCTCTTGCGACAAACCTTAACGTATACCGTGGATGGCCTTACCGACTATTATACGCCATATACGGCTTTGTCTTCTTCTTTGTTGTAATACCGTACGTACTGTTGTGGCGTTGGTTGTATCAGAAGAAACGCCCACGCTTCTACGCCCTTATCCCCCTTATCGGCTCACCCATTGAAAACAATCTACTTGCAACTCTCCTCAGCTGGTTCACATTTGAACCGGATGACGAAATGGAATTTTTAGACGGATGCCGTGCGTAAATACTACTTGCCACCGTAGTGCTTGTACGCTAAATAGCCACCAACTCCTAACCCAATCCCTGCTACCAAATATAGCAATGATTGTGTATTGAAATATGAACCCTGTTGGGCAGCGGCAGCGTCCTTAAATGAGAACTTCGGTAACACCGACAGTCCTACAATAGAATAGATAAACTCACGCCAAGAAATCTCAGATTTTCCAAGTTGTTTATTGATTGTATTATGCATATCAAATAGCCATCGTATGAGTTTCTGCTTATCTCCTACAACCTCACTAGTTAACGGAGAGGTCTTGAGATTTTCCTTATAATGTTCCTTACATATCGGGCACGGTATCATAAATTGTAGTGACTCAAAGAAGTTGACGACCGCCTTTTGTTCCTCCTCGGTCGGAAACGACGGATATCCTATTGTTACAATATGCATCGTTGTCCAGAAAATAGGACCCCATACTGCCGGACCCATTCCAATAGGTGGAAAATTATCTGCCTGGGCTGGTGGTGTGCCTTTCATATTCTCAGGCAATTCAAGGGACATTCTCCTGTATTCTAATATTTTAGCGGGTTTGATTATCCGAAAAAAGTTGGAGCACCTATCTAATGGAGTGCGTAAATTGTGGTAAATTAGGTCATACATTCCGGGATTGTACTGAGCCGGTAATGTCGTTCGGTATCTGTGCGATTAAGTTCTTAGAGGGAGTGCCTCACTATCTCCTTGTTCGCCGACGGGATTCATTATGTTATGTGGAATTCTTACGAGGAAAATATAAAATGGATAAGATTGACTATATTCATTTACTGATTAATGGAATGACTATGGAAGAGCGTGGAAGACTATTAATGAAGCCCTTTGAAAAACTATGGTCCGATCTTTGGAATGGGCAAAACACCCGACAATTCCGGACTGAATTTGAAAATGCCCGTCGTAACTTTGAAAATCTCAAAGCCACCGGCGACCGTAACGGAAAGACTATGGCTCAATATATTTCCACAGCGACCGGTACGTTTACTGATGCCGAATGGGGATTTCCTAAAGGACGACGTGCGGTCGGTGAACGGGAAAAAGAGTGTGCGTTACGTGAATTTAAAGAGGAGACTGGCATTCTTCACAAATTCATTCATATTCTTGATGAGCCTCCACTTATTGAAGAATATACTGGCACAAACAATATTCCTTACAAACAGACGTATTTTGTAGCATGCTGTAAGTCTAACATAATAGCAAGTATCCAGCCAAATAATCATATTATGAAACGGGAAATCGGTGATATTGGCTGGTTTACCTTTGATGTAGCTATGTCCCGTATTCGTGAATCCAATGTACAGAAGCGCGTTGCGATGACCGAACTTCACCGACGGGTGATGGATGGAGGTCTACGGGCAAAAATAACCACGGCACTTGAGTGGGAGACCAAGTAATTTTCTGTGGTATTAGTAAGATGCCCAATAACGCCAAGCCGAATAATACTAAGAAGAACAAGCCGGCGAATGCCAACAAGCCGGCGAATGCCAACAAGCCGGCGAATGGCAATAAGAAGAATAATACGAAGAATAATAAGCCTGCAAATGGCAACAAGAAGAACAATACAGCGAATGGCAATAAGAAGAACAATACGGCAAATGCCAATAAGAAGAACAATACGGCAAATGCCAATAAGAAGAACAATACGGCAAATGCCAATAAGAAGAACAATACGGCAAATGCCAATAAGAAGAATAGCAATGTGCCAGTAAATAAGGCAAACAATGCGAATCTAGATAAGGCTGCCAAGCAATTAAATAAGGTAGTTCCTGCTATCAAAAAGGGATTGAACACTTTGAGCAACAATGACCCGGATAAGTCCGTATGGAAGGCGACCGCCACATTTTTAGAGGAGCACAATAAGATTATTAGGAACCATAAAAATTCAAAGTCCACCGTAAATTACGTAAATAAGGTTAATACCTTTGTAGCTGCACGCAAGAATCTAACTGGCAATTCTAACGCCGCCGCAAATAACAAGCCGGCAAACAACGCCAAGGCGAACAATAAGCCGGCAAACAATAATACGAAGAAGAATAACGCTAAGGCGAATAATAAGCCGGCAAACAATACTACAAAGAAGAACAACGCTCCTGCTGCTGCCGCTAGAAAGCGTTGGCGTTCGTGGTGGTAAACGATTTAAATTCGCCCTACAAACAGAGAGAATGGCGACGGCGCCACTTATACAGACACAAGCTCCGCAAAATGCGGAACCTATGGCTACCCTTGTTGCCCAAGATATCAAATCTTGGGACAATGACAAACTCCAAACATACGCTGAAAAGTATTGGCGAGATGACGACGCCGATAAGACGAATGTAGACGATGATACATATGGCAAGATACTCTCAGGTAACCTGGATACTCGTGTGCGTGATGCGATTCTCTTGGAAATGGTGACTCGTAAACTTGATATTCCTAGACCCGAAGAATGGATAGAACAACGTGATGAAATGTACGGTTTATACCCCGATGTATCCGACCCTAATTTCGCTGCTCGCCTTGCCAAAAAGACCGAATTCTACGACCTTCGCTCTGAGCCCGTAGCCGAAGATAGTTGCCAACGGGCTGCCGGTGAATTTAGCACAACCTCCATCCAGCGGCTTGTAGCACGCTTTCTACATCCTGATACTCCTTACAATGGGGTATTGCTGTATCACGGCGTAGGCGTCGGTAAGACCTGCTCCGCCGTCACTGTTGCCGAAACGTTCTTAGAAACAATGCCTTATAATAAAGTCTATATTATCGCACCCCAAGCCATTGCCGAAGGATTTCGTCGTACAATCTTTGACGTCAACCGCCTTGTTCCTACAACCAAGGCGGAGTATGCTCTCAGCAAAGAGCTCTGGAAATCCCCACAATGTACAAGTATGACTTATGTCCGCCTGGCAGATATGGCAAACAACCCCAATAAAGAAGAAATCGCCAAAGAGGTGGACAAACTTGTCAAACAACGCTATAAGATTATGGGATATCTTGCCTTTGCCAACTGGGTTCTCAAACATTTCAAAGAGATACCAGATGCTATTACCGGTGTCGCTCGCGATGACCGTAAAATTGCCATTATGCGTCAACTCTTCGCTGACCATCTATTGATTATTGACGAGGCACATAATCTCCGTGATGCGGACACAGGCGATGCCGCTACTGCCGATGAAGATATTACCGATTTGCCCGCCGCAGACGAGCCTAGCCGTGTTAGACTTACCGAGCGTGCCGAAGGAAAACGTCTCACCCCCATCCTACAAGATATTCTACGCGTTGCCGACGGACTCCGTCTTATGCTTATGACCGCTACACCAATGTACAATACCGCACCCGAAATTGTCTTCTTACTCAATCTACTAAGCTTGAATGATACTAAAGATGATTCGTTAAAGGTGGAGGCATCAAATATATTCCAGCCCGACGGACAATTTAAAGAAGGCGGAGCGGCAACACTCAGCCGCCTTCTCAAACGCTATGTCAGTTATATGCGAGGCGAAAACCCTAACACATTTCCTATTCGTCTTACACCCGCGGAAAGCAATAGTAATGAATTTATAAGTACGGATTATCCTACCCGTAGTATTGCTCGCAAAGAAATGAAGAAAGGAAAGAAGGAACTTGTAGGCCGTGTCAACTGGGGCGGCAATGATAAAAATATTATGAAACGCTTGCCTTTATGGATTCATAAGATTGGCGGTACGTGGGCGGGTGACAATCTACGTGGATATCTCAAAAAGTACCATACGCAAGCGGTGGATGAATCGGACCGCGGTGCTGAAATTAGCGATTTTATCCTTGACCGCACGATGCAAATGGGAAATATTTATTACAAAAACGGAACCTACGGTCGTGATGGATGGCGTTCGTACTTCAAAGAGACAATAAACACTATTCGCTCTACCAAAGTCAAACAATATACCTGGAATACAGCAGATCCGCCTAGTATTACTGACATCTTTGGTGCCGAGAATCTTGCCAATTACGCCCCTAAGATTGCAGCGATTGTAGATTGTATTGAACGCGGTGAAGGCATTTCCTTTGTCTATTCTCGTTATGTGAATGCGGGTGCCCTGCCCATTGCTATTGCATTAGAATTACGTGGCTGGGTCCGTGTATTAGCCGACGGTACACCCGCCCCGCTTTTAATTCAAGAGGGTGTCCCGCGGGCAACTAAATTCTATATTTTGCTGACATCCGATGACGCACTTTCTCCCAATTTCCCTGGGCTCATACGCTACGCTACAACCTTCAAAAATATGGAAGAGGTGGAAGGAAGTAAGGTGAAGGCGATTATTGGCTCGCAAGTGGCATCCGAGGGTCTAGACTTGAAATGTATTCGCCAAATCCATTTGCTAGACGGTTGGTATCACTTGAATCGCATTGAACAGATTGAGGGACGCGGTGTTCGTTTCTGTTCCCATATGGAATTACCGTTGGAAAAGCGTAATTGTCTTATCTATTTACACGCTGTCGATGTCGGTAAATATGAGACAGCCGATTTATATGCTTACCGCCTTGCCGTTCGTAAGGCACAGCCCATCGGTCGTGTTAGCCGCCTAATGAAGGAGAATGCGTGGGATTGTATTCTCAATTTGAATGCGGTATTGCTCAAAGATATGGGCGATCGTGAAATTATGGACGCACTTGGTCGCACAGAAACTATTCCACTCAAAGATGAACCGTTTACAAGTCTATGTGATTTCATCGGTAATCCTGTCTATAATAACGACGGAGATATTGTGAACTATGAATGTAAGCCATACAAATGCGGTACCAGCGAAGACGCCGGCTCTGAGGATGACGTGGGCTCAAACAAAAGTACACAAAAAGCGTATAATTTCCGTCGTGTATTCCTGGAACGCCAACAATTGCTCATTGATTATTTCAAAACGGAGACTGTAATCAAGGTAGATAAAATACTTGAGTTATTCTATCACGGTATTCCGCCTTCCTTTGCTCGCATTGGTCTACGTGATGTACTCAATAAAGTTCGCATTCACCGCGATGATGGAATTTACGGCACACTAAAGTTAGTCAACGATTATATCGTATTCCAACCCGAAGGTGTAACGGATACTATGATACCTATGGCACTACGCTACGGTCGTGCGTATGGTCGTATGCCTCGTGAGTTTGACCCGCCACGTGGCACTCTTCTAGCCACAGAGGGACTTACACTTTCCGCGCCTGCGGCAGCTGTTGCGGCTGTTGCGGCAGCGGCTCCCGCAGTCGTAGATGTAGAAAGTGACGAAGCGTTGGCAAAGGGAGCACTTGAAAAACTTAAGAAGTGGGATGCTGTTCTTACACAGATTCTACAAACAAAACTTACGGGTTCTATATCTGAAACCGACGCCCTATTGGGTTGGCGGTGGGTTCTACGATTTTTCCGTAAGCTGCCCGATGTGCGACCTATTGCCTATCATTGGTATATGGAGAATTTCTGGTCGTACAAAGAACAATTGGCAGTCTTCCGTAATTGGCTAACACGTGGCATTGATAAACTTGCCGGCTATGAGCGGGAGTGTGCAAAGGTTTTTATGAAAGACAACCATCGTATTGAATTGTTCCAAAAAGATAAGGTGAACCGTATTAGCGGATGCGTAATTTATAATCTTTCTGTAGGCGGTGCGGGTGCTGTCCAAACGTATTGCCAGTACGGCGGCTCTATTTCCCAATGTACAGCGGTCTTCAAGGAGGATGTCAATTCTATTCTAGGAGCACCTATTGATCGTAAGGCGGATACTGGTCCCTATTTTGGTTTCCTGGTGTCCAAACAAAAGACGATTGTGTTCAAGACCGTGGATAAGGAAAAGGGTGATATTAAGGGTGCCGAATGTGCAAATACAAGTAATCTTGGCAGCCACGAGAAACGTATTCGTGCGATTCACGATATTTTCCGTGCCGCCGGCGACCCGATTGCTGGAATGCTTCTTGCCGACAAACCGGCGGATACGAAGGCGGACAAAGGTCGTAAGGCACGACAGGATATTCTAGAGGCACAATTTAAGGCGGTTGATCCCGCATTCCGTAGTGATTCTGCCGATCCTCTTGTAAATACTGGCGACCTGACTCTCAAACAAATATGCCCGTATATGGAGTTTCTGCTGCGATACGCAGACCGGCGTGCCGTAGGCGGAGTACGCTGGTTCCTCTCGGTGGTGGACTCGGCACGGGCGGGGGTCAAGATGACCTGAGGCGGCGGCGGCGTCGGCTTAAAATTTGAAACCTCTCAAACCAATAGGAGATAAGTAAAGGGATGTATCACACCATTTACTTAGATGAGCGTGTTGCACTGACGCCTAGCGAAATCAACAATGTAAGCAAGCCCGATGACGTGAAGGATATGCTTGTAACGAAACTCAAGGAGCGTCACGAGTCCAAGTGTAACGCAAACGGCTATGTTAAGCCCGATTCCATTGATTTGGTCGCCCGCAGTGCCGGTGCTGCCGAGAATGGTCGCTATACCGGCAACTTCGTCTACGACTGTAAGATGAAGTGCGAAGTGCTGTATCCCAAGGGTGGTATGGTCATGAATGTACTTGTTATCAAGGTTACAAAGATGGGTGTCTACGCCGTCTTTGAAGAGGCAATTCGCATCCTTGTACCCCGTGATATTCATATTGGCAATACCGCTTTTGACGGAATCAAGGAGGGTGATATGATTAAGGTTCGTCTAGAACGCAGCGAAATCAAGACAAATGCTCCATTCATTATGGCAGTCGGTAAGTTGGTAGAAGAGGAGGGCGGGGAAAGCGGGACAAGCGGGGCACCTACAAATGCGTAAAATGATTATGATGAAACACTTGTCTCTTATTAACGATGTCCGCAGTGCCAGTACCCGGTACTTTATCGCCCGAAGAGTACGAGCGTCGCAGAGCATTTCTAGAAAGCCTGAAGGGTCTAACAAAGACAGAATACATTGAGATTATACGAATCCTACAAAAGCATACGGCAGAGTTTTCTGAGAATCTGAACGGAGTCTTTTTCAATTGCTGTAATCTATCACAGCCGGTCTTTGACGACCTTGAGCTGTTTATTAAATTTACCCAGACGAATCGTAAGAATCTTGCCGACCGCGAGATGTATCTTAGCTCTTTAACCCGGACCGCGGGAATCGTCACCGATGGGTCTAAATGATTCGCCGCTTTATACATATAAATGGTTCATTGGAATGAATTATCTGACTTTCTAAAGTCTAATCCGTTTCAAACATACAATGTATGCGGGCTGGAATTGCTAGTACCTGATCGCAAGGGCATTGATCACTTTCCGATTCTTGCTACGCAAGTGGATGTAGTTGAATCCCCTATTGCCGCTCCTGCTGCTGCTCCTGCTCCTCCGACAACAAACGTATTTATACCAACCCCTGCTATCCAACCGAAGAAAGTGGATAAGGATAACGTGGAGAAACTTAATATTCTCAAATACACACTTGATCCTATTGTATTCGGCATTGAGATGATTGATATTCTGTACAATCATTCGCCTAAGGCATCTAAGCGCCAAATGGAGATTGATGAAGCACTACGCTGCGAGGCACGTATTGATGAACTCTATAAGTCCCAGGGTGGACGTTCGCGTGGGTGGACGAAGACAATGCTTGAAGCCATTATTCGCCCCCGTTGTGCATCCGGTGGTGACCTACACGAGCTCAAGCAAGCCAAGTCCGTCTTTCTATGGCAAGTCGTCAAGAGCGACAAATCGGTTTCCGCCTTTCTAGACTTTCTATGCGTCGCTAAGCAGATTCAAGTTGCTATTTGGGATGATGATACAAAAGCGATTACTGTATATCCTGCTGCTGATTATATCAGTGACGGAGCGTTTGGGGTTGTAAAAGGGCTCTATCACGTACATCATACCGGAATGATGATGCGTGTAGGTGAAGTTAATACCGGAAAGGATCTAGTAGACTATGCTACGAGGCATTCTTGGACTTTACTGCCATCCACGTCAGTTATTCATAGTCTAGAGAAACTGACGCTTGCCGATTTAGAATCCGTCGGAAAGAAACTAGGAATGGCAATGGTTGCCGGGTCTAAGGTGGAACGCATCGCCGCCATTGCCGGATACAAATTAAAGTCCCGACTTTTGGCGGGGGCGGTCTAGCGAAGCAGGACCGGTAGCCGTGAAACGGCACCGGTCTAGCCGAGGGTTGAGATAAAAGTTGATGGCTTTAAGCAAAAAGTCTCAGACTTAATAGAAGTATGTCCTTAGAACTCAAGTCGGGCGAATCCCAGGGATTAGATACCCTATGGGCTGCGTGGGAAACCGCTACAGAAACCGAAATTGAGGCGACATTTAAGCGCCCTGACGGCAAAGAGCTTGATTATACGGCGTTCTTGAATGCGATTAAGCATTTACGTAGCATTGGTCTACAGGAGGATCCGCAACCGCCCAAACTGAATATCATGGTGGGCGGAGGATTACGGTTTACCCTTGTCGGTGAGGGCACCGTACAAGCGTATTGCCGTGATAATACGCTTAAGGGAAAGCCGTTCTTCTGTATCCTCAAGGATAAGAAGCAGGCAACGGCAAAGGGACCTAGCGAAATTGACCTACCTGAATACGGCGTCCGTGTCAAACTCCGTCGCGAAATTCCACTATCAAAAGACGACCCCCGTGTTGTTGATGCGATCACCCGCTGGGCATCGCTGCCCAAAGCGTTCCGCTACATGCAGCGTTTCAGCTTTACCTCCCTACACTGGAAGGGACTTCAGTTTGACGCCAGCTTTGTACGTGAGAATCGTAAGGATACGCGTGGCAACTACATTCAGGCGACGACGTTCACAAACGCCGGTATTGTTAAGCAGCCCACCCACTACGAGCTGGAAGTAGAGGCACTAAGCGGGGCGACCAAGAAAGCCCTTATTTTCGGTATTGTCTCAGTGCTGCGTGGACTACAGAAATCGTACATCCTTACGCGTGAATCGGTACGCCAGCAGGTGATTGGGCAGATGGAGGGGCAGACCGGTGTGAAGAAGGGCTCTTTCCCTGGCTCTCAGCCAGTAACTCTGCGTAAGTCACATATGGGACTGGAGAAGGAGGCGGACCTGCCAAATATTCGTTTTGAGGACTATAATGTTACCGACAAGGCGGACGGTCTACGTTGTCTGATGGTTGTCGCAAAGAACGGACGTATTTACATGGTAGATCGGTCTCTTAATGTATATGGCACGGACCGGCGTGTAGCGGATACTGAGATTGCGGAATGGGCAGGGGCGGTTCTGGACGGCGAATGGGTGACACGGGATGCCGCTGATGTGCCAATATGCCGCTACTACGCCTTTGATATCTTCAATGGTCGGCGTGGCGAGGATGTTTCCGCACGCCCGTTTATTATCCGCGGAGTAGAGGTTGCTGTAAGCCGTGAAGCCGCCCTACGTGAAACGGTCGCCGGTCTCAATAATGCCGACTACACAGTTGGCAATATTCCTAAGCAGAATAGCCTCTCCATCCATATGAAGACGTTCCAAACGCCGGTTGACCCTACGGACTCCACCGGTATCTTTAAGGAGGCTGCCTCCGTGTTGGACCGCCTTGCACGCGATGCTCCTTACCACACCGACGGTCTCATCTTCACACCCAATGCGTCCCCGCTTGTGAAGAACATCAATACCTGGGAAGCACAGTTCAAGTGGAAGCCCGCATCCCAAAATTCCGTTGATTTCCTAGTTATTACCGAAAAGGAGAAAGATATCGAAGGCAAGGTGACTATGGTAGACGCAATTAATACCAAACTACGCGAAGATACGAATCAGATTGTTCGTTATAAAACACTACGGCTGTTTGTCGGCTCATCGGTAGACCCCGCTCTTGTAGATCCCCGCGATACAGTCCTCAATAAAAAGCCGTATCCCTCTTCGCTTCAGGAGGGAACGCGTAGTGTGTATAAACCCGTAGAATTTACGCCGCTTCCGCCAGACCCTATGGCGTCTGTATGCTACGTTGCGATTAACGCCGGTGCGACAGATGCCGCCGGTGCCGCTCCCGCAGCACAAAGTCTGGAAGCATTGAATGATAACATTTATTGCGAAGAGACAAAGGATGCGATTACTAATCGTACAATTGTAGAAATGGTCTATAAGCCCGAGGCACCCGCTGGTTGGCGTTGGGTACCCCTTCGTGTCCGTTGGGATAAAACTGAAGATTTCACCCGTGGCATTGTCGGCGGCACGCTTAACAGCGATAAGGTTGCCAACGACGTCTGGCTTTCTATCCACGACCCCGTTACCGAATATATGATTCGTCGTGGTGCCATTACCGAAGAGGCAGAAGGCGGTCCTGACGGACTAAAGACACCTGCTCCTCTAACAACAAATCTAGCGTATTACCAGCGGAAAGCACCGCAGCGGGATCTTAACAAAATCCGTGGTCTTGCTGAGTTCCACAATCGCTACATCAAGGACGAGTTGCTGCTTTCTAAGGTGCTGACTGCGGGTGCCTCCGTGATTGATATGTCCGTCGGTCAAGCCGGTGATATCCATAAGTGGATGAACGCCCGTGTCGGCTGGGTGCTCGGCTGCGATGTTGCCCTTACCGGACTCACCGATAATAAGAATGGTGCCTACCGTCGGTACCTCAACTATCTGATGAAGTCCAAGAACGGTGCCGGTGTGCCGCGTATGCTTTTCGTCCAAGCCGATTCCTCTACTCGTTATGCGGACGGCTCCGCCGGTCAGACGCCGCTTGACCGCTCTATGCTACGCACCCTATGGGGCGAGGCTGACCCTACGGCTCCGCCTTACGTCCAGGACATGCGTGGAATGGCGGCTGCCGGCTTTGATGTTGCCTCCCTTATGTTCTCGCTCCATTACTTCTTCAAGGACCGTACGACGCTGGATGGATTCCTACGCAATTTGGCGGAGACGGTAAAGGTCGGTGGATTCTTCGTTGGATGCTGCTTTGACGGTGATAAGGTCGTATCACTACTCCAGGACCTGCCTATGGATGGAGTAAAGCGCGGAAATGAGGGTGCCTCAGATATCTGGAGCATTACTAAAAAGTACGACGCCGACATGTCTGTACTTCCGGCGACCGACGAATCTCTCGGCAAGTCTATTGATGTAAGCTTCATCAGCATTGGTGAGACGTACCGTGAGTACCTTGTATCATTCCAGTACTTTGTACGCCGTATGGGAGAAATCGGAATGGAACTTCTCAACTCCGCCGAGCTTGCGGCAATGGGTATGGTTGCCTCTACGAATCTCTTCTCTGTCTCGCACGAAATGGCAACGGCAGCCGGTCGTAATTACGCAATGAGCACAGTCATTCGTACCTTCAGTTTCCTCAATCGGTGGTTTATCTTCCGCCGCCGCTCTACTGTCTCGGCACTGTCATTACCACCTCCGCCGGTCGTTGCTGCTGCAATGGGTGAATCTGTCGTACCTGAGGCTGTATCGCCAGAGCCGGCTGAGGTTGCTCCCACGGAGACCTACGTCTCACCTGACGTAGTTGCAGCGTTTGAACAGCGTCTGTCGGCTGTTCCACGTGAGGAGGCACCTGCGAATGTTGCCGTGCCAGAGGCGGAGGCAGAGGCGGAGGCGGGTGAGGTAAAGGCTGAAGAGTCTGATGTCGAGGAGGAAGAAGATGCGGAGGCTGCGGAAGAGGCTGCTATAGAAGCCGAAGATGAGGCTGCTGAGCCAGATTTGGTACTTGCCACTGGTCCTGCCTACCCCTTCTACTACAAGTCCGCCGCAAAGGATGACCTCAAGATCAAGGAGAAGGGTTGGCGTCGCACGATTAGCACCTTCGCACCCTTTATATTCAAGGATATCAAGAATTCCTCCGTGATGTATCCCAATCTGGAAGCGGTCATTGGTGCCCTCAAGTATCAGCTCGGCAGCAATAAGCCTGAGCTCGGTGCCCAACTGTTCTCAACAAACGGCAATATCTACCAGAAGTATCTGGCAGAGAAGCGGGCTCTTGGTGCTGACCCCAGTGCCGAAGCACTTGCCGTTCTCTCAGATGAACTCGGCGTGAAGATGCGTGATGCCCATAAGGCGGCGACCATCAAGAAGACCGGTGCGGTCTTTACACCTGAAACGTATGTTACTGCGGTAGAAGGTCCGTTGTCTACGTATCTGAAGCAGCGTTACGATGAGGACGCCGTGTTCCGTAAGATTCTAGACGCCGTGAAGGAACAGAAGGTCCGTCTTGTTGCGTACACTGCGACCGCTGAGAATGAGATGACTGGCACGGTTGAGAAGGATGGCTCAGTAAGCGGTGCCAACTTACTAGGTCGTATAATGATGAAGTTGGTCGGACTGAAATATTAAAGAGTATTTAAAATATCAATTAGTTTATATAATAAATAGATGAAGATTCATCTTTTTATTACACATTATAATTCAATTCAATACTTACAAAAATGTTTAATAAGTATTTTTAGTCAGAATGTATCTATATCTTTTCAGGCAGTACTAGTGGATGACGCATCATCTGACCCCTATATTACCGAGTTTCTAAATGACTGGTCAAAACAGGAACCTGAACGTTTAGTTATAATAAGAAATACAGATCATCTTGGCAAGGGTGTAAATCTATTTAAATGTCTAGATGCTGCAAATTGTGAGCCTGAAGATATTATCTGTATTCTTGACGGTGATGATTGGCTTGCATCCCCATATGTATTACAAACAGTGGTAGAGTGCTACCTGACTACAAACTGTTGGGTAACATACGGATCGTATCGTTGTTCCGACGGAAATCTTGAATATTTTACAACACCTTTAAAAAAGGAACATTACGAGTCTGAAAAAAACGGACGTGGATTTCGTGAATGTAGTTGGGTCTTTAGTCATCTTTTTACAGCAAAAGCCTTTCTATGGTTCAAGTTACCAAGAGATATAAATATATTTAATGGAAAACAAGGAATGTTTGCGGCGGATCAAGTATTTAATTTACCTATTGCTGAAATGGCTGGTTCGGCACGTATACAGAATATTGATACAGTATTAATGATTTATAATAACGAAAATCCAATCAATGAGGACAAAATTGATTTTGAAGAACAGTGTTTCATTGATCGACAGAATCGTCAAAGGGTAGCATTTCACTCAATTTAAACTTTCTTCACAATAAATAGGTAATGGACTCCTTAGTCCATCAGGACTCCTTAGTCCTTCAAGACCCTGTAGCCTATGTGCCTTTGCCTTCAGCACCCCAGCCCTCTGCTCCACCGGCAGATACTGTTGTCACTGTAAGACCTGAGCCTCTAACATTTAGGTTAGTAAGTGTACATACTGCCGCACCAATTCCGCCCGTCGCCATAAACCGCAAGTGGCTTGGGTACTGTTGTTTTATCATTATTGTAGTTTTATTTGGTATTTTTGCCTTTTATCATATGTTATACGGCGGACGCAAAAATTGAGACTTCGGTCTTTAATTTGATTGTCGGCATAAAAGAGTTAAGATGCCCCAATCAATTAGCACTGGTGCCCTTGCCTGGCAACGGCTTGCAGTTGTAAATAAACACCCGCGTGATGAGCGTATTACGTTTGATGAAGCGACCCATAAATATACGATTGATGGGTCGCGTTATGATATTTCTTGTACCGGTTTCGTTCACAGTTTCTTCGGTCATTTTGATGCCGATGACGTCATTCGCAAGATGATGCGTAGCTCCAATTGGAAGCCTGGTGGGGCGTCCTACGAAAAGTATAAGGGGCTGACGCCCCAGGGTATTAAGGATCTATGGGCATCCTCTGGTGCCGAAGCGAGCGAGGCGGGTACCCGTATGCACCTGGATATCGAACATTACTACAATGCGTCGCCTATTGGCAATCTTGCCGGCGATGATTGGACGGCGAATCCTAGCACTGAATGGGACTACTTTATGCGGTATGAGAAGAAGTGGCGTCTGGTAAACGGATTTGTGCCGTTTCGCACCGAGTGGCTCGTCTTCAACGACGAAATCCGCCTTGCTGGCTCTATTGATATGGTTTACGCAAAGCCCGACGGGACGTACGCTATTTACGACTGGAAGCGTTCTAAGGAGATTAAGACGGAGAATAAGTACCAGAAGGGACTCGGTCCGCTTTCCCACCTGGATGACTGTAATTACTGGCATTACTCCCTACAGCTCAATAACTACCGTTGTTTGCTTGAGAAGTTCTATGGTCTGGTGGTGAATGAATTGGCGTTGGTGATTCTACATCCAAACAATAAATCGTTCAAGATTGTGAAACTCAATCTGATGGACGCGGAGGTGGAAGCGATGTGGTCACATCGTTTGGAGCAGATGAACGCACCGGTGCCCGTAGTACTGGATCTAGTCAAAGAGACGGAGATTGTTACCGATCCAGACGCAGAGCCTGAACCCGATAACGGCTGCCTGATTGTAGATGATTAAAGGGTGCGGGGGCGTGTTTTGGCGATGATTATTTTTTCGTATCCTAAATTAATGTCGTACGAGAAGTTGTACTTAATTTGGGATTTTAACGGGGTGTCGTGGAAAGGGTATAAAGTTGTATCCTCTGTTCCCGACTTGGACGGCTCTGTCCGCTTATATTTGGAGACTCATGTTGAACAGTACTATATGATAGCACAGTTACACACTGATTACTTGGAAATATATGTAAATTATGAGGGGGAGGCTGTATTGCCACCACCGTGCGTTATGAATGCTTCAGACGGGGGAACCATAACGGTCAAGTTTTCTTTTACAGGTCCTGATTAGGATGGAGTTGTGGAAACTTCTATTTATTCTTGTTGTTGTTTCTGCACTTGGCACGTTTGGCGTATTTGCTAAGTTGCGCGATCATATGCGCGGTAAACCATTTTGGCTAAAGCATAGTCATTTACGCCACGTGAACTATGAGGGATTTGGTGGCGGTTTTGGGGTCGGCTTCGGCGGTGGATTCGGCGTTGGTGCTAATGGCGGTTTCGGCGACGCAATTGAACCCAACTTTGGTAGCGTAGGCGTTGATGATAAGAAAAATAACAGAGTTGTGAGTGAATCGTTCTACGGCGGTGGTGGTCACGGTGGCGGTAGTCACGGTGGCGGTGGTGGTCATCACGGTGGCACTTGGCACGGACCCGGTGGCTACGGTGGTCCTAATCAGGGTACCTGGAGAGGTTGGGGTGGCGATAGAGCTGCTGTTAGCGCGGGTTGGTACGGCTGGAGCTATCCTTGGGCGTGGTACGGTCCTGTAGATATTGCTGTCGTGTGCTACTCCGATGCCGACTGTGATAAAAAAAGTTTTTGTGCTAGTAATGGATATTGTTCACGGAAAGCGGTGGATACAGTCGTGCCTGTAGGCGTAGCCGATATCTAGACACGCTGAGCAACAGCGGCTCTAGCAATACGCTCAACTTCGCGTGCGGCAGCAAGAGTCGCCGCTTGTTGCCGAATAAGTACCTGTTCATCCGTCTCGTTCTCCGCTGCCGTCGGCTGCCGCATACGTGCCTCCACGTTAATAGGGTGAATCTTACGATTGAACTGAGTCTCAATATCACCATAGCACGCATTACAGTACTTGACCAGGTCCTGAACCTGCTGCTTCACCTTCTTCTTGTCGCAACCATTTGTGAGAATTTGCGAGATGATTTCACGGGCACCGCCCGCAAATACCTGTGCCACCTGTGCCTTTGCCACCGCAAAGCGTACACTCTTCTCCTGACGCTGAAGCGCATGCTGCCAATCCGCCTCGTTCAGTTCGCCCAGCATAAACTTCACACGCATAACACGCATTTTCTCATCATTGCCCTGATTCTCTACACGTGCGGTGTCCTCTGCTTCTAGCATAAGACGCCACGCTTCCGCAAGATAACAATGGGTCGGAGTACGCCATAGGGGTCCATTGAGTGCACGAATGATATCACGGTCCGCTGCACATCCGTGCTGTAGCGGGTTCGCCGTCGGGTCCCGTCCCTGACTACGTAGCCAGTCAAAGTAGTGCGGATTGTGAACCGGTCCCGCCACCACCTTACCAGTACGCCAGCTGAATCCCGTATTACACTGCGTACACCACATCTGGTCACAGCCCTCAATCTTACAAATGCTTACGCCGCACTTCGGACACGACTTCGCCTCCGCCTTGAGCAGCGTTGCCGTTGCCACCTTATCAGGGTCACACCTATGGTTTGGATCCTCGCGTAGGGCACCCTTGAGGTCGTGACAGTCAGGACACGTATACTGGTCGCACAGCCCACACTTCCACGCCGTAGATAGGAATCCCTTACAGTCAGCGGCAGGACACGGCTTCACAAAGACGGCAGTGACCCCCTTAGCCTTTGGTGCCTCAGCCGCTGCGGCGGGTGCCGTAGGATCCACGTAACGCTCACGACCATGCGATTCAATAACACGACTGATTGCTGCCTGAACACGTGCCGCAGCACCCAACTCCATACCAATGTTATGATACTCCCTAGCCGCTTTGTTATATCTCTCATCCGCAGCCTTCTTCAACGCCAGAGCAGCACGCACTTCTGCCGCATCTGCCTGCGTTGCCGGCAGCTTGGACTTCTCACGGTCCGCTAGCACCTTCTCACGGTGCTCCTTATACGTCTTAAGCCGAAAGGTGGAGGTCATCTCACTATCTAGGAAATTACGCTCCCAACCACGGTCACACTCCGTGTTGATACAACGAGGCACGTCGGCAACCTCATTGAGTAGATAGGTTTGGAAGCAAGTACGACATATCTGAATGGAACAATGCGGGCACGTCGTAGGAGCACGGATTGTTAGATTGAACTTATCAAAACAGACGGAGCAGGTTGGTTTGGAGGCTCGTGGAGGCATCTGTAGGAACTTACAAACTCAATGGTTGAGTTTGTAGGCGTCAATTTTTCAAAGCGAGGCACTATTTTACGCCAGCCGCAGGCTGAGCGTAAAATAGTAGACGAGCGACCAAAGCTCCCCACTATTTTGTAAAATAGTAGACGAGCGACCGAATCTCCGAACTAATCCAGTGCCATCTTTATGCTTGCCGGCAACTCATCTTCCCGTAAAGTAAATCCCGTCGTCTTCTTATTCTGTAGCGGAATGCCATTCACATCTAGAATAATATAGTTTGGAACATCCGCCTTTGATTCTAGAATCATATCCGATGTAGATACCTGAATTCTATTTGTCACGGAATTATAATGCGTCTTGAGTACATTTACATTCATAGCCTTTGCGAGTTGAATCCACTCCTCCTGCGTACCGCCAAACGTCTTATCCGCCGGTATAAATTTCGCAAGATGCATCACCTCATTAAGGAATCCACGAGGGTCTTTTGAAAGGTACGGACTCACTACAATACGATACAAAGACTCCTTCCAATCCTCAGGCAAATCAATAGATGATTCATCCAATCCTACCTCCTCAGGATACGTTAATCCCGCAGTGTAATCGGTCGGTTGACGCTTGCTATATCCTAGAATATCGTACAACAGTTGGGTACCACGACCAACCGCCGAAAACAGTAGCGAACTATTCTCGTAACGGAACTCGTTGCTCTGTAGTGGTTTCAAACGGCTGACCGTATGATTCAGAATCTCCATCGCTTTTCCAAATGTACGTAGAAGCTCGTCCGCCAGGCGTGCCGACATCAAATGGACCGGATCCAAAAATCGCTCTGTTGCCGTTGTATGAATCAAGCACTGGCGTAGCGGGGCTTCACCCTCTGACCAAGAACATCCCTCTATACAATCGCTCTCCTTTGTAATTTGTGTACATTCACGACGGAGTACCGACGGCTTTGCCGCCGGCCGCTTATCGTCCCGCTTCACCCACTGATTGACATACGGATATAATAGGGCATCTAGGCGCCGCTGTAATTCGAACAAAGGTAGACGACGGCGGGCTTGGCGTAACTTTTCAATTTGTGTCTTGAGTGCTTTACCTTTCGGGTTTGTTGCCAAAAACTCCGATAATGTGATTCGTAAATGCTGGTACGCCTCCTCCAACTCCTCTTCCTTTGTAGCCGCTTCCAACGATTTGATAGGGGTTAAGGGTGCCATCAGTGCTAAATCCGCAAACCACGGCTCCGTTCCCTTCTTCATTAAGAGCGGCGATTCGGCGGTGAGTTTGCTATAACACGGCTGCTTGAGAATAGGATCTTCCAATGGAAGGGGATTAATAGGAATTGTAATACCACAGAGTAAATCTAGAGCTACATACTGTGTCTTTGTTTCGTTAATACGTAGCAACTTGGGGAGAAGACCCTCGGCAATTACCGACGTGACATCGCATACCTCTAGATTCTTAAAATAGGTTGCGTATAGGGTTTGTAGAGTTGGCGGAGGTAGAAGCGATTCCTCGCCGTACATACTTGCACACTGCGGCAAAATGAGACCATCGTCTACACACGGTATATACAGTTTTGTACCATCCTCTTGTACCTTGATAATTCCTACCAATCGGTTGCTACGGTCACGAAGCAACTTTGTCTCTGGCGTTATTAGTTTAGGGTCTACAATACTATTCAAATCGGTACTACTCGGTGGTTTAAATTCCATTTCACGCACCGGCAACCACGGATGAATCGGCGGCACCGATCGTCCGCATCCCGATTCCGAAACATACTCCTCTACAAACGTCTGTAGAGGTACTCGCACCTTAGCCGGCAGGGTATCTATGCTGCCCGCCACCTGGAAATGAATTACGCCATACATCTTCTTATCTTTCTCGGTCTTACCGTCATATAAGATGAGCGGATCGTAATTACCCGTCACTTCGTCCTCTACAATCAGCATAAACGGAGGCGGGTACGCCTTATCGTGTACCGAAATGCCAAACTGCGGGCATATAAGAACACAGTCGTCGTTCTTATTCTTTGGGACGCGGATACGAACAAGTAAGATACCGTGGTCCGTAAATAATCCTGGAACTGCTAACAATGATTCCCAAAGTCTGAGCTCTTTGGGCGTGCGGCTATCCGCAACATATGCCTTGAACTGGTGCCAGGCGTAATAGAACTGCTTCGCAGCGGCAGGGATTTCGCCACCTTCCGTTGGGAGGAGTGCCATCATTCCGCACCATTCTTCTGGCGTTTTATCCGCATTTGGCGCCTTTCCTTCCTGCTTTAACGACGCAAATTCGTGTGTTAGTGTTCCATAGTTTGCCTGTTCAAACGCCCTTGCGGCAAATACTTCGCCCGCACCGTTGAGTTTATCGTCCAAATAATCCCGCATTTGGTCCTCGGTCCGTATCACATTGCCGTCATTATGGAGTACAAATTCTGTTGTGGCATACTCTGCCCACGCCAACAGGGAAAGGAAGTTCTTGCCTGGCTCTCTTGGCATATGACCGAGTCCGTATCGTACAAACGCCTGTGCCGGCGTCGTATTATCACGATACGGCAGCAAATGCGAATTCGTTTCCTGCTGCTCCACACCGCGATTCTTCGTCAGGAAATCCTCAGGATTCTGTCCTAAAAACTTATTGACCGATGCCGGCGGGACGGCAATCGCCCCCTTCTCCAATTCAAACCAATCTAACTTGATGCGACCTAGTACATTTTGATTCGGAATATACCACGTTTTGGCGGTCGGCGAAAACGGCTTACTACGGTTCACAATATCCTTTACTGGCTGTGGGGCGGCGGGTGCTGGAGCTGGAGCGGCGGCTGGTGCCTCTTGAGGTGCTTCTGCTGCTGCTACTGGTGCGATCTCTGGAAGCTTCGCACCCTCTGGTGCCGCAACGTGCTTCTGTTCAACAAAACAGCACGGTAATGCGTATTTATCAGGATGAAACAAACCGCCTAAAAATCCTGAATACTTCGCAACTTTGCCCGAGCTTGCCGATGTAGGACGCTGTAATACCGTCTCTCCTATTGCGGGCTTAGCGTTTACCTTAATCACTGTTCCGCGGCAGAAAGGGCACGACTTCGGTGCTTTCGGTTTTCCATCATAGCCTACCGTACCGTTGAACTCCGATTCTAGAAGTGGTAAATCGTCGCGAACACACCAAAACTCTGTACATATATAATTATTGATATGTTTGGCATCCGTACCGGTTTGCGTGACCAGCCATACCGGTTTTGATTCCTGCTCCGCAACAAGACGGTCAATAATCTCTTTTTCCGCCTTTAACGATGAATCTATCTCCGTAATACTTCTCTTGCCTGAAGCATCTGCCTTGAGAGCGAATCCCTTTCGTAACATAAGTATTTCCATATTTGCAATATCCTTACTTGTTGCCTTTCCCTTACGTTGTCCAACGGTCTTACTTACCGCAATATCATACGCTTTTTGTAAATCAGGTGATAGCGGGACCTCTAACCAGCGTACTTTATCGCCGTATAACTCCTTTGCCCGCCGGTACGCCTCCTTTGACAACACATTCGGCTGTCTATTTTGCGTAAGTTGGCATTGACGGCTATATAACTTTGTACGTGCCTCACTTGTATCGGTATATTGGAATAAATCGTGATCGCGGCTTTTGAGTTTATTCAAATACCATTCCTTGGTAATTGCTTCCACGGTTTCATCTGGTGCCAATGCGGTTGGAACACCGACCGCACCTTGGACTCGAGGTTCCTCTTCAGCGGCTGCCTCCTCTTCCTCCTCTTCCTCCATCTCTTCTTCCTCCTCTTCCTCTTCCTCACCACCAGCCTCATCCGTGCCCTGTAACATATTCATCAATCCGTAATCAAACGCTTGTTCAACCTCCTCTGGTATCTCTGGAGCGATTTCCTTTGCGGTATTCACCTCAGTCTCTTTTGCGACCATTTCCGCCTTTGCACTTGTTTCGACCTTGAGGGCGTCTGCGTTTTCTGACAAAAACAAGGTCATCAGTGTGAGCATCCGTTCTAAATCGCGGGTTGTCTCGCAGCCCGTAATCAAAATACGATATTTCGGATGTTCGTTGTAAAGCCGAATCGCCGCGCCGACATTATATGCCGCAACCGTCGTATCCTCCTCCGTCGTCTTCGGCTTCTTTGCACTACACTTGGCGTCGCGAATTGCTAAATCCTTAATACGTAAATCGTCGCCTGTATCGCTCTTATACATAATAACGTACTCCGAATGGCGTTTGATCCAGTCGTCCTCCGCTTGAGCAGCGTCCTCCGCAGAAATACCAAACTCCTTTACAAGTGCTTTGATATAGGCACCTGCCGGTACATCTACTTCGGTCTTTGACCCGCGATTCAGATATAGGAGCGTAAGATAGTTCATAATTGGATCCGCCGTCTGTACGTAGTTGCTCACACCCTTGTATCGTAAGATTAGGGCGGCAGGCGGATTTTCTCCCTCAAATGGCGGATCAATGGAAAACAGCGGTGCGAATGTATCTACACGATTGACTAGTTCTACCTTACCAGGCTTACGTCCTGCCAGGCTTGTATTAAATTCGTATTCCGCCGTCAGCTCACAGAGCCGAATTGCGGTTTTGTCTATCGTTTCCCACGGCGTCCCCGCCAGCATTTCACCAAGAACGGCAAGTGCCTTTTTCGTAGTCGTAGCGGATACACTCACTCCGCGTCTTGGGGCTCCAATATACATCTCGGCACTACCGTCTTCGTAAATACGTATTGTCCAGCATACACCTAACACTTTTGGGTCGTCAATAGGAAGTTTGATAAGAATAACCGCACCCATATCTATTGACGGTTTATCTGCCATCAAACTATCCAAAAGTTTCTCATTTTCTATAAAAGGTTTTCCGTCCTTATTTGTCGCGACCTTTATAATAGATGGTATACGGTCGTTTGCGGAAAAATATCTTAAAAAAGGTTTGGACGGAGTCGGTACCATTTCATAAAACTTCAATTCTAGGAGCGATGCCGTATAATTTGACGCTTTCGGCAAAATAGATTTATAAATATACAATCGTGTAAGCTCAGGAAGTTCCGCATCTTGTACAGTTTCTGATACTACACCCTGTTCCAAACGGTTTAGACGCGTATCAATATAATTACGATATTCTGTCAGTGTTTGTAATGCGGGGGCACTCATTCGTAGAGATTTCGGTGTCTCTCTCAGTTGCGGAAAATAGAGTTTGATAAATCCTTCAAATATAGGCTCTGTTATTGGTTGATCCGGTTGTAAAACCGATTCCAGCGTCCATACGTGGACCGTAGCTGCCGCAACTAGTGTATTTTCAAGTGTTATTCCACTGTAAATTGTCGGAAATACCGGTTTCTTTGCGTCGTCTTCGTAAATACGGCTATCTGGCTGTCGTATGATTGACGGATCGTGGGGGTTAAGTAATCCCTCAGCGGTCAGGAACGGCCAACTGAACTCCAACGGCTTGAAATGATTTGCCGTCGTTTCCACAGCAATAAACAGCTGATTCGGCGGCGTTGTTCCTAGTATTGCCGCAATACGCTGTTTTAGGCTAAACAGCGTCTCAAACGGAAAAACAGCGTTCAATCGCGGGTCATCTAATTTTACGATACGGCTCTCATCCAAATGGGAAAGTATCGTAATCGTCCGCGGTCCTAATGAAGGCAACCGGGACGGTTCTATTATGTCCATTGCTACTGTGGTTTGCGTTTTGAATTCTTAGGTCTAATCGTGTAAACCATCTTCCACAGTCTCCTTATATTTTGGCGAATCCGTAATATGGACGCCGCAGTATTCAACGGGGTGTGCTGCGAAATTTGTATATTCGTAGACACCCGTCGCTTCCGCCTGTTTTAAGAGCCACGCAAAGTGATTCCAAAACTCTGGTGTATGTCCAATACTGCTTGTACCGACGTGGCTCATTTCGTGTAGTGCAACAAATACAATAATATTCTCCTGTACAAGTCGTTCCTGTGTATCACGCTGCCGTAAGCACATAAAAATCTGCTCACCCTTATTGACCGAGTACGATGTATACTGTGCATCGGGCGTTGATTCGCTGAAACGCTGTGCGGAGCAATCAAAATTATCAATCATTTGTTTCACGAACTTTTTATCGTAATATTTGTTCTTCAAATATTCACGAAGTTTGAGAAGGCGTCCTCGTACACGGGCAAGACGATCCGCTGCATCCTGTTTATCGGGAAGATTACGGACAAGATACATTTCACCGTCCACTGTAGATTTGGTGAGTGCTACAGGATACTTTGAGTCCTTCATAGCGAGTCCAGCGTAGCCTAAACCAACTACGCCCGCCATGAAAGCCCACGGGAGAATAGAATCGTTCATATCCTTACTTTATATGTTCAAAATTGAAGTTGGTGCTTGTACTTCTGTATTTCTAACAATAGCAAAATGGAGTATATGGTGCTGTATGCGGAAACACCAGATGTGCTTACGGCAAAGGTGACGGCTGCTCTTCAGCAAAACTGGAACCCTAGCGGTGGTGTGGCAGTGGCGACTGTTGTAACGTCGGTGGATAGTGATGGAATCTATACAAATGCGATTTCCTTCTACCAGGCAATGGTACGTATGGGCGGTCCGCCTATCGTAATTCCTACGTCGGCTTTGTATGTATAATTTGAAAGAGATAAATCTATTAACTTTTTCAAAAAGACTGGGGTGGGGATGGGGATATTTACGCAATCTCCAGCACACGGCGGTTAACATCGGGCTCGATGGTGCTGTTGAGCCAAGGGCTCACATTCACCTGCGGGTTCGGCGGCTCCGAGCGGAGATCCCAAGAGGCGTTACGGAGAGACTGTCCAACCGTGTTGACACCGATGAGGGCACCAGCGTTCAAGAAGTTCTTGCCCGCAATATCACCTGAGCCCTGAGGGTTGACCTGCGCCCACTTCGAGTTAGGGTCATTAGGCAGGAGCTCCTGCGGCGCAAGCTGGTTCTTAGGATAGCAGTTAGACGGCGTAGACGCAGCGGCGAACGGCATAGGGGACGGGGTATCCTGGAAGCCCTCGCTGTTGTTGTTATTCTCGTTCTCGTTCTCACTGGGAGTATCGGGGCTCACCGTGGTGCCCAGCGGCGTGGCATTCTGGGGCGCATTCATTACACGGGCGAGGTTCACTTGTCCAGGGTCAACAAAGCCGCCCGCCTGTAGACCCGTCATTGATGCTGCACCTGTATCAGGGATAATAGGCATCATAGGGCTCTCAAAACCCTCACGGTGGTGGCGGCGCTTTAGTAGTCCGCCAAGGGTGGGATCCAATACAAAAAACAGACCTACTGCAACTAGGACCGCGAGACCGACCAGGAGTGGTGTGCGCGAAGACATTTTCTCTAATTCCCTTGTTTGTATTTTTTTTACGCCTCGCTGTTTGTTGAGTTGTCATCATCCGTCATCCAATCGCTGAATTGAGACTCATCGTCGGATACTTCATATTTCCCAAAAAACTTTGCCATCGCATCCAGGGCAAGTTGCCGTGCTTCATCAGCAGTCCGGAAGAGGACCTTAACCTTCTCTTTTGCGTCTGCCTTCTCTTTTGCTATCAATGCCGGGCTACGTAGAGTTAGGGGGTTCGTATCGGCGGCTGACTCAAGATCATTCACCTCCTCAATCTCCTTTACTGGATTCGCCGGAGCCTGCCAATCAAAGTCAATCACCGTGCTCTGGGTATCTTTTTCCACGAACTTCACGGCAAACTTTGGTGATATGGTAGACCGGGTAATTAGAATACCAATTAACTCCAAATCAACAATAGAATTGGTATATGCACCTTCCTTTGTCTCAAAGAAAAACTCTTTCTCTGTATACTCATTCCAGTATGGCGTGCCGTCTGTATCGTATACCATACCCCATTGCGGCGTAATACGTTGTAGCGACTCGTAAGACGGCTTATTCTTAAACAGCGTCTCCGTCTTCGTCAGTTCATTGAGAATTGTAAATTCCAATTTAGCAAACTTTTCCTGTAATCCCTTACCAGCCTCGGGAAGAATCGCAAGTTTACTATTCATTCGTAGACGTACGCCTAGACTTACCGGCTTTGCCATAGGCACGTAAAAATAGACGTTATTGCCATCAGCACGACGTTCCGGGACTCCAAACATTGGTTCTGTTTTGAACTGCGATGTACGTTGAAAAATAGTTCCGCACCCCATCTCAATGAGTACCGCCAGCCCGCGCGATCGTTATACAGAAGCAACTAATGATTTAGCAGAACATATAGGCGACAAAGTACTGTTATTATTGAAGTCTCCCGAAAATCAAGCACGAATCCAATCGGTATTAGACCCGATTATTTCACATATTATTAATCGTATTTTTCCATATATACTGTTATCAGCAATACTCTTTTTGATTTTATTTATTTTAACCATTGGTACATTTTATATGGTTATGCGTACATCAGCAACAATGACTTATAGCACTAAGATATCAGACTGAAAGAGTTTACCAAATTCATCAGCATCCATATCCTTCAGATGATTCGTACGTAATTCGTCTAGATACGGAGTCTCAGTAGAGATTGCGTCCTTATCACCCTTCTTCCACAGCGACCACTTCATCCACTGCTTATCGCTCATAAGGGCTTCCGCCGTTTCACCCCGCCCATTGAGCATATCAATCGCCCTATCGTACGGAACAATATCCGTAATATGGATAGACTCAAGTGCCTTATGAAGATTGCCCTTATACTTGATAGTAAAGTAAGATTGCTTGAACGGCAGCGACTTCGCCTTGTTCGTATAATCGGATCCCATCAGAACGCACATTTCCAGGAATTGTAGGTAAGTAAGTCCAGCGTGATGAAGAATGTTGTTCAGCTCGTAGGCAATCCAGCCCGTAGTATCGCCTGGAACACCCATACGCTCAGGAACGATCATTGTATGAACACCGCGTGCCAGCAAGTCCATATCATTACTCATCACCGCATCCAGCTCACCGCGCCGCATCAGATACGCCAATACGTTGTCCGCTTCACCGTTGGCATTGAGGAAGATTACGCCCGCTGCGTACAGTAGCCGCTTCACCTCATCCCGCTCATCGGTCGTTACGTAGACCGAGTTTGCCGTGAGATTGCCAATCTCCTTTGTGAGCGTATCACGCTGCTCTTTTGTCATATCAACATTCTCAATGTCGGTCGCCAGCTGCTGGCGCTTCATGTCGTTCTTCAGCCGTGCCTCATTCCGCTGTTTAATAGTCTCACGTTTCTCGTCCGGTGGCTTTCCGTCAAAGACCGGTATAGGAATAATATTGTATTCCCTACATTTCGCAATCAGGTGCGCAATGTAAGTAATTGGATGTGTATTGTTGGCTTTCGCCTTGTAAAGGAAACCAAGAATGTCAATGCCGACACGCTTCTTGGCGAAGGAAGCCCAATTGGGCGTTTTGATGGCTGGTGGTGCTGCCCACCGAATCCAGCCTGTTAATCCACGGATGCCCATAGTAGGAAGTAGGAAATTCTAGGAATTATAGAATGCGTATTTCGGAATGCTGAATCTGTGGTTTGGCTGTAGAGGAGTCAATTTTTTCATCGTTTGAATCCTTCAAGTACATCCGGTACACTCATTCGCATGCTCATATCCTGTGGAACGGTGGTTTTTGCTAGAGCACGCAGACGCTCCAATTCTGGCGTCACCAATCCGCACATAACATACTGTTTCTCTTCTGGAGTTTTTCCCTGCCCAAAAACCCATAAAAACTCAAAATGTGGTGCTAAGGCGGCTTTCAATACATAATACGCAAATACACTTGTATTTTCCTCCCATTTATGGGTTGCCCGTGCTAAAAGTTGTGTTGCCTGTAAGTCCTGCCATTTACGCTGATTATCCCACGATTTTCCATACCACGCACACGCTAGCCATTCCGCATACAACTCCGTCCACGCCTCAAACAAATGCGGATTGAGTTTATCCGTCTTATTCATCTTCCAGCACGGTGCCGGTGTCGGTCCAACATCCCAATCCCACTTCATTGCGTGAATCATTTCGTGAATAAGTACCCGCTCCCACTCCTCACTACGATAAATTACAATATTCGGTGTACCGACAGTTGTCCATCCGCCGTTCACCTGTGCCTTTGTCGGCCACTGATTTGCTCTAATTTCTCGTGGATCATCACGAAACCATATGTAAATCTTAAATCCTGGTGCGGCACCTAACCATTGGAGAATCGCATCGGTTGTACGTGCAACTTCGCTAGCCTTGCCAATAATAGGTGTAATCAAATACAGCGTACTTCCCTGCCAAAGCTCGTACTTGAGCCCTTGAACTCCTGGATTTTCTAACAAAGAGAAAATGGTCTGCTGTTCCCAGCCGCTAGCTATCTGCTTTTTTGCTTCGGCGAACTCGTACGGGCTTAGCGGCTGGGGCTGCCTTTGTGGCTTCTGTTGGGGCAGCGGGACTGATTGGAGCAGTGCTAGCGCCGACTGGCTCATTTTGTACTGGCGTGTCTTTTTTATGTGTCTGTGGCGGTAGCAAAGACAGCAAGGATGAATTGGTTCTCACGGTTTCGAACAAAAAGAGTACGGCTGATTCTAGTGAAAGCGGGGTGCGGTAGGACGTATGCGGTTCGGCGGTTGTCAACGACTTCATCGCTAGCCAGAATACGTGGGGCTCTAGCAGCGTATGCTGACGCTGAATCGCGGCGGCACAACTATCAATAATCTCGGGTCCCGTTTGACAGAAACTGAGTGCCTGATACACAATCGCACGCAGCCACTGGACGACTTTAAGGTCGGGCTTCCTACCGGATCGTGCATTCTGAATCAGTGATGCAATCATTTCGTCATAGAAATCCTGAATACGCCTTGGCCACTGCGATGGAACTTGATTCGGTAAATACTTTTGAATCTCATCAATACGCTCAGGTCGTCCTTCGCATTTTTCATACGCAAGTTGGCTAGCAAAGGGCGGCGGGACGGCGGTTTGCCACGTTGGGTAAGACATCCGCGGCATACGATATCTCACAAAGGCGTCGTCTAGAAGAGCGAGCGGACCCGTAATTTCGCGTGCGGTAAGCCAGAGCATGCCTGCCGCCTCGGGCGGTAGAACAAACTGTTGAATAATGGCACGGACACGAATAGCGGCGGCTAGAGAAAGACTATGTGCGCGTCGTAAAACTACTAATTTACGGGAGGAAGACCGTAGGCTATTTAACACATCGCCGCTTGAAAAGAAACTGGTAAGAAGGTCACCAATAATCTGCTTATCTTGCATTGATAGGTTCGGAATATCAATTTCAAAATGGTATGGGCTCGTAAATACACGGGCTTCATAACTATCGCCAACTGTAAATATACGGGTTTCCAATGGATATGTAATCTTTCCCTTATTTTCCTCTTCAATAAGCCGTCGGAGCTCTTTTGTTTTACCAGACCCCGCCGGTCCAATAAACATAAACGGTATATCAAGCCGCTTCATCATATTAGATTATTATGAAGCGAATTGTTTAGGCGGCGGCTGCGGCTACTGCTTATCGTCCCCCTGTGGCTAATGTATCCCTTAAATTACTTATGGTAATCGTGGAGATACTTGCCGAAATAAGAGTACACGGCAATATAATAATCATCACAATTCCAAGTATAAACTGAGCCATTTGCCCAGGATTATGGCTAAAATGATAGAGGGCAAGGGCGTACGCAATCAATGATGCTACAAAACTAAATACGGTCACGATCGCCATCAGTTTCGTATTCTGTGCGGAATCCTTCGGCAAAAGTGTACCGTATGTTACACCTACAATAATCGCTAACATGCCACAAATGGCGATCGAGACCATATAAGGTGCGTCAAATGCCATACTCTATTATATGAGCATTTTATCGCCTGCGCAAACCACCACCTTTTACCACCGTCTTTGCTGTATCGCCGAACGCTGTAGCAAATCCCTCCCAATTTATACCGGTGCCGGGCGGGGTTGATATAACCGCTAAAACTCCACATAATATCAGAATTGATACAATAAGTGGAGCAAAGAACCTGCGGAAAAAGACATCCTTGATTACGGGGTCTCTATGTCTGCGCCGCTTCTTTACACCGCTACTACACGACGGATTCGATGTATCCATTTACAATGGCTTATCTTTTTCTAATTATACTATAAGGAGGTATCTGTAATGTCAGCATTCCAATGTAATCCGGCACTACACCGCCGGGACGGGGAGACCTGTTTGCCGCATAGTGCTCTTCAGCGCTTAACACGTGCGTGGAACAAAACCCATCCCCGGCACAAAATAAGCGTCCGTAAGACGCGGAAAAACGGAAAGCAAGCCGCCGGTGTCGACACACAACCAAATACAACTCTTTGGAATCAATTACGCGATAATATGAAATCACATTACAAATGCGAAACGGAGTTTTGTGCCGTGAAGAAACTACCTGGAATATCGGACAATGAGAAGAAGGAGTTAAAAGAATACTTCAAACCCGAAAAGCCCAAGAAATGGGACAAGAAGCCTACCGATTGGCTGGATAGTTACAATATTGAAGACGTGATGAAACAGTATGAAGCTGCCTATCCGTCTTTTGAGTTTATCGGTCCCGTTCCTATTGATTTTGATGCCAAAGACGAAAACGCCTGGGGAAAGTGTATTGTTAACGAACTCTGCCGGCTGGATTTACAGGAATCGGCTCGGAAGGGTAAAACGAAAATTGGTATTATTTTCAATCTAGACCCGCACGACGAGCCGGGCTCGCATTGGATATGTGCATTCATTGACCTTGAAAAAGGAAATGCCTACTACTACGATTCATATGGATATGAGCCACCTGAGGAAATTGCACGACTTCTCAAACGCTGTAAGGACCAAGGCTGTAAGAATGTCTATTATAACGATATCCGTCATCAGCGGAAAACGTCCGAGTGTGGCACATTTTGCTTATTAGTGATTATATGCTTGCTCAAGGGCAAAGAATTCCAAGATATTTGTAAAAATATGCTAAATGACGACCAAGTCAATAAAATTCGTGATATTATGTTTGCCGAAGAGACACCGCGAAAGGGGGCTTTGGATGAGGCATTAAAAACATTATGTATCTAATTCTTCAGCGTTCTGTTTGAATTTTATGATATATCTTGGTAGTTTAGAAAGATGTCCGGACGAACAGGTGGTCCGCAACAGAACTTGTTTCTAAACGGAGCAAACTACTCCAAAATTGTAGGATTCTTACGCACACGCTATGCGAAGAAAATGGGAGTTTCGGCATTACCCGAAAAGATAGACGAGAAACTCCAAAAGTACACTCAACATTTTATGACGGAAGTCGCTCGTGTTCAGGGACAGGATAAGCCGCAGAACGCTCTTGCCACTGAAGTCATTCGCGAAACCGAAATATCTATGGATGCGTGGTTCCGCAAGCAGCAGGCGGCACAGCCCCCTACCACAATATCTGTAGGTACCTATCCCCGTGGCGAGGATGTATCCCGCCTTTTCCAGGATACTGGCTCTAATTACAATAATATGATGGCTTCCCGCGCACCCATCCCTATTCCGCAGGTCGGTATTCCCGATTTCCGTGCGCCCGCACCCGAACTTGACGATGAGGAAGACCCCGTACTGCTGATGCAGCGTGAGACGAAGCGTCGCGAGGACCAGGCACGTGCCCTTGGTATTCCCGCTGCCCAGTCATTTCCGAACAAGAAGGTGGAGTCCGCCCAGAATGGAGCGGCGTCGGTTATGCCGCCCCGTCTAGAGATTCGCGAGGAGGCTCCTCCCTCTGCCACGCAGCCTATCCCGCCCCAAGCCGACCCGCCGCCGCCCCAGCTTGCTCCCCGCCCTCAAGACTATATCATCCCCCAGGAGGATGTAGTCAAGTACCGTGAAACCGAGTATAACGTGTTTATTACAAGCTCCGACCGTAATTGGCTCCTCAACAACAGCGAAAACCGCTACAACTTCTCCGTCATCTTCAATACCGGCAATACCACTGGGGCTCTCGGGTACAATAGTGCCGTTCAGCAGCGTTTCCGCAATATCCAGCGTATTGAGTTTGTGAAGGCAATTGTGCCAATTGAGTCGCTCACGGCACTTGTACGTATTCCGGCAGCGGGCTCCTACGATACTAGCCGTGTTGTCAATATCTTCTCGCTACCGTTTGCGAGCGTCCGTATTGCCGAACTCAACAACAACTCCTTCTCTACGAATCCCGATGAGGATAATACGTTTGCTATTGTCCAGTACGATACGACGTGGTCCTCCGATTTATACGTCCCCCAGTCATACCTACCCTCTACCTCCGCTGCCTTTGGCAATGTTCCTGCCGATAAGACTGGCTACACCGGCTTTATTCCTAAGTTCCTCAAGACGCAACGTGTATACACACCGACGCCATTAGCGACCCTGAACCGTCTAACAATCCGTATGGAGCGGCATAATACGGAGCTTATCAGCCCAGATCCCGACGTCTTCTTTATTAGCCGTATTCAACTCAGCGATTTAATCACAAACTTTGGCGGCACTGGTACTACGACAGATAATACAAACTACTCTAGCGTCACAGGCACAAATACTGAGAATCCCTATATCTTTATCAAGACGACAAACTATTTCTTGTTTAGTGCTATTTCCGAGGGCGATATCATCAATATTCAGGGCTGTACTGTTACGCCGTCTGGTACATTCACCGCCAGCGGTGCTGTAGATTTCACAGACTTCATCAATAAGTCTGAAGGGCATTATGTTGTTGCCACGGGCTATATCAACGTCTCTGGCGGAAATTCAACTATCAATCTTGGACGTAACAACGCCGGCTACTGTAACGTCATCATCATTCGTAACCGCTTTGACAATGCCGCCACCACCGGTGGTACGACGCGCAATCAGGGTCCCTCCTATTTTGGCGGATTCCTGTCCCAGGAGGAGAACGCCACTAGCGGCTCTACCGCGGGTCTCACGTCTATCCTCAACACGGCGGCAACCGTACAGACCGGCTGTGCCCTTATCAATACAAGCCGCCAGACAAACTTTGTCCTACGTATTATCACGCGTGATATGGATTCTACATCCAATATCCGCCCCGATAATGTCTAATCTTTCGTCCCCGAACTCTACCGATATTATTTTGATGTAATTTGGTAGAGGCATGCTTAGCACGGTAATTGTGGTGCTGCTTGTGGTAATATTTGTATGTACTTTTATCATACCCATCGCCCTTAAAAATAAAGAGGGGTTCCAGACCTTTACAGGTGGTGGCTACAAGAATTACATGGGAAACTATCTAAGTGAGCGCAAAGGTATGATTGAGAGCGGAAATCGTCAATACAATGGTCTAGGCGCAAGTTTAGACCCTATATTGCCAACATTTGCTATAGCACCGTCGGGCATTGAAGATAATACAACACTTACAATACCCCAGTATTTACAGCAGTTTAATCAACTTACAAACAGTGCCAACAAAATTCTTACAAACAGTTTAGCGAATCCTGATATTACGCCAACAACAGCATCTCCGACTAATATGGGTCCTAAACCGATGGGTATAAAAGCACAGTTGCCCCCACCTAATGACCTACTTGTGAAGGCACGCCAGTGCGAAAATGACCTAAGGACTCGTGATAGTTGCTCAAAGTTAGATGACCCGACGTATGAGAGTTGCGGCATTTGTATTGATGGTGGTACCAAATTTAATGGAGACAGTGCCCAAACCTTTATAGGTGGTTTGCTATCACTTGTATCCGAGCGTAACGAGGCTGCGAGCGATGCTGCTGGTGGAACCCCCATATACCAACCAACAATTGGTAAGTGCCCGCCTGGTATGTTCTATGTAGACTCGGCATCGTGTAAGAAAGCCGTAAATCAGCTCAACTGTAGCGAAATCGGCAGCACTGGTGGTTTCGAGGGCGGAAAGACAAAGGAGGGACGTAGAATTCCCGATGTATCGTGTGCTCAGGCACCTATACAAGACATTTATGTCTACCAGCCGCCAAATGACCTGTATGATGTAACGCTACGCTTCTTAACGCCATTTGGTACCGGTATTACTAAGGCAATTGTTACACATAAACCATTAGTCGCTGTAGTTAACGATCCTAAGACTGGTAAAAATATAGAACGCAGAACTCGCACATTTACGGCGAATAATGACGGCAAGCCTGGATTAGAGTTTACACTTACACTCCAAGGAGTGATGGAGCAGGACCCTGTAGTTGTGGAGATTGTACAAGAGATGCCTCACCGCCCTAACGGAAAGCCCGAAGTCTTCTACGTATATGAGAAAAATTCACAGGGAGGCATCAAGACGTGTGATAAATCTAACGCACAAAATATATGTTCTCGTATTGGTACATCCCTTGCCACAAAGGACAATGTTAAAAAGTCAAATGATGCTGGAGGACAGGCACCCTTATGCGGTATGATTAGCGATTCAGATACGCCGATGTTTTCCGTACAAAGTGGATATGCCGGTTTTGTCGGCGTTGGCTCTCATCCAAAGGCTGATTTTTGCCCTGCATCAAATCCCTCCTACGGTGCGTGGTGCTACGGTTTCAAGCCTAAGATGACAGCTACAGTTGGATTAATTCCTACATTTATTTATCAATTCTTTGATTCGTTTGGAACAAATGCTCAACCAGCACAGGGTAACAGCCTATATAGCGAGTACTCCGATTCCGTGAGCAATAACCCACCTGGTATCTCACAACGTGGTATTATCATTCAGTGGGAGATGGTAGGCTCAGAAAATCGTACCGTTCCCTTCATGCAAACAATAACAATGGTTGGTACTAATAATTTGAAAACGACCCCCAGTGCTCTCCGTCTACTCGGTCCGTATGCAAAGAGCTCAATAATCAGAGGTCCTGCGTGGAATTCAAAATCGTCTATGGTGAAGAATCAATTCTGGTTTTGGAATAATACTAGTGCTGCATCGCAATCCGCAATATTTACAGCAAGTGTGCCTGGATATCTGGAGAATCCTCACTATGAGGATGACTTACAGAATGCACCAATTGGTCCTCTCATTACAAATCCTAAGACAATGGAATTACTCAAGACATCCCCTTGCTTTGCGGAGGGTCAAGAGCCAGGTCGCTACAGTGCCGCTTGCTTGCTCAACCTGTTCCAGGGAAATGGTGGCGACCCTTCTAAGGGCACTCTTGCTACAGAAAACGGCGGTCTATCCCAACTCAATAAATATGGTGATATCAGCGACATTTCTGATTATCTGGCTGGCTTATATTTTACAGCCTTATCTGGTAAGGATATTAATGGTAATGTAATCAGTTTAGATATGACGACACGTATTGCAGCGATGAATGACGCCGCAATGAAGATGTTTGGTTTCAAGATTACAAATCCTTGCGAAGATCTTGTAGACAACGCGGATGGCTCTGTCGGTCTTGTAGCGAAGCCTATGACAAATGTAACCGCCGATTGCCTCCAGTATCTATGGCTCAATAATCTATCAGACCAGGACCGCTCACCCTACGGTCCTAAAGCTGGTGGAATCTTTGACGGTACATATACGAGCGTTGCGGATCGTTTTAGCGGTCTCCGATACAATGAAAGCACACCTAAACGTCGTAGCCAGTACCCATTCCAAGCCTGTCAATTAGGTGGTACAATGGCTCCAGTTAAGAATGGAGAGCCTGACCGTATAGTCATTGGAAGACTCACAAGCATGGATAGCCTACAAACTGTACAAAACTTCTTTAACGGTATTCAAAAGGCGGCAAACTACAGCCAAGATCAGAAGGCACAGGCGGCCGCAATGGAGCAGTGCTACGGTATTAAACAAGCCAAAAATAAGAGTCTGGGCTATGGCTGTACACTCATTATGCCGCAAAATGTCATACCAGGTGTCACGTGCTATGTTAACCTAGGCGACCCTACAGAGATTACAAACTATTTGATGTATAGCAGTGGTGCGGCATTCTTTGGTGGTGTTCAGAATAGCCCCAATATTACATTTATGCTAACGGCGCCCAACACTGGTCAGGCGAACTGCGTCAGCTTCAAGACAACAGATTCTTCACCTCTATTCCTACGCCACTCTGGATTCCGTATATATGCTCACCGCAATGATGGCAGCACAATATTTGCACAGGATTCCACATGGAAGATTGTATCTTCGCTCAACAAAGATCCTACAATGATATCGTTACAGTCGGTCAATTACCCTGACCAGTACTTCAGCCAAGCCGGTGCTGCCAACGAAGTTTGGTTAACTAAATTTGCAAATACAGCAGAAGACGCAAATCGTAAGTCGTTTACGATTATTGGCGTGCCTGCCGTTCCCCAACCTTTACCACCTTCACTGCCTGTAATGGATGGTTTAGTGTTATGGTTAGATGCAAAGGATAGTTCGACCGTAGGCGTCAATGGTTCATCTGTCACACAATGGAAAGACAAATCTGGTTCAGGAAATGATATGACAAAAATTTCAGGCTCTGTTACATACACGCCCGATTCTGGACTCACCTTCCAGGCTGGAGGAATTTTACAGACGGCTGGAAAGATATCTGTCTCACCTGGCTCACATGTGTTTGTTGTAACTCAAGTTACCTCTATAACAAGTGCAGGTCTAGGATATGTATTTGGATTAACCGATATGCACGGTCCTGGCGATTATAGTATACGATTTATGACCCCAACATCTCTTGCTCAATGGGATGCGAACGATATGGGACAGCCTTTATACTACGTAAATGGAACTGCCTCCAGATATGCAGGCACTGTAGCTGTGCCTCCAGGAGTCAACACCATATGCGGAGTTGCAAGCGAGGGTGGTTCTACACGATTATCGTTATCGACTGCATTTATGAATCGGTTTTTAATCGGAACAATCAGCGAAGTTCTTGTATTTGAACAAAATCTCTCGGACACACAACGTAAATCGGTGGAGGGATATCTAGCCTGCAAATGGGGATTACAGTCAAAACTACCACAGGCACATCCATATGCGACGACATGTGCTAAGGGTGGTACCCAATCGGGCAATGGATGTATTGTACCAGACACTGTTCCAAAGGGAACCTTTTCTGGTGATTGGATTCCTGGTTCTCCCACTGCTACAGCAGTGAATGTAGACGACCAGTGTAATAAGGTTGCCATGTTCCATTCCCCCGATAATTTTACAAAGATGGTGAGTGATAAGGGTGTCGCCAAGTATTACACCGGTCAAACAAACTTATATAATCCTGCGAGTTGGCCAACATATAAAAGTGCACAGGGACACTATGCCTTTAATGGATTCTAAAGCGGCGGCTGTGATTCCGAACAATAATTGAATGATTCGCCGTGGGAAGATTCATTCAAATATTTAAGAGTCATAATTAGAGTAAATGATAGGAGGAACCATCATTGTAATCCTTCTTGTTTTGGTATTTATTTTTACCTTTGTGATTCCTGTCGCACAGAGCAAATATGCCGAGTCCTCCGAGGGATTTTCGAATATGAGCAACTACAGGTTAGAGCGTAATACTATGAGAAATGAGGGTAGTCAGTTGTACAATCAACTAGGTAGTGCAATGGACCCGATCCTTCCGAATTTTGCTGTAACTGATGTAGCATATGACCCAAACCTTACAAACCAACAATTTGCTCAGAAATTTAACACTGCAACTCAACAAAAGAACAAGGATCTTACAGTTGCTCTCCAAACTCCCGACGGATCACCTTCAATGCTATCTCCTACAAATATGGCAATTGTATCGCAAAACGTAAACCCGCAATTACCGCCTGCAAATGATTTGTATCTTACTGCCCTCCGATGCCAAGCCTCCCTTACAAAGCGCCTTGATTGTTCTAAATTAGATGACCCGAAGAACGCACTCTGTGGTATTTGTATTAAGGGTGGCACGAAATTCGACGGAAGTAGCCCTAAAACATTTATTGGTGGTCTGTTATCTATATTCCAAGACCGCACCGATGCTGAAGATGCTGCTGCCGGTGGAACGCCCTTATACCAGCCCAGTCTTGGTAAGTGCCCTCCCGGTATGTTCTATGTTGATTCCGCATCCTGTATAAAAGCAGTGAATCAACTGGAATGTACCGAAATCGGCGAAACAGGTGGTTTCCAAGGTGGTAGAACAATAGAAGGACGAACCCTTAACGACGTCAGCTGTGCGCAGGCTCCTGTTGCGGGCACAAATACATACGTATATAAGCCTACAGATGAAAAGACTGCTCCCTATCCTGTAGTTCTCCGTGTCATATCTCCATTCGGCACCGGCATTACACAGATTGTTGTTACCCATCAGCGGAGCGGCAAGACCTACACCGCCAGCAATGACGGCAATCCAGGGCAGGAATTTACACTCACACTTCCCAGCGTAATGGAAGCCGATACTGTAAATGTTCTAGTTGTCCAGGAGATGCCGAACCGCACAAAAGGACAATCTGAAGTATTCCAAGTACAAGAACAGGTACAAAATGGTCAAATGAATACGTATAACGTTACCTCCGCAAAGGCACTCTGTAACCGTATCGGTTCGGATCTTGCAACATCCGCACAGCTGAAAAATGCTCTCGATAACGGACTTCAATCGCCCAACTGCGGAATTGTAAGCGACCAGACAACGCCTATGTATGCTGCACAGACGGGCTCCAGCTCTTTCAAATTTATTCCTATTGGCGGCGCACCAGGAATGGGTGTATGCCAAAACAGCGGCAGTGCAAACTCAGCTTGGTGCTTTGGCTTCAAGCCCTCCGCAACAATTACAAATCCAACAATCCCATCGCCCATTAGAACGTCCGTTGTCAATTGGTTTAACAGCTTTGGTCCCCCACAGGCTCCAAGCTTATATAGTAAATTTAGTGAACCTGGTGCGTCAGATCCGCCTGGCAATTCAGAGCGTGCCGTCATTATCCAATGGGAGATGAAGGATTCTAATGACCGCACTGTACCATTCCTACAAACAATTAGCAGGATTAATGGTAATCTGGCAAAACCGGCACCACCCACTCCCAGCCCTCTTCGTCTTCTTGGACCGTTCACTGGAAGCTCCGTTATTTCAGGACCTGTATGGCAATCCAGAATGTCAATCCTGAAGAATCAATTCTGGTTCTGGAGCAATTCTTCAAATAGTCCAACCGTCACATTTGTAGCACAAGTACCAGGTTATCTAGAAAACCCTTATTACAGTGATGATTTAGAAATCGCTCCTATGGGTCCTTTAATTACAAAAGAGAGCACAAATGCGCTACTCAAGAGCTCCCCCTGTATGGTTGCGGGTCAGAATCCAGGCTCTTATAGTGCTGCCTGCTTGCTTGATTTGTTCCAAGGTGTAGGTGGAGTTCCAGGTATGGGCACACTCTCTACAAAGAATGGTGGTCTAACACAACTCAATGGCTACGGCGATTTGAATGCGATTAGTACATATTTGAGAGGATTGTACAGATCGGCAACTGCAGGCAAGGACGCAAATGGAAATTTACTCAGCCAAGACCTTAGAACCCGTATGAACGCAATGAATGCCGCCGCACAACTCTTATTCGGTTTTGATATTGTAAACCCCTGTGAACAAATTGTTGACAACGCCGATGGCTCTGTAGGTCTTATTGCCACACCAATGATAAATGTAACACCTCAATGCCTACAATATCTATGGCTAAATACGGGCTCTGATGGAAATCGTAGGGGTAGTGCCGGTGTGGGTCGGATATTTGATGGCACATACACAAACATTGCCGACCGTTTTAGCGGTCTAATGAACACAGAAAGCACACCTGACCGCCGTGGGCAGTATCCTTTCCAGGCGTGCCAGCTCAGCGGCACAATGGCACCTATCAAGAATGGACGCCCTGATAGATCTGTCGTGAATCAGTTGATGGAAATGCCGAGCCTACAGGCGATTCAAAATTACTTTGATGGAATTTTCAAGACTGCCAATAATCTTGGTGGTACGTTTGGAAATTCCACTGCTGCCCAGTCTGCCGATCAGGCGGCTGCTATCCAACAGTGCTATGGCATAAATCAAATTAAGGGTACGGCAGTCGGTAACGGTTGTACCGATTGGACTCCGCTTACAATTCCAGGAATTGAACTATGGCTAGACGGAAATGACCCGCTTGGAACAGGAAACCCGCCTGCCGACCAAACACCGATTCCCACGTGGCGTGATAAATCTGGAAAGGGTCGTAATGCGACAGCACCCAACGATGTACCAATCTTTAACACGAATGTATGGAATAGAAACGGTTCTATTTTATTAAATCCTAACCAGGTATCTCAGAGTAAGCAAGGAAATTACGTATTACCGCCATTTAATCCAGCGTCCTCGGCGTCACAGACACCTGGCTCTCCTACAATTTTTATTGTAGTATCTGTTAAAACATATACCGCAAACAATGGTGCATATATGGATTGCATGAGTCCACCCAACTGGCGCTTTTTCTACCTCAATGACTCTGTACAGGGCGGTGGTGCTGGTACTATTAATCTCACCAACGGCTATACTGATGCATGGAACATACTTACACCTGCAGGCACTGCAAATAGGGCACCGCAAGTTCTCACTCTACAGATAGCCGATCCGAGGAGCAAGACTGCACCAACTAGTCGCACAACTGTGTATGTAAATGGAAATCGCTGGATGAGCCCCGTCTACGGAGATGGTGTACCATGCGAATCATACTGGGCAGAGCCGTACGACGGTAAGACTCGCCAGGGATTTATGAATGGAAATAATTTACAATTTGCCATCGGCAGAGGTCTTGTTGGATATGTAAGTGAACTTGTTATGTTTAATCGCCAACTTAATGATAAGGAGCGGCAGCAAGTAGAGGGCTACCTTGCGTGGAAGTGGGGTCAACAAGATTCCTTGCCCGTCAAGCATCTCTATGGCAGCCGTATGCCGTAAATCTCAATTTTATATGGGAATAATTCAATAATATATCGTCTTACGATAAACTATTGGATTAATAGGGGAATGCTAGGACTGTTTGTTCTTATTCTAGTTTTAGCCGCTGGGCTCATCTATTTCAGCTACCACTACTATGTCAGCGAAGGATTCGCTGACTTTCTTGGAGTTCAAACACCCTTTTTGGAATCCCAAGAAATTGTTTATAAGAATTATCCTAAAGAAATTGTCACAAACCCAGGCGTTGATAATATGACAAAAGCACTTGTTGTTCCCGACATTTTCCTAGATATGGATACAGCCGATTCTACTCTTGTCGCCAAACGTCTTATTTCGGATCCGACTAACGGATATACAGACTACGATAATAAATTTTGCCGCTCCGCACTTCAACCTGCAAATCTTCCAAGACATCTCCGAGGTGCGCGAGATGGCTGTGGGTGGTGGTACGTAGAAGACCCCTCACTCACCTCCGTCGGTGTACTCGGTACCGTAAACGGTCCCGTATTTCACGACGGGCTTGCCGCCGGTGGACGCTGGATATGGGACCTTGTAAAAGCCCAAGAGCTTGAAGAAATCAAGATGTGTAAACAAATTACTGTATGCGACCTTATTGATACAAACGCCGTCCACGGACGATGTGGATTCTGTCCTACATCTGGCTACGCCGTACCTGTAAAAAGCGATGGAACCGAAAAGTATTTAAATAACGTGGCTGCCACCTGTGGCGTTCCTGTTCTAATGAATGGCAGCGACTGTGAAGTATTCCGAGAGAAAAAACGTGTTGTTACCGCACCCGATGGCACAAATTGCTATCAATTCGGACGCTCCTCCGCCAATAAGAAACTTCGTATTTACAACGAAAGCGAATGTAATAATTTTAAGGGTGTATTATCCTACGACGGTCAATGTACCAGCCCCGATGGAGTCAATTACAGTGAAAGTTGTGCCGAGTTGAATAAACCTACAACAAACGTATGTATGCCAGATATAAATGGACGATTAAGCACAGCCTGTTTAACAAGTATCGCAAAAGGCATTGGTTATACAACCCGCGGTGCTGTACTACGTATCCTAAAAAATGGTGGACGCGTTGAAGAAAATGACCGTGTTGCGATGGCACAACTTACAAATGTTGGCATAGAAATACCTGATGTAATTCTGAGCGGCGGAGATGTCGGTGGAGTCGGTACTGTCGGCGGGAAAATAGATGTACATACCGCCGCAAATCTCTATATGAAACTCAAAGAACAAATACGTATTGGCGTTCATACACGTGTACGTGAAGCGGCAAAATGGTTTGTCGTAGGTACAGTCAATTTTGACCCCTGCGGATTCGACGCAAACGAAAAAGGTCCATTTCCCTTACTCTGCGTACAACAATTATGGCGTACGAACGGTTGCCAAGCTGCCGGTGAGGGATATCCTGCGACAGAGCGAGACCTGGTGAAATACGGCTCTATGAGTTGGGGGCAAATTTCCGATATGTTCCGTGCAAACTATAAGGCTATGATCGGCGGAGATGGCTCTAACTCACAAGACGTAAGTGTGAAGAAATGTTTAGGTATTGATGTGCCGCGTAAAACACCGCCGTCCTGCCCACCCGCCACAATATTTTCCCCACTGCCTACATTTTATTCCGACTACAATTACAACGGAAACGGCGTCCCATTAGATATTGGCGAATATCCATTTACAACCTTTATCAAACATATTAAGAACGATACCTTAAGTTCTTTACGCGTACCCTCTGGGTATGCTGTCATAGCATATCAAGATGATATTGGTTCGCGGAGCAACACCTATACATACGATGTGCCTGACCTTCGAACAAGTGGGTTTGATAAGACTATTTCCGCACTCAGCATCCGTAAAATTAGCAGTGTAGCTGCCGCTCCCGCTCTCAACATCTCTATTTCAGGAGATTACGAACGTAAAATTGTAGGCGGGACGACATATTACATTATTAGAGGCAATGCCACTGTAAAAACAAATATTCCGGCAAATGTTAAATACTTTGCGGTCGGCGGCGGAGGTGGAAGTGGCAACAAAAACGGCGGAGGAGCCGGCGGTCTACAAACCAATGTAGATGGAGTCGCCGCCTTCAAATCGCAATACAATCCTCAACCGCTGCTGCTGACTCCAGATAATACGTATATTGTAACAATTGGTGCCGGTGGCAGTGGTAAAAAGAATGGTGAAAATACTATCTTTTCAGGTGGACGGTTAATTCCTATTATGGCACTTGGCGGTGCTTTTGGCGGTAGTACAGGAATATACTGTCCTGAGTCAACTGGCGGTTGTGGTGGCGGCGGCTGCCCATCTGTCGGCTCACAGGGCGGAAGCACAAACGGTCCAAATAAAAGCCCTGTAGCCAATGCGGGTGCCGGCATTGGAGGACATCCTAAAGATTACTGGACAGGTGGTCCAGGTATTACATATGCTGGTGAAACTTTCGGTGCAGGTGCCCCCAACGCCCAACTCAAATTTACGGGTCCCAAAAACAGTGGTGGCGGTGGTGCTAGCGGTGGTAACGGAGGCTCCGGTATATTTATACTATCGGTTAACTAGGACAATCCTGTATTTCTAACAATGGTTGGAAATAAGTGTATTGGGCATAATTAAATTAGCAAATTATCATAGAGAAATTTATCAGATGTTTATCTGGTTAATTATAATTGCTGTGATGGTTGTCTCACTCATGGTATTAGCCTTACTCCGAAAATCTAAGGTTCATACGATTGAGCAGTTTGCAGATGCTACGACAATTCCAGGAAGTGGAAATAACACCGCACCTACTATGGCAGGTTTCTTAGAATCCATATCTGGTGGTCCTACATCTGGTACGTCATTCAAATCTGCCTCTACTACCTTTGTTAGCGGGCAGGAGAATTATTTACAGAATGTGCTAGGCAAAGAGGTTATGACAAATGAAGCTTTGCCAAATTACGCAAATGTTATGAACCCCGTAGTTAATCAGCCCGATGTATACTTAAATACCCCTGAAAAAATCGTTGTCCGCAATCTGCAAACAGATAACAACAGCAAGTTTACCGACGCCGATATCCAGTGGTGTAAATCGGCGAAGATGCCCGCCAATCTACCAAAACACGTAAAAGGTGCTGCTGTTGGCTGTGGATGGTATTACATACCCGACCCGAAACTAAGCAGCAGCGGAGCATTAGGACAGGCGAACGGTCCTATATATCCTAAGGGTCCGAATGGTGACGGTGTTAACGGAGTGCCTGGATACGGTAATGGTCAGTGGATTTGGGATCTGACACTCGCCCAACAGCTAGAAGAGATTAAGAACTGTGCTCGCATCAAGACTTGTGTTTCGATTGATGCTCCTTCCGTCAATGGTATCTGCGGCTTTTGCCCCTCTTCCGGTCTCGCGATTCCTGTAAACGTAGACGGCACAGAGAAATATCCTACATCTCTCACAATCAATAAGATTACAGCACCCGCCGCAACGTGTAATACACCAACTATTATGAATAGTGCAGAGTGCGACAGACCTGCTCCTAAGCCCTTTATAACACCTCAGGGCATCGATTGCGGTACCTATGGTTATCCATCTCCCGACTACAGCATTCGTCTATACAAACAAAACGACTGCGTAACAAACATGGGCGGAAATTGGGTACGCAATGGTGAGTGCTTAATACAGGGTGGCGGTAGTTATAGTGCAGTATGCTCTCCGCTCAACGGTCAAAAACCCGCCCCTCCTGGACCCACTGTCTGTACACCTGATGGTAATGGTAATCTAAGTAAAGCATGCCTCATCTCACTTGCAAAGAGCATTGGCTATACCCCATCTGGCTCTATTATGAAGATGCTACAAAAGTCAGAAGAACCAGGTGAAATTGATAGAGTTGCTATACAAATTGTAACCGGGCAAAATGTGCCTGTGAATCCTATACTCTACAAAGGCGGTGCTATACTCCTTTCTGATGCTATAGTTTCCTATGATAACATTTTCAGTCTCATTAAGGGTGGACGTAGTCCTATTGTTCAACAGGCGGCTATGTGGCTCTGTATTGGTACAACCGGCTTTGACCCCTGCGACCTTCCTGAAAGCACACCTGGTCCTTTCTTTCCTCAATGTGTACAGCAGCAGTGGCGTATTGCGGGCTGCCAGCCTGCTGGCACTCTGTATCCATCTGAAGACTCCACTATAAATAAGATTAATACACTCACCTGGGGCAAAGTAAAGGAGATTTTCGCAAATACCTATAACGCAATGACCTCAGAAAGCGACCCCGTCAAGCAGGATATTGCCGTCATGCGTTGTCTCGGTATTACCACAAAGCGTGTTACACCTCCTCCCTGCGTAGGAATCTCTCGCGACTCCCTAGTTATCAACTTAGATAGTGCGGCATTTGGAACTACTGATGGAAAGGCTGCCTATACAATGGACGGCATATGGAAATCGGTCAACGCTGTCTATACGGGTGATGCTGTTGCCTCAGGCACAAAAGTCGCTGATATAAAAGGTGTACAGTTTGATGGCACAACCGTCCTAGGAACTCCTAACCTTGTTGCTCAGGTGCTTGGAATTGCCCAAATGAAGGTTCTAAATGGTCCTAACCCCAGCGTAGTCTCCTCACCCATGGCACCCAGCAAACCCCCGCCAATTCTAGATACTGGCTTCCTAACGATTGGTGATGTCGGTATGGGTGTCTATTCAACGGAATTCCACGTAATAGAACCTAGATTTATTATTAATATTGACCGTGCAGGATGGCAGCCTATATTCAAACAAATACATAATGATATTGCTAAAGGTGTTATATATAATGCGACAGTCAAGGGTAACAATTCAGGAATTTCTTATAAATTCAAGGTGACCGAATGTACTGATGGCAGTAGCTGGAATGGCGTATTTGGTAATGCCTCAGAGAAAAAGCCAGATCCTATCTTATTTATTCAAGATAGCGCCTTATCGTTTACAATTGAGAAATATGTAACACCTACATTTGATGTATCACAACCTATTTTAACAGCGGGAGGCACATTACGCGACGTTGGTTACCCCCCAGGCGGTATAGGAATAGGCGGCGACCAAAAGACCTATTTTTCTATTGCGTTTAATTACGCTATAAATCCAGTTCAATCTCCTGACGGTACGATGCCAACCCTTGTCAATACAGTCAACGATGTTATTAAAGGGGGTAAGCAAAGCATTATGGTAACTATCAATGTGCCCAGCAAAGGTCTTTCGTTTAGTGCTCCTATTACTGACATGGGTGACGGTGGATGGTTATACTTTATTAGTGGTAAAGGACCCAGTCCAGTAGCCCCTGATGGAGGGTATTATGTCAAAGAGAATGGAGGTAGAAATCTTCCGCAGTACGCGGGCTGGGATGGAATCGCAAACGGCGGCAATCCACAAGCCAACGCTGAATTATCGTTAACTATTATGTCAAATGTGGTAGAGACACGCGAGCTGTGGATTAACCCTAATATAGATACCTGCGAAATCCTTTCTATTTTCGGCGGAACATCCTACACGGAGACATGGACAGAGATGGCAATCTACAAGGGTCAACTTGTTATTGGTCTCAAGTCAAATGAGAAGGGGTACACATTCTTTAATGCGGGCACTATTGTTCCTGGACAATGGTCGCACATTGTACATGTTTACAACCAGAAAGACGGTAGTCACGAAATATATATTAATGGCGCCGGTCCTGTATCAATTAACGGACTTACACGCAAAAACTACGGAGGATACCTCGGCTATTCGCTTGGCGGTGGCTCAACGGTCAATCCATTGTACCAACGGTTTCCCGCCGCAATGCCTTTCAAAGGTCAAATTGGTGCATTCCGTGTCTATAATCGTGCTTTTGCACTTACGGACGTCCAGAATAATCTTGCAGCGACGATTGGCACCTATGTTGGTAATCAGGTGGAACTTGCTACAAAGAATGATCCGAATGCTCTTGCAATGGCAGCCGGCAAATTCTACGTACCAATGCTCGGCAATTCGATTAACTATCAGGCGTCTCCCCAATAAACAAAATTATTAAAACAACGTAGAGGGTTATCAGATGCTTGTCTGGTTGATTATAGTTGTTATAATGGTTGTATCACTGACCGTGTTAGCCTTGCTACATAAATCCAAGGTCAGTGCTATTGAAAATTTCCAAAACGTCTCCGGCTTACTGAACTCTACGAGTCCTTCCCAGACTATGTCCGGTTTCTTAGCCTCTATTTCTGGTGGTCCTACATCGGCTCAGTCATTAAAGTCTGCTACAACGACATTTACAACTGGACAACATAACTACTCAGAAAATGTGCTAGGCAAAGAGGTTATGACAAATGCTAATATGCCAAATTACGCAAATCTTATGAATCCCGCAGTTAATCAGCCCGATGTATACTTAAATAACCCTGAAAACATCATTGTTCGTAATCTACAAACCGATAATTCTAGCCAGTTTACCGAAGCCGACATCCAGTGGTGTAGGTCCGCACAGATGCCAGCCAATCTACCTCCTCACATCAAAGGTTCCACTGTTGGCTGTGGATGGTATTATGTACCCGACCCGAAACTAAGCAGTAGCGGAGCATTAGGACAAACGACCGGTCCTATTTTTCCCAAGGGTCCAAATGGTGACGGCATCAATGGAATACCCAATTACGGAAATGGTCAATGGATTTGGGATATAACAATCGCCCAACAGCTAGAAGAGATTAAGAACTGTGCTCGCATCAAGACCTGTATCGCTATTGATGCTCCTTCCGTCAGTGGTCTGTGTGGCTTTTGCCCCCCTTCCGGCATCGCTATTCCTGTAAACATAGATGGCACAGAGAAATATCCTAAGAGCGTAAAGATCGGTAGTATTAGCGCACCTTCTGCACTATGTAATACACCAACTATTATGAGAAGTGCGGGGTGCCCTGTGCCACCTGGTAAGGAAAAACCCCTAGTCACACCTCAAGGTATCAATTGCGGCACTCTTGGTTACCCGTCACCCGACTACAGCATTCGTCTATATACGAGTACCGATTGCACTGAGAAGATGAGTGGTATTACCGTGCCTAACGGCGAGTGTCTGGTTAGGGCAGAAAATGGTGGAGCCGGTGGCAGTTATAGTGCGATGTGTGCTCCGCTCAACGGCGTAAAGCCCGCTAGCCCCGAGCCCACAGTATGTACACCTGATATTAATGGTAGACTCAGCAATGCGTGTCTCGTAACACTCGCAAGGAGCCTCGGATATACTTCACAGGGTGCTATTATTAAACTACTACAAACAAGGGATGAACTCAGCATGCTTGATAAAATTGCTATGCAAGTTGTAAAGGCGCAAAATGTATCTATAGCACCTGAACTCTACAAAGGTGGCGTTATAACAGTTCAAAACGCTATAAAAGGGTATGATAGACTGTATAGTCTCATCAGGGGCGGAGCCGACCTTATGACACAGCAAGCTGCGATGTGGCTCTGTATTGGTACAAATAACTTTGACCCCTGTAATCTCCCTGATAATACACCTGGACCCTTTATTGACCAGTGTATAGAACAACAGTGGCGTATTGCGGGATGCCAACCTGCCGGCACACAGTACCCCTCTGATAAATCTGTCCTTGATAGACTTAATGCACTCACTTGGGGCAAGGTAAAGGAGATTTTCACAAATACCTACAACGCAATGACCTCAGAAACCGACCCCGTCAAGCAGGACGTTGCGGTTCTACGTTGCCTCGGCATTAATACAAAGCGTGCTATACCTCCTCCCTGCGCAGGAATCTCTCGTGACGCTTTAGTCATCAATGTAGATAGTTCGGCATTTACAAACGCGGATGGAAAGGCTGCCTATACAAGGAACGGTGTATGGAAATCTGCTAATGCAGTCTATAGAGGTGATCTTATTGCCTCAGGTACAAGAGTCGCTGATCCAAAGGGTGTACAGTTTGACGGCACAACCGTTCTAGGAACTCCTAACCTTGTTGCTCAGGTTCTCGGAATGCCGTTATCAACGAAGATTCTGAATGGTCCTGACCCCAGCTTAGTCTCATCCGAACGACCTCCACAGCCGCCACCGATCGCCTTTGCAACCAATTATACACGAGTTGGTGATATTGGTATGGGCAATTTAGTTGAGGAGGCGGATGGACCAGAACCCTTCTTCTTGTTTAACACTGACCAACAAGCTGGACACGTCCAGATGCAAACAATATACCGTGATCTTGCTAACGGCATTGAATATGAGGCTACAGTGAAGGGCTTGCCGTCAGGCACTGAATATACCTTCAAGATAGACCGATGCAATGATGGCACTCACTGGGTAGGATATTTCGGTAATGGAAATATAAAGAAGCCGAGACGAATGATGTTTAGAGGGGATAATCAACTTCAATATATAATTAAAAAATATGTACCTTATCTATTTGACCCATTGGCCCCCGTTGTACAGGGTAGACGTGGCTGGGGTGATTGCGGTATGCCGCCAGGATTTATTGGTATCTGGACAAACGGCGATGTTAATGTTGCTAATAAATACTATACAGGAGCGTGTTGCTCTATATATATAGATCCTGAAACATCAAAGGAACTTTCTAAGGCTGTTTACACTCCAGAATCTACTTCGCAAAAGTTTAAGGTAAGTTTTCTTACTGACAGGGGAGATGTTTGGAATGGTGGATCTCTCACTGGAATCGGATCAGCCTTTGGAAACGATTGGGTCTGGAATTTAATATTCCAAAGAAAAGACGGCACTGGCAACGGCGTTGGCGGTGGTACAATCGCTCCATACTACCAAAAGACCACCGCCGACGCTGCCTGGTGGACTGCACTAATGAATACAGGACCGCCGTATCATACAACTGTACGCATTGAAGTAGATGATGCTGCTATTGTTGTTAATGAAACTCGCGAACTATGGATTAATCCTAGTGTAGATACGTGCGAGATTCTTGCCATCTTGAGTGGTCCAACCTACACAACAAGCTATACAGTTATGGCACTCTATAAGGGTGAACTCATGATTGCACTAGATTCTAATGAAAAGGGATATACATTCTTTAGTGCGGGTAGAGTCCCCATTGGTCAGTTTTCGCATATTGTTCACGTATACAAAGACGATGGAACAAATGAGGTATATATCAATGGTGCGGGTCCTGTTGTCCTGCCCGAGAAGTTGACTCGTAAAAACTATATGGGATACTTCGGTTATTCGCTCGGTGGCGGCTCTAAGAAGAATCCTCTATACCAGCGGATTCCCGTTGAGAGACCCTTCCAAGGTCAAATTGGTGCATTCCGTGTATACAATAAAGTATTTGACCTTAAGGATGTCCAAGGCAATCTTGCCGCCACAATTAACACCTATGTCAATCAGGTGGAAGTTGCTACAAAGAACGACCCCAATGCACTTGCGATGGCAGCCGGTCAATTCTATGTGCCATCTCTTGCACCAGCTATCAATTTCCAGCCGAATCCCTCCTCGGCGTAAACGTGGCTTTTTTTACTCTATATATGTCTGGGTTCCAAACAATTATAGATTGATAAATACGTGGAGCATACACACTCCCCAACGCGGCGTTGTGAATCGTGCCACTTCTAAATGCGTCGCCTGCCGCAGCGGCGGCTTATACCCCCTAATATTTTCCGCCTTCACGGCGTGTAAGAATGTGGCGACCACCTCGTACATATTCTCGTAGTCCGGCTCCGCTGGTGTTTTATACATAAGTGTCCGCTGCTGTTTCTCCGTTACATACTTATCCAGAGCAAGCGAATAGACCGCCAAATCCATCGCCTTCGGAATCGGTCCGTCGCTATCCATCTGATAGGGTGCGGTATCAGTACTAAAGATTTGGTTTATATCTTGGTCCCGCCGCATCATCATCTCGCTAAGTTTTGAGCTCAATTCGTTACTATTTCCACCGGATTCCTTTACATATCCCGAGCCTTTTGCCTTTAGCCTTATACCACACGACATAGTTCCTACTACTAGGTTATAAAATTTGAAGCCTAAAGTTATCCGCAGATATATTAATAAATGTCCGAACCGCCGGTGAAACGGCTAGTTTGTATAGATATTGTGGCGGGGCGAACACTCTATAGCCGCACCGTCTACACAGAATACGTACCTGTAACCGAAGACCTTAATTTCTATTATAGAGACCTCTGCGGCATTACCGATGCGATTATTACAACATCATTGATTGATGTTCCGCCCGATTTTAATCAAGCCCTGGTCGCCTTTAGCGAACAGATTCCTACCCGCTTTCCCGCCTATGATATTACGGGCTCATTAGAAGAGGCAGACAAAATCGCCAAGTATCACGATTATATCCAGAATTTGAGCGAAATGGAAAAGTCTCGTGCGAAACTCCAGGTTCATATCCAAACACCCGCTACTGTTCCTAGTGGAACATTTACACCTAAGGCGTCGGGTGCTGACGGCAAGCGTCCCATTCTCAAACAGCACGCCTGGGTACGTGAACTTCTTGCCTCCCTTGAAAGCGAAGAGGTACCATCAGATGAACTAGTAACGGTAGAGACCGACGACCTAATTCCGCACGCCTGGGTTCTAACACCCGTCTTAAGTAGTTTGCGAGGCGATCGTGGTAGCCGCCTTCTTGTTGATCCCGTGAAAGGAAAGCATTGGGAATGCCTCCTTGGCAGCAGTCTTTTCCCTGATTTCATTGTAAGTCGTCGTATTTCCACACGCGGCTGGCTTTTCCAACAAGAAGAGGCTGATAAAATGCTACGTGCGATGCTCGACTTCTATATTGCGTCACAAGATGCAAAAATTGTCGGCGGGCTGAGTGATTGGATTCCTATTGCGGATAAGGAAATCGGATTATTGATGACCACGTTTAAGAAAATCAAAGTATGTGAGCGGGTTATTAAGAATCAGACGGATCCCAATCACGTCTACAATGTTATAAATTCTATTGAAATGCGGTGCCTGGTGTCTAAAACGACCAATCCTGAAATTCACCCGCTCTCCATACATATATTTCGTAAGTATTTCAACTACGTTGCCCAATCGCTGGGAATACCGTCCGAAAAATACTATAACAACGAAGGCATTACACAGATTTTCCGTCGGTGGGAACGGAGCGAACTCGGCTTCCGTGGCGACGTAGAACCCATTGTACCCGCGTGGTCCAAAATGTGGAATCTTGTTATGTCAGGGGTGCCGACGGTCGAACGGGTAGTGCTCTTTCTTGCGACTCTAGATGCCTGGAATCCTATGGACGGCTCTACGCTATCTCACGACCAATGTATATCCATTGCGAATCAATGGGTTGATATCTTTGCGGCAAATGAACTTCTACGCGTGGATGGAAAGGTTGAGATTGCACTTGTCGTATTTGACGAAACTCGCCGCTGGTGCCTACAATATTTGCCCGCCGGTATGTTTGAGAAGATTCTATCGTCATCAAAATATATGACAGAACACTATGTTGGTAAGGGGTATAATATAATCGCAGGAGGAAATATTCGTAAATTTACTGGCGTTAGTCTTCGTACTCCGTCCAAAAAGACGCTGTATGAAGGAAAAGTCGTTGATAAGACTCCAGATATTCCAGAGCCGCAACTATGGAAAACACATCACTATAAACCTAAAAAGCCGGTCACTCCTACGGCAATGGGAAAGGTGCGTGGTCGTCCACCCAAAACGGGCTCTATTGCTGACAATATGCGTAAGGGTATTATAACATTGATGGGGGGAGGAGGCGGCGGAGGAGGCGGAGTCAGTGAAAACAGCGGCTCTACATCATCCGTATCTAGTTTCAACGGGCAAGCAGAGCCAGACGATGGAACCAACGAACTTGTGATGAATTTAGGGTCGGTATAATTGTTTATAAGATGGGTCTACCGTTTTAAAATCGGTTACAAGTTTATTATAACTTTGTACTGCGGTATTAAATGTATCTCCTAACTCGGTCTGTAGTCTAGTTAGAAGTTCTTGTGCTTTATCAATTGACTTTAGATAGTCTTTTTGGGTGTCATTTATTTCAGAATCTTTGAAAGGTACTGGAATCTTATAATTTGGATTTATATATCCTTCTAAAATATCGGATTTGTTGTTTTTCAAAAAATCTAAACCGAATTCCGCCGTAGAGGGAACCTTTTTAAGTTTAGATACTGCTGATTTGTAATCGGTGCTATCCATAATTGCCTGTAGTTGCTCCTGTAGCCGTGTTAACTGACCACTTGCTTCTTTAATTTGCTTATTGTCCTCGGCGTATTTATCTTCCTTGACCGGCTTAGACGTCTTATTTTCACCAAATGAAAATCCGCTAATATCCTTTACATCTACAAAACATTCTAGCATATCTGGCTTATATTTTTCAATATATTGCTTCTTCTGTAAATCGTATTTCTTCTGCCGTGTCTGAATTTCTTCCTCGGCTTTTAGGCTAGGCTTTTCCTTAGAATCCGTAGGTCGTTTAGTATATTTTGTCTGAATCATTTTCACAATAAAGCACGTATCATCTGTAATATCAATTGTCTTACCTAAAAGCTTATTGATTTTATCCGGTTGTTCCTTATATTTAGTTATCATATCCGTCATAAACTTTAGTATAAATTTATTCACTGCTTTTACAATATCTATAGACGTATCTTGGGGTGTTCCTTCCACCGATGTTTTAATATCATTGATTGCACGAGCACGCACTATAGCATTCGGGGGCGGCGGTGGAATATTTGTATCTTGAAACTCCTCAAACAATAATGTTCTATACGTAAATAATATGGATAGAGCAAGGAAACCAATCACAGTCACTAGAATCCACGGAATGATATGTCCAAACCGTGCTAGCATCCTCCTACTTTAGGGGTATGAATTAAAATGATTTTGCTTGTGCTTGACTATAGTTTGTCTCTGAAACACTATCAACTTGCTTCTTATATGCGATATAGGTGTTATTTGTAGCGTTCATTCGTTTATAGGCAGCCATTGCGTCCTGGTATGTAGTCCCAACTGCCTTGGAAAACTTATCAAGGGCTACTTGTCCAACAGTAAGACTTCCATATCCGTCTCTCTGCGATTGTGTCATTGAGGCTGTAGGAAATCCTACAGGGTAGGCAAATTGTGTATTTACATACGGAGGATTCTCAAAATTCTCAAATTGTTTTCCAAATTTTAGAGTACATTGAAAGTTAGCTGCATTGTTAACCTTTTCCTGGTCCTTCTCACCCATTTCTTTAAACCCCTTTGTATTCTTTACATAATCCCCTTTACATTTATCTAACATCGCCTGTGCTTGTACATTGTTAATATACATATTCACATAATTGGCGGTACCCTTAATGGCTTTACAATCATTCAACCATTGTTGTACGGCTGGGCTATCTAACAATTTGCCAAATATGACGGCTTTTCCCAGTAGAGTCTGAGAGGCGGAATCGATTGTAGTAGGGGCTATAGTATCCTGAAATCCCTCTGCGAATGCCGCATCTGACGACTCCGCTACATTCACCTTTGTACAATCTATCATCACGGTACCACCGTGGCGGAACTTATACATCTCTATTTGGTTTTGCCACGTATTCTCGGCATTTTTCGCACGGTTCTTCTCTAGCAGCTCTTGTTGCTTTTTCGGCAGTTGAAATTCGGCTGAATCAGGGGCTTCCGCCGCTTTGCTCTTAATAAACTTATTACGTACACTGTCATAGAGTGAACACGTCTGGGATGTCATAGTTCCCGTTTCACCGATTAAATTTTGTAAGTTTTGTGTATGTTGGTCAATCGTAGCGGTCATCTCCAAAAGCGACTTATACAAACTGCTGTTTATCGTACCGGCGTCTTGAAAATGCTCGTTTATCGTACCGGCGTCTTGAAAATGCTCATACGCATTTACGGGTCCGCCGCAGCACGACCGTCCACGTAATATAGTAACAATGAATGATATGACGGTAACGGCGATCCATAGATAAATCGCATACATTATAATATCAAATAATATGCTTCTCTCTGCGGAAGGCATCCCTAACTATAAAAGATATAATCCATTAGATTAGGAGATTCAAAATGTATTCCGCATACCAAAAACGTGGAAAGTATCCACAACCTCCTACGCTTCCTGTAGGCAATAAGTACTGCCCGCCTATTCCGGGTATCGTACCTACAACATTAACTGTATATCCTGTATTTTCAACATTTATATCAACTATATCATCCATATTTGTATCATCATTATCAACATTTACATCTACTATAAATGTTGAGCCACCGTTTGTATCAACATTTTCATCAACAATAATATCACAGTATGAATCAACTATTAAATTTAAAACTGGTAACATATCAACGCCAACAGACTATGTAGCACTCGGCAATCCCTATAAATCATTATCCGAATCGGGACGTATGCAGGCACAACAGTGTACAACGATGTATATTAGCAACGCACCGGTACCTGTTCAACGCGGCGATAGTAATAATATTCCTTATGTGGATGTAATTGCCACACCGGCATCTGGTACTACGCAAAGTATCCAAACTGCGGTATTATTTGCCGGCAATAATCCTTATAACCCGGCAACGCGTTTTACGCAATATTTTCCACGGCTACCGCCCCCTCCACCGTGCCCCGTTGCTGTGCCCAATCCTGGCTATGTCCCTCCCTGTGTACCCCCAACAATGTTTCGGGGCTCCGTAGAAAATGTTGGACCTACGTAGAACATGCCGACTACAAACTTTGATGCGAGTCTCACTACCTCTCGCCGCCGCAACCTGGCAAACTACGGCTGGCGTCTAAATGACAATTACCCCAATAACCCGATATCGCTTAACCCTGAGCAGGCACCGTCCAGCGGCTTCCGCGGAACGGGTCCCTCAGCCGAAGTACCCCTCAGCTCCAAGCTCGGTGCGATCCTTGCCGGTCAGCCCAACGCCAATGTCAACCCTACTACCACAGCAACGTGTAACTCGACGGGTGGATGCTCAGCGTCGGTTACTCTACAGGGCTTTGTACGTAACTCTCCGGCGAACTCGCGTTCGCTGGGCGGTTCTCAGGGCGGCTCTACCAATTGATAACGTGTAATTATTTTACAACATATCAATACGAAATGGGGGGTTGTAGCGACGACCGGCACATGTAAAAAAGTGTGAATGCCGTTGCCGCCTGTATGCCTGCTGCGATCAACGACGCAACAATAAGGGGTGTTGCCATCTTCTTATACAGTGCTAACGTTCCCAAGCCTGTAAGTATACTTAAAACGCCTAGCGTAGCGAAAAAATAGCACCAGTTGTATGCCCAATTGGGGCGAGCATCCTGACGAAAAAAGGAGTCCATTTTCTATTTAAGATGTTTTTTATTTTTTTTCATTTGAGGTTTTATTGTGTTGGTTTGCGTATTTACGCACGGGGAGTCGCCTTCTTCACGACCTTCTTCGGAGCAGGAGCCGGCGCAGGAGCGGGGACAGGCTCAACGACCTCCTCCTCCTCCTCCTCCTCCTCCGCCTCGTCATCGGCAACAAACGCAGCCGTGGTAGGAGCCGGTGCCGCCTCGTCCTCATCGTCGTCATCTACGAACGCAGGAGCCGACGTAGCCGCCTCCGCCGCCTGCTCTACACGTGCCTGGACAAGCTTCCAGCTGATGCCGAACTTGCCACCCGCTACCCAGATGCTAGTCGCATCCAGAACGCACGTGACCTCGGCACCACGGCGCAGGACCTCCATCGGCGTGACACCCTCAATCTTACGATCCTGGTCGTCGTAGACTACGGCATCAAAGACCTGCGTCTTGTAGTTCTTCTTGATGGCGACCGACTGGACAGGGGAGCGGTCCTTGCCCTCCTTGTCCTTGCCGACACGCACACTCTTCGTGTACAGGGCACTTACGGTCTCGCGGCTGACCTTCTCCAGACCCAGCCAGTTCTTAGAGTTCTTGACACCGGCGTCAATGACAAAGTCGTCAATCGCCCGGAGCATATCGTAATACGCGGCAACCTTCGGGTTGCTGGTACGGTTACGGAAGTCCAGATTCAGCTTGAACTTGCCGTTGCCCTGGTAGTCACCAGAGTCAAACGGAATAGGCATACGCGGAGCCTGGACACGGAGCTTACCGCTATTGTAGTTGATGTAGACAATCGCCGCGGGCGAGTTATCCAGACCCTTCTTGACAGGGTCAACCGTGAGGTTAGAAAGAGAGAACTTGGAGGCAGTAATAGGCTTAGACATCTTGTATGTGTTGTTGTTACTTTGGTTCAGCGAGTAATAACAAGGTGGGGAATGCTCATCGGCAAAGAAGAAAAACGGGGCGTCAATTTTTATCCGCCACGGGGGGAAAAATTCTAGTATTAATCCGTTTCAGGCGGTTGCGGCGGTGGCAATAGAAGTGGCGGCATCGGCTGTGGTGCTGCTATGTTAAATATATCCGTCAACCATCCTCCCAATCCAAAGAATCGTAACGGTGCCGGTGCCGCTGCTGCATCCATATCATTCGGTGCTAACACACTTTCATATAACCAAGGATACGCTTGTCGGGCTGGGTCACAAACAAGAGTCAAAGTACTTATAACGTACATAGCTCCTAGAATCCTATCATTCCTATCCGTCGCCGATGTAATCATAGTACGAATTACGCCCATATTGAGTTTTTGTAAACGCTCAAGGGGAAAAGTAGCAACCATAAACGGGGAGTGTTTGAATAGCATTGTTGCGTAGTTCGGTACTATCTGCCGCTTTTGGTCGGCGGATAGATTTGCCCTATACGTCCATATAGCATAAATCTGCCGATAGAACTTCTGATGCTCTTCTTGTGTCAAATTGAGAAACCACTCGGGTGATGAATAATAATTTAACTCGTCTATAAGTTGAAATAAGTCTACAACTTTCATACGGTACTGCTGTATCGGCGTAGAAGGCTCTAGTTTTGCCCATTCCGTAGTTTTACCGTGTGCAGTACGCCGTCTTACAAGTTTCTGGACTTTTCGTACCTCTGTGATGGGTATTAGGTCACGATTAAACGGATTTTCCACCTTTTCATCATCCGTTGAATTATGTATGAGGGTTGCAATAGACCGTAGATCAAATCCATAGATATGTTGTTTGCCGTCCTTGTAGGAGAAAAATAACGCACCGCTAATATCGGCTATCGGGTCGGTTGAGAAGAAATCCGCATCATTGATACATACAGAACGTATGTAGTACGCAAGACCACGATTACGTATATTATGCCTACCTATGTTATCCCTGAACCATTGTTGTATCTTTGCCGCTGCTGTAGCTGTTGCGATTGTTGTAGCCGCACGCTTTGCTATCCTACGTATCTTCCCTGGACTTGCCACTGTTGGTTCCCACGGATTTGGATTTTTGTAATGTACACCACAGTACATGCCGTGAGTGGCTATATTCGGACAACGGGTCTTGGGGGTCCGCTTTGATTTTATGTTTTTGCATTTTGAGTAAGAGTTTTCCATCTCTCTAACGGTTTAAAAGATTTTTTCCGCACGCATTTTCTCCCTTTTTCTCACCTCCGGTGAACAAAATTGATTGGCTAGAAAATTTGTAACTGTACTAAGTATTCCCCGCGTTTGATTGAGCCAAAAAACTCCTCGGTCACACATATAACAACAATGAGCTCTGCCCCTGCCAAGCGTGCCCCTGCCAAGAAGACTGCCGCCGCCGCCGCGGCACCCGCTGCCCCTGCCGCTGCCCCCGCGAAGGTGGTCGCTGCCCCTGCCCCTGCTCCCGTTGCGGCGCCCGTTGCCGCCCCCGTTGTTGCCGCCGCGCCGACGGATGCCGTTGACGTCGTCAAGGACTTTGCCTCCCTTGTGGAGAAGGTCAACTCCCTGCGCACGGTGCTTGCCGCCGTCCTCTCGGACATGAAGAAGCTCGAGAAGCAGATCCCCCGTGAGATCAAGAAGGCGTCCAAGGGCCGCCGCCGCCGCGCTGCCGCCGTCACGGAGGGCGGTGAGGTTGCCCCCAAGAAGGAGTCGGTCTTCACGAAGCCGACGCCCATCTCGGACGCGCTCTGCACGTTCCTCGGCGTTGCGAAGGGCTCGTCGCTCTCCCGCTCGGAGGTGACGACCAAGGTCTGCGGCTACGCCAAGTCCCACCAGCTGATGGACAAGCAGGTCATCAAGGCGGATGCGCCCCTGCGTAAGCTGCTGGCGCTGACGGAGAAGGATGAGCTCAAGATCCTCAACCTCCAGCGCTACCTGAAGCCCCACTACCTGAAGCCGGCGGTGCCCGTTGCCGCCAAGGCGTAAATTGCCAGTAACTAGTTCCCCAAAGGGCTTCCCCTTCCTTCCTATATCTTTCCACCCTAAACTTCAAAAAAAACATAAAAATGTCTGTAACCCCAGTCTAAACCATAAAAATAGAAAAACTCAAAAAAAGCCATAAAAACTACTCGCGATAGCTCAGCTTGGTAGAGCGGAGGACTGTAGTTTTTAGCAAACTGCATAAATGTCTTCCTTAGGTCACTTGTTCAAATCAGGTTCGTGAGACGTGTTCACTCTTATTCTGGTCGCATAGCTCAGTGGTAGAGCGTCAAGCTGTTAACTTGAATGTCTGTGGTTCGACCCCACATTCGACCGCATCTCTTTTAGAGATTGGTGGACACTATCTCCCTTGTTTTTTTAGCCTATGTTATAGCCTAAAAAATATTGGAACTAAATAGAAAGAATGTCCTGGACTGGTATACCTTATAAAGGTCAACGCCCTAATACAACTAGACAATCTACAACGCAACAGGTAATACGTTCGCCATATGCTTCTCAAACTGCTCCCTTATCCTATACTAATTTCCCGAATGCAAATATTAAATTTAATAAATATGTTCCAATTGTAATGCCGAAAAAACCCACTGAAAAAAATAATTGGAACAAAGGTCGTGCTCTTATGAATAGTAATCTAACAAATAATGCTGTCAAGGGTTTATTAAAACTTAAGACCTCTAAAACTCGTCGTTCGTCCCGCAAAGGAAAGAAAAACACCCGTCGCAGGTAAGATGGCGACTGCGGCTGCGAATAAAGACCTTGTTGAGGCTGTCCGGCACTATGTTCATTTTGACAATCTTGCCGAGGCTCTAAACAAGCAAGTGACCAACGCCCGAAACATGCGGGGACAATACGAAACAAAGATACTCACCAATTTGGAAACTACCGGTATGAAGAATGCCGTCCTTCAGATTAACGGTGCCACATTACAGCGTGCTTCACGCGTTCAAGCAAACTCACTCTCCTGGGGTTTTCTAGAAGAACAACTACACGCTTACTACGCCTCCCATCCTGTTCGCTCTGGAGATGAAACTACGGCGATCCTGGATTTCTTACAAAATAGACGAGGATCTAAGACGACGGAGTACCTCAAAAAGACCGTAGGTGGTGGTAGCGGAGCCAGCGGTGCGGATGCCGGTTCCAAAAAACCTCCGACGTAATACTAGAACTTACTGTGGATTCGTGGACTTTTGCTTTTGGCTGGCGATGAATACATTTTTATTACATAATATACAACGAAAACTCAAATATAATAAAGTTACACAATGGTTTCATACACTTATTGAAGGAAAAGAGCACGAGGGAACACCGGCAGAAACAATTATGGAAATGAACGACTTATTTATAGATTTATTGAAACAAAAACACCTCAACTTAGAAGTATCCGAAAAGGTACTTCGTCGCAGTATGTGTAGTGCGTTGTGTACTATGAAATTATATAAAGATGTAAATATTTTTAAAACGCGGTCCAATTCGGTATATCCTACTGAATGGAATCGTGATGTGGAAACAATGTGGCAAGAATGGTTAGACGTTCGTTGCTTCAAAAATTGGAATGCGTTCTGGGCTCGCCTTCCTGTACGTACGTGGGAAGAGGACTTGCCAGGTTGGCGCAAAGGAATGGAAAGTATATTAATGTCTTATGTTCAGCGTGAAATTGGTGTGCTTGTTGATGCGGATATTATTGTAGAGGACGAACAAGGTGAGTATGTTGATAGTAACCAGTACGAATATGACACCGAGTCCTGACGGACTTATTAAGTGGAAAAAGAACAATATGTATTATCATTGATAATCGTTATTGTTTATGGTTCTAGCCGGACCAGGAGTTCTTATTGAACGGCAGCACCGTGGTATCATCCAGCTGATCGCGGAACTTTTGAACCTGCTTCTCAAATTCAATCTCCTCCGTGCTTGGCGGGAGAGAAACTTCACTAGTGTTCAGCTCGTCCATTGCATTCTTCGCAGGGCGAACACCAAAGCAGTTTACGCCAAAGAGTAGCTCGGGGTTATCAAAGTATCCACCGTTGACACCTGGGCGTCCGCACGCATTATGGTACTGCGGGCGTCCCTTCTGTAGATTCTCGTATGTGTCCTTCTGCGTAGGGTAGACCGCCATCTGTCCCTGTACCCAGCCATAGTTACACCAATCGGCACCCTGCTTATACGCATCCTTCACCTGTTCATAGGTCGCAAGGTCACTGTCTAATGCAGAGCAGACCGCCGCCGCATCGTGGTACGTGTAAATGTTGCGGCTCACGTTGAACACCTGCTTGCCACCCGTGCTAAAATTCGGGTGCGGGAGTACGCCCGATAAGTATGTGCCAGGCTGACCCGACTGTGCACCAGGCATACCGGACGGGCGATTCGGCACACTTGGTAGATTGGGGCGAGGCGGGATACCCGCATCCATCGGCTTCAGCGTTGCTACCAAATCTCCAGGTGCATCCATATTTTTAGCATCCCCGAACTCAGCTTCTACTGTTTGACGTCCGTTGATAATCTTTTTAATATTATCAAAACCCAATTCCAAATAATAGCCAATCTTCTTGTAATAGACATAGCATAGAACCGCTACAAGAATTACAAGAGCACCAACAATCCATATGTTTGAAAAAGCACCGGTTACGCTATTCAGCATATTGGTCTTTGGCGAATTAAAACTGGGCAACGATGGTCCCGCGGGTTTCAGCGGATTAAAGTTCATATCACCTCTACTTAGTTCATTTTATTTACGCTTCAGCAGCCGCTTGCTGCTTTGGTGCCCTCAACCTCTGGATCTGCTGTAGCATTTGTAGATTCATCGTCTCTAGTTTATTCTTACGTGATAGGAATGCGATATACGTATCACAATTCGTCGCAGTTTCGCCGGGTACATTCTGAATAGCATTATCATCATATTCATACCACTGCTGCTCCTGTTTTGCGTACATCCGATAATGACCGCCGCGGAACGATCCCTGCTGCTCAATCAACGCTGTCGTCTCATAGACAGGCGGCGTATACATCTTATTAAACGGGTCGCCCTTGAACGCCATCCATGGTCGGAAATCAAATCCGTCAATATCCCACGCCACTTTGCCCGCCACCTTCTGCATCGTGTTTGTAAATCGCTTGAGCGTTAGAATAATAGTATCCGGTAGGCGTGAAATACGATTCCTGATAGCCGCCTTTCCCTGTGTCTTACACGCATCGCACTGATAGTCATCCAGGCTTTCATCGGCGAACGCTAAATTCAGACAATCGGTCAGAGTCGCATCTATCTTAGTACGATTCGGCATATCTCCGCCGGGTAAGGGAACCTTTAGCATCAGCCACGGCTCATAACGCATGGATACCGCCTTACACCTATCACAAATCACCTCCGTCTGGGTCTGTCCATTATAACTATCCACAATCGGCGAGTACTCCTTGCTAAAGAACGTACCCCACGCATTAATTGCCTTAATATACTCATCTTCCTGTGGATTTGACGACCTTCCTACCACTTGCATAATAACGCTCTTATACATCGCATCGTGAAGTCCACTCAGAATATATTGAATCGTTTCCGCAGCATCACTCTGCTGTCCATAACGATGCCAGTCATCGCCAGACTCCTGAATCGTACGCAAGAACGCTCCGTGAAATCCGCGCGGATTGAGTTGCGGCTTTGCACCTAGCGGTAACGAATGACGCCAGAAATCGCGCATAATTATTTGAAATGCCTCCAGCAGTTGCTTCTTATTACTTTCCTTACGAGCCTCAACTGTATTTGTTAGAAACATGTTACATAGTGGAGGAGAAAGACGTAGTGCTTGTACAACGACATTTAGGAAACATGTATTTCCTAGATTCGCCAAACCTATTGTTGTTGACAATTCGGTCATTCTGTTACGGTTCTTTTATTATTGACACCTGACAACTTTAGACTCTTCGAAATTTTTCCCGTCTAAAGAATCAAAAATTGACTTAAGATAGACCGAAAGTGATGAATACCAACACGATGACGTACAATCCTCAGCAGTATGAAACTGTTTACGGATTCTCTACACTAGATGAACTACATAATTTTATGCCTGAGGTACTCTACGACGAGAGAATGTTTCCCAATGAAATGCTAGCCTACTTTCGTCACCGTATGAGTACGCTCTTCCAAACGACCTTTACTCGCCAGCAGAACATCTATAATATTTATATGGCACAGGCACGCCGTGAGGCTTTTGATGAGTGGCGTCGTAGCCGTAACCGTAATAATACTGTGCCCGCACCACCTGCCGGTGTACCCGATATCTTAGGTGCCCTAAATAATGTATTCAATAACGCTATTCCTACCACATCCAATATTCGTGTTGAAATTCCACTCAATCCTGTAACACCGCAGGCACAGATTCGCCGTCGTAATACAGTAGAACTACCGTCTGGTACTAATACGGTTGGTCAGTCTTTCCGTGCTGCGGCAGTGGCAGGGGCGGGGGCGCCAGGGGCGGAGCCTACTACTACAATCAATACCCCTCCGCCTCCTAGGCGTCAGAGGAATCCGAATAACTTCATTACCGCAAACGAACTCCTCCATCTTACCCCTGGTACTGGCGGAGACGTTAACTCATTTCTTAATATTCTTACCGGTGCTATGCTTGGGGGGATTGATATTCCTATTACCACTACTGTCAGTAATCGCGGGTTTTGGCACGAGGTGGATGTCGTAGCTACGCCAGCTCAGATTAATGCCGGCTCTACCGTTATTGAAGGATCCACTATTGGGGCAGATGTCAATTGTGCGATTTGCCAGGAGCATACGTACGCTGATGGAGATAGTTCGCATCAGTGGCGGAAGCTCCACTGCTCCCACCAATTTCACCGCGAATGCGTAGATTCGTGGCTAGAGCAGAGCGTCCACTGCCCTGTCTGCCGTTCCGATATTCGCGAGCCTAGTGGTGCGGCGGCGGCTGGAGCTGGCATCTCCTATGCTGCGGCTGCTCGTCGTGCACCCGCTTGAAAAAATTGAAAGTGCCGCTGAGTTATAAAGGATATGTAAGCGTACTACGATTACATATTCTTCCTTCCAAATGTCTATCTTTGACGGTGTAAACACCGGCAGCATTGACTATAGTCCCTACCAACCCGCCACGGTTGTCACCATCATCCTTGACGAAGCAGAACTCGCCGATTGTAAAGAGTCGCAGTTTGAACGCTTCTGGCGTGTTTGGTACACCGAACGTTCCTTCTACGCTCCTAAACTTCAAACATTGGTCCTAGGTCTGCGGCGGAGCTCGTCGTCCTGGACCGGCATTCGCCGCTTCCTCCAGTACTTTGAAGAAGATGTCCTATACCGTCACGGACGGGTGGGACTGGATATTTACTTGACCAACGGCGATGACCCTCGGCACATTTTGTCGGTTACGCCGGTGATGTATCACAGATATCCTTTATCAATTCTCCAAGTGCCCCAAGTGCTGTAGATTCCTGGGCAGGCGTCGCCTCACGCCGCAGTCTTACCGTCGTAATAATCAGTTTCACAATATCCCGCCGCTCTTTTTTATTGAGTGTTCTAGTTACGTCGGCAGCTGCGTTAGCAAGCTCCGCCATTTGACGGTAACTCATACGCTTGTTTTTGACAACTTCGCCTAGCACATACTTAAGAATATGCGTATATTCGTTAAGGGCTCTGGCACGACGCCGGCACTCTTTGCGTACTTTTTTAGGCAACGTCTTCCAGTGCTTCTGACATATATCACGCCCTTCGTATGTGTGCTCGGCGGGTTTAGTACACGGCTTTCCACTAGTCTTTACAACTTCACACGTGACCATTTTATAATATAAATCGTCGGCGTTTTAGACTATACAGTCTGTTCGTGCGACTTGGATCTCACAAAATCCGCAATCTCCTCGCACATCGACCGACACGGTTCCATTCCACACCGTGTTAGCAAGACGGCTACCGGTGCTTTCCACTGTAGAAAAAAGTGCGAATAATTGTAAATAGCGTCCAACCCCTGGCAAATATCCTTCCCAATCTCTTGAATATCTAACGCGGGCAAATGCGACTTTACGTGGGTCGGTAGTTTGGTGAGCGTACGCCGCATAAACTCCTCCGTCACTGCAACAAGCTTCTCTATTGCCTGCTTCGGAACATACGGCATATAGATAGAGATGAAATGTTGTAGGGATGGGTGTATGGAACTCACGGTGTTACCGATATCAATAACTTGTAATGCTTTGTTTAACGGCGCTGACGGAGGTGCTTCACGTAAATAAGTGCTCGTAGTTGTATAGAGTGTAAGAGCATAGACGGCAATTGTAAGACTGGATAGAATAGACGAGCACATATGAACATCGTGGAACATAGGGGTCAGAAAGCATAGAAATGATATAAAACGATTAGAGAGGCATGTCCGTTTTTTAGGGGACGAAGACAGCCCCTCTGTTGCCAGATTTGAAACGTGGCTAAAAAATTCCTCGGCGGTTGGAACTATAAAGTCCGGGTGCTTTTGAATATATTGAATTCCTTTTATTTGAAATAGGAAGTCAATAGCATCTTTGAGAATTGTATCCTCCCCTTTTACGCCTAACTTTCGCGGGATACTTGACGACTTCTTCAAAGAGGGCATAAGATACCTTCTTATAGGTTTCTATAGATATTTATTTAGACCCAGCTCACAACTGCCGTCATATCCTGTCGGACCACGGTCATAAATGGCAGAACCTGACCGGTTGCCGTATAAAGTACTTGAATCTGCTCTTCAGGTCCACGGTACGTGTTAAAACGCCGCATAAAATCACCAACGGTCTCCCCTTCTTTTCCCACCAGCTTTAAAGCCGTACCATCCTTGAACCCCGCATACTTCATACCACTATTATCAGGCTGAAGTGTGAGATTAACATACTTCTTGGGGGATGTACTAAACCAGTTGTAGAACATATTACTTATATGGAGTGAGTATGGTTTAAGTCCATTTAACTAAATAAAAAGTAAATATGGCGGAGATTGTTGTATTTATCGTCTTTATGTTTTTTGTAATGGCGTTAGCACTTGGATGGCTATATCATGTTATGAAACAAGTTGTAGGTATCGCCAATGGGCAGAGTCAACCCTTACTCGGCTCAACCTGAGTACTTAGCAAAGGAACTTGTATGGAATGCTCAGGCATATAAATCGCCGTATGCTCTACATGTCCACAAATATCCGGTATATCAAAATCCTTGATTTGGTTAAACTTTTCAGCACATTGATTGCGAATATCTTTTGGAATCGTTGAATTCGCCTCTGATGCTATATTAATATCCTGCTTAATATATTTCAAAAAGGTTCCACAATCCTTACGACCGCTGTACGGAATTGCTAATTGCTCTTCTATCTTACGTGTTATAATATCCCACTTTTCCGCCGATTGTTTATAATTTGTCGCCATTGCCGTCCAATTGAACTTATCCTGTATCATATTTACGATTCCTACCCCAATCGAGATACATCCAAAAATAATAGATGTTTTCGTCGCGTCCGTTGTTACCGCTCCTACAATCAGATTTCCTATTCCACTGAGCGAAATAACAATATTTGTTGTAATAGACATTGATAAAGCACGCTTACTATACCGCGAATACGCTTGTGTATGCATCCAATTAAAACACTTAGACTGGTCGCACCAATCCGCCATCATCTTATCTATTGTTGAATTCCACTGAAGTCCAGACTGTGTCTCGGCTTCATTGGTTGACATCTTTTTGCTAAAAAGGTGTATTTTTATAATATTTGTTCATGTTTTGAATCGTTTTCTGATTGATTGGAGCAAATGGTTGTTTTATTGACGGCTTATTTCTGTATTTATTCACATACACCGTAGTTAGTTTTCTATTTACTTTCTTTGTCTGATTCGGCTTCTGGTTCGGCTTCTGGTTCGGCTTCTGATTCGGTTTCCGTGGGTTTTCCATATTCATTTGAAAAATAAGATTGTTATTGTTGCCGTTGCCGTTATTTCTACGGGTTTTCTTAGGCATCCTTAATTTGGTTGCCTATTTTTTTACAAACATAGAGGCAATAGACCGCTGACCACTTACCGCCATTGCGTCAGATTTGAGCAGAGCTCCAAACAGCAGTTCTTCCGCAAGTTTTTCTCGGGCTGCCACCGGATCCTTCGCTTTCTTACAAGCCTCTAGTTCGTGCGGCTTGACGCCTGGCAACTTGGAAAGTTCCAGAGCAAAGACTTGGGCGATCGGCTTCGCAATCTGATTTGTAATATAATGTTTGTAATCGGGTCGGAGATTATGCTCCTTGATGAAACTCGGCGTCTCAATCCGCTCACCCTGTAGCGTCGCCTTGGACTCAATATATACGAACGACATTCGCTCACTTGTAGACGGCTTATTGCCTGGATCCCGCTCCGCAATACGGTCCGCTAGTACCTTGTGGGCAATACGGGACGGATTGGCGTAATCGGCACGCAGGGACTTCGTAATCATCAACTTCGTCATTGGAAACTTGCCCGCAAGAAGGTCCTTGGCGGCGTTTTGGACAAAGTCAAACGCATCCTTCACTCCTGAACTTCCAACAGGTCGGGTCGGATCCAAAATCCGTTCTAGGACGCCGCCATACACGTACTTGACAATCGGTGCGTTATCGCGACGCTTCATCACGATACCCATGCTCTTACGGTGGAAATCGTCGGGGGTGAGTCCGTCCTCACTCATATCGCCCACATACCGCTTCTTGCTCAGCAGGCAGAACGTCCGAAAGATCTTATCAAACTCAAAGTCGTGCGGGGGTTTCAGACAAGAACTGACAAGTTTACCGGACTCAATGGTAAGATCCTTCGCCGCCTTGAGTGCGGCGTCACCCGTGAGCGGCACGCCAGTTTTTGGGTCCTTTGGTCTGAACCGCAGAAAGATAGAATCGGTATCGCCATAGATACACTCCGCATCGCACCGCGGGTCCTTGCCGCCGCCATAAATCTCCTCAATCACCGCCTTTGCAAACATCAACTGCTTACGACCATAGGCGGTCGTTGACGCGGCTAATACCTGTCGGCGAACCTTGAATGTTCCTGAGCCCAACTGACCATACAGCGAATTGGCAGTCAGCTTGTACGCTAACTGCTGTGCATCTAGCAGCGACTTCTTGAACTCATCCGATTCCTTCTCTGCCTGCTTACGGCACTTCTTACGTGAGCTGAGAAGCATTTCCAAGATGCGAGGAATTGTACCCTGCGGCTTCTGGATATACCGTGCCACCCGCTTGCCGTCCTTGATTTTTACGGGATGTTTCCGTGTGTCCGCCGGATCCGGTCGCAAGATATCAAATTCAATATTTACATAGGTTTGCCCTGGAATGTTGTCGTAGCGGTCCGAGCCTTCGCGAATCTCACGGAACGTTGTTCCGTCGTTGTCGTAGTCCTTAACCCAAATGAGCGTATCGTGGCTGATGTTTTCCGAGATAATAGACGATGGATATAGCGAAGCGAAATCATCGGCAGTAATCGGGTCATTGATGTAAATACCCGTCTTCGGCTCCAATACAATGGCACCCTCAAAAGAGTCATCCTCGCTCGGCACCTCAGGCTCGTCTGGAGCATCATCAACGTTCCGTCGTTGGCTCGGCAGCACCTCAATTAATTGATCATTGAGTCGGCACTCCTTGAAGATAAGAGACTCAATCTTAATACCTTGACCACGGAGGAAGATAAAGCTTACCGGTACCGAGCATACACTTGCCATCGCCACCGAATTGTTGAGAATCTCCAACTTATTGAAGAGCTCCATCACTAGATCACAATCTTGTAAGCAGTAACGGGCAACAATGCCACGCTCTTGCGGCGTACCACGGTGGAAACGGAAGATATCCTTCGGCGAAACGTCGTCCTTCACCTGTGCCCAACGGGTCGGCTTGCCGCCGTTATCCTCCAGTTTTGCCTTACCACCCTTGATTCGGATTGTGAGCTTTGTCGGTTCCACAGCCAGAACCTCCGCCTTCTCTACAATCCGGTCGTTCTCATCGTCCATTAGTGTGATGAACCGTCCAGGAAGCGTACCCTTCGTAGACTTAGTGGCGACAACAAACTCTTCGTCTTTGAGATGTACGATTGACTTGACCGCACCGCTCACAAACGTAGCCGATACATTATCTAGACTGTACGAGTCCAGATTGTGATTACGGCGAATATAGGGAAGTAAATCAATCTGTAGACGTCCTGGGCTGTTCATAAAGTGCATCGTATTATCACCCATTGCCGATGATGATAGAAACTTCTCTTCCAGCTTGGTAGGGCGGGATTTCAAACAAGAGAGTGGAGTTGTAATGTTGACCGCCTCCTTCTTACTTGTCAAATATTGTAGGCGGTCCCAAATATATTTAGAATCAAAACCAAAGATGTTATAGCCAATCAGAATATCAGGGTCCGTACGACCGAGCCACTGAAACCACGCACGCAACATCATTCCCTCATCCTCATACGAATAAACCTCAATCGGTACCTCCTCGCCTGGCGGCTTCACGGTCTCCTTATCCACCGACTTAAGAACCCAGATGTGCTTGCTAATCGGCTTTGACCGACGATACAGCACAATGCCAATCTGGATAATTTCATCGCCCTCAATTACATTGTAGGGAAAGATTGGCGGACTAGGCTTTCCAAATTTATCTTTCGGTTTGCGATACTCTGAGAGCAACGAATCCAGGTCCGATATTGCCTTTTCGCGAACATCGGACTTTGACTCCGTCTTGATAATCGATAAATATCGTAGAATACTGTCCTCAACCTGCTTTGGCTGCGAATAAATACAGTTCATAAGAAAGTCCTTTGTAAGTTGTCCACTGTGTCTCCGTGGATTGATATAAATCGGTGAAAGCTCGCCTGACAGTCTAACAGTAGCATTAGCAAGGCGTTCGCAAAACTCCGACACCGTTGTCGGCATACCACGTTCATAGAGCTCGCGGATAGGTTTACGCCAGCCCTTAATCGCAATAGGAAAGTCACCGTGGCTGGAATTACACTCAATATCCCACGAACCCACCAGGAACGGTGCCATTCCTTGGTCCGTGGCGGCTTGGACGTCCATCCACTCGGCGGTGGCATACACCTTCACCTTTGCGTCGTCCGAGTTGGCAAATTCCCAATGATTTGCGGGAACCTGAACCCAGCCCGCAGGACTGATATTTTGCTCGTGGAAGAAACGTAGCATCGGATCAATGTTTGCCTCGTACACCTTGAGTGCGAGTTTTTTCCCTTGCGGACTAACGCCGTCTACATCCCCTACAGGAACATACTTATCCAGCAACGCAACTGCACCTATTCCAAACAACTGAGCCGTATTGTTTGCTATCGGCGTTGTAGTATCCTTGTCTAGGAAGCGGTCTTTCAATTGCCGCCACAAGGCGAGTGTAGGTGTAATAATCTTTAGAAATGTTCCCTTATTGCCGCCATTATAATCCATCAATACCTGATGCTCTTCGTAATTACAATCTACCTGCTGAAGTTCATCAAACGCAATTTCTTCGTCTTCGTGTAGCTTATGCATCCAATCTTGTAGATTCCGCTTTGCCGTTTTGTTGGTTGCCAGGCAATCTGGAATTCGAACATAGAAGTAAGGCTTGAAGTCGGTCACTTGGAGTGCCACCGATTGCCCCTTCGGGTCGGTGCCAAAGAGAAGAATCTGATACTTCTTTTGCGAATGGGGCGCCGAACTTGCCGAATAGCGGTCATCTTCACTCCCACTATCTACCGACATATCAGGATAGGCATCTTGGCTTATAATATCCTTACACTGAAAGACTAGTGTATCTTTTTCGGGGTTGTACATTCGTGTGCCTTCCTTATGGTGCGAAGCAAAAAAGTCAATTTTTTACGCTTTCAGCGGGTGTGGGGGTGTGCGTGAGGGTGCGGGTAGCTTGGGGAGAAGGTAGGCACCGATGCGAATCGCTGCGGCTTCTTTGAGAAGTCCTGCCACTTCATATCAAACTCCGCAATTGTCATAGTTTTAACAGAATCTATGGCAATTTGCGGAATTACACAAATTGCCTGCATCTTCGGCGTGAGCTCCCGCAACTCAATAAACATCTTGGTAAGTTTTGCTTTCAGATGTTCATATTCCTTTGCCGCCTCCTGTATATCATACGTATGAAAGGTGAATCGTAGCTCGCGCTCATATGAATTCTCGGCGTCCCACAGACTCGCCGTAATCCTACACGGCGGCTTCTTATTCAGCGAATTTACAATATCCAGTGCTTCATCCACCGTATCAAAGTAGAAGATACCACGCTCTGCGTGCCTCAGGGAGAATCGTTCGGTTTTGATAAACTGCCGTACAACGAAAAGCATATCATCCTTTTTCATCACTGCGTATCGGTAACGTCGGTCACTATGCGTACTTGTTACGGTAATATTGTTCCGCTTCAGTTGTGAAACAATATCATCGAAAGTGTGTTTGGTTTGTGTAGCGCCCATTGCTGTCTCTGGTTGGGCGGATGGGTTAATTTTCAATTTTTTAGTGTTTGCGGGTGCGGTCCTTACCGCACCGTCGCTTTAGTGACGGTTGCGGCGTGTGGACGCACGGCGATTCGCCTTCTTCGGCGACTTGTACGTCTTACCGCGCTTTGCTAACATTGAGCTTCCTAGGAGAAGGAGTGCCGCCGGTCCCGCCTTATTCAACGCACCCATAAACGCACTCAGTACCGAACCGTGTGCTCCGCCCTTCTGGGGCGTATTTGCCGTAATCTGGGCATTCTTCTTCACAAAGTTAGTATTGCTGAGCAGTGTGCCCTGGGGACCGGGAATCTTCGCATTTGGCTGTGCTGTCTCTACCGCCTTTACAAGTGCCTTCATCACCTTCGGGTCATTCATCTGCGGTACAACGTTCGTCGTCTCAGGCGTGCCAGGAACCTTAAAGTCCTCCACCTTACCCGTCGGCTCTACCTTCACAACGCTCGGATATCCTGTAATCTTCGCATTCTTGAGCTCAGGAACCTTCGCCACCATATCGTGGTGAACCGCCGCCATATTTGCCACACGTCCCGGCGTCTTCGCAATCTCCTTGAACTTCGGCATATACCGGTGGCAATGACCGCACCAATCGGCGTGAATCAGCACATAGATTGTCGGACCGTTCAAGATAAGTTGGCGAAGTTCGGGTATCTGTTCCTCGTTACGCACATCTAAGATCGGCGACGGCGTATTGTTCTTGGGCGTATTGTTTCTGACCGTATTATTTCTGACTGTATTGTTTCTGACCGTATTATTCTTGACCGTATTATTGGGTGTCTCCACTACCGACAGCGGAGTTAGGGCGGGCTCTGACGGGGCTTCAATCGCAACTACCTCCTTACGGGGCAGAAATCGTCCGCGTTGATTACGAGGGAACATTCTACCTAGTGCGAATAAATTCGTTACACCAGAATAAGAGGACTGGGATGAAGTTGCCGTCAAATTATATTTTGCTGATTGTGGTCGGCTTGGCAATGCTTGCCATTGTTGTACTCCGTACAAATTTTAAGTTGATTGCCGAAGCCTTTACTGATGCCGATGATGTTGCTAAGGCGAATAAGGAAGCGGACGACCGGTCGAACGGAATTCTAACGCAGAACGCAAAGGGCTGCCCTACTGCGGCGGTTCGTGGTCCCGACGGTCGTATCTCCGTCATCCCCACCGGTCAGACCTTCTACACATTATCCGACTATATCACCTACCTCAATGGGCTCTACGCCAACGGCTCCCAATGTATCCCGCCCCAGGTGACCGATGACCGTGATCCCGTGTTCGGACTCATCGGCGGACAAGGTGTCGGTGCCGGCTCACCCAAATCATTTAACCTAGAAGGCACAACCCGTGATGTCCTGAATACGGCGGCGGACGGCGAGGAGACCTCCGCCAAGACACCTATTAACAAACTAGACGACTACGAATACACCCGTGTATTCCAAACAGAAGACCAAGCCCGTAATACGATTTCTAGAGAAAACAATAACCAACTGATGGAAAAGTATAATTTAGACTGGGCAAAGCTCCCGTTCAATTCTGAGGAGCGGGCAGAAAAAGAAGATGAGTTCATAGCAGGACGAATGGACAACTACTGGCGTGACCCCAAGTCTGGTGCTTTCTTCAACACCGTTGACGGCAAGAATGTAATGCCTCCCGATAATGAGGCGGAGTATATGCGTGAGCAGAAGATCCTTGCCTCCTACCGCCCTACTGATATCACCCAGCACGTTGTAGATTCCGAGACCGAAACGGTTGCGAAGATGGTTACTGAGATGTACGAAAACGACCCCAACTGGACACCCGTCATCACCAAGACCGATGAGGGTAAGTATGCGGTAACGGAACTCATCCCTAAGACACGTAAGGAGCGTTTTGAGGATGCAAAGACAATCGGTATCGCCACTACCGCCGGTTTGGGCGATCAGGATCTTGACCCTAAGGCATCTATTCAAATTAGCGACCAGATGCGTAACGACCCGTTCTTTGACAAGGGCGGCGTAGTTGATAATGATAACCAACGCGTTTGGAGCTACAAAGACTTCCGTAAGTGGACGCCGGACCTGGAACGCCAGTTTGCGCCGACAGCGGCGACAAAAGCTTGGTATTAAGCAGGAATGGATCAGCAAGAAGCACTTGATCATGCTCCCAATAGCCCTAACTGGGGCAATTTAGAGCACTATCGTATGGTAGATTTTCCCGATATTGTTGAAGGGAAATATTACTATTATAAACATGGTAACTTTATTGAGGATTATATTATACGTGTAACGAACAAATTAAATAATAGAGTAAACGGCGATCTTATATACAAACGTAAGACATTAGGCTGGAGTCAAGATCCTGATACAGAATATGAAGAAGATCAGTGGATGCCCGTTCAATTTGGTGTAGACTACTTACGTGCTCCACTTGCTAGTATGAACGACCAAGCACCTGGTGGACCTCGTAAATTCTATGTTTACGACGATGATATCGAAATGCAGGAAGGCGGAATGCGTCGTGGTGCTCTTCTAGGGAAAACGGTCTACGGTGTGTATAAAGACGGCTCCGATATTTACAAAGACCGCACCGGTTATTATATTGTAAAATGGAATCCTAGAACCCAACGCCCTTATAAGAAGCGTGTCAGCGGAAAGTGGAAAGCAACTCGTAAAGTTTCCAAAAAGCGCGGTAAGAAAACTCGGCGTAATCATTAGAGGATGGAAGAAGCGTTTGCCATCGAACATAAACCAAACCCGCCATTTTCAGCCGATTTACCCTATCTTCGTAGCGTTAACTTCGGCAACATTGATATCGGCAAATGGTATTATATGGTGACCGATGAAAGGCTGGCTCCAGATGCGTACGATTCCATTGTAAAGGTTGTTGATACTGACGATGATGACCCAAATCTTAAAGTTCTATTCAATGTTTGGACCCGACCTCGTGATTTATCCCTTCCGTGGGTCCAGGAACGTCACCATCCTGAAGTCTTACGCTTCAGTGCCGCTCAAGTAGATAATGGAACATTTAAGTTTTATGAATATGATGATGATGTGGTGATGCAGAACGGCGGTGGACTTGTTGCTGATATCAATGCGCGTTTGGATGACCCATCGTACATTCTGCCTGCCGGTACGGTTGCGCGTCGTATGGTACCTATGATGCGGACCACACCGCCGTTTTTCCCGCGTAAAACTCTGCAGCAGGGACGAAAGAATCGCCGTCGTGCTTCGCCGTCGTCTGTAAGCAGACTCCGTCGTAGTACCCGAAGGGCGAAGAAACAGAAGCGGTTGACCCGCAGACGCCGTTAAATTTGTATTATTTTGATAAACACATAGATGCGATTATCAAAAATCTTGAATAAATATAGAGATGAATTACGCAGAAGAACGTTCAAGAATGTTAATTCTGGCATCTAGAGATGGAAATATTGATTTTGTTGAAGAACTTTTAGAATTTCCTGGAATAAATGTTAATATCCAAGACCATAATGGAAATACAGCATTGATGTTAGCATCTAAAAATGGGCATACTGATATTGTAAATACACTTTTGAATTACTATAATGAGAATAATGATGGTGATATTGTCTATACGGCTGCTGTAAATAGACAAGGTCGTAATGCGCTTATGCTAGCAGTCATGAATAATCATTATGATATTGCTGAAACACTTCTAAAAGATGAGTATATTGAAGAACGTGATTTTTCGTTTGATTTAGAAGATATTAATGGAAATACTTTATTAATGCTAGCGCAAAGAACTGGAAATGATGAATTAGTTGACTTAATTACGGCACGCTTGCCAAATAACAATAACGGTAATAACAATAACGGCAATAACAATAACGGCAATAACAACAATAATAACCTTGGTGGCGGTGCCCGTCGCAGACGTAAAACTCGCAAGGCAAATAAACGGAAGCGGTCTACCCGTCGCCAAGCAAAGAAAAATAGGCGTTAAATGTCCTACAAAAAATTTAAGTAACAGTAATTCATCTATTACTTAGATCACTGAAAATATACGTATAATGTAAGATGAGTGTAATTCACACTCCCGAACACTTACTTCGTCACGGATGGGCAGTTCTAACTCTCGATTCCTCAATGAATGCGTTGTGTCAACACGCTCGCAACTATGTCGTTCCACTATTGAATACATCCAATGAATCGCTGGTATCTTTAAGACGTGAATGGACCAACAAAAATGCACCTGTCACTGATGATTTATATGGATTTTATGCTCCACCTAAACAATCCGATATTGCTGGAGAACGCACAAACTTTATGTATCGTCGTGGACCTTGGTCCTCAGATTCGCATGTAGCCAATGAAATACTTTCCACACACGATCAATTGATGACACATATGGGCGATTTGGGAAAAACCATGTTAAATGGACTTATGGAACACACACTTGCCGACTTATCCCAAACCGGTGTTTATCCTTCAGGACCGTTTCCATTTTCCCGTACCTCTGTAACATCTCAATTATACAGAACATCTTCTGAATCTCCGACAACTCCATCGGCGAGTCTCTTAGTCAAGGATCACATTGATTGTACGCTTTTAACTCTTATAGCAATTCCGACAGACGATCGGCAATTGCGAGTGCGTGATATTGTGACGAACGACTACATATGTCCCACGGAAGCAGTCTCTATATCGTCACCATCTACCTTTTGTGTTGTAGTGATGATCGGATATTTAGTCGATGCCATCCTGAGTCACGGACTTGGATTTTTAGCGACACATCATCATGTAGTTGCGGGTCCAGGCGATACTGATAGTCAACGATTGTCATTTGTATTGCGAATGCTTCCTGCGGACGATGCGCCTGTCAGCGTTACAACAAATGCCGCAATCAATATGGGATTTCTGGAGTATACACCCTCTACAAATACATCCGTACGCCGTGTATATCCATCAGGAGACATTGTGAATCAATTTCGCCGTACGCACGAGTCGGTAACTCTTCAGTATAAAGAGTCGCACAACAGCAAACGTCGTCGCACACGTCACGCATCTCGTCGCTCAAATCTTTTACCGTGTATGTAAGTTTTATATTATATAATATATCCAATTTGGATTTATTGTATTGAAATATAATGAGAGTTTAGTGTTTGCGATTGCGCCGGGAATTACGGGATCGGCGAGTCTTGCGACGACCACCCCCGTCGCCACGTATTGCCAACACAAGGTGTAATTGAGAGCCATCTTGAATTCCATACGATGATACAGTGTGCGTGCTATTTTCGTATGGGAGTTGTTTTCCATCAAAAATCAAACGCAATGAGCGTCTAGGACCAGGGGCTTGCTCTGCAAATTTCTGATACAGTGTTTCTACTGTATCCGATGGTAATACATTCGTTAATGTATATGTTTGTCCGGTTAATGTTTTAATTCTAAGAGTCATAGGTGTTTCGTGTGAATGACGGCTTAATGAAACCAAAGCATTTGCTGCACGTTTGTTTCGTGCGGTCAAGGGCATTTTTCTATAATTGGATGTGATTAATATTTCAGATACGCATAGAATGCGATTTTGAAAAAAGGAAACAGATAGAGTAAACCGCAAAGATGCGGTAAGTTTATTTATAGTCTTTATTCTGTCGGAAAATCCAGGCGGAAGATACCTCTAGAGAGTTGAGGCGAATTAACCCGAATAAAGATATTATTATTAAGAACGGATTTTTATAATATTTATAAATGGCATTCCCTATGTCATTTATATAGGAGATATATCTCCATTTTGCCGAGTCCCCGCACGGAGCCCCGCTCCGTGTGGGGTAATCCCTTTTGCGAGCTCCGCTCGCAAAAGGGTCCCCTCAGCGTACCATCTTATAAGACTCTCCCTACTATATACCAGACCCTCCACCCACTTAGGGTGAATAAAAATTTTGGCTTAAACATCCGCGGGTAGATGAGGACAGAACATGATTCGGGTAGTAATAGATACACGAGAAACAGAGCTCTGGGCTCTTTGTGCTCCCTACACAGATATTAGCGGCAACGAAGGCTGGATTGCGGAAAAGCGGAACCTTGATATCGGGGATATCTCTTTTTACCTAAATGATATTAGCGGAGCCCCGCTTGTCACGCTTGAACGGAAACGAGTGGATGACCTGGGTTCCTCACAAAAGGATGGGCGGTATCGGGAGCAGCGGGCACGGCTGCTTGCCCAACGTGGTGCGGGAACTTCCGTTGGCTATATTGTAGAGGCACCATACTGGACGCCTAACCTATCCAACTCGTGGTGCCGTGGCTCCTTCACCGAAGTCCACCTCCAGCAAACGCTTGTACGCCTTCAGTTTCGTTACACGTTGCCGGTATTCCAAGTATCCAAGGTAGACGAGACAATGTCATTTGTCCGCCGAATCGCACGAATGCTTGCTGCCGATCCCACCGTATTCCGTGGCGGTCTGGCAGAAACTGCAAAAGGAGCGGCAGCCGTCTACACCGAAGCGGTCCATATCAAAAAAGCCGACAATAAGACGCCTGAGCGTATCTTCGTAGCCATGCTTTCTACGATTCCTGGGCTCGGCGGTGCCGCCGTAACGGCTCTCGGCACGGCAACTCAATACTCAATGAAGCGGATGTTATCCATGTCGGCGAATGAAATTGCCGCCATTCCTACCGGCAAGCGGACCATCGGTCCCTCAGCCGCCGGCGTTGTCTGGGCGGCGTTACATTCTTGAGCCGGTTCTTCGTCCTCATTTGTAGGCGATTTTGGCAGAAATGCCCGTGCCCTGTTTGCGTGTTCCATAAGGGTTTCATCTAGAAATTCGTAGGGCTCAGGACTTGGTGGTCGTGATGGCAACGGAGTTGGCTCAACTGCCGGCGCCGGCGGTGTAGTATCCGCAATATGCTGCTTTATCATAGCAATCAAATCCTTCTTCCGTTTCCCGCTCCACTTCGGAATGCTGAATTTCTTACAAATAACTACTAGTTCTTTGTTTGTCATTTGCCAATAGTCGGGTTGCTGCTGCTGCGGTACCGGCTCCATAATTGCCTTACTTGGACCCAACAGAAAATTTAATATATAAATACCGAACAAACGGCGGTCTAAAACTTTGTACTACTCTATACTACTAGATTAGTATGACTACGTTTACCTTTACACTGCCGGAGTTCGGCAACCGTAAATTCACTGCTCACACACAATCTGTCTATCACTCACTCGGCGATGACTCTGACTTATATCAGTACAAGAACCACATAAATGAGATGTTTTCCCTATTCCGAATTGAGGCAAAGGCTCACGACATGAAACCCAAAGAGTATTTTTTGAGTAAATATGAACCTTTGGCGGAGGCGATTCAAGGCAAACGGTTTGCTGCCGGTGTATGGTGCGACGCATTACGTAAGAATCGTTTTAATGAACTCCATGAATACTATGAAAATGCTATGATTAAAAAAGTCAAAACGGATACGAATATACTGGTCGGTGATATTGTATATATTGAAACTACGTATGAAACGCGGCAGTATTATGGATTACATATTGTTGTATTGGATGCGGACGGGAATAAGTCTCTTTATATGTATGGAGATGGTATCAGTCTCAGCGTACAAGATAAGCCGCTAGTTAAAGCTCTACTTGACCACGATGCCGCATTTTTTAAGAAGGCAGATAGGGACTCGCTCATAGATATTATTTACGATTTTGATGCGGACACATACGACGATTGGTTTACCAACATTTTACGGACAGAAATATATGGCAGCACATAATAAGGATGGGACAGTCATCAAGTAATTTTACTTCAGCACACAAAGAACAACAAACCGAACCAGCAGTAAAAGGTCACTATGTTTCCGATATCAAAACCGGTTATCGCTGGGCAACCGATCCTATTGTATCAGGACCAGAGGTCGTGAAAAAACCACTTGGAAACGTAATTCCACAGTTTGAAACTGATAATAATTTAAAATACGCATTCTCCTTACCTGGATATCCCGGTGAAGTATGGGGACCCTACCGTAAACAGTTTACAAAATCCGACTTTGGCGGTCAGGTGTTCACGCCGCCCGAATCGGTAGACGGCGTCCCTATCCTTTGCCGTTGCCGAGATATTCCAACATATATGCGCGATCCCCGCGGTGGTCGTATGTTACAGGGTTTCGGTGCGGTTACGCTAGGCAAAAGTATGCCCGCCTGCTGGGATGATACTGAAAGTATCTGGAATACGTTCGGCGGAATGTATTACTATTTAAAAATCCGCGAGCCCGGTTTCTTTGCGTTTGCGGCAAGTAAGGACGGACTGCTCGGCGTTGCGAAAGGAATTGCCACCGGTCCCGTTGGTCCCGTACCGCTCGCCCTCGGTGCGTACTTCTTGAGTCGTCCAAAGAAAGCGGCGGGTGGTGGCACTCGACGCGGCAAGGCAGCAAAAACAAAGGCGACAAGAAAAATGAACCGCCTAAAGTCTCGTCGCAATAAGTAGATATAGCAATATGAGCGAACCATCTTCACCACACCTGGTCGTTATGGCAGCACCAGACGAGCCAAAAGTCTACAATCCCTGGAATCTCACTAACCGGCGCATACCGGATGCTGAGATTCTTGCCATTCTCCGTGCTTACGGCATCAAAGATAAGCCCCGCCGTTGGGAACTTTTCCGCCAAGCCTGTATTCACAGTTCCTACGTTGACCGACCCGAAGGACCTGTTACGAGTGGCAAGGACGCCGGTGAGCCCGTTATTATCGCCCCCAAACCCGAAGGATGTATGCCGCTCGCCTCTGCCGATAACGAAGCCATCGAATTCGTCGGTGATTCGCTCCTAGGCTGTGTAATTGCCCTGTATCTACATGAACGCTACCCAGACCAGGACGAAGGATTCCTAACGCGGCTTCGCACACGCCTAGTGAATAATAAGCAGCTCGGCGAGCTTGCCCTTAAAATCGGATTTCAAAAATGGATTGTCCTTAGCCGACACGTAGAGGACGTATGTAACGGTCGCCACAATCTTCGCATTCTCGGCAGTATGCTGGAAGCGTGGTGCGGTGCGATGTATCTAGACCTTGTCGACCAAAATGCCGGTCTAGCATTCGTCCGCGTTAAGACCTGGCTAATCAACTTGTTCGAAACCCAGGTAGACTTTGTAGCACTCATCAGTGAAGATAATAACTTCAAAGACCAGCTACTCAAATATTACCAAGCGACCTACCACTCCCCGCCCAAATACAAGGAAGTCCTGGTGGAGGGACCCCTTCACGACCGTACATTCACAATGGGCGTTCTTGCACCCAACGGCTCCGTTGTTGCCACAGCGGTCGCACGAAATAAGAAGGTTGCCGAACAGGAGGCAAGCCGACGTGCTCTCATTAAGTTGGGCGTAATTCCAAATGAGGATGAGTAGGCGATCCGCTCATATCCAACGTTACAACTTGATGAACGTCTTTTACGCTGCCTTTACTACTCTCAGGTTTTTCATGCTTTTCATCAATCAATTCATTTGCCTCTATAATAGAGTCCAATTGTGTTTTTGTTTTCCAAGCGAGAGAATCAGCCGGCTGTGTCACAAGATGGGTCAATTGTTTTTGTACAACAGAACTAATACGGTCTTCTTTATTATCAACACTAATATCACGCATCTCTTGTATAGCTATATCCATTAAAATTCGTGGCAAACTGGATACATCCATATCTAATTTTGTCTCCGTTTTCAAATCTTTTTGGGCTTGTCTAGTAACACCAACTGGTATTTCTAAATTCGTTTTGAGCAAATCGAGATAAATATTTTTATTCTTTATAATCATCCATAAGGCATCCTTACGAAGTTCAATCGGTAATTGAAGCTCCGAGGCAATATCCGCACTAAATGAAATCCAATCTTGTTTTGCCTTAATATTTAATTCAAGATTTTCTTGAATTTGATAAATTTTAATGTAACCTGTCATAATCGCTATGCTAAATGTCATTACAATGAATATTACGTTAAGTATTATAGTAAGATTGACGGTTACACTATTTGGAAAACCGGCTTGAGCGGTTGCTATAGTTCCTGACAAAGTAGATAAAACTATGCCAAGAATTGTGTTTGCTCTTATTTTTCTACGATAATGCGCAATCGCTAATTCTAGACAGCGTATGTTATATGCCGCGATTGTGACCCATTCAAATAATACAGATACATTGGATTTTGTCCAATTTGTTCCATAACTTTTTCGTAAATCTAAACTCGGAGCAGGCATTGTCGGTGACTGCCCCGCTGCAGGAGATTGGGCAACTGCATTATTCATCTTAAATATCGCACTATTCTTACGTTCAAGTGGTTTACGCTCTGTAGCCATTCTAGTCACATCTTTGGTTTTATTTTAATGAAATAAGGTAAGGAAATACTATGTCGTCTGCTCCTAGACCAAAAGGTCCGCCCCGGTTTGTATCTCCTATTGCGGCTGGCAAAATTCGTATGGCTCCTCCACCACCATCCATCTATGAGTTACAGGAATCGTTGACAGTTGCTGCACCCACCGAAATGGCGGAGACCGAAATAGGAACTGGGGTCGGAGTGAGCGGGGCGCCTGGCGGCACCGCCGATGTTGTGCCGGTTGAGGCGGCTCCTCCCAAGACGGTAAAGCCAAAAACGGTTCGTGCGCCTCGTGCTGCCGCTACCGCTGCTGCTGCTACTCCAGCCGCCGAAGAAACTCCTGCTGCCGCTGCTACAGAAGAAACTCCTGCTGCCGCTGCTGCTGAGCCAGCCGCCGCTGCCACTACTACAGCCAAACCCAGTGTCCGTATGGCACCTCCACCAGGACCAGAAGTGCCTGTAGCACCACCGTCTGATGCTCTTGCACAACTTGCCGTTCGCCTTACCGAAAAGACCGACCAAAGCCAAATCAAAGTAGCACCAACCGCATTTATGCCTACAAATCGCCGTGCGTTCAAAGATTTTGTTATCCAATCCTACCGCCGATACAAACTCCCGCCTATTTCCGCCGTGCCCAATCCCAATGCGTGTGCGGAAGCGGCGGCTGCTTCCAAGACCCAAGTGAAAGCGTTCGCCTACCAGGAATTTGTCCGCGACTACATCCAAAAACCCTCCCCCTACCGCGGCGTCCTTGTCTACCACGGTCTCGGCTCCGGTAAGACTTGTACCTCTATTGCCGGATTAGAGGCACTGTGGCAAGCCGGTCAAAAGCCCGTCTACGTCATGACCCCCGCTTCCCTTTCCCCCAACTACCGCGACGAAATCACCAAATGCGGACCCTTCGTCTTCCGTACAAATAACTACTGGACATTTATTGCGGTAGCTTCCCTCAAGGTACCCTCCGCCGAGCTGGACTTTCTAACAAAGGTTCTAGGTCTGCCGTTGGGCTCGGTGAAGAAACGGCGCGGTGGCTGGGTACCGGATCCCGCGCGTGCTAAAAAGCCCAACTTTGATTCGCTGCGACCCGAGCAGCGGCGTGAAATCACCGAACAAATCGTTGACCACATGGACTACCGTATCCAGTTCATCCACTACAACGGCTTGTTAGAACGCCAGGTACGTGATTGGGCGTGTAATCACCCCACAATGTTTGACGGTGCTACCATTATTATTGAGGAGGTCCACAATTTGATTCGTACTATTAACAACTCGGCGTTAGAGCAGACCTATAAAGACGAGCCCCGCGACCTTGTCCAATACGTCCCCAAATTCTGCTCCGTCGGCAAGAAGTACCGTATTTCCTACTTGCTGTACCGTATGTTATGCTCGGCGGTCGGCTGTAAAATTATCGCGTTGTCGGCGACGCCTATCATCAATTTCGCCCAAGAGATCGCTATTCTGTCAAATGTACTTGCCGGCGATATTCGTATGGTTGAAGTGAATACATCCGGTTTGGATAAGCGTGTTCAGATTAAGAAGTTGCTGGACGCCCATCCAGAGGTGGATTTTGCCGAAGTTGTGCCCCGCCCCGAAATCTCCGCCTCCACCCTTCGTATTACACCCGTACCCAGTGGCTGCCGTAAAGTTATTGACCCCGCCACAGGCGTGTTCCGCGGCTTCATTCGCGACGAGGCAATGGCGACAATGAGTACCGAAGTGAACCGTGAGCGTAATGTGGAGGCGTGGTTTGAGCGTGTGAAGGCGGATCTGGCTACCGCCGGCGTAACCTCGTTCGCCGCCGTCACCTACAAATCTATTTCACGCTTGCCCGATACCGAAAAGCAGTTCCGCGAACTTTTCATTGATACGGATAAATTGGAGGTGAAGCCGCGGCTGGCTCTACCCCTAATGGCTCGTCTTTCTGGACTCATTTCTTACTACAAGGGCGGAAAGGCGGACCTGATGGCGACCGTCAACCGTGACGAAGTCGTAATGCTAGATATGAGCGACCTACAACTTAAGAAATATACCGAACAGCGGAAACCCGAAATTGATAAGGAGGTCCGTGCTCGCAAGGATAAGAAGCCTACTAGCAGCGAGAGTGTCTATACACAGATTTCAAAGAATATTAACTCTACGTTTAAGATTTTCTCGCGTGCCGCCTGTAACTTTGTCTTCCCTGCCGACTACGAACGCCCTATTCCCGCCGATTACCGCGATGTCCTCAAAATGATTGGTGCAAAGAAACCGACACTGGTCACGGACGACGAAGTACTCAATTCCGAAGACGAGGTCACCGAGGTGGAGAAGGTCGCCGAGGAAGCGGAAGCGGGTGAGCGTGCCGAAATGACAAGCGAGGACGCCGCCGGCACGCCGACTGCCGCCGAAGAAACTGCTGCCGCCGCCGGTGTTGCCGAAAATACGGCAAATGCGTTGCCGCCTGCCACGTATGCCGAAGCACTAACTGCCGCCGTGGCAATGCTACGTAGCAATGCCGCTACATATTTTTCACCCCAGGCGTTACCTACGATTTCTCCTAAATTCCAGGCGATTCTTGATCGGTTGACGTTATCCAAAGGACCCGTGCTTGTCTATTCCAACTTCAAAACTCTCGAGGGCGTAGGTCTGTTTTCGGTTGCCCTGGAATTCCAACAAAAGTATACGAAGTTTGATATTATGAAGACGGCGACCGGCGACTGGGCTCTATCACCCGAAACCATTGCGGCGGGTGCGGGGTCCGGTTTACGGTACATCACCTACACCGGCGACGAAGAGCGTGAAAAGCGTAATATTCTGCTGGCTATTTTCAACGGCAAGTGGGGCCGCGTACCTGGCACGCTTGCCGCGCAGGTTAAAGATCTCACGGGTGCTGAGACGAATTTACACGGGGAAATTGTCAAAGTGATTATGATTACCCAGTCGGGTGCCGAGGGTATTTCGCTCGCCAATGTTCGCCAGGTTCATATTATGGAGCCGTATTGGAACTACGTCCGCCTTGACCAGGTGAAGGGTCGTGCGATTCGTATTTGTTCGCATATGGACTTGCCGGTAGACGAACGCAACGTGGATATTTTCACCTACGTGATGAAATTCTCAGAGCGGCAGATGAAGGAGCGTCTAGTGGATGAGACGATTGTGAATATTGACGCCGGCGATACGACCGACCAGTCTATCTTTCGGCTATTAATGTCCAAGAAGCATCTAAGCGATTCCATTTTGGACGTTATGAAGAAGTCGGCGGTAGATTGCGAGCTGAATTCCACCGAAAACGGTGGCTATGCTTGCTATCGTTTTAAGGGTGATGCGTCGTCGACGGAGCCGTTGTTCCATCCGCTGGTGGAGATTGATGTGACCGTAGCCGAGGCATCAGTTCGTGCCGCTGTTTAGACCAGCCCAGCAAGTATCCGCCGTTGGCTTTAGTATAGAGGTGCCGCCACGTCTCAAATCCGTGGCGTCGGTACAGCCGTTCGGCTGCTGGATTATCGTAGGAGACCTCTAATATAACGTTAGGGCTTAACTCTTTTACTTTTTTTAATAGAGTTGAACCGATTCCTTTGCCCTGAAACTCGGGATGGACGACTAAGTAGGCAAGTTCTATAGTATCTAGATAACGAAACATTCGTGTATGTCTGAGTAGTGCGAAACCTACGACTTGGCGGTTGTTAAGTACAACAATTGATTTTGGATCGGCGTCCCGTACGGCGGCACGGAATTCGTGTATATAGGTATTATCAAATGTCTCTTCACCAAGCCGTTCTACGGCATGGTGATGATAGGGCTTATACGGCGTGTAGGTGCTCATTTACCTACCGGGTATTCAGGTTTTCTTAGGGGCATATTTACCTACGCTTGCGTGTGCGTCGTACTTTGCGACTTTTTCTGCCTCGGCGAGTTTTGTTAGGTTTACCTACAAATTTTGCAATACTACGTGTTATATTCCACGGAGTGTTTTTATTTCTGGAGATTTCGGTCAAGCCGTGAAGTTCCACACGGCGTTGTCGTGTATTCACTCCCTTTTGTAGATTGGGTAGAACCCCTGACATACGGCACGTTTCCATTGCCTGAAAAAGCTGGCGTTGAACTTCAGGACTGTGCGGATCTGTCATAACAATATACCGCCGACTAATCTCATCACGGACTTTCTGGATGAACGCCGGTGTTCTTTGGTCTAAAAACTCGATCCTTTTTTTCCAGTAAGAAGGCTGATCCTCTTCACCTATATGTTCTGGGTGGTTTCTTAACCTCTCTGGAATAGCCACTGCTCTATCTCTCCATACTTGCGGAATATCAACCATTGCCATTATCTCTAAATCTCTACTATTGATACGGTTCAAGGATGTAATATTCGGATCTCTATAATCAATATGTTGTAAAGACTCAATACCCAACTCTGGAGGAATCTCTTCAATCGAATATTCAGAATTTAAAATTGTAATACTTATATCATCATCTGTATCGTCATCTGTATCATTATCTGTATTATTATTTTCAACTTCAGTTGTAAATATCATAGAATCGCCTGCTGCGTCATGGTAAATAAACGGTCTAGCAGGACGTAAAGAGGATGTAAGTAGATTAGCAATACAATCACCCGCAGTCTGATGCATACTACTAAATATCTTATCCTCAAAATTCAGTAAAGGTCCGATCAATCGGGAGGGAATATACACCGCATCTGCTGTAATCTCATCCTCAGACAACGGAATATTAGGCGGAGGCGGTAAATACCGCGGTGCTGGCAGACGATATTTCGGCGGCGGATAATGATACGACTGCATCCTACTTATCTTGTATATTTAATCAGTAATCAGGAAAAACATAAAGTTGGTATAAAATAAGAAAGAGATGCCGATGATTGTTGCGGACCCCGTTCCTGTACCGGCGGTCCAAGATGCCCTGCCGGTGGTGTTGCCGTTTGTAGAGGTTCCTGAATGGCTTCCGCTAGTTCGAGCCTCATTGACTGCTCGAATCGGCGCAGAACGTCTTACAATCTTGAATGGACTTCTACAAGAATGTGGCGGAGTTATTGCCGGCGGAAGTATTTTGAAATCTGTTGTTGCGTGGAATCCTGAGCCCGTAGATGCAAGCAGAGTAGATACACCAAATGATATGGACATTTATGTTCCTATAAGAACAGTATCCCGATTCATTGATCGTATGTTTACTTCCGAAGATCCAATGTTTGCTACAGGTTATTATACTGCTATTACTGCCAGTCGTTACTGTACATCATTTTTACGTAAAAATGGTATTCGCCGTGTTTATACATTTAAACTTCCTGAAAATACGACAATAGATATTATGTCTGTTCGTAATCGCCGTACTCCACAACAGGTTGTAACAAATTTTGATTTGACATTTTGTCAGGTTTGGTATGATGGTGATAAAGTATATACTACACATCTTGATGATATAAGAAGTAAGCGAGGCAGCCTACAAGAAGATTATATACAAAATTTACGGGACGCTAATATGTTTATTCGTAAGCGTATAAAAAAATATATAAGTCGTGGATTTACAGTTTTAGTCAATGGTGTTCCATACGATCATGATACATTTCATGGTAGTCATTTTGATATACGTATGGCTAAACGGGCGGCATACGATAGGACATGTTATGCTCCTGGAATGTCAATAAGTCGCCGGTCTATACCCGAATATTGGACAAAATGGGTTGCTAGTGTCTTTACAGCGTGGTCTGTACGAACAATGTATGGTATTTCTCTAGCTCCTGCATTACAGTCAGGCGGAGTAAAAAGTATGATTTTTCCCACCGATCAGTCTTTAACTCAAGTTAATATTGTAGTTCCATTAACAAGTAATTTTGATATTGGATCGCTTACAAATCGTGGTTTATATACTGAAGCACAGATACAAACATTTTGGGCAAACTATCCTGATACAGGATATGATTCTGAAGATTATGAAATTCTAGACAATAAAAAATTTATGGCAAAACAAATTATGACCAAATTTGGATTTGATATCTCTGAGGATCAGGCACTTGCATTAATTGGCAATCGTCTTGTTGAACTACAACTCTTTCCAACAAAATACAAGCGAGTGGTGGGCAGGGCGGCAGGTATTGCTTTCCGATTTATATATAATTTAGGAGCACTTTACTATAATCAAGCTATACAGCACCTTCCAGCTATGGTTGGTGATGCGCCAAGACTTAAACCATCCATAATTAATGAATATATAGATAATTTATCAAATGAACTTATACGAATAACCCCAGTAGCATTAGAGTTTGCTGAAGCAAATTCACGGGTATATGATATTCACTTACATAACGCCTTGGCTGCTATTTCTAAAAACAAATTTATAAACCATTTGAAACGTCATAAACTTTTTCCAAAAGATAAAATTCCTTGCTATAGTTGCGACAAACTTCTAACATTTACAGAAATCTATCATATTATTGGTCCAGACGATTACAATACTTGGTTGGCTGGCAATATGGACGCACCTTCAGAAAAGTGGAAGGGATATACAAAAGGGGATATTACCTTTCTAGATCTTATTTTTTCTCGTAATGGCAAGGAAATTGCGGATTGGTCTTTTTGTCCAATCTGTTTATCGTATGTATCTCGTGTTGATGGATGTAATTATTTATTTGGGCATAAATGTCCTAATATGAATGTGTCTTATTCACGCTCCTTATACCAGAAATATAAAAATGCTGATGGATATGTAACGTGGTGTACACAATGTGGGCGTATTTGTAAAGATCATCGGCACTATCAACTTTCTTTAGCTGAAGGACCTGTGCCGCATGTAGGTAATCCTGGTAATCCATATGATAAAGATTGTCGTAATACTGGCGGAGGAGGTATTTCTGAAAAATTTATTCGATTCAGTCAATTAAGAGAAACAGCATTAGCTCTTCAAGCTAAAGTTCATATAGAGACTAATGAAAACGTGAAAAACGAACTTATTGTTGCTATATGGAATGCGCCGGTTAAAATTTCCGTTGAAAGAAAGGCTGAAATTAATGCGATGTTTCCTCCTGCTCCTAATGCGCATCCAGTTGCACGAAATAATGTTGTAGCCTACGCAGTTCCATCAAATTCATTTCCTCTTGTTATTCCACCGGCACCACCGGCAAATGGCGCCGTTCATAATAATAATATTGTTTATCCTAACATATCTTACCCTAACGGCACAGGTGCCGACCCATTACTACCCATTCTCCATACTGAAGGCGATGATGCACAAACCTATGAAACAGAAGTACGACCGGTAATTCAATTTGTTCATCGTCGTCAAAACGGTGAAGTAAATCTTCACCAAGATGAATATATTGGACTTAAAAATTATTTTAATCTTCTACAATCTCGCAATGATGAATATGCACAGGGGCGAGGAGGAGATATTGGTATGTGCTGGAATTTTCCTGACTGTGATGCACGAATTCACCCGCAAGAGATTTTAGCCATTCTTACTCGTTTGGATACAAATGCCGGCGATTATCCTGAAGTCACTGCAGAGGATAAAGCCCGTTATCGGCAAATATACAATACATATAAAAAATTATATAATAAACTATTTCGAGCACCTGTTGCCGGTGGTAGAAGAAAAACACACAGACGTCAAGCTAAGCAGTACGGCGGCGGTGGCAGCGATGGTTCGTTTTTTGTAGAAGCAACCGATGTTCAGTGTAGTATAGTAATACCAAACGGGTCCAAGGCTGGATCTAATAAGCCACGCAAGCGTAAAACACGTCGGCAGCGCCGCCGCTAATCTAAACCAACCTTAATTCGTATAGGATAGAATGTCTATCAAATATGACGCTATGCTCCTATATACTGCTTTTCAGCAGATTGCCTCCCGTAAATATAAAGATGAAGGGGAGTTTTTACATACTTGCCGTATGGAACTAGAGCCCTACATCTTCGGCACCCTACATCACCGCTACGGTGCTGTACTCCAACGGCACTGGGACAATTCTGTAATTCCTAACAATGGGGATAGGAGTGTAGTTATTGTTGAACGACGCCTCCACCCCAATCTACGTTTCTGTCTACAAAACGCCGCCTACTACGCCCGTGGTTGGGGTATCACCGTTGTCTGTAGCGATGTCAATGAGTCATACGTGAAAGCGTGTGCGGGGTCGCAAGCCGCATCGGTTCGTATTATTCCTTTCTTCAAAGGGCTCGGTACACCTGAAACAGGTAAGACCGAATATAATACCGTTCTCCAGCAGGGGCGTTTTTGGGACCTTTTTCTTGAAGAGCACCTACTCATGATGGAGACCGATACCTATTTGATGAAACCATTGCCCGCCGAGATTGAAAACTACGACTATGTGGCGTCCAAGTGGCCGTGGGCACCTAATGCCGCCGGTGGTGGCGGTCTTTCCTACCGCAAACGCTCTATGATGAAGCACGTGTGTTCTCAGGATTTTCCTATCCAAAGTGCACAAGATTGTTTTATTAGCGATGCCGTAGAAAAACTTCATTTCAAAACGCCAACCATGGATGAATCTACGAGGTTTTTTGGCGAGTTCGCCTTCGTGCCTACAATGTGCGGAACTCACCAGTGGTGGACCGGCATTCGGTCCCACACCCTGGACTCTATTGCCGGTGCCCTTACTTTGTCTTTGGTTTAACTGGGTTCGACACATCCGGTTTTTTCTTCGGCGTCTCATAACTACACGTACCGCAATGATCCACATTTGCCCAATCAATCTTAATTTTATTCTGCTTCATATCTGTGATTGACCATCGTCCTAGAAGCGACGGTTCCCTAGACACAATAAATATACGAAAGAGTTTACGAAACATTGTTTACAATCTTGTAAATTGTAAACAGTATTATCAAATTTTTGCGATCTTTGGTTATACCGGCGGTTTGATATCCGGCGGAGTCTTCGGCGTACCTGCCTCGCCCTTTGCCGGATCGCCCCAATTGTAGTTCGGCGGCATCTGCGGCGGTTCCAAACGTGTAATCACATACTGGAGTGCCTGTGGCTTCAACGCAAAACTGTGCTTTCCGAACATTCTCATATAATTCGCAAGATTCTTATCCTTCTTGCCACCCCAGAAGTTCATCGCTACAAAATGAATACCCAATCCCTGTGCAGCACCTATAGCATAATCGTTTGACTGTGCCAACGGGTCCTCGCTCAGCGGCGCAACAAACGTAGGATTCATCAAAATCTTCTTCTTCGCCTCCGCTGCCTGGTCGCCCGAAATTGTCTGAAGCTGCCCCGCAGGATACTCCAACTGGATACCGTCTTTTATAGAGAAATTGACGAAATCCATAAAACGTCCTGAACCTCGAACATTGGATACAATAATGACCTTAGAGAAGAGCTGGTTAATCGGTACCTTGAATAGACGGTCCGCACCACGGCAATTATTAAACGCCAAATCCAGCCGATAAGGCGTAATGACTGACTGAAGTGCGTCGGCAGTCTTATTAAATGTCGCCGCCCGCGGGTTGCCACGGAAACGTAAATAGAGTATGAGCGGGTCTTGATGACCGGGATTGGTTGGCGTTTCCAGTGCCTGAGAAACGACCGTCTGAAGAGCCAGCACAAACGGCAGCGCATTGAGCGTTGTGCGGCGCCACATACTGCCCGCCTCAATCACCTGAAGTGTCGGTCCAAAGTCGCCGCCTGCCTCCACATCCGGCCATAAATCAAAGACAAACGCCCGTGCACCGCCCGCTACTGCCAACCGTACAGCTTCCGTAGATACAACGCCGTTGACCCCAGGGAAGAAAATGCCCCCCGCATTCACGGTGCTCACATAAAAATTCGTAAATCCAAGATTCTCCTCTTTATAGCCACGGCTCACAAGGCTGGTATATAAATCCGGCAGACCCTTACGAGTCGGATTATCAATATTATAATGGTCTGACGCCTTCACATTGTCACGAGTAATACGCGCAATATTATACGGCGTTTCCAAGTACTGGCGGTAATCTATAAACCAGGCTACAATCGCAATCGCTACGACCGCAATAATAAGCAGACCCCAAAACGGAAATCCCGTAGACGGGGTATCTATAGTATAGGTTCGCGCACCCGTAGCGATTTTAGAAAACGAACCTTTCATACTATCCAAAAAATCCGTAAGTTTCTTATTCAAAACCGGCGTTGCTGAAAGTTGTGCCGCCATTCTAGCGTGGTAGGTTATTTATTTTTTACCGCCCGATCCCGAAAGAAGTGCGTACGCCAGTGCCATCTTATCTACCGCCGACAGCTTCGCTGCCGCCCGTGCCGCCGCATCCTCCACTAACCCATTCATCTTCGGTGCTTCTAACATAAACTTACGTGCCTCTTCCGCTATTGTCGTATAAATATTATCAATACCCGCATTCTGCGACTTAATCGCATCGTACGACGGAATATTCGGTCCCGCTGTCAGCCGTGGGGTTGACCGACGGGCAATATGCTCGCAAATCATCATCGTTAAGGCGGCGAGACAATCGCGGCGTCCCTTTGACCCCAGCTTGGTCCACGTAATACTCATCGCATTGAAAATGCCTGCCCGCTCGTCCGTAGACAAAAACGCTACATCGTTCGCCAGATCCTTCATTACATCTATCAGAAACCACATCACACTTTTCCTTTGTTTGGGGGTCAGGTGGCTCGGTCCACGCTCTTTTACCGTCGGTTGCTCCGTCTGCGTATCCAGGGTAATAAACCAAATGACCCAAAAAAGGGCACGATTAAGATTGGTCGCACGACACGCCGCCTCAAACTCATTGCCAATCTTGAGCAGATCGTTGCTTTCAATACCGGCTGCCCAAGTACGGCGAGTACTTAACTGGTCTACAACCCCCTGACCTGTCCGAAATCGGGTACGCATCGCCTCCGCATCACGGAAACAATCGTCAGACGTCGGCAACTTCGGCAACTGCTTTTTTTCCGATAAAACTAGGCTGGACACGGCTTCCGCAACGTGCTGTCGTACCTGCGGCGTATTTCTTATCGCCTTTGTTGATTCGCCACTCCGCCCCCACAGTGCCCTTATTTGCGTCGCCGAATGAACCCACATCATACACCACGCCGGATTATTGGACGCTACATGCGTCGCCCACGCATTTACCAACGCCGCTTCTAATTTACCTAAACCCTGCTCGGAACATACTAACTCCGCCGCCCAACGCTGGGAGCGTACCATATCCCCCGCACCTATCGCCTTAATCAGCGAATTTACAACATCGCCCCACGCATAACCGCAAAGAGTATGTTTATTTGTAGCCTTCGGCTCCATATCTTATAGTAAGATGCGAAATATGGCGGCTAATTGCGTACGCACTGGCACGGCGTAATTTGAGAGCATCTAATAGGAATGGGCGCCAAGTGGTACGAAGGTATTGACACTCTTGATACTATCCAAATTGTTTTGGTGGTGATTATATCTATACTCCTGGCAAACTATCTCTATATCCGGTGGATGATGGTAGGAAACCGCCGAACCGAACTCGACGATATAGAATCGTTCGCAAATCCCGATGACTCGCCCGAAGCGGACGTTATTATACTAGGAAACGAAACACTCTATGATACATTTTACTCTAAAATCTACGATATGATTGTGGACGGTGCCGTACGCCAGAAACAAGAAGTAGGTCTTACACTTATCTGGGCAAAGGGCTACCGCCCCGAAATAGATACAATTGAGGTCCTGGACATCGGTTGTGGCACCGGCGGCGATGTTGAAGAATTCCGTAAAGAGGGAGTCGGTAAGGTGGTCGGTATGGACGCCTCAGATGCGATGATTGAAGTTGCCCGTAAGAAACATCCTAAGAATGATTACCGAATCAAAGAAGCCGAAAATATCGGCTCTTTTGCTGCAGGAGAGTTCAACCTTATCACAATGTACTATTTTACCTATTACTACCTCCGTGATAAGGACCAAGTGTTCCGCAACATCTTCAACTGGCTCCAACCTGGCGGCTGCTTCGTCGTCCACCTTGTCAATCGTGAGAAGTTTGATCCGATTTTGGAAGCCGCCTCCCCCTTTGTCGCTTTCAGCGTACAAAAATATTCCAAAGAACGTGTCACCCGGAGCAAGGTCACCTTTGATAAATTTGAATACGAAGCGGATTTCTCCCTTGACGATAACCGTGGCGAGTTCCGCGAGGAGTTCCGTTTCAAGGATACGAAAAAGATGCGTCGCCAAGTCCACCATCTCCGTATGCCGAAGATGGACGAAGTGGTCTCCGAAATAGAGGCGAACGGCTTCACCTACAAACAGTTTATTGACCTTACACCTATTGGCTACGAGTACCAGTACCTATTCTGCTTTGTTAGATAGTCTGCTTAAGCGAGGTAGCGACACACTTCACAAGGCTCGTGGAGAGATTCTTTGAGGCGGCTTGACGGTAGTCAAAAGAGCACCGATGCTCTTCTGCGTACCTATGCTTTCCGCAGTAGCGATGCCCACACTTACACGCCATATCACTCAGGAGAAGCCGAGTCTTACAATCAACGTGATTACAGCGGTTCGGATTCTTCGGTACCGCCTGGGTTTCTAACATTAGATGTGATGGGTGTGTTGCGGTCTGCGTGGAGGAGAGGAAAAGGGGCGAATTGGCGGCTGTGGCGGGGGTGGTCATCCTAGCTGGGCTGGTGGTTTCGGGGGTCGGCTTGGGGTGGGTCAATTTTTAGGCGGGGGCGGGGTCGGAAAAAATGACGGAGGCTAACGGAGTTGGATAATAGGATAGTATGCCCCCGTGTAAAGCAATCAAAGCGAATTTTACCCCATGTACTTCGAAAATGGGAATACCGAGTAAACAACTATGCGGTAGTCATAGTCAGAGTATTGCAAAAGAGGCGGCAAAGGAGTCGGCACGGACCGCCGACAATACCTCGGCACTGATGAAGGCGGCGGACCGAACCAGCAAGGCGTTTGCTTTGATGACCATTACACACACACCTGGTACCGAAAAGGAATACGCCGAAGCGAAAGCCGACGAACACGCTCTCAAGTTACGTGTGAAGACCGAGAATGATAAGCACGAGAAAGATGTGATGACACAGAAATGCAAGGAGGCTATTGCTATCAAACTCTACGAATTGCTCAATCTAGAAACAGATACGGCACAAACCTGTTACGCGATTCCATCAAGCCAAAACGTACAGTGTGCTGGCGTCGGCTCGCCGCACGACCATCTATGTGATACGCATCGTGCTACGCTTGTCAATCACGCATCAGTTCTAAGCACATATACGAATTCACCTGTTACACCAAATACGTTGCCGTTTCGGTTTGCTAGCGACCTCAATAATCACCTCTTATACGAAGCCTTCCGCGAAGGGGTTCGTGCCGCACGCTTTGCCCGTTTTGGAGTCACACTAGCACCGGCACCGGCTGTACCGGCTGTACCCGCCCCACGCCGTATTGCTGCTGAACCCATTCTTACCGCTCCTGTAGACATCGCACCACATATTGCTAAGCAGCATCTAGAAATGTCATTGGCACTGGAGAAACCTATTACCTGTCCTATTTGCTACGACGCCGTGACCGCCGAGAACATCGTAATGACGCACTGCGGTCACGTCTACTGTACGCCGTGTTTGACGGCGTCAAGGCAACGAGAGCGGAAGTGCCCCCAGTGCCGTGTAACCATATAAGGACTACATGCGGTATAAGAGTAAGATGCCCTTTTGGTCAAAAACCTCCGCCGCCCCCCGTTGGATCGACACCTGGTTCACCGACCGTACGCAGCAGAGGTTTTTTCGGCTGACGCCGCCTGCCGAGCCAAAAACGCCCGAGGGGCTATCACCTCCTGTACGTCTAACAATTGATGATGTAGGTGCGTTGTCGGCATTTTGGACGGCGAGTTACGGCGGCGACGACTGGTACATGGACGCCCAACCGGCGTGGGTGTCTACATATTTGAAAGACATCTCCGTAATTGTGTTAGGAGCGTTTGATAGCGGCGGCAAACTTGTAGCTACGATTGTGAGTGTACCGTTTTCGGGCGGAAACACCGAAATGTCAACGGGGGCGATGCTAAACTACGGTGCTATGCGGGTGATTGAGGGACTCTGTTTGGAGAAGTCGTGGCGTTCGCGTGGAATTGCCGGCTATATGATTGGAATAATGGATTGTTGGACGGCTAAGAAGCTTCCTGTGGCACACCTTTGGGCACGTGAAACCGCGGTAACGCCGTTTTTTAGTACGGCACTACGGACCGATACGTACGCAATGGCGGCGACAAATAAACTTGTCGGCTCGGTCAGCTGCGAGAAAATGGATTGGTTACAGTTTAGCGGGATGTGGCAGATGTCATTTCGTAATTGGATGCTGAATATAGGTGAAGGCAAGCCGCCGCCGCAAATTGTTTCAACCAAACCCATAAATCGCTCCGACCATATTGACGTCTGGGTTACGAAGAAGCGTCACGATCTAGATTCAGAATTACGTAAGGTTGTTGTTATAGCAAATACTCGGCGGCGTTCTATCCCAGGGGATGAACGGATTTTTGAAGTGATCTGGTGCGGATATTTGGTCGGCAGCAAACTCAAACCCAACACCGGCACCCGTGGATTCCGATACGTCCTTGAATCTATCGGAACAGGCTATAAAGACTCGCTCTTATTTGCGTCTAGTGGATATTTGGGCGGAGAGGCACGCCCTAGTTGGGGGGCACCGTGGCATTACGGTCGGTCCGGCGTCCACTCATGGCATATCTATAACTATATGCCACCGGCGTTTGGATCGTGCGAAATTATGGCGGTCCGTGATGAAATCTAAACCGCCGGCAATAAAGAGAAGGAGATGGGCTGCGACTATTATACGTGGATAGAAACTATCATCGTATATAAGGATTTATCTGGCGTGACTTGCCGGTTTGTAGAGCGTGGTCCGACACAACGACGCTATGAAGATTTTGGAGAAATAGATACCGATTTCAAGCTGCCACCAACTACCGGGCAAATTCTTGCCGAGGAGATTCGCACCTATAGTCAAAAGAAGATGTTTATGGACAATTATTGGTTATGCCACTACAACGGAAAAATGCGGATTCGTGAATTATGCGAAGCAAATAAGATTCCGTTTGATTCGCTAGTAGAAGTATATAAGCAGATGGGCGGACGAGTCGCTTAGCGGCGGTTGCGTCGGGTTCGGCGTCCGCCTTTCCAGTTTGCTATTTGATTGGACGGTCTCCGTGGATACCATTCACCAACAGATATTGAAGCATTACTATTTCTACGAGAAGTGTTATTTGATAGTGTAGCACCTAGATTAGACGCATTTGATATGGTACGTCCATTCCAGTTGAGTCGTACGTTATTGTTTGAAACCCCAATCGGTATAAGTTGTTCAAGTTTCTGAATGTAATAATTGAACAAAAATGGAACAAAATGATGGAGCTCCTCCTTGAGTTGTCCATACTCCTGTGTTAATGGAAGAAACGCAACATCGGTTTGAAACTGCTCTTTCAGACCATTTGCCTGTGCAATAAACCCTTGAATACGATTTATATACTGCTCACCTGTCTCATTATCCGGATTATACGGTTTCGTAATAACGATTTCAAATAGTCTACGGTTACCGTTTATATTTCTTACAAGTTCTGCAACTTGCGGATTTGAATCACGTCCAAAATCTTGAACAATTTCCTTAAACCGCTGAAACTTACCGCACTGCGTCGCATTTGTTCCAATATTGCTGTTACGAATACGCTTCGTTCCCATACAAACACCGCTCTTGAGCGTACGAGCAACCCGCCGACTGGCATTTACTAAACGATTACGAAGTGTTTGCGGCGTGCTTGACATTACCTTCCTACATTAACGGTCTAAAATAGGATTGCGTAGACTAGGATAGAATGGACCCACCGCCGCCCCAGCCCCCGTTCGACGAACACGAAATCGCACAATTTGCCGCAGCACAGCAGGCAATGGTTGCTGAAGAAGATACGGGCAGCATTCGTATGTACGGAATCCAGGCACGTATTGAGGATATGATGCGTGAAATGCCCAAAGACGAGCTTCTAGGTGCACATATGGTTCTGAGTGTTTTGTCGCACCGCCTCTGTAAGATGTTCTTTGATGACCATATTGCGTTTGACCGCCGGGCTCTTGTAAAAACTATAGAAGAGCTCTGGGAAATTTCCTGCGAAATTAGAATGCATAAGTTTCCTGATACGCCGCCGCCCCAAGGTTCTTGAATTTGAATCATAGAATGATTACTGTTCAATATGCCGTTTCACTCACCTTTTCCTCTCCACTTTCTCCAGTAATACCACGCTTCAATGGATCTGACGAGACCTTTGAATCCTCTACATTTTTAGTTCGTAGAGTTGGAACACTCTGTTCTACAGCACTTGCCGGTACTACACCCATTCCTACCCTACCAATATCTTGAATCGCCGTCTTATATACATTTTCTACCTCAAGATAATGATTGGCAAGTAAAGTTCTTGCCTCCTTTATAAATCCCTCCAGCGTCTCCAAGGCACCCTGCTTGCTTGTCACAAAAATAGGATCAATACGAATCTGATGTGCCTTTCTATATCCCATATCCTTCAACGATAGAATTTTACGCACAAACTTTTCTACATTTCCTAGATGTGTGTCATAGAGTCCGCGTAGTTTACGATGGGCGTTTGTAAGAATATTATACTGCTGCTCCGAGGTAGCAATACGATTGCCCACATTACAGAATCCCTTCGCAAGTTCCTTCGGGTCTTTGAACTTGAGTTTAGAAAACTCGTAGCCACCCTGAGCCGCCGCCGCGTTGGATACCTGTGCAATATTATTATTTAAAAACTTAGCCGCTACGTCACTTAATTCATTGGACGATTCAATCGTTGTTCCACCTTCACGAGAATCATAATACAGCGATTGTAGCAAGGCGTAGGGAATTGTCTCTGTCATAATTCCCGTCCATAAATCTGTACAAAATGAAGTAGTCACCTGTTTATTCGCAACCGCCGTTGCCAATAAGAACGCACGATAAAAGGACGGCGATGTAACCTCCTTTGGATTTATCGGTTGATTATCATCCGTGTAACCACGAATCGCCGATTTATACTTATTAAACTCACTCAAGCGGCTTACTGGAGTGGCAACCGACGGTTGAGCAAATCCTAAATCCGATCCAGATTCCAAGGCATACTTTGGCGCAGTCGCTAAATACCGTTGTACTTTGTTAGAAAAAGACTCAAACGATAATTCTCCAGAGGAAGATAAAATTCCAGATGAATCGTATGCCGTGCCCTCAGTATCAACAACAAATTTATATATCTGGCACGTATCACCTTCGCATTCGCCCGCAGTAGATAACGTAACATTAAAATATTGCTTATCGCCTCCCCGCTGTCTATTACGGCGGGTTGCCTTACGACTTGGCGTCCGACGACGGGTACCCCCACGCAAGATACTGCCTGTAGTGCTTCCTGTATTAAATGGATTTGGGCGGTAGGCGGTTGATGCTGATGTAGCATTCCAACCCCTAGCACCAGAAATAATGGATCTAGGCGGAGCTAAGGGCAGGGGTTGTACTTGTGGTTGTGCGAACGTAACAGTCTGCGGCTGTACCTGCGGCTGTGCCTGCTCTCCCATCGGATTACGCGGAGTAAACATAATTCCAAAAACTCCCGTCGGCGAACTTTGTGCATTATACACAATACCCTTATTGATATCAACCACAATAGGGTCATTAATACCAAATGTATATAATTGACGCGTATCACCGGTAATTTGCTTAAACTTTCCCGCCGTCAATAGACTTAAAATCTGAGGGGGAATCGGACGAAATGTTAATTGTTTATTTTGTAAATCTTTGTATAGCCGATTACGTAAAGATGAAGATGCCCCAGCAATCTCAGGAGTTACATCTTTTAGCCGTATGTAAGCTCCCTGCTGATATGCTATACTCGCCGTCAACGCCGCAATAAGTCCTGTGAATCGAACAATAAAACGTACGAATTGTTGGCAATAATTGCGGCGCTCTTCGTCCGATTTATGGATTTTTTCGTAATACGATTTCGGCATAAATGATACCTTTGATATCTCAGAACCACGCTTTGGGTCCGGGAGTTGTAGCGTCATAAACTCCTTATCCAGTTTCTGTTGTATAATCGTCATTAAGGAATTACAACCTTCAGGTGAATTGAGGACTTCCGCCAAATTAAAAAGGTTATTTCCGTCCACCAACATAGTCACAAGATCCGAGAGAACGGTAATGGAAAACTTTTGCCGCTGTCTCAGATCAAATACACCATAAAGGTCTAATTGCTCTGGGCGTGCTCCCTCTGTTTTAGAGCTCTGAACTCCCATTCTATTTAGGGTGATTACTTCTTTTCGGCGGTATCAGGAAATAGTACACCACGCCACGACTCAATACGCTTCAGACACTTATGTAGCGTCGCCACTGAAATGCTACACACCTTTGCCACCTCGGCATTTGTCTTCTCCAGCCCCATCCGCTCGCACGCCAAAGCCAGTGCCGATGCCGCCAATGATGACGGGGTAGTCTCAGGGCATACGCCCAATTCATCAATCATATTGCCAATCTTTGTCGCCATATCCACAATTCGGTTGTGAAGAACCCGTGGCGTTTCCAATTTATAAATCGCCGGCTCCAAATAATGCCGAAAGTGCGTTGAGGGCGTCTCCGCCTTCTTCTCCGCTAACGGCGTAGTATGTAGATGCTCCTCCAGCAGCCCCGAAAACTGCTTGACGCCCCGTGTAATCAGCTTCGCGTCAATCTGGAAGATTTCGGCGATTTCAATCGGCCGCCGCGGGGTATCGTGGCGTTTCAGGCTTTCAAACAAGCACGCCGCCAGTAGTGCGTCTTTCTGCTGCCCGCGGCAAATACAGCGTGTACTCACCTGTGCGTACAGCTGCTTCGTCTCCTCCACGATTGCCACCGAAATGCCCGCATTGCTTGCACGTACCTGGAGCATTTCAAAGATGGTCCACAGCGTCCGCTCACGATACGGCATAATATTCCACAAGTGGTACTGACGAATACGACGCATCGCCTTGGAATCGCCGGGTCGGGTCAGGATACGCGTACCCAGGGACGATTCAGGAAGTAATGGATTGAGCGGATTGCCAACCCGCGTCGGATCCGGACTGCGGTCCTCGGACCCAAACCAGCGGTACTCCGCCGAACTGTCCAGCTGAAACCCCATATGATTTCCGCATTTTGTACAAATGACCTCGTCATTATGTGTTTGAATCCACAGACCCGTATCGCAGTCCTCGCAGTGAAATCCGTCCAACATATCGGCAGGTGGTGTCGGTGCCGTATCCGCCAACTCCTCCACCGCTTTTGTCCAATCGCTACCGCCGAAAGGATCCGCCTCTTCACTACTCAGTTTTACACACGATGATACGCCCGGAAATAAGAGGGATGACATCTTACAACGATTAAGTTGTAGAATAAGGAGTGGTTCTGGGGGCGTGTCATTTTTTATAATTTTTCGCAGAACGCAGGTCTGGCGGCAAGGATATAAAACCACAATACTTTATAAGGATGTCGGGTACGACAAAAGAAACCGGATTAATGGCACTCGGTCCCTACTACGACTATTCCAACGAGTTGAGGTATCCAAGTGAACTCGGTATTAAGCGCGACGGCGATATTGGAAGGGGGGCAGACCAAATTATTCGGAATGTTACCGGTGTTCAATATTACGTAGATTCCATGGCGTTCGGCACTGCTACACGCCCATCTGCCGGCGGCTACGGACCGATGAATGCTATTCCCCAATCACCACTCGGTCTCAATTACTTTTTTAATACCGGGCAACAATGCTCTAACGGTGCCGATATGTACCAATTTATGTCTACGATTCCGTCCGGTTTACCAGGCGGTATGGGAAAAGGGCTGAAAGAGAAACTCGGTGCGAATTTACAGGGTCTCTCTCCAGGTGTTCTTCAGGATTCGTTTGAGGCGATGAATCCCATTCCAATGTTGAACGCCGTCATGGGCACCGGCTATCCTAAATGTAAATTGATGGAAGCCCCCGTCGGAAACGCCGACGGAGAACTTTCCTCCCGTTTTCCAAAACCGATTTACAATATGAACCCAACCGGCAGCGATGACCCGCCGATTGAAGTTCCAAACGTCTGGGTCGACCCTACAGCCGATAAGGTCTATTACAAACCTATAACTGGACGTTGGGTAAACGATTTAACAAAAGGCTATATATGGGAACCGAATGACGGCTCCGCATACGTTCCTAGTGGACCGAAGCCGCATATGACCCGCTGGGTATTTGATAAATGGATTTCCGCGGATGAATACAAATGGACGCAGAAACAACTGAAAGAAATGGGACGCCTATATTCATCCAGTGATATTCCCGACCAAAACACGCAGCCGGATCCGCCTATTCCCCAGCAACCGACCACAAATGAAGAAAAGGCAGCACTTCAGGACATGGGCAAAGAGGGTTTTACTACAAACCTGAAATCCGAACAAATTACGGCGGGATTGCTTTTTGCGGGGCTCTTTGTCGGACTTGTTGCATTCACGGCGGCACGAAAATAAGATGCTTCAAGTAAGACGGATGAATATCCAAGGCGGCTTAGATAGTATTGCCAGCGGGGTCACATCCGCTCAAAAAGGATTTAATACCGTATTCAAACAGCCGACGCAAGTGATGAATTATCTACCCGACGCCAGTGCCCTTATTGGACCCGTGTACGATTATTCAGGCGAGCTCAAGTCACCTGAGGACCTCGGCATTCGTATGGGCGACGGGTCTTTAAGCGGCATTGGACGGGCGGCGGCAGGTGTTGACTATTATGCCGGTGCACTTGGTTACGGACGTTCAATCGGTATTTCAAAAAAATACAAAAAAATGAAACAGTATCCGATGGGTCTAAACTTTTTCCTTAAAGTAGCCGATGCGAAACTGGGAGCGGCGTGTAGTAACGGCGCGAGTATGTACGAGTACGTGAGCACCGTTCCAACCGGCATTCCTGGTCCCCTTGGCGATAAACTTGCGGAGGAAATGAAAGGTGTTCGACTCCAGGGACTGGCACCAGGAATTATTGGAGACGCTGCTGCCGCCCTTAACCCCGCCCCGTTTTTTTCTGCCGCCGTCGGCTCAGGCTTCCCTCAATGTAAACAAATGCGGGCGATGGTCGGCGACGCCGAAGGAAATATACGCTCTAAAAATCCAAATGTAACGCGTCCGTGGATTGATATAAGCCAAGGCAATGCTCAAAAACCAAAACGTAAATTGTTTAAGAAAAAAGATAATAAATACTATGAAACCCACTGGGTCTTTGATAAATGGATAAGTGCCGAAGAGTATAATAATACACCAAAAATATATCCGAGAAAAATTAAAAAAGGTAAAAAGACAATAATTGAGGATTTTCTCTCAGAGCCTTTTGGCGGCTCTAACCTTGCCGCCGGCGTTCTTTTCGCCGCCCTTTTCATCGGAATTGTAGCATTCAAGGTGTCACGAAAATAGACAACTAGAGTAAGAGGGCGATGGATTTTTTAGATAAATTAAAGACGGAAGTCAAACAATATACGCCTGATATGAAGACTATTTTGGGACCGAAATACGACTATTCGGCGGAATTGCCGACACCAAAGAGTGTCGGTGTAAATTTCGGTGACGGGTCGTGGGGCGGTATTAAGGGTGCAATGGCGGGTGTGGACTACTACTCGGGCGTGATTGCATTCGGCGAGACCACGGGGTTTGCAAAAGGAAATGGGCTCACCATGAATCCCCTCGGCGTTCGATATTTTATCACTACTGGTGCTACTTGTTCAAATGGTCAGGATATGTATCAATACGTAAATACAATTCCGCAAGGACTTCCTGGTCGTCTTGGCAACGAAATACAACAGACGCTCGGTGTAAAACTCCGCGGCTTAGCACCCGGTATGTTTGAAGACGCAGCGAAAGCACTCAATCCCGCACCAATGTTTAATGCGATGGTCAATAGTGGCTACGCTCGTTGCCGCAAAGTGACTTTGCCGGTCGGCGATCCTGAGGGACGTATTCAAAGTCCAGTCACCGGCGAGTGGTGGATTGATCCTTCCAAAGAAGCCATCACCTACCCTAACGGGAAACCCCACGCCAGTCATTGGATTTTTGATTCGTGGGTGAGTGCCGAGACGTACGCCTCCGATAAAAAGGTGGAAGGCTTCCGTGATGGTCTAGGGCAGTCCAAAGTTATTGCCGGTGCCCTTTTCGCAGCCCTTTTCATCGGACTTGTCGCTTTCACCTCTCGTAAATAACCAGAAGTCTAGATAGGTAGATGTCGGCGAACGACGTCCATTTCTTTTTCAAGATGCGCGAGCAAATCAAACTTTACCACTGGCAGACTATGAGCTACAGCCGGCATAAGGCAACCGACGAAGTGTTAGAGAAGTTGGACGGGCACATTGACCGCTACGTTGAGGTGTATATTGGAAAATATGGACGCCCCCGACTGGGTGCTAGCACAAATACAACCAAGCTTTCTAATTTGTCAGAAACCTCAGCCGTCCGTTTTATCAAGGCGTGTATCAACTATCTTATAACCGACTTAATACCGGACTCGGCACGCCGACCCGCTGATACCGACCTCACAACGATTCGCGACGAAATGCTTGCCGAACTCAACCAGCTCCTTTACCTTTTCACTCTTCATTGAGTACCTGGATTTCGAACAAAATTGAAAAAGTTATTTGTTAAACTTATGTTATAAGCATAACAAATGGGGCAGTACTACTACGCGGTCATTTTGGACGAAAACGGCTGGATTCGTGCGTGGATGGCACCTGGATTCGGTGCGAAACTAATGGAACACTCGTATTTGGGCACCATTGGTGTCGGCACATTTGAGTGGGAGCTTACGCCTGAGGGTCGGCATCATAAGTCGCGTGTTGTCTGGTGCGGTGATTACGCCGATGTGGAGCCAGGGCTCGGCAAAAATCTACATTTGATCTGTAATGAGCGTAACGATTTGATGCTTACGCCTACTGCTGCCACGCTGGGTGAGCATCCGTTTCTAGTCAATCATACAAAGCGGCAGTTTGTAGACAAGAGTAAGGTTCCAAAGGGACTGGGAGGATTCCAAATCCATCCATTGCCGCTTTTGACTTGCGAGGGGAACGGACGGGGTGGAGGGGACTTTTACGGTGAGTCACCCCTGATTGGGTCCTGGGCACGGGATGTTATTTCTGCGGAAAAAACCGCCCCTGACGGATTTACAGAATTGGCATTTGACCTGGTGGCAACGGATTAGTGTTTGTCAAAAAACCCGACCACCACAACAGGAATGGGTTCATGGCAATCGAATACCTCTTGGTGCTGGAGTCCTCGTGTGCGGTGTCCTGAACATACGCCGCCTGTCAAGAAGAAGAGTTTTGTAGAATTTATGGAAGAGGAACTTGATAAGAAATGGTGGAAGGAAAATCGGTGGAGGTTTATAGAAGGTAAAGTGTACGATCACACGGATAATGATTGGAGTACTTAGTCCCTGAAAAAATTGAAATCAAATCCGGTTTATGTTAAAAATTCAAACATCTAGAAAATGTCTGAATTTGGATTTCTAATTTATTGTTGTTTTGAGTCCAAGATATCGCCGCATCTATCTGGTTCTACAGTTGGTGGTAGCCTGTTGCTTGACAAGGCTGTAACCGAAACGGAGGCGGTTGAAAAGGTTGCAATGTATCAGAAGCGTGCCGAAACACCGTCGGAAACTCGTCGTTATATCTACATCAAGAACCAGCCGCATTGGTGGTAATAATTATTAAACCATAATAGAGATGCCTGATTGGCTACTAGAACGAATTTTTCCTTACACTCATCAAGTGAAAGTAAAAATTGAGACACTAGCATCATCAAAAACGATACTGAATATGAATACTACAACTTTAAAACTTATAGCGGCTGGTGTGGCTGGAGGACTTCTTGGATTTGTGGCTGCACGGATCTATTTTCATCCGTCCCCCGCCCCTCATGCCCAAAATGAAAAATCCATGGAACCCGCGGAGCCAGCCAAGCCAGCCGAGCCCGTTCGCCCCCTGACCCTTGTTGAGCCTGTCCAGCCGCCAGCCGACCCTCCCATCTCCTCCATTGAACAGATTGATACAACCCATCCGTTCAATAATAAAAAGTTTGATCCAATCTTGGACGATAAAGATTATGTCATTGGATTTATGTATAAAATGGAGGCACTCAAAAAAGCCCTATCTCGTCCATCCGTGGCTATTCCTAAAAAAATAGGATATGCATCATTTGACCGCCAAACTAAAGATTTGTTTTTATGAATGCCGCCGGCTCAGGCATCAGATTCGCCTCATTTGCAATTGTCCGCAAACGGGACTCAGGCAGAATGCGGCTACAGATTGACATTGATTCCAACTCCTGTAAGAATAGCTTATAGGCGTAGGGAACACGAATCTGGCAGAAATCGGTCACCGCATCGCACGAGGTACACTTATAAATTCCTGCCTTCGGATTGACCTGACCCAGCAGTCCGCATGACTTACAGACGAAACATTGGAAGTTATCCGATTTTTCCATCATGATCTCTTTCAGGAATTCGGACGCTCCGTGGGCAACCATACAATCTCGCTCCATCTCGCCAAACCGCAGACCTCCATCGCGGGCTCGCCCCTCCGCCGGCTGTCGAGTCAGCATGACCAACGGACCCGAAGATCTGGAGTGGATCTTATCCTCCACCATGTGCTTGAGACGCTGGTAGAAGATTGGACCCATAAAGATACTCGTTTTCATTTGCTTTCCTGTTGTTCCACAATACATCACTTCATTCGTATGCGGCTCAAGTCCAAGATCATCGCGGAGCATTTTTGAAAGTCCATCAACACTCACGTCGGTGAACGGGCTGCCATCGCCCACCGCTCCAATCTCGCATCCCACGCGTCCCATAAGCGTCTCCATCAAATGTGCAATCGTCATGCGAGAAGGAATACAATGGGGATTAATGATAATATCAGGTACGATTCCGCTCGCCGTCTGAGGCATATCCTCAGGCTCCAGAATCATTCCCACCGTTCCCTTCTGACCGTGGCGCGAACAGAACTTATCACCAATTGTTGGAATGCGCTCGGACCGCACGCGAATCTTGACAAACGAGAATCCCTCGCCGTTCCGTCCGCGATAAATCTTATCCACAAAACCCGTCTCGTTATTTCGGAGCATCTTGGACGCATCTCGGTAACGCTTGCCGCCCACCGCCTCCACCGCCGCCGCCGCCGCCGCTGCCGACATGGACGCCAACGACGAATGGCTGACGCCCGCCGCCATTGCTCCCTCCACTGCCCGTAGCCGAATCGGAACAACCTTGCCAATCAATATATCATCATTGTCCACATAGGTATTTTCAGGAATAATTCCATCCGCCGCCAGCTTCTCATAATTCGCCAGTTTGATGTGCTTCGTCAGACTCGGGTCCGGTTTACAGAATCGCTCCTCCTCGCCGCTTGCCTGATTCTTCTTCTCCTCGTCCTTGTACGTTCGGTAAAAGATGGAACGGAAGAGTCCACGGTCCAACGCCGCGCGATTAATCATTACCGAATCCTCCTGATTGTAACCACCGTACGTCATAATCGCCACAATGATATTGTAGCCCGACGGCATATCCTGAGCACGGTAGTACTTGCTCATGTAGGGGCTCACAAGCGGACGAGCCGTGTAGCACAGCAGATTGCTCATCGTATCCAGACGCTCGGTAAAGTTTAGGGCATAGACACCCATTGCCTGCTTGCCCATTGCCGCCTGGTAAGAATTTCGCGGCGACTGATTATGGTCAGGAAACGGAATATTTGAGCCCATTGTTCCAATAATCACTGACGGATGAATCTCCAAATGAGTATGTTCGGAATCCAGGGTACCGAGAGTTTTTGCAATGTACAGATTCTCGGACTCGCCCGCATCCACAAACTCAATCAGATGATTGCCCGTCGGGCTCACCCAGCGCATCAGATCATTCCAAGAATCGCAGACCATCCACGGCTTCTGACAATTTGTTGAAAGGACCTCGCGGATTGTCTCACCGATGAAAAGCGGACGAACCAGGCGTCCACCCTCCGTATTTACCCAAACTTCGTTCGGACTCGGCTTGTAAACAATGCTTGTATACGGATGGACACGACCCGCACGCTTGGCGGTCACAAGAGCCTGAACGGAGCGGAAAGCATCCGCACTTCCACCAAGAGTTCCAATCCACGCTCCGTTAATAAACACCCGTAGAAGGTCCCTCCGCTCAATCGCGGTCGTCTCCGCCAGATGTTTGAGTTTGAGTTCATCGTACAGGACCTTGAGGACCGGATTTGGCGAACTGGGCAATGTGATATTTGCCGTGCTTGCCAGATTCTTCACCACGCCGACCGAATGACCCTCGGGCGTCTCAGCAGGGCAAATAAATCCATACTGGCTATTGTGAAGCTTACGCGGCGGAATCAGCTTACCCGTTTTCTCAATTGGGGTGGAAAGGCGGCGAAGGTGGCTGATGCCGCTCAAGAAGGTGAGACGATTCATGACCTGGCTGATACCAGTCTTCGTTCCCATCTTGCCGCTCGCAAAATTGCCCGTTGCGAGCGAAGATTTCATTCCTACTTCCACAATTGTTGTCTTGAGGATTTTGTAAACATTTGTGGTATTAATAATATTTTCAAACTTGCCGCTTGCCTTCCAAGACCCGTTGTGGATTTCCTTGACAATCGTTGACTTCATATCCTTGATAACTTTTGTTCCAAAGTAGAAACGGAAAAGGTTGCCGAGCAGATTGCCAGGGTGTTCTACCTTCTTATTCGGATAGCCGTCACGGTCGTCGTACGGGATCTTATTGTGGTAAACGTCTAGGACCTTCTTGGTCATTGCGGCAAGGAAGCATGCCTTTTCGTACATCATGTCCGCACCGCCGATGTGGGGTAGAAACTCCTCCGCCAGAATTTCCGAAATGAGTTTCTCTCGCGGTGCCTTGTAGGTCGCAAGGGTAGAGGCACTCAGCTGCTCGCGGATGCCGCCGCCGCTGCCAAGATGTTTCTGGAGATAATCCTGAGCCACCTGCTTGCCGCGAATATCCGCCGCCTCCATGATACATTCCTGAAAGATCATTTCGTAGTCATTGTGAACATCGCCCATAATCAGTTCAATGATGCTCTTATCCGATTCGATACCAAGGGCACGGAACATAATGAAGAGGGGTAGTTCGGCTTTGATGCGGGGTAGGGTCACGCGGATGTGCTCAGGACCCGTGGCAAGCTTCGGATTGTAAATAATCTTGACGGCAATATTCTTGGGAACGCCCTCGTTATCGGGTCCGATGGATTTGCACTCAATAATTTCCGCCTCCTTGTGTTTCGCCTTGTTGTTGCGGAAGACAAACATCCGATTTTCTGCCATTCGCTCCTGGCTGAGAATAATTCGCTCGCCGCCCTGAATGATGAAATATCCAAAGGGGTCCGCCGAGCATTCGCCAAGTTCCCGTGGATGCTTCTCAGGGCTTTCGGAAAGGAGGCAATATTTGCTGCCGACCATCACGGGAATCTTGCCCGCCAAAACTCTGGTCAGGGTCCGCGTCCGCGTCTCTTTCGTCCCCTTGCCAGGATCCGTAAGGGTCGTGGTCACATCCATGTCTAGGTAGACAGGGGCGGCGTAGGTGAAATTGCGGAGGCGGGCATCATTAGGATACATTGGGGTAAGGGCACCGTTATTCTCAAAGATGGTCGGCTTGCGGATGCTGACATTTTGGAATTTTACGATCACCTCCACCTCGCGGGGCGGACCGCCACCTGGTGCCTTGCCGCCAGGAAGAGCCGTTGCCGGTGCCGTGCCGCTCGGAGTGCCGGTCGTATCCTCCACGGTCACACGAATCGCCGTGCCTGCCGTACCCGCCGCCGCCCGTGTTGTGCCCGTAAGGGTTAAATCTGGCGAGCCGACCACGCGGATTGGGCAAGATCGTAGAATCGTATCAACTACATCAAAATCCATGAAATGATTAAACGAGGCAATTTGGTGGTAGATAATCTGCCGGTTGTCATGCTGAGCAAAGTATAAGTCTAGAATTCGTTTCCAAGCGTTCTCCATTCTAGCGAGTTGAGGTCCGAGAAGAGCGCCGAGGTGTTAATCAAATTTGTTCAATCTTTAAACCGTAGATGCCGCCGCTGCCCGCCGCCATCGCCAGCACTGTATAATATCTAAGTTATATTTAGAGTCTGACACGCCAATGTCTGACGTGAAAACGGTGAAGGTAACATTGATGGAGCAGGATGTAAAGAAACTTTCCCGGTCTACGACACGAAAGCGACGGGTGAAGGGCGGTGCCCTAGCTCCCGCCGACGTAAAAGGTTCCGATGCCGAATTCGCCGCAACTGAGACTATTGAGGGTATATTACCGCCGCCTGTAGTTGCAGCCGCACCCGCTACATCTACAACTCCAGCCCCTTCCGTAGATGTCCGTGGAGCTGCCTGGATTCCGTCGCCTACTGTGAATACAATGCCTAGCGTAGAAAAGCAAGTGACTCCTGCGTACGGACCGACGGCAGCGGACGTAGGACTCAATGTAGGACCCCCTATGAGGGGCGGCGGCTCGGTTTATAGTGGGAATGGTACTGTAAAGTTATCGGGAAAGAAGAATTCCCTACACACAGTAGCGACCACCCCTGGGGCACCCCGCATTCTGCCGACGAAGCGGAAAAGTGGTGGTGCTCCGGCAATGGCGACGCGTAAAAAGGAAAAGCTGGTGATATCTACGCCATTAAAACACGCTCAAAATGCGGGGTCGGCAAAAACACGCAAATTCCGGGAGCGTAAAATCAGCATTACGGTCCGCACCGGCAATCGTGCGGCGGCAAAGCGAATCAAGGAGAAAGTGGATGCGTTGCCTATTGCACAGGTTCGTCGTGCGTTGCTGCGTAAGGGGGTCTTAAAGCCGGGAAGTAGCAAAACGCCGGAGCCGATGATGCGTGCGATGCTCAAAGATTATATGCTCCTCCATAATGCGGACTAGTCCGACCCTGCCCTTTTTAAATTCATAGTACCTTTCCTATAGTAAAATTATTCCAGGCGAATAATTCTATTATATAGTTAAAAAGACCCTAAGGGTCCACCCTTACGCCGATTTAATTGTACAGAGCACCGTACCTCCGAAAAAAATTGAGAACCGTGTTCCGTCATAATGACCCAAACCACCGTAAATGAACATTTTCTTTCTTAGCCGCCGAGCCCGCCAGTGTGCCCGTTGGCACTGCGACAAACACGTGGTCAAAATGATTCTAGAGTCTACGCAACTCCTGTATACGGCGAATCACACAAACGGGGGCACCGAGGCAATTCAAGCCTCTGCTCCAATTTGTTTGAGTACAGGCAACCGTGGGTATAAGGCTTGCCATAAAAATCATCCGAGTGCAATTTGGGTCCGCGAAAGTTTGGCACATTATTGGTGGCTGCTGGCACTTGCCAAGGAATTGGTCACCGAGCACGGTCACCGATTTATGCCGAAGAAGCCCCACGCCTCCCTTGTCCACCTTGAGTGGCTGGAGGCGAATCCGCCGCCTGGATTGCTGACAAAGATGGAGTGGATTCGTGATCCGACGCCGGCGATGCCCGCCGAATTTCGGCAGGAGGGCGACGTAATTGCCTCGTATAGGGCGTATTATAATGGGGCAAAGCGGGATAAGGGGCTGCTCAAATATACCCGCCGTCACGTGCCACATATCTTGGCGGTGAAGACGCGTTCTTAATTCTAAAAAAATTACACCGCCCAGGAAAATGCCCATGGATGTTGCTTATCCGGTCTCCGCTGCTAGCACCGCTAGTATCACAGGTGTCACCGATACGGTTGACCCTTCGCTGCCCTCTCAGATTTTTTTGGAGGCGATTAAAAAGACTTGGACGCACGTGCCAAATACGCCCGATGAGGCGATTGCCCTGTATCAGTATGTTATGAAGTCGCAGATTGAGCCGGCAATAGCGGGACTTCTCAAGGAGACTACGGCGAATCTTACGGAGCCTGAGCAGGCACACGTGGCGGCAAATGTGAAGGTGGTGCCGGTGGTCAAGAAGGGCTGCTGCTGGTAAGCCGATGAATCTAAAGCATTTTAATATTAAATGTATATGTTATATACATTTAAAAAACCGGCAAATTGGAGTACATTGCCACTTTATAGTAAATTAATTTACTATAAAACAATTGTAGGCGAGGACTATGCGCCTTATGTAGATAAATTAGAGGCAAAACGTATTGTCAAAGAAATATGCGACGATGATATCAAGGTTGCGAAGGTAAAACGGATTCTTAGTGGACCCGATGATTTTACACAAAATGATATAGATCCGAATTTTATGATAAAAGCGGCTCACGGTAGCGGATGGAATATTTCTATGACGGCAGAAACGAAGGTTGAGGATGTGAAAGTACGTCTCAAGGAATGGAATCGTACATATATTGGTTCTGGAGAGAATCAGTATAAATATATCAAGCCGCAGTTTTTTATTGAGGAAAAGATGGATGATGCTATTTTAGGGCGAACCGACAGTGCGGTTACCTATATGTTTCGCTGTATTTATGGCGTTCCTGTAACAATAGGCGTTCGCAGTAGAATGGCTCAAAATAGCTATGATATGAATTGGAATTTATTGGAATTAAGAACTAAGAAGTCATCCGATTTTTTTGAGAAGCCGGCACAATTGGATGAGATGATACGGCTTGCCAAAAAATTATCCAAGGAGTTTGAATTTGTGCGAATTGATTTTTATTTAGGAAAAGACGGAATCTATTTTAGCGAATTTACATTTACTCCGAATGGGGGATACCGACTATATTCTCATAAGATGGAACAAGAGTTGGGGGCACTTTGGATATAAAATAAATGAGTTCCCAATCAAATCCGTACTGGCTCGCTCCTAGATATTTAACGAGACCCATCATTATAGTTGTATCATCGGCAATAAGACCAAAAAGATGTCGGCAAAAATCTATCATATCAGCCGGTCCGTCAAACTCCCAACGATATTTTTGAATGACCGTGCTCACCGAGAAGCCTTCTGTAGTCAAAGGACATATATCTTCCTGGCTCAAAAAAACTCCATTATGCCCTAGAGGGTTGTGTTTATTTACAAAAATATTTAGCCAGTCCGCCGGTGCCGAGCCTAGCCGAACATCTCCTAGAATAAATGTTCCGCCAGGTTTAAGAATGCGATATACCTCTTTATAAAATATAGTCCGTTCCATTTTACTACAATGGTGTAGAGAAGCGAGAGAAAGGACTTTATTGGCTGAGCGTGTAGAAATAGGTATACTCCCTAATGTACAGATAGGAAGATTGGCGAGTTCGGCGAATGTTTCATTTGTTTCAAACGCCCTATAATCTATATCTTTTGTAATATATGGTAAAATATCTATACACGCACCAGGTATATTTACAATAATATCGCCATCTTGTATATCGCACATATTTACAGCAGTAGACAATTCATTTGCTAGAGCATTTGGATATTTTTTAACTGCATAGATGTAACCTCTAGCACGTCCTGTAAAATAATCCATTAAATATTATTTTCAAATTTTTTTTAGACTACAAACGAATTTAAAGCGATTTCAACTATATTAATATAACGTATTTGAAATCGTTAAGTGCCGCCGTTATGCCACCGAGAAAACCCAAAGGTACACCGGTAAATAGCGAATCTATGGAGGGGCTGTACCTCAAACATTATCTAGAACAGAAAGGTAAATATGGCGAAAAAACTGCCATCTTGCTTCAGGTTGGCAGGTTTTTTGAAATGTACGACAGTTTGACGGTCGCCACGGGTGCGACAAATACGAATATGCGGGACCTTGTAGAAATTTGTGGATGTGCGCCTGAGCCGAAGCCGACCGCGGACCCCAACAAACTCAAACTTTTTTGGGGATTTCCTGAATCGGCGTTGGACAAATACGAACGGATGATGGTGGTGGCGGGTTATTCGGTGGTGGTCGTTACCCAGAATAAGGATGGGGCGGATAAAGTTACAAGCCGTACAATTGACCACGTCAGTAGCCCAGGTACGTATTTTGAGGCGGAAGGGGGGCTGACGGTTCGTGCAGAGGAGCAGTGTATGGTCGGTATGTATATTGAGCCGTACACGTATCAGCCCAAAGATGCCGCCGCTCGCCAACAGCAGCGGTGGTACGTGGCGATTTCGGCGTTTAATATGAATACAGGGATGGCGGTAAGTACGGAGGGACATTTGACGCTTATTGATGACCGTGCCGTTTGTGATCCGATTCAGCCGTTCCTGTCCATGTATCCGCCGGCGGAAGCGGTGGTCTGGTGGTCAGCGAATGCCGACCAGCCTCCGCCGGACCAAACAGTTTTTAGCCAAATTCTTGGGCTTGCCGGCAAACAGCCCCGCCCTCCCCTTCACCTGAGAACTTTGGACAAAAAGGATGAATCAGGCGTGGCGGCGGATCGGCTACGGCTCCAATTTTTCAAAGATCTTTACCAGCCCGCGTCCGCCCTTTCGGTCGAGGAGCATCTGGACCTTACCCGTCATCCTCAGGTCCGCCGGTCCCTGTTCCACCTTCTCTCATTCATCCGAGACCACAACGCCTCATTTCTTCAAAAGCTGAACACTCATACAATCTGGGAGGCGGCGGATTATCTCATTCTAGGAAATTCGGCGTTGGAGCAACTTGCAATGATTTCGCCAAATTCGTCCAGAGCCCACGAGTCCCTTCTTCATTGGCTTCAACAGGCAACAACGGCAATGGGTCGGCGTTTTCTGCGGACGCGTTGTCTGACTCCGATTGCGGATGTAGAAGAACTCAACAATCGCCAAGAACGTATTGAGGCTCTACGGTCTATAAAAGATAAATCCGTATACCTCGGTCATCTTAAGGGAATGTACGATTTGCCGCGGCTGTATCGCCGATTTGCGTTGGGCAAAGCTACATGCCAGGACCTTCTCTGTCTTCTAACAACGTATGAGCATTGTCGTGATTTGATCGTAGCTACTAGAGCGACTCCGTGTGGGTTGGACGTCACGAGTCACGGCGAAATTCTAGAACATATCAATCAACTTCTGACAACGTGGAGCCCTGAGCGGATTCGTAAAAGTTGTGGACAGGCAGAAACAGGCGGAGCCGGTCCCGCAATCGGCTCGTTCCACCCCTGGTTCCGCGGACAACAGCCCGCCCTTGACGCCCTAGAGGATCAATGGACCGCGTTGGAAACGGAAGCCCTGGCAATCAAACAAAGTTGGGAGAAACATTTGAAAGAAGACGACGTTATTAATTGGACGATTAAGGACGAGGCTCCGTTTACATTTACGACGACGCAACGGCGTGCGACCACGCTACAGGGCTATTTCAAAGGTACGAAGAAAACGTGCGGATTTGATATTATAAAGCGTGCGACAAGTACAACGGCAGTGATTGTAACAAATACACGGGTGGGTGCGATGAATACGGCGGCGATTGCCTTGCGTGCCGAGTGGATCGCGGCGTCTACCGCCGCCTGGCGTACGCATTGGCAGACCTGGATCCAGACAAATCAATCAGCCGGATTGTTCGAAACTCTGGTGAACTGGGTGAGCGAATTTGATTGCGAGTGTGCCTTTGCTATTTTGGCGGACATGTACGGTTATGTCCGCCCTGAGTACGTTGAGCCTGCCGATGATTCGTCGGCGGGATTTGAGGTGACCGCTCTCCGCCATCCAATTATTGAACGGATAAGGGCGTCTACTCCGTACATTCCCCATTCGCTGGCGTTTGGAGATTTTGCGAGTAAAGCTAGCGAGGCAGCCACCGCACCGAACGGACTCCTTCTCTACGGAGTAAACGCTGCGGGCAAGTCGTCGCTGGGCAAGGCGGTCGGTCTCGCCATTTTGATGGCACAAATCGGTTGCCCTGTTCCCGCTACTGCAATGCGGCTCATACCGTACACCGGTTTATATACGCGTATTCTCGGCAACGACAATCTTTGGGCGGGAATGTCGTCGTTCGTCGTGGAAATGACGGAGTTTCGTAGTATCTTACGATCCGCCGCCACTAGGATGCTGGTTATTGGCGACGAGTTGTGTGCCGGCACCGAGACTGCGTCAGCCACGGCGATTGTGGCAGCGGGTATTCAGACGCTTGTCCGCCGCGGGGCACATTTTCTATTCGCCACGCATCTCCACGAATTGTCAGAAATCCCAGAAATCGCTAATGACCCAAAGGTCCGCCCTTATCATCTATCAGTATTTCCCGACCTAACAACGGGTGCTCTTGTGTATGACCGAACACTACGGACGGGTTGTGGCTCACCGATGTACGGACTGGAAGTTTGCCGTGGTCTGGATATGGACACCGAATTCCTTGCTCTTGCGACTGCCCTAAGAACGCGAATGTTCACTGCGGACGGCAAGGCACACGCTAGCCGCTATAATCCGGCACTAATAGTCTCCCGATGTACAGCATGCGGTGCCGATGCTGCCAGACACGCCTTAGAGGTTCATCATATTGTACCACAAGCAGCCGCTGATGCTGAGGGGCACGTAGCACCAGGACAGCATAAGAATACTAAGTCAAACTTAGCGGTATTATGCGAAAATTGTCATAAGAAACACCACTCCGGACTGTTAGAAATACAGGGATGGAAGGATACATCGGAGGGTCCGAAGTTAATGACACGGATTACGAGCTAGCGGATGCACCCGCGTCGCCCTTAGGACCCTGAGGTCCCTGGGGTCCCTGGGGTCCGGCAGGACCCTGAGGTCCAGGAGGACCCTGCTGTACCGTCTTCGCCTCTAGAGCCTTGAGACGCCCCTCCAGGAGAGCCAGCTGGGCAGTGAGACGTCCGAACTCGGCACGCACACCGTTGCCGATGCTATAGTTGAGTCCGCGCTGGTTAATAACTGACGACATTACTCTTTATGTTTGGTGGAACGATTAGGTTATCACGATTTAAACGCAAAAACCCATAAAATTTGATAGGTCATCGGTAATATACCCGGGATAATCAGAGGTCTTTATAAACTATGCTAATTCCCGTGCGTTGTATGAACTGTGGAAAGCTGCTTGCGGACAAGTGGAACTATTACCAGAAGCGTCTGCGTGAAATGAAGGGTCCTGGATATGCGGAGCCGACGTGTTTTGACGGAAAGAAGATTCCGAAGACCCCAGAGTCAACCGTCTTTGATGAACTTCATCTCACTCGGTATTGCTGTAAGAAAACACTTCTAACACACGTTGATCTCATTGAGAAAATCTAATGGAATAACAGAATGACACCGATTACCCTGCGTACATTACAGATCGGCGGAGTTATCCTTTGTATTGTTGCCGTAGTTATTGCAGCCACTGTATTCCCTACGCTGGCTCCCCCCACATTTTTGATTGCGTGCTCTGTAATGCTGTTCATTGCGATGTGGATTAATCGCTCCGAGTTCGGCGTTGACCAGTATGAGCGCAATACCCTCAAGTATACGCTACGCAATTCTGCGTCTGCCATTGTCATCATAATTGCGGTCCTCGGCATTGTTGGATTCTGGTACTTCAGCCAGCACAACTCATCGTTGGTCGGTCCGGCACCGGCTCTACCCAGCCTGCCGACCATTGGCGGCGGTCTCACGAGCGTGGCGAAGCACGCTGTTTCCCGGATTAAGGAAGTAATGCGTACGGGTAATCTTGGCGCTTAGATAAACACGTAACTTATAATATCATAGTAAATCAAGGATTCATTGATTTACCATGACGCGGTCTATTGCGGATGTACAACGTAAACTGAAAACATTTGATAGTTTTGCGCGGCATTCAAGTGATACAAAAGCGTTACAGAAGAAGTGGCATTCGCTATTTGGAACGAATTTGACGGAAGTCTCCGCAAAGAGTTTCGTGACACATTATAGGGAAATGCGTTCTAAATCTACGCGTGGCAACAAGGGCAATAAGAAGTCTCGCCGTGGCCGCCGCACGCAGTATGGTGGTGTGGCACCATTGAATTACGTGATGACACCCGGTGCGGATGTTTCGGTCTATGGGCGGTTTCCAGTAGAAGTGGACACGGACCCAGGTTCAATTAGAGATTTAGATGTATACTTTCAGAACGCATTGACGCTGGGCTGCGGCAATACTAAGTACGACAACAATGTCCAGTGGCCGCAGGTTCCGGCAAATATGGGGTCCAACCAGGCTGGTGGTCGTCGTCACCGTAAGGGACGTACTGTTCGTAAGGGACGCAAGGGGCGTAAGACGCTGCGGCGGCAGCGTGGTGGTGATATCTTCGGTGATATCGGCAACTTTTTGAGTAGCGGCTATACAAGTATTACTGGTTCGGCTCCTCAAGGCTTGGACGACTTTAGCCGCCCCTTCTCTACGGTCTACCCGAATCCGCTACAGCAGGCGTACACTGCGTTTAGCGGAGAAGTGCCTGGCAAGTACCCCGCGGATCCTTCACCCGAGAAGCCCGCGTGGAATTATCAAAGCAGGGGTACATCAATGTCTATTGCACCGCAGTACGTGACAAACATTAGTGCGGATTTCAATAAGCAGACCACACCTGCGCTGTATTCGTCTTCGAACCCAGCTCCTACAGGTGGCATAAATCCTGTACGTGGGCGGTAGGGCAGCGGCAGCGGCGGCACATATATTACTTTGCCTTTCTTGTTAGAAAAACAGGAATCACAAAGAATTAACTTCCGGCTATAAAGTAGAATGGCAAACAGAAAGTTACGCCGCAGGACCCTTCGGTCTATGTACCGTAAGAAGAATAGCAAGGCGAATCGCCGAGGACTTGCGTTCGCCAGCCGTAAAAGCCGCCGCCAAGCGAAGCGAGTTACTCGTCGTGCTGCTCGTCGTACTCGCCGGCAGCGCGGTGGTGATTATCTGGAGGGACTGAGCCGCCCGTTCTTTGCGTCGGTATATCCTAACACGCTACAGACAACCTATGCGGCGGCAACGGGAGCACAACCGAATAATTATCCTGGAAATCCGGCACCAGAGAATATGACTGCGGATCACTCGTGGTCATATATAAGAAACGGTACAATTATACCCCCTGATCTTGTAACAAAGATTAATACGGGTTTTACGTTGATGGCGGGTAATATGCCGTATTCTCCCACCCCACTTATGGCACCTGGTGCTGGTGTCTCATCAGGCACAGCAGTAGTACCTAGTGCCACTGCAGCAGCATCCACTGGTGCGGCAGGAGCGGGTTCTGCAGTAAACCAAACGGGTATTGCGATTAACCTGGCAAGGGGTATACAGGCATCACAAACCTTCTAAATACATATGTTTTGGTTTCCTTGCGAAGCAGGGATAGCAATACGAATAGCGGCAAGGCGGGCTAAGGAAAGGTCTATACACAAACAGAGAGAGATGAGCCGAGAAACAGAGCAAATGCCAGGTATATGCCAGCCACCAACGTCTGATGTATCTCCTTCACTTGCCGATATTGCCCCGGAACTTTTTCAACGGTATTTTGATGCGAATCCTAATACATTTCTTACAACGCATCATATAGAATCGTACGAGGCATTTGTTTTTCGTGAACTCCCCGAATTGATTCTTGCTGAGAATCCTATTACAATTCTGAAAGAGCCGCTAGATGCTGAGAAGGGTATATATAAGTATAAGACGGAGATTTTTGTGGGTGGTCTAGCAGATGTACCAGAGAATCTTGCGTTAGATGTGGGTGCCCCTATTATTACATTGGACACCGGCACAACAGTCCGTCGTATGTTTCCAAATGAGGCACGTATACGCGATTTAACCTACGCATCCACCTTCCGTGCGGATATTCTTATTCGTCTTACGTTTACGATTCCGACGGTAGGGGACGGCGGCGTTGTCTATACAAAACAACTACGTGAATTGAAGTTTGAGAAATTCAATCTCTTCCGTATTCCAATCTTGCTACGTTCCAAACTCTGTGCGACGTATAATGCTCCTAAGTCGCTGCTGATGGAGATGGGTGAATGCCGTAATGATGCAGGTGGATATTTCATTATTGACGGAGCGGAGAAGCTACTTATTACTCGGCAAGAGCAGGCGTTCAATTCTATTTATATTGCGGTCAAGCCTCCTACGGATGATAAGATTGCCACGTATGCGTCGGTTATTTGCCAGCATCCGGTAACGAAGCAGACGCGTCGTGTAGGTATCTATCGTCTACACGCATCGCGTGGCAACGAAGAGGGCGTAATTCGTATAAGTGTTCCGTTTGTGAAGGGTGCTATTCCGCTCTTTGCATTATTTCGCGCACTCGGCGTTCTATCGGATAGGGAAATTGTACGTATGATTCTACCTGATACGTCATCATCGGCAACAATGTCTATGGAAAATACGCTCATTGCAAGTATTCAGGATGCGAAGCCTATTACGTCGCAAATGCAGGCGATTGAGTTTATTCGTACACTTACAAAGGGTTTTATTATTGAGAACGTCCTGGATATCCTACATACGCATCTATTCAGCCACGTACCGGATCGTCCATTAGCCCGTGCTCAGTATCTCGCCGAACTTGTACGTCGTATGATTCGCGTTGAGATGCGTATGGAGCCGAATACGAATCGTGATGATATTCGTAATCAGCGTCTGCTGCCGACGGGTACCTTGCTGCGTGGGCTTTTCTCGGAATGCTGGAAGGATTGGAAAAAGGCGGTACGTCTACAGGTTGATAAAATTTACAATTACAATAAGAGTCTCTATACGGACGAGAATTTCTTGAATATCTTCAGTCCTGGTAATATTGGAAACGTTCTAGCATCCGCACTACTCAATGATAGTATTATGAAGGGATTCCGCGGTAAGTGGGGTACCAATCAGTACAATATGAAGAGCGGCGTCATTCAGCCTCTTGCCCGCATTTCGTATATGGATGCGATGAGCCACGTCCGCCGTGTGGTCAGCGACTTTGATACGTCTATGAAGTTGGTAGGACCCCGCCACCTTAACCCGAGTCAGGTAGGGTATTTCTGTACAAGCGAGACGCCGACAGGTGCCCATATTGGTGCTACGAAGAATCTGAGCATTTTGACGGCAATCAGTATTGCGTCGCCGGCGACTGCATTTATGTCGTGGCTACTGACTCGTGGCGGAGTGATTGATGTATCTACGGCGACCCAGGCGGTAGTGGTGACGGCAGCGTCGGTCCAAATCAATGGCGGTACAATCGGTTTTTCAACGGAACCTGGTATGCTAACACGGGTGCTTAAGTTGCTGAAGTGGACGGCGTGTCTGCCGCCGACGGCATCGGTGTCGTTTAATACGGCGGACAACAGCGTACGCGTGTATTTGGACGACGGACGTCCGCTACGTCCGTTATGGCATTTGGCACAGGACGGCACTTGGCCGCCGGCAGCGTCGGCAAAGCCTACGCCGAGTTGGCGTAATCTTATTTGCGGAACGCTGCCGCTTACCGCGTCCGTGGGTATTTACTCAACGAAGTTTGTGGACCCGCTTGCAACGCCTGAGGGGATGCCGGACCCAGACGAGCCTGTAACGCTTGCCGATTACGATAAAGCGTTAGCCCCGTACATTGGTGCGATTGAGTATATTGATCCGTATGAGGGCAACGAGGCGTATGTGAGCTGGTACGGAAATAAGGCGGACCTGACGCCGCAGCATACCCACGCGGAGATTCACCCCTCGTCTATGATGGGATTGCTCACAAGCATGATTCCGTTTGCCAACCATAATCAGTCGCCGCGTAACCAGCTCAGTTGCTCGCAGTCAAAGCAGGCGATTGGCTACTATGCCACGAATTACGAGAATCGCTTTGATACGTATGGCAGTATGGCGTGCTATGGCGAGGGTGCGTTGGCACGTACAATTGTTCACGAGGCGGTAGGTGGCGGTGCTATGCCGTACGGCTCCAATATCATCTTCTGTATCAATTCGTTCAACGGCTATAATCAGGACGACGGTATCCTGTTCAACCGAACAAGTATTGAGCGTGGTCTGTTCCGCAGCCTTGCCCTGCGGTCGTACACAGCGGTAGAGGAGGTGGACCCGATGACAAAGGCGGTTTATAAGATCGGCAACCCGCGTACCGTGCTGGCGTGGACCGACCTCAAACCGGGCTACGACTACTCGGCACTGGATGATCAGGGTATTATTCGCGAGGGTACGCGTATTCACGATAAGTCGGTGCTTGTTGGAATGTATCTCACCAGTCCTGATACGGGATCGGTGACGGACTCTTCGGTGCTGCCGACGATTTTTACGGGCGGGCGGGTGGATAAGGTGGTGGTGCTCCACCAGGCAAACGGCAAACTGCTTGTCCGTGTACGTATCTTGGAGGAGCGTATTCCTGAACTCGGCGATAAGTTCTCTAGCCGCCACGGACAGAAAGGCACTATGGGCATGTTGTTAGATGCTCAGGATATGCCACGGACGGCGGACGGCTTAGTGCCCGATGTGATGGTGAATCCTCACTGTATTCCTAGCCGTATGACGATCGCCCAGTTACTTGAGCAAGTGTTCGGAAAACTAGGTGCGGTAATGGGTGCGAAGATGAATGCGACGTCGTTTATGAACGATGAGCAGTCGTTCAAGGCGATTGGCGACGCGTTGGAAGTGCTGGGATTTCAGCGCGAGGGAGAGGAGATTTTATACAGCGGCATTACGGGCAAGATGTTTAGCTCGTCCGTCTTTATGGGACCGCTGTACTTTATGCGCCTGAAACATCTAACACAAGATAAGTTGAATAGCCGAGCGAAGGGTCGTAAGGAGATTCGTACGCATCAGCCGACGGGCGGTCGTGGCAATGAGGGTGGTATGCGTATTGGTGAAATGGAGCGTGATGCGTTGATTGCTCACGGTGTAGCGGAGTTCTTACAGGAGTCAATGATGAAGCGTTCGGATGGTACGACGTTCTGGATTTGTAATGGATGTGGAACAATGCCGATTTATAATGAGTCTCAGAAGTTGTTTGTATGCCCGACGTGTGATGGACCTATTACGTTCCAGGGCGAGACGGCGGATACATTGGGTTTGGTGCTGCCGGTCAAGAAGTCGCGAACGACGTTTAGCCAGATTGAAGTGCCTTACGCACTCAAGTTGCTAGACCAGGAGTTGACGACGTATGCGAATGCAAGTGTACGGTTTTTGACGGAGAAGCACGTGCGGGCGTTCCGTGATTTGCCGTCGGGCACGGGTATCTTTTCGTCTACACCGACGCCTCCGCCGACGGATATTCTTTCGTCGGTTATGGCGACGTTTGCCGGTACAGCGGCTGCGACTGCTGCGACTGCTGCGACTGCATCTGCGGCACCTACTGCGGCTAAGGCAACAGAAGAATCGGTGCCAACGCCGACGTCTACACCGGTTGCTGATGTAACTCCTAACGGAGTAAATACCCCTATATCGAAGGAACAGGCGGCAGCAAATGCGATGTTTGACTTTATGCCAGGTGGACCGCCGAAGCTTGAAGTGATTGAAGAATCTACGCCGGCTCCGACGCCAGAAGATACGCCAACGCCAACGCTAAAGCCAACAGCGGCACCAGATACTTCGGATGTAAAGATTGTGAAAGTAGATGCACCGACACCGAATATGGCTGGACCCGCAGAGCCGGTGCCGACTGTAATTGGTATGGCGAAAGACAATCCGTTGATTGCGGAGGGCGAGCCTATGTCGGTAGCACCGCCACCGGATCTAAGTGATACGTTGTCTGTACAAGCGGTGAAAGGTGAACCGACGCCTGAGCCTCCGGTTTCTTCAACAGTAGTTGAGCCCACTAGACCCCTTGGTCCTGGCGGACCTCGCCGGTCAAGTATGAAGGGTGGACGTGCAGCGGAATTAGCACCAGCAACAGCAACAGCAACGCCTGAGTCAGATGTAAAAGTTATAAAAATAGATGCTTGAGTAGAGGATGGTGAAACGATACACCCGAAAGTTAAAACGTGGAGGAGCGGTTAAGACTTATGGCGAGCCACAGAAAGCCGCACTATGTGGCAAGCACGCCATAAATCACATATTACAGGAGGAAAAGTTTATCTGGGACCCAAAGACACCGACAATTTATGTTCCACCGTTACCTGAAGGTATGTCACCAACTGAGCACGCAAAAAACAAAGATACAAAGATTAATGTTTATGTAGCGTGTAAGGAATTTGAGGGCTGGCAAAAGGAGCAGTGGTTCAAGATGGGACTTGATGAACGTTTAGCTATTTTCCAGCGTGAGATGTTGGTTGATGCCGAAGAGAATGACTATAAGAAACCTGAGGATTTCGAAAAGATGAAAATAGAACAGTTAAAGTTACGAGCCAAATATGAGAAATTATCGTGGGAAGACGCATTAAAAGCGTATACGGAGGATATTAAAGAGGACGCTTTTAAAACGTATGAGGCTCTTGAATTGGAGAAGCCGTGCCAGTTTGAGGATGATGACTCTTATGGAAATATGGTTGTAGAATTCTTTCAACGTTGGGGAAATATACTAGGATTAAAGGGATTTACAACATCTATTGGTAGTTTATATCCAGAGTATATTGAATCTATGAAGAATATATTACGTGTTCAACTCAAGAAGCCGGAATTTCTTGGCGTTATGTTATCGAAGCCAGGACATTATACTGCGATTGTGATGTACGACGGTACTTGCCAGCCTAGTAGAAAAGATAAGAAGGAAGGCGAGCGTACATATTTATACGTTGATTCTTTTGATGTAAAACATAAAAAGGGTAAGAGCGATGAATGTATACCAAGTAGTTTCAAGTGTTCTACGGAAGAGGAACTTATAAAAAGATTAGATGGAATGAAGGATCTAAAGGCTATGATATTTTTATACGGAGCGGATGCTGCCGATCCTACATTAAAGCCTTGCGACTGTGAAGCGGTACGGCGTATGAATGGTGCTGCACCGACAGCAGTTGTTGCGGCAGCTCCGCCACCGCCACCAGTCCCGCCGGCTCCTGCTAAAAATTGAGCCGACGCAATCTAAACACAGACAATTAAATAGAGTCAGAGTCACAATGGAAGCCGATACGATTGACCAGATTATCCGTTCACGACCTACTATCTTAGAGGTGTTGAAGGACCGCGGCTACGATGTAGCCAGCTATGAGAATACTAGCCCCGAGGAAATCCTCAAAGTCGCTACGACAAGTGCACTTATCCCTCTACTTAAGATTGTAGCGACAAAGCCCGGTGCGGCAGCTGACGCCCCACAGGAGCGTGCTGTCGTACTTTATTGGGTGGAGAATTCGTGTAAGCTCCGTGTTGAGACCGATACGAATGCATTATGGGACGACGATGCTCCAGAGCACTACAATCCCGAGACGGATACGATTATTGTGATGCTTGCCGAGTCCTACCATCCAGCGTTTGATATTCAGGCGGCAAAGCAGTGGAATACGCGTAAGGCACGTATCAGTTACTTCAATATGAAGAATTTGATTAGTAATCCGTTACATCACGTAATGCAGCCGCAGTTTAAGAAGTTATCGGCGCCCGAGGTCGGCGAGCTTGTAAAACGTCTTCATCTCAAGTCTAAGAAGAATCTACCGCATATCATTTACCACGTAGATATGGCGGCACGAGTTTTAGGACTAGTACCCGGCGATGTAGTACATTTCAAGCGGGGCTCTGAGACGTGCGGTGAAGTGGATGGTTATCGTATTTGTGTAATATAAAAACCAGTTGAAAACTTAGGAATATGGAGTTACCTTCACAGCAGGATTTTTGGACCTTTTATCGTTCACACGATAATGAATTGAATGCTTTATACCCACAAATCACAGACTCAAATAATATTGATGCGTTAGCACGAAGGGTTCCAGGTGCTGAGCAGAATGATAATGCTCGTAAGCAGCGAGTAATACGTCTTGTACAAGAAACGAGTGATTACTATTCTTCCATAGATACAATTGTTGACGCAATTGAACGTGAACGTCAGTCTGTTACTGCTTCCGTTAAGGCGATAAAGAAGAAGTTAGCTATAATACGTCGTGAGATGCGTGAAAAGAGAGAGCTGGCTGATCTGCGTAAAGAACAGGCGTCCGATGTTCAGAATAAGAATTCGGCAAATTATCATAGCTCTTTGCTAGGATTATGGAGACCATTACATCCAAATACACGTGGAGTTTTATATACAGTTTCTACGGTGCTCATGCTCATTAGTGTTGCAGGTATAGGATTTTTGATTATGACGAATAAGAACAGAATATTCCCGGCAAAGACATCTACATCTACACCTACATCAGGATCTGGAACGCAACCCCCGTCTTCGCTTTTCAATAACAACGATTATGGCAAGGTAGCCGGTGGGGGTATGAAGCTTCGCCCCAAGAAATAAAAATCAAGGTTTGACAGAGAGATATGTCCGCAGTAAACAATCAGGTGATGAAGTGCCCTGTGATTGATCCGAATTCTACACAGACGAATGACTTTCTACTACAGAAGTGGACAAGTCCTAGCGGAAGCAAGGGTGTTATGAGCGATACTCTTCCGGTGGATCAAAATACTGGACTCATTACCTCTTCGGCAATTGTGGGTCAGGTTCAGACCCTTATGAATAACGGTACAATACCGATGGAAAAGCCCGATGAGAAAGGCAATTATGATATGGACGCACTTATGGTAAGCGATGGTAAGTTATATTCCGATTTACAGTCGGAGTTTTGCTGGTACCAGTCGCGTTACCTATATGCACTGAATCAATTCCTACAGGCGGCGACGCTACGCCAGGCGACGGATGCGGGTCCGGCAAATGCATTCCTTGCTACTACACAGACGCTCAATAAGCGTGCGAACTCTGTACTCCAGATCATTAGCTACCTCGCCCAGACCCGTGTAAGCAATATTATGACGTCTAAGACGAACATTGATAACCTGAATACTAATATTAATAAGAAGTTGGCTGAGCTACAGGCGGGCTATTCTCTCCTCAATAAGGACGACGCACTTCTTACAACGCAGAAGGAGATGGTACGTTACACGGAAGAGAAGAACAACTATACAAACAATCGGATTGCTGTATGGACCGCTCTGAATGTTTTGGCTCTCGCTGCGATATTCTATGTTTACCAAAAGGCTTAAATCCCGGTCTAACCCGAAGACTATAAAACCCCCGAGAGGCATATATTCTCTTGTGAGTTTCTACACAAAAGTATTTTAACATTACAGAGAAGAATGGCTAATCGAACTTATACGAACCCTGGCATTGCCGCGGTCATTCAAGATCAGCAACTGGAGCGTTTAAATTTTGCGACGGGTCTACGTCAGGATCCTGCGGGATACAGCCAGTTTCAACAGCAGAATATTAATGCGATTGTGTCCGATATTACGTCTCGTAAGGATAGTGCTTTCCAGAAGGCACAGATTGACTTAGGTCGTTATATGGATATGCACCACAACGTTAATTTCTACAAGACACGCTCCGGCGATGTACATGATATTACTGATGCTATCCTACAGAACAATCAAAAGATTGCAACTTTAATCAAGCAGGATAATATGAATTCTAGACGTCAGTTTGAGATTAACGAGTGGTACAATTACGATAAGCTAGAGACGTTATTCTTCTTACAGGTCGTTTTTATGGCGTCGCTAGCGGTTGCGATTGTTATGTTCTGGACGAAGAAGGGTATGATTACGGTTGGTCTTGCGGGTGTACTCTACGGTCTCCTAGCTCTCTTCGTGGTCGGCACCGGCTTGTACAAGTACTTCTACACTGAGGGTGCACGCGATGTCAAGCTCTGGCACCGCCGCCGCTTCCAGTCTACTCCTGCTCCGCCGGTACCGGATGTCTGCCCGACTGATAAGAGTAACACTGCTATTAGCGACGCAATGGATTATGCGATGAAAATGGCACTGAAAGCCGAGAGCTGCGGTAATAATATTAATCAGGGTCTCACCAGTTTCACTATGGGTGCTGCGAATCAGGTGGCAGCAGTCCAGAGCGGTCAGACAAATATAATACAGCAACTGGGTGAGACGGGTGGTGCGGCACTGGGCAAAGTATGTGGTACACGATAACTATCCTAATAGTGAAATATTAGACCATAATAAGGAATGGGTAACAAGCAATCAGCTCCGCCGCGGTGCCAGCCTGGCTGTAGTCCGACATCTGCGGTGTCACAGGCGATTCAGGCTGTTTCATCAAGACAGCCTCCTGTAACACCTGACCCGGTTTCGCAGTGCCAAGCGAATAAGATTATAGCAAATGAACTTCAAGGTAAACTAAGAGATGTGAATAATCGTGTAGATAGCTGTGATCCTGATATTCCACTTGCCCGGACAAAGGCATCGTTATCAAAGGCGAATCAGAGATTTGTAAATCAGCAGCGTAATAAGGCACAGGTTTTTATCTCTCCAGGTGGCGGTCCGCCGCTCAATAAGCTACAAGATAAATTTCAAATGGGTAATGAGCTTGCTGAAGCAGTCAAGCAACTAAAACAATATGAAAAGAAACTGAAATATGAACTAGATAACGCAGAAAAAGGGTCTATGAAGTTGGAGCACGATGCTCGTAGGTACCGCCGTGACTTCTTAGATAATCAGCCGACGGATGGCGTGCCGTGGCACATATTTGGATTTCAAACAAGTGACGATAAGGTGATGTTGACGTTTTGGATAACGGCACTGATTTCGTTCTCCTTACTGGCACATATTGCTTTGACAAATCTACAGCCGAATTCTACGCTAAAAGAGCGTGCTATTCCTGGTAGTATAAGTGTTATTGCGGCATTGGTCGTATCCTATTTGATTATTATCTACAGAGGCTAGCCTGACCGCCCATACAACATAAGTATATTCATTGAATATATGTATGTTTTCCTTTGCCGCCACTCCCCGCCAAGTGCTAGCGCATTAAAGCTTTTCTTAAGTCAAGTTCTTTGAACTCTTTAGGTCTTAGACCAACGCCGGTAAGCTGGGTATCGGCACGGACAACACCGGCACGCTTGCTCAGCACATCTAGCATCTCCTCGTATTTGAGGGATGGTGTAACTAGAAATTTACGTTTCCAGGCGTTGAAGGCTTTTTTAAGGGGCTCGGCGGCAATTGTTTGACCCTCGCCGAAGATAAGCACTTTGATAAAATCGTTAAAGAGTTCGTCTTTATTCATTTACAAAGCCGATGTAAAAAATAGGCAATTCGCTAACGCACAGCACTAGCGCCTTGCTGGAATTACAGTCTGCCGAGGAGTAACGGGAGGAGTAGAAGCCGCAGCAGCCACCGGTGCTCCGCTGATGTCCGTATCGTCCTCCTCAATTGGTACAATGCCGTAGAACTCCTTGTCAGTGGAGTTGTTGCCGCACTCCACCTTCATCCGCTCCACAAGTAGCGTCTCTTTGAGGTCCACCTCGCGACCGAGCTTCTTCTTCCACTCACGGAAGTCAATCCGCACTTGTTTGAGAGTCACAGGACCACCACCCGTCTGCTTGATATAGTGCTCGTTGAAGAACGACATGAAGACGTCGTTACGCTCCTTGTACTTGTTTGACGCTGCCAGGACGCAGGGCGGCTCCTTGAGCCCTTCCTTGAGATACTTCTTGTCGTAATAGTGGACAAGGAGACCAAGGAATGCTACACGCCAGTTCTTGAGCTTAATCTTGAGCTTCATATCCTTCTCGTAAATGTGCTTAGATGGGTCAATCAGCGGATCTCCAGGATCCTTGAAGGTGCTGATGTGGGGAATGACGCGGATACGACGCCAGGTACCGTTGTCCATCGAGGAGATGGGCGGCAGGTCGTTACACGAAAGGAACATCTTGCCCATCATATTGAACTTCTCCTGGTCTGAGAACAGACCACGGGCTTCAATACGGTCCTCACCACTCAGCTGCTTCATACGGGACGTATTGAGCTTCTCGCCGGGGTCGGGCTCACCCATATAGATGTACCGCTTACACTTGGTGGTAATCATATCGGGATTCGCCGCACCGGACTCGGGCCGCTTACGAGTCAGAACGGTCGTCTGAAGCGATGTCTGATAATCGCCGAACGTGTACTCCATCAGCGTTTGGAGCATTGACTTTCCGTTGGAGCCACCGCCGGTGTTAATCCAGAACTTTTGCTCCTTGTTGCGTCCCTCAAGGCAGCTGGCAAGCAGAGTGATAACGTATTCACGGAGTTCGTCATCGGGATAGATGAGTTTGAAGAATCCCATCAGAGCTATCTGCTCATGATCGTTGGGATTGTAGGGCTCATAAGGAATAGGGTCTAGATCTGGTTCCATCCGTCCCATCTGGAAACTGATGTTGTCATCAGGTCGTCCCTTGCGGAAGAGGACACGCATATCGCTCATATCCTCCTTCTCACAATAGTTGAGAACAAGGACACCGTTGCTCACACCAATGATATCGGGATCGCAGTCAAGGCGGGTCATGAAGTCCTCATCGTAGAAACGCTCTTGTGACTCCTTAAGAACGCTGTCCTTGAAACCGGAATTCTTGAGTTGCTTCACAATTTTTGAGAGTTTATCGTGCCTATCCATCTTCGCCTGACGTTCTACATCATTGTTTGATGCATTATGCTGACGACCAAGTTCGCGCATTGCCTCAACAATTTCGTTCTTGACGCCATCGGAGAGTCGGCAACGGAGTTCGTTATTTGTTCGGAGACGCTTCCAGCTGCTTCCCTCTGTATTATAGTGAAAGAGATCCAAATTGCCACGTCGTGCACCGACCGAGCAACGGAACTCGTGCTTGTAGAGACGGTGGACAAGCTCTGCAAGATCCACGTGCGTATCGTTTGCGTAGTTGATAATCCAGAGCGTAATTGTTTCGGAACGGATGGAGCGGAGCTTATCTGGATTATCCTCCTTCGCCCACTCAACAAGTGAGGCGATGCGGATGGGACGACGGGCACCGTTGAGCTTGATATAGCCCCAACGCGACCGCAACTGGTCCTCGGTATAGGTCTTCTTCTTATGATGTGCGTCAACGCGGCGAGTCACATCCACCCACGCCTGATACGATTCTTCGGTATCGGCAATGTTCTTGAGACAAAAGCCGAGCGTGACCCAATCGGAATACTCGCCGGCACGGCGTTCAGGATTGATACACTCCTTACATAGACGATAGGCGAATTTGATATCCTCTTCGGATGTTTCCACGGGCACGTTTACAACCGCCTCCTCAATCGTGAGTTCATTTTCTCCCTCAGCACCATCAGCACCTCCCTCAGCAGCCGCGGGTGTCCGTGCCGCTGCCGTAGCCTTGCGAATGGGCTTCTTTGCGTTCGTGGAGCCTGATGCGGCACAGGTCTCCCACTCGGCACTACGCATCTCGCGCACCGTCGGCTCCACCAGGTCAGTAGACCCTAGGCGGATGCTGAGCGTCTTCATAATCTCCAGCGGCGACGCGGGAATAGGCACGTCCGTCATCATATCCTTCACAATATCCACCAACTCCGTAAAGTTATCAGGGTCCACACCACTGAGAGACTCCTGAATGTCGGCAATATCCACCTTCCAAATGTGTGCTACGTTGTACTGCGACTTGTCAGGCTTACAGCACTCGTAGAGGAACCAGCCATTTGATGTAATGACCGACTTGTCAAAGCAGTCCTCGGCGGAATTGGACATACTTGTACCGCCGAATACCTTCGCAATCGCCTCGTTCTTGAGCAGGAATCCGCGGATAGCGTGCTGGAACTTTGGCGACGTATTGAGCGTAGGGCACTGGATATGGATGCCGTCCTTGTGCTGGTTCTTATCGGTCTCAGGCGCCGGCTTCACCATATCGTAGAAGATAAGGTCGTCCTCAAGGTCCTCTACCCGCGTGAAGTAGATCATCGCCGCGATGTACATTGCGATGAAGGTCTGTACCTGGTCGTGGTTGAAGTGACGCATAAGCGGTCCACCCTTTGTCTCGCCATAACGGAAGTCTAGATCTACGATAATGTGGGAATGCTCCTTGTGCCGCTCAATAAGGGAAAGGGCACGCGGAGGCGTGCTATAGATATGCTGGTGAACCAAATCTAGGAAAGTATCGTATTCGGAATCGTCTACATTGTACTTGCCGGCATCATTGCCCATACCGACAAGACCGTAGACATCATCTGTCGCACGTCGCTCGTGGAGGAACTTTTTCAAAGCGGACATACCTGAAGCCATCACTGTACCAGCCAACATATCCTGAAAGGGCGGTTCAATTTTTACAAAAAAACCCATGACCCCCTTGGGTTCCAAGGGAACCCTTGGCTGTATGTAATAATGTCTAACCACTGAGCGTCGCCTTAGCCGCCCGTAGGTCCGCCGCCAGCCGTGCGAAATCGTACTTCACCGTCATTCCGTATACGGCAAGCATTTCGGACCGCCCGTCCCACTCCACCTCGTGCGTCTCCGCCGCCATTAGCACACCACTACTATTTGTTAGAAACGCAGCCCGCATTGTATCCAGAAAGGGAATAGCAAACGGCGGTGGCGTATTAAGCATTGTCAGAATCGCCGTCTTCACATTGGCGTGAAATAGCATACGATTGTACACTTTCGCCTGTTCAGTGAGTCCAGTATTGTAATAGGCGGGTTCGTTCGTAAGAGGTATAGCACTGAGCACATCCGCCATCATAACGAGTAGCACCGACTCTAGGCTCTGTACCGAGGACCATTGGGGTCCATCGTGCCAGGTATTTAGAATAGAAAGACAGACTTTCCCTTCTAAGTACATATTTGGATTGAAACGGGTCTTTCCATCCTGCGTGAGCGTCTTCACCTTGATAGGAGAGAAGGGGTAATCGGCGGGGAAGATGATATCAAAGAAGTAATAGCCGCCGTAATAGGGCGTATCCTTCTGCCCTACAAGCATTGCCGTGCCGTGAAAGATATTAGACTCGTCGCTCATATAGTAGATACCGGTCGCCGCAAGGGTATCTTTGGACGGTCCGGTCACGTGTGCAATATCCCGCATAATACGTTTATTTGTGGCGTTCATAGTCTCGTAGGGTAACAAGGAATTTGAATGGCTCGCAACCAGGAACAAACACGCCTTCATTTTTTAAGAATGTGTATATTCCTTCGTCAAATACGACTCGTCCTTGTACTAAATTGGGGGCACCGTCGGCATTAACACCGTGGAGTAGATTTACCGCCAACCCGTTATTGTTCGCAATCATAGCCGCCGAGATAAAATCGTAAAATTTGGCGGATACATATTTATCTAGGGGATAGGATGCGTGTAATGCGTATAGGAATTGGCATAGATCGCGGTCCTTCTTGAAACATAGGTCTTTTTCTTCAAACCAACTGCCCGCATTGATAATACAGGAATCGTCCACGGGACAACCGATACAGGAGAATCCAAAGTCTAGAAGTGTAATATCTTCTTTACAGGCGTAGGGTCCGTATCCTTCTATCTCTAGATCACGTATCCATTCATCGGTATGTTGGCGAACAAAGAGATTATTAAGTTTTATATCTCGGTGGTTAAATTGTATACGGGTTTGTAGGATATGGAGAGTATAGGCAAGTTGTAGGAGAATATCTATAATAATTATTTCATTATCCGCAGCTGATTTCGGTGATGTTGTTATAGGTTTTAAATGCGTACGTAGATAGCGATCTAGTGTATGACCATGGAGCATTTCCATAATCATCCAAACTGATTCAAAGTCTTGCGGTGAGTTCGCGGCGTGCCCTTGCTGTGTATAACCTACGACTTCGTAGAGTTTTGGGACACGTTGGGGGTTTCCTACCGTTTCAAACACTTTGAGTACAAGTGCGTGTAGGAATGCTTCGGCTAATATACATCGTAGCTCTTCCTCATAGGCGGTGCGGCATGTACGGGGGCTTCCTGCACGCTCTTCATCCGTTATCCGCAGCCGTACCTCTTTGATACAAACTTCCTCCATTGAACGGTCGCGTTCAAGGTGGATTATACCGTTAGTTTTGCCGTATTTGGGCTGATAGATGCCGCGGGTGCCGAGATAGATATTTCCGTAACTGCCGTCGTCAATCCGTTTCTCTTTGGTGTAGCCTGGCATATAGGGTCCGAAGGTAGGATCGTGAAAGAAGGTGCTGAGTAGGCGTAGGTCCTCGCCGTTTTCGGTCTGTTTTTTACGTAATATCTTCAAGTCGGACCATTTAGGAACGAAGGTTTGTACTGCTTTGAGAGTATGTGGGACAATACAACCATCCCACCCAAAGCACCGCAAATCGTAACTCATTCCCTCCTACTTTTATTTTGGATTTTCCGTCTCTGCTATTCCAGTTGTGGAATTCTTAGCACCTTTATCCGATTAATTTATGCCCCCTGTAGCACCAGCGGCTTCTGTAGCACGTTGTTGTGAAGATTTCGCGGCATTTACTGCAGCAGCTACGCCTTTAGAGGCAGCACGCTCTGGTCTTCCAGCCGCTGCTGCTGCTGCCGCTGCCGCTGCATCAGCCTCTGCCTTCTTTGCCGCCTTTGTTGCTAGACCCTTTTCCGTAGCCATACGCTTCTTATTTGCCTCGGCTTCTTCGGCGGTCGGCGGGGGTCCGTTATTTCCATTATCCTCTGGCGGTGGTGGGGGAGGGTCGTTATTTCCGTTTCCCTCTGGCGGCGGTGGTGGGGGTGTTTCAGGCGGTGCCGCACCGTGTCCGCTCTTATTGTACATAGCATCAATAAAGTCGGCACTCTCTTTCTTTAGATTTGCTCCATCTACAATGCTCTTTGATGAACTACCTGTACCGCCAGAGCCAGAGCCAGAGCCAGAGCCAGAACCAGAGCCAGTACCCGCACCAGGAACATCCGAAACATCCGAAATAAACCAATTGTAAATTTCATTTGGACTCTGCTTGAATATTGCTATCATATCAGTCAGTGAACGCTTTGAGTTCATTTCGCTCCAAAACTTTGTAATATCCGTAAAACTGACACCGAATATGCTAGAGGAAACTGGCGGAGCCTGAGAGCCCTCTGGTACACTAGATATAGCATCAAATCCCGCCTCCGTTTTTAAATTCGCCGCACCTGCCACAGTACTTTTGTTAGCCTCATCCAGTTTTACATTTTGTATTTCATTTACACTCATCTGAATAGCATTAAATTTATCAGAAAACGGATCGGTGAACATAGGATATCCTTTGGTCTTTGCGAGTTTTGCTAGAAAGAATAAGTGGTGGAAGAGGCATATAAATTCTATTTGTTTTTCCACGAGCTCGGATACTCCGCTATACGTATTTCCTATAAGAAATAGTTGTTCGTTAATTCCTTTGCCGGTATCTTTGGGGGTTGAGATTAGCTTACGTACCGCCTCGCCATTAAAGGCGAGAATATCAGTTATCTGAAGTCCGCTGACACCGAAAAACCCGTTTACTTCAGCAAGGTCCCGTGAGCCTGACGGCGTCTTTTCCGTCATAATAATCGGCGTAGTGTGAATGTCGCCCTTCTTCTTCTCTATTTCATCACGCGTTGTCATAGTAAAGTTAGCGTCAATGGCACCACCCGTCTTCGGGAGTGATAGTAAATTGTCTAGGTCTATGTCCATTGAAGTCTTCCTACCAAGGGCTATTTAAATTCTGAACAAATTTGATACCTTAATTCTCAAGAGTGTTAGAGGACAGACCAAATGGACGAATATGCGAACGAGGTTGAAGAGGAGATTGTCGAGGAGGAGTATGACGAGGGAGAGGTTATAGAGGAGGTGGAGGAGACGGAGCAGCAGCGTGCCGAGGCGGCGGACGTTGTCAAGCTGTTCAAGCAACACCCCGAGATTTGGATTCCGTACGAGGAGCAAATTCAGGAACGTCTTCTTATTAAGCCGGCAGATGGGGCACCCGGTGCCGATGCCGAGGTGCTTACTGCGGATATGGTGACGTCCCTTCGTGATATTTCGCTTCTAGATGCGAATCATACTACGTATCCGTTTCTCACGAACTACGAAAAGACGAAGTGTATTAGCTTCCGCGCCAGTCAAATCAATAATGGAGCGAAACCTTATATTCTAGTGCCCACCGGCATCAACGATTCGTATCAGATTGCGAAGATGGAGCTGGAAGCCCGCCGGCTACCTATTATCATCAAGCGTCCGATGCCCGACGGCACATATGAAGTATGGCGGCTCAACGACCTGCTCATTCTATAAGCCAACAACAAACTACCAGAGTTGGATACGCCGGTCAGCAGGAATGTAGCCGGGATCCGATTCGCCGATATCAAATGCGGCGTAAAATTCGGCAAATTGGCGTACAATAAGGTTGACACGCAGGGGTGCGGGGGCGTGTTTGTCTAGCAGCAGAGACTGTTCGGCTTTTTTCGCACGGTCCTTATTACGCCACGATACAGCATAACTTGTAAAGAATTCTTTATAGGCATTCTTTTTTGCAGCATCGGTGTATTTACCGGCGTCAAATTCCATTTCCAGGGCTTCAAGTGCAATAGCGACGCCGCCAAGGTCGGCAATATTTTCGCATAGTGTCATTTCGCCGTCCACGTTTCCGCCCATATAGGTCGCCTTATTGAATAGGTCAACCAAATCCTGAGACATCTCCTTATATTTGGCGGCATCCGTTTCGGACCACCAATCTTTCATGACGCCGTTCTTATCGTATAAGCGGCCGTCATCGTCAAATCCGTGGGTAATTTCGTGACCGATTGCGGCACCGATACCGCCAAGATTCCACGCTTCGCTGCGTTTAAGGTCAAAAAAAGGCGATTGTAGGATGCCGGCGGGAATTACCATCATATTCTTATCACTGTAGTAATAAGCGTTGACTTCAAATACGCCGTCTTCCCAGTTCTCTTTTTCGTCTATTTTTCCTCGTTTGAGATGCCGCAACATCTGAGTTGTATCGTATTTTGTTAGATTCCACAGGTTTGTTAGCATATGTGTTTCGTCAATTGGAACATCGGTGAGTTCAAATTCCCATTTATCAGGATAGGCGATTTGGAATATCATTGCCTTACATTTTTCAATAGCACGTACTTTTGTTTCTTTGGTCATCCAGCGTAAATTACGAATACGTATAATTGTTGCACCGCGTAGGTTTTCTATCAGTTTCGTTGCGGTCGGTTTTAACTTGCTAGATACCGCATCTTTGACATAGGCGTATCCTAGATTATGAGGAATGTTCTCTTTGAGGATATTTAGTAAAAGGAAGCGTTGGGGGATTTTTTCAGTCGTACCCTGAAGCTGTTTTCCCCATAACTGGAAATGAAGTTCGTCAAATGGCGGGGGTAAATATTTCATAAAATGTATCAGGGTCTGTGCACGCATCAAAATACGCCACTGTGCCATAGAATATTCCCGAAACATACGCTCAAGTTCGGATACATAGGTTTTATTTGTTATAATATATGTTGCGGCGGATGCCATGGAAGGTGTCATACCCCACGCAATCATTATAGCTTTCCAAGGAATGTTTGAATACAATCGTGATAATTCGGCTAAGGTTGTCGGCTGATAGGGAAACGCGACGTCTTCACGGTCGTTTTCGGGTGATAGATATGGTAATAAATTCGTTTCTAGCCCCACCGCCGATTCTAGGTTTTCTACATGGAGTAGGTTGCCCATAACTTTGAGTACACGCGTATAGGAAGCGATTGCCTTAGAGTCTACGCCCTTTTTGTATTGTTGTTTTTCGGGCAGACCGAGTTTGGGCTCATACATATACACACACCTTTTGTTAGGAATATAGCGGTCGTTGGCAACGACAAAACTAATAGGAGCATTGGACTGTATACGATTCAGTTTTCCAATCATACGCCCTACGTCTTCGCCTGTGGTCATACATTCAAAGAGCCCTACCAGGCGTTGAACATCATAAATGCCATTCACTTGGTATCGTGGAGTTATAATACTTTTCACAAGTCGGCTAATTTTATCATTTGGCTTGGTTTTTACAAGCCGGTCAATAATATTAAATAGTGAATTTTCTACACGTGTTTCAATTTCATCGCTCACCGAGACGCTGGAATCGTACGACTTGATTTTGACCGAATTCTGCCAATCGTAATTGATATATGTATAAAAATCTAGACCTCTTGATGCCGTAGTGGCGGCATTTGGAGGGTTACTGCTCATGTTTATGCCCTACTATAGGCTTAGATGTGTTTTCGGGTAGTACCAGAATGACAATTGATTTATTACCCTTCGGGTGCTTTTTTTCGGATGTTGCGTGTTTTTGGTGTGATAGCCCGCCGCGTTTGCCTCGTCCGCGCATAGAATCTAAAGGACTAGATGCTACCGGCGGGACTACCTCGATAATCTCCATCCTAATTTTCAAGTCTATTTTTGTTCCGCGGTAACCCTAAGGAGTTCGTGACACATATTTATTTGCGTTCCACCAATTTTGTAAGCGTGCTGACGCCGAAGAATGGTTGTCGCTAGTTAAAAATTCGGCTGAAATTTCGTGTGGGTGCTCAAATTGGTAGGGGCACGAGCCTTCGTGACAAAAAATCTCCTTCCATTCATCGGGCACGGGAATAAGGCGTTTTTCGTGCATATCCCAGACCTGAACGCGGATGTCTTTTAGGGAAGGGGCACCGACGTTTGCGTAGTTCGGGAAGAAGAGATAGCGTCGCCGCCAGATTGCCCACGGTTCAGCACGTGTATCAGGGTTGGGTCTGAGATTTCTAATAAAGACAGAGGGCAAATCGGTGGGCGGCTTTGCGGAGATATCGTATTCCCAGTAGCGGCGGTAGAATTCCGCCCAATCACGGGCGGCACGTTTCTGCTCAAGGTGGATACGCTCGTGGAAAAGGACGTCGTTGCGGCGGGAGCCGGACCAAATACTTTTCGTCATACGAATCGTGTTTTTGTCGGTAGTATGCGGCAGGGCTTCCTTACATTCGTCATTGACGATTTGTACCATTCCGTTAGGCGTTTGTATTGTTTCTAGCACCTTACATTCGTCAGATTCGTTTGAAAGATAATAAATAGCAGTAATGATAATAATACATAGAACAAACGCTCCAGTATATAACCAAAGCATAGATTTTGCCATTTACCCCTACACGTTCATAACATTTTCGTACCCCGATATAAGATGGCAACGCACTGCACTCGTCGTAACCGCACACGCCGCAACCGCAGCAGCCGCAACCGCAGCACACGCCGCCACCGTATTGCGTGGGTTAATTAGCCATCATCAACGGCAGGAAGATAGAAAATAGCACGGGTGCGTGGTCGCTCCAAGGTTTCTGGAAGACCTGACAGTTGATAAGCCGCGGTCCCCGTCGCACAAAATCGCAGAACCGACAATCAGGTCGTGTCCATTGTAAGGGAAACCAGGCGACGTGATCCAAGTCTTCGCCGGTTGAATAGAACGTTGCTTTCTTCAACCGACTCTCGTCCACAGGCGTCATATAACGAATGAGCGGCTCAGGTGACCGCTCGCAGTTCATATCGCCAATAATCAACACCGCATTTTTTGTTGTTAGAGTGTTCAGGATTTGCTGATGCTGTGCTTTTCGCACATCGTGCGTGACTTTCTTTCCTATAATCCAGCCGAGTTCTGTATCACTTTGCGTATGTGTATTTGTGATGACGACAGTACGCCGTAATACGCTGTCACGAATCGTCACCGCATAGAATCCTTTGTTGGCAAAGATTTCCACATTATGATAGTTGAGATACGGATAGAAGCATTCGTTGACATAGTCAAAACGGGATGTCAAAAAAGCGGTAAGCAGACCGCTGGTAACTAGGGCGACCCCTTTGTCCCGTGGGATGCATACACGGTAGCCATTACGTTCTAGGTGCTCTTTATAGTATTGCCGATTCGCCTCTACAAATACTTCTTGTAGACAAATAACTTGCGGTCGGCGTTCTTTTAGCCATTCGCAAATTTCTACGGATGTGTCCCGCGACCACGGCAATCCGTGTGTATTATAGGTGAGAACAGTTAAAAACATACACTACTATTCTGGAGTTTATTGACGCCACTGCTTACCGCAGTTGAGGCATCGGATAAACTGGGTCATCGGCTCATCCGCCGAACGGGTCTGCATCTCGTAGTAGGTACACTCCCGCTTACCACACTTGGAGCAGCGGAACATATCGGTGGCGGCGGACTTATCCACTTCCAACATCTTCGCCTCACGCTTGATGGACATTTCCACGTAGTTGCCCCACTTCTCGGGGTGAAGTTCGGTGAAAGGCATCGCGGCAATATCGTGCGGCTTGAATTCGCCCTCCTTGAGACGGTCAATCAGGCGTGAATTGCCAACATACGACGAGGAGTCAATATTGGATACCGTCCGCCGAGCACAAATCTCATACAATGTTTGAAATTCAGGATTCTCCCACACGCGGCGAATAGAGCGACGTTTAGCGTCCTCTAGAGTGAAGTTGAAGATACCTCGCTCCAGGTCCACCTGCTCGGCGGGGGATAGGGCGGCACAGCGGGCACGGATGACGGCACGGACTTTATCACGGGCAACGGACATTTGACTCTCTCACGTGCCGAGCGTTTAGGCTTCATTTTTGTTCGCCGACAAAAATTGAATTATATAGTCCCGCCATGCTAATTCGCACAATGGGAAATAAACGTATTATTACAAAGCCGAACGGAACGCGTCGTAAGGTGTGCGAACGGACGCAAAAGGTAATTCTTGAAACCAACTTCTGCTGGTGCGGCAATAAGCATTGCCACGAGGGATTCAGGATGAATTCTGAAAAGGCACTCTGTAAAGTACGCCGTTTCAGAGAAAAGTTTAAGCCGCTTCTTATTGACGACTATTACAATGAAAAAATTGAGTCTGACGATACTGAACCAGTAGAAGAGCCACCAGAATGTTCGACATCCACGGTTTCTTCCTAGGCTTTTGGACAATGATTTCCCTTCTTTCCGCCGCACTGTATGTATTTGTCTATTGCTCTGAGTCCGTTACAAATTGGTTAGACAATACGTGCGATGAAATCAATGAATTTATTGATGAGCAGTATTCTGCTATAGCAAAAAGATTACCACTAGACCAACAGGTCATTATGGAAGTATAACTCCAATATTACATATCATACGTTTCAGCAGTGAGCTCTTCTAGGGAAAACCAGGCGGGAACCTTCTTGGAGCCCTTTTTTGCCTTGACAACCTTGACAACGCGGACCGGCGGTGCTTCATCCTCCTCGTCCTCAGGAATTTCATCAGCAACCTCCTCCTCTTCCTCCTCCTTTACCTCCTCCTCTTCTTCCTCCTCTTCCTCCTCTTCGTCCTCCTCTTCATCTTCGTCCTCGTCTAGGTCGTCAAACCCGCCGTTGAGTTCGTTGTAGAAGTTTTTGAACATCGCGGCATCAAAGGAAACCAGAGCACCTGCTTGGGTCGCACAGAGAAGTGCCTCGCCAAACAATAGCACGGTGTCGTGCGGCGGCGGGAGTTCGTGCTTATTTTCGGTGCCGGCTTTGCCGGTCTTGTAGCCGAACAGATATACCGTCATTAGACCCCACTTGAAGGTACCGATAAGTTCGGGTGCGGTAGCACGGCGGAGAATGGAACAGGCGGCATCGCAGTCAAGTGCTTCAGTGCGTCCGTTTGGTAGTGTGGCATTGCGGGTCGTGCCCTTAGGTTGTAGAACAAGACACCACATAGTTGTTTTGTCTTATTCCGCCGCCGCTTAAATGCCTTCAAATTTTACCCCGTGCCGGTTTAGCGTAGCAGAACCGGTTGCCGCTTCGGCGGCACCGGTTTAAATCGCTCGGCACATTATTAATATAACAACCCGCCCACGCTAAATGTCGTACTTGCTTACCTATAGTGGCAAGGCGGTTCAGGAGTTTCATAAGACGCACGCAAAGGCACGCCGGTATACGCAGCACGTCGTCCGTTGGGGCAAGAACTGGGGGTTTATTCAGCAGAGCCCGAATTGGGATACAGCGTGGCAGGCGGAACAACGCACCCATGTTGCCGACCACGAGTACGGTACCGACAAGTTTCTGCTGGAAAAGACGACGCCGTCGCCGCTTCAGGCACCCCCGCTTGCCATAGATGATATGTGGAGCGAAATGGTCATTTTCGATCGGCATATCAAAGCCGGAAATTTACTATATATTCGTGGTACTTTGTCAGAAATTCAGGAAACTCTAAAGCAACTGAATATCTTTACTCCGCCTTGGCTTCAGACGCTGGCTCTTCAGTCACCGATGAAAGAGCCGCCGAAATATCAGACGACGCCGCCTCCGCAACCGCCTCAACCGTCACAGGCTCTGCAGCAGGGGCAACAACCTCGGCAGGGGCAGCAGCAGCAGCAGGCTTCTCAGACGCCTTTGCGAAGAGTGCCGAAATCCACGGGAGGCACGACTTCGAGCAGACCGCCTCAACCTTCTTTCCAACATCGCCCACAACGCCAGTCGCCCGCTTCAGGACCTCTGCCTTCACCTGCTCAATCAAGCCATTCAACGCAATCACGATCGCAGGGAACGCCGCATCAACGAAACCAATCACGACAGACTTCTGCGCAGCGGGGACAAACTTCTCAATAAGGTGCTTTACAGCGGCAATAATCTGAGCTTCTGCCTTCTCAATCGGCAGGTTAATAGACCACGCTGTAAGGACAAGCTTAGGTAGTTGTGTGATAAGATCCGTTTGAGAAAGGACTTTGCCTTCTAAATCTTTAACGAGGGATTGAACAACTCCCGACAAATCCGCAAAGGCAGCAAGGGGGGATGTGTCCGCCATGATTTTATTAGGGTGTCCACTTTATTTTGCGTGGATTTACGGAATCAAAATTCAGGAATGAGAGTAGTAGAACATATGGCGACCCGGATACCAGTTGCGTGGGTTGTGCTTCTCGTAATCGTAGGCGTTTTTGCTTTTTTTGGATATCATATCGTAAAGGCTTCTAGTTTTCCCCGTATATTGGATACAAAGATTGATACTAGATTGAATACAGCACTTACCGCAGCGCAAGGATTGCCTACAATGAATCATATTCAACCGACTCTTGAAATGAGTATGCCACAACAACCGTATGTTCCTCCGCAGATGTATCAGCAAGAATCGCCGGATGGAATGGTCGGCGGACACGAGACGCCAGAAACGGCTGCTCCGGTGATGACAACACGCCAACGACCGCCGGTCGCAAAGCCAATGCCAGTTCCGGTAGGAATGACTGAGGAGGATATGCGAACGCCCGAGCCGCTTCAGCGTACTCCACCGGCGATTCATTACGACTCACCGGAGGCGGCAGACCCGTTGAACCGTGTATCGTTTATGGATGCGGAGTTTGGATCCAACTTACGTCATCCTGAGCAGATGATTGAGCACCGTCAGCGGCCAGGTGTGGGTAAGATGGTCTCATCGGGTCTGGGCTCAGAGCAGTCGTCACCGGGTCCACACAACGCCGTCGGTTATTCACCGGAAATGATACAAAACGGCGGTGACTTTATGCAGGGTATTGGTGCCTTTGACGGTGCGGAGATGAATAGTTCATTTTCAATGATATAAATACTGTATACGAGATAGGAGAAAATTTCGTACACAAATAAAAGTGCTTCCGCAACGACGGCTCGTTTACGAAATCAAACGTTATTTGCGAGTGCACTAATTGCGAATCAGTCAATTAATAACGGACTCATTCGTACTACAGATACTGTGGCGTATACGGGCGGAAATGGGGGTAATGGTTCGTCAGCAACGCCGATTGAGGCGATAGACCAGGGTGCGGTAGATACTACAATCGCACTATACAACACTCTTATCAATAGTGTTCCTAGATTGCCGAAGCCGCCGGCACCGCCAATACCAAATTCAACATTATATCCGTATGGATGTAATATTATACAATATAATAATACTGGGACGGTTCAGTGGACCGCTGATATCAGTGGCACAAATTTAGCAGGTCGTAATTTAACAACGGATGGACAAAATGTATATGCTGTAGGAGATTTTTCGGGTGCGATTCTTATTGTAAATTCGGATAATACTCAACTTACAACGTCGTCCCCAATTACCACGGACGCAAATGGTAGTTTTATTGTAAAATACAATTCAAAGGGAATCGCACAGTGGGCTGCGTATATTACATCGCAAAACTTTTTACAATTGCTGACAAATGTAACCGATAGTGTAAATAGTTATCAGTCTGGTAATTGTGTTATAAATACAAATGTATATAATGCGTCTGGAACGCTGTATAGAACTTTGAAACAAAGCGTTAATTTATTTAATGCGTCAGCAATTACAAGTGATGGTACATATATTTATATAATTGATAGTAACCCAACAGTATATCAATTTAAAACTACAGGAGAGCTTATCAAACAACAAAATCTTAGTTATAGTGGAATGAGCACCACTATATCATCTGTTGTATGGTTGGCTGGATATTTATATTTAGTAAATAGATACATTGATCAACAACAAGCAATAATTTGGCAATTAAATACAACTTTTGAGGAAGCACCGGTAATATTTGTATCAAATACAACCTATCCTGAAATTAATGGAAGTCTTTCTATAACAACCAATTATGTATCAGCGTTATATATGGTAAGTATAACAACTCCAAACGTACTTACAAGGGCAATTGTGAATAATGATGACACACCTCCTAGTTTAACCTCTGTCACATTTAAGGGTCTTAATAATATATCTGGCTTAGGTCAGGGTATAATTTTGCCGTTTGGCATTTCTTATACAAACTACGACAATCTTAGCGATGGACATCTTCTTATAACCGATTATAATAATGGTAATTATGCCGATATAAGTGGTATTATTTGGGATGTTGAAGGAGTAAACGCAGATGGTAACTGGGCTCCGAGCGGCAATCTTTTTTTAACTGTAAATACATATACAGGCACGGGTAGATATATTAATGTTCCTAAAAGTGTGAATAGTATTTATGCCGATCCTGCTTCATATAATATATACATTAGTTTGTATGGCACAAATACCTTTGTTAAATATCTTTATCAAAAACCTGGTGCCCCAAACGGTCCAAAAATAGCAAATTTAGGTAATGGAACATTATTGACAAATATAACTAAATTAAGCAACACTTTATATACACTAAATTATTCAGCAACCAGTATTTTGTATTCAGTTACGTATCCAACTTTGAATAGAATAACTTCTAAACAAGTGTATCCGTTGGCGGCGAATTATAATAGTGGATTTGTTATAAAATATAGTCCAAGTGGTGCGGTATCGTGGATATCACAATTTGGGGCAAATAATGCGAATTGTACAGTAAGTGCGATGGCAATAGGACCCACGGGCATTTATATAACAGGATCGTATGGGGTAACAGGAAATTTTACCTTTAACAATCAAAATGGCGAAAGCTCTGGAATAGTTCTAACATCCGCGTCAAATACGACAACATCATCCGCATTTGTTGCGAAATACACCACAGCTGGCAATGCGGTATGGGCTGGAACAATTGGAAATTTGAATTCTACATCAGGAACGGCGATTTACGTCGATTCTTCGGATAATGTGTATGTGGCGGGAACATATAATGGAACTCGTAAATCAGGTCCATTAATTATATATCCTGTGAAGTTTTCAACATATCAAACTACAGCGACAATATCTCTCGCAGGATATAATTCAGGTAGTGCCGTATATCTAGCAAAGTATGATATTAGTGGTGTGGCTCAATGGGCGACAAATATTATTGCGGGGACAACAAATATTGTGAACGCAATTACAGCAAATACGACCAATATTTATCTTGTAGGAACTGCGACTGGAAATCTAACATGTAATAATACAAACGCAACAACCTTTGGTCCTATTACTACATCTGTACTTGGTGACGGTGTTTTGATAAATTATAGTATAGCGGGCATTGCACAATGGGCAACGCTTATTTTTGGCGGAGTTCCTTCTTATATTTCACAATTGAGGGATTATATATATATTAGTGGTAATATGAGAAATACTTTGTCGCTGTATGATGTACCCTACGATGTGAGCGGAGCTTTTGTTCCACCTCCAAGTGGGCAGCCTATTTTTTCTAATATTTCTGTACCACTCACGGGTGCTCTGAATAGTTTCCTCGTCGCCTATAATACAAATGGAACAGCAATTTGGGGGAAGAATACATGCTCACCGTATTTGGCACAAACTGCTACCGGTGGTCTTACATATGGAAATAATTTGGAGTACGTTTCGGTATCTATACAGCCGCCATCAAACACTGCCTTATATTCTTACGGCATAAATATTATTCAATATAATAATAGTGGTAAAACACAATGGATTGCTGATATTAGTGGTACGAATATAAAATTTCTTGGTTTGGGAACCGATGGAACAGATGTGTATGGAATAGGATTTTATTATTCACAGGAAAATGTCCTTGGAGTTCCAATATTTATCAATGCTACTAGAACAATTACGGTAACAACAAATATTACATCTGGTTCAAATGTTACAGGTATTTTTCTTGTGAAATATAATCCAGCGGGAGTAGCACAATGGACAAATAATGTAGAAAATTTAGTTCAACAATATAGCGTAGGTGCTCCAAATAATACACAAGGAATAGTAAGTAATGGAACATCGACGTATGTAATAGGTTCTGGGCAGTTTGGAATTATATATAATTTGGATGGAACTGTTTTCAAAGAATATACATATCCTTTTATTAATGGCTGTCTAATAAAATACGATGCAAGTGGAGAGCCAGTATGGGTTTCAAGTATGGCATTTGATGGAGGTGTATGTTTTCCAACTCAAATTGTGGTGTCGCCTTCAGGTATATATGTAATAGGCAATTTTGGAACGTTTGGAAATTTTGGTTTTGATGGACACTCAACTGTTTTTTTCAATGATGCGGATGATGTAAATCAATTAGCATTAAATACATATGCGTATAGTTCTATATTTATTGTGAAGTACAATACAAGCGGAACTCCTGTTTGGGCTACACAAATTCAACATGATACGAGTATAATAGGTACTGTATATGGAACTAGTATTGCGGTTGATAGTAGCGATAATGTTTATATAGTTGGATATTATAATAATCAAGGTTATCCAATAAATGTATTTTCGGCTGGAGATCCAATAACTCTGGCAAGGCAGGTATATGGATCGAACGCTGGATTAGCAACGATTCTTGTAAAGTACAATTCTAACGGCATTGTCCAGTGGGCAACAAATATACGTTCGCCTGACGGGGACCCTATTAACGGTAATATACAACCTTATTCACTCACTGTAAGTGGAGGATTTATTTATATTGTAGGGGGGGCGTATTATGCAGATGTAGCGACCTACGATCCGACAAATGCGACAACGAATCCGGCTCAAGGTACACAAACACAAACGGGGGGCACTATGATTTGGAATGGTGGAAGTTCAAATGCAGAATTAGGAAGAAATGACGGAATTCTTGTAGTATATAATACAAATGGTATCCCACAGTGGAAGACACATATTATTGGCACAGCACCTTATACTAGTGGTATTGGTGTTATTGCCACATCTGTAGTTACAGGGGGCGGTAATGTGTATGTAAGTGGCTTTACTGATACACAAGGTCCTCCTCCTCTTGTAACCTTTTACAATACGCCAGACGGAACGGTAAATTCTAAAATTGCTATTACAAATACCGCAACTATTAATAATTTTACAGTAGCATATAATACGTCAGGAAACGTACAATGGGTCAATAACACTAGTGCCCCTGGAGTGCCTGGCAATTACGTCGGTCCAATGGCATATACAAATGTGCTTTATGTATCGTCACCTGGAACTGGTGTGGCGACTTAAACCGTCCGCTATGTTATATAAATATACCCCCTCCGCAAATATGGACTGGGTCGCCGCTGCTGAGGAATACGTAGGAAACAACGGATGGGGAGCACGCGGCAAGACACTTGGCATCAGTCGTATGTACTCAGAAAACGGTGCGGACAAAGCCCTTATTCGTAAAGAGAAAGTCGTAGCCAGCCTTCGACCACGCGGTATCCTTTCAGGATTCCTTGCGGTTGTTCCAAATCTAGGATATGCGGTGTATCTGCCGCCGATTGCGGCAAAAATGGGACCGCAGCGTCTTCGTCTCCGCCTTTCCCCCGCCGTCCTTACCGAAGGTGCTATCTTCTCGGCGTATTTCAACCGTCAGAAGCAACTTGTCATTGAGGATGTTCTCACGTGGAAAAGCAACCCCGTTTGGCATACGAAGCCGTTTAAGGAGCGGTGGGAGCGTATTGTTGCCGATTTCGCCAATAACCACTTCAAACCTATGTTAGAATTACAGGGAACGGCGATTAGTCTCGCACAATATATGTCAGTGAATCAGGTTCAAGCACAAGGGCATGAGCCCGACGCAAACCACGTAGTGGAGTTTGTTCTTAATGGTCCGAATACGAAGCGGATTATTTGGATTCCGCCGAAGGTTGAGCCGGCAACCCAGACGGAGAAGGAGCACGCTAAGGAGTCAATACCAGGGACGGATGTATTCAAGGTAAAGAAGGAAATGGGACCCGACGTTTATTCCGTTTGGCGCGGTGAGGAGCGTTTGGGTCTTGGTCTGGTACGGACGTTGGCGATTAGCCGAGCCCTACGTTTGGCAAATTTGGACGAAATCCAGGTTGTTGCGGAGCATAATAAGCAATTTGATAAGTGGGAGATTAAATCAGTTGTGGAGCCTTTGCTCCGCTAGGAGCCCTTGCTCCGCTAGGAGCCGAAAAAAACCATGGGGTAAGATAGAGGATGAATCGTGCGTTACGCCGTGGAATGAACAAGAAGCACGGGCTTCACGGAAGTATGAATCGCCGCCGTGGAGGTGGATACTCTGCTCAGGGAACGTTGTTTCCCATTGACCAGAAGCCTGGCGGTGATTGGGCGAATCAGACGGGTCTGGGTCAGTATGCCGTGACGAATCCTTACAGCGACTGCTCATGGACAAGCCGTCCCGGCGAGCTCTACAATGAGGTGACGAATGAGAGATTAGCGTCGGCACAGGCGTCAATGGCGGGTGGCAGCCGCCGCACCCGCCGTAGCCGCCGCGGGGGAGGTTGCGGTTGCGGCGGTATGCCGCGTATGTCTGGTGGCGGTGGCTGCGGTATGCCGCGTATGTTTGGTGGCGGTAGCTGCGGTGCCCCGTCGTTTACAGGTCTGTCGCGACGCAATAATGCGCCGTACTCAGGCGGTCGCCGTACCCGCAGACATCGTGGCGGCGGGACCTACGGTTACTCGATTGACCCGAGCCAGAGCATTGGCGGTGCCGGTCCGAATGTAGATGCGTTACGCGTACCGGTACCATGCGATGGTCGTATGGGTACGCACCACGCACTGAATCCCGATGTGGTTGAGGGTCCCGATCCTCGTGCACCGGCGGACCTTTACTCGCTTGCGCCCCCTGGATCTACGGCGAATGTTACGGGATACGAGGAGGGTACGCTCAACCCTGCGTTCATGAAGGGCGGCCGCCGCCGCTCAATGCGTCGTGCTCGCCGCCGTGTAGGCGGCTCGTATGGCACGCCGAACGCCTACCCTGAGGAGTGCTACCGTGGTACGGGTTCGTCGCTGCCGGTGTACAATGCCTCAACGGCGGGCTTCACGTTCTCGCCCTCTACGGATAAGGGCGTGTTCCTACCTGACGGTGTAGCGGCGTACAATGAGGTATGGCCGGTGGCGGCACGTGTTGGACCGGCAAATGGTCCTTCGCCCGTCAGGGGCGGTGCTCGTCGTCGTAACAACAAGAGCCGCAAACACCGTAAGAGCCGTAAGAATGCGAAGAAGAATAAGCGCAGCCGCAAGCATTAAATAACCGATATAAGTAGAATGAGCAACTTGAACGCTATTGTAGTTGCTGAGATTGATAAGAATGCCACGCTTTTGAAGAAAAAGGGTGATATTTTGGAGATCGGACGTATTGTACAGAGCCGTGGCGGTAACAATGCGGCAACACGAACTGTACGTAGTCTCATTGCGAAACTCCGAAGCAAGCATACACGAAACTTGAATACCGTGCTTGCTGAGGCTAAACTAGCAGCGAAGTTGACTCGTGGCGGTACCCGAGGCAAGGGACGCAAGGGGCACAAGGGAAAACGGGGGACGCGTCGTCGTTAATTTCTAGTCGTATAATTTATACGATAGGAAATATTGTTGGGGAAAAGTAAGAGGGATGAGTTCTAGGGCTGCTGCTCCTGCTCCTGCTGCTAATATATGTTGTTGGTTATGTGGATTTCCTATTGGAGATATGAATACTGGAATTTTTCCAGGTACAACAAAAAGAACAGGAGAAGGGATTACAGGCGCTAAGGGTAACGGTTACTGGGGAAAAGGGGTCGGTGAACATATTGTAGAACCATTGATGGGGTCTGCCTTTGTCGGTGTATATAGAACCTCTTATAGAGATACGATGACCCTCGCGGAACGTGAATTCTTAAAAAGAGAAATACGATGGGCGCATAGATATTGTAATATGATAAAATGGGATTTACATATGGTTACATTTCGTGATGGAACCTTAAGTGTAAGAAACGGACCTGAAGGTGACCCAAATAAACTTATAAGATATTTAGTTAAAAATCTTTTTGCTGGTGGTATACGAGTCGGTAGACGCAGTCCTGGATCAAGAATATTTATGGAACTAGAACATCAAGTTATGGGCACCGATGGTAGAAACTGGAGAAATTTAATTGCTTACTTTCTTGATTGTATGGACAGGGGTAACATAAATGAAAAATTACCAGCTTGGATAGAGAGACGTATTATAGCAATAAGAGCAATTTTACAAGATTATTGTAATGTAGTTAATGAGCATTTAGTGATGGCTGCTCAAATGCGTGGTGGTAATACTGACGGTAATAGAAAAGCAATATATGAAAACAGACTCCGTGCTAGTATTACTGAAGAAGAAAATACATCTGCGTTTAGAGCATATCAGCAATTGCCCGTTAGTGATTGTCCCTCTGCACGTTGTGAAAGGTTAGGTAATTTTCCTTATCCAACCTCTCGAACATATGAGGATCGTAGATTATTAAATCTTATTAATGAAGAAGACACACAAGAATACATACAACAGGCAGAAGCGGAACAAAAAAGTGGCACTGATATATTAGAAAGTGCTCCACCTACGGGTAATGGTGCGGGTCAGCAACGTAGTGCAGGTGCCGCACAAAGATCGCATTCCAACGCTCGTTTTTTTAGGGGAATTGCGGTAGCAGGAGGAATATGTGGTGGTGGTGGAGGTGGTGGTGGTGAGGCTGCAGGTGCTGCCACAAAACCAATACGACCTAGAAATATGATTAAAAGTGTAGCAAGTGATGGGCAACAAGTATTAAGATTATGGGGTTATTATAATTCTGTGGCATCAGGAGACCCCATATCACAAATTGAAACCAGAAACGTTGCCGATATCCCTGAAGAAGAAGATGGATATTTCACTAGATTGATAAACTATTGTGCTAATAGAGTTTCTAACACAATTAAAGGGGTTTTTTCCAGAGGTAAAATTAGTGGTATGTCGTTAGACCCCCTTTTCGCTGCCACTGCCACTGCCACTGCTCCTGCTGCCTCTGCTGCCTCTGCTGCCTCTGCTGCCTCTGCTGCCTCTGCTGCCTCTGCTGCCTCTGCTGCCTCTGCTGCCTCTGCTGCCTCTGCTGCCGCTCCTGCCACCGCGCCACCGCGAGGTACATTCCTCGCACGTAATGCCTATATTGCTGCTGCTGCTCCTGCTGCTGCCGCTGCTGCTGACGCTGTCCGTGAACGTTCACGTAGTCCTCCTAAATATTGTAATTGTCCGGCTGCCGCAAAAGGAAGAATAATAAATCATAAATGTGATAAATGTGGAAACCCCCCTAAGCCTCGTCCACCCCCTTATCCCCGTGGCCGTAAAACCCGTAAAAACAATAAAAAACTCCGTAAAACTCGCCGCCGCCGTTAGCAAGTTCGGTAATATACGCCAAATGTAACTCCACAGGCAACTCCGATAACAACTCCAATAAATCCAATAGATGCACCGACAACCTTTTGTGTACAGCATATCTTGGGCTCAACAGGAGCCCGTATAACGTAATCCTGAACCGTATCAGGAACTACTAGAACAACAGGATTATCAACAACCGTCGTCATTATGCTTAAAAATAATCATAATGTGAAAAACCCGATTCAACTTTTTTAAACACTAACGCGGAACCCGCCGAACCCGTATATGATTAGAACTACAAAACCGGCACCACCCAACATCAAACAACCGCCAAATACAAAAGGATGCCGACAGCAAATCCAGTTGGGCGGCGGAGATAGCATAAACTCCTGAAAGGTAGGTGGTCTTACCTTAATAACCACGTGCCCGACGGGCACCGGCACTGTAGTTTTCACCACAGTATGTTTCATTGTGTTAGAAACACAGGAAAACATATAAACATTCAATTTTTTAACACTTACTCGTACATAATACGGGGATTGCGAGCACGACGGCGTGTACCACGATGCTTCTTAGGACGCTTAGGCGACGGCGGCGGTGAGCCCATTTTACGCGTAGTACGCTGCGGCGATAAGTTCCGTTTCGGCTTTTTATTCATAGATGTATTGAAACCGACTCCTGACCCAGACGGCGGCACAGGTTTCCGCAGCATCCACGCAGGATTTGTGGTAACAACCTTTTTACCAGACGATGACATTCCTACTTTACTCTTGTATAATTTGCGGCACCGTATCTTAGTTTTGGCTCTGCTCCGCCGAGCCAAAACTAGCGCGGGCTTTACGAGTATGACGGCGACCACCATAAGTCGTAGCACGGTATAACTCGGGAATAAGTCCGCCAACACGAGAACCGCTACTAGAGTTAACGTACTGCTGTGCAACCCGCTCCGCAATTTTCCTAATATACTCATCAAGATGGTGTCGATTGAGCGACTGGGTCAGGACTAGACAAGTCAACGGTCCAGGACGAATAGGGGGATTCTTATCTTGTATTTTCATAACGAATCCAATATTTGTGAAAATAGCATTAAAAAAGCCGCCAGCTGTGCCGACACGAACGTAGTCCTGCCAGAAATCTACAGCACCCGTTTTCGTCAACATTCCAAGGAAGCAACCGTTATTAATGAAAAGAGGTACCGTGGAGCCGGTGCCCATAGGAATTTGGTGGACATCTACACCACCGTAGGCAGAAACCCAGACGATTCCGTCTTCCGCCGACGCTGCAACGGTCGTATACGCCGCATTTTGACCCGCAAACAACAGTCGGAAGTTATTGAATACGTTGACGTCACCACTGACGGTCAGGTTGGATGTACACGCCATGAACGCTTTGTCGGCAAAACGCCAGGTCTCGCCGGCTTTGACGTCAATCTGGATGATAGAACCCTGTAGGAACGGTGAAAGGTAGATATCTAGTTCGTTTTGGGTAGGATTGGCAATAGCGTTTTGTAATGCGGAAGAGCCGCTGAAGGAGCGGGCAAAGGCACCCCAGAAGCCCCCGCTGCCGAGTTGTGCGTTGGTCGTTAGACCACCGTCCATATACGCCATTGTCTCTTGGTTGGTGATCAGGTTGGCACCGGGCTTCAATGAGAATTTAAGAATATCGTAGCCGCCTTTGTTAACAATCTGCGCACCGAGCGAAGCGAAAGGGCTGGATGCGGTACCGACTGCTCCAGTACCGGATGAACTGAGAGCGACATTATCAGGCAGGGCTGTTACGGAGGCGGTAGGTGCACCGACGCCGGCGGTTTTGGGCACGGGCGCATCGGCACTCACACCTGGCTGGACAAAGGTAGACCCACTAACGGCAGTCGTGGGAGGTAAGACCTGCTTCACAGCCTCAGGCTTTGAAGTAGGACCAGATTGTGGAAACTGGAAAAAGCTAAACATTTCTACTTTACTCGTACATAATTCGTGGTGTATTTCTACGCCGAGAACGACGCCGTTTTGTAGCCACAGGTTTCGCCCCAAACCACGCCTTGATTGTGTTCGTAATACCAGGTTTATTTTTACGGGTGCGGGCAGCATTACGCCGTGCCTGTAGCCGCTGACGATGTGAATTTGTACGCCATAAACTAGGGTCATTGTTAACAGTCAACACAAGTGGACCTGTGGAGTTATTCATTCCTATTATTCCCAGAGATTAATCGTCCACAATCAGGCATCCCGTGTCTGCGGGTGTCTCTGCCTCAGACGACTCTTCGCTTTCGTCAGTGGAGAACTTGACCGTATAACCGCATTCACGGTAGAATTTACGTCGACGAGCCCACTGACCAAAACATTCAGGAAATGCCGTATCTAGGACGTCGTAAATACGAGGCTGAATAGTACGCTCTTCGGGTTTGAGGCGGAGAATACGACCAACCGACTGTTCAATGCTGCTTTTAGGCGTCGCCAACAGTACGGCATTGAGTGTCGGAATATTCATACCCTCACTTGCCATTGCAAACGTTCCCAAGATAACGGTGCGAGTCGCCGAGGTATCTAGGTCTTTCTGCTTCATTCCACCGACGTAGTAACCAATTGACTCAATTCCCTTTGCTCTAAAGCCGTTTTCAAAATCTTTGAGATGCTCACGGCGGTCGGATAATACCAGCAGCCGACGACCTGTCTCGGCAAGGCAAGGTGCCACCCACTCAATCATTGCACGAGTCCGCGGTACAAAGTTAGCAATATTATTAATCATACACGCACGAATCGCTTTGCCAGCCCAATCCGTCTTCACTTCCGTGTACGCATCGTCGGAGTCGGTATAGCGTAGGCATTCCACCCGTACGGTATCATCCTTAGGACGACGGGCGATCTGGTAGACAATAGTTCCAAGATACCACCCAAAGACTTTGGATAGACCATCGTTGCGTTTGGGCGTAGCGGTCAATCCAAGCATTTTAGGGCAGTGGACACGCTGAAGCGTTTGGCTGAAATGTTCGGCGGCAAGATGATGGACTTCGTCAAAGATAGCAAAGCCGAAGTGGTTGAAGGTGCCGGCAAGGAAGTTACGCGAGCACAGCGTCTGAATCATAGCGATGCTGACGTCAAACTCGGCACCGACATCGCATTTCTCGCCCTGAATGCGACCAATGCGGATACCTGGTACTAGAGTCCGAAGCTCGGTACTCCACTGGTCGGCAAGAAACTCCTTGTGAACTACAATGAGGAAACACTTCCCGATTTCCATTGCGGCGGCAATGCCGGTAAAGGTCTTGCCGTAGCCGCAGGGCAGGCAAATGATACCGTTGTGCCCCACGCTCCGAAACGATTCTAGTGCCGCCACTTGGTGGACACGGAGTTCACCGCCGAATTTGAGCCCAATAGGCAACGGATCACCGCGTGCACGAATGTCAGAAAGTGCAGGACCGAATTGGTTTAGTCCCCAGGCAGTAGGAAGATAGAACCGTTCGGCGGATTCTAAGTAGACTTTGAATGCTGGCGTGCCCGCAGTAAATGCGGCAGGACCCGCGGGGCTCACGGTCAACTCCTTTTTGATGAGTGCCACCTGCGTCGGTGTCAGGTCCGATTTCGCAACGGAGTAGCCTTTGGTGGAAAGGGCACGAACTGGTAACATCTTTGCTTTTTATAAAGAAAGCAAACGGATGCTTCATTTTTTATCGTGGCGGTGAATAGAGTGAAATGGCAAGTTCATCGGTATCTTATGCCGAGATTGGCTTGACGGTGGTAGTTTTGGCACTTACAACTGCCATTGCTACAAAGATGTTTGTATTATCGAGCAAGATTACATCCTCGCCGATTACGGCGGTAGTTTTAGTTGTTGTGGCTCTAGCCTTATTTAGTGTCTACCCGGCGGTGGGTATCTCGCTGCTACTCCTCACGGCGGTGCTGATGTTCAATCGCAATGTGCGGACTGCGATGAAGGCGATAAGTAAGCCGCTACGTAATGATAACTTCCAGAACGTTGCGGCTACGCTAACGACGGTATCGGATGATATGTTTCAGGGACAGATGAATGGACCGAAGTATCCTGATCGTACGGTTGCGAACGCGGCACCGGCGAATGAGTCGCTGACAAATATTATGTACACTAACCGCCCGCCGATTCCTATGCCGTCAGGTCCCCCCATCCCGCCGCCGGCAAGCCGTGGTACGTACGGTGCCGATAGCATTATGACTGAGAATGTGGGCGATGCGGTAGGTGCGTCGGAGCGTGGGTTTATGTCGGCTCCTAGACCGTTGGATGAGTTCAATGAGATGAACCCGAGCAATCCGATGTTGGGACGGGTGAAGGTGGAAGAGGGATTTGAGCCGGCACCGTTTGGAGCGGAGGAGGGTACTGTACCGTATGGAAGCTTCCCGCGGGATGCACAGCGTGCCTCATCTACGGGCGAAGTTCGTGACTACACTTACCGTCCCGAGATGGATACGGGCAGCAACGAGTTCAAGCGCTTTGGACCGGATCTGGATGAAAAAACTGATTCGTTCAAGTACTACACAAATTAAGTTAAGTCCTTCTGTAGGAAACTCTTTCCCGAAATGGTAATTCATAATTACGATTTCACGCATATTAGTATGATTAGGTTTAATAATACACTTGTTATATTAAGCGATGATTCTCCTAAGTATACTCTCACCTTTCATTTGGGTCATCAGGTGTCGGCAGATACAAGTCTACTGAGTTGCGAAGAGGTAAAGGCGGGCGATAAGATTGATGTGTATGTACCGGATGTACCGACGACCACGCCGCGGTGGACAAATACGATTAAGACGCAATTACGAATGATGATGCAGGTCGCTCAGAAGTATCATACGGATTACATTTCTATAATTGTTAACGGGACAGCAAAGAACGAGGCGGCTGCGATTGCCATTCACCAGATGCTCCGTGACCAAGTGGGTGTAATGTATATGATTGAATTCTGTATGCCTGACCAAGAAACGCGAACAATATATGAGCGAACTATTCCACCAATTTATAAGTCATAAGTAGAGGATGGCGAAAAAGTTAAGTATGTTGTTGGTCGTTGCCGGATTATTGGTTGTAGGATTGGTAGGATTTCTATATTTTTCGCCGTCGGGTATGACGATAGAGAAGTTCCAGGATGCACCGGCAGAGCCGGCATTTGTGCCGCCGGTTCTAGAAAAGCCGGCACCGCCGCCTATGCCGGTAAAGGGGTTCAAGGATTCTTCCCCTCCCCCGTCTACACCGTTAGCACCTCCCCCGTTAGCACCTCCTCCGCCCACACAAGTTCCGTCTTTTTGCGGTAATTATGGTTACGCATCTCCCGATAAAAGTATACGTCTTTACAGCCAGAAAGAATGTGTATCTTTATTGGGTGGAACGTGGTATGAGAATGGAGAATGTATTTTAAAAGGTGGTCGTTCGGCTTCGTATGAGTGCCGTGACTTAAATAATCAAGCAATGCCGGTAAAGCCACAGCAGATACAGGCAGGTCCTTCAGCGATACAATCTATGATGCCGCCGCCGCCGCCTTTTTCCCAGCAGTCACCGCCACCGACAGATGCCCCGACACCTATTGCACCGACCCCAGCGTCGTCGGCAGCAGCACTTACATTAACGCCGGTACAGTGCTCTGCGTTATGTCCGGTAACCCAGGAAACATGTGAGAGCAAGTTTTCGTGCCAGACACGATTGGAGCCGATTGGTGTTGCACCGATGTCTAGGACATCTACACCGGCGACCCTGGTTTAATCCCGTTTTATTTCCCCACTCTTTGCGGTTTACGAAAAGAGTCGGTAATTATACAAGCAGATTTAGCACCGGCGGCGACTGGCTTTACGTGTGGATCGGCGGCGACGCGAGCGGCGGCGAGCACCACCGGCGGCAGGTGCAGCGGCACCAGGTATAGGCGGATTCAACCGGTCAATAGCGGCTTCAATACGAGCACGATTTGCCGGCGTTAATCCTGGCTGTATAAGCATTTTACTTAATACTATTATTGTACTTTCTATTATACCAGCCCGTCGTTCGCCGAAGGGCAATGATAATGCGTAGTTGATAGGATCCATTCCGTATGCGGGACTTTCAGAAAAAAAGTGGTTAATGTATTGATTGACGCCGCCTGAGATTTTGATATTTTTTGCTATTACGTAATCGGCAAACTCTTCAGGGCGACCGAGTTCAATTAGACGATTACGTGCTACTAGAACAACAAACCGGACCGTTTCATCCATTGCTAATTCTTCGGGCGTGTACTCTTCAACAACGTTGTGTAGTAGGAAACCAAGGGGGTCGTCGCCCATGCGGGCACGTATTGCTGCTTCAAATTCGGCGGGGGTTATATTGTTCGCCATCCTCTACTATAGGGCGGAATTAATGTTACATAGTATCAAATCGTGATCTATTTGACCGACGACGGCGTGTAGCGCGACGACGACGGCGCCGAGCACGATGCAAGCCACCACCAGCGGCAGGTGCGGCGGCACCAGGATGGAGCGGATTTAACCGGTCAATAGCGGCTTGAATACGCGCACGATTTTCCTCAGTCAATCCATCCACACGCAACATATTTCGCATTTCTGTTGTTGTGCTAAATATTAACAGATCTTTACGTTGACTTTCAGGTAATTCTAATATGTAGTCGAGCATGTTTATTCCCGCACGTTGTTCATTTAAAAAATCAATAACGTATTGATTGATTCCACCGTGGATTTTGATACCTTTGGCTAAAAGGTAGTCCATCCATTGTTCGCGAATACCGAGTTCAATCATGCGGTCAAGTGCGGCTTCAAATACAGGATAAAAAGCCGGATGTCTATCCATAATAATTAACTGTACAGGTGAATAGCGTTCAACGAAATTTTGTATAAGGAACCTGAGTGGTTCATCGGTCGTTTCAGCGGTTTCAATGAGTTGTTGAATGGTAGGGTTTGGGTTGTTTGCCATTCTAATATGAGGGTGGGGAAAAAGGGATAGATCAAAAAATTGAAAAATAACTAGGAGTCTTCAATTTTGGCACTTCACAGTGCCACTTTGAGTGGCAGCATCGCATCTTCCAAATCTTTCAACAATTCCTGTTGCCACGGCACATTTGAGTCTAGTCCCAAATCATTCAGCAATTCCTGATACCACACCACAGTCGGATTCACAGCCGGTGTAAATACTGTGGCAGGTACTGAAGATAGTTCTGAAGCTTTCTTAACAGGAGCAGGTGGTACACTTTCTGGGGTTTTTAGTTTTGCGACAATGGAATCTAGAACATATAGGCGCAGACCACAGTTATTTGCGGAATTGCTAATGAAGTTGATTTTATCTAGTATTGATGCCTCTACACTTGCGGCATTCCGTACCTCAGCATAAGCAACAGCCCATTCAAAAGCGATGCCGTGACGTTTCAGTCGGTTGAAGACAGCCAGTGGACCGCTCACTCTGCCACATTTTTCATTGTTAGAGTAATAGAACTCGTTTTGGATTCGCTTATGCATACCTCGTATATTAGATTCGCATTTACCAGCATAAATTGCCATGGGTTTGCCACCTAATACACAAAAGTGTACGTAAACGCCAATAGTTTTTGGAATATCCAAAATATCATATAGATATCTATCTCCGTCATATAACATATTAATCTTCATAGGAACAAACGTGAATTTGAGTCCTGTAAGACGATTCAAATCATCTACAGAATGTATAGTTTCACCGTAGATCATTTTGCAACATACAAGTAACTTATCAAAAATGAGTATATGTGCTTCAATTTTTTGCGATATAATCAAACCTCCCAACCGAAGAATTCCTTCGTGAATTCATTCATACTCTTTATGCCCATAGAACCGTTACAGGCTCGGCAAATAGGACGAAGATTGCTAATATTCATAGAGCCACCCTTTGCCTCCGCAATAACATGACCGCAATCAAAGTTACGTGCATCAACCTTTTCCTGCCTACAACTCAGACACTTTGACTCCAACTTATCAACTCCCATATGTAGATTCCAAACTAGAGTCTTCACATGCTTAGGAATATTCTTGCGTCGGACATGTAGGGGCTTTGCCTCCTCAGCCTCTTCAGACTCTTCATCCAAATCATCATCTACTGGAGCCGGTGGAGGAGACTCAGGCTTCTTCTCCTTTGGCGCCTCCTCCTTTGCTTTCTTTTCCTTGGTAAGGGGCTTCGTTTCGGTCTTCTTCTCCTCAGTCTTAACCTCTACATCATCCTTGGTCTTCTTTGCGCGACCAGTCGGCTTAGTATCAGGCTTTGGCTCTTCAGATGATGGCTCTGGTTCCTTTGCCTTCTTAGCACGAGCGGCAGGCTTTGTATCCACCTTTGTCTCCTCAACTTTTACTGCCTCAACCTTTGCTGCCTCAACTTTTGCTGCATCTACCTTTGGCTCCTCAGCCTTTACATCGTCCTTTACCTTCTTTGGACGACCAGTTGACTTCGCAATAGTCTTTGTTTCAACCTCCTCGGTCTTTACTTCAGGCTTCACCTCAGGCTCTATTACATTTGTAGGAGCACTAGGAACACTCTTGGGATCATCACATTCAGGCTCCTTGCTAATCATAGCACGTAACGAAGCCTTCTTAAATTCACCACGTAGATTGCCAATTGTAGTCTCCAAATCGTACAACTTCTTAACTACAGGATTTGTACGTTTTGCCGTTGGATTAATAGCAGCACTTACAAGGGCATCAATCTCTTTTGTTCCCATATTTTGAAACTTTTCAGATACGTCCATAACACCCAGCATAGCCTCAACTAGTTGTGTCTTTAGATCTTCAGTGTCCATTCTAGCAGATGTAACAGAATTTAAATGGGACATGCTTCGGTCAATTTTTTTGACCCGCTGCCAACTCCGTATTCAACCGAGCAATCTCCCGCTTCAACGCCCGTATGGCTAGGACATCCACGGGGTTGGATTGGCTGTAGCGGGACTCAAGCCGCAATAGCATCTTCTCTAGCTCTTCAATTCGCTTTTCAATATCCATCTGTGGTGGGTGTTGAAAAAGAATAAACTAATAACTCAATTTTTAAACAACAACACCTGAGTCTACAACTACCTTGGGTGCAGCGGTTACAGCAACGGCGACAGCCGCAGGAGCAGCGGGAGTAGAAGAGCGACCGTGGACTACGGCAACAAGCACGGCAATGACCGCGGGTAGGCAGATGGCAATGCCGACCATCGCGTAGCCGCCGCTAGTGTTGCCGGTTGCCCACAGCATGAAACCGGCAACAATGAAGCCGAGCCAGCTTAGAACACTGAGAAATGCAAGTGCGGTCATCTGAGGAGACATTGGGGCGGAAACAACTGGAGAGGTAGCGGAAGAGCCGCCGGCATATAGAGGCAGTAGAGCGGCAAGGACAGCGGGGAGGCAGATGGCAATACCGACCATAGAGTAGCCGCCGTTGGTGTTACCGGTCGCCCATAGCATAAATCCAGATACGATGAAACCGCTCCAGCTCAGCGTGCTCAGTAGCGCAACAGCAGTCATAGCAGGGGAAAAGGCTGAGAGAGACATTTCACAAAAAGATATGGGTGAATCGGATACCGTAGTGGTCGCGTCAATTTTGGTCCGATTTACGTTTTAAAAATTGATATTTCACACGAAATATCCATTTTTAATCAATGGCTTACAAGCAAACTATATTTGAGGCAAAAACAAAGCAAGATAAACCTTTGTTTGTCGCCGACTATTACGTCTATACCGACGGGTCGTGCTCAAACAACGGTTCAGAAAGTGCCCAGGCAGGTATGGGTGTTTATTTTGGACCTGATGACCCACGCAATCTCTCCAAGCGGGTTGTAGGCAAACAGTCCAATAATACGGCTGAAATCGGTGCAATTATTGAGGCTTATAGGATTATAGAGAAGGATGTTATGGCTGGTAAAAAAGTAGGAGTTGTAGCGGATTCTATTTATGCTATACGTGCTGCTACAACTTATGGTGAAACGTGTAACGCCAAAGGCTGGAGCAAGGATATTCCAAATAAAGAGATGGTCCAACTCGCCTACTCTCTGTACAAAGATAAACCAAATATTGAATTTATTCACGTGAAAGGGCATACGGACGGAACAGATTCACATTCGGTGGGCAATGACGGTGCCGATAAGTTGGCGAACCAGGCAATCGGTTTAACAAGTTGCCCATACACAGAAACCAACAATAAACTCTATTTGAATGTCCCGTTTGCGAGGAAGGAGGAGGCGAAGCGTTTGGGTGCTATGTGGGACGCAGAAAACAAGAAATGGTATATGAAGGAGAATAATAAAAATAAGGTGGAATTGCTGGAGAAGTTTATGTAGTCCCTGATTGTTAGAAACCTCAGGAATTCTCGGCAGTCTCAAACTCATAAACTGCCTTCATACATTCAAGGATTTCCTTAATATCCTTTTTCATCACTGCCATATCGGCTTTAATTGCCTTAATCTCGGCTTCAGTATTAAATACAGGAGGACTTGTTACGTATGTCTTTTCAGTTTTTTTATCCTGTATTCCATCACGCTTTGCGATTATATCGATAATTTGGCTATCTGAAAGACCTGTAAGAGTCCTAATCTCTTCAATAGATTTTTTGTCATTTTTATAGTAATCGTAAGCCATTTTTCTTATTTGTGCCGTTATTCCTCCCTCAGTACGCTGGTGCTCTTTCGCAATATCTCCAATTTGTTTATTATTAGCAATAAACGCCAGTAGTTTGCTTACTTCGTCGCTTGTCCACGGCTGTCCCATTCGTGATGGATACTTATCTGGATTTTCCCTCGCCATCTTTGTATAAGACTGCATTTTGCGAATTTAATTGAAAAATATATTGTTTTCAATTTTTTTGATTTTGTTAGAAACTAGGAATATTACTAATTTTCTAGAGCATCTAGTCGCCCCTCAATATTTTTTAGGAGATTAGCGATGGGCTCAAGAAACGCCAACTTCTCTTGGTCATAAAACCTAGCTAGCGGAATGCTTTTACTATAGGAATTTTGTTCAATCTGCTTTCTCTTAGCATTAACTATAGCTTCAAGTGTCTTTATTAAAGCCTTAGCCTCTTCTTTCTTTTCAGATTTATCCTTCCTCTGAGCTTCTAAACTACTCATCTTATCAGTAAGTGAGTAATCAACAATCAAAATAAAGAGACTCAATTTTTTAATTTTATTAATTCATTTTAATAAAACGGGTTTGGAGTTCAACCACAACCGCCAAGAAAAAATTGATAACTCCCTGTAGTTTAAACACGATTCCCAAAATGCTCTATACACTACCATCGTTACAGCGTGCTGAAGTTATTAACCGTCCATCAAAGTCCATCAAAAGTCCCTATGTTGCCGATATTAAACTTGCCGATGGAACAATCGCCCTATGCCATACACCTGGTCTAGGATGCTGCGGTCTAGTCGCACCAAACCGTATTATTTATGTTTCAAAGGCAACGGGTGACAAGGCAAAGACCGGCTATACCGCACAAGTATCAGAAAACACAGACAATACAGGCACATATTATGTAGGTATACATCCGATGGTTAGTCAAGCGGTAGCAGGAAAACTACTTGATAAGATTGCGACCGATGTAGTTTGGAAATCAGAGGTGAAAATTAGTGAGCATACACGACTGGACTTTGTAGGAACCGCAGCCGACGGAAAGAAGACCTATGTTGAGGTGAAAAACGCAATGATTAGTGTATCTACGGAAGCAAGACCCACACGGCGGGCTGTGTTTCCAGAGGGATTTCATAAGTCTAAGGCAGAGCCGGTAAGCCCACGGGCGGTGAAGCATGCCGAAATACTAGCAGAGTTAGTGAAACAACCTGACACAAAAGCCGCCTACCTGGTGTTTATTGTACCGCGTAACGATTGCGGTGGCGGGTTGGAACTCAATAAGTTGGATCCTATTTATTGTGACGCAGTGGCAAAAGCAAAGGCAGCGGGCGTCCAGGTACGCGTATTTGGACTCGCATTTCATCTAGACGGCACCATTGCGTTTGATAAGGAACTGCCGTTTACCATCCCTTCCTAATTGTTAGAAACCCAGCCAACCTCAACGCCGCAACCGACGTGTCTTCCTCATCTTCACAGTTAATGGTTTAGGAAGGGCTTCTCTGAGAATTAGATTTTGTACTTTATTACGTGTTATAGGACTAGACTCCATAAGTCTTTTAACTGTAGGATCTTCTAATGTAGTAAGTAATGTACGAACATCTTCTTCTTTTAAAGCCTTCGCAAACCGGTTTACCATGGCAAAAGGATTTACTGGCGGAGCTTTACTGAATTTTTTGATAAATGCGTTTGTAACATTATTGTACCCTAGGTTGTATTCACTATTCTCGTTAATGGCTGGTAGTTTATTTACCGGTCTGCTTTTCCGTCGGGTTCCACCTTTCTTAGCACCATTTGAGGATGAAACATCATCTGGAACCGCAGCCAGCCCTTTTATTACATCCGCATATAATCCCTCTGGGCTTTTACAGAGACGACCGTAGATAGGATCAATTAGTGTAACTAATATTACTTCTTCCTCTTTCTTCAACCGAGCTTCCTTTTTTTCTGAATCTAAACTACTTTGAGTTGTTATCAATGGTATGTGAGAAAAAGAAAACAAATTAACAATATCTTCAAAACTTGTTTCTGAACTACCCTGTAGCGTTACTGCAATAGACGGAAAGAAACTTTCCAAAGGGGCGGATCCTTTGTACGCATCTCTACGTGTAAAAGCTGCTTCAAAATCTTCATCATTCACTATAGCTGTCAAAAAAGCAATTTTATCTGTATTTGAATTGATCCAATTAATAAATTTACCTCCCTGCGATAAACGCATGAATCCCATTAGATACCCTCGTTCTTTAATTTTCCAAAACCGTTTTGTCTCTTCATTAAACCCTTGACTTATAACACCTTCTTGAGAATTAATTGTTATCAATCCATTCCGATTGATGGTAGTTAGTTCGTCTAGACTACCAATCGTATTGCCGGCATTTTCTTTTTCACTAAACACAGGAGACTGGAGATGAATTGCCATAGCCTCTTTTGCTAAATCAAATGACAATGGAGGCAGAGCATGTCGGGCACCCGTTTCGCTCATTCTACATATTAAAAAGATAAAACCCCCACCACAATTAGAATGTCAAATAACGCAACCGCGTTCAAGGAAAACTTGCGAACCGTAGAAAAAGTGGTGCGTGATGGTGATTTAGATTCATTCGATCAATGGATTGTTTACCTAAATGACAACTATGGACCGTTGCTAGAAGCGAAACGCAGCAATGTAAATAACGAAATCGCCACATGGACCTCGGTGAGCGATGCGCGTTACGGAATGTCGTTGCTACAGATTGCGGTGTGGGGCGGGCACCCCGACATGGTACGGCGGGTTCTTGATGTTTGCCTTTATTCCGAAATGCCCACGAAGTTTAATATTGAATACCGAAAGAAAAAGAATCCATCAGGAGTACCAAATCCTGAAATAGACATGTTTAACGGCAAGACAGCCCGAGGAATCGCGGATATTATGTTAAGCACCGCCCCTACAGACGAAGCAAAGGGCAGATATGCGGAAATACGCAATATTTTGCAAACGGCTGGTGCTTCGGCAAAGTACCCTAGATCACGTGTAGTCCGAGGAGTCCAAAATTTTGTAGGCACTGTGCTGCCAGGATTTAGCGGCGGTCGCCGACGAACCTACCGTAAGAAGCGCAAGGCTAACAGACGCAAAACTCGCCGTCATAAATAGGGACAATGGCGTTTGAAGGACATTTATATTTAGAAGAACAAGGATTGGATGTATTACCTCCGATCCCGGCAAATATTACACGACTTGTATGTAGTAATAATAATCTAACGGTCTTGCCTGATTTACCGGACGGATTGATTGACCTTTATTGTAATAGTAATCAACTAAGAGCCTTACCAGATTTACCGGCTGGATTAACTATACTTTTTTGTGGTAATAATCTACTTACAGCCCTACCTGATTTACCAGCTGGATTAATTGATCTTAATTGTGATAGCGATCAACTTTTAGCCCTACCAGATTTACCGGCTGGATTGCTTAAACTTGCTTGTGCTAGTAATCAGTTAACAGAATTGCCAGTTTTGCCGGCTGGATTGCTTATTCTTGGTTGTGGTTATAATCGAATTACAGACCTACCTAATTTACCGGCTGGATTGACTTATCTTCATTGTCAAGACAATCAAGTTACAGCCCTGCCAGACTTACCGGCTGGATTAACTAGTCTTTCTTGCCATCATAATGCATTAAGAAGATTGCCAGAGTTACCGGCTGGATTGATTAGATTTTTTTGTGCAAATAATCAACTCACATCCTTGCCTGACTTACCGACTGGATTACGTGTTCTTTCGTTTGATAATAATCAACTCACATCCTTGCCTGACTTACCGACTGGATTACATGTTTTTTCAGGTGATAATAATCCTTTTCCCCCTGAACTTCAAGAAATTATTGACACATATCGCGATAATTTACCACAATTAATCATCTCAGTCAATCATTACAATGCGGAAAAGCGTCGCCGTGCAAATTTACGACAGGCTGGACGAACCTACAAAGCTATTAAAAATGCTAATATGCCAAATAATGTGTTAGGAATAATCGGTCATTACGCAACGGGTAAAAAGCCGTCGTATGGACTAAATAAAACTTTAGAAAACTTAAAACTTAACCATAATTCGTTTGGTCCTAGACGTCTAAGGAAGAGCTTGCGTAAGAAGCGTAGGAAAACCCGCCGTAATTAAAGAAAATTGAACCCACAAATCCCGCATAACCAATCAGCATCCCCACATAATGAACGTTGTGCCGACTCTACGTTCAAAGTCCCCAGGTGATGCGATGCGCCTTATCGGCAACGCTCCACAGTACATTAATGATTCCAATTTCATTAATGTACTGAATCAGTACGATTTTAATAGCAAGAAGAATGATGCACGCGTTAGCCAGCAACTGAGTGCATTTGCGGGTATTCCTGGGCTACCAGCAAAGGTCCAGCAGTGGTTGTCATCCTAACTTACTCTGAATCCACCTTTTTTGAGTATTAAAAGAATCCTCGCTTAATCGGCGCGGAGAGTACCGTCTCAGGAACCTCCGTCACTACAGGCGTAGCAACTACAGGTGCAGCAACTACAACCACGGGCGCAGGAGCAGGCACAGGTGCAGGGGCAGGCACAGGCACAGGTGCGGGAGCAGCCGCTACGACGTGCTCCTGCCAGTCAAGGGACCACACGCCGACATAGTTGCGTAGGAAGTTGAGCTGCGAATAGACAAACTGTAGGTCCTCCGCAGAAATCGTGACGGTCGCCATTGTATAGAAAGACTAGAGTGCGTTGCTTTTAAATTCTAATCACTTCGTAGAATGAACAACACCCCTCCGTATCCAACAAACACTCCGCCTGGATCACCTCCTAGCCGTCTTATGACGCTGGGATCACCACTATTAAACGTAAGCAACGTTAGCCGCCGTAATAGCAACAACTTCAGCAATGCAAATAATGTTTTAGGCAATCTGAATCGTAATAATAACAACGGCAATAAGGAAAAAGCGTATAGCACCTCGCGTTCTTTGAACAGCAGCAACTTCTATAATCGTAATCGTAGCACAACCGCTCCCCGCAACAACAATAATAACAGCCGCAATAACAATAACAATAAGCGGAACGTAAATTACAAAGCGTCGATTGGAAAGCTGAACCGTAAGACGCGTAAGACACACAAAAATCGCAGCACCCGGAATAAGAAGCGCAACTAATCATCGCCGCTGCCGCGTATCTTCCACCATACGCCGACCGTCCCCGTTACAATCACAGCACATCACGGATTCTACAATCATTTCCCAACCTTTCCCGCGGCATCGGTCGCACACCACCTTCTTTGACGAGTCGTTGTTACAGGTGCGGCACCACTCTTTGGTGGACGGATAGAGCCACCCCTGCCCCTTACAGTGCTTACAATCAACCCACCGAGGCATACAGCTTTTGTTAGATAACCCAGGATAAAAATGCAACCGGTGGTTTCATTTTTTTGCTGATAAAAATTGAATCCTTTTTTATGCCGTATCCGAAGGCATACAAATCTTATGGGGTTCCAAATATTCTGTAAGACGCTTACGGGCAAGACGATTACGCTAGATGTTGAGCCGTCTGATACAATTGAAGCCATCAAAGCGAAGATTCAGGATAAAGAAGGAATTCCAGGTGACCAGCAGCGTCTTATCTTTGCCGGCAAGCAGCTAGAGGACGGTCGCACCCTCAGCGACTACAACATCCAGAAGGAGTCTACGCTCCACCTGGTTCTGCGGCTCCGTGGTGGTGCGTAACTCCAAACGGAAAAATTGAACTCTTTTTTGCTAGTCAGCCAAACACCACCATGGAACACGCACAGAATGGAACCCTTATACGCGACATTGAAGACTATTGTAAGACCCTTCCTGTAAACTACACATGGAGAGACTTAACAATGCCCGTAACCCAGCAAGATATCCTACGACCGATTCTTTACGAGATGCTTGAGCTGTTAGAGCAGGGCACCCCCAAAGAACAAGTATTTCGTGAGCTTCAACGGAAACATCATATCTCAATCAAGCCCCGTCACTTTACTCAGGTGTACCTTGCCGAGCAAGAACTCGGTTTGATGAAGCGGAGCCACCTATTAGAGAACGCACTGATTACCAGCCGCTGCCGAGGTGTTTCGGGCGTCTCAGTGATTACTATCTTCCTTTCGCCCTATCCCAACGGGCAGAAGTTTACGTGTAAGTGGAATTGTAACTATTGTCCCAATGAGCCAGGACAACCACGTTCTTATTTGTTCGGAGAGCCAGGTGTCCTACGTGCTAATCAGACCGGCTTTGATTGTGTCAAGCAGATGCTTGCGCGAATCAAGGCGTACCAGGTAAACGGACATCCAACCGATAAGTTTGAGGTGCTCATCCTAGGTGGTACGATTCACTCCTACCCCAAAACATATCTAGAAACATATATGCGAGATATCTTCTATGCGGCGAATATTTGTGCGGATATTGACAACCCTCCACGTGTGCCACTCACCCTTGCCGAGGAGAAACAAATCAATACACATAGCCAGCACCGAGTTATTGGTGTTACGGTAGAGACCCGACCGGATTGTATCACTCCTGCGGAGCTGATAGATTTCCGCCGTTGGGGTGTCACACGTGTTCAGATTGGCATTCAGCATACAGACGATGAAATCTTACGTAAAGTAAATCGTGGCTGTAGTCATAAACATACCATCAATGCCCTCACTCTTCTCAGGGATAGTTGCTTCAAGGTAGATATTCATATTATGCCGAATCTACCTGGTGCCACGCCAGAAAAAGATAAAATGATGATGGATATTGTGTTGAGCCAGCTAAATCCTGACCAGGTAAAGGTATATCCGTGTGAAACTACGCCGTTCACGAAGATTTTGGAGGACTACAAGGCAGGCACTTATGTTCCCTACTCGGACGAACAGCTTGAGGAAGTGGTCATTTACTGGAAGACGCATGTCCATCCTTGGATTCGCAATAACCGTATTGTACGGGATATTCCGAATCAGTATATTGTGGCGGGCGTGAAGACAAGCTCGCAGCGGCAGGATTATCAGAAGGCGATGGAGGACCGCGGGCTCACTTGCCGGTGTATTCGTTGTAGGGAGGCGGGCAGGCATAATGCGGACCCAGCCGACGGTGAACTTGTAGTTCGTACTTACTATGTTCAAGACGGTACGGAATACTTTATCTCTTGGGAGTCGAAGGATAAGGTGGTCTTATTTGGATTCCTAAGGCTGCGTATACCGAAATACGCAGAGACTCACACTGTCTTTCCAGAACTTGCTGAGACTGCTCTTATTCGCGAGCTTCACGTCTATGGTAGGACGTTTGCGGTAGGTGACCAGGCAAAGAACGGCAAGTCGGGCAATACGCCGGTTGCCCAGCATCTAGGAATTGGTCAACGGCTTCTCCTAGCTGCCGAGAATCTTGCCCGTTTTAGTGCATTTGAGAAGATTGCTGTAATTTCAGGCGTAGGCGTACGTAACTATTACGAACGCTTTGGCTATAGGCTTAACCCAGGTGCTGGTGAGTTTATGATGAAGTCGTTGAAGGAGCTATCGCTATATGAACAATTCGTCCAGTTCCTAGACAGTCTTCGCATTTGGTAGGTTCAATAATACGAACATAGCCGCAGCCTCCACATTCTCCACATATTGATTTTTTACCCTCGCACAGCGGACACGTTTTTTCCACGAGCGGATAGACCATTCCTTCGCCTTTACACACTCCGCAGGATGGTAATACAGTCGCGGACGCATTACATAGATTAGAGCCGCCAAATGACATTCTAATCTATGAAAGAAGAAAACCCTTAATAAAATTGCCGCAGGTTAACGGCGACGCCTTGGCAAATACGACTTATCCATTTTTACTGTCATATCTTTTGTGACATTGGTGGTCGTCCAACCAGAGCACGAATATTTCCACGTAGGGATAGACTTATCTTTATAGAGTCCGTTCGTCTTTTGGTAATACTCAATAGCCACATCAGGAATACAAATCTGATTCATACCAAAGCATGTAGGAACGGGTAGATTGCCAGCCCTATCACCGTACGCTGCCACTTCGGCAGCACCTGTTTTATACCAAACAACCTGTGGGATTTCCTTGGGACACGTCATAGCAGCGGATGTCATCATATTCATTTGACTACAGAGTTGCTCACCAGGTGCCAAAGGTCCCTCAAGCTTACAGTAATTCTTCTTATCCTTATTATCGGACGGAATACAATCCGTGCCGTCGAAGTCAGGATTGTTGAGGCAGCACTTGCCAACGCTGGCGTAGTTGGGCAGGGATACCGGACACTCCCGTTGCTGTGTTGTGTGATTCTTCGCAATTAACGAGGAGCATAGGGGTAATATGCGGTGGCGATTACGCGGGTCTTGCATATTTGGGCGGAACGCACAGAGACCCTGGGCATCGCCGACTTCGCACCTATGCGTATAGCGATTTATTGAGCCGGCACAGCAAAAGCTATCTCCGCGGCGGTCGGTAAAGAATTTATAATTAGCGGGGCATTGTGGATTCTCTAATACGGGAGTTGGAGCAAAGCCTTCGATGTTTCGTGAAATCATCTGGGCGATCTTGCTAACGAATGACTTATCATCGCGAAGGACGATCATAAGTACTATGCCAATAATGGCAAAAATGAACAGAAAAGGAATCCATTTAGAACTCATTCTTTTCCCACCTTACTGTTTCGTTGGATTTTCATTGAGCGGCAGAAGCAGGAGCACAGAACCACCAACGAGGATTTGTCCATTTGAGTGCCCATTTTTTGATGAAACTCAAAAAATCACCGTGGGGCTGACTATACGCCATGAACGCATAATACAATAATGTACATACAATGATGAATATTACGATTGCGGCGATTACCCAACTTAATATCGCTTCTACGTCACCGGGTTGTACGCCGGGGGGCAGTTTATTAGGATTTAAATTGTTTACATCAAGTTGCATTTGCATCATTTTGGACGGTTTTTTAGGAAGCCCCTCACCATTTATAAATACGTTATTGCCAATAACATCCCGTTCCTCGTCCAATTTATAGCACTTGAGCGGTTGTTGCTCTTCACCGCTACCGAGAGCAGGAGCGTAGCCGGCGTCCTCGGCGGCAACAACGGGATCATCGCAATGAGGTGCCCCTTTTTGTAGATAATAGTCAATATTATCTGGTGCCGGCTTTGGGCACTCCCATTCTCCGTTTTTTCTACGATAGCTCATATCCCTTACTACGGGCAACGACTTCTATCAATCCTTTGGACATAGCATTTTAGGAATATCAGGAAAGCTTACCTTTGGCATCTTTACAGGCGGCAATTTCAAAGCGGCAGCTTCCTTATGTTCTATAACGCTTACGTAGCCGGTGAATACAAATTTTTGAACAAGAAATGCGGCAATAGCACAAATAAGCAGTCCGCCCATAATTCCAAAGAAGACGCTGATGGCACGTTCAACGTCGCCTGGTTGAAAATAGGTTGTGGCGGATTGATCTATACCGGGATCCAACCGTCCTAAATCCATCTCCTTCAAGGCGTTCTTTGTCCCCTCCAGCTCTTTATCAAGTGTGACCCCACCTTTTTTCATATCTATACGGAGTCCTGACGGACCGCGTGCACCAGGGCGAAGCGGTTTACATTTCATTGATTTGGTTGGAATGCCCATAAAATCGGTCGCACACTTTGGTGTAGCAAGAGCGTCCCCCGCTTGAATCGTCACGTTTGTAATACGAGTCATCAGTTCCATAATACGTGCCGACGAGGGGTCATCCACCGCTTTAGGCGGTTTAACAAGCTGTTCAAGGGGTGCATAGTCATTGGCACCGACAGGGCGGGGTTTGCGTGCTAGTCTGCCGTTAAAGCGGTCAAAATCGGAAACCGTCATTCCGATAGAATTCTGGCAAACCATATACCGAACATTATTTGTTAGAGACGCAGGGATATCTGTACACGATTTGAGTGTATTGGAGGTACTCAGACGTAATAGGAAGTTGAATCCGTTATAGGTAAGAAAGGTAGATTTCGGTTGTAGAATAGAGCCGAATGTAGGACGATTTGCGGTCACACCGGTGCCGAGTGTGGCGAAGTATTTCTGCGATTGCGGATTTAGACGAATACCGGATTCCACAGGAACACATAGCATAATTGGGCGTTTATCGGCGGACGACGATTGTGAAGGATTGAATACTATAACGATTTCGGCGTCGCAGACTTTTGTTTCACCGGCAATTTTATGTACACCAGGAATACATAGATATGATTTGGATAAGTTATACATAAATCCATTGAAATGTATGGATGTTGTAGGATTTTCATTAATATCAAAGAAGAAATCAATGGGACCGGTATAATTTCCTGGACCTGGTATCTGGGAAATTATACGTAACGTGCTGGAAGGACTCTCATAGATAGACGACGCTTTCAGACCTGAAGGAAAATTCACGGGAGTTTCCTTACAGGAAAAGAAGTTATCAGCAGTCTTGGACATCCGTGCCCGTCTCTGATTTTCCTACGTTTTTTAAGTGAGCCGCTTATACGGGCAAGTAGCGGGGTGTGGCATAGCGGAAGACATTTGCGGTGTAAGCCTGTCCTAGGATAGGCACACCTACGGAGTCACCGGTAATGATTTCATCGCATCCGTTATCATCGTCGCAGTTACGGCGTTTGAATTGGAGGGGAACCTGAACGGGGTTCATTCCATCGGTACGGGTGTAATAATTCCAGCGGTCTCGGTTGGTAGTAAGTTTACGTCCGAATAACGGCAGTATTGTGCGATTGGGCGAGGCGGACGTATCTGTACCGCCGGGTGCTGTAAGGACACCGATTTGTTGGTACGTATCAGGGTAGCCCTGGGTTTGGACGTTGATAGGTACAATAGCACCGACACCGGCGGGAATAGGGGGAGAGACGAAGCCAGGGTCGGGCGGTGTGTAGTACGATTGCTCAGGGGCAAGGGGGGAGAAGCGGGGGTCACCGGTACCGCGGGTTGGTTGTGCCCAGGGTCCTAACGGACCAAGAGGACCTAGCATAGCCGCAACGCCGCCGCCAAGGCGGGGTGCCGTTTCACGCGTTGCTACAACCTGAACCGTCTCTTCGGGCGGTGCTTTGTAGCGTGGTTTAGCCTTCTCGGTGCGTGACGACGACGACGACGCGGGCGATGACTGATTCCATAGGAATGCTAAAAAGCCAAGGACAATAATAACAATAGCAATAACGCAAAAAATAGTACCAAAGTCCATACATAATACGCCAGGTGGGCAAGACCCGCCGCCTACCGCGCCCCCACGCATTTTGGGCAATCGGTTAGCAATACCACGCGCCATCCTCTGATGTGTCTTACGATTTTGCTTTTTCCGACTGTGATTTTATATAATCACGTGCCATATCCATCGGTGACATTGAACTACGACGGATCGCATCAGTGAAGAATTCAGGATTTAATATAGTACCTGCTATACGTTGAACGATTTTGAGAACGCGTGAAATGGTCGGCTGGTCTAATTGAGGAAGAGCCTCACTGAGTGTTTTTTCAGCATTAGCCAGGTCATCCTCTGCGAATCCTTCTTGAATAAGAGAGCGGCGAACATAATAGGTGTATCCTATTGCGGCAGTTAGAAGTGCCGTAAGTACAATAAATGAGACCAGGATGCGTAGCATCATTTACATTTTCGTGCTAATTTAATTTGATTATAGTGACACACAATCAAATTAATACTCAAATCATTATTTAATTCGCCATGCCACCCTTACCAAAGTAGCCCTGGAACATTTCCATCATCTCCTTACCGTCAGTGATGAGCGGCTTGAGGGTCGCCAGCGTACCCATCAGCTGCTTCTGCGTCTGCATCAACTCCTGCGTATCCTTTGACATAGAGGCAATCTGGTCGGGCTTGAGCGACTTATAGGCATTCATGAATGTCGTACCGGCGTCCAGGTGATAATCCTCATCGTCCGCCTCATTGGGCAGCTTGTACTTCTTGCCGAGCTTGAAGAATTCGGCACGGTCGCCGTTATCGGGAGGGGGGTTCTCCGCAACACGCTCCGTTTTCGTCTTCGCCTTTGCCTTCGCCTTCTTTACCTTCTTCGCCTTGGGCATATCGGCAAATCCCTCCTCCTTCTCATCGTCCTCAAATCCCTCCTCCTTCTCATCATCCTCAAAGCCCTCCAGCTTCTCATCGTCGTCCTCAAAGCCCTCCTCCTTCTCCTCCTCCTGAAATCCCTCTACGCGTACCATAGGGGTCCGGGAATAGTAGAGTGCTACTAGTGATACAAGAGCACCGAGTACACTGCTTACAAGTACATTGCCACCAGTCAGAACATAGAGAATGAGCGCAACGCCGGCACCGAGACCGACTGTTTCGGGCTGCTTATTATACAGAACATATACAGAAACAAGGGCAAAGACAGTGTATCCAGCAGTACATTCTAGATTACCCTTTACTAATGAACGAAGTGACTTCATCCGTATGACTCTAATTTACTACCAGTTTTTTGTTTGGTTTTGTTCATAGACCCAAAGCGGATCCCGCCATCTTATACAGAGCAAAGAGCACTGCGCCGAGAATGGACTTTGCTATGAGACCGAGCCATGAAAGCTGTCCGCCAAGGCTGAATGCCCAGGTGGCGTACTTACTTAGGAATGTCTGAAGTACCGGGAGCGATAAGGTAAATATCAGTACGGCAACAACAAGTGGGTCAACAAGACCGTCAAGAATATTAGACCATACATTCTTCTTAGGTCCGGTAGCATTGCTGGGCTCGTCATCATAAGGGACGAACTGCGGTGCCTGCTGCTGCTGCTGCACCATCATAGGCACCTGTCCGTTCATGCCGCCCATTGCATTCATAGGCATCGGCATCTGCTGCATCATCTGGGGCATCATCTGCTGCTGCATCTGGGGCATCATCTGCTGCTGCATCTGCGGCGGTGCCATCATCTGAGGCGGCGGCGCAGCGGCACCACCGGCGGCAACATCGGCACCAGAGGCGTTCATGTCACGTAGGATTTCCGCCATACGGCTTGCATCCGCCGCATTGGGCACGTTACCCGACTCCAGAGCATCAATAGGTGTGCCGCTTTCGGGAGAGCCAGACATTGGGTTTAGACTGGAAACAGAGAATCGGGGCATTTTAAAAACGCACAGATTCATTGTTAGAAATACAGTCGCCAGTAGCTTAACCAAGTGCCGCAAATGACATCGTATCCACTACGGATATTTTACTGTCTTTTGAAGGGCACTCAACCGCTTTTGCGTCAAACTCTACACATTTAGCACCAAACTGGTAGACCGCACCGCGGATTTCATTGACAGGCGGACCGCGTATAACAAGGCAGTCAGGTCCTTTACAGAGAGGACGGAAGATGGCGGCGAGACCAAACCCAAGGATAATGCTAATTATAGTAGCAAATCCTGGACGGTCAATAATGTTTAGGAAATTAAACATCCTTACTTTAATAGGAGATGAAGTTTTTTAATAAGTTAGAATTCTTCCCGTTTCTATTTGGTCTCGCTATGGGAATATTCTGTGTGTATATTCTCAAGCCCGCACCGATGGTGATTACGAAGTACCCTAATTTGGAGAATGTCAGCGAATTAGTGTATCGTGATAGAAATGGTGCGTGTTTCAAGTATGAAACGAAAACGGTGGACTGCGATAAGGCAGAGGACCGTATTAGACCTTACCCTCTTCAGTAAACGGAATAATACGTCCCGAAAGTGCGGTTGGCTTCGTTACAAGACGATAGAGTTCGTTGTGAAACCGTTTATCACTGTGTGTAGCATAGTCCAGATCTTTTATTAAAAGTTCTTTTTCTGCTTTGATATAGCGTACTGGGTACTGGGCGGCAGTTAAAGCCGCTTCTGCCTGCTGTAGTGCAATAGTTGCGGCGGCAACATCCATCGCAAGTGCACTATTTTTATCCGCATTCCATGCCTGCGTAACCTTCAGTAATTCCGTTTCGGCGTCATTGACTGCGTCGGTTGCTATAGCAACACGCTTCGCTTGCTCTTCACTTAGATTCTTCATAGTTTCTTCAGCAGTAGCCCGGAGTTGTGGAAATCCGTTGGCAGTTCCAAGAATCAATTGAGCATCAACTGCTTTTGTGGAGGGTATGGTAACAGCGGGTGCTGCAAGTGCTCCCGTAAAGTCCTCTTTGTATTGGATGGGGTCAAGTACAAGATAGTCACCACCACGACGAACAACATTGCCGTACTTTGACTTATATGCTGCAAGCCAAGAATCTATGTCGGTCACCTTACGGGGGTCGATTGTGCGTTTTGCGCGGGTAGCCATTCTTTTTTTCAGGGATAGAGAAAGAAGAAAACAATGAATATGACATTTACGATTGCGATGTTAATTTGTATGTTTTTGTTGATGTTTACCATTCCTTTCCTTGTATTTATGGGCTTAGGCTCGGCTCTCGGTACTCAGCCCGATGAAATACGAGTGCTTATTTCGTATTTCCTGTTTGCGGGAATTGTTGTATTTCTTGCGTCGCTAGGTGCATTTGCACTGATGCAGAAGGAGGATTGTGGCAAGGTACAGAGTGTACAGAAGGCGGCAAATAATGCGGGCTTAGCGTTACTAATACAAGTAGCAACGCTAGTGCTCGTGTGGCTGATTGCGCCTCTGCGTGGCGTGGTGACAGGTTTGTTACCGCCGGATATGGATGGAAACATTAGTGCTTCGCTTGGTTACGGTTATTTCGGCGCATTTGCAGGAGCGTTCAGTACGTTGATTGGTGCAAGTTTATCAGGAATGTGTGATGATGTAATAGCACCTATGACGGTACCATCATTGTCTGGATTACAGGCACAGGCGGCTGCGGCGGCTGCGGCTGCCACTACGACGGCGAATAAGACTGCGTCGTCTATATCTTAAGCACGCGGGGTTAGGTTCTCAAAACTAGGTGGCTCGTGTCCGAAATAGATAAATTTAGGTACACCGGATGCTTGGGGCTCTACGATATAGTAACCGGGGAGTTGTGTAGGTGCTGGTGCTGCTGCTGCTGCTGCTGCTGCTGCGGGCATAGGCATAGGCATAGGCGGTGGAGCTGGAGCCGCTATTTTAGGCATACGAGGCGCACGGGGGCGTGATACGGGCACTATAGCATTTTCAGTATGTACAACTTGCGAGCCTGGCATAGCCTCCGTGTAGCGAATCTCGCTAATGGGTGTAGCAATGTGCTCTTCGGGTGAAGCAGATTGTAGAACAACATTCGCAACAAAGACGTTTCCGATACTGGCAATTGCGTATGATAGGAACGCCCATACAATTGTAAACATCCAGAACGGAAATACGGTGCTATTGCGACCAGTATCAAGCCCAAATTCCTTCCACGTTCCATTATCGGGGTGAAACATCACACTGGGACGTAAATATAGCACAAGAGCTACCCCGACAATGTAAATGGCAAGTGCCAAATAAAGAACAGACATTCTTCCCTATTAACACCGTGAGATTAAGACATACCGTAAAACACACCCCTAATTAGAATGGACTCTCCTCCAAGAGCCCCGCGCCGCCCGCTACGTGTAGAGGACTTTGCGGTGCGTCGTAGAAACAATAGCCGCCGTGCTATGAATGTGGATAATATTAACAATATAAGGGTTCAATCGTTTGCGGTAAATCAGGCAGGCATGCCGGCGCAGCAGGGACAACTACCAGCGTGGTACACTGCCAAAGTAAATATGGGACGAATTCAAGTTCCTGCGGATAAGCGGCAAAATGCGATGAATCTTGAAGATATTAATACGGATGACGAGGTTGTACTTATCCATCAGCTAGGACAGGACTTCTTCTATCGTAAGACGAACTGGGAGCAGTGGATGCGGACACAACTTGCCCAATATCCAAATCGTCCTGTTGTAAATCCGGCAAACCGCGTGCCGGTTACGCCGGATCAGATTAGTATTTATACGGCACAGGTTCTATTAGGTGGTAAGCGAAACAGTAAATCACGCCGTGCCCGCCGCCGCCACACCCGCAGAGTCAGTCGCAGCCGCCGTTAAGTCTGTAATATCATAGGTACGCCCAAAAGCCATTCCGTAGTGCCGCCCCTCAACCGTTCGCGTTGATTCCCATACAGGGCAAACAGTCTCTTCACCAGTTGTTAGAATCATGATGTCTTCGCCCGTCGCCGGGTCCAATATATATTGATAGTAGTGCGGTTCCCGTCTTGCTATCAATCCGCCGTGTACAGCCGATTTAAAAATCCATATTAATTCAGACATTTAATATGTTTTTTTTACATCTTTATTATTTTAAAAGCAATATAACCCACACCTATTAAAACAAACATGGGTGCTAACAACCAACCAACAGGTACAAAAACCATTAATATGCCTGGCACGAAAATAAGTAAAACAAAGAGTAAACATAGTTTTAATAAGAAATTCATTCCCTATTCTTAATCAACATCTTCGTCGGCGGGAGCACGGTGGTCATACCCCTCTTCCTGAACTGCAGCACGCATAGGCTCCGTATCAGCCAAACCAGTAATATCGCCAGAAAATTCGGGAAGTCCCATTGCGGCACGCTGTCCCCGCTCAAATTCAAAGAAGTCGGCGTCGTAGGAGAATAGATTTTTGAGTGTGCCCACCGCCCAGTCACCAATCTTAAGTGCCTTTTTACGTTTCTCAATATCACGTAAGTCTTTATCCAACTTATCAAATCGCTCAATAAAGTACGCTTTCTCAAGCTCGGCACGTGCGTTAATTGCCTCCGCAATTTGCTCAGGAGTCTTTTGATACTTTCCAATAAACTCAATTGTATTAATCATAGCATCGCAGACCCAGGTGATGTGAAATTTGGCTGCCTCCACTTTCTTGACCGAATCGGTGGCATCGGCGTACATTGGTGACGTTTCGGACATTAGTGCAAGCAATCCGCTGAATAGCGACCATTGTATCATTAAACGGAACTCCTTATCGGTCAACTGAATACCAGAACGTATATCCGCATTGATGGCGGAGAGCCACGCACTAAACCACGCAGTAAACCGGTCCAATGATGCCTGAATAATATCAATCGTTTCTGGCGGATAGTCTCCAAGAGCATTGGTCGCTTTTAATACCGAAACAAATGATTTCGTCCAAATGTTTGTGAGTAAGTTATTGTGATTGCGACTAATCTTAGGGAACCACTTGGAGCCGTTGGGGTTCGTAATTGTATAGAGATACCGGATTTGCGAGCCCTCTTTGATAAATGTATCAGTGTAATTACGAAGAATTGTGACACTATCGGATCCAACAGATATGGCATCAAACATTCGTCCAAGAAGTTCGGTAGCGGCACCTACTTTCGCATCTGGACCACGCTGAACCGCTTCTATGCCAAAGAGACTGCCGGCACGTTTGAGCAAGCGGTCGCATCCTACAGCTCCCAGCCCCTTTGTCATCTGTATTAGCAGCGATTGAAGAACGGAGTCGTAGGCAAGCGAGAAGTTGTACAGTTTGCCGCTACGCTCTATATCATCAACCTGTTTCTCTGCCGCAATTGCCGTCATCGCCGATACAAATGTGCTCCAACCTTCAGCCGCCGAAGGCAGCAGCATACCGAGTGTACCTCCAAGGGTTGTTAGTACAGTTAAGAACTCGGTGGTTACAACCGGTGTAGGCGGCATAATCGCCTTGAAATTCTTCATTGCGTTCTCTAGTCGGCGGAATCCGGTCTCGTCAAACGAAATGTTTTGGCGGCGGAGCCCATCCTTGGCAATTTCTTCCCGCTTCACATTGAGGATATCTATTGCCCGTTGCCGCTTGCTGCCCGTTTCCGAAATGTCGCCGGCGGTTAAGTCAAGCAACTCCGCGGGCATCGCATAGCGGCACCAACGGCATACACCGCTAATATTGAATTCGTGAACGCCTCCAACCCGCACTCCGCGGTAGCAATATTGTAGGAACAGCTTGTAATATCCGCTGCTATCCAGCTCCGCCAAATCCGCAACGTGCGTTGCCGCCGACCAGGGGACGTAGATGTGCGAGCCGCAATTGGGTGCCGCCGAGTCACGGCGTGCTACCACCGTGGACGCAGCACTTTGTAGAGCCAATTCCGCCGAGAGATTCTCCAAGCCAAGCGAGCCCACACCGACACCAGTCCGTGCAACGTCGCCAAGACGACCGAAGCAGCATACCGAGTCGGAGCGCGGCGAGTTCTCCTGAAGAACCGCCGACGAAATGCTTTCCTTATAGAATTGGGCAATAAGTTGAGCGTTGAGTTGGTTTGTACGCGCTTTCACAAACGGTCCAATCATAGCCACCGGCATTGTCACGACATCTGCCTCGAATTTCTTGACATTTTGAACACTTCCCTCGGTCAACAAAGACAGGTCTACGGGTTCCGCCATAGGGCGGAACGCCGGCGGTAAACGGTCCGTCTCGGACGCCTTCACGACTTCGCCAAACTCCTTTGCCTTCGCCAGTAGTAGCAACTCCTTATACGTATCCGTCACATTTGTTAGAGGGGCAGGTGTACTTCTACCGGTTGTAATACATAGCACGGAGAAGAGTGCGAGTTTGACAGCATTTTCGGCGGCAACTAAACGCTTAGGCATCTGCGTTTCAGGCGACCAGGAGGTAAGGTTCCACGGCGCGTCATTGCGGAAGATATTTGCTATGCAGCAGGCTACATAGGCAAGAGCACCACGTCCCGCCACGGCAGGATCGTCGCCGTCAAGAGGGAAACCAGAACGTGAGTAGGCACAGCCCGCAGCAGGAAACGGCACATCAATCGCCGATGTTTGAATTTCCAGGACAACAAAGGCACCAATAATACCAACTTGATAATTAGCAAAGAAGGTGTCATAGGATGGTGCTGCGGCACGCTTGACACCTTTGGGTGCGGGTGCTGCCACCATTTTATCATAAGTAGCACGGTCGGGCACACGCTGTTTGAGGAAATCTTGCGTACCCTGTACGACCCGCTTATATGTCTCTACAGGAGCCGCGTAGCCACAGCGTTCAAAAAGTGTACGGGCAACAAAGTAAATCCTGATATCCGCATCGGTATCAAACGGAACTGTTTCACGAGCATCTTCGCGTAGAACCGCCCCTGGCGTCGTCTCGTCGTCCTCCTCTGCGGATATAACGTTGCGACCAATCAGTGGACGCCCCTCATCGTCAAACTCTAAATGTGTATCGTATTCTAGGTCCTGAATCTTCTGACCGCAACTTTTACAGATATAGGCGCCTTCGAAGACGGGACCGGCGTACTCTAATAAAACCGCCTTATGAAGTGCCTGTTGGCGACCAGGATGTAGGAATTCGTTAAGTAGCAATATCTCGTGTTTACAAATAAGGTCCTGACCGCAGTTGCCGCACAATGCATAGTTTCCACGCTGACCGGCTTGGAACTGATTGAGGAACTTCTCAAAAAGTAACATACGGTCCTCATCGCGGCGAATATTCAAAATTTTCTCCAGCTCTTTGACGTGTTTGCAAGGGTTGATAATAGGAGCGGCTTGGAACGCATTGACGGCATCGCGTGCTGTTACTGTATTACGCTCAATACGGCGGGCTTCCGCTTTATAGGTATTTTCAACAGCCGCGGTCACTGCCTTGTCAACGCCACCGGCAACTGCGTAGTAGTAGGGACCAAGTGTCTTATTCGCAACCTCAGTGAGATTTTTCACAATTGTAAAATCGTAGGTCTTGAGTAATGTATCATTTTCGGTCAGGCGGTCAAGTACGGGTTTAATTACATCGGAGCCGAGGACAGGTTCGGCAAGTAGGGCTGAATTGGCACCGAGGAATGGTGTAATAGCGGGAACGGACGCAACCCCGCGGCTTGCCGTAGCGGATTTCATAAGTTCGGCAAATTGATTGTTCCACTTTGTAATGCCTGCGTTGACAACGGCTAGAACCGGCTCAAACGCGGTTGTAGAAATCTCTAGATTGCGGAGTCCGAACGAATCTAGAACCGTGACAAGATGCTCGTCGTTGAAGGAGGTAGCAGGCGGCAGCCGATCCGCCAGGAATTCGGCTAGCGGCATTACGGTTTCAGGGTCGTAGAACTCCTGTCCTGCCCAATTCTTCATCAGCGTTGTATAAAAGATACGTCCTGAGCCACGGGACGCCTCTGACGCACCAATATCCCATAGTAGGACGCTGGAGCGAATAGGAGAACGGAATCGTAGCATATCGCTGCTAAGAATGATTTGTTGTAGAACATCACCGGAATCGGCGGGTGCTACGATCGTCATTGCACCGGTTTTTGGATTGCGTAGGTACGAGGCGGACAATAAACGTACAAAACGATTATTAATAGTGCTTAGTGAATCGGAGTAGAGTGATTGAGCTTCGTTTTGCTTATTTACCGCCGGTGGCGTTTCTAGGAAACCAATAACGGGCTTAGGCGGAATCTGCGACCGCAATACGTCCATATCGTAGGGAATACGGGCACGCGACGCCGACGCAGGGATATACGCCTGTATTGTTTGAAGTACAGAATGTATATAACCGACAAAGGCGTTATCAAACGACTGTTCTACAAATGTATTGTTTGTGGCAGCAACCGTAGCAAGCGTGCCAACATCGGAGCGTGATTCGGTATCTTCCGTTTCAAATGACTCCTTATCGTCGGTATAGAGGACCTTCTTGACCGCCATAACGGGTAGGAACGCACGTAAAGAATCGCCGCTACGATTACGGTCTAGGATATCTTGTAGCGAATCTACTACGTAGGATGTACTTGTATTGGGAATTACGGCACCCGCTTCATCGCGAACAACAACGGAGTTCTTCATTGCCAGGAGCAAATCCGTAACACGATAGAGATTCTGCATTACTTTGGGATCACGCTGCTTCTTCAACGGAATATCAACTAAAAGAGATACAAACATATCCTCACGCTGAACACTATCGCTAAACGTACGCTCTTCGCTAGGAATTTCTTCCACAAGTGCGGCGGGCAATGTACTATAGTCTATTTCCGGGAATACTTCAGGCTCTGGTTCTGTCTCTTCTACAGATTCGGCGTTGGATGAGCTATTGTTTTCCAGCGGTGCGACGTTTTCGGGTGCCGCACGAGGGCGTAGAACATCATTAGGTGATGCAGAGCCAATAAACTGGAAATCAAGTACCTGTCCGTTATCAAGTATGATACCATCTTCTTCATCGGTTGCTATGATGCGGGCAACAATCCCTTCGCCAAGTGGCGTACCGTCTACACTGAATATTTCTAGGATTTCCCCCTCTACGACGGCAAGTTGTATAGAAAAATGCGGGTTTTTACGTTTTTCGTGAATAAGAGTATCTTGGACACCGAGTCCTTCTTGAAATAAGCCCGTCTCTGGATCTAGGGGAAAGTCTACAGCCGTATTACTAGATTGTGTAGGACGGATACGGATAAGAGCACCGTCACGGAAGATAATACGACCAGATGTAGTTTTATAGGCATCACTGATGATGGTGACCCAGTCGCCCAATTCGGGCACAAGTTCGTCTTCCATCCCTCTAATGTAGATGCGGGTCTCTTTTCTACTGACTACAACCGCCCCAAAAAAATTGACGACGCCTAGCACCGAAACCAAACATCATCCCTTCTTCTTACTACTTCTCCCTTCCAACAATGTCCGTCTTCTCCTCCCTTTCCAATACCTACCCTACGTGGGGTGCCCTATCCGTCTTTCTGACCAGCGATGCTGGCGGTTATCTCCGTGTAGATGACCACTCTACGCCTGAGCAGCCGTTTGCTCTCATTCGCTACGTCAAGGGCAAGAGCAACTTTGCTATTCCCCACGTTGGTGCCTTCCGCTCAGTGGTGTGGGATGTTATCAAGAACGTTCCTGTGAGCGTTGCTCCGAAGAAGAGCGAGACGGGTGAATCTATGCCGTCAACGCCCTCAGTGGAGGGGTTCACTATTGAGCGCTTCATTGATGGCGTGATGATTTGCGGGTTCTACGACCAGTACAACAGCGTGTGGCGGTTCCACACGCGCTCCACGCTCAATGCGAACTGCCGCTTCTATAGCCAGACAAAGAGCTTCCGTCAGCTGTTTGAGGAGGCAGTCAGCACGACGATGGCGTGGTCCGACTTTATTGGGTCGCTCAACCCGACGACACAGTACACTTGGGTGCTCCAGCACCCTGAGAACCGTATTGTGGTGAATGTGGCGACGCCGACGGTTGTCTGCGTTCAGAAGCAGACGTATCTGTCAGATACGTTTGTTTCTGTGACGGACACGACGCCGTTTGATGTTGCGAAGATTACGGTGGCGTCTTGGAGCGAGTTGACCAACAAGCTTCAGTTGGAGAATGCACACTTCAAGCACAACATCCAGGGCTACGTCATCAAGAATGGACTGAGCTTCCGCTGGAAGGTGCGTGGTGAGGCGTACAACCGTGTGCGGAAGCTGCGGGGCAACTCGGCACGCCGTGATTATCTGTGGCTGAGCCTGTGGCGTAACGGTACTCTCCGTGACTACCTGGCACTCTATCCTGAGGAGCGCCACGCGTCCAGCGCAATTGTGGAGCGCTGGAAGACGATTAGCCGCACGGTGTACAATCTGTACACGGATGTCTTCAAGGCACGCAGCCTGCCGAAGGGGCAGATTCCGCCGAAGTACCGTCCGTTTGTCTTTGGGCTCCACAATATGTATATCAATGAGCTCAAGCCGCAGAGCAAGACGGTGGATTGGCAGACCGCACTCCATTACATGAACACGCGGGACACAGCACAGGCATTGTATGCGATCAACTGGGAAGTGCGTGCTCAGAACCAGCAGCAGGCGATCCCTCTGGAGGCACAGGCAGCGGCGGAGTTTACGGAGGCGGCTCCGACGGTACAGCAGCTGATTCAGACGGCGGCATCCAACCCGCCGACGTATGAGGCACAGCCGGTCACGGGCGTCGTCTAATCACCCACCAATCAACGCAATCCAACACTAAATCCAAAAACCAAATAAAAACAAGCAAAACTCAAAAACTACAAATTTTTGAATGAGATTCAGTGTGTGACAATCGTTTGCTTCATGTAACCGCACTGTAGGAGAACTGCCTCTGCACTATCTCCTAGGTCGAGTATCGCTCGCTGTAAGGTAAGAATCTTTTCAGTCTTTACAACCTCCATCGCCATAGTTATGACAGGTCTGTCAACAGTTGTTGGAGCTGTTACATTCTTATCAACTACTAAACGAGGTCCAAGAGTGGCACCTGGCACAGATTTGATAAATTCTTCTAGTTCATTATAAGCCTTATTAAATCGTGATTGATTACCCTTATTAGAACTTTTAATCATTCTGCTTCGAAAGTTTGTGATTTGTCTAAGTTGCTCATCCGTAGCATCTTTTGGAAGAGTAATTTTTGAACTACGACGCGTCGAACTCATTATACAGCACCTTACAAACTTGTTAGATGAACAGGTTCTGTCAATTTTTGCAAAAAAGGTGAGAAAAAAGGCACTTTGTTCGTTTAAAAGCATAAACTAACGAAACCCCATACCTTAGAGCAATGTGCGGGATTTGGTTTACGCTCAAAGCCGCTGGATTTACGACCACGCAAGCACTTGCTTACGTTAAGAAGTTAGAGCAAAGGGGTCCAGAGTATACCGCCCTCAATGATATATCCGGCGTTTTGCTAGGATTCACCCGCCTTGCGATTAACGGCTTAACGCCACTAGGTCACCAGCCGTTCCTCCAAGACCAAACGGCAACAGTATGCAATGGGGAGATTTACAACTACAAGGAACTTGCCGCCAGATGGAACCTTGACCTTCCTGAGGGTACGAGCGATTGTGCTATTATTCCCCACCTGGCAACCCATCTTCCTCCAACGGAGCTGGTCCGTACGCTGGACGGCGTATTTGCCTTTGCCCACGTGAATACCCAAACAAACCAATTGCTGGTCGCACGGGACCCATACGGCGTACGTCCTTTGTTTGAAGCCCAGTACGCCGATGGTTCAACAATCTGGTCCTCAGAAATCAAAGCCCTTCCCGTAGACTATACGGAAATTCAGCCGTTTCCGCCAGGAACGTGGAAACTCTATGATACAATCACTGGCAATTTAGTCAGCGAATATAAGTACCATGAGGTTCCCCACGTGAAGATTGCCGCTTTTGGATTTCCCACCGGATTGTCGTTAGCAAAGGCTGCACTACACGATGCTCTTACATCGGCGGTGAAGAAGCGTCTGTTAAGCGACCGTCCTATTGGTGCACTGCTGAGTGGCGGTTTGGATAGTTCGCTCATTGCGGCGATTGCTGCCCGTGAGCTCAAACTGAACAATAAGAAACTTCATACGTTCAGCATTGGAATGCCTGGTTCAACGGATCTTATGTACGCAAAAATGGTGGCGGAGTTCATTAAGTCCGAGCATCATGAAGTGGTTGCGAGCCCTGAGGATTTCCTCAACGCGATTCCCCAAGTAGTCCACGATATTGAGTCGTACGATATTACAACCGTACGAGCCAGTGTTGGAAATTGGCTTATTGGTAAGTACATTAAGGAGAAGACGGATATTAAGGTCGTATTTAACGGCGATGGCAGTGACGAAATTGGTGGAGGGTATTTGTATTTTTATAAGGCACCGAGTGACGAGATGTTTGAAGCAGAGTCTGAACGGCTTCTCAAGGAAATTCACTTGTATGATGTACTCCGTTCTGACCGCAGCATGGCAGCCCACGGTTTGGAGGCACGTACGCCGTTTCTAGATAAGAACGTTGTGGCGACGTGGCGATCAATTGCTACCTACCTCAGACGTCCTAAGAAAAATAATGCTGAGGGACGCGGTGCAATGATAGAGAAGTTTATTTTACGCGAAACGTTTGTCCACGACCACTATCTGCCACTCGATGTACTTATGCGTAAGAAGGAGGCGTTCAGCGACGGAGTCTCCTCAACGACCGACTCGTGGTACCTCAAAACGAGCACGTACGCAAAAACACTTGAACAATCGCAGCAGACATATACCCATAATCCCCCTACTACCGATGAAGCCCGTTGGTATCGCCAACTTTTCGTCCAAAACTATGGCGATAAGGCGGCGACGCTTATCCCACGGATGTGGCTACCGAAATGGATAGAAGGAGCGACAGATCCGAGTGCCCGTACGCTAAAGGATTTGTATCCTTAAAGTAAGGAATGATACACGAAGCACTTCTAGTGCTATCGGAAGTAATTTTATCCGCATACCCGATGTTGATTAAACTGGTAGATGTCAGCATCGTGTTTCAAACGGGGTTGCGTATGGCGGTGTTTACAGTATTAGCCGCTGTAGCTGCCGTTATTACAAAGAACCCCCTTGCTGTTGGATCGCTTCTATCCACGGAGACCTTAGCTACGGGTCTCCTTAACCTACTTCACGTATTTTCAAGTTATACAGCGTTTGACCAGTTGACAGGCGGAAACGCAATGGCACTTTTCTATACGTATCCTGTATTTAGTATATTAGCCACGGCAGTAGTCTTTAAGGAGGAAATTCAACTGAAGTCAATCCCGTGGATTGTTCTTGCGTTTGGCGGTGCCGTTGCCCTTGCCCAGCCAACAACCTCCAATTGGACTATGATCGGCGTCATCTGTGCCCTAGTTGCGGCACTGACAGAGGTGGGTATTTACATTTGGTTCCGGTGGCGTAGGGAGAAGGAAGATACACAGCCTTGGACCAAGATGATACAGATGTACGGTAGTAGCGGTGTTCTGTGGGCAGTAGGAATCGCCATTGCCGCCGCAATAGGCGTCCTTGCCAAAAATACATTTGATATTACGCCGTCTAGCCTCGGCGGGATTCTTGCGTTCAACTCGTTAATAGGATTTGCGGGCTACGCCCTACGCTTCTTCCTCATTCCCCAGGTGGACACAATGTTGTTTAGTGCCCTTTCGTTCTTCGGTATTTTTGCGGCGTACATATTTGATTGGATTTTTACAAGCCAGAAGCCTAACGCAATACAACTTGCGGGTGCCGTGGCAATTATTATAGCAAATACGGTGCTAGTGACAAGAGAGATTGCTTAAAGACCCTCACAAAATAAGTATTAATGTCCCCAATTATTTCACTGGTGCGGCGCGGCGTCTATGTTTTTTCATACCGTCCTATTGACCGATGGGAGCGTAGTCTTCTGATAGAAAACTCCTATTATAATACAAATTATAAACTGGTGGCGAATCCAATTCTAGTTCAGGTAGATAGACGCAATTTCAATGCAATGGACGTAAATAAGGATTTCAAGGCAAAATATGTGAAGGAGTGGTATACTTATCAGTATGAGAACGACTTGGTTCAAGTCTACCCCCGTGAGTACAAGTGGCTAGATATTAAGATTCCTAACCGAATCACGTTTTCAACTTATATGCCAGATATTGTGAATACGGGCGATACGCTGGTGTTTGAGTCCGAGGATAAGCGGATGTTCTAGCAGAGCCAAGCACAGCATCTAAATTAACCCCATATAACAAGGATAGGATGGCTGCCACACCCGCAAATAGCCTAACCCTTGTGAGCACGGGTCTAGCTGATGCACGTCTGATGTCGACAAAAGGCAACCCAGACATACATCAGTTTATACATGTTGTAAATAAGACGACGCGTTGGGCGGCGCAATGGAATAAGGTGGATTTTGACGGCACGCCCGAGTTCGGTCAACGCGTGAGTGTTACCGTGCCGATGATAGGCGAACTGATAAACGGCGTAATGGTAGTCGTTGAGATGCCAGACATTTACACACCACAATTGTTAGCAATCCAGGTCGCCAATGGTAATACGGCTATTCAAACGATTGACCGCAACAATCTAGGCAATTTCTTAGGACCCTTATTTGGTTGGACAAACAGTCTAGGGCACGCTTTAATTCAGCAGGTAGAGTTGGAGATTGGCGGTCAGATTGTAGAGACGTTTGACGGACGGCTTCTAGAAATTCTAGACGAGTTGAACGAGACTACAGAATCCGCTTTGGCAAAGAATTTTATGATTAAACGTACCCCAAATGGATTTACAAATACAACATATTTGACACCGATTCCGACAAAGGTATACATACCGATTCCTTTCTGGTTTTCCAAGCCTGGTATTCATTCACACGCCTTGCCGATTCAGGCACTTGCCAACGATCTTGTACGTATTCACGTGACCTTCCGCCCAATCAACCAACTTATTTTTACGGAAGCCCGTGCCAATCCTAATACGATTGGACTCAATATACCCTGCGGTGGTATTCCACTGTTTAATCCTATGTTGCCGATTCTAGGATCGCCGTTTTGGCAGACGAATCCGCCATCGGGTTCAACGGGACCGGTATATACAATGAATGCGAATATGTGTACAACGCCGGTTACGGGTGGGTTTGTTCCAGGTATACAGATGCCGTTACGATTGTCGCCGATAGAGGCATACGTAATGATTGAGTATATTTCGTTAGAAGAGCAGGAGGCAATTGCGTTTCGTACGGCAGAGTTGACGTATCAGGTACAGCAGCACTTTGCGATTCAGCCCGAGCAGACGTTGGGTCAAACGGAGATTCATTTGGATATACCGTACTCAAATCCTACGAAAGAAATACTTTGGGTTCTACAGCGACCTGAGGCGGAGATTTATAATGCATTCTTCCTATTTACGCGGGATTTGTATCCTACACCGGTGTCGCAGCCGGCAGGCGGACCGCCGCCGTTGCCGAGTCCGTGTACGATTCCGTGGTGGCCGAATGCGATTTTGTTGCCGTCAAGAATAAATAACTGGCAGCTTCAGCCTGGATTTTATAATGCGTATTCGGAGCCGTTGGCGGGTGCGGCACTACATTACAACTCGTATGAACGCTTTGTACACATGGGTGGCAGCTTCTTCCGTTCGGTCATTCCGTCGCAGTATTTTGTGAAAGAGGCATCTATTGACCGCTATATATATGCGTATGCGTTTGGACATAAGAACGATCGGTTAGAGTACGAGCCGAAGGGTACAGCGAATTGGGATAAGATAGCACGCAAGGAGCTCTATCTTACAATCAATAATGCACGGGGCGGAGGACCCCCGCCGAATTTTAATATTTATGCGTACGTGACAATTTGGAATATCTTTAAGGTGTATGGTGGTCGTGGTGGTATGTTATTCAGTAACTAAACGCCCCCCGCCTACAAAAAATTGATAATAAATTAAATTTATTCTCAATTTGTAACAATACAATGTACATCGGATACGCAATTAGTATGATGACTGCCTTTAGTATGTTTGGCTATAGGCAGTCTGTAGAAGATTCTTGGGTACGCTATAATGTACTACGGGACCATCTCAAGAAGCACGACCTAGACCTTTACTTTTACGACAAGAACGTCTATATTCTAGGCATGCAAGTGAACGATTTCAGTGCCACTAGTGATATTCACTATTCAGTCAACGACGCGATTGAAGTTATGATTGCGTATAAACATAAGGTCACCGTCGCACTGAAGGCAGCGGGTGCGAATCTTGCAGAGTTTGATATTGAGGTAATGGAGGGGGAGCCAACCAAGGTCCAGAACCCGCAGCCGTACGTCATCACTTAGGCAGTCGGAATTGCTTTAATGTCACTTCAATAGGTTTTTTTGCTCCACGAGGCAAATTCACGGTTGCTATTCGACCGTAAGCAGCAAAGGATACGGTTCCGTTCCAGCACACCCCTTCCTTAATGTAGTTGTCAAAGCGAGACTTGAGTTCTTGGACTTCGGGGGATGAATAAGGAATACCTAAATCAACTGTGAGTTTTTTCAAAACCGCAATTGATTCTTTGAGTCTGTCCGCTTGCGGCTTCTCTGAAAGCACAACATCGGACCCAGACATTTAACCAAACACAAGGAAAAAAGCGTTACTTACTACCGCCGTTCTCAGGAATGGGTGCCGACACGCATGTGCTCACACATACATTCATTCCGTAGTAGTAATCGTACTTATTGTCAAACGAGGGGAAATTACGGATACAAGTACTCGCTGTATAGCAGCAGGTTGTGCTGAGTTTTCCACAGTCGCCGCTAGGGTTATTTTGGACAAACTGAGCATATTGATTCACGTACAGTGCACGTGCCTTGTTTTTACGAATTGTATCGGACGCGTCCATCTACTCATGCTCTTGAAAACTTTGCGTAATATTCGCCGTGGCTTCCCGTTGGCGAGAGCTACTGAACGGAGATGAAATAACATCGTGGTCACGTACAGTTGTATTACGACTGAGGAAGAAGCCGTGCTGGGTACCGAGTGCCGTTACATTGCTCACCATTCGGGTAAGCATGTCAACATCCGCGTCCACTACGGGTCCCTGCTGCTGACGAACATCATCTAGCATTTCGTCCACCTGGGCTTGAAGACGGAGAATGAAGGAGCGTCCAGCAGCGGGTGATAAGGCTAGACGATTCTCTGCTGCTGTGAGTTCGGCAATAGCACCGGCATAGTCTTTTCGTACAATCAGTTCGGATACATTATTCATTGTATGGACAAGCTGAACCCGCTGAACCTGCTCTTCCATCATCATCATATCAAGTCCGCCAAGGGATGGCGTAGCAACATACTGATGCGTAACTCCATCTTCGGTCCACGTGAGCTGAACGGGTCCCCCTTGGGGACCAAAGGGACCAAAGGGACCACGAAAGACCGCCCACTGGGGCTTGTCGGCGATGAGTGGTCCTACACGATATAGTTCGGGGTGCGAGGCATCTACGCCAAGTTCAAGACATTGACAGCCTGCCTGGGCAGTCAGATAGGCACTTGAACCGACTGTGTCAATGAGTCCGCCGACAATATCACCAATAATAGCGGGAATAAGCTCGGCGGAATCGGCGTAGGTATAAGAGCCGCAGCTCCGCACTGCCATATCACGGAGCATCTGAGCATTATGATTACTACCGAAACCGAGGGTATTTACGGGCGTTCCGCTTGGTAGCCGTGCCGCAATCAGCCGTAGCAAGCCTGCAGAGTTCGTAATTCCTGTATTGACGTGTCCATCGGTCATTAGGAAGACAGCATCAATATGTGATTCACTTACATTACTGAGCACCTCAATAGCATCCTCCATATTTGTACCACCCTCCGCAGTCAACCGGTCTACAAGACGATGAATCTCCGTCTTAGCACGGGTGTTCATAACAGCACAATCAACAACAACTGATGCCGTCCCAGAATACTGAATAATTGTAAGCATATCCGTCTCGCCCATACGGTCAATCAGGAGGTGTAGGGTACGGACAACGGCGGCTAGCGGTCCCCCATCCATACTTCCACTAGTATCTAGTAGCAGGGCGATATGGTAAGGGGCACGCTCAATGCCGACAGTCCGCGTGGGCAGAATTCGTACAACAAGGTCGCCGGCGTAATAGGAGGCATCAACTTGAACGGGCATTTTATGCACATTCAAATAATAATAACGGACAAGTCAATTTTTTCCAATCTATTTACTGCTGTGTATCGCTCGCGTAATTTTGGGTGAGCACAGTCACCGCACGCTTGTACTTAATATAGTCAGTATGCGAGCGAAACGTAGGAAATGGTGTACCACGCACCGGAGGTGTAGTATTGGAATATCCAGCAAGTAGTGTCTTACCCTGATTAAATGTCATTGAATCTGCCGCCGAGCGGTCGTCGGGCTGCTTACGGAAAAGTAGCACATCGCAGCTCTGAGCACAGTAGTTTACAGTAGAAAGCGGCAACGCCGGATCTGGGTAATAGATGTACGTCTGGGTTGAGCCATAGTACGGCGGTGCCTGTGACGGAACAGACATATTTAATGAGCGGTCAGAAATTCTTTCTCGTACGCGGATTCCATTTCAGGCAGGGGTGCTTCGCGGTAATCACGAATGAATTCCACCGCCGTACCCTTACGAATGCTAATTACACCCGAATTCTTCGTAAATATGGTATAGAGTGTTTTGGCACCGCCCGCCGCACCGCCGGTCCAGTGATTTGCACTACGCTTCCACTGATTCGCCGCTGAATCATAGACCAGTTGAGCACCCGAAAATACGATACCAGAGGGAGAGACGACTGTTGTATCGCACTGCTCGCTGACAACGCCGAGCACCTTTCCTGAGTACTTCACCTCATCATCGATCGTAATCGCATCCATACGCTTCCAGCTTTCGTCCGCCATATTGACCTCCGTATCCCCACCAATGCCGAGGCTATAATCTAGTACCGGCTCTTCGTCGCCGCTGGTACCATTCAAAGCACGCGTAGCCATCCGCTGCGTCTCACCCACCACGGCAGCCGAGTCGTGTTCATCGTAGTCCGCTACCAGTAGCCCGTCCGCTCCGACGCGGAACCGGTGTCCGCTTACGTTCAGGCACACGAGTTCTGGAACCGACCCCGCCCATACCGCATCAGGGTGTGCCTCCGCCGGCACCATTCCTGCCGAGCCCGCCAAAACGTAGTGGGCACCACTCAGGACCACGTCGCCAATGCGTACCATCGGCGTGGAGGCACCCGCAAATCGGAATACCGACGTCACAACCGGCGACTTATTGTTAGGAACCTCAGCCAGCACATCGCCAATAACAACATCCTTAATTGCTTTATGTGTTCCATCTGCCATCTTTACAAGTGTATCAGGTACGAAGCAGAATTCAAATAAGAATTTTACAAGGTCATTATCGGCAAGATTGAAGGCGGCAGTCATTGCGGACTGTCCCATAAAGAGTACAGCAAACATAGAGCCGTAGACTTTACCCATCAAATTAAGGATACGGACAAAACTCATACGGACATTGTTCATTAGGAATTGAATCTTATTACGCACACTAGCAATGAAGTTCTCTACGCCGCCAAGGAAATTCGCAAACATTCCACGAATACTCATAGCGGAGTTAACAACGGTAGCAAGAACTCCTTGGAATGTCGCTAAAATATTGTATACAGGGGCGAATACTTCAGCGGCTTTAAAATTAAAGATACTTTGGACACAAAAATTAAAGTTATCTACGGGATTGTAACCAAAATTGCCTACAAACGGCATAAGTAATGGATTACATCGGTATTTCCCGAAATTCTTTTTAATATCATCAAAAAGACTAAATTGTAGTGCTCCAACTAATAAGCCGATTTGTACAGCTGTAACAAGTACAAAGACGATTATAGTTTTTGTATAACCCTCTTTCCACGCAGTCAGTCTTTCAAATTCGGATGTTTCCATTCTGAAAACCCTCTGATGAAAGCCGTGATTTTACTTACGTGTTTTAGCACGCAGTGTCTGTTTTTTATAAGTGTGCCGCCTAACCTGCCTACCACCAGTAGTTTTAGGGGGAATAGGAGGCGTAGGAGGTAAAGGGGGAGTAGAAGCTTTCTTCGGGGCTACAGGGGCTGGTTTTTCTGTAGTATTATTTACATCTACATCGTCCCAACTACTGATGGAGAAAAATCCTCCCATTCTACTTACAACGTACGTTTAATCCACGCAATATCTGCCTTAAAGATTTTGCTAGCGTGAGGGGATGTGCTTTTTGTATAGGTAGCAACCGCTTGGAGTTTACGGCGAACAGATAGCGAGCCGTACTTCTTTACTGCTTTCTTTAACGCAGAGTGGCGCGCAGTGGAGGACTTCTTGACTACATTGACGTATCCAAACTGGGAGAGCTCGCCCTCACGTAACGGACCTATACCGGGGGACCCATTAGGACCACGATATCCTTTACCTGGACGACCAACGTTCTTAATCAATCCAGAAGGAACCCGTACACGTTTGCCGTTTTTTAACTTACGTGTATAAGCAGCACGGCGGATATATCCACGGTGCTTGCGGGTTAGGCTCATTGACCGGCTTCTATTACGGTTCTACAAATTGTAGAATTCATATACCCAATTCAAGAGGATGTGGGCTTTCGTAGGTTTGACAGGAGCACTCCTAGTTGGAGTTTTGTACTTCTTTGCGAAGGCACATCAAAAGGAAGTATTGGATCATTGGGACCAGTATAATAATAATATCTTTTTCGTCTTTTTCTTAGCACCTTTCTATAAGCCTGACAACGACTCGCGGTCCCGGCTTCAATTTGCATTTGATAATTTCAACAATTTACTATCTACATTCGCCGACAATACAATGAAAACGATTATGCAGCCGGTAATGAAGATTTTTAAGATGATGGCGGATGCTGTTAGTCAGACAGTTGATGGACTTTTCAACGTACGTGGGCTTCTCAAGGCTATGTGGAGTCAATTCAATAGTATGACGGAAGTGTTCAGAAATCGCTTTCAAGGCACACTCACCGCTCTACGTGCTACATTTATGAAGTTACACGGTGCAATCGGTAAGACATTTGCGATTGCGGTAGCGGGTATTATGTCAGGTTTATCCGCAATTCAAACAACACTAAGCGTATTTGATTTGGTTGTAAATATTGTAATTACAATTTTGATCATTATTGCGGCAATTTTCATTTGGTTACCATTCTTATTTATTGCCGTTATTGCGATCATTATTATAGCGGTGAATGCGATTAATGAGTCAGGTCAGGGCGACCAAATTACTGGTATTGCGGGCGTCTTCTGTTTTGAAGAAGGTACTCAAGTGGAAACCGCTATAGGCATGCAGTCAATAGAATCTATTCAACTCGGCACAATACTTGCCGACGGTGGAGAAGTGAAGGGTGTACTAAAATTCGCACAGGATACTGACGATATGTACGACCTCTATGGTGTCCACGTGAGCGGGTCGCATATTGTATATGCCGATGCCAAACCGACCCTGGTAGAAAACCATCCCGCGGCAAAGAAACTACCGCAACAGGAACGCCGAGTCTATTGCTTTATTACGTCAACCCGTCGGATCCCTATCCAGTCCCCAACCGCTGGTACACTCCAGTTTGCGGATTGGGAGGAGTTAGAGAACAACCTAGAGGACCTCAAAGAGTGGAATAAGCGTGTGTTTACGCTACTCAACCCGAATCAGATTTACCTAGAACCTGCGGTACAGGCGTTGAAGTCAGAGGCGGGATTTACAGGTAAAACACATATAATGACATCATTGGGACCTACAGAAATCCGTGGAATAGTTCCCGGATGTAAAGTGATTGACGCCGACGGTAAACAAACTACTGTACGTGGTATCGTACGCTTATCTCCAGAGGAAGTTCTCAATGCGATAAAGCTGAGTGAGACGTCGTATATGTCATCCGGTAATTGGACAAAGGTGGGCGATACTTGGCTACAGCAACATAGTTTATGTGCCGGCAAACCAAACGACCAGGAGTGGTTCCAACTCTTTACGGAGTCTGGTACGTTTACGGTGATTGAGGGCGGACAATTTATTGAAGCCCGCGATTTCACCGATGTTGGAAGTTCAGAGATTCATAAGACTTACGATTGGGTCCTGGAAACCTTAGCAGAGAAAATCTAATCTATAACTAAAGCAAATGTCTCCCAGAATTACATTCGTGCTCGTAATGTTGGCTCTACTTCTTTTAGCAAATCTCCTGATGGTCAACGGTTTTACGAACTACCCCATCCGCGCCGAGGGATTTGTTGACTTTATGCTGGATAACGCTTCGCCTATTGGCGACAACTACCAGGCGATTGGCACCTATGATAATATTGTCAAGAAGCCGGCGAACGGTCTGTCCAACTGGCGCGGTCCGGCACCGAATGAGCCACTGCTGGGTCCCGAAGTTGAGATTGGTCCCGACAATCTCTTCATGTTCAAGAACAACCAGTGCAAGCCCGAGTGCTGCCCTGCGTCGTTCAGCTGCGGTAGTGGCTGCGTGTGCACAACGGCGAAGCAGCGTGATTTTATTAACAGCCGCGGCGGCAACCGTAACGAGCCCACGGATCTGTAAACTCCCCACAATCCAATTACTTTCATACTATGCTACAAGCATATGATGAAATGAAATTAAATAAAAGTTTAGACGCCCTTGCCGGTGAATGCGTCGTCTAGAGACGCTCCGAGCAATGGTCTTGGTAAAGCCATGAATTCATTGTCAATCGGTGTGCCGGCGGTTTGATTGCCTTCATCAGGCGCATCTTTCTCTGTCATCAACGACTGTTTCAGCGTCTTCGCGGTGACATCATTGACCTCTGTTAACGCAACAGCGGGGTTGACATAGTCAAACGCCGTCTTCTCTGTAACCGGCTCATTTGTCTCCTGCATATCTACGTAGTTCTCAAAGAACTCCTTGGAATCCAAACTAACCGTGTTGACACGTCCAATGAGTCCATCGCCCTTACACTTACGGTAGTGAATATGGGGAGATAGTGTACCCTTGAGAGGCACGACATACGGTTGCGGCTTACGTACCTTGAGAGTAGCAATACCAGATGAATCGGCAACGGCAACGCCCGCATTACGGTAGCCAAGATACGCTTTCTTCCAATCGTTCAACTCGTGTAGATCCTTGTTCGCAGGCTCAGCCGCCCAATAGAGCACTTTCGTGCCGGGACCTACTACAACATCTGTTGAAATATCAGCGTTCTCGGGAGTCTGAGGCTTCATTACTTCGCAGGGAATGAGTGACTTGCCGAGGAAGGGTAGATAGCTATCACGGTGTAAGCCGATAAAAAGGGCGGCGACTCCAACGGCGGCGAAGATAGCATTGGCAAGGATAACATTGCGTCCCGTCACGTATGTAACAAGATCCTTACCCATAAAACTCTTAATACCCCAGTTGAGTCCGCCGATGACAAGGAGAACCATTGCGATCATATATGCCTTCGCCTTCCAATATTGGTTCATTCTCTGTTATTAAGGGGCTAAAATCAATTCATAAACTTGCGTATCTGCGGGAATATCCTTTGCGGAGCAACGGAATTGCGAAAATAACGCCTTCTCTACCTGTACCTTAGGCATAGCGTTGTGAACTTCAGCGGCAAGAGCACGGTATAGGTCAAAGTCAGGGTAACGCTCTTCACCCGCGGGTGTACGAAGTACATTCTTACCATCGTCATCGGTGAGCCACTCCCACAGTAAGTTATAGACGGGGCTTACAGTTTCGGGATAGAGCTTTCCGCCTTCACGTGACATAATTCTAACAGGCGTCGCATTTGCAGGGCGGTCCGGAAAGAGTGATTCAAGCAACGATACAGCAAGGCGGCACAGGTCAAATGAGGTATTGGGTTCTACTTTCTTGCCCTCGGCAGAGTCAAAGAATGGATCGCAATTGTACTGGGTGGCAGCGTCGTTGCCAGGAAAAAATGCGTCAGAAATGAAAAAGCCGGCACCTGGTACAGTGAAGGAAGCACGACCGAAATCAATAATCTTCATTAAGCGTCCGTAGGTTGGAATCTTCATATACCAGGTCTCCTTTCCCTTCACTACACGGTAGTAAATATCGGTCACACCGGTGCCGTTCCACATAATATTATTGGTATGTAAGTCGTTATGAACAAACCCAAAGTAGTGTTGGGAAACGACCAAACCGGCAATAACTTGGAAGAGCCACGCCGCCCAACGTACATCCTTCGTCTCTAACATACTGGCATCATCGGCATCCTCCTCATCAAGGAGCGTATCCATTGTACCGTCAGCCTTCTCCAGCAGCGAGACCTGTACGGGGAAATTGTGGAATTCTACAAACTCTTCAACTTCATCACTTTCATAAGAACCGGAACCAGAACCAGAGTCAGACTCGGAGCCAGATAAACGCTTGAGCCGTAGTTTAGGATTTGTTAGTTTTACAGGTTCCTCACTGCTTACAACGGGCTCCTCTTCGCTAACGGTAATATCATTTATAGCACTTACAATACCCGTATCAGCATCTACCGATACGAAATCGTCAAGGGATAGTGCCGTGCCAGGTTGTGTAAAGAGTGCATCTAGGGGTTTCTTTTCTTCGTCGCCCATTTGATACTTGAAGAGACCTAGACGTTGATGTAAGTTCCACCACGACTTTTTCCTTAGAGAATCGTACTCCTCGGAAATATTATAGACATACGTATCAACGCGGGCGGAGAATGTGCCGTAGCAGCGGCACCAGTGCGGTGAAATACGGCTTTCGACAAACTTAGATGCGTAGAGTGCAAAGAGGCAATCAACATACGCCTCGTTGAGCGGATTATTAATTTTCATAAGCGTATTTTTCCATAGGTCACTGGGCGCAGCAAGGGCACCATCGCCTGGTAGAACGTATTCGCCCTCCATTGCAGCAAGGGGGTCTACAAGATGAATACGCTTAATAAAGATATCCCGTGTAGTTCCATCGGACATCTTAAGGGCACCTTCAAAGGATGAGTCGTTCGGCCGCTCAATACCGACTACACTTTCGCCTGAAATGCCGAGCCAGCACGACTGAAATCCTACAATAGATGCCTCAAGGGACGGTTGTAGTTTCTCTAACGCCGAGAAGTATGCTTGGGGTTTCTTAAATTCATTCATTGCCTCGCAAATCGTTGTTGGCATTTCATTACGAGCAGTGGAGAGTAGTAGCGATTCTGGTAGTTCGTGAACTGCGGGTTTCGCAATACGCACATTTGCTTTACCTCCGCTGCTGCCGGCAGCTGAGCCACCGCGACCGCCAGCACCGCCACCGCGACCGCCAGCACCGCCGCCACCGCGACCACCGCGACCACCACGACCCCCTCTTGGAGGAGGACCACCGCGCCCATGATTTCGGTTACCAGGCATTTCTAAGTTTCGGACCGGGTCTAATTTAAGAGACTTTCCGCATGAGGATACGCGGTAAAAGAAAAATGGCTGAATTAGGTATCAACATAGATGAGTGCTCCGGCAAGACCAGGTATGGGATTAACGGCGATGTTGCCAACAATGGGGGGTGAGCCGGCGTCCAACCGCCCCACCATGAACCTCCGCCTTTCCAAATTTAATATGAATATGATTCCGGATGACGGTGTTGTGCTGTTTATTGGACGCCGTGGAACCGGCAAGTCCTGGCTTATCAAGGACCTAATGTGGTACAAGCAGAAGTTTCCTATTGGTACTGTGTTCTCAGGTACTGAGGGTGCCAACGCTTTCTACGGTTCAATGGTACCGAGTCTGTTTATTCACGACGAGGTCGTACCGCAGACTGTTTCCAACGTGCTCAAGCGTCAAGAGGGCATTACAAAGCAGATTCGTAAGGAGACGGAGGCACGCGGGTCTTCGCAACTAGACCGTAAGGCGTTTATCATTATGGACGATTGCTTGTATGATAATAAGTGGGTGAACGATAAGTGGATTCGTTCGCTGTTTATGAACGGTCGTCACTACGGACTTCTGTACATTCTTGCTATTCAGTACGTGATGGGTATTCCGCCGGTTCTACGAGGACAGGTGGATTACGTGTTTATATTACGTGAGAATCAGGTGTCCGCTCGCCGTCGTATTTACGAGCAGTTTGCGGGTATTTTCCCAACGTTTGAGTTGTTTTGCCAGATTATGGACCAGTGTACCGAGGACTACGAGTGCTTAGTGATTCACAATGGTGCCCATACAAATAAGATTGAGGATTGTGTGTTTTGGTACAAGGCACAGCCGCATCCTGATTTTAAGATTGGGTCGCGGGACCATTGGGTACGGTCGGCGGAGTACGAGCGTCAGAAGGAACTCGCAGAACAAGCAGGCGATGCGGGCTTGCCTATGTTGACGACGGGGGCGGCGACAAAGGGACCGGTGCTTCAGGTAAATAAGTATTAACTCCGCCCTGAGCAGCCAACTCATCAAGATTCTGTCGTTCGTATATTTGCCACCGCTGAAAGAACTCTAATGTCCGCGGAGTCCAACGCCGCCCCGTGGCTCGAGGATTATATGGATTTTTCCATAAGTAACCAGGTGCGGCGTAAGGATCTAACCGTGCAAGTTCTCTTAACGCATTGCCTATTTCCATTGGTATTCTTTGGACCATTTACAAATCCTACTTAAAAAATGTTTAGACTGAATTCAGCGGATGTAATCCACGCCGCCGTTGACTTCAGTATTGGCAGCAGCGGCAGCGGCAACAATTGCGGCACCACTACGACCAGTGCTACCGAAGCCGCCCTCACCGCGCAGTGTGGCACCACCAGGAATTTCATCTACGATTTCAATACGCTCAAATGGCTGTAGTTCAGGTCCGGCGATTTGGAAGTAACGCTCGCCAAACGCAACGGTAAAGTCAGCACCAGTGGAATAGAGCATAGCAAGGAGCGTACCACGGTAGCCGGCATCAATGAGTCCAACGGAATTTGCCAACCGTAGCGGCGTCTTGGAGATGGAGGAGCGGGGAAGCATCCAGTAGGCACGGAATCGTCCGAGCATAGGGTCGTAAACGGCAGCACGGCAGGTCTGACTGACCTTGACAGCCGCACCACCGCTGCTGCTGCCGCCAGCCGCCGTTGGACTCATTCCAGGCACAGTTGCTGCCACCGAATAGAGGTCAAAACCGGCATCCCGCTCCGCCTTAGGCTTCGCCATATAGGCTGCCGCCTGCGTCTTATACATTTCCGCTGCTGCTGGGTCATCAGGAACTAGGTAAAGCACTAACATAGTGGTATACCTTGTTCGAAATTCAGGAAACTGTCGTCAAATTTTTTACGACACAATATTAGGAAGATTGTTTAAATCTCTAATTATATTTACATGTTCATTAAATTTATAATTATCATAAAGAGTATGTCCTAAAGGATTGTGTAAAGGAATATCAAATATAAGTGCTACAAATAGAGAATAGGTTGAATATTTTGTAGAAACAATAATTAAAGATGAACTTTTCATAATCCATGTATCATAATAACTTTCAATTAAATTATATGTATTAAGAGGCTGAATAACAGTAAGCCCCATTTCATTAAGTTTATTTGTATAGAAAGTTTTTGTTTCAAGAGAATCAGATGCTAAATAAAAATCAGTGTATCCTTTTTCTTTTGCAATTGTTATAGATTCGAATGTTTTCTTATCAAGTATATCGAGCGTGTCATCACTGGATAAATTTATACCGTGTATACAATTACCTGTAAGTTTATCAGTTCTACGTAAATGAACTGTCACATACGGTTTATTATGAATATAGTCGTCTACTTTTATACCAAAATCTTTTTTTACAGTATTAGCAATCTCTGTAAATGATTCATAACTAATTGTATTTTTAAGATATTTATCATAAAAAACCGAAGGAGAGATTATACCACCTAAATGATTATTAAATTGTTTTTCTTCATATGTATTATCACTGACAAGTTCAATATATGAAGGAAGTCTGAAAAATGAAATAAAACTCTCAATATGAGTATCAAGAAGACACCAACTAGGTGAATATTCGCTTACCTTTTGAACTGGTGTCCATTTTATTTTAGAGGTTGTATTTTCTACTTTTGTTAATATAGATAATGAAAATAGATCAAGAATTCTATCACCATATCCTGATCTAGAGAAGGTATTTATAGATATAGGCATAGTTAAGTTAATTAATCTATAATAAGTTTAGATATTGATAATCATATTACGAACAATCCACCTTGACACCAATAGAGGTTAAGAATGCCGTTTGTGTACCAAATACGTAATGTAGTATTTCGCCGGCTACGAGCCAAAAGACTAAAACCGGCAGAAACGATACTCTGAGTAAATATGACGTAACAAAAGCGAGTACAATTGTTGCGAGTATATCATACAACGCATATCCAAAGATACGTGTTGAATGAAAGCCTTGTCCAGGGATGCCTAGAGCATATTTGTAGGGACAACCCATTTATAATGGTGCTTTATTTATAGCTTCTTACCATCCTCGGAGATAAGGGTGTTTTCGGCGGGTGCCGCAACCGCCGCCGCCGTTGCTGCAGCTAGTGCCGCCGCACCACCGTCAACCGCCTTCATCACGGACGCAGTAACAGCCGCCGCTGCTAACTCCGCCTGCTCACGCTTACGCTTCATGAACGGGTCCTCGTCGCCGAACATATCCTTTGCAGGCTTAGACTCCTCCGTCACACTTGCGCCAATAACAGGCTTCTTCGACTTCGCCTCGCCCATACGGAGAATCTTGTGCTCGGCGTAGAGCTCGTCGCGCTTCTGCTCGTTCTCCTTGTACTTCTTCATCAGGGTATTGAGCTGGTCATCGGCGTACTCCTGGTCCGCAATATCGTGCGGCTCAGGGTCCCAGGGGAGCCAGAAACCGACCTGACCGACATAGACGTTGAAGGCAGGGTCAATCTTCTGTAGGGTCTTACAACGGTGAATCGCCTCGTTGTACGTATCGTAGACACCACGTACCTTAACGCCCTGAACCGTCGTACGGAACTCGTTCTTTGCAAAGAACTCGTCATCCAGACGCTTACGGTTCTTGAAAAGGAACGTCTCGTACTCCTCCTTGACGGCACTTTCACGGAAATCGGCGACCTTCGTCTTGACGTAGGTGCTCATATCAGCGGCAATGTCGCTTGTGAGCTCGCGGCGGACATCCTTGATAGTCTGAAGAGCACCGCTGAGGTCGGCAAGTACCTGGAGCACACCGCTCAGGTCAACCGCCTTATCCTTCTTGAGGATAGCATTCTCAACAACGTCCTGAACCTTGGAGGCAGCCTCCTGAATCTTTTGGACCTCCGACATTACAAATCCCTCCGTGGACTTGATCTTGTATTGCATCTCGTAATCCTTAAGGAACTCCGTAAAAAAGAACAGATCCTTGTTCTTCAGTACCTTCTGCGGACTAATAAAGCTGAGGGCGACATAGTGCTGCCCCGGAATCTCCTTATCCGCCTCTAGGTAAACCTCCTTCTTATCGGATTCGTTGTTCTCCGACATAGTTTCTAGAGCAATGAATGAATTATATCTTTAAACTTTAACGCATTCGGCTCCACTTTTTTTCCTTGCCCGGAGTATAAGAACAATGGACGGTTTCAACGGCACTGAGCTCCTGACGCGCGCTGTGAAGTATTTCCTGGAGGGTCTAGCCGTCGCGGTGGCGATGGTCATCATCCCCCGCAAGACGCCTCAGTTGGAGGAGATCGCCGTCGTTGCCACGACCGCCGCGGTTGTCTTTGCCATCCTGGATCTCCTGTCGCCCTCGGTTGGACTCACGTCTCGCCAGGGTGCGGGTCTGGCGCTCGGCTCGCAGCTGGCGGGCGGCTTCCGCATGGCGTAAAGCCCCAAATCAACCCCAAACCAAGTTATTCAATTGTTCGTTTAAAAAACGACGTGTTGAACTACAGCATATCTATTTCCTCCTCATCACTATCAATATCATCAATATCATCGGCGTCCTCCGGTGCCGAACCACGTACAACAGTCATCTTTGCCTCTATCTTCTTCCATTCGCGTGTAATTCCGCCCTTTGTCTTTGTATCCAGTGCTACCCGTCCGACATCATCTTTATAAGTCATATCTGTAATAGTTTCTAACATATCATCGCGTGTTGCACCGATATCTACTAGCCGTTTTACAATCTCAGATGCCGACTTACCCTTTACAAACAGCATTGTCCGAAGACAATCAAGTGTATCAAGCATACCCGTTCCCGAGCCAGAAAGCACTCTACGCCCACGCATATCCCGCAGCCACCGTCGGTGCTTGAGCCGCTTAGATTGCTTACCGAGCCAGGACGGAAAGATTTGGAACGGTGCAATACCTTCGGTTGCTACCGCAGTGCTAACAACCGCGGAGACAGCATAGGGCATTAGCGACCAGGTTTGCGAGCCACGAATACGGCGATCTAGAATATCGTAGTCGCCGAGATGCCCACCCGCAGTAGCACAGCGCTGAACAAGCACGGAGTCATCAGGGCATGAACCAGAACCACGCGGTTTTCCGATGGCAGCAACGTATCCTTCAGCAACCATAAGAGGAATCATACCGTAATCCAGAAATACGAGTTCTTCTTTAACAGCCCGTGAATCACCGCCGCCGATAAGCCGACCGGTTGCGGAGAACGCATCTACCCGTTGAAGTTCATCTTTAGCACCACCAGAAAGCGAAGTCGCCGAAAACTGTAGGGCATTAATCACCGAGCGGATATCGTTGCCGTTCCGCTCACACAACTCTTCTAGTTGTCCAACCGTATAACCGAGCTTCTCCGCTTTCACAACCCGCTCATACAGTGCCTTTGCTATCACCGTCTTTGTAGGACGCTGAAAGCGGATATCTAGACAACAGGAAGCAAGCGGACGCAGCCGCGGCGTTCCCCGTTCGTTCGCAATACAGATGATAGGAAATGCACACGATGCTATCACACGAGCCAGTTCACCGATACCACCACGGTCGCCGGTGCTCATTCCGTCCACCTCGTCCATCACAATCACCCGCCGCTTACCGCAACAACCGCTCCGTTTTGCCTCATCAAAGTACTTCCGTACTGCGGACGCGGAACGCTCATCGGATGCGTTAAATTCGACCAACTCGTACCCACAACCGCGAACTATCAGCCCAACGGCGGTAGTCTTGCCGATGCCAGGAGGACCGGTCACCAATGCTCCTCTAACACCGCCCGTTGTAACCCAGCCGGTAAGCCACGCCGACAGTTCTGTAATTGGACCCGTCCCGCCAATCATCTCCTTGAGCCGCCGTGGTGTGTAGCGGGTCACCCATAACTCTCCCGCACGCTGTGCGTCAGCCAAGACAGCAGCCGACGTTACAACTGCGATACCGAGACGCTTTGCCTCGGCGATTTTCCACCGTCCACCCGCAGAGTCACCACATACCAATTTACTAATGTTAGAAGCCCAGGGAACTACGGTATGCCCAGAACTAGAAAGGAAGGAAACAAGCCGAGTATAATCGGCATCTACACCGCAAAGTGCTACAGTAGGCATTTTCAGTGTACAAATCTAATTGTACAGTGGAAAGGATTCAATTTTTTTAGACATTAAGAAGGAGGCGACGCGTGTGCCCACGGCTTCGCATCATCAGGCTCAGGCCAGCCACGTGACGTCATTTCACCGGGGTAGCCACGAGCACGTAATTGTGCCTCTTGGTTATTGAAAAGCGGTAGTGCTTCACGTCCGAAGTAGTACATCGCACGACCGGTAGCATCTGGGGTATCAGGCTCAGGTTTCATTGATGCAGGAGAACCAGAACCCCAACGCCAAGGTGCTGCCGTTTCATTAATAATCAACGTTGTATGATACATCTTCTTTTGTGATTTTACTCCGTTAGGAGCTGCGAAGCAAGTAAAATCTAAGCAAGGCGGGATGTAGATACTGCCAAGACCGCTGAAGTAGCCAGCCGGAATGCCTTTGAGTTCAATAGTAAAGCTACCGTCGGGCGAGTCAATAACGCCTGTATTGGGCGTATTGGAATACGCGATTTCTTTGTTAGGATACGGTTGACCTGAGCCGGCAAATCCGATGCCACGCGTTACAGGTGCCGCCGCGATATATATAATCTTTTGTGGTACAGTACCGAGACCGGTGACCTGTCCTCGCACTGTTACACTGCCGTCTACAGGATTTCGTCGTACGACTCCCTGTACACCATCGCCTGTTACAGAATGCTCCATTCTATAAAGCGTTGCTAATTAACCTACCGGCACACTTACGCTCTAGGCGCGGAGTAAGGGTGCGACTTTGCACCTCCGCCCATATTTACGACATCTCCCTTATACAACCACTGCTTCTCGGGGTCATCTGCTGCGCACTGTGACGGCAGACGGGGCGGCTGTCTTGCCCAAGTCTTAGGTATCTTTGGCACATCGGCATCGGAGAGTGCCTGGGGGAACGACGCATTTCCAGCGGAGGACGGTACATAGATACGACCCGTGCCGATGCCCTGGAAGTTACCAGGAATCGTCTTACAACCCTCCCAAGTACATACACGCTTGTAAAGTTCGGGAACCATTGTATCGTCGCAGGAGGTCGGCGTATTCTTACGATCATTCATTTCGCGCGCAGCCCTCATAAGTTCATCGGCACCGTGAACCATACGTGCTCGGGCATCATTATCGCCCCAGGTCTGCGCAGCAAGCAGCGGGTACTGGTAGCAGCGGGGGCGGTAGTCGGTGACTAAGCGTCCGTCCGCCATACGTGCGGGGGCACCAGTCTCAGAGTAATGCGGGTCTGTGGATGTAAAACAGGCGGGACCCGAAGGATTGGGCATGACAGGAGCAAAACTCAATGTGCTCATCGTCTTCTGTCAGGAACAAATATTTAGTTTAGTTCAAGAACGCCTTCGTTCAGGTCGAAGGTACTCATTGTAGGCGCATTACGTAGTGCGTCAATCAGAGCCTGCTTACGCATATCCTTCGCACCAGAAATGCCACGGCTTTCGGCAAGTCGGCGGAGCTCAGTGAGCTTCATACTATCGTAGGGATTCGTACCCGTCTTCACTTCAGGAACACCGCTGCCGACACCGCCAGGCTGTAGGTCGTCGGATACAGGTGCAGGGGCATTGTCAACCGGTGCGGCAGCGGGTTCATCGGCAGGCTTTGAATACATAGAGGACTCTGATACTTCTAGGACGGGGGAGTCCTGGCTAACAGGTACAAACGCCGCCGCGTCACCGCCGCTGAGGGCACCGTGTAGATCGTCATTGAGGAGTTCGGCATCGTCATCGCTCATGACGGATCCAGGTGCAGGTGCATAGACAGGTACACCACTTGTAGCGGTTGGCACGTCGGCTGCCGGGGCACCCAGCGGTGGACCCGTAGAGAGTGCCATCTTCATTTCGTATACGATGTTCTCAAGTAGGCTGAGCTTGCGGAGCATAAACTGATTTTGCGTCCAGAACCAATAGACCGCTCCTAGAATCAGAACCGTCATACATAGGGCAACATAGAACGTATCGGATAGATTCATTTGTCTCTGTTTGAGGGGGCAATCTTTCTTGTATAATTTGACCGCATCCGGGTAAAATCTACGAAGACAACAAACCACGTTCGCGTAGAATCTCCATTACACTACTCTTGTCAGAAATACCAGGAATGACTTTATAACTATAGACCAACTGTCCGCCGCCGCCGTCACCTGCCTCCATTTGTATCGCCGCCGCTTTTTTGCCAAATGTTTCGGCAAGGTCCTTATAGTGCGTGGAAATAATAGATACGATGTCCTTTTTGTCGTAGAGTTGTCGCATAAATACACGGCTCGCTTCTAAACCGTCGCCTGCATTTGTTGAGTGGAAGATTTCGTCCATCATCACAAAGGCGGGCAGACCATCCGTCGCCAGGACTGCTTTAGCAAACTCAATCTCCGCTTCAAAGGTGGATAAGGAGCCCAAAAGCCCTGCCGGCTCTAGTGCGGTCACAATCGTCTTAAACGGCAAAAACGTCATCTGCGTAGCCCACGCAAATCCCCACGTTTGTGCCGTAACAATCGCGAGTCCGACTGACTTACAGTATGTAGACTTTCCGCCGCGATTAGGACCGGTGAGAATAGAATGGTTTTCACTTACAAAATTGTTAGAAATACAGGGTTTTACAAATGGATGATGGACGCCGGTGAGTTTGATTCCTACTGTTTTACGAATTTTAGGAAAACAAATACCGTCCAAACTAGCAATCGCGGAATAACAATCAAGTTGGGATAACCATACTTTTAGTATTTTAATAGGCTCGGCATTATTCCATACATAGCCAAATGTAGTAACTCCATCTAGGTCATCAAGTTCCTTACAACCTAGTATAGCCGCTTCGCCGCTATCAATAAGACGTACAGCAGCACGTTGTGCTTTAGGCGAAAGTGTTTTCAGTTGTGCGATTGCGTCTTTTGCCGCTTCGTACATAGACTGAATATGTGTACCCCGCTCTTCTAAATCAAACCATATTGTACGTGTATGGATAGCATTGTTGATTTGCGACCATATTCCGCTAACAAACATTGCAAGGGTTAATCCGATAAAGAGTGATTCAAAGACAAATCCTAGACGGTCTCCCTGGTGCCTTGCCTTTAAAAACGACGGGATTGTAATTTGTTGTAGAAGAACGTGTCGGACTCGTGCTACGTATTCATCGGTTGTAAATTGAAGATCGGGTTGTAGGAAACGTAGTAGGAAGAATGGTATAATAACCGCAATAAGTGGGGCTAATACTGTAAACGCGGGTATGATAATAGTACGCCATAGAATAAGTCCATTCATCGCAAGGGGGCTTTTATTGATAAATGCTCCAAAGTGAGTAGGTTTCCATAGGATTTGTCCAACAGATTCGGATACACGATTATCGTTATTTTCTAGTGCGTCGTCAATATAGGACGTTTTATCATTTAGAGTTCCTAGAGTTTGTACGATAGATTTACATACGGTAGGCTCTAGGCGAAGTGCCATAATGGGTAGTTGCCGACGTTTTATGACACCGGCATCGGATGTAACATCTGTAAGTCCGTTACGGAAATACTCGTTTCCCCACTTAGTTTGTAGTGGAACAACCGTATTTACAGTTTCCAAATCTAAGTCGGAAGCCACTTGTGTTCCAAGCATTTAATCTATGGGTCGCAAAAAATTGATGACTCTTTCCGCTACATTTGCCGACCGTGGTTGCGTCTAATTTCCTTCTTTCAAATGTCCCTTCGTTCTAACATGTCTTCGTCCTCCCGTCTTCCTTCGTCCTTTCCGGAACAGCTACGCAGTGTGCTGGATTCCCGCACGCATACTAATGTATGCCCATCTGAAGTGGCAGCCCGTCTGCTTGCAATGCCCTTCTTTCAGAAGTCAAAGGAGTCCTCTCTCCGTCAGGAGTCTCGTGCATCAAAGCCTGCGAATCGTTTCGCAAATCTTATGTCTACACCGGCGGAGGCAGAGGGCTTTCGCCGCTTTACCAACGGTGGAGCGGGCGGTCAACCGTCTCAGTGGCGTCCGGCGTATAGCAGCAGTGCTGACCGGCGTGATTCGGGACACCGCCACGATAGTCGTCACGACTCGGGACACCGCCACGATTCGGGACACCGCCACGATAACCGTACCGATGATGGATTCCAGGTATGGTCAACCCGGCGTCAAGTACCGCGTGTAGCTGCACCGCTGCCACTAACGGCAACGGTCCTTACCCCGTCAGGGGTCTTTACCCCGTCAGGGGTCTTTACCCCTTCAGGGGTCTTTACCCCTTCAGGGGCAGCTACTACTGTAGCAACTGAGGTCCGCCTAGAGCCCGAGTCATCGGGTCCGAAGTTCAGCTCGGCGGCGGTCAAGTGTACTGGTGAGACGGAGGACCGTATTCTTGCTAAGGTGAAGGGCAAGATCAATAAGCTGGGTCCGATGAACTATGAGGCGACCAAGACGTTCATGCAGCAGATTCTGGACTCCAACGAGACTGAGTTCCTCGATGAATTTATGAAGTTCATCTTCCAGAAGGCGGCGACGGAGTCTACCTTCTGTCCGCTGTATGCGAAGCTGCTTCACGAGCTTGCCGACCAATTCACGCACTTACGCACGGTGATGACCAATCTCTTCCGTGATTATACGGCTATCTTCGTGGAGGTGGAGACCGCTCCCGACGTTGGCACGGAGGACTACAAGGCGTTTGTGGAGGCACTGGAGCGGAAGAAGTTCCGGCGTGGCTACAGCCAGTTTGTGGCGGAGCTTGTCAAGCTTGGTGAGGCGGACCTGGATGCGTTCTCTGAGCTCGTACAGCAGATTGTTACCGTTCTTGAGGCGTCGTACAGGTCTCCCGAGAAGACGCTGGTCTGCGAGGAGTACATTGATTGTTTGGCGAATATGTGTACGTCTGCTCCGAAGATTCTCTCTAATGCGTCCTGGTCTGGCGGCGTGAAGGACCGCCTTGCTAAGATTACCAAGATTCCGCGTTCAGACGCTCCCGGCTTGACCAACAAGGGTCGGTTTTCTCTCATGGACCTGGTAGATTTCGCTAATCGTGGCTGGAAATAAAAAATCAAAAACATAATTAGAAAATGGCAAAGCGCAACAACAATACTCGCCGTAACAAGAATCGCCGTGGAGGTCGCCGCAACGGTCTTTTTACACGCGTAGGACGCATCCCCACTGCGGGACTCAAGGCGGTCAACGATGTCACGAGCACGGGCTTGAATGTACTGGTCAACATCCCCACGAGCGCCCTGAAGAGCGTGAAGAATGTTGTCAAGACGGTCAAGCACAATGGTCTGTCTGGCGTCAACCGCCTACAGAAGGGCGTCTTCACGGGTGCGAACAACGTCCTGAACGGCGTTGTTGGCATTGTCCGTAGCCGCAAGAACAAGAGCAGCCGCCGTGCGTCGCGCCGCTCGCGTAAGGTTGGAGGTCGCCGCCGCCGCAACAACAACAACTCGCGCAAGTCCCGCCGCAACAACAACAAGAACAACTCTCGTAAGTCTCGCCGCACCCGCCGTGCTGGTCGCCGATGAATCGGCGATAAGGACCGCCGGTAAATCTGCGGTAAAGATCGCACCTATAAATTTTTAGTTGATGTCAGCATTAGTATATGCAGACAACAAAATTGAAACTGGTCTAAGGCTAAAACTCATTAGGTTAAGCAAATGCCAGATGATAAGAAACCACGGCGTTTAAAACGCAAAGAACGACCACCATCGTCAGACGATGATGATAGTAGTGTTGATAGCAAGGGAAATATTCGCGACCTAATTGATTACGACTATGAAGAGACGAGCGAAGAGTCTGTAAAGCGTCCGAGAGCGTCCGCAGTTGCAGCGAAACGTAAGATTCGTAAGATTATGAACGTGACTCCGGATTCAGAACAGTCGTCGCCGCACATCAAAGTTATGGATGTAGACCAAGAGTCAAGTGATGATGATATTGTAAAACCGAAGCGTCGTGTAGTGATTGAATCCAGCCGCAACGTTCTAATCCCTGAGCATAAATCTAGGGCAAAGGAGATGGAAATGGACACCGATTCAAGCAGCGAAGAGGATGTGAAGCGTTCTAAGAAGGATAAGAAGCAGAAGCGTGAGAAGAAGGAGAAGAAGAAGGATAAGAAGAAAAAGCGTCACGAAGAGTCGTCCGAGGAGGAAGAGGAGGAAGAGGAGTATGATTATGATGATGGCGAAGAGGAGTTGACAGACCATGAGGAGGATGAAGAGCCCCGTGGACGCCGTGGCAAGCAGAATACCTTTGATATCATCATTTCTGATATGTTAGGAGGCGGTGGTGGTGATCCGAACAAGCCAAAGAAGTATAATATGAAGAAGGAGCCCGATAGTGTGAAGCGGTTTGTAGAGCTCATACAAAAGGAGGATGAGGGCGAGGAGGATACCATTGATAATGATATCACCTACTTCAAGTCGCTTACGGTGGAGAAGCAGACGGCACTTCTACGTGCACTAGAAGTGAAGACAAGTCCTGTAGAGGTTCAAGTCCCTCTCAAGTTTAAGATTCTTGAGAAGGTAGCGGCAAAGCCTGAGCTCAGTCGTATTGCGATGGCAAAGTACAATGCCCTCTGTAATATTGATCCTTCAACGTCCGAGTACTATAAGTGCTCGCATTGGATTAGTGGCTTTACAGATCTCCCTCTAAGTGTCTTTAAGGATCTGCCGGTGAAGATGGAGGACGGACCAGAGAAGTGCGGCGAGTTTATGACAAAGGTCCATAAGTGTATGGAGACGGCGATTTACGGTCACGAGGAGGCGAAGCTTCAGATTATGCAGTTTGTCAGCTCTTGGATTGCGAACCCGAAGGCAAATGGTAATGTGCTGAGCATTCACGGACCGATGGGTACAGGTAAGACGTCGCTAATTAAGGACGGTGTAGCAAAGGCGTTGGAGCGGCCGTTCCACTTTATTACGCTCGGTGGTGCTACGGATGCCAGTTTCCTAGATGGTCATAGTTACACCTATGAGGGCTCAACGTGGGGCAAGATTGCCGACGTACTGATGCAGTCTAAGTGTATGAATCCGATTATCTACTTTGATGAGTTGGATAAGGTTTCGGAGACGCCGAAGGGCGATGAAATCAATAACTTGCTCATTCACTTGACGGACGGCTCACAGAATGACCGTTTCCAGGATAAGTACTTTACGGGCATTGACTTTGACTTGAGCCGTTGCCTCTTCATCTTCTCGCATAATAATAACGAAAAGGTGAATCCGATTCTGCGGGATCGTATGTATAATATTAAGGTGAACGGGTTCTCAATTAAGGAGAAGCAGCTTATTGCCGAGAATTATCTCATTGTGGCGGCACTCAAGGACGCGGGACTCCACGAGAAGGTAAGCATCGGCAAGGATATCCTACAGTACATTATTGAGAACTTTACGGGCGGCGAGTTTGGTGTCCGTGAGCTCAAGCGTTGTATTCAGACGATTATTAGCAAACTCAACTTGCTACGATTCTATAATAATCCGAAGCAGGTGCCGTTCTCCATTAAGGACTTTGCTCTTCCCTTTACGATTAAGAAGGAGCACGTGGACCTGTTTCTAAAGAAGAAGAACCAGATGGATGAGAGTATCGCACATCTGTACACCTAAACCCAGTCTAAACATTCCAGTTTTTTAACATATAGAAAATGAAAATCAATTTCTATACGTTTTCCTTCCAAAATCCGCAACGAAAGGCGAAGATGGAGGAGCAGTTCGCAGCGGAAGGTATTCCTTTACACTTTGTGGAGCCTGTACCGTCAACAGATCCTCGTCTGACCCAGGCACCAGACAATCTTAAGCGTTTGTGGGGAATTACGTTTAGTCATTTAGATATGCTAAAAACCTTTCTAGAGTCGGATGCGGATTTTGGCGTTTTTTGCGAGGATGATATTCGGCTACGAAAAAACATTGCTCCATTGCTTCCTGAGGTGATGTTACAATTCCGCCGGCATAATCTAGAAATCCTACTTCTAAGTTGTCTATGTACATATGTGCCAGTAGAACTAAATGTTCATCAACCTCACGGTGTAATTGAATATCCTTACATATATTTGACGTATCAGGATAATCTATGGGGTGCTCATATGTATATGTTAGACCGTAAGACGGCACAGAAGCATCTAGATAAGTACAATCTAGCATATGCGGTAGAAACTCTTACAAATTCTAGTTTAACGCATTTTAATCCTGATTGGACGCTGACAAAGGATGCGACGCGTAAAGCGGCTATTTATCCGATGTTGAGTCTAGAAGGTGGGCAAGTCAATACTGACCACGAATTTCAAGTACAGTTTCATAAGCAGGCGTTTGAAACGCATTTTAGTCCTGATTTTTACTATTAACGGACTAAGTCTAAACGCCCCGCAAGGTATAAAACTAAATGGACGACGTATCAGTGATTCAATATAGACCAACAGCTGCCGAGCCGATTACGGAGCCGATATATTCTCGTATCAATTATTCAAATATAGAATTAAATAAGTGGTACTATCTTACGACGGAGAATGTAGATTATATTGTACGTCCGTTTATTCACAATGAATATGGGATTACATTTGGCATTACGCAGATGTTGGACCGCGAGACGCAGACCCAAGACTGGGTGAAAATCGCATGTATTTTTACACTAACATCAGATGATATAGATGGTGATAGTATCAAAGTATATAATTATGTGTCAGCGAACTGATTCAAAAATTCGGCATACCGATCTTGAGCTCCTCGCCGCCCTCGGATAATGCACGCGGCTTCTTATGGGTCTCACCGCCACCGCCACTACTGCTAACGGCTGCGGCGGCAGCAGTGGCAACAGTGGCACCACTGGCAACGGCGGATGTGAGTGTCTCAACGACCTCCTTGATTTCTAGGGATTCGCCAATAGATTGGAACATACTGGTTGGGTCACCGCCGGCACCGAACAGGTAGGCGTAGGCGGCGACACCACAGGTAAAACTGCCGGCAACAAACCAGCGAAACAACACCGAATTTTCCGGGAGTTTATTCTCTTTATAGGAGCTCCATCCAGCTGCTATAAAAAGTGCTAACCCGCCGCCGAGGAGGGTAAAGAGAATTAGATACGCCGTGGACATGTTTCTAGGGCGCCGAGAGAATTCGCACCGCACGCCCTTCCGCACCGAAGATGCACATGTTTACGCCAGGACTTCAAAGTCACCCGTAGAGCCGAGAGGTGCGTCAATATCAACCTCCGCGGCAACCGGCTCTAGATCTTCAGCATCATTCCTCTCAATTGCGTTCGCAGATGAGCCAAAGGTGAGGCGCGGGGGATGGTCATATCCATCATCGTTGCCATCCTTCGGTGAGTACCGAATATGGCTAATACCCTGCGACGTCTCATCAAATACAGTATCATAGGGCGTAAAATGAACAGACGGCTCAGTATCAATCATAACATTGGGTGTGGCTGTCACTGCCCCTCCGCCTACCATCACATCCTTGCCGTCATCGCCATCCTTGGATATCTTGATAACAGGCACAGCTACCGGCACGTCGGCGACCTGATGAGCGGATGGTACAATTGTTGGAGGCTCAGGATTTGTTTCGAGTTTCTGGACAACCGCTTGATCTACTACAGGCTTAGGAGGCTCATCGGCAGCCTTGAGTTCAGCAATAACTTTGGGGGTCTCAACAATCTGTATTGACTTAACCTCTTCAGCCTTTACTTCCTTCACCTCTACAGGGTTCGTCTCAGCCTTTACTTCCTTTACTTCCTTCACCTCTACAGGGTTTGTCTCAGCCTTTACTTCCTTCACCTCTACAGGCTTCGTCTCAGCCTTTACTTCCTTCACCTCTACAGGCTTCGTCTCAGCCTTTACTTCCTTCACCTCTACAGGCTTCTCTTCTTCCTCTTCCTTGTCTTCTTCTTCGTCCTTCTCGTCCTTCTCATCCTTCTCGTCCTTCTCGTCCTCCTTCTCTTCCTTATCCTCTTCGCCATCATCCAGGTAATCACGTAGAATAGACTTCACCGGTAGAAGGGAGCGTACTGCACCGCTTAGTGCTTCGGTACAAATCTGCTCCGCTTGTAGGATATTCTTCTGCTTCTCAACGGGGGTAAGGTCCTGGGCAAAGAGATAAGGAGCCTTCCAGAAAGAGCGAGCACATTCAATGAATACACGGTGGAGAAAATGGTCTAGTTTGGGCAATGTAATCTGAAGTTTCTTCTGCCGAGAATTGACACGAATCGCCGTGAGCATCTTTGTGTAGGCGATGAAGACCGCCGTCATCAGCTCTTCCATATAGTCGCAACGGCAATTGTCTAATATAATGCCAATGTTGCTGTCAATAACATCCTGGTTCCATAGGGGAACCTCGGAGCAATAGGTTTGGAAGGAACTCATAACACGCTTTCCCTCGGTGTCAGCGAGCGTATTATACTCTTTACGAAAAAACTCTACGAGGGGTGGTACAATCCACGTAGACATTTGCTTGAGATACTCATTACGAGCCTCAGAATATAGAGATGCGTTCTCCATAATTTTATTCAGGACTGACATTGGTTTTCTGTAGTCTTAACGCAGAGATACAATCAAAAAATAGCGTACGTGGGCTAGTTCCACCGAGCCGGGACCATTGTCCGCAAGTACTTGCTACGAGTGGACTCTGTTTCCATCCTTGACGTAAAATATCTCGCAGGTCAACACCGGCGGCTTTACATACCGATTCGGACTCAACTGCCCACTTGACCCAGTCAGCATCGTTTTCAACAGTTGGACGTTTTTCAAGCAATGATGAAATAATATCATCTCCATATCCATAATGTGTATCAGAACAATGTAGTGTAGCAAGTGAATTCAAAATAGCTGTTCGCAAATTTCCATAGGAGTATTTTACAATTTTATCAATAATTGATTTATCTAGTTTATAGTTTGTTCGGCGCTGTATTTCAAACACAATATGGGTAGAATCTGGGGCACTAAAGGTGATAATAGAGGAACGGGATAAGATAGGTTCAGAAATCGCACCCGCATCACGGCATTCAAAGATAATACGAGTTGAGGCGGATGTTGTTTCCAACATACGACGTAGGAATGCCTGGGTATCGGATGTGAGTGCCTCGGCGTGTTCAAAAACAATCCAGCGTAGTTTTCCGTCCATAGTTTTGGAGCCGCGGGCAAAATTACGAATATTATCACGTACGGAGCGTAGACCGGAATTTGCCGTACAATCAATCTTGAGCTTGGGCATGTCGGCAAGAGCAATACGTAAAAAGAGAGATTTGCCGCAACCTTGGGGTCCGACTAAGATAAGATGCGATGCCTTATTTTCACGAATTAGCTCTGCCGTTGCACGAATAACATCGTGATTGCCTACAATATCATCAATCGTTTTTGGCGACTGAGGATCATATATCCAACTATCCAGCATTCTGAAATATTCTTTAGAGTAAAGAACACTATAGAATGTTTAGACCCTGAAGGGTAAAGACCGGTGCCGCGTAGCGGCTACCGGTCCTGCTGTGCTTAGACCCTGAAGGGTAAAGACCGGTGCCGTTTAAAACGGCCAAAATCCACAGAGTCTACGTTTACGCACGACGGGTACTGTGGCTTCAGGCAATGGTAAAGGCGTAGGTGCGGGCTTAGGCACAGGTGCGGGCTTAGGCACAGGTGCGGGCTTAGGCAAAGGTAAAGGCAAAGGTGTAGGCACAGCCGCAGACGGGAGCGGCACTTGTATCATCCGTGATGTACATGAATCTTTGGAGTTATTCCAGCGGTCCCGCCATTCATCGCGTATGATAGCATAGGCGTCCAATATATTCATAGAGGTTTTAAAACGAGTTATATGTAATAATAGTCCAAAAAACGTCGCTTCGTTTTCGCTTAACGTCGCAGAGGACCCCTCACATACCGCTTTTGCAAGCAACCCATTCCATATTTTAGACGCCTGTGGCAGCGGTGTGTTTCCAAGTGACAATCCTTCGTCGCACATCCAGATAAGTAACCGAAATAACTCTTCAATACGCGATTCAGGAAACCAGTCAAAAATACGAAACTCCAAACCGTGATTCCAGTGCTTATTAAAGTTGATATCAACACCGAGAGCATCACGAACCGTATAGGCACACCCACTCATATCGTGAATTCGCTCGTACCATCGACCAGGCACCCGTGAATAAGGCTCGGTCAGTATTTTGCCCGTAGGCATTGCGTCCGTATCAAAGGTGCCAACAGAGACGTAGCGTGACGCACATAGACGCTGAGAGCCCGCAGGAAATCCAGAGCCACACGAAGCAAGCACGTCCCCGCTACCAAACGCCGCCACTAAAAACGGTGAAATCCATTGGAAGAGCCGCGCAACAGCACGGTGCCGCACAACAAACGACGGCATATCCGCAATCGTCGCACGCGGCGTCAACTGTGTAGGCAGCGTAATATTAAAATGATAAGTGCCGTTATTGAATATTCCAACATTTGACCTATTTGTTAGAAATACAGCAAATCCGTGATTTTTCTTAGGATAATCAACGCTCCGTTTTAGCGGTCCTTCGCAATCCAGCGACATCAATCCAGATTTGAAGGCACCAAGCCAATTTTTCTTATAGTCAAGCAATTCGGTAATAACATCCTCCATTTTCGCACAATAAAATCGCTGTGTCATAAATTCAATCGTATCACCGTCAAATGTCCACCAATTTTTATGACCTGTTTTAAATACAAAAGGATTCACATCTTGTAAATTCTCAAATAAAGTCTTTCCGTTAAATTTCGGATTCGGAGTATATATGTGCCGATACAAACTTTTAGGCTGTCCACGCATATCAGAATGTGTAAGTGTATGTCCATTTATAAGTAGTGGCAATGTCACAGTGGGCTCAACACAATACGCATCCAACGCTTTTGTTAGAAAATCAGGCTTGTATGTAGTCCAATAGTCTACACTATACCTCTCACGCTTATGGTTCTGGTTCTTTTTAAAGAATTCAGCCGGTTTTACAAGCCCGCCCTCAAGTTCAAGATACGTTTCATTTTCAATACCAAGACCCCAATACACTTCGTCAGGCTTATACATAAATTGATAGCGGTCATGTTTACCCGCTGCCGATTTCATTCATGCTAATTGGTATATTTATAAAATTAATCAGTTGTAAGAGCACTCCAACTTACAGGAAAATGTGGTTCAAGTAGTGCCGCCAACGCTTCAGCATATCGTTTAATCTCTTGTTGGGCACCAGGATCTAACCGCAGTTTAACAAGGCGAGCATACGCCGCTAATGAAGCAGTTTCAATAAATTCGGTATACATACTTTGTGGTAGAATTACACGTGCAATTTCGGGTGCGACATTTTCTTTGAGTAGCGAATCGTATAAGTCTAACGAATTGGCAGCAGCAAGACGAAACGCTTCTAATACTTCATTAACGTGTTCAACCGGCGTATCTTTGCTACCCTGTTTGAGATTCTTATCACGCGCACGAACCTGTTCAGCATTGGGTATCCATAATTCAGGCACAGTATCTACGTAACGCCGTGAGACTTCATTACGTGCAAAACCAATAGTATGCCGATACCATTCACGCACAACAAAAATAGGCATCTTAATGCGTACACGAATCTGCGGATGAAAAAATGGACTAATATGATTATGCTTTGCGAGATATGTCACAAGTTTAGCATCTTTTCCGTCAAACTCCGTTGATTCTTTGGCAAAGGAAACCCGCGCAGCGTTTACGACGGTAAGGTCACTTCCAAATACTTCTAGAATCTCAATACTTCCAATACTGTCGGATGCCGTCCATTTTCCAGGGGCAGCAGACATAGAACTAGTGAGATAAATACAATAAAGTTTAGATAGCATCGCGTCCACCGACCATTGCAGCACGGTGTAGCGGGATGACATAGGGATTGCGTTCCAGGGCGGCGACGGTAATAGGCTCGTTGCGGATAGCGGAGATATCCAGCTTGAGCACAGTACGCGGGCGCTGTAGACCAATGACCTCTCTGGAGGTGGGAACATTGTCCACACGATCCACACCAGGCTCTCTATCGTTGACAGAATCAGCATTGAGCTTGCGGTACTGGAGATGGATGTTGTCCTCGCCGTTGAAGAGCTTGACGGACGAGCCCTGAGGGCGGCGGCCACGTGCCACATTCTCCTTCTGCGCATATTGACGCATATTCTGAGCATCGGTACGGTTGGTCTCCGCCGTCGCAACAGCGGCAATAGCGGGACCGTTCCAAGACGAATCCGCCGATAATGCCGCCTTCTGCGTATTGCGTACTGTATCCTGGAGTCGCGACTCCGCTTTGTCAGGAATACCAGCCGTCGCAAAGTTGCGGTACAGATCCTGCATATCCAGGGTGTTACGACCGGTTACACGGGCAATATCATCAGGGTCGTAGATAGTGAGTTTCTGCGGAACATCGGCACGTCCCATAATACCGAGGTAGTCATTGTCCTCCGTGGTCTCCTTGATAGTCGTACGAGCAATATCGTTAGGGTCATAGACGGTGAGACGGGGCTGGGCGTCGGCGGGACCGGCAGCACCAAGATAGTTGAAATCTTCGGTCTCCTCCTGGCGAGTAGGGCGAGCAATATCCTGGAGAGGAAGTTGAACCTCGCCGGTTTCCTGCGGCACAATATTGAGACCGTGGACACGCTCCGTAGTGTAGAAACGCTCGTTAGGGCGAATTTCCACACCGGACTTACCGTAGTCGTTCTCTTGCGCATCCGTGTTGGGATCAAAATTGTTTGTAAGATCGGCGTTACGGAAGCCCCAAGGACCCATCTGCTGTGTGAGCGGTGTACGCGTGGAAGCGACGGTGTAGGTCGCCTTGCCTTCCACTTGACCGGCGGTACCCTCGTATTCCTTGGAGGTATCAGGGCGAGTGACGTGCTTGAGTACCTGGGTAGAGCGGACTGTCTCCTTAATATTATCAGCCGCAGTAACGAAATTACGCTCGCCGTGCTCGTTGAGGTAGAACTTATCGGGGTGGTACTTACGAACATCGCCAATAGATTCCGCAGTACCAGATGTCGTAATAAAGTGTGCTCCAGGCACAATGGGTGTAGCATAGGTGAGCTTAGGATTTGTAGTCACACGGAGATCGTTGGTACGCGGCATACGCTCAATGATGAACTCCTCACCGGCTTGCTGCTGGTAGCCACCGGATGGCAGTTCAGTAAAGCCCTGATTGAGACCAGGACCGACACGAATCGGCTCAACGGGGCGCTCGCCGCCACGATTTTTCGGCTCCACAATACGCGACTCCATAAAGTCGGTGGTTGATTCAAATCCATAGGGGTTGCCAATAGGCTCAGTGCTCGGCTCAAAGAACGGTGCCTGCTCCCGCTTGGCAAACAGTGTCTTGCCTGAGCCCGAGTAGCTATCAAGAATCTGGTTATTCGCAGTATCAATCATATTCTGTTTGACTTGACCACGGAAGAAGGGGACCATGTTTTGGTGCTTGAACTCGCCGGGCGCGAACTCAACGCCGCTGAGTGCCGATACAAAACCCTTACGCAGTGTAGCGTCTTCCCAGCCATCAGGGCGAATCTGTAGAGCGTCGGCAACGGTGGGGTCGTCCTGTGTTGGTAGAGACATCGGCGGAACGGGGAAATATCCGTTGGGAATCGCCTGAAGCTGAGAAGGATTGGGCTCGGCAGGTAACGAACCGCCCGTAGGAATATTAAACTGCTCATCATACTTGCCGGCTCCTAGCGTATTTGGCTGGCGGGGTTTTCCAGGTACTGTACGCGCATTCGCAGGAGTATAGACTTGGGCACGCGTCGCAGCGTAGGTGGACGGCGAGCGGCCGGCGTCGTTTTTACCAGGAGAATACGACGTTTTAGGTCCAATACGCAAATCAGGAGAGCCCTCTACAGACTGGAATCCCTCCTTCGTATTTGATAGCGATTTGCTGGCGGCATAGCCGAGTCCGAGCAATCCGAGGAACACTGCTGTCTCCATACTGGAACTTCTACTATGAGTCATTAAGTTTCCTACGAACGGAATAAATCGCACCATAGAATCTATGAACCGATTTATATATTAGCATCACGTCTAAGCAAGTTGTGCGTAACCGTGGCGTGCGTAGCCGGTGGAGGGCGGGTTGAGCGGCGACGGTTGAATGCCGTATAGAGCATTCGGAGGTGCCGGGAGGACATCAACACCACGTGGTAGTTTATTGACAGAGCGGTTGACGGCGGCACGGTACTCATTAAGGGCGTCCTGCTCCAGACCCTGGAAGCCGGTTTCAGGCTCGTAGGCGTTCGGGGCGGGTAGGACCTCACGGGAGCCGGTGGGTGTAGGGATACAGGGGCGGAACTCATCCTTTTGTTGGAGACGCGTGCTGATATCCCAGTCAAAAGGCATCATAGCTTTCTCTTGGGGATTCTGGCATAGCCACTCCCAACGATTCCAGCCGCTAGAACGGAGCGTACAGGGCGGGTCATTGAGCCGGGTATGCGTTTGCGGGAAAGACTGCTCTTTCATATTTGTTAGCGGCGTGTTATTCATCTTATTGCCGGCAGGGTCGTACTGATTACAGATGGTCTTCGTAGTAGGGCGATTGATGTTGAATAAGTCGGATTCTACGTCCGTCTTGATGAAATTGGCATTCTGTGCATCACCCCACTTTTGTAGAATCGTGGTCGGCTCGGGCGCATAGGTCGCATCGCAGTACTGCGGCGGGGCGTCGAGCTGGTAGCGACCGGGACCCGTTGTTACACGTAAGTCATCATTCGTCTTGCAACCATCGTACGTGCGACGGTTAAAACTCTGGTCCTTAAGAGCAATGTTTGCCATTCTATTCTAGTCATCTCTTATCTTTTTTAGAAAAGAGATGAATAACAATACACCCACACGCGTGTTTAGAAGCGCATGGGGTAGCACGTATCAACGTCAAGCGGCTTCGGCGTACCGATACCAGGGTAGGTGACGTTCTGGCACGTCGGCAGATTACGGGGCGTCGTATCCACCGTGAAAATCTTACCGGTCGCCTTATCACGGTAGGAGAACGACGGGGGAGTATCGGGGCAGCCGGCACCGCCAAGGGGGCAGGCAGGAATGTACTGGCGGGCAACACACTTGCTCTGAACACGCGTACGTCCATATAAGTCCGACTCTAAATCAACCAGATTACCGCTAATGTTAGAAACTTCAGAGCCGCCAACAAGACCAAGGGCATTGCGGCACTTATTGGGATTCTCAAACTTAACGGGCATCTGGGTGTAGGAAAACATACCGTAATCCTGCTGATCACGAACGGTAACCATATCCGTAGAACCAATGCGGTTCCAGGCGGAGTTCCAGGGTGCCTGTGGGCTGGACATGTCCATTTTCTTTACTGGTTGTACATAAAAAGAATCCGGGCACGTTCAAGAACGTCTATATGTTTTACGACCCTTCCTTCTACGTTTATAAGTATGGGATCTTCTTCTTCCACCTGCCATCATAATTGGGGACGGTCCAAGCATTTGTTCCATTGTACCGCGATTTGTAAGCCAATTAAGAAACATAGGAACATCATCAAATAAAGAACCGTATCCATCTATGAACTTGCCATGAGGAGGCATACCAATTGCTAAATAAAACTGCCGTCCTAACCATTGTTTGTTTTCATCTGTATTAAATTTTCCAAGAATAGTGCTTTTTCTTTCAGCAGTCACCACATTATTGGGTTTAAACATATCAAGTATGTGCCAATCTGTAAAATCATTATTTAGATATATTTCTAGAAGTTCTAATAAAAATTCTCCGTTTGCAAGTGCGATTTCATCTGGTACAGACTCTGGTGTAAGATCAGGAAGATATTGATTTTTAACATATGAATACATTCTAATATATTTGAAGTTTAAAAACACTAATAGTAATAATAGTAATAATAAAATGCTATGGTCAAAGGGTCCCTTTGGAACCCAAGGGGGTCCCCTAAAAACCGCATATTCCACAAAAGGTACAGAATACCTTGCGACGGAAGAGGAACTTATAGACCAAATAAAATCGGCAACTACCGTCTTATGGATACGTAACGGATCACTAGGGCAATTACGTACAACCGACCTAGATATAGTAGCAAAACATCTTGACCTTCTCGCCCATCCCGTAACGCTTATCACGTCGGACGGTGACCGGCTTGTTCCCCACTCTTACAAACCCCAAACAGTCCAAACTATTTTGAATCATCCAAATATTCGCAAATGGCTTACGCAGAATTACGATAAAACTACTGAGCATGAAAAACTCGGCTATATGCCAATAGGATTTGACTTCCATACTCCGAAATGGCTTATCAATAATAAACCCAGCGAAAAAACCGAGTTTATGTTACAGTGCCGCCGTACAGCCCCGCCGAAAATCAAGGACAAAGTTTTCCTAGACGCCCACTTAACCGGTAGTAGCCTAGAGCGGGACGTCCTAAAAGCTACGATCAGCAACAACCCATCAGTTATTTGTTTGAAATCCCAGGTTCCCTTTACCGATATTACGAAAATTTATAATATGTATCAATTTGTATTATCGCCGCCAGGGCGTGGCTTTGATTGTCACCGTACTTGGGAACTTTTCCTAGCCGGCTGTATTGTTATCGTAAAATCCTCCCCGTTGGATGATATGTTCAAACAACATAAACTGCCGGTGGCAATTATCAAAAATTGGGCTGAGCTTAATATAAACTTAGACCAAAAATTAAACCAGTGGTATAGCGACCTAATAGAATTAACTGCACCTGAAACTATTCTACCAAAACTACAATTTATGTATTGGTTACAGGATTAGCAGTTGAGGTCACGCACAAACTGGCGTGAAGGGATGCCGCCACGTACCCAGCCAGGTGCCGCCGCCTCCGTCACTAAGTTTGTGGGGTTCTGAATGTGCTTTGCTAAGTGGGGCACTAGGGGAACAAACTGACCGTCAAAGAACGTCTCCGTGACGGTGCCGCAAGGGCGCTCAATACGAGCCCACTCGGCGTAGATTAAGTCGCTCTCAACATCGGGATTACCACGACCATTTCCCATGTAGGGAACCGTCGTGAAGGGGCGGGACTGGACGTGGAGCGGGCAGCGGAGGCGGCCCTCCTGCGTCTGGTCCGTACGGAGGCGTGAATCGTCGTCAATCTGCTGGTTGTTGTAGCCGAAGCCCTCACGACCGAGCAGCGTAGGGTTAGGGTACTCAACCTTAACGGCGTCCGCCTGCTTGGGCACTAAATTGCGAATCTGATATATGCCGGGACCAGTCTGATCACGCATCTGCTGTGCGACTTCGCACGTATCATCGTATGTACGAGTGAATTCGTTAATCTGGTACTCCTTGGGAGCGATATCCACGCCGCGGGGAAATGGTGCGACTGACATTGCCTTCTATCCATCTAGAAGACAAAAAAATTGACGCGACCTTCGGCAAATCGTGGATTCACAGCAACACTTACCAACCCCAGTCACTATGTCTGTTACTACCCTTTCCATCAAGGATATTCCTTATCCACTAGTACCGAATACGGCGTTTCATCCGATTAATACAAAGGCTGCTATTGAGCGTATTCGTAGCGATTACCTTGATAAGATTGAGTCAGTAAATCCGCATCAACCTGTAACAATGGAGTTGATTCTTATGACGATTCTTGAGAGTCCACGGGCACACGCCACGTGGGCAACGGTCTTTGAGTACCGTGGCACGCCGTTCTATGTTGTAAGGAATCTAGCACATACCAATACAACGCTTCCTTACCGAAGGGTTCTAGTGGTGAAATTGGATCCTTTGGTCCGTCAGGATGCGTTTATTATTCCTTACCCTGTGCGTACTTGGGACCGAGTACATAGCAGCCTGACGCACGAGGAATTCTACCCATTGCCTTCAATGACGATGTTGCAGTAAATCCAATCGCTTTCTTTCCCCAAAACGCAGTTTCCGCTTTTTTCGCTGCGGCTAGTCCCTTAAAAGGACTTTTCTTGACAGACCGAGTCTTCCAAGAAAAGGGTTTGGTGCGGCACTTACGGGTACCACCAGCCATTTAATAAGCCAAGTGCTTTTTTCATCAAGGCGCAGCCAACCTAAGGCGCAGCCAACCTAAGGCGCAGCCAACCTAAGGCGCAGCCAACCAAGGAATCTGTCCACCTTCCGTGCCAGTCTGGCACACAGCCAAGTTGCCCTCCTTGCAACTGAGTCCAGGTACGCGGAAGAGCCAGTTCTGGAACGACTCTTGATCGTTAGGGATTGACGTAGACGGCGGTACGATCCAAGTACGCTGATTCTGCGAATGCTGGAATACGTCGTTGGGGTCGCCGTAGAGACGGTCCTGCGTATCATCGGATAACTGGCGAGCCATATCAGATGTGTCGACCGTCGCCGCCGGCGGCTTTCTAGGATTATCCAATACCTCGTTTACAAGCACGCCCATATACGGATTATTTGGCAACGAATATGTACGTTCTTTCGTACCGATAACGTCCGATATATTCTTGTTTGCTACGTCAACGCCTCCAACAAAGTTCGGGGGAGTAGAACCAGGTGTTGTAAACAGCGTAGGTCCTACAATTCCATTTTCAAATCCTTCGCGTAGAATATGGCGTTCCTTCATTCCGTAATAGGCAGCAACCGATAGCAGAGCAATTCCGAGCGTAATGCCGAGATACGCTCCGTGACGATGTAGAACTGCCAATAATACACCAAGATACAGACCAAAGCGGGTCAATGAATTAAGGGCATTTGCGGTACATTTACGAGCTTTCTCGGTAAAGGGGAAAAAATCCAGCCATTGTTCCCATAATATACTGGGTGACTCCACCCAGAATGGATTGCATCGGGACGAGCTCATTCACTTACTTTGACGAATGTTTTTATTCTATGTATTACTTCTTACCGCTCTTCTTTGCCGCTTTTGCCTTTGCAGCACTATCTTCCATCAGTAGTTCATTTGCAGCAGCATCGGCAGCCGCTGCCGCCCCTGCACTTACACCGACGCCAGCACCACCGGCACCACCGGCACCACCGGCAGCAGCTGCCTTCTTCGCCGCCTTCTCTGCCGCCTTCTTCTTGAGGCGTTCCTGTACTTCACGACGACGCGCCGAGCCCTCATTGCCCGATTCCTTCTCGCCACCCTTGAGCATCTCGCCGAGCTGTTCAAAGAGACCTGAAAACGCTTCGTTATCGGAAAACTCCTTCATTAGCTCTTCGGCTTCACGGATGAGTTCGTCGCGGTTGAAATCGCCACGCTGGAACTTTGCCTGAATCTTCTTTGCAATACGCTGTGCGATTCCGATAAGCATATCAGGCTTCTGCGTGAAAATCTCCTGTAAAAAGGTGAAAATCTGGGTGGGGTCATTGCTATTGAGAAGCTCAGGCGAAAGTCCGAAGTCCTCAGGGTTGAATTCACTTACGATTTCCTCGGCAATCTTGGCGATGTGACCCTTGAAGAGCTTCTCAGGAATCTTGAACTTCGGCTTGCCATCGGGTCCCGTTCCGCCAAGACCCTCAAAGGCACCGCTAATATCCTTCATACCGAAACCCTCAGCCATCTTCGCCAACTTCTCAAAAATATCCTTCATTCCGTTATCTTCGCCAGACTTGAGACGCTTCATCATCTCCTCCATATCGTGCTCAAAGCCAGAAATATCCCAAATGCCGTCCGTCTTCTCAGCACCGTCAAATGCGGCGGCGATGAGTAGCAGCGACGTCAAATAGCGCCAAATCGCAGTGCGGCTATTGTTAGAAAGCTCAGACCATAACTTGGCGGTCATAGAAAATCCAGGAACTAATTCCAGACCGGCTTCCGTAAAAATAGAATCGTTTTGAACAGCAATATTATTGGTATGGGTCTTCCAGACGGCTAGGAAGTTCTCGCGTGCCTTGGGGTCTTCCTTAGCGGCATTGAGTGGACCGGCGTATTCCGGAAATGTTTCCAACAGTTCCGTGACAAATTGTACATAGGTGGCGGAGAACGAGACCGACATGTTTTACTTGTTAGAGACAAAGAGTCTGTAACAAATAAAGAAACGCAAGTGCGATTTTAGGGCATACCGGCGGCACGGCGGCCAAGAATTACAATGACCTTACACCAATTCCAAATCGCTTTCTTATTTGCCTCGGTCATATTTGCCCAGTGACGGTCAAAGATAATATAGGCAACGGCGTAATCCTTGTATGCACCAGTTGTCATATCTTTCGCCTTTGCGATAAGAGTCGCTTCATCTTCATTAATAACCGGCTCGTGAAAGTCAGGATAGATATATTCCATAAATCCGGAATGAATGAGTTTGGGATTCACCTTCTTGAGAAGGCGGAGTGAATCAAGGGCACTTGCAATATCCTTCTCCTCTGGATAGGTATCGGCAAGCTCCTCTACAAACTCAAAGAGCTTAGTATTAAAAGCCGTAAGAAGATTTGCCATTGATTTTTAAATCTAATTATACGTTTAAACCTTTTGTCATTTTTTTACCTAACCCATACGGGCTACAGGGCGACTAACGTCACGATCGCGGTTTGCGGTATAGGCTTCAAACTCTTTGAGTAGTGCGTCCTCTTTGGCGGTGCGTTTCGCTTGTGGACCGGCAACAGCGGCAGCAGCGGCGGCAGCTGAGGAACCAGCGGCACCACCAGGAATGAGGGACGCAAAATTACGTTCAATAGGATTCACGCCTTTGTCGGAGCTGAATTCGCTTCCAAGAAAGCTGAAGTTATCGGACCACATTCCGCCCTCCATTTCGGAGCCGTAGTAGGCACTAGGCTCGCCATTCGGTGCTCCCATATCAGTTACAGTCGCTCCTCCACCACCAGCACTGACTGCCATTGAGCCACCGGTGCGAGGATTGGAGCGGCTGGTTGCTTCTCCACGGGGAGCCATATCGGGAGAGTATACGGGGGCGGCAAGGGGTCCACGATTGTCGTCTGTAGAACGTTGAGCGTTCTTAGGACCGCCGCTAGCGTTGAGACGGGCTTCAAAAAGCCAATTATTGACAGGACCGGGACCTACACGAGCCTCGGATTCACCGGCAACCCATAAAGATGGGACGGATTTGAGCCAATTAGGGAGCGGTGGACGAGAAGGAGATGGATCGACACAAATCAATTGGAACTGTGATACAAAGGGGGTGCGTGATAATTCTTCTAGAAATCCTTGGCAGTGACGGCACTTTGAACCATACCAGAGCCGATGCTTGCTCATCTTCTCGTTGTAAAGTCTGGCGATTTAACAAGGTCTAAAAAAACGAGCGAGGTTGGGGGTCTAAGCCTAAAAATTGATAATGGTGTATAAGATAGAAGAGGAGTCAAAATGTTTTCGGATTATGTTGAAGTGGGACCTACACTTTTCAATCCGGCAGCGGGCAAGATTCGTGCGACCTTTAAGCTCAATGCGAATGTAACGATTGCGAATACGATTCGCCGAGCGATTATTTCCTCAACTCCATCGGTCGCATTTAGGACTGAGCCGGCGGAGACGTCTGAAATGAGCATCTCTGTCAATACGACCCCGCTGGTCAACGAAATCATCTCGCATCGTATTGGAATGATTCCTATTTCGGCGGATATTACAACGTTTGATCCTTCTCGTTACGAGTTCATTCTTGATAAGGAGAATACCTCAAAGGATATGATTGATGTTTACGCTTCGGACTTTCAAATCTTTATGAAGAATCCTGAGAATCCGCTGGAGGCACCGGTACAGGTACCAACGGCACAGTTCTTTCCTCCCGACCCAATTACGGGTGAGACGGTTCTCATTACTCGGCTACGTCCGCAGTGGAATCGCTCGGCACCGAACGAGCAGATTAAACTGAAGGCAAAGGCGTCAATTAGCACGGGAGCTGAGAACATTCGTTGGTCACCGGTAAGCCAGTGCTCATACGAGTATACGCGTGATAACAATGAGGAGCATTTAGAGGATGTCTTTACGAACTGGCTGCTCAGTGTAAAGAAGATTCCAAAGGTGACGGACCTTGCCGAGGAGAAGCTTGCCGAACTTAAGCGTGAATTCAATACGATGGAAGTCCAGCGTTGCTATCTTACGGATGAGCGCGGCAATCCGACGAACTTTACGTTCTATCTAGAATCGGTGGGCACTCAGCCGATTCCGTATATTGTTGCTAACGCTCTTAAGGCAGCCGAGGCACTTGTACGTAAGTATGAAGATATTGACGCAACGCTACCGAAGAACGTCGTTGTTCAGCAGGGCGACGCCCGTTTCCCCTGCGTTGATATTGTCTTTACAAACGAATCGCATACGTTGGGCAATCTTCTAGAAACGTACTTGGTGGAGAATCACGTGGATGGTGAGGCTCAGCCGCGGATTACGTATGCGGGTTATAAGGTACCGCACCCATTACGCCCCGAGATGTTTGTACGTATTGGCGTAGAGTCGGATGGCGGCGATGCGGACCAGGAGCAGATGATTGCGCGCCAAGCGGTGGCAAATGTATGCCGTGGATTACGCGACCATTTCCGCACGCTACAGGCGGCGTGGGAAACTCGCACATCGGCGGCTACAGTCACAAAAGTCGGTGCCGCATAAAATCTGATTCTTCTATAAGAGACATGGATCCGTTACCGTATGCGGGAGTATTATTCGTCGTTCTCATTGGCTTATGTCTGTTTTTCTACCTCCGGCCTAAATACCTGAGCGAGGGATTTGCGGTCGTTGCACTGGAGGGTGAGACAATGCCGAGGTGCTTACTTCGTAGTGTGGAAGCTCAGGGAATATTGAAAAAGCTTCATCCGATGAAGCAGGCGGCACCCGCATCAAAGGAGGCAATGGCGTACAATGAGCTCAATCTCATTCTTCAGAAAGTTCTGTGTATCGATGCGGATATTACAGGATCCGGTGCGGGTCCTTACCAGACCTTCCAGCTTCCGTTTGCGACACAGCACGATATTGAGCCGCCTGCAAGCTTCGTAGGACGATGCTTGAAGAAGGCATTACGTTCGCGGGATATTGAAGTTGAGTTTATGAAATTCAATGACCGTGGAAATGTATTGATTGATGCGCTTGCGTACGATGATGCGGAGCGTGAGCAACTCAAGAATGCTTTCCGTAACGTGATTGTCAAGACGGCACATAGTATTGCGTTTACGTGCTTATCGGAGAAGGCGAATCTAGACCGCCCCGCTGGAGCACGTGATCCCGGTTATTACGTACCCCATTTCTCGTTGGAGCAGGGACCGTACGAGATTAAGGGAAAATACCAGTACTTCTAATGCATCAATCAAGTAAGTACATCACAAACGCAAATATAGAACCAAGAAAGTATCCATATGCGGCAGCGAACAAAACAAACAAAAAACATTTTATGATTTTTGTTTGGGAGGGGTCCATTCCTCTACACCGAAGGAAGGAATTTACACGGCACACTGGCAGGTGCCGGGGCTGAGGAGCATAATCAGGATAGAAATGCCTAGGATTTGCCATACAGACTTCGCCTCCTTCACGCTAGGAACAAGGACGTGGAGCACATTATTCCAGAGATACTGTCCGAAGAGAAGGATGAGTCCGAGAATAAGAAGCACCGTGAGGAATGATACGAGTGCCGCACGGAACGGTAGTGCACTTAGACCGGTCTGATTCTCAAACGGCTCAGATAGTTTCACGGGAGAAGCCTCTAGTATAGCATTTATGTTGTTGGCAAAAAATCCACCCAGCATTCTGTTTCTATTTACATTATCTAATTTTCTTCTGAGCCGCTAGACTTGGGAATATGTAGTTTGAGATCGTGCTTCATAATGCTTGTACGGTTTTCCTCCAGATAATTCACAAGGGAAGATGCCCGCTCCTCATCGCCGCCAAAGAACTCCTTGAAATGCTTGAGCATAAAGCCATTGGAAAGTTTTTCGGTCACTTCGCGAGTCTTATGAATAACCGCACCCTTGCTCACATTAATCTTCGCAACATTGTTTGATTCCATAATACGTAGAATGATATCCTTGAGTGCCTTGGACTGCGTGCGACGCTGCTTCATTTCCGCATTCAACGATGTCACCTCCTCTTGTAGCGTCATCCAGCGCTTTAGAAGTGCGGGAAGTTCACCGATGGCGGGTGCGGGAGCAGGACCGGTGGGGATTAGGAGCGAATTCGTAGAGCCGGCGCCTGGTACGATAGACATTTTACCTTCTATTCTACATAGACTAACTCTATCATTTTTTGTCCAGAAAAAATGAGCCGCCCCTCACGCCGTCAAACAAACAGCCAATAATGGAGCAGCCCAGCGAAGAAGCCCGCCGATTCCTACGTCAATTCTGTTTGATTCGTTATAATTCCCTTATACAACGAATCAACCAAAAGATACCAATGGACGCCGAAACTATAAAAAAACTCACCGATGCCATCATCAACGTCACCTGGATTGACGAAACCCTAGATGAAATAAAGGCGTTGCCGGTCTCGTAGCGTTGTACGGCAGACAAAGCATAGATGCCGCTGTTTTTGAGCACATCCGTTACAGAACGTATGACCGCAAGGCACAAGAGCCCAGCAGACACGCTCCGTCGTACAAATAGAGCAAATGGGACCGTCCGCATTGTTAGTGCTCACATTGAGTGCCATTAGAATGGACCGCAGCGCCGTAAAACGTGCGTAGTGCCGACAGAACTCGCTGTAGTCTCCATGAATTTTATTCCGCTCGTACTCGGACCGAATATATCCAACAACCGATTGTTTGAGAGTCAGGATTTCCTCTGTTTCCACATCCTCAATGGAGATGCCAAGTAGCCGCTTTTTCATTGTATCGACCTTTTCAATCTTCAGATTGAGAATTTCCATACTACGAAACATCTCCTTGACCGTTTCCAAATACGCATTCATAACGGCGTGAATATCCTTACGAATGTCGCTGATAGAATGACCGAGCTCTGCCTCCAGCTCGCTCAACACCGTATCATTATCTACAACAACCGCAACCTTATCTTTCATCCACTGCGACGACGAACTCAGTGTTGGAAGTTCAAGGGAGCGAATAAAATGAGAATGGCGTTGGACAATAGAGGTATCCTCAAGTGGCTTCTCTAGAAACGTTGTCAGCATTTCACTTTCATTTGTTAGAATGTCACGGAGACGCTTACGCCAGGGTCGGAGATAATCACGCTCATCGGGTACAATAGTATTTCCTACATTCATATGAAATTGTAAAGCGTTCTCTATACTTTGTTTAGTATTTGTCATTGTGCCAGAGCCGGCATCGGCATCATCAAAATCCGCCGTAGCAAACGCCAGCGGCTCTACATGATCACCGTACGCACCTGATAAATCCATCTACCTCATAAACTTTTGTTTTGTTTAGACTAAATAAGATGCTGGACGAATTATTAGTAACAATTATATTTTTGATAGTTTTAGCAATGTGTGTATTTATTTATAATAATCCTATGCGAAACCGCGAGGGATTTGCGAACCAGACAGTGACCGACTCCGCATCGGATATTTCTGGAGCACTTCCTACCGATGTGTCAGGATGCGCAGGAATACCGTTATCAGATTTTAATACAGATATAGTACTATCATATATTGCTCCCGATATCCAGTATGCGATTATGAGTTATTCTATCGGTAGTTATAATTATTTGCCGAAGATTCAACAAGTTTTCAAACAAGGAAGCCCTACGGAACAGATGGCAATCAGTGCATTGCTTGGACGATATTTAGCGTTAAATGGTGGATCAGCGGCAATACCTGGACCTGGCTTTACCAATACAAGTCCTGGAAATTATGTAGCACAAATGAAGGGCTCGGCAGACCTACTCAAACCGATAAAAATAGATACCTCCTCACCGGTATATAAATCGTTTCAAGCGGCAACTACGGTTGCTCTATGTCCTAAGTTTAACAAACGATGGGTCTCAACGGCGGATTTTTAATTACAAAGAAATCTCTGAAATATACGTGAAAAATTCATCACTGAATCCATAATGGCATCCATTAGCTTCCGTGCTTTCAGGTACACGACGGGAGGTCGCATTGCCGCCGTGTAGAAACGACACAATAATTCCACGAGGAGAGATTTCGGCGGTTAACGCTTCACGACCAACAATGAATCCTTCGCCTTCGGCAATATTGACCGACGCAGGAAACTTGCCTGCTTCAAAGAATGACCGTTTGAACGCCAACGATGCTTCGCTAACACGTTCCGCTACCGATAAGTTAAGGGGCGGTACATTCATTGCACTAATATACCGTTTAGAGTCGTACATTGGTAATGTAGAGCAATAGACACATTCTATCGCAGGATCGTTGAGGTACGCCATACGAGCACGGATAGAGGAGACAGGATAGTGGTCATCATCGTCCATCATCATAAAGATAGAGCATTCAGGCGGTGCCGCTAGGCACGCCTTATTACGCTTATCGCCGATTGCCAACTTTTTGGGCATCGATAAGTACCGAACGCGAATATGACGATTAATGCTTTGGAACTTGGAGACCGCACCGTCAACACGCCCATCTCCGTCACTATCATCCGCAATAATCCAGGTAATCTTATCACTGGGATAATCAGACTTTAGGATGTTGTTTGCCATATTGGGAAACCATTTGGGGCGATTGTGGGTCAGCGTCACCACTGCTATGTGAGGAAAATCAGGAATCGCAGGCACCTTGGGCGGATATGCGGCAACTATAGTCGGCAAAACAAGCAGTTTAATAGCGGATTTGAGTAGGGAACGGCACGAAGCACGGAACTCCTTCATACGGATTGTAGAGCGGTGACGTAAAGCACCGGATATAGACTTTTGTTCCTCTTTGGTGAGTCCAAGCAACGATTCTACTGCACTACAAACGTCGGCTCCCCCAAATAATACGGGCTTATCAGGAAACGCCGATTCTTCTAGTACTTTCCGTGTAGAAATCTTACCGACCACGCCGAGAATATCGCCATAAAGTTCGCTGTATACTCCAATATCGGTCCATAGGGGTAATGCACCAACAGCAGCCGCTTCGGCAAATGTATAACCAAATCCTTCGGCTGCCGACGCAACCACGTGAAATTCGTACTCTGCCTGGGCTTTTACTCGTTCCGTTTCGGTTGCGTAGGTATCTAGGAGTTCTACTCCGCGCGAGCCCGCATCGAAAAACTTCGTACGTAGTGAGTCCATAATCATCTTAGAGCCGTAGACATGTAGCGGCGGCCACTCCGCTTTCCAGATGCCGACAATAATCATTGCCGCCGCCGCTTTATTTGCGGACGCACCTACCAAGTACAGAAACTCACGTTTCTTCTTTCCTAATGCAGACAAACCGGCGGAGATTTCAGAGCCAGCACGCCAAGAGATTATCCGCGCACGAGACTCTTCTACGTCAAAGAACATATTGCGAGCGTACTTGGATTTAAAGACAATAATGTCGGCACCGCCTTTCTCCCGCGGCTCTAAAACCCATTTCCACGCGTCTGAGTACCACCACTCCTGATTGACAACGACAATATTTACACGTCCGTAACGCCACGCCATACGACAGGGTACCTCCAAATGGATATTAATATCAACCGCACCGGTTGCCCTATTGCCTGTTCCATACGTATAAGCGTCTCCGTGTTCCACCGAATCTATTTTAATAGACCCTCCAGCACTGGCTTCTCGTAATATTTGTTCAATAATACGAGCATCCTGACTCAGACCGTAAGCGTGCGCAACGGTGCGCGATGAGCCTGATAGTACGCAGATACGTAAGCCGCGTCCACTCATTCTCTATTTTCTCTTACGAGTCTTCAATTTAGATAGGTTCGCAGTACGCGCTGCCTTCAACGTTCCTTTGCTGAGCCGCCCCCCTTTCACAAAAGCATCCGTAACCTTACGAATATAGCCAAGCTCTTCCTTGAAATAACCGGAGTGACCACCGTCTTCCGCACGTTTTACACGAATATTTGGTAAAATCTTAGACAACTCCATAACGGAGCGGTAGGGGCAAATCATATCATAGCGTCCGTGAATAACATCAATTGGTATATCTTTTAACCGATGAGCGTTTGCTAAAATTTGACCTGGTTTCAAAAACCCGCCGTTAATAAAGTAGTGATTTTCCAAAATAGCAACGGATATATCTTTCGATCCTTTGAATGTAACTGGTTTTGGCACAAGTGAAATGACAGAATCTTCGTAGCCGGTCCAAGCAGCCGCTGCTTTGAGTGCCACCTTTTTGTCGGGACTAGTAAGCCGACGTTGATACGCCCGTAAAATCTCTTTCATCGTCCCCTTCCGCTCAGAAGCCGTCAATGGTTCTAAAAACCGCTCATATTCGGCGGGAAATATCTGAGCGGCACCGTGAGGTTCATAGAGCCAGGCAGATTCGGTATCATCCATCAAACAGAGAGCCCGTAGTAGCAGTCCGCTGACCCTATGCGGGTACTTTTCCGCATATACTAACGCTAACGTGGAGCCCCATGAGCCGCCGGTTAAATACCACTTTTTCACCTTAAGAGCCCGCCGCAGCCGTTCCATATCATCGAGCAAATCATCAGTGGTATTGTGAGAAAGCGAAGGAACGCCGAAGGGCGTAGACTTACCGCAACCTCGCTGGTCGTATAATATAACGCACCAGCGTGTTAAATCAAATAGTTTAACGGAACGAGGTGAAAGTCCGGCACCGGGTCCACCATGTAGCACAAGTGCCACTGGTCCATCAACCTTTCCGTGGACTTCATAATACATAGTATGTCCGTGTGAAAGCGGTAAAAAATGCCCCACGTCTGCCATCCCCGCCATCCCTGCCATCCTTATTATAGCACTAGAATATTACGACGCAGCAACTCCTGAGAGCACGCTATTAGGCAGTCAACATCGCTCGCTGCCCGATGTGCCTCATACGTCCCCGTATTGCCAAAGAGAAACGTATGGAGCTCGGCAAGCCGCGGCTGCTTGTACGAACCAGGGCGTTGCGGATACTTAGAATCCTTATAGGGAAGCTTACATACCGGTGTCGTGAGCTTCATAGTACAAATCTGCTTTGCGGGCAGCCACGAAAAGTCCGTCTCGGCAGGCCAAGTTCGCAGGCACGCACACTTGACAACGGGTAGATCAAACGCAAGATTATGGGCAATAATCGCATCACAGCATGCACAATCTTCCTTGAATTCCGTAAATACATCTGCCGCAGGTGTGCCATTCGCAAGTGCGAACGGTTTATAGATTTTATGAATCATAGCACTTTCCGCATTCCAGACAAGATCCGGATCCGGCTGAATAAGTGCCGAACGCCGTTTCACGACCTTCCCGTCTTCCAATATTTGCCAAGCGATTTCCACCGGTGCTGGATGGTTATTTATGTCGGTATCAGGTGCCCCCCGGACCTTTGGCAATCCATTTGTTTCAGTATCAAAATACAGTACTTTCATTTTGTTAGAAATACAGACGCTGCCTTTATATACTCAATTTTTGCGGTAAAAATCGCTGGCATAGAATAGAAATATGAACGGTCTAAATACTGGTGCTAAGGCTGCTAGAAATAATGCTATGAACAATGCGGAGCGCGGTCCTGTAAACTACGCAACTGCCTCGAGACGTCCTAATAATTACAACTTGCCGGCAAGCCAAGATCCTGAGGCGTCTCCAAATGCGAAGAACAATTCGTTCAAGCTGAGCAACAAGAATAAGAACAAGAAAAACAATTCGGCACTCAATTCTTCGTTTACGGCTGTAAACGTCGGTTCGGCACCCGGTGGCAACTTCTTTGGTTCAATTACTGGTGCAGTAGGAAATGTTGCCAAGGGTGCGACGAATGTACTAGGCGGTGTTGGCAAGGGTGCAACAAACGTTGTCAGCGGCGTTGGCAAGAGTGCGACAAACGTTGTCAGCGGTGTTGGCAAGGGTGCGACAAACGTTGTTAACGGTGTTGGCAAGGCAGCCAGCAATACGGTCGGCAGTCTGTTCGGTGCGTTAGGCGCGGCTGCTCCCCGGCTACCAGGTCAGGCGGGCGGATATTACGCTGCATCTCTCCCCATTTCTGGCAATCCCTCTTCTGGCAATCCTTACCTTGCCGAGTATTCTGTAACGACGGGCGGTGGCTACATGCGTAAGAATAAAAATAGCCGCCGTAATCAGAAACAAATGGCTCGCTCTACCCGCCGTGCTTCCCGCCGTTCCCGCCGTGCGTCCCGCAAGTCCCGCCGTGCGTCCCGCAAGTCCCGCCGCCAGGCTAACGGTAACCTGGGCAACCTGAGCAACGTGAACAAGATGATGGGAGGCCGCCGCAGCCGCCGTAGCCGCCGCAGCCGCCGTGCGTCCCGCAAGTCCCGCCGCCAGAACGGCAACACGAGCAACATCCTGAACGCGAACAAGATGATGGGAGGCCGCCGCCGCCGCAACAACAACTCGCGCAATAACAAGAAGAACTCGCGCAAGAGCCGCAAGACGCGCCGCAGCCGCCGCCAGAACAACCTCGGACTCGTCAACAACAGCCTGGTGAAGATGAACGGCGGCTGGTGGTAAACGCAGTGAACCCAAGGGGGTAAACGCAGTGAACCCAAGGGGGTAAACGCAGTGAACCCGAAGGGTAAGCGAAGACCCCACTTAATCGTCCGTTCCTAGCCAACGGTCAGACGACTTGGCACGTTTCATTGGTCCGCCCGTAATGGCACGAACAGGTGCGAAACTACGACGGTGCTCAGGCGTGACACCGTGTGCCGTCAAGCCCGTCATATGCTTGGCGGTTCCATATCCCATATTTGTACTTAATCCGTAGTGGGCATCCCACTCTGGATTAGCTGACACCATCTCTTGAACCCAGCGGTCACGTGAGACCTTAGCAAGAATTCCCGCCGCCGCGATCGCCAAATACTGTGCGTCGCCGTCTACAATCGCGTGTCCCTCCGTATCCTTATAGGGTCGCCAGTGGTCGCCGTCCACCAGCACTCGTTCAAATGGTACTGTTAGTGAGTCCAGGGCACGGTGCATAGCTGTTAAATCCGCTTGGAGAACATTCTGTTCATCAATCTCTTGTGCGGTCACGAACGCCGTTGCCTTATCCAACGCACACTCCTGGATATAATCGTAAAGTATATCACGTTTCCGCTTTGATAGAAGTTTTGAATCACGAATCTCGTTGAGAGCGACTCCGTTGTCAAACATATCGTCGGTATCGTTGCTAAAGATAACCGCCCCGACATACAGTCGTCCAAATAGGCAACCCCGACCCGCTTCATCAAGTCCTACTTCAATGACGTCATCTTCCCTATAACGTAATTTATAAGGCATCGTGCGTAATAAAATAATAACCATAATTCAGTCAAATTTTTTAAAGACCACAAGCAGAATGGTGACAGTTGGAACAGTCCTGGCAATCGTAGCAGCGATTGCTGTTATAGTGTTGTTGTACATGTGGCCAGAGATTTTTGGTCGTACTCGTAACGAGTATTTTGCAAATCCGCCCCCTGCTGCTCCTCCCGCAGCAGCAGCACCAGCAGCATCAGCAGCACCAGCAGCACCACCAACCGCAACCGCAACCGCAGCAAGAGCAACTGAAGGCACCCCACCTGTAGAAAAGTTACCGATTGAAGCAATGAGCTCTGCCAATTTGCTACAGGCTATCGCCGTACCGCATATTAAAAGTTTAGAGGGTTTCCAAAGTGGAAGTGTACATACTTCGTTGAATGACGGTAGTGGACGCATAAATAGTTCTGCCGGATCAAGTAACGCTGTTGGAAGTGGATACAATATTCAACCTATGGATAATTCCGCAATGTCAGGCACAGCCGCAGGAGCCGGTGCGCCGACTACCTTAACAACGTACACACCGCCGTTGGCAAATGTTGTTATGCAGTCAGGTCCTTTAGCCGGTTCGTCGGCAGGGGCAGGATATCTTATGGCAGGCGGATTTGTGCCGACTGTAGGTTATACATCGGTGAATAGTCCATCGCCAATCTTAAATGGACCGCCGCCCCCACCCCCTCCGCCCAAACCCCCGTCTATGAATCTAGAAGTATTGAAAAGCGGTATGATTAATATAGGTGATGTACGAACAGGTTCATATGCGACAGAGGAGCAGACTTCTACACCATCATTTATAGTCGCCGCAAGCCAATTGGATCAAGGTACAATAAATACACTTAAAACAAATATAGCATCGGGCGGTCAGTATACGCTCAATGTAACAAGCGATTTGCCAAACGTAAAGTATTCATTCCCGTTACAGGCAATTTTAAATGTAACAAACTCTCAAAATCAGATATACGCCTATAATTTCAAGAATCAGTCTATAGTCAAACCTGGACCGGTATTCTTCGGTGCCAAGACACTCAATTTCCAGATTGTTCAGACGGAGCCTTTGCCTCAGACCGCACCTAATGCAACGCCGACACTACCAACAATACAACCTGTACCATCGCCTGTAGCAAGCGGTTCATCAATTCATAATAATTCATCAGGAACATCTAGTTCCGCAGGAACCAATATAAATTCTCCGTTTGTATCATCCGCCCCTATTGCACAACCGGCAACGCAAGTGAGCTCGCAAATGATGAATACATTGGCAGGAAAATTAATCACGGCGTTGATTACAAACGAGAAGGACTCAACAATCAAGATGGGGCTCGTGACAGCTTTACAAAATGTGCCTACAACGGGATCTACTATTCCAAATCCAGGTTACATAAATGTTTATAACGCAGTGGCGGCGATCCCAGTAAATTTCACATACACCCAACTGGCAAATATGTATAATACACTCCCTTCTACTACGGGTACAACAAGACCTATTCCGAAGCCTGAGAATGTAGCGTTAATGGCACCCATTGTTGGAGAAGCACTACAAGCTACGCGGGGACAGGTAAATACAACCCAGGGACTGGTGCTATCACGATGGGATACACAGCCCGCACAACAACAACAGCAACAAACACAGCAGCGAATAACGTCTCCGGCTTCTACGTCAGGTCTCTGGGTACCTACACCGCCTAACGCAATTTCATCAGTGCCTCCGTCCACAATGGCATCCATTCTGCCGGCAACAGCAAAGGTGAGTCCTATCAATAATTACACCTTTACAAACCAGTCTGTTATGTTAAATGCGAGTACATTGGCACAGAAGATTCGTAGTGCCGAATTGATGATAAAGTGTAATAACTATTCACCGACATTACCGACACTATCTATGTAGGTAGATCGCCCGGTTACATTAAACGCCTCAAGTTACTTAGTAATATGAGGCGTTATATGATCTAATTTTGACTTCCCGTGTTAGAGGGAATGAAAGTAGAGACAGTACTTCTGTTTGCATTCGTCCTAATTTTTTTAGGATTTATATATACAAATAGAAAAAGCGTAGAAGGGTTTGATGGCAATGTACCGAGAGCCAATCAGACGTCGGCATTCCCACGCGATACATCATCGGCGACCACAAGCAATCCGAAATTAGCGTTAGCACAGCCAAAGGATGTTGAAGCTTTAATGGAGGTTATTAAAAACTTCAAACTTCTATACAATGCTCAGGACCCAATGACCCTCAATCTAGACCCGCAGTCTTTACAGCAGACCCAGTATTTCTCAATGCAATCCGATAATTTGCTCAATCAGCTACAATCCGCACTTGCAAGCTCTGACGCCGTTGCTATAAGTTTTGACGATACCGTACAACTCCGTAAAGCGTACGAATGCTCTATAAACATTCTGCGTGGAAAATCTCAAACTCAAAGTAGTATGACATCTATGGCATCCACGGCACCCAACGGACTGACCCTGGATATACTTTTAAATCTACGAAAGCGGGTTCAGGCAGAAAGCCTAAAATTATCCAATCTCCGATCCTCCGCAGCAACTGTTACAGCACGCATTGCGGACTTAGATAACCTTGCCGCCAACCTGGGCGATATTATTTCAAGCGTACAGCGTGGAGAAACAAAACTCAGCGATATAAATATTACACCTGAGGACGCAAATAGATTCATGAATACGCTAGGAACTGGTCAAAACGCTGCTATACCCAATGTAGCCGTATCCGATCCTAAAGGCGGATCGACGAACTCAATGTCTATCGGTCCCACGGGACTTCCTGCGGCGGATACAATACAATCTATAATGGAAATTGCTCGTAATATGAAATGGAGCCTTTCTATTGGACTAGAAAGCGACCCCGCACTCAAACAGAGCCAGGAAGTGCTGGATAAGATTACCGCAATAGAGACAAGTATAAATAAATATATGATTAGCGGAACGCCGATTCCGCCGAATGTTCAGCGGCTCTACGAACAACAATTGGCAGTTCTAAAAAATCTTACGAGTGATTCGCGACCCGATATGATGAGTATTTTAATGGGACCGCCGAAGCCTGAACTAAATCAACGTGGTAATCTATCACAGGCACATATGCCCTCCCAGCACGACCTCAACTCAGTACAGGGTATGAATATGGGTCCCTTTGGAACCCGTGGGGGTCCCGCTGCGGGTTCGGCATCAAACGGTATCGGCTCAGGCGACTACGCAATGAGCGATGAAAATATTCGGCACCGCGCGTCAGCGGCAAGCTTTGACGATTCAATGGTCGGCGGCTTGGATTATAAGACGCGTTCCCTGGAGATGTGCCGACAGATTCAGGCGGCGAATTTAGGCGACCCCGCCAACTTTGGATGTATCAAAAATCCTGATGAGGTGAGTGCGTTGTATTCGTGGAAGGGCAACTACCAGATGGTCTGCTCGCGCTTAGGCGATACGTGGGGCAATTGGTACCCGCAGATGTTTGGCTGCCCAAAAGTGGACCCGACGGCAAAGTTCACATCTCGGACCTAGTAATTTCGTCCTAACATACCTCCATTTGTCGGTCTAGCCGGCTCCTGTGGACGGGCATTTTCAAGATTACGGGGCACGTATCCGATGATGACGATACAGAGACCCGAAATGATTGCAACGAATGCTGTATTTGTATGCGTTACAATCTGTAGAATCATACTACAAATGGGACTGCCGATTAAGAATAGGGAGTTGATAAATCCAACAATGGATAGATTTGCGCAAAGATTCGCGTATACATTTGTGGAAATAATGTGGATCAGATAAACAAGAACAAAGGGGATACCATATTTAACATACGAATACACAGTGATTATGTATTCCTTTAGTTTATTATACACCGGTGCTAGCATCCCCCACACTTGCGATACGCATTCCATAGTCTAACATATTATGTTAGAAATTCAGGTATCGTTCAATTTTTAGAACGCCCGGCATAAAAAACCATTATACTGAATAGAATGGCTTCAGGAATGAAGGTGACGCCTATGATTCTTTTATTGGGCGTAGCGCTCATATTAATTGTGGGTTATTTGATTGGACGTGCCCGCGGTAGAGTATTAGAGAAGTTCGATGGCGGCGGTGGCACCTGCAACCGTTGTAATAAGCCGAAACCTTGCGGTTGCCCTCCAGCACCAATTTCACCGTCGTCAGTTGACTTAAGCATGCCGACACCGCCGCAGTGGCCGAGTTCGGCGGCGATGAGCGGTCTATGCGGCCGCTGCCAGAAGCCCAACCCTTGCGGTTGCCCAACGGGCGGTGCGGACGCGGGCTCTAACTCGTCTCCTGATGGAATGCCGTATGCGGCACGCGAGCGTTGCCCGCCCTGCCCGTCGTGCCCTAAGCCTGATATGTCGAAGTGGGTGAAGAAGTCGTCGGTCCCTCCCTGCCCGCCGCTGCCCGATATGTCCAGGTATATGCTTAAGACCGAGTGCCCGCCGTTACCTGATATGTCTAAGTATGTGCTCAAGTCGGCGGTGCCGAAGTGCCCTCCTTGTATCTCAACGTGCTCTAAGCCGTGTAAGATTGGCGAATGCCCGCCGTGCCCGCGCCCGCGTTGCCCAGTGGTCAAGTGCCCTGATCCAAAGGCGTGCCCGGCGTGCCCTGCGGCACAGTGCGAGCCGTGCCCTGAGCCGAATATTCAGTGCAAGGCGGCGTACCAGCCAGGTAATCCAGTACGCCCTATGTTAGCCAGTACCTCATCATTTGGTCTTTAACTCCCCGGCTAATTATAGGAATGGCGTCAACGAAGCCCTACCGTCATTATTTAGAAGAAACAATACTGACAGTATTTCTGTGGATAGGCATATGGGGTGCGATTTCACACCTCATTGACCATTATTTTAAGCGCTATTTTATATCGGAAATGGTTATTTATATTACAATTGCTGTTGTTTCTTTTACACTTCTCGCAGTTCGTGGTTATGTTGAGAAAACGGAGTAAGTGCGTTAAATCAAGAATCCCAAATAGAAACATTATGTTACCGTTTTTATTTGGATGCGTCTCCCTACTGTTCACGCCGGTGACAGCACAGACACCAGGGTATGATTATCAAGGATTTACCCCTACAACGTTGGGGTGCGGTACGGATAGTGGTGTGGTAAATGTTTTATTGTCACAGCCGCTGCCTACGGGAGCTGGCGGTCTTAAAGCGAAGCAGATTGCGTTTGCGATTTATGGTAATCAACCAATGCCGGCATATATACAACTTGACGGAAATCCGTCGACTGCTAGATTATCTACCTCAGGTGCCCAGGCGTGCTGTGCACCGAATTGTGATTTAGCGGTTCAGGTAGCAGCGGCGGGTCAGACGTGGTACAATTCGCCGTGCGGCACAAACTCGTGCGGTGGCAGTTCAACCAAGAATCAGTGGTATTATATGGATTTTTCCTCAACAGCCGTGGGCACAATACAACAAACTAATATTTGGCAGATAGAGTTCTTTGATAGTGGTGGTGGCATGACCGGTGCAAATATGATCAATATCGCATCAGGAGGGTCTGCATTCTTTCTGTCGTATACGATATTTTTTCCTACACCGTCAATCACACCTTCGGTGACAAAAAGTCCAGTTTCTCCGAGTTTGACGCCGTCAGAAACTGCCTCCGCATCAATAGACCCATCGGATACACAAACATCAAGTGTAAGCCGAAGTGTATCGGCATCCGTATCAGCAGATGTAACAGATACTAAGAGCATCTCGCCGTCGCGAACTCTTTCAAGGTCAGAATCACTTTCAAGAACAATTAGTCGATCGGAATCCGCATCTGTCACAAATAGTCGGTCAGAATCCGCATCAGTCACAAATAGTAAATCGGAATCGGCATCTGTATCGGCGGATGTAACAGATTCTAAAAGCCCATCGGTAACAGCGAGCTATTCAAAATCCGAGTCCGCATCTGTATCAGGAACTAGAGCCGCATCGTTGTCAGCCACTGGATCAAGGTCGCCGTCGGTAAGTTTTTCGGCTTCAACTACATTATCTGCTACAGCCACAAAAACCTCTACAGGCGTATGTAGTGATGCTCGTACCTATTTTAATGGAGTATGGGTAACCGTTGTAGATGTCACTGTTACATATCATGTACGACACTGGGTCAATGTTACGCACGATTTAACTCCGCCAAACGAACAGTTTATTGGCGCGAATCCGACGTGTACGCAAACGAGTACAAGTTGTACATGTTTGTATACCGGCGGTGATAGTACTGGCGGCTGTACGATTAATCGCTATGCGTCTATTACCTATACATATGGGGCTTCACAAACGACCACCTATGTAACGCAAAGTCCGTTGTGTGCCTATTTTTTCGCATCAACTATTTTTATACCATCGGCAACACCGTCTGTAACAATCTCGTCAAGTGCGTCGCGGTCTTTAACACGTTCATCAAGTATATCACGGTCTATAGCGGCATCACCATCCGTGTCACGTACAAATGCTCCATCTGTATCAGTTACTGCAACGCCAACGCTAACTCCATACTTTCCGTGGTTTCAAGGTCTCACAGGATGCTGTCATAATTCAATTGATACAGCTATACTGGCTCTAAATGTTTTGACGCCTTATCCTTACCCAAATATGGGAGTTAACCGTGTTTCATTCCAGTATATGCCGTTGTCAGCGGGAACGGCTACGTTCACAATTGCCCTTATGAATGTGGCTGGAGGAAGTTTTCCAGGTGGGACTATATTAGCATCAAATACGTTTTCAGTCACATCTCCAGGTAGTTACCCAACCTATTCTCAACAAATTGCCACATTCACAGATCTTTACCCAATATCCTCTTATGTTCTGGGTGGAGATGTGGAGTATGCTTTAGCGTTCTATAATGCGACGCCTGGAATTATAGACATTGTTGTAGACGATTCAACTTTATATCCATATTTCTGGAACAATCTAATGCCTGAATACACAGGGACGTTCTATACGGTGGGAGAAACAGATCCCCTAACAGCATCATGGTTACAATCTGCGAACATTTCATTTGTTGCGGTGGGAGCGGGCTCTGTGCTGTCCAGTTCGCCGACGGCATCTCTTTCTATAAGCCCCAGTTCTACCATATCAGTAACCACATCATCTAGTCCTAGTATTACAACAGCAGTATCTCAAAGCATAAGTGGATCAGTCACAACTGCGGCATCCATAAGCACAAGCATATCAGCTACTGCGTCATCAAGTTCTAGTGTAACGGAAACTTTATCGCCGACGTCTAGTTCTGACGTGACAGCCTCCTTATCGGCATCTCAATCAGTGTCATTTTCATCTACATTGTCAGCAACGGTAAGTATATCGGTAACGCAAAGCATAGCACCTAGTATATCGGCATCGGCAACTACATCGGCATCACAAAGTAATGAGCCCACCGTATCAGTATCGGTAAGTACATCAGCGTCGCAAAGCAACGCACCCAGTGTATCGGAATCGGCAAGTACATCATTATCGCAAAGTACAGCACCCAGTTTATCAGCATCGGCATCACAAAGTAGGGATCCCACTTCATCGGTATCAGTAAGTAGATCGGCATCACAAAGCGCCGCACCCAGTTCTTCAACATCGGCAAGTACATCATTATCGCAAAGTACAGCGGCATCGCAAAGTACAGCGGCATCGCAAAGTACAGCGGCATCACAAAGTAGGGATCCCACTTCATCGGTATCAGTAAGTAGATCGGTATCGCAAAGCACAGAGCCATCATCATCAGTATCGGCAAGTACATCATTATCGCAAAGTACAGCGGCATCGCAAAGTACAGCGGCATCGCAAAGCAATGAGCCTACTTCATCAGCATCGGTAAGTAGATCGGTATCACAAAGTGCCGCACCCAGTTCTTCAACATCGGCAAGTACATCATTATCGCAAACTATATCAGCGTCGCAGAGCATACTGCCCAGTTCATCCGCGTCGGCAACTACATCGGTATCGCAAAGTAGGGATCTCACTTCATCAATATCGCAAAGTACTGCACCTAGTTTATCAGAATCGGCAAGTGTATCGGTATCACAAAGCACGGAGCCAACTTCATCAGCATCTATATCTACATCATTATCTGAAAGTAGAACTTCGGACTCCTCACCGTCGGTAAGTAGTTCTATAACTCTATCAAGAAGCTCATCGCAATCATTTACATTCACCACAACACAAACGACTTCAAATACACCTGTACCGAGTGTATCAGTAACTGGTACAATATCTATTTCATCCAGCATATCGCAAACTAGGTCAAGTAGTGCGTCCACAAATCCCACTCAATCCTTCTCCTCCTCTATAAGTAATACACTCTCCCCTTCACCAGGTAAAACGGCTAGCCCGTCGTTATCGCTTACAAATAGTATGTCAACCTCTCTATCAACCATTCCCACTCTATCTATGTCTATATCAGTATTTGGTAGTTTTTCACAGTCCATTAGTAGTAGTATGAGCTTCTCCGGCACCCCAGTACCCAATTTATTCGTAAATCTGAGTGCGTCGCCGTCATTGAATGCGACCATTCCGATTGTAGTTGTTGCTGCTGCGGATAATTCCTCCCTTGGCATAATTCTAGGAGCGGTATCTCTGGGTTTGGTGGGTTTGATGGGTGTGGTAATGGGAACAAATGCCATGCGGCGTAGCGGTGCGTTAAATTTCCTGGGCGCACTGGGCGTTAAGACCCCGCCTGGAATAGCAAGCGGCAAAAGAACAAAAGAGGAACTAGCAGCAGACGCTGCGGCAAAGACAACGGTGCTAGGCAGAATGGGTACTATGGTTACAGCCATAAAGGGGCGGTCGGCACAAATTACAAAACTTGTAGACTCACTGCCGGTACCGGATTCGGTAAAGAGTTTCGTTCACGATCCGAAATCGGTACTACCAAAATCCGCACGAGATTTACTTGATACGGCACAAAGCTCATTAGGTCAGACCGGCGAGCCAGCTGATTTAGAAAATGCAGACAAGCCAAAGGCTACAGCTGTCGCACAGACGCCAAAGTCTATACTTAAGAAAGAATCCCGTGTAACTATTGCGCCTACGCCCACATTTTCGGACGATGTTGTGGTGGATGGAGGCATACAACTAACAAATACACGGGCAAGTACACCAACGCAGCTACGCAGACCATTACGCAATACAATAATGGACGATACATATGATGTATACAACCCCGATAACCTAGACAACGCATACGAAAACACACTGATTCACGACCCCGCACAATCATCTAGTTTTGTTAGAAATCCTGGCTCCTTTGGACCCCAAGGGGGTTCTTTTAGGACCCAAGGGGGTTCTTTTAGGAGCCAAGGGGGTTCTACATATATCAGACCCAATATACCAACACCCATACTTCCTGAAGGTTGTAAGTGCGAGGCGTGTTTGGCGGCAAAGGCAGCACACGAACCGCCACCACCATCTGTATCAACGGCGGATGTGATGAAGCAGTTAGAGGATCTCAAAAAGTTTATGGTGGAGCAAATGAAGCCACCAGCACCAGTAGTACCAGTAGCACCAACAGCACCAGTAGAACCAGTAGTACCAGTAGCACCACCAGTAGCACCACCAGTAGCACCACCAGAACTTATTACACCTTTAGAGGCTGTACCAGTACCTGTATCAGCATCTGAGCCAGCCGAACGACTGCCAAAAATTGTATATTCTGAAACGCCTACAAATCAAACGCAGTATTTAACGGGCAACCCAGAAATTACTATTACGAAGGTAGAGCCAGTTGCAGAAACACACGAACTTGACGAGATTCGTGCCCTTCTTGCCGAAAGACAAAAAGACCCTTTGAGTCCAAAGGTAGATAACTAGATTCATAATCAACGACACTCCCAATAATATGGACCATACTCTATAAAGAGCTCAGACCCTGCTGGTATATCATAGAGTGAATGAATAAATACTCGTCCTTCTGTTCGGTTCAATACAAATTTACAATTCGTCACCAGTGGATGATTATCTTTTCCAAAATATGCCTTAGGTGTAATATCCACCCAACGCTTTTTACGCCGAATGACCCGCCGAGCAATGTAAGAACAGTCATTAATCATCGCCATATAACAGCGCGGAAAATCACGGGCGTCTACATAGCAATCGTCGCGCACTTCTACTGAGTAATTACTAACACGGTTTGATGAAAGTACCTCACCGGTATATTCATCAATACATGAGCCGGCAGGAATGTCTTCACGGGTAAAGACGCCGAGACCTGCATTGGGTACTTGGGAAGGAGCCAAACGGAGTTGAAACGGCGAATTATAGTAATATGGACCACAGATATTTTCACACATGGAAGTAAGAATGGATACCCGCTTTTGGGGACCGAGCGGCTGGCGGCTGCTACACTTAGTTGCTTTTGCTGCTCCTACCCTAAATAAACGCTACCTTCTTCAATTTTTTGAGACGTTACCGTACGCGTTGCCGTGTAAGTTCTGCCGTGCGTCTCTCACTGAGTATTACGCAAGTGACCCCGTTCCCACCGACACAAAAGAGTTCGCCAACTGGTTATACCGTATTCATAACCGCGTAAATGGTAAACTCCGTGAGCAGAAGTTGATTACCGGCAAGGATCCTACGTGGCATAACGTGAAACAACGTTATGAGAAGTGGATGCGGCAGTCGTGTACGCAGCAGGCAATGATCGGCTGGGACTTCCTATATTCCGTTGCGTATACAACTCCGTGTAGTGATGTGACAAGCACGCCGATACCAGGTGCCCCGCCACATCCAGCGACTCCCGAACTACGTAACCGTTGGAATACGATGACAATTGCGGAGCGTCTACCGAAACTCAAACTATGGTGGGAATCTCTTCCCCATATTCTACCCTTTCCCGTTTGGCAGAAGGCGTGGCTAAAGGCGGTTCCACACGTACCGAAGCTAGCGTGCGGTAGAAAGGCGGTTACTGAGTGGCTCTACCGCGCCGAAAAAGCAATGTGCCAAGAGCTCAAAGAGAACGCACCCCACGACAGTTTTGACGGACTCTGTACCGAGTTGAATGCGTTCGCTAGCGGCTGCGGCAAAATTAAGACCACGAAAGTGAAAACGTGCCGTGCAAAAAAGACACTCAAGCGGAAATCATTAGACCGCTCACGCACCCGTAAGTATTTTGCTACCGGCGGATTCTTATAGGTCCTTCTTTTTCATAGAGCCGCGGTGAGCCCAGCACTTCATAGTGGTTTGAATTGTTACCGCTTTTTCGCACGACTTACCGTTCGCATGTTTATAAGTACACTTATATACATACGTACAATTACCTAGTTTCTTCTTGTTTATCATCCAGGCAGCCGACGCAGTATCAAAGAATTTCGCATCAAACTCTTGGTTTCCAGCAGACATTTTACACATTGTATAATCAAACCTACACATTTCAATTTTCCACTGCTAGCTCACCAAGTCGTTTCATAACGGCATCAGGATAAACTATCCCCGGAAATTTTGCGACGAGCACCGCACAGGGAATATAACGCCGCCGGTCATCTTCTGATATACCAAGTGCCGACCATCGTGCTTCCAATGTCCTTGCACGGCTCCAATCGTCAACGGACCAGGTTTCGTCCCCATCAGGTTTTACGAGATACTGCGTCAGGACACCACGTGAAAGCATTTTCTACTCCTTATGTAAAGAATGGCTAACCTCTTTAAACTTTCGTACATGCCGTATTTGTTGGTAGTAGTGGGACTTGTTCTTATTTATCTATGGGCACGCAGCCACACAACGCGTGAGGGCTTTGAGGGCACTGTAGAGCCGTCGGCTTCCAACCCGTGGAAGTTCAATATGTACTATGTGGATTGGTGCCCGCACTGCCACCACGCCAAGCCTGAGTTTGAGAAGCTCGGTTCTACCATGACCATCGGCGGTAAGTCAGTCGCCTTGAATGCGATTGAGGCGGAGAAGAACCCCGATGCGGTTCACGGTCTGAAGATTTCGGGTTACCCAACGTTTGTTCTGTATGATGCGGAGGGGAACATGGTGAAGGATTACGACGGTCCTCGCAAGACGGCAAGCTTCCGTTCTTTCCTTGAGGATACCGTGAATATGAATGCTCAGCGGATGTCGAAGTAAGCCACTCATTCGCAGCAGTAGAGCCAATTGAGGCAAGCATTTCAAAATCAGATTGTTGAAATCGCATAAACCACACAGGAAACGGTAGATTTGGAAACCAAAGAATATTTTTAGGATAGTTATCCTTCAAATACTTTATTTTCTTGGGTCCTTCAAAATGGATCATAGAAAATATATATTCGGAAATTGTTACAGGTGTTTTAACAGTTGTGTGTTCAAATGTGAATCCAAGTGATTCACGGCGGTCTTTATCAGACGGCAATAAGCCCCAAGGAAAATTTGCGCCAACCGCACCATCAACCCAAATATGTCCAGTTTCCTTATGAATATAAGGACGGAAGAATATTGGTAGACTCATACTTGCACGGATCGCATCTACAACTCGTAAGTTGGGATGGGTTTTTGCAGAGCATAGAATAATGTCGTGGGTACTAAGATTTGCAATAACCACGGTAAGATTTGGTATATCAGACATTAAATAAGCGGATGCCCCAGGTTTTACAAGTTCTAATATACGCTCAATTTCCCCAATAAGAGAATCCCCATTATCTAGACCCCACGACTTATTGATATTCAATAGATTATTGACATCAATATCACGGAATTTGATATAGTCGGTAGCATACATAAATTCACGAACGCGGCTGATAGAAGCGGATAATGCCATGATTGTTGCTAAAAATGAACCAGCGGAGGTCCCCCAGTACTCATCTACCCGCTCAAGTACGCCCGCCGTTTCTAATACAAGAAGAGCCTCTACAAAGACAAGACAGCGTGTGCCACCACCGGCGAAGACTAGACGGCGTGGAAGCATCTACCGGCAGTGGCGGAATGAAATCCAAAATAATTACGCATATAACATCAAGATGCCAGTAGATTCGTTGGTGCCGCCAATGCTTGTGCCGTCTTCCTTATATACGGAAGAGGCGAAACGGGATAGTACACGAATACGTATTTACAATATGGTTTTACAGCAGATTTATAATAAGGTAAAAGCGGTCGCACGTGTTCCCGGCAATGAGAAATCGCTATGGTATGTGGTACCTGAGTTTATTCCAGGAACCCCGCGGTTTGATATTGGCGACGCTATCCTTTATATTGTTTGGAATCTACGGAATATAGGTTATACCGTAGAATACACGCATCCGAATTTATTGTTTGTGAGTTGGCGGTCCCACGACGAAATTTATCGTAAGCACGAAAGCCCGTTGAGCCAGGTGCTCAATGCGGTGCGAGGTGCGGCGACAAGTTATAAGATTCCTACGTCAAAACCGACGATTCCTACGGCAAGTGCTCCGATGCCAGAGATTACAAAACGGAAAACGCCGCTCAAGAAGACGGTGGAATTCAAGCCGGATGCGGAGGTGATTCAGCCGACAATACAGCCGATAACACGGTCACTTGTGATGTCGGCTACAGGGGGTGCGGGTGCGGGCACGCCACGTTTACCGGGACAGTTGTCGGAGCGGCATGTATCGTTTGTATAATTGGGCACCTCCAGCGGATGCGATTATCATAGACGCCTGAGTACCCTGCTTCACTAAGATGTCCAATATCAGGATTAAGAAGATGCCGCCGAGTACAAACAGCAAAATCTCAAGCAGATTGGATTCCGATTTCGTGACTTCCATCTGCTCCAGTTTATTGAACATTGAGTCAAGTTTACGTTGTAGATCGTCAAGACGTTCATTGGCGGCGACTTCGGCACCCTGTAAGTCGGCTTGCGTCTGTTCATTCTTACCAATCTTCTGCCAAAGGGTGGACTGACCGTCTAGCCACGGCGAGGGAACAAGGGGTGCCTCGTTTTCACGAGTGGGCATACGGTTCTTAATCCAATCGGGTATAGAGGTATTGTTAAAAGCGGTTGCCCAGTCGGGCTCAAGTTGATATACGTTCTTATCTACAACATCTTGGGCAGGATGCGGGAAGTAATCGGCGGTTTCGAAAGCATTTAACATCTCCGACTCGCTACTACTTTGGGAATTACTGGTCGGCGAACCACCGAGTAATTCACCTGGAGGCAGCGGGCGGTTAGCAGGGCGGTCGGGCTCAATCACCATGGGTTCGGGCGGCGGCAACACAGCACGACGTTTCTTACGACGTTTCTTATCAGCGTCTAAAGCGAAAAGCGACGGAGAACCATTTGCGGGTCCTTGGTCTTCATTCCGGGACGTGTCCGTAAATGATGTAAAAGCTTCTTCTAATGAGCACATCTGCTCTCCCTAACGTGGGATGTCTATTTATTTTATTGATTTCCGCTTGCGGAATTCACCTTTGGGGCGGAGGAACCATATAAAGTTCCTATTCCAAGATAAGGATGCACGCAACACATTTAATATCAATCGGGCTGTTTACAGCGGCGGTTGTACTCACGATTTATGCGTGGATGGACCGAGTAAGGTATTCACAACGCTATTTTAAAACGACGGAATCGTTTCAGAATCCAGACCCGTTAGCACTTCCTGAGCCTGTGGGCGGAGTACCAGCAATTATATCTCAAGATCCGAGCGATGCCGAAGCACTAGCAGCACATAGGACTCTGATTATGTATACAAGTAAGAATGTGGCAAAAGGACTACGATTTATGACATCAATTGGAAAGACATTCTTTGAACAACCTGTGAAAATTCGGACCGATATCAATCCGTCTACTTTAATGAATAACTATGTGAGCCCATTACAAATAGTATGAATCCTCCGACAGGTCCCGGTTCTTTCTCAGGTCCCATCTGGCACCCGCCGATTGCCACAAAGTGGATAATCGTCATTGTGCTCGTCTTCCTAGGTGCCGTTGCGAACCGTATTCCTCACCGGCTACGATTTTACGTCATACAACCGGTAGGATTCTTCCTAATTACCCTAGCCGCAATGCTATGCTACTGGACGGGATTCTACGCTGGAACATTCGCCCTTTTCTTCTTCCTGCTGTCGGTATGGTCGGCGGAAGCTCGCAGCCCTGAGGGATTCCTTAACGCTTCCAATACTGTAGATTGGGTGACGAATTCAAAGAAGTGGTTTGTTGAGAAGGTGCTCAAGGAGCAGCCGCTTGCAATTCAGGAGAAGGATGTAAGTACCTCTGCCATTTCAGATTAAACAAACACTTAGTAAGAAGATTCCCGGATGGATTACGGTACTATTGTAGCAATAGCTCTTACCGTATTCCTAATATACTTCTCACTGGATTTTGATAGACATTACAGTTTTGGATTTCACAATGCGGCACTTCATCCTGCCGCACGTTTTGCCGCCGGCTTAGCATTAGCCTATATCGCACAAACGCACCAACTGCTTGCGTCAGTACTACTAGTGATTGTATTCTTTTGGATTGCGGACGTCAATCTACTAGCATCTCATCCATTGTAAGAAATACAGGCTCTCCCGATACATAAAAAATACTAATCCACGATAAGGAGATACGATGCCTAGACGTGCTAAGAAAACTGCCGGCAGTTGGATGACTCCGGTAAGTTCGTGTTTTATAGGACAACCAGGTCCGCACCCTGCACCGCCGCCAGCATTACCGACAACATCGGTAAATCCGTATTTGCCCCCACCGACCGCACCGCCGACAATGGGTGGTAGTTGTTATATAGGACAACCTGGTCCGCACCCTATGCCGCCACCGGCATTACCGACAACATCGGTAAATCCGTATTTGCCGGCACCGACAGCGGGTGGTATGGCGCCCCTAAATATTCCGTCGCAGATGCCTTCACCGCCACAAGCCGCAAATATACCACCGACACTGTCTCCCCATCCGAGCCCAAATAATAATACGGGTCAACCTTTTCAAGGCACAGGTGGTGTCTTAGATCCTCTTTCGGAGGCAATTTTATTTGTAAATACGAATCCGTATATTATTGGCTGTTTTATGTTGCTGCTCAACTTAGGAGGTCGCTTTCTTTCGTTGGAGTTGACAAAGAAACAGGAGGAATTTTTAGCCGCTCCTTGGTTACGCCCTGCTTTATTCTTTACAGTTGTGTTTATCGCAACTCGTAATATAGCGGCGGCTTTCTGGGTTACCCTGCTTTTCTTCTCTATTATTTGGGTTGTTGCAAATGAGAATAGCCCGTATTGTCTGATTCCGTCGTGGTGCGGACACGATATAGAGAAGCAGAAAAAGACTTATGAGGATAATGTGAAGAAGTTTTTCAAGTTTGATAAGGCGGCAGAACCACCGCCAGAGCCAGAGCCAAAAAAACCCGAAACTCCTAAGGAATAATTCAACAGTTTCAATAATATTGAACAAATTGAAGATTAATTTATTAGACGTTGAGCGTCAGCTCGCTGCCGGTCGCCTGCGTTGCCGTCGTCTTACGCGAGCGGCGATTCAAGCCCTGACGACGCATCGTCTCCGTTGTGTAGGCACTACCGATGGACGCGGTCTCCTCGGCATCACGGCGGCCGCCCTCGTTGAGCTGCTTGAGAATATCATCTACACCGGTGGGACCACGCATCTCACGGCGGACCGTGGTCGCCTGAGGGGGACCCGCCATCGGCATTGCGGGCATCGCCGCACCTAGACCAGGCATCATACCGCCCATCATATTGCCCATCATACCCATAAAGCCGCCGCTAGGCATACCCTCGGGTTCCGACTGCTCCTCCATCGGTGCCTGCTCACGCATCGGCGGCTGGCGCATCTCAGGCGGCATCTGCTGACCACCGCCGCCCTGCTGACCACCGCCTCCCTGCTGACCGCCACGTCCTCCTCCAGGCTGTCCGAGCGACATAAAGTTCGCAAAGCCAGGTCCGACCGACTCACGTGCCGCCGCCTGTGCGAACTCGCGTGCCAGGTTGGGATTGTTGCGGAGAATGTCGTCCATACCAGGCATACGCGACTTGAACATTGTGTTGGTGACGTGGCACATACCGGCGGACAGACCAAGCGACAGAATAAGGCGTACCTCAGGTGCCACCTTGCTCTTATCCTTGTACTTGTCGTACAGCTCCTCAAAGATTTCGTCGTAGTCCTCAATGTTCTCGTTGACCTGCTCAGACCAGCCATCCAGATGGAGTCCGAGCGGGTCATAGCGGCTATTGAGGAACTCCATACCGCTGGTGACCGTCGTGAGCATTGAGCGCTGGAAGCGAACCGACGCCTCGAGACCCTTGGAGTCCTTGCGGCGTGCTACCTCGGAGTTAATCTCTTCCATTGTATTGCTCATGGACATCTTGGTACCGCTAATACCCTTGCGGTCCATACGCTCAAGAATCGTCAGTCCCTCCGTCTTCTTTACTGCCTCTTGTTCGGGGGTCAGGTATACAGCAGGCGTCGCAGCAATAGCGGGTGCTTCCGCTGCACCTCCACCACCACCGCTAAACCAGCTGCGAAAACCACCGGCGGCAGGCGCAGCAGCAGCAGTGTTGGCGGCACTATTTGTCGCCGTTGCACCACCTAGTCCAGGAATGCTGGAGAACCAGGACTTGGCGGCGGGAGCAGCGGTAGTACTGGAACTTGCCGTGACACTTGCTGCAGGTGCTGCCTGTGTCGACGTTGTGGGTGCGGAGGAGACGGCGGGACCGCCAAGACGGAATGTCTCATTAGTGCTGCCACCACCTCCGCCGCTGACAGGTGCCGTGGGTCCGGTCTCACGCATAATACGAATGTTATCACCGCCGCCGGATGGCTTCACATCAAATGTCACATTTGTATCGTCAAGGCTCACAAATTCAATATCGTCCACCGCCTTTATTTCGGCAGCCGGAGACGCCGGACGACCCATAGAACCCGCAATCTTGCGCTGATTGCCGAGGAGATTGAGGTCAAAATCGTTCTGGTTGAGGTCAAGCGACCGACCAATGTCCTGGCTCGCCGAGATTTCGGGGAATGACCCGCCGTCGGATATACGGATCGTAGGACCGCTCATAGTTTCCTTCTTTTACCTCCTCCGCCTTCGTTTTAGATTCCCAAACGCAAATGGCAAAACATATTCAATTATAAATTGAACATACTAAGAATGAATTGTACACTTATTTACGTTTGTTTTTATGTGTTTTACGACGGCGTCCGCTAGTCTTCCTAGTAGATTTCTTGTTAAGAGGGTGTGTATACTGGCGGAGTGGAGTTCTTGGTCCTGGTATGAATGTATTTTTAATAAATTGCAACTCTGCTGGTGATAGTTTACGGAGGTCGTCAATTACTGGCTGCGTCATGTAAGTTTTTTTTGGGGGAACGAAGTTTGCGGCGCTTTCAGGGGATAAGCGTAATCTTAGTTCATCTAATATTCCAGTTTCAGCATCTACGTGCCGGATCTCCTCGGGCGACAGGCGTCGTATGTCGTCTAGCACACTCACCGCCGCCAGAGACTTCTTGGGTTCAATCAATTTATTAGACATTATTCTGTTTATTCATAATAAAATCATTGACGATAAGCCATCAAAAACGCATCGGCTAAATCGGACTTCTTCGTCCGACCGGCAAAATACTTAGCCCATACAGAAGCCTTTTCCCCACCCGCTGCCAAAATCGCAGTCACATCGGCTTCCGCCGTATCCTTGCGTGCCTTGTACTCTCCTGAAGCTCCGCTAATGTCGGTGTAATCTACGGCACGTGACTTGACACCGGCATGGACGAAGTCAATATTGCCGGTCCAAAAATACTCTGTTTCTAACCGATGTGCTAGAAGTGTATACAGCATAATCTGTACCGATTTCATAGTAGGATTTTTCATCGCCGGCTGATTTTCCAGCCGAATCAATTCAGCCCGTGCCATTGATGAAAGTACAGATGTTAACCATTTATCCATGGCTTTACGAATCGTATCCAAACCAACCGACATTGTCTTGACCGCTTTCCAGGGCACGAGGTACATTTTCTGCGCCCACGCAACCAGGTCGGGCTTCTTCATCTTCTTCGTATCCACGCCACGACCAGTTGCTAACGCCTTGAGTTCTTTCGCCCCCATATCGCAAGGCAGGCAGGGTAGTGATGGCTTTGACGTAGCAGATTTCTTGACACGAACGCCGCTAGCACATGCTTTACACCATTTCGTCCCGTCCCCTGTATTGATCCACTTTGCACCACCGCCGCAACCGGCACATGATTTGGCAGTCTGGGCGGTTTCGCCGCCCTCAAGCAAATCTACATTATCCCAGGCGGCAATGGTCCATTCCCCAGAAATTCCGTGTTCAATGACGCAGTACGCCAGATTGCGGATACCCATATCAAATCCGACATAGATGGGCATTCGGGATAAGTCTCTATTTAGAGTAAGATTTAGACCTACACATAGAGAATGTCCACGACATATTTTATTCTTACGAAACATTCTGCCGATGATGTGGCAAGGGATGAAAATAATCAACTTGTATTTCTAAATTCCAAGGCGTCGTATATTCTTCCTGCAAATAATCTACCGTATTATCTTCAGCACGGACTCTTTGAGAAGGGTCTTATTCAATGGTGTAAGCAGTTTTGTAAACAGGGGACGATTCTAGATATTGGGGCACATACAGGAACCTATTCTATTGCGCTAGCAAACAGCGCTGCTAAGGTTCATAGTTTTGAGCCGCAGAAGATGACTTTTTACGCACTATGCGGATCAATTGCCTTATCCAACGCAAAAAACGTAACGGCACATAATGTAGCGTTAGGTGCTCCAGATCAAGTAGGAACAATGACGCTGAATATTCGTAGTCACGATGGTGGTGGATCGTCACTACAATCATTCAGTGACCCAATCCTTGCCCAAGAGCAGGTAGAAGTACATACGCTGGATTCGTATAATTTCCGAAATATTACGTTTATCAAGATGGACGTAGAGGACAATGAATTAAATGTTCTAAAAGGTGCCACCCAGACTATCAAACAAAATAATCATCCTACGATTATTTTTGAGTCCAACCACGAAAATAAACCGCTTTTTTCGTATATTATTGATACGCTCGGTTACGGTGCTATTCTGCCGATAAGCGGTGTTAGCAATATGTTCTTAACTGAGCCTCCAAAACAGTCCCAGCCTCAGCCCCAGCCCCAGCACGTTAAAATAGACGAGAAAAGTTATTACGAATCTTTAGGGATCCGCTAATGGACGTAAAAAAACAACAAACACATACAGATATTAATATTTTAATACCTGTATGTAGCGAAGCAAGTAGAAAGGCACACGCCATTGCAATAGCAGAGGCGAAAAAGTATCCTACCAAATTTCATGAAGTGTATTTAACAATTTATAATCACGAATTTAATAAACTATATAAAAATATTCTTACACAGTTCTAATAAATTCCCACCCCATATCTTCACAAATTTTCTGCCAAATCTTATCTTGCATATAAAGTTTCTCGCGGCTTTTGAGCAGGGGAAAGCACGGTAAATAATCATCCAACTCCAAAAGTTCACAGAACTTATACAACACAAAGGAGTACGATAAGAAGTTGGAGCGCTTCTTAGGGCAATGTTTCACGAAACTAAATTGGATTTCCTTAAACATATACCGAAGCTTCTCCTCTACTTCACGCGACAAAACGGGTGCCGAAATACCGTTGAGCCGGTTCAAGATATGGGCTACGTGGTCGTAGCAACGATTTAACTTTAGCTTTTTAATTACATCCTTCAACTTGGACGGTTTGAGTTTACTCATGTCGGTAATACGTTCCTTGCGGAGCTCTTGGCGAATTTGATCCAGAATGGCAGGCGATATTTCAGTAGTTTCTTTTGCTTGGAATTGCGCCAGCCATTCGTTCAAGTGATTAATTTTCTTATAGGCGTAGTACGACATTTCGCGCGGCGGGTCTTTGTAGGATGGCTTCTCGGAATCAACCAGGACATAGTCACGGTATCCGCACTGAGGGCAGTCCAAAAAGGTCTCATTAAATAACATTTCAGATTCACAAATAGCACAATTTCCAAAGTTCTCCGTAATAGACGAAGCAATACTATTTTCGTGTTGGATAGCGGTAGGATTAAGTGCGGTCAAATACGACTCCAGAGCCTTATCACGCTTAAATCCAATTGTGTTCGTAATGGCGGACGCTTTCCGCACTTCAGGGATTAAATCGTTTGTCTTTGTTGACTTATCGTCAACGTCGGCGGTAAAATACGAATAAACACTATTGGCGGGCATTTTTCCTTTTGCCGCCGCCTCCACGGGCTTTTCGCCGCCGGCAATTCGTTCTTGGGCGTCGCTGTAGGAAAAGAGAATATCGCCGACGCGTAAAAAGTAATCGGCTTCGGCGGTACCGTCTTCCAGTTTTTGAATCGCTTTTTCCAAAGCCGTAACTTCTTCTTCTAACTTTTGTCTGGAAGCCAGGACCAATACGTCGTTTGCGTTGGTTAAGGCACTTGGCTCCATAAATTGGCGTTCAACGGCTGCGAGTTTTTCCTTCTTTACCGCAAGTTCTGAACGCAGTTTCGGAAGATTATTCTTCTCCTCGCGAATTTTATGAATTTGTTGTGTGTGAAAAGATTCCAATGTCTTTGCGGGTTCTAGTGTCTTAGGTATTCGGGCCGCCGCGGGCTCGTGTTCACCCATTGGCTTCAATAGGTTATCTAACGATAAGGGTTGGGACATGGTACCACTTATACTAAGAAAAGTAAATATGAATGTTTAGACCGTAGGACCCGCGCGGGTAAGATTCTTGGCAAAAAACCTCCCGGAGCCCAAAATTATTTTCTCGGGCTCAGGTATAAACAACTATGGGATCCGGTGGTCTAATGCAGCTTGTCGCCTACGGCGCCCAGGATATCTACCTAACGGGCAACCCGCAGATTACCTTCTTCAAGGTGGTCTACCGCCGCCACACGAACTTCGCCATGGAGTCCATTGAGCAGACGTTCAACGGCTCGGCGAACTTCGGCAAGAAGGTGCAGTGCACGATCAGCCGCAACGGCGATCTGATCCACCGCGTCTACCTCCAGTGCACGCTCCCCCAGGTCACGCTCCAGGCGTCGGACGGCTCGGGTGCGCAGTTCCGCTGGCTCAACTGGGTTGGCCACAACCTCATCAACAACGTCTACGTGGAGATCGGCGGTCAGCAGATTGACAAGCACTACGGTGACTGGCTCCAGATCTGGAACGAGCTGACGCAGCAGCCGGGTCTCCAGGCGGGCTACGCCGAGATGGTGGGCAACGTGCCCACCCTGACGAACCTGATCGTCCAGGGCGGTGAGGGCTGCGACAACGCGTGCGGCACGGGCGAGCCCCACGCCTCGCAGGAGGTGCGCAACTGCGCGCCGGAGTACACGCTGTACATCCCCTTCCAGTTCTGGTTCAACCGCAACCCTGGTCTGGCGCTGCCGCTCATTGCGCTCCAGTACCACGAGGTCAAGATCTGGCTCGAGTTCAACCCCCTCAACGTGCTCGAGTGGGACTACGCCACCTCCACGGTTGGCGGCGTGTCGGTCCAGAACACGTCTTACCCCATCCAGCAGCGCGTTGCGGCGGCTGGCCTGGTGTCGGCGTCGCTGTACGTTGACTACATCTACCTCGACACGGATGAGCGCCGCCGCTTCGCCCAGGTCTCGCACGAGTACCTGATCGAGCAGCTGCAGTTCACGGGCGGCGAGTCCGTGACGTCGTCGTCCAACAAGATCAAGATGAACTTCAACCACCCCACGAAGGAGCTGGTGTGGGTTGTCCAGCGCGACAGCTTCGTCAGCTGCGACCCGACGGTCGTCAACCCCTGGAAGGGTCAGCAGCCGTTCAACTACTCCGACTGGTGGGATCGGTCGGTGCTGGAGTCGGGCTACTCCGTCACCCGCGTGGAGGGCATGGCGGGCTACAACCCTGTCGTCACGGCGAAGGTCCAGCTCAACGGACACGACCGTTTCTCGGAGCGCGAGGGTCGCTACTTCAACTTGGTGCAGCCTTACCAGCACCACACGAACATCCCCGCCGTGGGCATCAACGTGTACTCGTTCGCCCTCAAGCCGGAGGAGCACCAGCCGTCCGGCAGCTGCAACTTCTCGCGTATTGATAACGCGACGCTGCTGCTCACGCTCACCAACAACACGGTCAACACGTACAACACGGCGCAGGTCCGCATCTACGCCGTCAACTACAACGTGCTCCGCATTATGTCTGGTATGGGCGGTCTCGCGTACTCCAACTAAACGCTCGGGGTCATATTTGTATGCGTACAAATATGGCACGGCGTTTGGTTGCGGTAACAAAAACCTCTATACAAAAAACGAATTTTCTACAACCGATGTACTAATAGTGCTTCAGTTGAATATTTTATTATAAATAATTAGAGATAAGTATGTCCAATACGTCAAGTGCCCCGATGGTAGCGATGAAACAGATCATGGATATTATTGTGAGCGGAGATTGACGTGCGCAATGCGTTATTTGATATGATGGAAGCAATTGGCACTGGCAATATCCCCGCATATATGCAGATTGTAGACGTTGAATTTCCGGTAAACCTCCAGCCGCGTATGACGAAAGACTACCGCACGATATTAAAGTATTACGCTCATGAAATGGATGGTGCTGATTTACAGGCTATGACACCGCTTCAAGCAGCAGTCTATAGTGGCAACCCCGAAATGGTAAAAGAAGTCTTAAAACTAAATAATGATATGGAATATTATACTGATAGTTTAAAACACAGCATAATTCAAAATAGGACCGCTCGTGGCATGGCGGATGAGTTTATTGCACACTCCACGTCACCGGAACAGGCGGCTCCATACAGGGCTATTAAGAAAATACTGCTGGTAAATGGTGCCAACCCTAAAACGGTCTTAACTATGAAGGGTAGAAAACTAGTGTTCCCTGAAAATAAGGCGAATGTCAATGAATACAAGCGTCTTTCTACTACGGTGAAAAATACCTATCGCAATAGCCGAAAGGGACGTAAGTCAGAAAAGACGCGCAAAGCACGCCGTGAGTAAGATTAAATGATTATCCAATTATCTAATTGGATAGGTCGAGTAAACATTGGTTTATATCCTCTATTAGCATATAAACTTATTTTTTTATTCTTAAATAACTTATACTTAGCATCTAATTGATAAACAAACGCACCCCATACAGAATCTAATAAATGAATTTCTAATGCATTTTCCAATACATGAATCATATCAAAAAAGGTATCTGAAATATTGTTTAAATTAACAATTGGTTTTGATTCATCGTAATTACCGATAACTTCGTGATATAAAATATAGGCATTTCCATATTTATTTATAAAATTTTGATAAACTGTTTTTTCTAAATCATGATTGCGTGTAAATGTAAAGTCATCGATTCTTGTACAATATGGAATATTATAACATATATAAAATCTCTCTACAAAAAATGTAGTATTTGTATATTTAGAAAACATATGTTTATATTCATCGTCCCTACAACAATCGTTATTTCCGATTGCGAGCGAATCAAGTGGACTCAATCTTAACTGTTCGTATTTGTTTATACAATCATAAAATGCAATTGCTCCATTTAAACTCTCTATAGGTTCATATAATATTTCAAGATTTGTTAAATCTTTTGTATAAAAATCTACCAAGGGTTTAGCATCTTCTCTCATCATTAAATAAATTTTATCATATCTGTTACAATAATAATTGATTAATCCAAAAGAATTTATTATATCAGTCCATCCTTGATGAAAATATAACAGTCCACTTTTTACCATTATAAATATATGTACAATTATTTTTATCGGGAAATACGCCATGCGTAAATCAGAACGGATAGTCCTTGACAACAGGGTGCTGCGTCGGCTCTCTAAACGACGATTCAACAACAGCGATCGCCACATCCCGTGCCGTATCTGTTGGAAATATCAGGGTATCAAAGGACTTCTTATCCTTATAATGGATATCTAGGCATCGGTCTAGTATGTTGATATACATAATAGAGTTGGTAGGAACAAGGCGTACATACTTTAACATTCCAAAGTTAGTACCACTAATGCGGATCAAGGAGCCAGAAAGTCTAGTAATAGACGCCATTTGTTGTTACGTTTTACGTAAGCAACAAATGCAGGTTCAAATTTTTGTTAAAATTTCAAAAAATTGAGCGCCAACCCCCGCACAAATTCATCCTCACTTACCCCACCATGCCGTCATTGTCGTCTCTGCCGTCATTACATCTCCTAGACTACTCTACCGCCAACTCTATTGAGCACTTCATCCAGTATTATACATTCTTCTCAACTGTTGGACTACTAATGAATGCTGTTCGGTTCTTCTACTACAATTTCGTTACGCCTGACCGTAAGGACGAGGAAATCAGTCAGCTCAGGGCAGAGGTGGAGAATCTAACCAATGTTCTAGAGGAAGTTGTAAAGCATCTGAATCGGACTAGGACCAGTGAGAATTACGATACGGAAAAGGCGGAGTTTGTAGATGAGTCTGAGGAGGAGGAGCAGGAGCAGGAGCAGGAGCAGGAGAAGCCTGAGGCACCTCAAGCAGAGGACGAGAAAAAGATTAACTAACTAATTACTAATAATCTATAATACCTATTTTTTACTCCACAAAGTCAAAGGTGTCGTACTCCAGCCCGTCCACCTCAATATTCACCTGAAATACCATCTTATCGTGTGCGTAATCGGACCACTCGCACTCTAGGAGACCCTGCTCCATATTCGTATCCGCCGCCTTACCATTGCGGTAGTCACGGTCAAATAGGAATAGTCCGTTGGCGTGTAGGTCGTGCGTCTTACAGCAGATGAGAGTGCTTAGAGACTCCTCAATGCGTGCATTGGGCTGAATGTACCAGTCGTCGCCGTGCTGAATGACGACCTGCTCGGTCTTAGGCATCCACGATACGGCAAATACGCCTTCAGGCGTAATGAACTGCGCAAGCTGCTGTAGCTCGGCGACAGAAGGCTCAGGAATAGGGATTGAGTAAAACGTCGTAAACACAGGCATAATGAACAAGGTGGATGCCGAGTAATACCAACCTCAACCACGGTTCAATTTTTACGGTGGCGGAGAAAAATTGAAACCGCTACCGGCAAAAAAAGCAAATCTTGCCCGCATACTTCCCTATCCTTCCCCTTCATCCCCTTCTTCCCTCCCTCCAAATGGACTTTTACAGCATCAACGTTCCTGCACCCGCACCCGAGGACTTTGACAACGTACATCTCATTCAACTTGCGCAGATTGAGACCTGGAACAATGATATTATGGAGATTCATTGGCGTCCCGCCAGCCGCCAGATTCTTATCTCCATTGATGACGAGTGGATTGTCCAGCCTGACGATATTAATATTGTCACAAGCATCGCAACGCTCTTCTCGTGTGACGATTACCAGATTCGCATTACAAATCTGGCAATCGGCAATGATGGTGCAACTCCTGAGGAGTTGTGGAGTCTTTACAACAGCAACTGGGTCTACTACGGCGAGAACAACGTCAGTCTCCAGTTCCGCGCCGATGTAGACTATGATGCCGAACAAGCACCGCAGTGGGCGGATATTGTACCGGACTCTCAGCCCTTTGCACCGATGCCTTATACTATGCTGGATTAAATCCCAGCCAAAAGCCAAAACTAAACAAATCAAAAAAAACAAAATTTTTTACAGCTCGGTCCAATAATTTGGCCAGGTAAATGCGAGCTTCTGAACCTCTTGGTCCATCACACGTAAACCGGCAGGAAACTGCGGCAGATCCATAGGAGCCTTGTTCATCATAAACCCCCATTCGCCCTGGAACGACGGAATACATACGTGGTAAGGAAAAACCTCCATACCAAAAAACAACTGCTCCCGCATCCATACCATACCCGTTCCGCAAGCAGCTTCATCCGCACCAGGACGAATCGGACCGCAATGAGTGACTATCCCGCCACCAAGAGCCAAATGCGACATAATACGCTCACGGAACCGAGGTCCGTACAGCGTATCACTCTCAGAAACAGCCTCATCAAGCATCTCTACGTCAGGGTCCGGTAGGTCGAGAATAATCGCATCGTAGAGCCCAGGCGTACGGTCCAAAAACGAATTAATATCATCAGGGCAAAACATCAGACGTGAATCCGCACGGACCGAGTCGTCTGCCCAACCGAGATGCTTCTGGCACAACTCTACCAAATCCCCATCAATATCTACCCAATCCACGGAAGCCACGGCATCAGCAGACCAACGCAAAACCTCGCGTACCGTCGCCCCCTCACCGCCACCAACCACCAATACCTTTTTGTTAGGAACCCCAGACAGTGATGCTAGCAACGGATGAACTAGGTGCTCGTGGTAAATCGCCTCATCCGACGATGACGATTGAATCTCACCGTCCAGAAACAGCACCTGACCGTACGTCGGTGATTCCGCAATAACGACCTCCTGAAAGTCGGTCCGCCCCGCCCAAAACACCCGCCGTAAAGGGTAGTTTGTATGTACGTCAGCCGAGCACGCCGTCTCAATAAAAACTCCGTTTTCCAGCCGAGCCATTTGCTCTATGTTAGAAATCGCAGGCATCTTATTATTACCAAGCGACTAACTCTTAAGCCAATTACAATTGCAATACCGCCCTTTTGCCTTTTTCACATATTCGTCAATTTCCTTTTCAAAATCGTCTTCCAATGTTAAATATGATTTACGATGTGAAATAATAGCTTTCATTTTTGTTTCTTTGTCGGTATTTGCGTCTAAATACTCTTTCTTCTTTGGATCGTTATCTGCCAGCAAATATAATTTTTTAATACTTATAGTATTATTATCATCCAAAAACGGTTGTTGTTTTTCGTGAAATCGGCGAAGGCTAATTTTCAATTCATTTAATAATTTGAGCTCTTCAAGTTGAAGGTTCTTCACCTTTGAGAATAGATTTTGTTCATTGAGTGTTCTAAAATTGTAACGGATGTATTGGGGTAATATAAATTTATTCGTATCTTGGATTTCCTCAATCTTCTTTTCAATATCCGTAATTAATTTGAGCATTTCATTGTATAACGCTACGAAATATTCAGGGCTATCATCACGTTTAAAAAACATAATCTTGCCGGATTGAAACTCGCAAATGGTCAGCAGTTTGCTGTAATGGTAGGCACTGGTTTTATGGGCTTCTGCCTTCGCATCGAGTTTTAGATATGAAATAAGGGCAAGGATAAATGAATTAATAGCGGTCAACGCACTGATTACGTAGGGACCGGCAATAATACCTTGAAGTGCTAAACTGAGTAAAGTACATAGTGCGGATATACAAATAGCGGGCAACATCAACATATTGAGTTGCTGTTCGCAATAGACCTTTGCTTCAGTATATAAGATTTTTTGGGCTTTTATGTATACGGCAATAATATCCATGGAGGTAGACATATTGAAGCCGGCATCAGAATAATCTTCATTCATAAATCGTTTTACATAAGAAATTGTCGCTTGCGTCGGCACAGTATTTCCATTAACATCTTTGATATATTGCAATACAGACATTGTGCCTGGATTTAGAAACGTTTCTGTAGGACCAGTCGGACCAGTCGGACCCCCTTGGGTTCCAAAGGGACCCCCTTGGGTTCCAAAGGGACCCCCTTGGGTTCCAAAGGAACCAACACTAGATGTGCTAATTGTATTGCCGGTTGTGCCAGTAGGACCGGCAACATAATCAGGATGCGTCTCTTCTGGTGGTGGAGGTGGATCCGATTCGGCTGGTACAAAAAGAACAACCGCACCCGATAAATCCGCCATCATGTCCTTATAAAGTACAGTAAAAAAATACATTCAAAAATTCGCCAAAACTCATAAAATTTGACGTGACGCCGTCCGTTTAAAAGAAACTCATACAAAAAAGAAGAGATGCCGGTTCTGTCACATTCATCTGAAACTGAATCCATTGTGGGGATTCAGTTTGGGGTATTCAGCCCTGAAGAAATCCTACGGCGTTCCGTATGCGAAATCACCAATCCCTCTACGGCGGAGGGCAAACTGAATGGTCTGTTTGACCCGCGTATGGGCGTGCTAGAGAACGGCAAAGTCTGCCGCTCGTGCGGTCAGAATAATCACAGTTGCCCAGGTCACTTCGGACATTTTGTCCTTGCGCGACCGGTTTACTACACCCAGTTCTTCAAGCTGCTGATGAAGGTAATGCGTTGCGTGTGCTTCAAATGCGGCAAGCTGCTTATTGATAAGCAGCGTCATCAGCACCTACTCAAGCTCAAGGGCGAGTCCCGTTGGAAGATGGTGCTAGAGGCGGCTTCCGGTACGACTCGTTGCGGCGAGGATATTGAGGACGGTTGCGGGTCTCGTCAGCCGAATAAGTACCGTGAGGAGCCGGTCCATAAGATTTACGCCGATTGGAAGAACCTACAGCTCCCGGAAGGCGTTCAGGCTCCAGAGGGATCAACCGTCGACAGCGATGGCGTAATGAATCTCTCAATGCTGCTGGAGCCAGAGTACGTTCACCGTCTCCTACGTCGTGTTACCGATGAGGACGTAGAGTTCATGGGTTTCAGTCGTCACTGGTGCCGACCGGACTGGATGGTCTGTACCGTACTACCGATTCCTCCGCCTCAGGTACGCCCATCGGTGACCCAGGATAACAATCAGCGTGCGGAGGACGATCTGACAAGCAAGCTTATTGATATCATTAAGGCAAATACGGCACTCAAGAAGAAGATTACGGATGAGCCGAAGAAGCGTGCGATTGATGAGTGGACGAATCTGCTCCAGTATCACGTCGCAACGCTAGTGGACAACAACATTCCTGGTATCAGCCCTGCTGCCCAGCGCAGCGGTCGTCTGCTCAAGTCGCTCCAGCAGCGTCTGGGCTCAAAGGAGGGTCGTATCCGTTCCAATCTTCAGGGAAAGCGTGTGGAGTATTCTGCCCGTTCCGTCATTACGCCGGACCCGAATATCTCCGTCAAAGAGCTCGGAATTCCTCTCAAGATTGCAACGAACCTCACGTTCCCTGAGAAGGTCACGCAGTTCAACATCGGCAAGCTGTACAAGCTGATTCAGAATGGACCGGACGTGTATCCTGGTGCCAAGACGATTCAGCGTAACGACGGTCGTACTATTTCTCTCAAGCACGTCAACGCTAAGTCACTGGAGCTGTTTGAGGGCGACGTGGTGAATCGCCATTTGATGGACGGCGATGTGGTGCTGTTCAATCGTCAGCCGTCGCTTCACCGTATGTCAATGATGGCACACATTGCGAAGATTCTGCCGTTTAATACGTTCCGTCTCAATGTATTTGTAACGGCACCGTACAACGCCGATTTTGACGGCGATGAGATGAACTTACACGCTCCCCAGTCGGTGGAAACGGCGACGGAGCTACGTGAAATCGCAGCCGTTCCTCTACAAATCGTGTCACCCCGTGAGTCGGTACCGATTGTGTCAGTAGTCCAGGATACGCTGGTGGGTGCCAACCGCTTCACCCGTTCTAACGTGCTTTTCACAAAGAAGGAGGCAATGAATCTGCTGGTTCACGCCAAGCGGTGGGAAGGTAAGCTGCCAGAGCCGGTCACCACCAGCCCGCAGCCGATGTGGTCAGGTCAGCAGCTCCTGTCGGCACTTCTACCGCCGGTAAGCCTTCAGATGCCAAACAGCAGTTACACGGACGAGGATAAGAAGAATCCGCAGTCGCCGAATCTTGTCAAGATTCTCAACGGTGTGATTGAGCAGGGTATATTAGATAAGTCGGTGTTTTCCAAGCAGCTCATTCACATTATTTACAACGATTACGGACCGGATATTACGGTGGACTTTCTTGACTCACTACAGGCGATGATTGCGAATTTCCTGATGAATAGCGGTTTCTCGGTCGGTATCTCGGACTTGATTGCCGATCAGGCAACCAATGACGAAATCGGCATTGCCTTGAACAAGCTGACAAAGACGATTGAGGAGCAGATTCTTCAGCTTCATACGGGATTGTTTGAGAATTCATCGGGTCGCAGCAATCAGGAGGAGTTCGAGAGCAAGGTGATGAATACGCTCAATAAGGCTGTAGGCGAGGCAGGTAAGATCGGCTTGAAGTCGCTTGCCGATACAAACCGAATGACAAACATGGTAAAGGCGGGCTCTAAGGGTTCCGATGTAAACGTCTCGCAGATGATTGCCACGCTGGGTCAGCAGGCGATTGAGGGCAAGCGTGTGCCAAACGGCTTCCAGCACCGCACGTTGCCCCACTTCAAGCGTTTTGACGACTCCGCTCAGGCACGTGGTTTCATTACGAGCTCGTACATCAAGGGACTCCAGCCAGATGAGTTCTTCTTCCACGCCATGTCAGGTCGTGAGGGTCTCATTGATACAGCTGTAAAGACGGCAGATACGGGTTATATGCAGCGTCAAATCCGTGTTGCCCTAGAGGACCTGATTACGCAGCACGACGGATCGGTGCGTGATACCAACGGCAATATGCTACAGGTATCCTATGGCGAAGACGGTATTAATGCGACAAAGCTGGAGAATCAGCCGCTCCCGCTCTCTTCTATGAGCGATGCGGATATCATTGCGTATGCCGCCGCCCCAGGTGCCCCAGACGAAAAGGCGTACCAGGACGCGATGATTGAGGACCGCCGTATTATTGTGGAGAAGGTATTCGGATCCAAGCCGCAGAAGAGCGTACGCTCTCCCGTTCACTTGGAACGTCTGATTTACGCTATTAAGTCGCAGTTCAGCTTAGATGCGGCAAACACGGCAAACCCAGTCACTGCTACGGCTGTGTTAGAAGCCCAGGCAAAGATTCTGGCGAAGACGCACGCAAACAACAAGATTTGGGCGGCACTTGTCCGCTATCACTTAGCCCCGTCTCGCCTTACAAGCATCGGTTACACCCAGCCGGCGTTGGACGCCCTTGCGGAGGAGATTGTTCTCAAGCACTGGAAGTCGTGGGTAGAGCCTGGACAGCCTGTCGGTGTAATTGCCGCTCAGTCTATTGGTGAGCCGGCGACGCAGATGACGCTCAATACGTTTCACTTGGCTGGTGTAGCCGCGAAGTCAAACATGACGCGAGGTGTACCGCGTCTCAAGGAGTTGCTCAAGGCAACCCGCAATCCGAAGGCGATTGAGCTAAATATTCCGCTCCGTCGTGACATCCGTGATAAGAAGGAGGAGGCACGCCGTGTATCCAAGGAACTGGAGTTCACGCTGCTCCAAGATATTGTAACGGTTGCTCGTATTTACTACGACCCCCGTGATAATGAGACGCTTATTGCGGACGATGCCGATTGGCTAGCGTATTTGGCGGCGTACGAAAAGGCGACAACCCCGCTTTTATCTGCGGAAGGTGTTGCCCACGACCCTTTGAGCTCTACGCCGGTAACGGAGGAAACCGCGCCGGCAGAGATGGAGCCGAAGTCACCATGGATTCTGCGGTTTGAGCTGGATCGCGAACAAATGTTCAATAAGAATATTACGATGGATGATATTGCGCTCATTCTCAAGACGAAGTTCAGCAGCGATATTACAAGCATCTACACGGATTACAACGCCACGCGTCTTGTCTTCCGCATCCGCCTGACGAAGAGTGATACGGCAATTGATGACTTGAATACGCTCAAGGCACTTCAGAATAAGGTGCTTTCGTGTACCGCCATTCGCGGTATTCCTGGTCTCCGCTCAGTCAATTACCAGAAGGTGGCGGATACGGTAGAGCTCAAGGACGGTAAGTATGTGCCGGCGGAGCAGTATGTACTCATTAGCGACGGCAGCAATTTCCTGGATGTACTAACACATCCTGATGTGGACCCCACGAAACTGATTTCCAGCAACGTTCACGATATGTTTGCGAATCTGGGAATTGAGGCGACGCGGGCGACCCTTTACAAGGAGATTACGACGCTGTTTGCCGAATCGGGCAGCTCTGTCAATTACCGCCACGTCTGTATATTGCTGGATAAGATGTGCCACAAGGGTCGCACGATGAGCATTGACCGCTACGGTATCAATAAGAACGATATTGGACCGCTGGCGAAGATGTCGTTTGAGCAGACGGAGGACATTGCGTTGCGCGCCGCCATCTTTGGTGAGCGGGACCCTGTGCTGGGCGTGAGCTCAAAGGTGATGCTGGGTGCGCCGATTAAGGCGGGCACTGCGTTCTCTGAGCTTCTGTTTGACGAGATGACGGCAGTCAAGTTTGCCGAGGACACCCCCGAGCAGCATCCAGTGGAGTACGACAGTCTGGCACCGTACACGACCGACGAGATTCACGACGCACTGTATGGTGCGGACGACAACGGCGAGTGCTCTACGACGAATCTCCGTATTCCAGTCAGCCTCCCAACGATGCACCAGCACGCTGCGGTATCAATGGAAACGGTCAACGAAGAGGAGGAGGAGGGCGACGATATTGCGATTTATGAATAATCCGACACCTCAGTAGATGGAGGTTGGCTACAAGGTATTTCCAAGGGGAAAACGGTATGCTTATGTAATGATGGAGGGCAAACCCGTCTTTTTGCGTAATATAGTTTTTATTCATAACGCCGAGAACCCCGCTCAGATTGTGATTGTACACGAATGGGGTATGTCGGACCATCGGTGGGAGCCGCCGAAGGGGCAGTTTGAGTGGGACGAGCTTGGTGTGTCACGCAAGGGCGTTAAATTGCCATATAAGCAAATCCTGTCGGCAATGCGGCAGGGTGTGCTGCGTGAGACGAAGGAGGAGGCAAAAATTATGCCGAGTGAGCTCATCAATCTAACGCCGCTGGATACTGCTTACGCACAAGATTGGGTGGAATCTGGCATACCAAACGCAATGTTTATGTATCAATTCTGGCGTGCCACCATCACACCGGCAACTATGTTAGAAGCCCAGAAACGTACACAGGAACTAGTAGATAATAAGGATTGGCGTCATTTGCTACCACCCGATGTATTAGAAAAGGACGATATACGTTGGTGGTCGCCAAGAGAGCCGAATGCCTATAAGCATATCCGTGGAGGCTTTTCGCAAAAAATGACGGAGATTTATTTTAAACTGGTAAATAAATCACGGAAGTAATAATATGGAATACAAGGTGTTAGAGGTATGGGGCTCCGGCGGACCATCATCAATCCCACTAAGACCTAATACGGATTTACAGCCTTCAAAACAGGTATATGTATGTGCACTAGAGAATCGTGCCCTTCAACAGGCAAAGAACGAGATTAACCTATTCTACCAGGAGGGTAAGTGGGACGATTATAAGAAGGTGACCAACCCGTACGAGTATATCTTTCTATCTTGGAACCGTCGGTCATCCCGATCGGTGGCAACCCGGCAGCCGCTTTCTCGTTCCTATTTCAAAATGATTGAACTATGGAAGCGGCTGGACCTTACAAACGAACTTACACAGCTGGTGAAGCGGAACGTTGGAATTGGGTTACGAACGGCACATACGGCAGAGGGACCTGGTGGATTTATTGAAGCGTGTCTTACAATGGCAACGAAGAATATGCTCAAGCTTGAGGATTGGGGATATGTTGGCACCAATGCGATTACACTACGGTCTGAGGCGAAGAATGTGCCTGGTTGGCGTAAGGCGGCAAAGTTTCTGGCGTATTGGCCGCAAATCACAATTCAGGACGGCGAGGACGGTACAGGCAATATTCTTAGCAAGGCAAACCAGGACCATTTTGTAAAATGGACGATGTTACGACACATTAATGGTGTTCATCTTTACACGGCGGATGGCGGCTTTGACTTCAGTAGCGACTACAATGCACAGGAGGATTCCATCTTTCCGCTTTTGTTGGCGGAGGCGATTATTGGACTCAAGGTGTTGGGCAAGGGCGGCTTTATGATTATCAAGTGCTTTGATACGACCGAGCAGCCGACGCTGGACCTGCTTTGGCTGTTGAGCCGTGCGTTCCGTTCGTGGGGCATTTCTAAGCCGCATACGTCACGATCAGGCAATGCGGAGCGGTACTTTATCGGAAAAGGGTACCTAGGACCCTCATCAGATATTATCAATCTGCTGGATGCGTATCAGGCAAAGCAGCAGTTTCTCTTTCCTATTCTTGCTCATCCTGTACAGTGTGAGTCGTGGAAGCCGACAATGGACCTTATCCAAAAGCTTCAGGTAGAGATTGAGCAGATGGAGATTGTTGTGATTCGTCAGACGCTTGACCTTATTAAGACGACGGATCCGATGGTGATTGAGGGTCTTGTACGTGAGAATGTAAATCGGTCAATTGAATGGTGTAAGAATCACGACGAAGAGATTACGGCGACGTGGGTCACGGAGATGGATAAGAATGTTGCGAAGGAGACGCAGGATTTGCTGAACATTCTAAATCCGCCACCGCACAATGTTCCGTATTCCTATGCGAACTGGACGAATAGGAGTACGCTAACACACACGCTGGTGTTTGATAACTTTCGTATGGGAGAGTCTATGGCGGCAGTACAGACGCCACCTATTGTAAATCCGTTTATGCGGTTGAAGACGAAGCCGGCACATTCAAATATGTTCGGCACTACGACTTTGGCTTAGTCTTCTCTGCGTTACCGAGTTGAGGCTTTACAATACGGTCTACAAGGATTGTACCTACGTTTACGGACGCATTGTGTTGGGAAATATCACCACGCTCCATCTTATCTAACTGATCTACCATCATGGCAAGTATGTCCCGACGGTAGTCCTTTTTCAATAGCATTGCGAAAATGCTAGGAAACTCCTTTTGGTAGTCGGCGAACTCGGTGCCGATCTGTGCGGGCGTTTTCGTCTTCATAGCGTCTTCAATATCTAGAATCATTTCACGAACGCGTGCGGATTTAGAGGGTCCTGACATCTATCTCCTGTCGTTCTTATTCTTTTTTCAAATAATAAACGCTCCCCATTGTAAGATATGCGCCGCAAAAGCCATAAAAATAACCGCCGCTTACCTAAGCGTTCTTCCAGATATTGGGGTGGTGCCGACCTTGCTGTTGGTGCGGATAAGTCAACGGGTGCACTTTTATCTGGTCAAGAGGGCTCGCTTACTGGCATTTTACCTATAACAACGTGGGGGTATTGGTCAAATTATCCGGGTGCGTTAGCGTGGTCGCCGAATACACAGGCACCGCCACCGCTGGCAAACGGCGGACTATACACCGGTCCTCAGTCTACTGGAGACTGGGCGTCAAAGCCGTTTCCTGCTACTCAATATGGCGTGATGGCGGAGGCGACCAAAGTCGCAGGGAATCCCGATGTTTTCTTCCAGCAGCGCCCCAATGATAATACGGGTGCAAGCTTTTCGCCGTATGTATCGGTGCCTTTGAGCAATGAGCATTATAGTGCGATGATGCCGGCGAAGTTTGGTGGTGCCCGCCGATCCAGCCGCCGCCGATCCACTCGCCGTAAGAATCGCAAGGGAAAGAAACTAAGTCGTAGACATAAGTAAGGAATGGCAACTGCCGCAAATGCTGATTTAACATACCATGTAGATCCTCGTCTGCCGATTGGCGATGGCGTTAAGAAAGGGGACCCTTCGCATCCGAGCAATGTTATAAAGCAGTTGTTGGAGACGTCAAATCAGGCGGCAACGGATTCGTTATATGATAATAAACCGCAGCGTTTACCACCAGGTGTAATAAAGGAGCCCTTTGTCCCACTTTGGACTGAATCGGTGATGACAAATCCTACGCAAACCAGTCAGATTTTACTTATTTCAGCAATACTAGGCATTGTGCTATGCATGGTATTTGTGAGATTTACGTCAAATCTGTTTGTAAAAATCGCCGTTGTATTGATAATGGTAATGTGTATCCATTACTTACTGGCAAGGCTAGAAAAGCGAACGGTGTAGAGTTTTCCACCAGCGGCTACACGGAAAAGCATATCCTCTAAGCGGGATTTTTGAAGGTACATCTTATTATTAATACGAAGTTCCCCCACTAACTCTTCAACATTGAAATGAAACTTGAGACTAAACGAAGCGAAATATGCCGTAATGCGGGCGACGTCCTCTTCGGAAATAAGTGCAATTGTGATGGGCGGAGGGTACCAGGTCTTGAGAATCTCCGTCATTGTAATGAGAAGCACTTCAAACAGTGCCTGAATGTCACCATCAGTATCAATTTCAAACTGAACACTGTTAGGCGGTCCCGGTGGCTTTTTGAGCAACTCGGCTACAAATTCTACAATCTCCTCATTGCCGTTGGACATTTATAGTATCCATAAACGATGTTTATTTAAATCGTAAAATTAGAGCGAATGCATATTCCTGGAATTGCTGTTGAATTTTTAGGAACATTTATCTTCTTTTTTACAATTGTTGCAACGGGGAATGCGTGGCTAATTGGACTTGTCCTTGCCCTTCTCATCTTTGCGTTTGGTAAGATTAGCGGCGGACATTTCAACCCTGGTGTCACCATTATGATGTTGTATAAGAAGGGTGTGTTATGGGAGGACGCCGCAGTCTATATAGTTGTACAGGTGATTGCGGGTATACTTGCCGTAGAGTTATGGAAGCATGTAGGATATAATAGTCAACTATTAACGTACCACATGTAAAAACGTATCACACGCTACAACAAGTACCATAACAACTGCGATAGCCGTACCGACGGCAAGCGTTGCCGCCTGTCGTGTATCACGATTGGCAGCAATATTTGCGAGACCGAGGAACGGGTCTACAATGGTTTCCGTATTTCCTGTAAGTTTTTGTTCGGCACGGGTAATTACACAACCGAACAGCCACTGCGTTGCCATAACGACCAAAGCAACCGCCAAAATTATCAAGCGTCCAGGATGATGGGGCGGCAATATAAAAAAGAGTGAGATAACTGAGCCGATAATCATAGGATGTAGTGCCATTAGGGCTTGTCCGTGTGCAACATCGCCACCGGGTAACCAGAAGAAGACAACACGAGTGAGAGCAATAATAACTGCTACCAATCCGTCACGGATTTCTCGTAAAATCCTTTTTGCTTTTGTATCCACCTTTATTTCCATATTCTTTTCTGAAACAGTACTCATTCACTCTTATTTGAAAGTCTGAATATAATATAGGGAATATGCCGAAGCAGAAGCATATGTCTTGGTCGGTTATAGTCCTTCTAGTTATCCATTTGGCGAGTCTGATATTTTTCCTCTATAAGCATTTCAGGAAGCCGCCAGTTCCGCCGATTCTTGCTATAAATCTTGATGAGCGTACCGACAGGTGGAAAGAGGTCCAAGAACAATTTGTACAATGGTCGCCACCTATTGAGCGTGTATCGGCTGTAAAGTATTCGCCCGGTTGGAAAGGATGTACGCTATCCCATAGAAAAGCAGTAGAAATAGCAAAACAGCGTCACTATCCGTGGGTTCTTATTGTAGAGGATGATTGTCTACTCACTTCAGGCGCACAACAACAGTTTCAAGACTTAATTCCGTATCTTTGGAAGCACCAAGAGCACTGGGATATCTTTCTAGGCGGTATAACAAACATTGAAAAGCCACATCTTGTATCAAAATCTCCGCCTATTTTTAAATTAAAAGGGCTTACGGCACACTTTTGTTTGATACACAGCAAAACATATAATAAAATATTACATCATATACCGACCGATCCTAAAAAGTTAACAGAGGCTGAAATTATTGATGTTTGGTACAGCAAGAATCTGCGTATTTGGACAACTGTGCCATTTTTAGCAATACAAAGACCGTCGCATAGTGATAATGAAAATACTCATCAGAACTATATTCAAATGTTTAAGGACTCAGAGACCACCTTAAGAAAACTTCTTATATAATCAATAATGGAATTCCCTCCAATACTTGTTATTAATCTTGACAATCGTACTGACAAATGGGAACAAATACAAAAAGACTTTCAGGACTGGCCGGTTAAAGTTAAACGCGTATCCGCCGTAAAATACGACCCTGGATGGAAAGGTTGTTACTTATCGCATTTAAAATGCGTTAAAATCGCAAAAGAGCGTAAGTATCCGTGGGTGCTTTATCTAGAAGATGATTGTATGCTTATGCCTGATGCAAAACAGCGGTTTACTAAGCTTTTGCCTTTTTTATGGGATGTAAGACAACACTGGGACTTTTTTATGGGCGGTCTTACCGGTGTAACAGGATGTGGTTTAGTAAATCAAGAGCAAAACATGTTTATTGCAAGAGGATTTGGTGCTCATTTTTGCCTAATTCATAGCAATACTTACGATCGTATTTTAGATATTATGGATATTGAACCAGATGAGCCGTGTGATTCTTTATATCGTAGTAATATGCGGTTATGGATAACTCTTCCATTCATAGCAAAGCAGTACGCAGGGTACAGTGATATTTCTGATACGCATAAAGATAGTTATAGCGAATATGATGATGCGGAACAGATGTTAAAACTTATTCTGTAACTACACCTCTGTTCAAATATCAAACCATAGAATGGTATGATACTTGGAAAATAGAATTTGCCTCCTCGCGGAATCGAACCGCGGACCTCCTGTTTACAAGACAGGTGCAATACCACTATGCTAAAAAGGCTTCAAGAAGATATACAAGGCACCGCCTTAAATCCCCATATCAGTCCATAAACAGCAAGTTGGACAGTCCGTTCTGGAAGCGTATCCAGTTTGTTCCGACCACAAACAAAGTCACAGTCCATTCGGCGTCAGAAGAGCCGCCAGGCGGTGCTACAACAAGGCTGAGTTTCATATCTACGCGGTCAGGATTAAGGGTGCCGCTAGGATCAAACTTAGCCGGCTTCTCGGCGAAATTATACGCATAAATGTAATTGCCGTAGCCGCGTACGCCACCAGGCAGTACTACATTGCCGGTAGCACGCCACCACCGTTCGGGCTGGTCCACCCACACTGCCGTACCAACCATCAAAGTCGCATGAACAAGTAACGGGCGGTAAGGATTCCATACAGGGTTATATTCATTTTGGAGAATAGCCGAATAATTATTCCAGTCATTAAATTGCTCAACGGAGGCGTTGCGACGTAAGAAGAAGATAATCTGGCGAATCGGACCGTTTGCCGTTGTAATGGGTAACTGAACCTTGATTGTGTTGCCGACAGAGGTATTTGTTACATACTTTAACGGCTCGGCAAACCGTGTTTCAACGACCTGCTCCATCATAAGTTCGTGGGTATCGTGCATATACGCCTCGCGGAGCTCGCCGTCTATATGGGAAATACCGCATACAATATCCGCTGTTTGAAATCCAGGCTGTGCATAACCAATAGGAATAGTTTGAAATTTACGGAATGGATACGTGTAATCACGCACTTCAACAGCGGTTCCTAAGGGTGTTTCACCGCAGTTTAGCGGAACGCCAATTTTGCGGATGACTTCACTAAAGGGACGGAGCGTGATATGGAAACGAATAGTTTTAGGACCGCTAGAGGATACAATAGGAAATGCGGTGTTGACGTGTTTAGCAAACCAGAACGGCAAATAGCAATAAACATAACCATCTTCTGAGGGCAAAATCTGGTTGACATTCGGTGTAGTATATGAATTGTAGATGCCATCGTCATACGCTACACCGGTTGTAACACTATGATTCATCTTATTCCACGTGTTGATCCAGTCGCCGCTAAACGATTCTATAACGACACCGTCGACTTCCATTTCGGCAAGTTGAATAGCGATGGTACCTAGACTCTGTGCCCAAATGAAAAAGTTATTTGTGTCAACGGGTACAAGATTCTGAATATCAGGACCGATACGTTGTGCGGTATCACCAGGTAGCCAGGGAAGCGGTTTGAGCCGTAGGGCGATCCAGTTGATAAAGTCGCTTTGCCACGGCCAAGGAACTTCAAAGGTGATACGCTGCCCCCAGTTTGGCGAGCCTTGGAATGTCCAAGTGGCAATATCTTGGGTGAAGTTGTGGTAGGGCTCGTTTTCGGGACGAAATTTGGTTTTATCCACATTTGGTGGATAGACATATTCATCAAAATCGGAACGATCAATCAATGAGACGATCTTCTTTATTTCGCCGACAGGCTTAGCGGACGCCATTGCTTTCGTCTTCTAGTATGTACTTTAGATAAACCGGGCTTTAGTTGGTCCACTGGCTTTCGCATACATTACAAATGTACTGGAACTTGAGATTCGTAGGGTCAGTCTTGATGTAGATGACGTCGCGACGGTCAGGATTCGCAACTGAGGGACAGGCAGAATTACGGCAGCTAATGGTCTTGACGTGGGGCAACGTCGGGTCCTGGCGAGTATAGGCGTTGACGGTGATACCGGACGCTGCACCACCGGCAGACGAGCCTGAGCGGAAGTTTGTCTCCAGGACAAGGGCGTCCTCCTTTGTTGCGGGCTTGAACGGCTCGGAGTGTCCGCACGTATTACACTTGAGATTCGCACCAGCCGGTGTGATATCATAACCGTACATGTTATCGCACCGAGTACAAAACTTCATTTATACCTCTATACCTTCTGAGGATTTCAAGTTTAAGCCATCAAATTTTGAAGCAATGGACATACAAAAAAACGAGCACCGAAGGTGCCGTTTTTTGTATGATTCATTGCGACCAAGCGGCTAAGCCAGTGCCTGAGCATCAAGGGCAAGAGTTTCAAGTGTGCGGTGGATAGGACAACGGCACGTGCGGTCGTGGATTGTGGTATGGACCTTGTACATCATAGAAATCTCTACATCATTCTTGTAGGTAAATCCAACATTTTGAACAGATACCAAGCCATCTGCACGGGGTGGATCTTGGTTGCTAACAGTATAGGGGTTTGTAAACTGCTCGGCAATATAATCGTCCGTTACATCTACATTGCCTAGCGTATGTAGATAGGCAATGGTTACGATAGCGGCATCTGAAAGTGTAGCATTCGTAAAAGTAGCGATTGGCATCCCGTCGTCGTTGCCACCGTAAATCAGAGTCGTAAATACCGACATCATTATAGTTAAAAATATGAATATTTGTTTAAATCTATGATGAGCACATCAAGCACTCCTTCTCTTCCTTAGCTGAAAGCTCTTTTACCGGTGCTAACTCAGAAGCAGGAGCAGCAGTCACAGTCGCGGGCTCAACAGTAAACTTCTGTGCCGACGCCACCGCCCGTGTACGCAGATAGTAAATGCCGGTCTTGAGTCCCTTGCGCCACGTGTAGAAGTGCATTGAGGACAGCTTACGGAAATCAGGGTCACCCAAGAACAAGTTCAAAGACTGCGACTGACAGATGTACGGTCCGCGGTCCGCCGCCATATCAATCAACGTCTTTTGTTTGATTTCCCAGACGGTCTTGAATACATTCTGGATATCCTCGGGTACACCATCAACACCGGTTACAGAGCCGTTATTGCGAATAATGGCATCCTTCATTTCAGTTGACCAGAGACCGCGGGCGAGCAGTGCCTTGACAAGGTGTTTGTTGAGCACAATGAATTCACCCGCAAGGGTACGACGCGTGAAGATATGCGTCGCATAGGGCTCGATACATTCACAGTTGCCGAGAATTTGGCTCGTGGAGGCGGTTGGCATTGGAGCAATAAGTAGGGAATTTCGCATGCCAATACGACGCACAGTGTTGATAAGTCCGTCCCAATCAAGCCCCTCATCTTGAATTGGATCAATATTCCATAGATCGGGCTGTAACTTACCCTTCCACGCGGGGGAACCGACAAATGTCTCATAGCGTCCCTCCGCTCCAGCCAGGTCGCACGACGACTCTACCGCCGCGTAGTACATATGGGCGAAGATACGCTTATTCAACGTCGCAGCCTCAGGGGATTCCCACGCCAGTCCGAGCATTGCGAAGACGTCCGCCAATCCCTGAACACCGAGACCCACGGGGCGGTGACGCTTATTGGAGCGCTCCGCTTCGGGAATCGGATAGAAGTTGATATCAATGACCCGATTGAGATTCTTAATCACTACACCAACCACCGACCTAAATTGTTTGAAATCAAAGGTGCCGTCCTTCACAAAGGCGGGCAGGCTCATAGAGGCAAGGTTACAGACCGCCGTCTCATCCTTTGATGAGTACTCAAGAATCTCCGTACACAGATTGGACGACTTAATGACGCCAAGGTTCTGCTGGTTGGACTTGAGATTCGCTGCATCCTTATAGAGCAGGTAGGGTGTACCGGTCTCAATCTGCGACTCTAGGATGGTGAACCATAGCTTCTGTGCCTTCACCGTCTTACGACCGCGTCCCTCTGCCTCATAACGCTCGTACAACGCCTTGAACTCCGCACCGACAACATCCGCCAGACCAGGCGCCTCATTAGGGCAGAAAAGCGTCCAGTCGCCACCGGCGTCCACGCGCTCCATAAAGAGGTCAGGAACCCATAGTGCGTAGAACAGGTCACGAGCACGCTCCTCCTCGCTTCCAGTATTGCGCTTCATCATCAGGAAGTCTTCAACGTCGGCGTGCCAAGGCTCTAGGTACATTGCGAAGGAGCCGTTGCGCTTGCCGCCGCCATTGTGTGCAAATCCAAATCCTTCAATGTAGTAATCGTGAACTTCATTGACTTCTAAATCGTACAGAGTGCCACTATAGTCACGCTCTACGATATTTTTAATACTACGTGCAATCTGCGTAATAGGGTCATCATACATACACGGCACAATAATCTTATCGCCTACACGTAGGTCGCCGACTGGATAATAATCAATCACATCTGGGTTTGCCTGTGTCTGTGCGAGAACTGGATGGGTCGGCGTCACTGAAACACATACATTACCAACGTAAACATCTAGAATCACACCGGTATAATTGTGCGTGACAAGGCGCTCCACAGCACAATTCTTAGCGCCATCTGAGCCGCCGTAATGTTTGCCGAATTCGTCCACCGTTTCTACGGTTCCACTGGTGACAACCATATCTCCAGGAACAACATCCGCAATATTCTTTAGACCCTTCTCCGTGTAGATAAGGGTCTCAGGAACAAAGCACTGGTCCACGTAGCGAGCCGTGTTATTGAATACACGGAGCATTGGGACAATGCCGTTGCTAATGCCGCCAGTGCCCTTAATCAAAGACCCCGTCGCACGGATGTTAGAAATGTGGAGACCGATGCCGCCGCCGTACTGACTAATAAGTGCACAGTCCTGTAGCGTATCGTAGATTCCACGAATGGAGTCGTCCTTCATCGCCAGTAGGAAACAGGAGGAGAGCTGGGGACGCTTGGTGCCGGAATTGAACAGCGTTGGCGTAGCGTGCGTATAGAACTTCTGGGACATCAGGTCATACGTCTCAAATGCGCGCTTCAAATCCCCTCCCCACAGACCAAGGGCAACACGCATCCATAGGTGCTGCGGACGCTCTACAACACGACGGTTAGTATCACGTAGTAGGTAGGCACGCTCTAGCGTCTTGAGTCCAAAGTAGTCGAGCAGAAAGTCGCGGTCGTAATGAATATGTGACTCAATCAGCTCTGCGTTATCCTTTACCAGCGTAACAAACGCAGGGTCAAGTAGGGACGCAGGCTCGCCCTTCTTGTCGCAAACGGCATCCAGCACCTCCACGACGGCAAGCATAGTAGCGGGAGTATTCTTTTGGTGATTGCTGATAGCAACCTGGCTGGCAAGGTCGGCGTAGTCGGGATGAATGGTGGACCAGGAGTAGGCAAGGCTTGCGGTAATATTGTCGAGTTCGGTGGTTGTGATACCATCTACAATACGTGCCAGGACGCCTTGGGCGACCTTGGTAGGGTTGACGGTCAAACCTGCCGCTGCTTTCGTAATACGTTCCTGTACCTTCTCAAATGCTACATCCTCTTTGTGTCCGTCGCGCTTCACAACTTGCATGTTCTGTTCCATTGTTGCGAAATGTGTGAGCCGATTTCGGACGCATCAAACAACTCAATTTTTTACCGCAACCCTAAACAAGATGGTGGCTACAGGTTGGCTTGTATTTTCATTCATTGTTTTTGGCGTAGCTCTTGTAGGGCTGTCAAATATCAATAAATTTCGACTACACGAAGGCTTTCAGGAGGCGGAGGACCTAAGCAATAATCGTTTCTGGTTCAAGGACTGGAAAGAGGCTACGTTCAAAGGCGAAGTGCCGGTAGGAGCATCGGAGCCTGACCAGCTTTCGCCAGGTGATGCCTTCTCCGTTTCTACCGAAAAACTCTTAGCACCGCACATTCAACCGCTAGGCGTATTAGAAGCCGAGGCAGGCTGGGATAAGACGACGTCGCAGGTATGTTACCAGAACGATGCCGGTGAAGTGCTCAAGAAGACCCGGAATTACTTACAACGCACAAATAACTATCCCCGAAAGTATCCCGATTCCTGCTCAGCACCGTTCCACGAGTTTATAGGTACGTTCTATGCTCCCGCAATGGGCGGAATAGGACAGACACCGGCAGCGGGCACGAACTATCCTCGCCGAACCCAGTGTGCTAAGTAACCACCCCAACCACCTCAACCATCACAATAATTTGTATAAGTACCATTGGTGCCTATACAAATCAACGCAAAAACTACCGCTAGTCGGAATCCACGCCGAGCCATCCGCCATCGGCAGCCCCAACCACCGCTTCTTTATCCGAATCGGAATCGGATTCTGATAGAAACATCGCCTTTTCGCCGTAGCGACCGTCCAAACGTGCCGCCTCCACTTCGCGCCAAAACTCTTCATACGCCGGTTGCCCCACTTCTGCCCACCAACGGCGGTTGCGTGGAACCGTCTTCGTGAAGTAGTCATAGACGTACCACACCGTCGTTTCCAGCACCACCAATCCATCTATATTGTTCGGAACCCAGGCACAGCATTCGGCAAATCCAGCCTCACTAGAGGGAAATAGCGGACTATAGCGGTATTCGTACGATTCAAGGTCGTACTTATCTTCCATTACGGTCCCCGTTTCCCGTTCAACCGCTACCTTTATAGGCGGCTTAGCAACAACCATAATTTTGCCCATCCACGGATTCTTAGCACTCACCGCTACCGAATACTTCGCATCTTTAAGCATCATAGACGTAAACCGCATCTCAATGTAGTCCACGGCATTCACATCGCATACCTCCGCTTGAAGCTGCATTTGGCAGTAATAATCCGGCGGAATGATACCATTGAGTTCACGGGTGATGGGCGACTTGATTTCAACAAGCCGTCCGCACCGGGGTCCGCTGGTAATAATACCATCAGGCGACGCTGCTAAACGCGGCAGAAACGGATGCCGAATTCGTCCTAAACCGTCAAATACTTCGCCTTCAGCGAAACACCGCTCGTAAAGGTCACGTACAACCGGCTCAAATCGCCAACCCCATTTGAACGCTGATAACTTGCCTTCGGCATCAAATGTATATACGGTCTGCGACGTCGCCGCTTGCTCGTGCTCATTCACCACTACCGGCGTTCCGCACTTCTTTGCGGCAACCAAACCCTTTCCATTCGCGGTTCCGTATACCACACTACCGAACTCGTGACCTGTTAGAAGTTCCAGGGTTTCATTGTGCCATTGTGCGGATTTCTGTGCGGATTGTGGCAACTCTTTGAGACGCTTTACATTTTCAGGACGTGCCTCTAAATTTTTTAACGCGAGCTCTTGGCAAAACAGAAAATACTCGTAATAAACCGCACGGAGAATAAGAATTGCGTCGTTTTTCGCACGCGTAGATTTAAAGGCATTATCAATGAAGAATTTATTCGCCTCATTCATCTCATTATCTATCCAATCGGTTAGGTCATACTCATCGAGAAGAAGCGGCGGATCTGCTGATATCCAATCATCCAACCATAAAATGGATGCGGAGTAGGGCATTCCTATATTAGTGGACATTTTTATGCATCACTTGTGCCTCTTTTCTTGGTTAATCGGTGAACCTCAATTTTGAAGGATGCCGAGTGCGTTGGATCTCCATCGCGTATTATTTTTAAACCGCGGATGCTTAGAATCTTTCCCTCCTCGTAAACAAGTTGTTGTTTCGTATTGAGAAGTTTGGAGTCGTTTGCCTTAACAAGTGCCTTATTGAGATTCTCCTTCTCTTCTACCGATAGTCCTGGATACGATTCGGCAAAAGTACGTAGTTTTTGTAGGCGGAGTCCGCGCTCCAGACGCAGCCACGGCTTGGTAGTGGACGCAGCGTGCGATTCTGCTTCAAAGAAATTTGTAAGACGTCCCCCCACGCCAAAGGCGTGGGGGGCTTGCCTAGTTTCGGCTCCGCCGAAACTAGGACGTCCCATTAATGTCGTAGGTGCTTGTACAACAACCTCGGCACCTGATACATCCGCAATAGGCGGAACAGACCCTGAAATATCAGTGACCGCCGGCTTTAATGGTCCTGACGGACTAATAAGCGGTGAAGGAGGAATAACAGGTAATGGAGATGATGCACGCTTCACTCGTCTTGTCTTTACACGAAACATTTCCTATTATTATATTTAATGTGTCAAAGGTTTAGACTCCTTACAAGATCTTATCCGCGAGGCATTCAAAGCGGTATAGTTCGTATAGAAGAACATTACCAATGATAGAATGGACGGCGACTCGGCAGAATCCCGATGGGATGCTTACGAACGGTCAAAGCGGTACGGCTATCCTGGTCTTCGTGACCCTACAATTCTACCACCAAGTTGTCCCGTAGTACGAGTACGTAGAGAGTATAATGCACGCGATGCGATTAATAGCCGTGCTTGGGACTTCTTCCACGCGACTCCACCCACACAGGTATCATCCCATAATCTTGAGCGTAGCCCTCCGGCATATATGGATATGAATCCGATTGCATCCCGTACAAATACGGTTCAGTACCGTAACCAACCGGAATATATACCAAATCCTGAGCGTGGTCCGGCAACAGCGGATTCTTTAGGTGTAGCACCGCCACCAGGTCCTATTACCCCTCCAGCGAAAGAGATGTCTAGAAATCCGTATATGCAGCGTTTGGATGCGGAAGGTGAGGGGTCGCGTAATATTGTACGTGAAATGAAGGCGGCTGTCTACGAGGATAACCGAGAGCTTGCCACCGATACGGATCGGTCCCTTACACAGCGGCAGTTCCAAGACCGTTGGCTACCACCGAAAGCGGCAGCCGATATTCAGTCACTCCAAGCGTATGAACTACTGAGACCGAAACAGGATGATTGGCGACACAAATAAACATAGTACATTCTAAGAAGGATGTCATCGCCGAAGTCTCCATCAAAAGCACTTGCGGAAGCACTTGCTACTGACCCAATTTATCAGGCTATGCTAACAGGAAATACTAAATGGGGAAATATTGTGGAAAAAAATAAGCGTAATAAGACGCGTAATAATAAATCTCGCTCTGCGTCGCCAAAAAACAATACACGGCGTAATTCCAAGGACGTTGCGGAAATATTAGAGGGTTTTAAGGTGCCGGATCTCAAACTACGGAAGGGTATTTGGGAGAATTTCCCAGTCGCATTAGTGCCGCTGGACGATGGTAACGGCGTGGATCGTTACGGTGTTGCGTGGCATAATAAGAATTTACGGGAGTGGAAGGATGCTAGATCTAATAGTGCGAAAGAGAAGGCGAACTATCAGCACTGGTCCGAAGTACGACTACTTCATTCGGTCAGGCAGTATCCTAAACAGTATAAGATATTGCCAGCACGCAACCCGAGCCAGCTATTTGTGCTGGAGATGGTGTTTAAAAAGAAATAAACGGTCAAGCGAAGAGTATTTTTGACGGTATTACCGCCATTGATATTATACGGAACACAAGTATAAATACGAAGATGTTGCCGAGCATAAGTTCAAACGATGCTAAGGGGACCGTTGAATCATTGTATAATACAATGCTCTTCATGACTTCAGACATACTCGGAAGCCCATCGGCTTTCTCGTACTCTGTAAATATACAGCGTTTGTAGACCCGCTGTGAGCCGATGATGAAGAGTAGTAATAGTAAGATAAAGAAACACTCGTGAAAGTTCGTTGAAAACAGGGCACCAAAGATGACTAGGGAGCATAGTACAAAGTGCCATATGCGTATCGCCCACGCAAGTAATACAGCAAGCAGCCCCATCTTATTATATCCCAACAATTAACTAAATGAGACAACCACCTCGCACTCGTGGATGTTCACCTTCTTCATAGCGGAGGTGGTGAGCTCGCAGCGCTTTTTACGGGACGACTTGACCGACTCCGCCACCGGTGGCGTAGCGACGGAAATATCGGAGCCGGCTGATGAGCCCGCACCCGCCGATACACCAGACGCCACACTATTTGTTAGAGATTCAGACGCTCCCGCGGATACCGTACTATTAGAGCGGGAATAGTGCTCCTTGAGTGTATTATTCATATCCTTTTCAATAGATTCGCGGTTTGTGAGAACATAGTCATAAATCTCCTTCTCAATAAACCAACGGAAGAAGTTGAGCTGACCAACAGTGGTAACAAAGGGGGTCTGACCGCGTGCCTCAAACTGAATACGTTCACGGCGGCAAAACGGGTCAAAAAGACGCTTGGAGTAGGCATTGAGTTCACGCTTGTAGTTGAAATATACAAGAAAATGGCGATTCTCCTTGGTAAAAGACGTATTCATCTTCTTAGCGTAGTTGGTCACGAAATAATCAACTAGACGTAGGCTGATTTCGGAGTTGCCTTGTAGAATCGATAGTAACTTCTCTAGGTTGCCCGGAATGGTATAAAATTCCTGTAGCCATAGGACAACCTGGTCCTGCTTGCATAGTACGCGCTTCTGGTTCTTAAAGGTGACCGCACGGCGCTCCAGTCCTAACGGTCCTGCCGGGCTTAACGAGTTCATTAGTGTAGGATGGTCTGACTCGGTCATCGTGTTCTAAGCATAGAAAAAGAACATACATTTTAAACCCTAGCAGAACATAGATCGTTCAGTCTTTATAAAATCCACAGATGCCTAAGTAGGAAGGGCAGATGTCAGTAACTGTTTTTTTGGCAAATAAGGGTTTCACCCTGCCTATCACGGAACTTGATGAACGCCGACGTGAGGCGTACTTCAAAAATCCGGCAGATACAAAGAATAAGTTACTGCCGGAGGAGGATAAGATTTTGAAGGCATTGGGCATTAACTTGGAGAACGCACAGTGTTTGATGCCGCATTTAGCAAACTTTTTTAAGCAGTTGCCAAAATGTCAGTCAGATTCCAGTCTTGTATTAGCGAAAGAATGTGAAACTGTACAGTTTGTATTGTGGGAGACGTTATTTGCGGCACGTTCACGCAGTCAGGACATGTACGATGAGAATTGGAAGACGAAGAAGCCGTTAGCGGATATATCGGCTGCGATTAACAAACAGATAATTAATGATTTAAAACCGAAACCTGAATCGCTGAACGATGTTGACAGACTATTTAAATTAATAATGAAAGCGTCCATTCCCGGTAAAGAAGTAACTCCGGTTGACAAACTATTTACACTGATTGTGCCGAGTAAGATGGGTGAAAATCCGCAGCCGTTAGCACCATCGCCCCCAGGGTCAGGTGTACTTGTAGGACCTACAGCACCACCAGCGGATAAGTCTGCAACTACCATATCTCCATCTGGTGCTAAAGGAACGGCTGGTGCCTTTGGTGCTAAAGGTACAGCAGGTAATGCAGGCACGGCTAAAGTTGCGGCGGCTGGTCCAGCAGATTCAGGTTCGGCAATTACAGCACCATCTGTAGTATCATCGGTTTCATCATGGACTGGCACAGCACGACCAGGAAGCACAATCGGTGCTAGAACTCCTGAAGAGCAAGCCGCAATCACAGCACGTCTAGCACCCCATAACGACGAGGTACGGGCAGATATAGCAAGGCGGGCGGCAGAAGAAGCAGCAGCCGCAGCGGCACCACCACCAGGCGGATGGACTGGAACAGCACGACCAGGAAGCACAATCGGTACTAGAACTCCTGAAGAGCAAGCCGCAATCACAGCACGTCTAGCACCCCATAACGACGAGGTACGGGCAGATATAGCAAGGCGGGCGGCAGAAGAAGCAGCAGCCGCAGCGGCACCACCACCAGGCGGATGGACTGGCACAGCACGACCAGGAAGCACAATCGGTGCTAGAACTCCTGAAGAGCAAGCCGCAATCACAGCACGTCTAGCACCCCATAACGACGAGGTACGGGCGGATATAGCAAGGCGGGCGGCAGAAGCAGCAGCAGCCGCAGCAAAAGCAGCTGAACCCCCACCACCACATGATCCATTAAGCGTTCTGCCAACAATCGAAGAGATTAGTACACAATGTGCTAATAAGAAAGTGAAGGCAAAGGGCAAGGATGGTCTTCCGCTCAAGGAGTCTTACGTCGATCAATTTATTCGTTCATTGTACTTCTTTTACTGTATTAAATACCAGCAAAAACTTAAACTTAGTACTAAGTTTGACAAGCCTGAGATATTAGATAGATTAAAACGTTTCTTACAGGAATGGCAAACGGCATTAACGGCAGATAGGGATGGTACTTTTGCGTTTTTAGGACTAAATCCAACGGAAAAAGAGAGACTCAATAAAATATATATTGCGTATCAAAATGCCGGTGTAGGACCAAATCCAGCATTAGTATACGATTGTAATAAACTTGTAGAACAAGCCGCAGGCCGCTTGAATAGATTTATTCCATATATATTAATGTCTGAAAAACAGCGTATATATAATTCTGAGTTCAGTATGTGGTCTGGGCGTTTTACAGACCCAGACGCAAATGCTCCTAGAAATCTCAATGATGTTGGTGTACTAATTTACACGGAAGCGGAAAATAGACGTTATATTGAAGGCGGTGTGCCGGTGGTGCTAAACATAGTTACAACTGCAGATATTCAATATGATAATAGTTATGTCATCGGTGGAAAATATATGAATGAATTGACTCTCATCAAGGATTTAGTAACAAATAACTATGTATTAAATATCCATCCGTGGCTGATGTATTTATTCAATAAGGCACGAAATGACAAGGAGCCGATAGGAGATGGGTCAAAGAAACGAAGTATAGAGGAATGGTTTTTACGTAACTTATTTGGTAATAATTATATTCCACCGAAAGACCCACGAACAACTTTTAGACGATTCAAGAATGTGTTTAAGAACGGAATTACATCGGTAATACGGGAGCAGTTAAATGTGGCATATTATGTAATTTGTAATGCGATTGCGACTGCCGATCAATATTATATACCAAATACATTTTACAGCAAATCAAATGAGATAAAATCATCGTTTATTTTGGGATGGCTACGTGACCCTGCTACGAATTTTAAATTGGTTGAGGATGCGATGGAATGGGTGGCACCAAACAAAGAGCCTTTGACGCGTGAAAAGTTAATTGCGTTCTTTGAGGCGGCAAGACGGCAAACACGTAAAAACGGAAATCGGAATAATGCGGATAGGACGCTTACATGGGCATCAAATCTACGTGATATTATGACACGAGTTCCTGGCTCGCCGCCGCCGGCACCACCACCTCCGCCGCCTCCACCAACTTCATGGACTGGAACAGCACAACCAGGAAGCACAATCGGTGCTAGAACTCCTGAAGAGCAAGCGGCAATCACAGCACGCTTGGCACCCCATAATGCCGAGGTACGGGAAGATATAGCAAGGCGGGCGGCAGATGAAGCAGCAGCGGCAGTAAAAGCAGCAGAAGCAGCAGCAGCCGCAGCAGCAGCAGCAAGAGCAGCCGCAGCATCAAAGGGTCGTAATACTCTAAGGAGAGAAGTAAGAAGACTAGGTGAACCGACTAGAACACAACGCTTGGCAAATATAAGAAGACGTGCCGCAGAGTTACAGCGTGAAGAGGAATTAGCAGACATGGCACGTACTAGGCAGTGGACTGGAACAACACAACCAGGAACTACAATCGGTGCTAGAACTCCTGAAGAGAGAGCAGCCATTAGAGCACGCTTAAATGCTCGTAATACAGCAACAAGAAGTGCTGCGGCGTCAAGAGGTCGTAATGCATTAAGGCGAGGATTACACACACGTCGTCTAGAAAATATACGGAAACGGGCAGCGGAAGAACAAGCCCTTTTACCGCCAGATGGTGTATGGACTGGAGCATTGACATCACCTCCGTCACGTAATGAAACTGAGGCAGAACGAGCTGTAAAAGAAAGCGTGGCAGCACGTGAAGCAGCAAAACGGGGTCGTAATAAGTTAAGACGCGGACTAAAAACACGACGCATAGGAAATATACGGAGACGGGCTCAAGAAATAGAAGCAGAAACGGCAGCCGCTCGTGCTAGAATTATAGAAAAAGCACAACGTAACTTAAATGCTTTGAGAACGTCATCACGCAAAGTAGAAAAACCGAATGATGGACGGTTGGTTTTACAAGAACCACGTCCAGGTCGTAGAAATACACAACATGCAGAGTCGTCAAATAATCTAGACTATTATAATTCAAATGCAGCAGCAGCAGTAGCAGCAACAGCAGCAGCACCAGCACCAGCAGCACCACCGTTACCGCGGCGCGGATGGAGAAACTGGGCACGTGGACGAACGCTTGAGCAAGCCGCAAACGCGAAGGCGGAACGGGCACGGCTAAGAGAAGAGGCGGCAATAGAAGCACGACTAAAGAAGCAGTTGGATGAAATAAAGGCAAAAGCGGGACCTATAAATGAACGATTAGTAGCAGTCCGTATAGAAACTCTTAGATTACAAGAATACATTACCGAGAGAGAAAGGGACATAAAAGAGAAACAAGAAGAAATACGGCAAAAGAAGGCAGAAGGTGCAGAAGCGGCGGCTGCCTATACTGCCGCAAAGGGAACACGGGATGAAGCGGCTAAGCGTAGGGCTGCTGCAGATATAGTCAGAACGCTCAGATCCAAAGAATCTACGCTTCTAACACTACAAAAATATGTACAGGAGGCACGAAGCAAGATAGAAAAACGTCAAGCGGAACAAACCAAACTTGAAGCGGATAATAGAGAGCGAATACGCAAAGCACAGGCAGATAGTGAAGCAGCTGTGGAAGAAGCCAGGCAACTACATGCTCGTATTGCCCGTATGTATCAACAATCCCCTGATCCAGCACTACAAGCGTCGCTTAACGCAGAATTAGCAGAACTAAATGCCTTATAAGCCCGGAATAATTGATAAATTAATACATTGACCTAATAATAGAGTATGGCTACATTATTAGGTTTTAAAATTGATAATGACATAGATAGTGTAAAACTCCGACAGAATTCTCCTAAAGGATGTTTACCAAAAGACGAGGCGGCATTAGTAGAATTTGGAATATTTGTAAAAGATAAGAATAATACAACTGTATTTAATACAAAACTTCTTTCAAATACATCGGATGTTCGTGATTTTTTGAATTGGGTGACAGGTAAACGGACACCTCCCCTACCCGATGTAGTTCGTAGAATTCTATGCCATAAGCGGGCACGCCTTGTGAATAGCCGAGACAGCACAGGCACAAGTCCCTCGTTGAGAACTGGGGAGAATCAAATGATTGCGGAGATTGATACACTGCTACACGATGATGGTGTAACAAATCCTGAAGATTTACAGAAGTGCTTAACGGAGAATGGTGGTAGGTACGATTCTACGGGTGGAGCACAGCAGGCATTAGCAGGTGCAAAGGGTGAAAAAGGCGAAAAGGGCGAAACGGGTGCAACTGGATCTACAGGTCCGACGGGTCCTACGGGTCCAAAGGGGAATTCAGCACCGGTAAATCCGATTGGTCCTACTGGCGTAGCACCGGTAAATCCGATTGCTCCTAAGGGCGTAGCACCGGTAGGTGTAACTGGTCCTAATTGTACAACAATTGTAAATTGTGATAATACTGCTGTAATGAAAGAACTAAGCGACTTAAAAGAACTGATAAAGTCCATACAAACTGTTTTAGAAACTAAGCATACTGCTCCTGGTAAAAATGGCAAGGCTGGAGAAGCTGGCGAGGATGGTGAGGATGGTGAGGATGGTGAATCCGCTCATTCTGTCGCAAGTAATGTTGAACATTTAAAGGCGGCATCAGATTTCACAGAGATTTTTGACCGTTTGACCCAAATGGAAAGCAGATTACGAGAAGTGATAGAATCGTCGCGTGTTGTACAGCAGGCAACCAGTGCTACTACTGCCGCAGAGAATGGTGACCACGCAGAGCTCAAGAGACTTCTTGAAGAGATTTTAGTAATTCTAAAGACTTCCAAATCAACACCGCCAGAAGCGGCTGTTGTAGAGGAGAATATTACTAAGGTTAAAGGATATACTGAAAATCCAGAGATACTCCGTATACTAAAAGAGATTCAGGTACAGGTCAATCAGATTAATGGAACCGATCCAGATAATTCAATCTTAGAGATTGTCAAAAATCTTAAGATACAACTGGGTGAAGTGAAGGATACAGTTGCCATTAATCCGGCACGTATTGTTGAGACTATTAATACTATTCTTCCAGGTGTCAACGGAGGTATTGGCAAATTAGAGGAACAATTTGCCTCTGTAATGGGTGGCATATCAAACATTCGTACCAATATCAGTAATTTAAGTGGAAAGATTCCAGAGGACCGAACGGAGGAGATTTTAGCCGCCATACGCGCGATTCCCCCTTGCCCGCCGCAGGTAGACTATGGACCGCAGTTTACGCATATTGATGACTCGGTTAAGACAATCTATGCTGCTGTACAATTGGTTGCTGGACAGGATTATGGACGCCGTTTTGACGAGTTGAACCGTAAGGTGGACGACTTAATGGCACTGATGCGTAGATGCTGTGGCGAGGGACAACTAGCGTTGCCAGCACCCGCACCAGCACCAGCCCCAGCTCCGTACGTCTTACCACCATTACCCGCCCCAGCACCAGCACCCGCACCACCCCTGGCTCTTGAAAACAACAAAGGTCTAGGACTACTTGAGGACGGTAATAATGGTCTAGGACTACTTGAGGACGGTAATAATGGTCTAGGACCAGTACAGCCTATGCTCATTGAGAACGCACCTAAACAGCCACGACGGCGTATAGTAATTCCAAATAATAATAATAATGTTACACCAAGCGGACGTCTACCAGCCAATAATAATGCAAGACCTGGATTTGGACCGAAACAAACGCGTGGCTTGCCGGCGGGTAGCAGTTCGGATGATGAGGATGACGACGACATCTACTATAATAGCAATACGGATGAGGCAAAACCTGAACGTAAGCGTCTGTTAGTGAACAACAATACGAGTAACAATAATGGACCGAAACCGAAGTTGCCAGAGGCGGCAAGCTCTCGTAGATTGTTTGGACCAGAGCCAAGCCGTGGCTTACCGGCGGGCACCGGTGATTATGAACCATTGACGATGAATAATGCTGATGATGTGCCACCACCCCCATCGAATAATAAGAAGGACGAGATACCCCCACCGCCACCAACTAATGAGGAGCTTTCTCCATTACCCGCATCAAATACTAACAGCAAGAGCAACAGCAATAGCAATAGCAGTAGCAATAGCAACTCTAACAATGAGGAGAATAACCGCAAGCTTGTTATAGGCGTTGGCAAGGAGAACCGTAAAACAACTGAAATCGGCAAACAGTTGACGGAAGCTATTACGCGTGAGCCAGGTCGTGGCAAATCCATTGATAGTGAAAAGAAGTACGAACAGCTCAAGGAACTTCAGCAAGCCTATGAAGACGGTGACAAGGGTGACAAAGCCCGTGATTTCAACGATGTAGAAAAACTCGTCAACGATTTCTTAGCGGATTTTGATGACAACGGACCGCTAAAGACCGCTTTCCTTAAGAACTACAAAACAAAACTAGATAAGACCCACTGGACATTATACCTGAAGAACCTTTTTGAATCCGTTGGAAAACTAAGCAATAAGCCATCGGTTCTCAATACAACGCGAAAGAAGGGCGGAAGCCAAACAAAATCTAAACGTACTACAAGAAAGCTACGTAGATGAATATTCTCCTAAAGGCAAAGTACAGTTTTTACAGTGCCCTGGTCTTTTTCCTAGTGGCGAACCCTGAGACGTATAAGATTACCGATTGGATATTTGGCGATGCTATGCCCGAAATAGCAAATAGTGCCGGTGCCCCTACACCAGTTGGCTTATTCTTTCATACACTCATTTTCTTTGTGGTCATCTTATCACTGATGATGTTTCCACGCGACTAAATATCGCCCGGCTAGTTAAGACGAATCCGTAATGGCACAAACACGTAAATACCATCCTACTCGTTATTACGCGGGTCTCAGTAAGACCCAAAAAGCAAAGCGTTATAAGGAGATTCAACACTTCGGCAAAATAGATTGGCGGTCACCAAGAGCCTACCAGGGGTTCAAGACCGACAAAGACGTCAAAACGAAGACCTCGTCGTACGTGGAGCAACTGACCCGTAAGTTCAAAAAACTCGGCGTAGACCCTAACAAAACCAAGTCCCTCAAGGCAAAAGCAAAGGCTACCGGCGTTCCACTCAAATATTTGAAAGCCTCCTATAACCGCGGTCTAGCCGCCTGGCGTACTGGTCACCGACCAGGTGCTACCGAGCAGCAGTGGGGTTACGCACGCGTGGCGTCCATGCTTGTCTGCGGCAAAACCGCTAGAGGACCTGACTCCGATATTGTTAGAAACGCCAGGAAATCCTCAGCCTCTGCTCGCAAATGGTGGAAGAATTGCAAGCCCTAAACCCCTAAACCCCATACCCCGCCGGTGCTACCCCATTGTGTATCTCAAGATCCTTCTTCGCTTGCATAATAAGTGCGGGAATAAGTGCCATTGCCTCACGTGAAACAAACCAACCGTTTGTTACATATTTGAATATACGGTCTTGAAACATCGCCTCTACGCGCACCCAATGTGCCGTTTCGGTCCAATCAGGATGAATTCGTAATTGATACTGATAGCACCGATGAACGTGATACGAGCATAGCAAGTCCGCCTGGCGGACTACGTGATACACGCGGTCCCATTCACCGTGGTTAGGAAATACCGGCTGTCTATCTACCACCGCCGCACACAACTTACTATACGACATTGTATTAACCATCGCTAGAAGCGCATCCGCCCGCGCATCAGACCAACCAATACTTGTTAGAAACTGATGGATGTGTAGGGACGCCGTGACAGGATCTACATACTTCTTATCAACGCAGTCGTGAAGAGCGGCAGCGTACCGTGCCATTGTCTTCTCGTCTTCGCTAAACGAACAGTCCATCAGCTTCTCGGCAAATCGGACACAATCACGAGAGTGGGTAATATCGTGACTAGGATCTATATTGTACTCCTTACAGAACTCATCAATGAAAGTATATAGGACGTCCATTTTGCCAACCAAAATGGCGTCTTTACCCGTCTCAATTTTTTCTGATAGTTCAAAGTAAGATGGGGCAACTCTTTAATAATAACCCGAAAGGGCATCCTAGACTTAAAACACTAGGATACGGTACGGAAGAAAAGGCACTAAATTCAGTAGCCAAACTCAAGGCGTATCCGACGCCATATCAGCGTCAAGCGGCAACAACTATGTATTACCGTGCTAAGTATCACGCTAATCAGACCCGTAATATGCGTAAGGCAATGAAGGTATATAGTAAGTTTTTAAAGACATTAAAGAACAAACCCCACAAAAAGTGAAACGGATATATAAATACTACCATTGAGTAGAATGGCGGTATTTATAAAGAAGGTCAGCCCTGATACTATAGAGAATGAATCGGAACTTCAAAACGTAGCAGCATCTTACGGATTTGCCCCAAACGTCTATAAGACAACAGAGGACGAGATTCATATGGAGGACCTACAGGAAATGTGTATTGCGGATAAGTATGGCGAGGACCCGAATACTATTCCCGCGTACATTTGGGTCTCAATCCGTACTATAATTCATACATTGTATCACAAAGAAGGTATAGAATATATTGATATTACTCCTTACAATTTTATTGAGAAGGATGGAAAGGTATATATTATTGATTTTGGACACGCCAGGTACAAGTCCAAAAGAATGAACTGGTTTGTCAAGGAATTTCTAATGGATGGTACCAACGGCTGGAACCCAGATTTCAAGTAGATGCCTCCCATAAAAATTGACTTAAACCGGCATAAATAATCATATGTCACAAGTAAAATGGGTTTTGATCTAAACATTTCCACCGACCTTATGATTTGTTCGGATACAGGTAAGCCTTATTTCTATATTCCTGACGGTTCTCGTATGCGTGTTTACGACTTATCAAAACTTGTGGTTCCGAAAGAGCACCGGCGGTTTCTAAACCAGCGAGGAAGTATCTTTCACGCCTATACAACGAATGTCTTTGACAATAATGATATTACTAATGTGTCTGTTTACGAATTTCTAGAGAAGTATCCGTCGTGGACGGATGTAAAGACCTATGACGAGGAGTGTAATTATTGGACGGAAAAGGACCACGATGAGTTCAAGGCGGCACTAGAATGGTTTAATCATAATTATATTCATTATCGGATTAATTGGTCGTATTAATCGCCGCAGCACAACACCTTTTAATTTTTTCACGCTCATTCGTAGGGGTATGAAGTACGACATACTATTTTTAGTTTTGGGAACGGTATTACTCCTTTTCCTAGTCTCAAAACTCTCTGCATTAAAGGATACTATTTTCCTATGTACGACGTATTTTGACTGCCCGAAGCGTGACGGTTGGCAAATGTTTCAGAATGGTATCAATAAATTACGAACCCTTCACGACCCACAAACTCTCAACCGCATAGATAAATGGGTTGTTATTAATGAATACTCACCACATCCGAAAGCGAATTGGGCAAAACTTATGAACCAGCAGTATCCCTTTATCACCTTTCTACAGAAAAGTCAGCAGGACGAAGGGCAAGCTAAGTCTCTAAATATGTTGCTCACCTACGCACAGCCTTATACCTATTGGTTTCATTGGGAAGAGGGATGGGAACCTACGCGTCCTTTCCTCAACAACGCCTTCGGTGTTATGGATACTACCAATATTACGCAGCTACAACTGAGCGACGATTGGATAAATCGTGATGGACCAAAGACGTGTACGGATAATTACTGTATTATTCAGCACACCCAAGATATTGATACGCACCAGACCCGAACGCACTTAAAGACCGCCGCAGATGTCCATCGGTATTGGCCGCATTATTCGCTACGCCCGTCGCTCAACCGTGTAGCGTTTTATAAGCGGCTTGGGCAATTTTCAACGGACAAGTTTACACCTCCGCTCACGTCGGAGCACGATTATGCGTTACGCTGGTACAACAATGGTGGCACAGTTGGTGTCTTCAAACAGGGTCCTTTAAAACGCCCAAACAACTATATTAGTACCCACGACTAATCAATGGCGGATTTAAACCGAATATATGTTTATTACTATCTATAAACTATAAACATGGTAAAAGATACAACACGAACACGAAAGGTATCAAAAAGAGTATTAGAAATGTGGAACGACCCCGATACAGTTTGGGGTAAAAATCCAGAACTTGAATACTTCTGGGGCGACCTGGCTTCACAAAAAAAAGTAGTTCTTATTTACGAAGATAAAACCCATAAATATGTAAATTTACCCAATAGAACTACAAAAAAATATCAATCTGTAATGAATGAATTTAAGGAAGATGATAATGTAGTCGCAATATTATCAAGTAATCGATCTCAAGATGCGTATGAACAATATTTATATCCAAAGGCTAAGTCTAAGTCGGTTGATTATGTTATAAAACATTATAATACTTATTTCAAACCAATTCTTCCAGGTGACAAGTTAAGAGTCCCATTATAAAGTAAAGTGCCGTTTTGAAATCTTCAGCGGTCTAAATACATAAAACAATAATTCACTAAATGACGAAGGTTCAATATGCGTCCGATCTTCATTTAGACCACCTTGCCCCAAATATAGAATTTAATACCCTTGTCACCCCTGCTGCACCCATTCTTATATTAGCGGGTGATATTGCCTCGGTATGGACCTCAATCTATGGCAAATTTCTCCGTTGGTGCTCGGTAAACTGGCAGCACGTCGTTCTTATCGCAGGAAATCACGAGTATTTCTGTCATAGAGACTATCCGCGTAGTCGTCAGGATACAGAACAGCATATAAGGAACCTTTGCCGTTTTCACTACAATGTTCATTTTCTACAGGCGGGGCAAACCTACGTAATTCCGAATAAAAATCTGGTGTTTATCGGTGCCACTCTATACTCAAATATCAACAAAGATATCCACGACGAGGTGCTTGTAAAGAGTGATTTCACAAAGACGTTTATAGAGCGTGACAATATACTTTGCCGAACGCATCCATCAGACCACGTAAACGCTCATAAACGCCATAAACAGGGACTTGCCGATGCCATACGAGCAGTCCCGCGTAACTTTAAAGCTGTTGTTGTGACCCACTATCTTCCTACCCCAAAACTTCTAGAGCCCGAGTATCAGGAAGACCATTGGCGGTCATGTTACGCCTCAAATGACGAGGACCTGTTCAGACCGCCGGTCAGTGTATGGATTTGCGGACACGGGCACCGCAGCACCTATATCCTTGCAAAGCACAATATCCTTGTCGCTATGAACGCCCGAGGATATAAGCAGTACGAGATCAATCGTACGGTGGATATTTATCAGCCAACACTGGGATTCATTCTCTAATCCCATTATAAGGATAAAGATGTCCGTGGCAGAAGCGGAAGCAGCCGCCAAACAAGCGTTAGAGAGAGCAAAACGGGAAGCCCAACATTTATTGGCGGTGCGATTACTTACACGACACGGAAGAAATACTAGCAATTTTACACATAAAAACTTAGATAAAAAGCTAAGAAATATGCTGAATGCTGAACAAGCGGCAAGACGGGCGGCACGTAACCTAAGAAAAGCCAAATTAAGAGCACATCTTCAAAGTAATGACCCCGCACCGATTCTTATAATAAACGACCCTCCGTGGTATAATTTAGTAGAAGAGGAACTTGTTCCGAGTCCTTCACGTGCTAAATCGCAAAGGAAGACTAGACGTCGTCGGCACTGAGACTAGCCAGTGTCTGCTTAAGCTTCTCTAAGTACAGAATGCCATCCATCAGCTCCTCTTGGGCGTGCTGAATCCAATCGCCTGCCCCCAAATCCGTGCGGTCCAACGTGACGCCGTACTTGGTCACGCCTACTGAAGAACGCTGTAAAAACTTCAAAACAACCGCACGCACAATCGAATCCTCACACAACTCCATATCTAATTGTTAGAAATCCAGGAAAGTTTAGACCCCCCCGTAAAATTTGATTCCTTATTGTCCTAAAAAGAGCAATAAGCAATCAATGAAAGTAGTACGTAAGGCAATTCATACAGCCGCGGCACCAGCCAATACAATTAGCCTTCAATACGCCAGCAATCTATACCTAACCCGTCACGAAAAGCCGCTGTTTCCCCTTTTCCTCCAACCTACCGCACCATATCTTGCTCTTGTTGGAAATGTAGGGCACCCTTTGAGCGATTATTATAGTAGTTTCTTCCAATGGGCATCTTCACGCTGGAAGTCAATTGTTTATATTCCTGGTGAAGTGGAAGAATGTGTGTTGAGTAATCCATACGATATTCTAAAACACCACGAAAATGTATTTATACTCACAAAGCAAAATCCGTTTTATATTTATGAGCCGTACAAGCTTGCGTTATGGACGCCGACTGAGCCAAGTGCGTATAGGAAAGTCTTTGTCTTCACGTATGGTTGTCAAGAGCAACGTACCTTTCTAGAGCACCACGGAACCATTTACAGTCACGGAATCAATGGTATAAATGGAAAAATTCATACAAATACCCGAGGATATGAGGAAAGCCCAGCGGATGGATTTCAAACCGATGCTGTTCTTAAAATATCGCTTAAATAGATAGAACCACAATGTCGGCAAAGGAATATAAGATGACGGTTAAGGGTGTGATGAATTGGGCTCAAAACGAACTTGAGCACGTAGGCAACTTAGTAGGGGTCAACGATCCAGACATTCAATATGCGTATGCTCAGAGCGTTGTGAATGGTATGCTCCACTTACGGGATGCTCTTCTTGAACTCGTAAATGACCCGAACTACGCTACACATCACGAGGATTTGCAGCGTACACACGATAAGGTGGTCCGCGTTGTTAAGCACCTCATCAAGGACTTTAATGTCAATTTAGAGGATATTAAGACCTTTAACACTCGCCAAGTGCTCGGCAATCTTTCTTACTTGAATATGAATAAACCGAAGATGAATGGTGGTCGTAGAACCCGTAAATATCGTCGTCGCCATTGAATTTGAACATACTATATAAGAGCGGAAAAATTGTTCGCCGTTTATCTACCTTCGTTCATAAAAATTGATTGACCATAAAATGCGTTCAATCAACTCTTAAATGGCGTTTGAATGCTTTGTTTGCCACGGAAACGGACACGATTCTGGATCTCTCGTCCTGAATTGTTCGCATCAGCTGTGCCTAAAATGCTATACAAAGACGTTGAAGGCACAGGGGGAATGGCACTTTGATATTCTGACATGTATTCAATGTAAAAAGAAGATTGCTAACCGTGACAAGCCAAACAAGATGACTCTGGCAATAATCTTCTCCTATATTCGTACCATTTCTCAGCGCCGGCGTCAAATCGCACAGTTGGAGAACATTATCGTTGAAGATTCCCATTTAGGAAAGTCAACCGATGAATCAAAGAAGCAGTTAGATGAGACAGTAGGTATCCAGAATATTCAACTGACAATATTGCGAGAGATGTCAGAGCCGTGGGGGACTTGGACTGAAAATGAACGGCTGTCATATTTATCCGAAGAAAGCATTAACCGCATTCACTTGCCTCAGGCACAGGTGCTGCCCAATTTTGAGGAGCATCCTTATGCATAAAAATTAACGCCGATTTTTTTGCCCTACTTTACTGTCAGCCCCCAATGGACAACGCTGATCGTCACCCTGATTGCTATGTGTGCGTAAAGAAGCATCACACTTGCGAAGTACACGACGCTCCAGTTCTTTATATAGTTAATTCAATATGTATTTTTTACGCCGTAGGGTACGACGGGTCCGACAAAATGCCGCACTGACCCGCACCGCCATTGTACGTCTTGCCCTTGCCGAGCAGGATGTAGCCATTGACACCCCAGTCGGCACCCCACGAGTTCTTCACCTTCCAATACTGCTCGCCGCTTGCGGAGTCCGTGCCGTAGCCGACCGCGAGGACGCCGTGATCTAGCTGGGCACCGCACGGCGCCGTGAGTACACCGCCGCTGTAGAGCTGGAACGAGTTCTGGTCAGCCTCAACGGCGACCGAGACAGGCTGCTGCGCAATCGCCGCCTCTAGTGCCGCCTCCGAGTTCGTGGCAACATCCGTGTACGACTTAATCGTCGCCGCAACTGCCTTCGCCTTAGAGGCGACGCATGTGCCATCCTGAGCCGTGTAGGGATAGTTCGCCTCGGTAGTGAGACCCTTATTCTTAATAATGTACTCAAATGCCGAATCCATGAGTCCACCGTTGCAGCCCTGATTGCCCTCAGCTGAAGAGCAATCAACGAGTTGCTGCTCAGAAAGGGATACAAGCGTGCCGTTCGAGAGAAACCACACACCCTCAACCGAGCCGGTCGTAGAGAACGCCCAGCACGAGCCGCACTGACCCTGGTTCTTCACCGGCGTCACGGCACCCTGTGTCGTCCAGTCAACGGAAACGGGGGCGGCAAACGGAGGCATAAAAAAGTTGCGGTGGGGAAATGTGCGGCGGGACGCAATAAAGTTATCATAGCCACCCGTGATGTACTGCTCAGCAAACTCGTCGGCGGTAAGGTCGGCAAACTTGTTCATCGCCATTGTCCACGAGTGACCGGCAGCGTTGTGCTCCTGAACCTTCATGAAGTTAGAGTACCAGACATACTGACGGTACTCCGTCTCGCTCACGGAATCGTAAGTACGGTTGAAGGTGGCAGCCCACTCGGAGAAAGGGGACGCAGCAACAACGGCAAGCAATGAGAGAAACGCCAACATGGTATATGTATAAATACGTTAGTGACTTTAAATCCGCACCCCAATTTTTTCTTCCAGCTTTATAGGATGGCAAAGAATAATCGCCGCAATAACAAAACCCGTAAAAATACTCGCAAAAACAAACGCACGCGTAAAAATCGCAAGGGCGGACAGCGTGCAAATGCGTCCACGTGCCCACCGGGTCAGACAGGCGTGAATTTCAAAAACTGGGGCGGTGCGTGCGGTCCATACAATAGTTCATACAAGCTGATGATGGGAGTAACGTCAAACTAATTAAATTAAACGGGCACAATCTGGCGTCCGTCAATACGCTCCTCAGGCGGCACATAGCGCAACCCGAGGAACGCAAAGATATCTTTCTCGCTCTTCATACCCGGCGGAACAGATGCCGACGAACCCTTCAATGGAACCATTGTATGTTCATTGAGCGTATAGCCCTTATCACCGGCGTACTTGCGAAAGGCAACATTAAACTTATCGGAGCCGGTAAAGTACAGAAGCGCGTAGGCGTATTCGGCGGGTGCCGTCAAAAGCAAATCTAGACGGCGTGCCTTGCCAGGTGCCGCAGCCGAGCCTACCCGCACATAACCCATCCACTTCTTATCACCGCTCACAAGTTCATCAATAATGTATTCGGACTCCTTCAAACCGGCAACAAACGTCTCGAAATTGTCCTGTGCGGCGTCCACCGAGGCACTTTTAGGTGTGAGGAGCATATCTACATCGCCGCTGTCAGCGGCACCACGACGGTAAGAGCCGACCACGACGCCCTTGAGTCCCTTAGGCATAAACGCCTGTAGAACGTCTTCGTGGACGGTCATTTCCTCGCGAGGAATACGCAATGTAGCGGTATTATGGTACTTAAGTCCCATTTTCTGGGTCGCATTCAAAAGCGAAGGTTCGGCTTTCACAGCCGCAGACAACGCTGCAACACTCTTGATGCCGGCAGCGACCAGCTCACGTGCCTTCACCGGACCGATACCGTGAACGGTCAGCAACTCGTCAACGGCATCAATGGAATACGTAGCCTTGACACGCTCCGCTGACGCCAATGACCCAGTCGCCAGAATTTCCTTGATTTTCTCTTCAATCTTCTCGCCGATGCCTGTCACACTGGCAAGGTCGTCATAGGACTGAATCGGACGACCGAGACCGCTGATTTGGTCCATTACTTTTTTGTAGGCACGAGCCTTGAACGGAGAGGTCTTCTCGCCCTTGGCAAGTTCTCCACGCCGCATTGTCTCAAGTGCCGAAAGAATAGAGGAGGTATAGTTCATTTTCTACAGATGGGGAAGGAAGATTTAGAAAGTACTTGACCGCACGCAAAGAAACCGCATAGCATAACTTCAATTTTTTCACACACCCCATAATAAGGAATCCATAATGGACCGTTTGAATAAGATTTTGGATAAGGCGTTTCCGAACGTAAAGACCAAAGAAAATTATAAGAGCCGTCTGAGGGGTCTTACAAAAACTCTCAACGAAGCAGATCCTATTGTTATTCTCAAGTCACCCGATACGTACTATCCGAAACTACAAACCTTATACCCGTCGTTCAGCACCCGTAAGAATATGCTAACCCTGATTCTTGTCCTTTTCCGTGAGGATCCAACACTAAAGTCCGAGAGCCCAGAGGCAGCCGCAAAGTGGAAGCAATATCACGACGATCTTGTTAGAATCCAGGAAGCAAAGGTACGCCGATCGGAGCCTGAGGACAAACAAGTTAAGCAGTATACGAGTTATGAAGAGATTACTGATAAGTATCGTGAACTCAAGGGAAAAACACCGCATAATACACTCAAGACCAGCCAGCAATTCCTACTCCTGTCCATCTTAGTACATTTGCGACCGAAGCGTGCCGATTTGGGAGCCGTGAAGGTGTATAAAGAGGACGATCCGAGGAAAACCGATGAAAACTATATTGTCTTACGCACGGAAGGTACATCGTACTTAGTAATGAACTTATATAAGACAAGTAAGTATTATCAAACCGTGGAGGAGGACTTACCAGATGAACTTGTAAAGGATCTGAGAACGTCGTTGGGACGCCACCCGCGTGACTACATATTTACAAAAGAGAATGGTACACCGATGAGCAATAATACCTATTCGGTATTTGTCAAACATACGTTTGAAGAGCTGTTTGGGCGGTCAACGGGCGTTTCTCTGCTACGCCATATTTACATTACTGAGAAGTTGGACTTTGATGATATGACGATTCAGGAGCAGGAGGATGAGGCAAAACTTATGCTTCATACGTCTGGGCTTCAACGGCGGTATAAGTGGCCGAAGAAGGTGATTTGTCCGAAACTTTGTGCACCCTATATGAAAATAGATACGACACCGAAGACACGGAAATTTAAGCGTAAACGGACGCCGAAACGCTCTACAAAGAAGACCATGAAGGGCAAAGACTAGGCGGAGTCAAGATTAACCAGCAGTGTATCTACCGCTGTAACTAGACCTATATTATCCCTATAATCGTGGAGCATTGACGTAATAACGGATCGAAGGATGTAGTATTTACGTTCCCATGGCGAGACAACTGCTGGCGTAACGCCAGCACCAGAGATATCGGTCACCTCCTCAATACCATCAATAGTTGCTGTTGCTGCTGCTGCCGCTGCCGCAGGCACCGCGTCCCCCTCGGAAATCAGTTCATTCGTCTCGGCAACAGTGGCAGCACCGTCGCCAGTAGCAAGCCGAGCATTTAAGATGTCATCACCGTGCTTCTTAAATGTATCCCATACAACATCGTGAGCGTTAGAGCAATACTCGGCACCAAGTGCCTCCAAAACATTTCCCGTTTTCAGGACTTTGATAATAGCGGCTTTCGGCTTCGCAAATGAGGCACGCGTACGAAGTTTGAGTGGAAACCCGCGAATCCACTCCACTGGCTCGCGTACAATAAAATCAATATAAGTGCGAAGCAAATCTTCGCCCTTGTATTTGAACGCCTCGTAGACCACGGTAAAGTAGCGTTCGTTGGAACCGAGTAGTGTGCCGGCATTTTTTAACAGCATTCTATTTATTCAACGAAACAAAAGTTTAAATCCACAATAGAGATGTTTCAACTTGCTATTGTGGGTCTGGGTCCCGCAGGTATTTTTACATTAGCGTCTCTACCGGAGGATATGTTGCCCGAAACACTCATATTAGAGCGGTCGTGTATAGGCGGAGACCTATCGTCACAATATGGTAGTGTAATAGCAAATATTACGAAGGAATGGTTCATTAAGACATTTAAGACAATTCCAAAATGGGCGAACCAGTCGTTTCCAGAGTTGGATGGCTACCAGCCCACAGAGCCACCCAAACTTGCTGATATTTGTAAGATACTCAGAAGGCTCATTATGCCAGATGTCCAGAAGGCACATCTTCATACAACGGCACTCGTCAATCTAGTCCAAACGACAGATGGTTGGAATTTGGTCACAGCAAAGGAGACATACCAAGCAAAAAAGGTGATTTTATGTATTGGTGCTACACCAAAAATAATGGATTTGCCGCTACCGTCCATACCATTACCGATAGCCCTTTCCCAAGACCAACTTGCGCATGTAGTCGCCCCAACTGATACAATTGTTGTATTTGGAACATCGCATAGTGGAACTCTAGTCCTTAGAAATCTTAAGAATCTTGGTTGTACAAACGTGTACGCAATATACAAAGGCAGAGACCCATTTGCAATATCAACCGATCCGGCAATGGGTCCTGACGGACTAAGAAGTCCTGACGGACTAAGGAGCGAAGGGCTAAAATTAGCGGGAGCTCTTGTCGCTCAAGAGATTAATAAAAGCGAATGGGGTTCTTTCACACCGACACTTATAAATTATGACGATTTTGCAAAGATTTATAGGGTGCTTTCCAAAGCCAATGCCGTAATTTACGCAATTGGATTTGAGCCACGTACATTTACATATACAAACAAAACCGGTACGTGCGGTCCTATTACAAATGATACTCCAGGTATATATGGATTTGGTATTGGGCGTCCACGTATGGGAAAAACTCCCGCGGGCGAGGTATTTGTAGATATTGGATTTGAAGGCTTCATTAAGGCTATTCAGGCGGAGCTTCCTGGCATACTTTCAGCGTAGATTCTAACGCATCTACACGGTCACGTAGCGAATGAATCTCTGCCAGACACAGCGTCACCAACTTAGGATAATCTACGTGGAGCACCCCTTTCTTATCTTTTTCAACACAGCGCGGTTCAAGTCGCTGGACATCGTCGGCAAATACGCCGATGTCCCGCTGACCGTTCGCTATCCACGTGAATTCTACCGGCTTTGGCAGACCCTTAGGCACGTAGGGAACACCATCCTTCTTGAGTTTCGGATCGGAAGGCGTCAAAAACGACGCCGCATACACATCTCCGTCGGCAAATATATTACCCATCGTAATTGATGAAGGCAAGCCCATACGGTTGATATAGAGATTTCCCTGACGGACCATAGCATCGCCTAATACATCGAGCGGGGTAAGCGGTGCCTGAACGCCGATGCCAAGAAAGCCCGCCGATGTAAATCGTGCTATTTCAAGATTATTGACTTTAAAGACTAAATTATTTGTCGCATTAATACCGTTTGAGAGCAGTAATGGCACATTATTATAGTAAATCTGGGAATTGCTCAAATTCAGATTATTGCGAACTAAAATATTGGAATTATTGAAGGTTTGTAATCCATTTGTTTTAACGATTTTATTGGTAGTATCTATCATTCCTAGAAGCAGTGAAAGATTGTAGGCACTGTTCGCCGAGCTTCCAGTCGCAGAGGTTACGACATTTTGAAGTTCAGGTACGTTTACAAGGAATTTGTTTGGGTTGGTGAGAATACTCGCCATTCTAGTTTAGCCAGAGACGAAAAAAATCCATCTAAAACGAATGTAAGCCATAGAAATAGGATATGTCTTCGGGCGTAGGAAGGTTGTATAATGCGTATCCCTCGGATTCCGAGTCGGATACAGACAGTGCATCGTCCGATCTCACGCAAAGTTCGGATGTAACGGTAAATTACTTGATTAATGTCCCCGGTACGAAGCCGCCTGTACCAACAGGCTATGAGGCTCCAGGAAAGGTGCCAGATCCGCCACCAAACACGGGTACTACATTAGCATTTAAACAAACGGATACAACTTCGCTGTTTATGCTGAATTCGCGAGACCGTGATACAAAAGCGTACCCGCAGCCAACTTTTTTCACCCTTCGTCTTCCACGCGTCTACAAAAATGTAAAATCCATCACACTCAATCAAATTAATTTGCTCAATTCATTCTTTAATTTTACGCTGGCACAGCAAAATACGACGCTGTATGTGTACGAAGAGGGTCGTGTGCTAGCAGACGGTTCATCCAATATTGTACCGGTGCGAATTCCAGATGGAACCTATAATGCGGATGAACTTGTTTTAGCACTCAATAATGCATTGAATGCCACTCCGCTTTTCTCAAATATTAGTTATGCGGATTTTCTATCTGTATTTCAGTTGAACGGAGATTTTTCTATTCTTTTCAATACGCCAGGACCGGTCGTCTATAATGTATTGACCAAGAGCTATGATAGCAATGTAACGATCAATAATATTGTGAATCGCTATTTTCAGCAAAGTCAGACCGCCGGTGTAACTAATTTTACAAACAACCAGACGACAGTGGCATATTACTATCCTATTATGTACCAAATGATAGCCGAGGCAAATTTAACGGTGCCATTTAGTGTAACGGGGTTAACAATTCCTACAGGATTTCCCAGCTGGTACGACTATATTTTGTTCGGATTCCAGGGTCTTGATGATCCAAATATTCTCGCAATCGCATCCAATACGGAAAATCAAAAAATATTTGATAACTACCGTTACCAGAATACATTTAATACATCGCTTGTAAATTTGTATAATTGTAGTTATAATACACAGCAAGGACGTCTTGTAATAGCGGCTCCAAGTTTGAACGCAAGTATTTCTGCGGATTTGAGCACACAATACTCAAATATTCTTGCGTCTCTTATTACTAGTTACGATGCGGTGAATCCAGGACTCAATTTAGCAAACGTAGATACGTTTAACACGCAGTATGCGGCTCTCCAGAATTCAAATGCGGTCGTTATATCATTTTATAACTTTTTACAATACAAGTTTACAAGTAATTTTGGTATTAATTTTGGAACGTACTCGGCGGGGTTTTATGCGGATTCAAACAATCAACTCACAATTTATAATACACAAAATGAATTTGGTTGGAATCTTGTGCTTACGCCGAATATTTTCCTCACGCAAATAGATTCAAACTCGCCACCGTCTTCTATTACAAATTATTGGCCGAATCTAATATTTCCTAAGAATGCTCAAACTGCGGCGATTTCCACGTTTGTATCAACTGTTACTGCACCTACGTTTCCTCTCACATCGCCGAATAATGTTCCACAGCTTAACTTTTCCAACGCGGGTGAAACTCAATACGGATATACTGATATTATATTTCCTATCTTGCCGGCAAGTTATGTTCGCACTACATTTAATACACCGTGTCGGCAAGATATTAGTTTGCTGTGTATTCCACGTTACGCAAATAACCGTGGTCCAGGAACGGAAGAAGTATATAATTTTAGTGTACAAAATTCAACGCCATCACTGCTGTTTGATGTGCGTAATCCGCCAAATGAATATATATTGACGGATGTTTCAGGTGTTACGATTTTCAATATGTATACGATTGAACAAAATATGTTTCAATCTGCAGATTATATGCGTGCGTATAATCAATGGCAGACATTTATGTTTGTGAATATTATCAGTGGCACTCGTGTACAGCAATCTTCACCAAACTACAATAAAAATCCGCCGATTGGTGATATTAATATGACGAGTTTTCGTCCATTTATCTTTTTTCAGATGAATGCCCATCTATATGCGGTGGATCCAAATGCATTGTTTGATGTAACCTTTTATGTAGAAACACAGGATGGGTCTCCATTTCCTGCGCCAATTACAATTAGTTGGTATAAGGACCGTTCAGCATTTATGGCAGATGCCTTACAGGCAATGAATACGGTGAATGTAAATACAGACAATCCGCGTCATTATTTCCAGACTCAGACGTATCCTGCTGGCACAAATTCGGCAACAATGGTAGTACCTGTATTAAATCTACAGGAAACGTATTTTTACGTACATTTTGCTGCAAGCGGTAACCAACCGAGTGTTACATTACGTGCTTTTGCTTTACTTACAAACGATTATGGAGTATACGGACAGGCTACAGCTGATGATTATTTGGATATGCCGTATCAAGGGTTGCCGACAATCGCAAACCAGTTTACACCTGAGAGCTCTGTATACCAAAATAACTTGATCTCTATTTATTCTACCTCGGTCACTTCAATAGGCTACGATATTTCTGGTGTTTCGAACAATTTAGCAGATTATATTATTGTGGCACCGAACTACAATTTCTACGATCCTACCAATTTTGAAACCTATGCTAACGGTACTCAGTCTGGTGTACGGTATCAGTTTAATCTGTCCAATGTTGGAGCACCGGCACCGCAGCCCAATTTAGTACCGCCGTGGTCGCTCTATTTTAACTCAAATAGTCGTAACAGTATTTTGGATTTGTACAATACGTCTAGTCTTATTTATTTGAATTCGTCTATAACGCAGACATTCCCTGGTGGCAGCAATTACAGTTTGACTAACGAGTCGGTTATTGCAACGTTTTTAGATCCTACGTTAACGACAAACAAGGAGATTTTCTTGACGCCAGGTCAGGATCCGTATATGCCGATTCAGTCTACAACGATTTTCCAGCCGTGTACAAATTTTGGCACAACTCTTGTCACCGACGCATCTACGTCGGCGACCTTTGCCGATACAACGGGCTTTTCGGGTCTCAGTTTCTTCTTGCCACCAAATGAGGTCGTGAATCTGTCACAGTTTGTTGTAAAGTTTGCCTATACGGCACCGACGCAGACAAACAACTTGGATTATATTACGGTGGTTAGCAGCCCTTTCCAATACTATGGCTACAATAATGTACAACAGGGTGCGATTAACAATTGGTTGTATAACAATAGTGTAAATGTGCCACATGTCTTTTATGATACGGGATTCGTGCCAAATGGACCATCTTATGGTTACTGTCAACAATATAATTTTGCATTCCCCTATTTCGCCTTTTTTGGCGGTTTAATGGGAATTCAAAGTTTCAAGCGAGCACTATCAACAATGGCGGCGAATCCGGCAAATACATATTCTGTATTTATTACACAGGAAGGTTCATATAATTCGTTGAATTGTCCAATATCATTTATTGGTATATCTCCGAATGATCCGTATGCTGAAATTATTGGTAATATAGTAATTATCCAAGCTCCTTTTCCTACTGGGGGTCTTTTTGCGGATGGTGTCAATGTACGTTTCCAGTTTTATGTTACCACAAATACATCGGAATTTCCTCCATGGGATGATTGGTATCTATGGAATCGTATTAACACGAAGATTGGCATCTTTCCTACGGGACAAATTCAGGGCGTCAGTACAAATCAAGTTTCAATTTCTAGTGCACTCTACACAATGACACTCAATCAAGTAACACAGGTGTGTCAAAATACGAATCGGTTAGGTACACTACATACGCGAGAGCCAGATTGGGGCACTTTCTATGAATACACTGTCCATAAAAATTCAACAATTATTTATTCACCAACTGGTACAAGTATTAGCAGTATTTTCGTACCGATTACCTTAACTGGTGATATCACTCCTACCTACACAACGGGCAATATCAGCTATCCTAACTATACGTTGACCGTTCCGCAAATTAACAACTATACTTACCTGCCACGGTCGTACGGCATCGCTCCGTCGGTTGGAAACGCAATCAATTACCCGTATTCAAGTATTTCGTCTTATACGACGGATATTCCCAATTCATACACGGCGGTTCCGTTTTCGTATAATATATCAACAAACCAGTGGAGTGTGAGTGAGTTTTACGCAGTCAGTTTTACACGGCAGCCGGCGTTGCCCAGCACGGGTCTCATCGGCGGCGGTGCACCGTACTATGGACCCCCTGGTGTATTTGGATGGAATGTGAGCAGCAGTATCTTTACACTCTACAATGGCGAGCAGCCGACGTATCAGCCGTACTATTGGCTCGGCAAGATTTCCTTTACAGCTCTACCCAATATTAGTTACAATCCGGCGACGGATTTGTCAGCATTCGGCGGCTATGCGGGTCTCAGTGGCGAATACCAGGATACGTTTATGTTTATGTATGCGAACAGTACAATAGGCAAAGATTATGGTGATATTTCAACCAGTGCTACCCACTGGCGATGGGGCAATGAACAGAATAGCAATTACATTGCCTTTGATGATCAGAGTGGTTACAATTTCCTGTCCTATATCAATCAACAGACTGTTCGTCCAACTATACCAGAATATGCGGTTCACGTACGCGGATATGTTCCGACACCGCAATTCACAACAGGTCTTCGTATTATTGGTAATAATTACACGAACTTTGGCACTCTTACACTAGGTGAGGTCGCACAAGAGATTAGTTCCTTGTCAGGATATAGTCCAATTTCGGACCTTTCGGGCTCTTTATACCTACAGAATACGCCAGCGTACAATCAAATTATCAGTACAAATAACGGTATCCGACTCGGAAACAATAACCGATTCACCCACACATACGCTGATGCGCTCATAAATTTTGATAAGCAGTTCTATATCAGCACGATTACCTTTGGTGCGAAAACGGGATACCAAGGCGTGCCATTTACATTTAATGGTTACGCCGACGCACTATCACAATACGTATCATATTATAGTACAATTCAATCGCAGTATTCAGTATATGTGAATATTCTATCTACAACATCAGGTTTGCTCAATGAATACGTAGTGGTCCGTTATGGTAGTATTTTGCCACCAGGAATCGCGACACGTTCGCAATATACAGCGGCGATTCCGTTCCAACTGTTGTGCGACTACAATTTACAGCCGCCTTACAATACGCAACCGGATCAGTGGGGATTGCCGTGGTACCTTGGCTTTCCTAAGTCAACTGTTCCTGTGATTGGTCCTCGCACCTATGTGACATCCTCAACCTTTATTCGTATTGTACAGCAGTACATTTATCTCAAACTGAATCCGGCACAGAATATCAATACACTTGCTGTGTCCGCTAAGGAGAATCTGAGCGAGACCCGTGAGTCTCAGGGTATGGATACGCAGTATTTTACGAAGATTATTCTCAACGATTTTGCGAATTTCTGTCGTGCGGGCGTTCAGTTACAGAAGGACTTTTCGCCGGTTCTGGGTAAATATGAGATTATTGAGTGTATTTTGACAGACCAAAACGGTAATACGATTAATAATAACGATTGCGATTATGATATGGTGATTCAGATTACGGAGACAACAAATACGCCGACAGAGGACTCCAGTCTACTCGGACCTACCAGCGATTTGACGGTGTATCAAAATAAATAATTCATACACCTTAGGAAATGGCAGCTATCAACGCCACTTTAGCGGAATATTACCAGGGCGGACCAAAGAACTGGAATGAAGTATTTAAGGCAACGTGTATCAAAACGCACTGGGACCCTACAATGGTTGTAGGTCACATCTTACCGAAATTTCAACACGATATGGCATTAGATCCGCGTGAATCGTCTCGTAATTGCTACGTCTATTACAATACATCGCCTGGCGATGCTCCGCTCAAGAATTATCCTGAGTTGGCACCACTGGAGGCACCGGCGTATTTGCGTGGCGGTCCGCACCGCCCAAATACATATGAGAAGCCGCAGCAACTTGCACTTGAAACTGTGCCTGTATTTCCGCCCGGTGGTGCTGCCAGTCTCGGTTTCCCTTACGACAAGTTCAACGCAAATGCTGAGACGGATGTTTTGCGTATTGACGAACCGCTGACGAAATGTGCTGAGAAGCGCTTTATTCCACCAGGAGGTATCCCGGCACCCGCAATGAGCACCCGTGATGTACCAGGTGTATATCTAGGCGATAGTTCAACCATGTCGCCGCTACTCACACGCGTGTCAAAGCAGGCGGGTTGCCGCAATCAGGATGATGAGATGGCGTGGAACCGCTCTGCTCGTCTCTTCTTCAATCCTACGAAGTACGACCGTACCATCACTGTACCGCCGAATCTATACCAGCCGAGCTCGCACAACGCCCTTGTGTGCCCGCCCTGGAAAAAGTCGTAACCCCAGCCAAATGACTAACATATATCGTATCTTCCCGCAACTTTGGAGTCAGGGAGGATGCTTTCAGGCGCAGACCGTTTATGCAATTGATAGACAGCCTCCGCCCAATACGTTCCAAACACAATGTAGTACCCGTCAATATGACGATCCCGCATATTGGTATGAAGGGAATACTTTTCAGCGTATTCTACCTCCGCCAGCAGGCTTCTCACAGCAGTGCTGTTTCCAGTCACCGTCGTGGAATGCCGTAACTTGGCGGTCCCTACCTTTATGGCTTTCCTATGTTCAGTCGGTAGGCTACACGGTAACCACTGACTTATCTACTCTTACGCCATTTACAAGCATTTATATCAGCGGTCCTTAGCAGAATGAGTACGTATCCGCTCTATAGCTGGAGTTTGGAGCCGACAATTAGTTTTGATGGCGTAGGAAGCGGTGTTATAGGTGTTCCCGCACTTGCGATTGATGCTAACCAAAACACCTATTTTGCGGCGGTGGTGCTTGGACAGAATCCAACCGCAACTCCGACTGAGCCGGTAAACTATAGACCCTACAACAATATTGTTGTTGGAAGTACAGACAAAAATGGAAACTTGCTATGGTACAGATTCTTCAATGAATTATTGGTCGCCGCAAATCAACAACAGGTCAGCCTTGTTGTAGGAACAAACAACGATTTATACGTAGCATTTGTGACGCCTGCGTCAGTGAACAACTGTTATAATATGTCAACGACGCCACGATGGTGTCCGCCCCTTTATCCTGAAGCGGGTACGGAAGGACCCAATGATATTGTATTAGCACGTATTAATTATTCAAATACAAGCCAAAGTGTTTCGTGGGTTGTACAGAATGCGCGTCTCAATTCGGTCTATAATGAAACCGTTCCACAACTTGCTATTGATACGACAACCGGTTTGCTCTATATTGCGTATCAAACAAATGGCGATATTCTTTGTTATACTCCTATTGGAACTCCAACGGTAGTACTATCGTGTTTTACATTGAATAGTGCACAATTATGGTTAGAATGTCAGCAAAACATTAACAGCACGGGGGCAAATACAAATCCGGTCGTTACTGCGGATAATGCGGGCGGTGTATATGTAGGGTACGAAACAACGGCGACCGTGAGCGGCGGTGCGGTTATTACTGGTCAACAGGTGGAGATGGTGAAATTCCAAACCTATCTGACTCCGTCAAATACCCTTGCGTCCTACAGCCGGCAATGGGTTCTCAGCCAAAATGGCACAATTTTAACTACACCGCCAGGCATATCCTCATCTCCAAGCATTACATTTGATGGTACAAATGTATATATTGCGTTTCTTACAACGGGGGCGGTAAACGGTAATTATCCGACCGGTTCTGCACACGACCTAGTGGTTGCCCAAATTACACCGACCGGTTATACGCCGTGGATACAACAAGGCAATCAGTTCAATCGCACACCTTATGTATATGCTGATGCGGGACAGCCGTATATTACAGCGGACTACAAACTTTCAGTCAGTGATGTGCCCAATATTCTTGTGTCCTTACAAACATATACAGTAGCCCCACAAGGCGGTAATTCAAGTATATTTGTGTTTAAGATGTCATCGTCTACGGGTAATAATATATTTAATAGAAACGGCTACAATAATATGCCGCTTGCGTGGTCATCGGCTGAGCAAACAACTGCTTTGTTACCAACGGCGGCAGCGGGCACCTATACACAGGTTGCGGTGAAAGCTATTTACAACTCTCTTTATTTCTTGTTAGGATCTCTGGTGCCCCTGTCTTTTAATGTACAAACAAGTAGTGTGGCGGACCTTATCCTGCTCAAATACAATCTCGCATATTATTATCCGAATACGAATCCCTTTGACTTTATGTCACAGATTAAGAAGATTTGTAGTTGCGGCGCCAACTGCTCTTGCCAAGGCAATCCTAGTGTTCCAGGTGCCCCCTTTAATCTTTCCGCTACACCTGGAAATGGATCTGCTATTATTTCTTTTACAATCTCGGATGGTGGTAGCCCACTTATCAACTTCTCATATTCTATTAATGGCGGCACAACATTTACGTCCTTTGCCCCGCCACAATACGAAAGCCCCGTTACTATCAGTGGACTCACCAACGGAGTTACATATAGTATTCAAATTAAGGGAACAAATGGTATTGGAACGGGACTGCCGTCGGAATCGGTCTCCGTTACACCTTCCCCCTAATACTATTATCAGGACGTTCAATAAAAAATTATAAATAGTACAAAGGTAACCGTTCACTTATCACTCATCGGCAACCTTGGGTGCCAGATATGCAATGAAATGGCTGCCGCCGCCGAAGCGGAACGTGGCGCGTAGCGGATTCGTAGGGTCAAACTCCAGTTGCGTGACCGGCGACAGTGCTGAACCGCCCTTAATAATCATCGCCACGTACTTGGTGCCGAAGCGCGCCTCAACCGAATCACCAGTCAACTCCATCTCGCGGTCCTCGGTGTTCTCCAAGGTCTGCTTAACAGCACCACTATCACCCATGGTACTCAGATGTAGACCATCCTCGTTCAACACCACACCGAGGGTATCACCAAAATGTGCGATTTCCTTCACGACCGCCGAAATATCGGCAGTCTTGAGCGTCACATTGGCAGCATAGGTCATCGCCGGCAGCGAAGGTGCATCCTCATCAATATCCAGCGTCGGCACCTCATACACCGCCTTCTTAGACATCTTCACATTATAGCATTCTACAATGAACTTATCAGCCTTATAAATCAAAGTAACGCTATCGCCAGCACCGACAGGCGACAACACCCTAGCCAGAACAGACATATTGACGCTAATCACGAGCGAGCGACCAACAACAGCCTTGGTGCAGTCGGCAGCCGACAGCAGATAATCAACAAATCCCACGTGCGAGGCATCCATTCCGCTGATGCTGATGCCATCGGCGCTGATACGGAGGGAAGCGATTGGTAGAAACTCTTTTAGAGCCTCTACCGATGAACGAAATAGAACAACATCCTTAGGTACGAACTCCATCTCTCAGTGCTTTGTCAGAAATCCAGGCACACCTAAGTCAATTTTTTTAGACATCAACACTATCCTCGTTACGCCCTTGAAAATATTCACGAATCTGGTTACGTATTTCCTTATGACCAGGAAAAAGTGTCCATACACCTTGCCAATCTTTGTGGATATGAAAATAAGGGTCAAATTGATTATCTATTACAATATCCCAACGGCTTCTATATTGACGGTCAGACTTCTTGCCGTGCCAATAGTGGATAATTGAACCTGCTACATAACCAATGTTTTTATGAAGGCGGAGTGCGCGCTCCTGCCAGTTAAGGATAGCCATACGGTAGTTAGGATGGATCTTATGAGGAATAGAACGTTCACCCTCGCCAATCAAGCAGCACGCCATGTGGTGATCACTAGCGCCAAGGATTGCTAGTTCAAATAGACCGCCAAGAGTATTTATAGCTTCACGGGTCGCCGCCCAGCAGTAGCCAGTATGCCAGTAGATACCTTTACACGCGCTCAGCAGTGTTGATTCGTCATCAAAATCGTTTTTTGTAATAGGTATAGTGGTTACAGGTACACCACTCGGTGTTCTTACCATTATAGAGCGGTCATTGCCATTATTAAAGCAGTAAGCAAAACCCTTGTGAACAGCATGAATCTCGTGCTTGGGACCAAGATCAACAGCATCCTCAAACATCTGAACGACAGGATGGTGCTGAAGTTCTTGAACTGTCTCTTCCATCCAGTTTGGATTGGTAAAGTTGATATCACCATCAATCCACGCAACATATTGCCAATTGGCGGGCAACTTTGAAATTCCGATATTAATGAGGTTCTCCTTGTGCCATAACTCGGATTCGGTGCGGAGTTGAATGTGACGAGGATTTGAGGCATCTGTTACCTCAAACGCACGGTCACCGTAAGCACCCTCAACAACGTAGAGTTTCGCACCGTAATTATGCATACGTGCCATAAACTCCTTGAAGAGTTGAGGACGGCGCTTAAAGCGCTCAGGATTTGTCATCACCGCGATAACATAAAAATTATCCCCATTCATTTCTAAAAATTGAGATGTTTAGTGCTTTAAACAACAAATTAAAATGCCACCCAAAAACAAGTCGCCGTTGAGATATCCAGGCGGAAAGACGCGTGCCATCACAATCCTTGACCAATACCTCACACAGCATTATTCTACTAGAAAGACTCTGTTGTCACCATTCTTTGGCGGCGGTAGTTTTGAACTCTATCTTACAACAAAGGGATATCAAGTCCGAGGTAATGACTTGTTCAAACCGTTATATACCTTTTGGTTATCCGCTAAAGAAACGCCAGAGGATATTAAGGATGCGGTGGAAAGTGTGATGCCGATCACCAAGGAGTATTTCCAAGAACTCCGTACTAGCATTCAGACAATGACTGACCCACTGGAGATTGCCGCCGCTTATTATATCATCAATCGGTGTTCCTTTAGCGGTGCAACATTCTGTGGTGGATTCTCAAAGGAAGCATCAACGGGACGACTCAATGAGTCTTCTCTAGAGACTCTCCTAACTACAAATCTAGAAAATATTACCTTCTCCAATTTGGATTGTAAGGAATTTCTTACGCAAAATCCTGAAACCGATGACACCGTCATCTACGCCGACCCACCCTATTACATCAGTTCGTACATTTACGGTAAGGATGGTGATATGCACGAAGGGTTTGACCACGCAGGCTTTGCCACGCAGATTAAGAAGCGCCGAGACTGGATGATTAGTTACAACGATTGCCCATACATTCGTGACTTGTACAAGGATTGCCGAATAGAGAAGGTGTCGTGGTCGTATGGGATGGATAATGGCAAAAAGGGGTCATCAGAGATACTTATATTACCGATATAAGGGACCCGGCAAATATTTTTTATACGATAAGCAAAAATTGAGAAGGCGTTAGGGGTTAAAGAAAAAAAACAAGATTATAAGTAGAACAAACACTATGTTCAACTTAATTAAATTAGTATTCGCTTTTGCGAGTATTTTGACCGTTGCCGGTCAGGGAGGAGGAGCTGGTACTGTTTCAGCGTCTTCAACTCCAGAATTTTCGTCTATTTCGGTGATTTCCCCAAGTGGAACCGTAACGCGATCGCATTTTGTTTCCGCCACCGCCACCGCTACTGCGACTATTTCGCTCTCCCGTGGCGTTGTTTCATCCACCGCCACGCGATCGCGCGCCGTTGCCACACCCACCACCACCATTTCTGGCACTCGTGCCCTTATTTCCCCTTCTGCTACCGTGACCCGCATTCGTCTAGGTGCTACTGATACAACCACAGCAACCCGCAGCCGTCTAGGTTCTGCCGGCACTCCTACAACCACAGCAACCCGCAGCCGTCTAGGTGCTGTCGGCACCCCTACAACCACAGCAACCCGCAGCCGTCTAGTTGCTGCTGCTACCCCTACCACTACGGCAACCCGCAGCCGTCTAGGTGCTGCTGGCACCCCTACTACCACAGCAACTCGTAGCCGCCCAGGTGCTGTTGGCACCCCTACCACTACCACTACGGCAACCCGCAGCCGTCTAGGTGCTGGCACCCCTACTACCACAGCAACTCGTAGCCGTCTAGGTGCCGCTACCCCAACAACCACAGCAACCCGTAGCCGCCCAGGTGCTGTTGGCACCCCTACTACCACAGCAACCCGCAGCCGTCTAGGTGCTGTTGGCACTCCTACTACCACGGCAACCCGTAGCCGTCTAGGTGCTGTTGGCACTCCTACTACCACGGCAACCCGTAGCCGTCTAGGTGCTGTTGGCACTCCTACTACCACGGCGACGCGAACTCGTCCAGGTGCTGCTGGCACCCCTACTACCACGGCAACCCGCAGCCGCCCAGGTGCTGCCGCTACTCCTACTACTACGGCAACCCGCAGCCGAGCTGCTGCAAACACCCCTACTACCACGGCAACCCCTACCACCACGGCGACGCGAACTCGTCCAGGTGCCACCCCTACTACTACGGCAACCCGCACGCGTGCTGTGCCTACTAGTACTACAACTGTAACACAAACCACGACAAATACTGTTACACACTCGCCCGGTGCTACAGCGTCTGCCACAAATTCACGAGCCGCTGGAACTTCAACAGGCACTACAACAAATACGCGTAGTTCATCGCAAACTCCGACAGTAACACGCACCCAAACTCAAAGCGCAACAAATACATTTACGTCAAGCAATACTCAATCCCAGACAGCTACACCAGCTACGACCCTTTCACCAACCGCCTCCTCTTCAATGTCAACCGCCTTTATTCTAAATATTCCTAGCAGACAGCAGTCAAATGGTGAAACGCTTATTCGTGGTTATGTAAGTAATTACGCGTCACAGGCTGGCTATGTTAATGCGGTAATTCAGAGTGTTGCATGGGTAGATGGAGCCTATGTAGTGGCAGGCAATGTTATTGGAGCACAGCAGTTTCAAAACAGCTTTCCCCTTTCGTCTGCATATACAAATCTACTGGCAGCACTTGGTCCGTCCCCCTCACCGACACAGGCACCAAGCTCAGCCTCATCTATCGCCTTGCCGGTGGGCATTGCGGTCGGTGCCACGGCACTTGGTGTTATTGTAGCAGGAACAGCCATTTATCTAACCCGACAGAAGCGGCGTCGTATTTCGATTGATCCTAACGCTCCAACTGTGATGAATGCGTTGAAGAATGCTATACCGACGACGCGATTGTCTCTACCAAATGCTATCCAGCCAGTGAACAATACGAATGAAGACTATTATGATCCCGAGCAGGCAACACGTCCCGTAAGCTTCCAAGAAAACAGTCACGTACAAACGCTACAGAAGCAGGCAAGCCTGCAGGCGTCTGAGATGAAGGCACGCATTAATTTCGTAGCTATCAATAACTCTAAATCTATAAATGATAAGATAAAGTCAGCTTCAGCTTCGTCATCTCCGCAGATTCCTCACGGTTTCCAACAATCCGCATCAACACGCCAACTTGTGCATCCGTTTATGGCACGGCGGCATACGTTACCGCCCCCACCGGTAAGCGAGTTTGATTTGAATAGGGATTCACCTTCGCTACAACCGCCGCCACCACCCCCACCGCCAGAGGAGGAGTCCAGAGCCGCATTTAATGCTCGTCCCGTGCGGCAAAATTATCCGCTGCCACCTGTAGAGTGAGCAGATGGAGAATGTGGCAATGCGCGGTCCTCGCTCACAAAAAACAAAAATTTACACTGTTGATACTCGGAAACCAAGAGCAAACACAGAGTTGCTAGTATTTTTAAATCCTGCAAATGGATTTCAGGAACATATCAGCACAAAACCGTCTCGCAGGACACCGATATTTCGTTATTTTTTTTACATTGGTGGGGGCGGTAACGATGAGAGAACAAAAGGTGTGCCGAAGGCGCAACTAGAAGCAGCATTCGCCGCTGCTGCTGCAGCCGCTGCACCACCGCCCCCGCCTCCACCTGCAGCACCAATGGCTCCTCAACTTCCTCCTGCGCCGGCAGGGTCGCAGGGCAGTTATGGTGCAATGCACGAGGATGACAGTATTGATGATTTAGCAAATACTTTAGCAGAGCAGGGTGTTGCTTCACAGGGTGAGTTTGATGAACTTGCCGCATTGATGGAGCAGAAGGCACAGATTGGCGGCAGACGCCGAACCAGACGCCGCCAGCGTAAGTCCCGTAAGTCACGCCGCCGCTACAGCCGCCGATGAAAAAATTGAACCGCCGGCAATCCTTTAAGCCCAAAGCACCCCCGCCCATCTAAAGACCCTCCGCCGCAAATGAATCCCTACTTCCGCCCTATGGCACTTGACCATCTTCCCTACAATATTCATCGTCTCATCATCTGTGGTGAGTACGGCTGGCAAGACGTCTATCACTACGTCCTACATTCCTGCTATAATCAGCCTGACACCAGTTACTGGTTTCAGGCTGCGTTTGAACTATGGCGCAATACCGCAATGCTTGTTATTCTTACTACGGCGGTTCTCTTCGCCTTTGTTGGTATGAGCCTTGCCGCCAACGGCATCGTCTGGCTCATCACCGAGGGAGTTAAGTATGCTTATAATGCCGTCACCGCAACCCTCCATACGCCGCAGCGCATAACGCTGAAAAACAAGAGCCAAACCGCTTAAATCTTCAAATCGCCAAGTCCCGCCGCCAGTCCACCTAAATTATTGTTAGAAACCACAGAAGACGGTGAGTCACCAGTCTTTTTCTTTTTCTTAGGTGGCGAGAGTGACTTAGGAGAGGCAGTCTTAGGTGCTGCGTCGCGCACCGCAATCAGGCTCGGTGGCAACTTTGCCGCCGCATCTAAACTATAAGTAGACGCCTTCAGGTCTTTGAGTTTCGTAGGCTGTGCCGCTGCCATTACCGACAAACACATATGCCCTTTTTTATTACTGCGGGTATGAACTTTGAGCCGAATACGAACTCGTTGCGGGCATTCAAAGTAGGGAACGCCGAAATCGCAGGTATCCTCGCCGGTATGATAGAGTCCCTTACCGTCTACTTGAATGTACTGGCATCCTTTCGCCTTATAGAGTTGTGAAATAGTATTGTCGCCGCAGGAAATATAGGTATCCTTGAATTCGGGCGTCTCCTTCTTAATCGCCGTCCATTCAGAGTGGGTTACAGGATGTTCAAGGAATGTAGGTGTCTTACCACCAAAGAGATTCGCGGCACCAATAATTGTTTCAAAGATCATCTTGGATGCGGGTGGAATTTTACCGGCACCAACGCCGACCCAAACACCCTCCTTATTCTTATCTAGCTTCATCTGCATCCAATCGGGCGTAGGACGCTTCGCCTCTACGCCAATATCACCCTCTGCTCGCCAATTGAGCTTAATATCAATATCCGCACCACAGCCACCTAGCGTATCAAGGGGTTGCGTATTGAACGGGACCTCCATATAGGGCGATCGAACCGTTTTACAGGTCTTCGCAATCTTGATTTCATAGTTTTTACCGGATACAGAACAACCAGCACCTGCGTCGCCGATGGGGCAACCGTCCGCCAAAGGGCTTTTCGCTTTCCGCGTTCTTTTCGCAGGCATTACCCAATCTAATAGTGTCCTAGAATATTGTATACTCTTGGGCATATGTAACTTCGCACCCTACCACTCAGTCTCTCATTTTTTTTAGACAGAATAGGTATTCCTTCACTCCGCTATCCGCATTGTACTCATAGGACTTGAACCGCTTGTAGTCGGTCTCTACCACCGACACCTCGCCATACTTTCCCATAAGTGCCAACATCGCTTCCTTAGAAATCAAGCTCTCGCTGCTGTACGATAGGAAGATCCACGTAGCCCGTAGGCGGCTAAATAGCCGTTCAAACGCCGCAACGACTTCCTTTTTCTTACAGAACGGCGACATAAAGCACTCCTCAGGAATGCCGGTAACACCATCACGTAGCACGACCCCTGTTTGCTCAACCGGCGGAAGCGCAAGAACATTAAGGGGAAAGTAGTTTTTGGAATATTGGCGTTCGTTGTATGGCGGGTCTAGATACACAATATCCGCTTCTACGGCATCCAAAAGCGAATCCACCAACACATCGCTATGATAGCACTGAGACCCCGCTAACGCCGGATCACGAATGTTATGAATAGGCTCAAATACTAATGCCTTCACTGCCTTTTCCTTGAACTGCTTAAGAAAGCAGCCATAGACAGCAGGCACGTTACTTACCGCATCGGCACTTACCAACAGTGACGCAAGCAAGAACATATAATCGTCTTTTCTCTCAGGATTCTCCCCAAACTCCGTTTCAATACGCCGACGGATATAATCAATACGACGGGCGTTATCAACCGTGAAGAACATCCGCTGACAACCATTGTGCGGGCTGTAAGACCGTGTAATAAACCCCGCTGTATCCGTATCATTGCCCAAATACGCCCCGCTTGTCAGATCCGCCGCCATACGCCGAATGAATCCTTCACAGTCCTCAGACAGCACGGAGCGCGTCATAGCGTGGACAATTACAGAGCTATAGAGTTCGGCATCATTGCCGATAACGACTGCCCCCGTCTTACGTAAATTATAGGATACAATACCGGTGCCGCCAAACAGGTCGGCAACACGCCGACCGGCAAAATCACCAGCCTTCGCCGATATAACATCAAATATCCAGCCGATAAGCCGATGCTTAGAACCGATATAGTTAAGGCGGTGTACTTGATCCATTATTGTTAGAAATCCAGGCGTCTTTTAGACTTTCCCCCATCCAACTTTATAAAAATTGAGCCCTGCAGTCCCCTCCCGGACCCCTTTTAGCCACTGCACCCGTTCCCGAAGGCACTGCAGAATTCTCCACCCTAAATAAAATGCCGAAGCCAACGCTACAATCTCTCCATGGTGCTATTATAGAGCTACAGACGGCGGTTGCCGAACTTAATACACGCCTATCTGTCCTTGAACCGCCTAAACCCGCTGCCTCTTCACCTGTTTGCGACAATAAGAATGCCATTAGTCTCTTTAGCGGTGCCGGTGGCGATACGCTTGGAATTGAGCGTGCCGGTTACAAGGTAATCGCCTTTAATGAATTCAAGGAGCCGGCAATCAAGACGCATAAGGCGGTCTTTCCTGAATCAGTGATGCTTGTCAACCCTGAAACGGGCAAGACGGATATCAAGAAGGTGCCAGACCAGGTCTTTCAGGAGTACAAGGGAAAGGTTCGTCTTATCTTTGCGGGTTTCCCTTGCCAGGGCTTCAGTCACGCTGGAGCAAAACGTGTTGATGATAAGCGTAATGAACTTGTCTACGAGTTTGCCCGTGCTGCCCGTATTGCTGAGCCTGAGTGGATTATCGGTGAGAATGTGAAGGGACTCCTAGCACGTAAGGGTAGGGATCCAGCCCGAGCCGCCGATGCGCCCCTGCGTCCCGTTATTGACATCATCAAAGATTTGTTTGAACGTACAGGTTACAAGATTACCTATAAGGTGATTGACGTAACCGAGATTGGTGTTCCGCAGCACAGAAAGCGTCTAATTATTATTGGGCATAGGGGTACCCAGTATCCGCATATGCCGTGGGGCGACCTTACACCGGCAAGTACTTCGCCACAGACCTCTATTCGTGCCTTTCTTGAACCCCATCTCAAGGATGCGATGGAGATACCGGCACTATACCGACCGGCTGAGCAGGGTACCCATTATTGGATTCCTACTACGGAGACGGTACCAACGGGAACCCCACACCCTAATCTCGCCCTACTGGTGAGTGGTACGCGTAATCCATCCAGCAAGGAGAAGAAGGCGAATCCGAATATTGCCGCAAAGTTTGTGGAAAAAGACGGTCTTATCAGTTTCGGTGTTCGTAAGGGCGGCTATCACGGTATGGTCGTCAATCCAGATGTCGCCTGTAATACGATTATCAGCACTTACAATCTCTGCCCGCGGCTCTTTGTGGGGCTCCATAACGCAGTTGCCGGCAAGTATTGGATTCGTTGTATGACGCCGCGGGAGCTGGGACAGATTCAGGGTTTCCCTGCCGATTATGCGTGGCAGGGAACTGAAAAAGAGCAGATTATCCAGATTGGCAATGCTGTTCCTCCGCCGTTAGGCGAGCGTATTGTGAAGTCGTTGGAGCGTGTGGTATTCAAGGCGGAGCCTCAGACAGCGGATGGAGCGGTGGAGGATGATGAGGAGAGTGAAGATGAGGAGGCGGCAACCGACTGAAGATAGGTACTAACACCGGCATAGCATACTTCGGTGTATTCAGGTGTGAAGCGTTCGCACTTGTAGCGATTAGCAAAGCGGATATAAGTACAAAGGCTATCAACACCCTTGAACTCGGTATTATATTTTCTCTTAATGGCTAGTAGTTCGGTCATCATCTCGTTTTCGGCAGCCGATGGAATATTCTGTCCAAGTGCGATAAACGTTGCCACTTCGGATGTGATACGCTTGCGAGGCTGGCTTGTACGCCGATTCCAAGTCACAATATAGATGACGTCCTTATTAAACCAGCCGTCGTTAAGGAAGAATACATCACTTGTAGTATGTTTGAGATCCAGGTCAACTTTGCGTGCGGCAGCCTTCCCGTCGGACTCAAAGACACGAAAGTCAATAGACTGCTGTGAACCATTTACCTGATAGAGGTAGTAGTAGCCAGGTGTTGTGGGAAACTCGGCGTCCTTAGGCTGAAACTGGACACCATTGGACTCTAGAACCGCCGCAAATGAGGCTTCCTGTGCGGTTACCTTATTGCCGGTGCCTTGGGAATCTGCCTTTGCCTGAGCTTGGAGCTTGGCAACCATAGCAGGAAGGTCCTGCCGCAGAATAGCAGGATTGGAACGGATAGTATGAAAGATTTGTGGGAGAGGGAAGAAGGACATTGTAAGTAAGAATGGAGACTTAAAACCCCATTTGTGTAAAGACGAGTTTCAATTTTTTCGTGCCCATTTAAGCCCACCCCGCTGACATAAATATAAGAGTCCCACAAAGAAGAATGGCAACGACCTGTGTCACTTTACAGGTCACGGCGGACTTTGTAACCCCGTCGCTCCTTATCAATGCGAGTGCCGAAACGTGTGTAAATGTACTCACAGCAGGTGTAGCAGCGGTAGAGTCGGCATGTACTACCATTAGCAAATCTACAAATGCTACGCTTATCGCAAAGCACGAAGCCGCAATGGCACGCCAGCAGAAAGAGGCTGAAGCAGACCGTCAGCGGATTCAAAAGGATGCGGAGGTGGAACGTCAGCGATTTCAAAAAGAGATTGAGCGACTTCAAGCCGATACAACGCTTGCCAAATCACTGCGAGCGGATGCGGAAAGCCGCCTTTCCGAGGCAACAGCAAACGCCAGGCAGCAGGCGTACGATGATGCCGAGGAGCGTATTCGCAAAGCGGTAGAAGAGCGTAATAAGGCGGAGGAGAAGGCAGCCGAGTTTCAAAATCAACTGATGACTGCGGTGATTGCGGAGAAGCAGCGTGCGGAAGAGCTGGTGAATGCGGAGCGTGCCCGTTCAGATAAGGCGATTGAGGAGAAGAACCGTACCATTGAGATGTTACACGGCATTAGTACAAGCTCGTCGCAAAAGGGCAGCGTTTATGAGCAGAAGATTAAATACTGTGTTATCAACGCTTTTGGATCCGCCAATAAGTTTGATATCCTAGATAAGCAATATGAATCTGGCGATCATGTTGTCGAATGGGAAATCTACAAGATGATGATAGAGGACAAGGATAAGAAGGAGATTGACGCGGAAGATATTCGCAAGGCACACCGTGATTTCACAAAGCATAGTGAGTGTGATATTCTTCTTTTTATCAGTGCACGTGCTCACATTCCGAAGCATCAGCGTCCTGGTGATATTGATATTGCACTTGTAGATGGTCGCCCTGCCATCTATCTAGGCAACTTCAACGATAAGGAGAATAAGATTATATATCTAAAATCTCTACAGCCGGTAATGCGTACGCTGATTGAACTGACGAAGAAGGCGGCAGAGGGTCCTGAGGTGCTCAATGAGCGGCTCAGTGACAAGCTGCGTAGCATTCGGCAGCATTTCATTTACAACGAGCAAATCATCAATGATATGGTGAATAAGACGAAGGCAGCGGAGCGTAACATCAAGGGCTCGTTAGACGAATTGATATTGACGATTACGAATGTGCAAACGACGTTTAAGAACTCTATGGCGTCCATTGTCAATGATGAGGATACAAGTACCCCTGTGGTAGAGGAGGTAGAGCCGCCGCCAGAGCCAGAAGTGGAGCCGGTACCGCTAAAAGTAACGGGGAGGAAGTCGGTCCCCAAAAAGAAACCCACTCAGACCGACATACAGAAAATGGCGTAACGCAGTATTTACTGCTCAATGTTCATTTAATCTATAAGTAGACACGAGAACTGGGGCGGACGCAAATCTAAAGACGATTTCCATATGGAACTATAGATGGACTATGGTACTCTAAAGAACTACTTTCCTCGTCCTAAACGATGGGAAACTATGAAACTGTTTGAGAAGATACAATATACCTTCTCACGCTTTACTCCAGATTTTGGAAAGTTTGTCCATAAATTAGATGCGAAACGTATTGTAAAGGAGTTAGCAGGGAATACCATTGAAGTCCCTCGTGTTGTTCGTGAAATGGCGCAATGGGATGATATTTCCCCAGCGGATCTGAACCCTGACCATATTATTAAGGCTACGCACGGCAGCGGATTCAATATCAATATTGAACACGGTGTAACGTATAATATGAACTTTATTAAACAGAATCTACAGCAGTTTAATCGCATGCGGTATTTGAATTTTCGCGAATCTCAGTATAAGTATGTAAAACCTGGATTTTTTATTGAGGAGAAGATTCATGATTACGCGAATGCTAAGAATGGCAATGCCATTACCTTTATGATTTACTGTATTCACGGCATTCCGTATACGCTGATTATGAGTGATAAGCGTCTTGACCGTTATCGGCATTTCTATGTTCATACGGATTACCGTATGGAGCAGATACCGATAGAGAACCAGGTGTATCACCCGTTTATTATTCCACCGCAAGAGACTATGAATCGTATGTTTGACGGTGCTAAGGCGCTCTCAAAGCTGTTTGAATTTGTACGCGTTGACTTCTATCTAGACATCTATAACAAGATCTATTTCAGCGAGTTTACATTTACGCCTCACGCAGGGCTTCAAATCTACTCAAATAATATGGAGTTACAGCTTGGAAAACTATGGATTTAACGTGTGCAAAAATTGGCACACAAAAATTCACGTGTATTTTACACGCGAATTTTTGTTTCTTTGTTATTCTATAACTCGTTTTTCGCGTATTTTCTTGCGTTTTTTTAAAACACAAGAAATAGGGCACAAAAAGTTACACACAAAATGTGCTGAGATTCTTGTTAATCAAAAAAATTAAAGAATATTTGCGAAACTTGCGCCGTTTTTCGCTTCAAAAATCACGTCAGATTCATTAATCTATAGATTAATGAATCTGACGTGATTTTTGAAGCGAAAAACGCGCCATTTTGTGATTTTTTTGTGTATTTTTTGTGTTTTCAGAAAACGCACGCAAAAATACACGCAGGTTTTTGTGTGCGAATTTTCTGAACTAAAAATCACGCACAAAAACGCACACAGAAACGAGTTATAGAATTATTAAGAAATTACATTTCTATTTTTTAATAGTATGTTTCCCATATCAACCCAAGGCAATTCTTCGCCTATAATATCAAATCCACTTTCGTTCAAAAACAATTTAAATGATTCGTATTTTTCTACATTTTCATATGTATCAATAAGTGATACCTCTGTGTAAAGATACTTAGTTTTGCTTAACGCAATAGGCGAGCTGCGTAGAACTAGCGGTTCTGCTCCTTGCATATCTAGCCACAATAAATCAATATGATGTAAATCCTTTGCTTGAAACCATTCATCTAGATTAATTGTCTGTACAGATATCTCCTTCTTAAAAGAGATTTCTGTATGTACACGCAAGTGTTCCTTGGGTTTCAATAACGACGATGACCCCCATAGTTCTCCGAAACGGTCACTTACGTATAACGTTGATGTGCCAGATTTATCAGACAAAGCCACATTAAGCACTTCAACATTTGCTCTAGCACCCACTTTGTTTATAGATTCCTTAAAACACACAGGCTCTGGCTCAAATCCGTAAATCTTTCCATTGGCACAATGATTTGAAAAAAATAACGTGTCATTCCCATCCGCAGTGCCAGCCTCTACAATAATACTGTTGTTGGGTAGATTATGTAGAACCCATTCGTGAATGGCATCGCCCGATATATTTACCATTATATATCTGTTATAAAAAGTGATGTTTAAATCATAATATTCATCAACTATAGTTTGTATTATATAAGTCTAAAGTTATAATATCATACTTTATTAAATGAAATGTGCAGTAGTTACAATTGCTATAGGTGAAAAGTACCTTCAAGAGTATAATGACATATTTCGTCCACATACTGAACGGTACTGTCAAAAGTACGGATACGATTTTATACTTATTACCGAATACTCACTCGCATCGAAATACCCAATTGATAAATTTGTAAATATTATGAAGTGGACGCTGTCTTATAGAGAAGATATTCAAAAATATGACCGCATAGCCATTGTAGATGCAGATATGATTATAACTCCACTGTGCCCTCCTATACGTGAATTAGAATTAGATGGTAAGGTCGGTGTAGTCGATGAATATTCTCAGCCTACACGTGAATTGCGTATAGATATACAGCGTAGTCATAACTGGGAAACAAGTGCTAAGGAGTACTATAAATTATACACTCCAGGAAAAGATATAGATACACTAAACGTATTAAATGGGGGATTGTGTATATGTATTCCGAAACTACACGGTGAGGTTTTTAGAAGTATGTTTGATAGACTTGTCGATGGCACATTCGACGCATCTGTTCCCTTCCATTATGAGCAGGCAAATTTTGGATATGAACTACAAACGACAAATATGTACACACTTCTTGATAATAAATGGAATATTATATTACCTATTATGACAAATCCTATACACTTAAACGGGAGAGATAAATCATCTTACATTAAAGAACTATATAATACTTCATATATCTTACATTTTTGCGCAAATGTAGACAGAGATATAGCTAAATCATTATAACAAGCCTAAAGGTATATAAAATACTATATTATAATGTTTTTATATACAAATGGTTTCTGGGCAGGGTTTAATGATAAAACGAATGGCGTTCATGTTGGTTTTTTTAAACATATTCTAGAAAAGGTATTTGATGATTCTATATCTCTTACCGATGATATTCATACTGCGGATATATTATTAGAATCCCACTTCGGCGAGTCTCGGTTGCCCCATAAACACTGGAAATACTCTATATTCTTTTCAGGTGAAGGATCTATACCTATTCCAAACGCCAAGAACTACACATGTGTTATGGGAGCACAACGCGTATCCGATAGGTTTGTCTCTTGTCCATTATATGCTGTGTATGATTACTGTATGCCTACACTCTATCCATCCGATATACGTGTAATTCCTACTAAAAACATATGCTCCGTTATTTCATCGCCCACACCCCATAAAGTTAGGATAGATGTATTGAATGCTCTTACTAGAAATAATATTCATATAGACAACGGTGGAAAGAATGGTAACACTATCGGCTACAACATTGAAGGGTATTACTACGAACAGCCTATTCTCGATTTTTACAAACAATATCGACTCGTCTGTGCTTTTGAAAATACTTTGCTTGACGACTATATAACTGAAAAAATAGTAAACCCCTTCCGTGCTGGAACTATCCCATTATACTTAGGCTCTGATGCGATTAGCCAATACTTTAACCCCCAACGGTTTGTCGAAGTTAATAAAGATGATATACAAATAACAGTGAATGAGATTAATAAACTCTTAACGGATGATTCCTATTGGTTGCACAAGGTGAATCAGCCAATATTCAAACAGAGTGTTCCTAATATTATGAGCAATATTATTCAACGCATAAAGATGTTATTAATTTAAAATATATAAAAACATTACCCATTATATAATGGATAATAATTCAGCAATACAAGATAAATTTGATATTATTATCCCACTGGGAGAATCCTGTACTATTACATGGCTATTAAATAGTTCGCATTTTAAAAAAGAAACTACTTTATTTGAGTGGTTTATAACCAACTCTTTACTTGATATTGTAAATGTAATGAATAATATAATTAATGAGGTTGATACTCCTATACTAAAAATAGACACTGGCATAAATATATTTATGAATAATACAAATATAAGGTCCACCCACTATACAGTAGAAGAGTACTTACCTATTTTTAAACGTCGTGCTAAACGACTATACGACGCTATTAAAAATAATAAACGTATACTATTTGTAAGATTTGTAAGGGGAATACCTCCAGACATACACGAGGTGCCGCATACATATGAAGATATTTCTAAATTCGTTAGTACTATAGAAAAAATAAATCCAGACACAAGTCAAATGAAATTATTAAAAATTCATCAAACCCCACACAAAGACTATGTTGAGCATCCATTTATTATTTATAAATACTATGAAGGACTCAATGTATCAGATGATAATTTACAGTTAAGTCAAAGTGATATTACAAATACTTTTACTAAAATGGTAAATGATGTAGGATATCTAAGTGGCAAATAGTGATAATGATAATAACTTAAAGATGTTTATCTAAGTCAATGCTATAAGTAAATGCCTGTAAACTGTAATGTTGAGGCAATATGTAATATAGAAAAAGAACAAAACCGTCTCGCTACGCTCAACACGATTACAGACCATTACGGAATAACACCATCTTATACAGTATACGGCGAAGAAGCCCGTTCGCACGCTTATTTCTACAAGTTTAAACTAGATTTGAATATCAATGCTACCAGTTTAGCTATAAATCATATTACAATCTTAGAAAAATATAAAAATTCTAATAAACCTCTGTTGATCTTTGAGTCCGACGCTATATGTTTACACGATTTTGACACCATTGACACTAACATAAATACCGTTATACAGTCCATGGTAGAAAATAATATAGATTTTGTGTTTCTGGGCGTAGGGTGCTTTGATACTGTTGATACATCTCTTTTTAAACAAATAGACAGGAATCTGTTTAAAAATCTTCAATCGCGCTGTACGGAATCTTATATAATTAGTCCCACTGGGATTCGTAGATATCTAGAGTACTTTTACACAAAACAAAATAACCATACAGCCATCGACGCAGATTATAATCTGTTTTTTGAAGAGCATACCAATATTATATGCTGTTGGTTAATACCAGAACTATTCAAACAGGGGTCACGATGTATGTATGAATCCCTAGTGCCAATTTAGATGTTACAATGTTTAAAGACTAGTGTTATTAAAGGATTAACACCAATGATCCGTTTTACAGAAGAAGATATAATTAATATACATAAGAACAAGGTAAAACGAACCGAGGAGTATTTTAAAAAGTATGAAATTCTTCCTGAGTGTCCCGTAATAGCATACAAACATAATTGGGATAATCACGACTATCCTAGAAATCTATGTATTCTTGACTTTCGTGACTGGGTTGCGAAATATAATTTGAAACAAGTGGAACACTTGGCATACACCTTCAAGGATGACCCAGAACTACAATTTCTAACAGCAAATAAATCTACTGAACTTGAATATCCGCCGCATGATCTACACACCATCTCAAATACATACAAAGACGAATTTGATTTTTTTGTATTTAATCAAACACTAGAACACTTATATAACCCATATGAAGCAGTGCGTCAAATATATACTACTCTAAAACCAGGTGGATATGTCTTTACTTCAGTTCCAACATTAAATGTTCCGCATTGGATGCCTTCACATTTCACTGGATTTACACCTATGGGACTTGCAACACTGTTTATGGGTGCGAACTTTGAAATTATAGACATGGGTCAATGGGGAAATTGTAATTATATAAAAAAACTATTTGAAACACATAGTTGGCCAGATTATAAAGAAATGAAAGCATTCGGTGATGTAATTCCGAACGAAGAGCGTAATGTATGCCAATGCTGGATTCTTGCAAGAAAACATCTATAGACTAACATATCGCTGCGGTATCTTCTTTCGTCATTAAAAATACCCAATTCTCTAGTCTTGGTGCTGTCATCATTGTCCACGCATTATATAGTTTGTACGTAGAACAAAATTCACGATCTCGTGCCCATACGTGAAAATATACAGGCTTAGTAATATTTACTATACCTTTATACTGGCAGTGATATATGAAGTTAACATTTGAACCTTCTACAAGATGAATACATTCTGCGTTTTCTATGAGTGATAGTGTCCATCCAGGAAAAGCAACTAGATTATGAATATCAATACATTTATAATCGTTCTTGATACAACTCAAGAAAAATCTCATATCGGATGTATCACCAGCACTGTTGATAATATTATACTTTTCACCCTCCATTATACCATAGCGTTTAAAAACCTCTTCCGTAACCGATTTTTCTTTCTCAATATCACGTGTGTAATCGAAAAAATCCATACGAACTGAATTATTCAATCCTACAAGCTTATAATAAAACATATGGTTAATATCCATCTCTGTAGGTGGCAAATGGCTATTCGGCATACAGATGTATTTTTGGTCAATCGTTAGATGCTTATACAACGGATTCATATCATTGAAATAATAGGTTTTATCAATCTCTTTATGCGACTCTAACAAAGTACTAGGTGATGTCCACGTATTTGTATATACATCACATACGTGAATACTACTAGTTGGAGACGCACGAAGGAGTGATTCTACATCAACTAATAAAAATATGCGTCTATTATAATATTCCGATTTAGAAAAATATCCATCAAAATACGCATAAAGATCACGAGTAATATTAAAGTACACCTTATCATAATATTGTAATAAAAAATACAGCATACCAATCATAGAAAATGAATCGCCAAAGGTGAAACATGGTGGCACCACGATAATGCTATCGTACATCTGTTTACTACTAAAACATCGCATTTAAATATGGAATAACATGATAGTCAACGTGACCCGCTAAATGTACAAAATAATTGTTCTTTAAGAACATGTCCAATTCGTAACCGCACGTATATTTATACATCTGCCATATTGCATTCCATTTATTGTCCATCACCATATACTGTTCATGTGTCTGAAGTTCGTATCCTATAACAACCTGCTCATAATGGAAGCCATTTTTATGTGCACGAATCTCATTCTTATGCTTCTCAAATACACCTTCCATAAATTCTCTATGCTTGCGCGGCTGAAAAACAAGAACCCCTGTATTAAAAACCATATCCGTAGCCAAATGTTTTTCTATGTGTATGCGGTAGTAATCCATCGCACACGTATCCCATTCGCCATTGGCAAGCCCTGAGTAAGGAACCGACTTTGACTCCTTTGCCGACTTCCGCTGGTGCTCTATCCGCATCTGCCGCGTCGGCTGAGAATACTCGTCTACAATACCTACCTTATCGCCAAAATCGTAAGCACTATGAATCGCCGGTGCCTCAGGATTGATAATCACATCCGCATCTACAAACACAAGTAAATCATACATCTGTGCCCAATCGTAACTACATAGAAACATCTTCGTAGATAGAATGCTCAGCGGCTTGAACGTATAATCAGACTTATCGTAAGGCTCCGTTATTATACGAAAATCGTAGCCGTGACGCCGTGCGTAGTGTTCGTGACTCTTACGAAATAAATAATTATATTCTTGAATATACTTATCTCCTACAGCTAGAGTTACAAGAGCTACTTTCATTTCTTATTATCATATGAAATAAAAGTATGTTTAGACCACGTTTACATACAAATTGGACGACCATACACCTTGGAAAAGTGTTCGAGCCAATACTTGTACGTTTTATAATCCGACGGCGTCCCCCAACATATGTAATTATCAACAGCAAACACCTTCACCTTATAGCCCCGCTCAATCAGCGGATTCAATAGGTCGTCCACATAATACTCGCCATTTGTGCGAATATTCTTCTCGTAGATATCCTTGAGCCCCTCACGATAGATAGACGTCTTGCGGAAAAACATTGTACCGATGATAGCGTGGACCGCTCCTGGCAGCGGCTTCTTCACACTCACGTGCCGAATCGTATTCTCGGCATCCACATCCATCCACGCATACATATGCGGAAACAACTTGCCTGTCGGATTGTTTGTAAACGACCATACAATCACATCTACCGATGGGTCGTTTTCCAGTTTCATATACTCAATAAAGTTGTAATCGGCGCCATTGTCGCACGCACTAATCATAATCGGCGTTTCATCCGTAATACCCGCCTGGTTGAGCCCAATCTCGCACGTACACGCCTGCCCCTCAGTTGTATCCGCAATCTTAATAATCTTAGAATCCGCCCATCGCTCCCTCAGTGCTGCCTCAAGCGGATACGCCGCTAGATGCTCCTCTAGACAAATAAAGACCTGACGACGGCACTCTGGAATACATTCCACAGCACGCACAATCATAGGCTTGCCATTCACGTCTAGAAGCGGCTTAGGGTCGGTAAATCCATCCATCTTAAAACGGCTACCGCGTCCCGCCAACGGCAAAATAAGCGTTGCACAGCTTCTAGGTATAATTTGTAAATCCGCAGCATCCTCAAAGTGCCGGCTCCACCTATTGTAAATCGCCAAGTCGTGCGGCGTACCCCACTGTAGCATCTTCTCAATCTCAAATGGTAATATACGCTTGCCGTCCTGTATCATAAGATTATAGACAAGGCTCACATAGAACTCACCATTCTTCTTGCCTGCGTCACCGCTCTCTATCAACGCCTTAAAATACTGCTTCACGTACTTTCCGTAGCGAAAATAGTACGTGCCGTTGGAAGCGTACTCGCTCATACGATTGTTCGTGAACGGCTCCTTCTCACGCACCTCCAACACATGTCCATCTACATCACACCGCAAAAACGCATAGTTGTCCGTTCCTAGCATATGAGGATGGAATCCACGGTACGACGCAATCGCACCATCTACACCATTAGCGTGAACAGTCTTCAAAAATGCCGCATAATCCCATACCGTACCATAGTCGCAGTAACTGACAATAACCTCCTCATCGTCCGCAATCGTATCAAACACCTGTGCGACCGCATACACCGGTCCAAGACTATGTCCCTCAATCACGTGTACCGTTGCCCCATACGATTCAAGAACCGCCCGCATATTCGTCGTCTCAATATGCTGCCGGTTACAAATACAATGAACCTCGGCACCAGGGAAAAGGTCAATTACGTGCTTAATAATAGGCTGACCATCTACAACAATAAGCGGCTTAGGGTCGGTGTAGCCCGCCATAACAAAGCGGCGCCCCACACCTGACATTGGTATAACGACCTTCATGGTTTATTTAGAGTTTCGGCGAGTAGCCTTAAACCGTCTAAATCGCATACAAATGGACTATTGAGTCCGCCATCTAACGCTTCAAATTGGGATGGGCTAAAGGTCGCCGTCGCAAAGACGCCATCCGCTGCAAAGCCCGCCACGTCATTATTGGACATCTTCACCGCATATACCCCATCGGTGTACGCCTCAATCTCGCCAATCTTGCCGTAATAGGGCGACGCGGCATCCGTAACCTTGATCCGCACATAGAGCGGGTAGGGACCCTCATGCGGTGCGTGCGAAGTAATATCCGCATACTGACAACGCGTATGGTTCATGGTATGAACAAACCGCTTATTAATTGTTAAAAAGTCAGGCGTCGTTATACACCCCACAGCAGTCTTAGGGCTACTGAATAAGATATTTGCCATACCACCACCAATAAATCCAATGATATGTGTAGCGGTTTGGAACAGCCCAATCTTTTCAAGCGTGCTGAGATTCTCACAAAATACCTCTTGATAGCCATAATTTATTAGAGTGTCTACTACCTGGTCCTCGTTTATACACTTACGCCGTGTCGTATAGTTTGTGCCAATATTCGATGTATCATTATGAATCCAGGTACGGCGGCTGACATAGAACTTTTTGGGTAGTGTGGCATTATTCGATGTAAATAACATATCCCAAATGCGGCGAGCGTCTGGTGATGGCGGCAGATTAGACGCCCACACCCCCTCATGTGTCTTACCGTGCGTAAAGGACGATGGTAGATATAGGTGCTCATACACCACGTTCTCTTCCGCATACGTAAACTCCTTATAGCCAAGCATTGCTAAGAATTCGGTCTGAAACCGCATCCACTTATGGTCCTTTGGCAATAGTATCTTTTGCTGTCTGTTCGTATGATGTGCCAAGTAGGGCAAAGTATCATATAAGAAGTGAAAGTAGTTGCTCAGATTGAAGATGAAGAAGAAATAGTGCCCACGTTTCGTTGTCTTTGGCAGTGGCTGTTGGTTTTGCTCGCATGCACCGACCATCGCCGGCATAGACATAATCTGCTCATCATACGGATTAATACCATTTACCTTACAGTTAGGATATGTAGGATTCGTTAGAACAGCATGTTCTACGTGACGTAGATATTTGATGCGGCTCATATATAAAGCCATAATCTATGTCTTTATATATGTTTATCGCACATCGTGTAAATCAGTTAGATGAAACGATTGCGGCAGAAGTGTTTGGTGCCGCCGATGGCATAGAGTTTGATATTCGTGATACTGGTGGCGAAATCGTTGTACAACACGACCCTTTTTTGGGCGGGCAGCTTTTTACTGACTTTTTAAAGTTCTGTCCTTCTAACAAATTCTATATAGTGAATGTCAAATCTGAAGGGATTGAGCGGCGTGCCATTGCCGACCTTGAAGCACACGGAATCACCCAATTCTTTCTATTGGACTGTAGTATTCCTATGATGATTCGGTTGGGGAAAGAAGGCGAGCGTCGGCTGGCGGTCCGGTTTTCTGAGTATGAGTCCCTTGCCACGGTAGAGGCAACGGCACCTTTTGTATCGTGGGTATGGGTAGACGTATTTACCCAGTTACCGCTTACAAGTTTTGTAGAAAAGTTTCTTCGTCAGCGTGGACTTAAACTATGTCTTGTATCGCCCGAATTACAGGGTCAACAGGAGAAGCTTGTGGATTATAAGACACTTCTTGCGAAGCGTGGTGTTACTATTGACGCGGTTTGCTCAAAACTGTATAACCGCGGTCTATGGATATCACTTTAATCTACATTAAAGTCAAATGAACGTCGCCTTATTTATAAGCGGACGCATATCGGGGTATGATACCTGTTTAATTCCTTTGGTGAATACATTTTCAAAGGATTATACCATAAAGGTATTTTTCTCTATCAATACTTTATCACTAGGTGAGGGTGAGAGTATGGATACTATAATAAGTCATCTTAAACAGTTGCTTGGTGATAGATTTGGTGACATATACTATGAGGAGTACAAACTACCCTATGATTATGTTCAAACAAAACTTCAAAACGGCATTGATAATTTCCTCTATAATCAACTATCGTGTTTTTATAATGATAAGCAAAATTTACGTATTATTGAAGATTATCAACGTAATCATAATATATCATTTGATGTTATATCAAAAATACGTAGTGATATGACAACTCATCGTGCCTGTTTTTATTTTAAACGGGACGATCCAAATATATTAATGATACGAACAGCCTATAGTTATGTTACATACTGGGGTCACATATTTGAACCATTTCCTTATCCGATGGTATCGGATGCATTTGCGTATGGTAATCTAAATAGTATACGCTTATACTGTAAAACGTATGATTGGATATTAGAACAAAATAAATTACGTAATGGAAAATACATGTGTACCTTTGAGCCACTTTTAACTGATAGTATTTTAAACTATTGTGTCAATGACCACGATGATGGTAATAATAATCCTACCATCAATTCCAGAGATTTATTTGATATATTTTTTTACAATGTAAATAATGTTAGATTATCGTATGATATTGATATAGAATACAAATTGCTGCCACCTGAACAACGCTCAAAAAACAACTTCATTGTAGATAAAACGAATGTTCTTACTTACACGCATTCCTGCCCAGAATAATATCATTGAACCGGTCCGATAGATACTTACCTAGTTCATCTGATGGTTTTACGTGATGGTCCAGATGCTCATACTGAAAACGTTCCGCAAGAATGCCATTCTCAGTCAAAATCGGTATCATATCAATAAATGCCCACCGATTCTTTATACACATTGTTTTCAATGCGTCATTCATTGAAAAGAGTGCTTGATTACGTTGTTCAACCGAATCGTTATAAATATGTGCTACCGATTCATAGGTTTTCTCTTCTACTAATTCTCCCACCTCTTGTGCCTTATTATTGGCGTGGCACATTGTATCCTTAAAATTTACATAGAATATATGCTGTGTATCTTTAATAGCAGTTGGATTCACACCAATCACAATAGGCGTTCCTTTTCTTTGTTGTAAGAATCGTTCATAAATACGAACTGTATCATGAATAAAAGATAGCACATCTAATTTTGCTTGTGCCAAAACACTTTTATAATAATAACCAAACTCTATATCTACCTGACCCAAATGAAATAGAAAGTAATTTATTGGGCTTGTATCAATCTTATTTATCGTTTGATTTAGCCCCGTTGTTGAATTCGGATTAAATAGTCCGCGGATAGATGCGCCCGCTGCGTGTATTCGTTCAAAAGGATATATTGATATATGCTCTAGCGATTTGAACTGGTCTATATGCGAGTTTCCTACAAGAAAAAACTTAGGTTTATCAAACCTCATATTAAACATACCTTCTCTCAATAACTTTAGATTTTCCTCTATTGTATCGGTGCCAACTAGGTGGTCATATTCGTCATCATTCTCAACAAACACTTTCTTATAATTAATATACCGCTGTCCTCGGCACTCGTGATTCAAACTTTCAGGGCGGTCTACATTCGTAAAAATAGGATTCCAATTCAAGTTTGTTGATAATGAATGGTAAGAGTTAACGAAATGATCTACATTATGAACGCCTATCATCTCTGCTACACGATTTCCACCACTATGAGGAAGGCGAAAATTAAGATGAATGTCTACATTTATTAGATTGAAATATTTCTTAGGCATATAGACCAAGTCGTGTAATATTCCAGTAGTGCCTCCCATACCTGGGTCTTCACCATAATCCAATAATCCATATCGTATCTTATCATCTATCTTCGTAAATCTAGATAAAAAGTACTCTTTGATATAAAAATCAATACGTACGAAAAATATAAATTCGTATGGCGATAGGTCCAACTCACTTACAAATCTATTTGTCTGTTCGTGTAGTAAATGTGCTTCGGTAGCATTTGTTGTGCGAAAATTAGCATAAATGATGCGAGGTTCGTATAGTTTAAGTATAAGATTATCACACTCTGATGTAAAGGCGTAGGTGTTTATAAAAATATCAGTATCTACATTAAACTTCGCCTTCAAGTAATTTATAATACGAATCTGAGAGTATGATGCAAGCCGTTGCCGGTCAACACCATCTACACTGCTATCACGTCTTCGTGAATTCTGCCCGCCAATACGAAATGATTCACCGGTTATAACAAATAAGCAACGCATTATTTGTTATAAGAATGTAAAATTTAAAGTTTATTTATTCGCAGCCTGTCGTAGTTTCTCCTTATCCCAATTGACAATCTCGGATACCTGGGTTTCTGACAAGAAGTTAGCAGGTAGTGCTATGTGAAGGTAACTCAGCAAAATTTCGTATATGTTATAACACGCCTCGTTGGATTGTGCTACAATATAAAATACACTGTTTGCGAAGATAACACTCGGAAGGTGATTGTATTTCTTGTAATAGGCTGTAAGCTTTGCGGAATGGTTGTCATTCGGATCCTCAAAGAGAAGCGGTGACTCGTATAGAAACACAGCAATATCTGGTGTGTACGGCAGGAAAATACGTTCTAGAATATGCGACGTGAAGAACGGCTTAATCAGCATTTTATTGTTGGTAAGACTACACATAGTATCAAAAAGCGATGATACTAGCGGAATATCTGTATGGGGCGTAAGGAACATATGTTTCGCAATAGCGGTCATTTGCTCCAGAATCTCGGCAACAGTATCACCCATAATCACTACACCGTGATTACGCAGGAAATAGACCTTTGTATTGTCCGAGTACAGAAGGGACATTGTTTGCGCCAGTGGCACGCCAGGTTTGTAGTACTCTACAGTTTTTGTGTTTGTGTTGGGAAGTTCAATAGGTCCATAGTTACAAAGAACATTCATAAGCGGGTAAGGGTGCGTATGGACAATAATGCGGGGCGGAAATGCGTGTAAAAACGCTTCAATGCTTGGCTTTCCTGTACCTTCTAACACAGTATGGGATACATCCTCGTTGCTTTCTGCGAGAGCTTGACGAATAGCGGCAAGGTCGCAAACAAGTCCGTTATTCGGTGCCGAAACGAGTGCACCACTCTTCTTCACTATAATCCGGTTGGCGGCGGTGTCTTTGACCGATATATTTCCACCAGGTCCCTGTATCCAATCGGTCCACGGACCTATTCTACGGCACAGCGTTTCGTATTCTTCGGCAATTGTTATTTCCATAGTAGCGAAATAATCAAATATTGTATAATACCTTCGTAGTTATCGTTTGAAATCTTTAGATTACAGTTGTTCGCTTTCAGGTGTACCACAAATTCCTCATGAGCCACTTGCTCACGGAATCTATAGTAAATCGTATCGTTGGCGGACTCTATCGGTGCCTCTCGTAAGAACGGAAGAAGTTTATTATGAACTGACGGCGACAGATGCCGTTTGATGGTTGCCGCCGCAAGAACTTTTGTTGTATCGGCATCCTTGGCAGAGAGATGTATAATAATATCGGCGGCATCTTGTTGAGGTTTAATATACGTGAGAAAATCCGGCTCTCGCAGTTTCATTGTTTGTAAAAGGGCACTGGGGTCCGCCCCCCTTACCGCCACATCCCGCTGTATCTTCCATTGCTGTTTCAAATAAGTATCCGTGTCCAAATAGATTTTCAAGTTGTAGATGTCGTTGAGAGACTCCTTATGAAGCGTATGAAGACCACAAAACAGCATAAACTTATTTGGCTTGATGTATTTCGGCTCTGTGAACTTGCCGCTAGAGTGGTCATAATCCACAGCGTGTATATCCTCACCCAAGCATAGTTTGAAGGTGTCACTCGACAACTTTTCCAAGTGGTTTGCGTTCGGATTTAAGTGTGTAATAGTACTATACTCTTCGGCACCCCGCTCCCATTTATGATACCGGTCTGTCTCAAAGAGCAGCGTTTGGTCAAATGGTAAAACGTCTTGAATCAGCTTGGATAGTGTACTCTTTCCTGCGCCACTGTCACCGCACACCGCAATGGTAAAACACTTAGAAAGAACGAGTTTGTAGGGCATATCGGTGCGCACAATATTGAGTTCATTTATTGTAAGATGGCTGTATAATTGCTCTTCTGATATAATCGGTGGTGTAGATTTGAGATAGAAATACATTTGACAGTAAGTACGCATTGCAGTGTAAGATCCATAGGCAACCTGGTCATTTACGCAGTTCGGCGTCTTGAATTGCTCATTAAATATATCAAATCCGTTAGGAATAAAGACTGAATGGTCGTCAAATGGTGTAGACAGTTGTGTAATAAACTGTGGAATTGTCATTTGTAGTTTAATATCAGGTCTACACCGGAAAATACGCGTATAATGTCCTGGAATATTTGCAAATAACTTTTGTAGGCGGTGCCAATGTATAATTACATTCTGCTCGCGTTCGGACAGACCTGATTTCATTGGTGGCATTTCGGAATCAATCATAATCAATTTGACATTTGGGTTTTCTAACAAATGGTCAACGGCAGGTGCTGTATTGATAAAATGGTCCTTTGTATCAGAGCGTGCGAATGATAAAAATAGGTGATAATTTGACGGCAACTGCTTCAGGAAAGCGTATAGGTGTTCGTTGAATGAACGAGCCAAGCCAGATACAAGAATAGCCACAGGCTCCTCTTCCATCCCTCACTTATCTCGGGTCCGATTAATTTAAACCATATAGAACGCTTAAACCGTTCGTTTACATAGAAAATGAAACACAGGATATGAATCCTGATGTAAACCACGGTTTGCTATAGCAGGATAATTCGTTACTATATACCTGAAGTTTTGTTCTTGTTCCATATATACATATGGCTCGTAACATTTGCCACGAACAAACATATGTAGAAACTGAAAAGGCTCTGAAAAAGGGCGACCTATCGTATAATAAGCATGCTTATGTTCGTCGCTCGCAAATCCATACACGGTTAATTTTTCTTTACAGTACGTCTGAATCGCTGATTCCTCAATATCTCTGTACGATGTATTTGGAACAACTGCCAGTGCGTCTTTAAACGCTTGTATTCTCCAAATAGACGGACTTACATCGTACGGAATGGCAAAATGGGAACTCTTTGTACTGTTTGTATTTACAAGATTAAAGTGGGAGGTCTGAATAGACCCATTATTGCGTCCAATAACTCCGAACATACATCTGTCTATACTATGAGTCTTGATGGCAGATAAAAGTTCTACAAAGATTTTATCGGAAAAACTCATCATAAGGTCGTTATCATGAATAAACGCTACGTACTCTGTAGTAATCTGATTTATAACAGATAGCACCTTATCAGAATAGGCGAGCGAATCATCGTAGGTAAGAATTTCGTCAAAGCCCACCGGCTGATTAGGAGAGTTCGCATTTACCGCTACCAGACGCTTATATTTAGTTGGAATAAGTTTCGACGTTGTATCTTTGAGAACTTCCCAAAGGTCGGCATAATCACTATGAGTATAAAATAAGAATGTTATATCCATATTTTATATATAATCTACACAATTCTTTAAGTTACACCATCTAGTCGTATAGCGAGTCTAGTAGTTTTGTATTCATCTCAGCACAATGCTGTATGTAATAACTACCGTTGTGAACAATGTGATGATAGTCCATACCAGGAACGGCAACCATCATACCATTACTATTCTTCCAAATAAAGTAATTCTGAAACATCACGTCGGTTGATTTCTGCTCTTCAATAAACTTTAGCTCAGGGTCCGTATCGGATGCCAAAAAGAGCGACTTCGGTACAATATAGTTACCAGTATTGTATAAGCACGTGGCTCCTGGAATATTCTTCCAGTAATACTTATAGTTCTTGTTTGTAATATAGATGTTCTTAAACGCCGAATAGTCAAATCCCTCGTGGTTCGCCTGCGGAATGGTTCTATACGGAGAATAAATGACCTGCTCACTCGGCTCCTTGCCGTCTAGAAACGCAATCCACGCCTCAAAATACGATAGCGGAGCAAAATTATCGGAATCCATAAGGCATACAAACTTATTCTTTGCTAGAGCGACCGCCTTACGCTTATTGAGATACGGACCAAGGCAACGGTCGTTCACATACAGACGAATCTTAGGGTCTGGAAATCGCTGGCGAATCATTGCTGCATCGTTGCCATTCTCATCGCAAATCACAATATCGTCAATGTAAGGATTTTTCAGATACTCCGCAATATTCTTTTCTAAAAATGACCAGCGGTTCATTGTAGGAATACATAATGTGAGCGGTGGTGCCATTTTAGTAGTATGCCTTGGTGTATCTTTAGATAACGGAACAATAGATTCAATATATCCTAGGAAATCTTTGTAATCGGCAAGTTCCATTGTAAATTCGTCACACATATATTTTGGCAGAAAGGGCTCCCCATTCACATCATAGCACTTCACTTTATCATAGAAATAGAACGGTATAGACAGGACTTTACATATGTAATAATATTGTAACTCAGCGGGATTAGGGCACGTAATGGAAATAATCTTCGTCTCTTTGTTGGCAAAATAGGAGCACGCCAGTGCACCGCCGTTGGGTGTTATAATAATCTCCGCCTCCTGGAACAGGCGTATCTTATCTAACATACTATAATCCTCAAGGTGAATACACTCAAATCCGTGGGTAGTCAGCATATCCGTTAGTCTATGTTCATTCACGATCTGTCGGCGTTTGGCACCGTGTGGATATGTGACTAGATGCGATTTTGACCGTGAAATATAGATACGACGAAACGGCTTTGTAGTACGTTCCAGGTGATTCTTTACAAGTATTTGATTTCTAATAAAATGATAATAGTAATCCTCTACCGTATATGTTGTTTTACACGGAGCACCCTCATAATGTACAATATTATAACCATCCGTATTCTCTACAAATTCAAAATCCGGTTTCAAGAGAGCGATTGTTTCCCGTTGAAAATCTAAGGTCACAAGCGTATGAAACTTAATTGGTTTTGGAAGATGTACAAGATCGTGTAATCCAGACATTACATATAAAAACCAATGCATAAATACATCGTTGCCACGATTTGCTAGAACATATACAGTTTGTCTCTCAGCCATTATTATATTATGAACAAATATCTTTAAACGTCTAAATGGAACGTAATCTAAAGAATCTCTACATCTCATAACAAGATATGAAGGTATTTGTATTATGCGGAGGGATTGGTAGCCGGCTACAAGACTATTCATTCCCTAAACCGCTGAATATGATTTACGGGAAACCAGCCATTTCCTATACACTTCAAAATCTACCTCGAAGTATCACTACTATCTATTTCATTACGTCTCCGCATTTAAAAGAATTTAACTTTGAGCAGATTGTCGCAAATCAGTTCAAAGATCGCACCTGTATATTTTTACCACTGTCATATTTCACACGCGGACCCGTTGAATCGGCGTGGTGTGGTACACGTGAACTAGTCGCCGACGACGAACCTATCGTATTTCTTGATAACGATGTGCTATTTGATTTTCCGCAAGGATTCTTTGAAACCCGCGGCTCCGCTTTTCTTGGATATTCTATAGACAATGGGACCTCTGAAGCCTTTAGTTTTATACAAATGAACGAAGGACGGGTCACAATGGTCAAGGAGAAAAAGCGTATTTCCAACCAGTTTATTTGCGGCGTCTACGGCTTCAAATCACTAAACCAGTTTCGTGAAGTTGCAAAGAAACGGCTAGTTATTCCTAGCGAAACCGAACTCTACCTTTCGTCACTATTCGAAGACCTTGTAGACCAAGGAGATACCGTAATCGGTGTGCGATTTTCGGATACCATCACACATATTGGCAGTCTCAAGGAACTACACAATACGATTGGACGTATCGTCAAGCCCCATATGCGTATTTGTTTTGACTTAGATAATACACTTGTAACGTATCCAACTGTTCCTGGCGACTATTCCACCGTTAAACCGATTGAGCCGATGATTCAACTCGTGCGAAAACTCCACGACGAGGGGCATACTATTATTATCCATACTGCCCGCCGTATGGCAACTCATAAGTACAATGTAGGTGCTGTTATTCGTGATATTGGTCGGCAAACCCTGGACACACTTACCGACTTTACCATTCCATACGATGAACTACTCTTTGGGAAGCCTATTGCGGATATGTATATTGACGACCGTGCCATTAATCCTTATCGCAATGATATGGAGAGTATGGGACTCATACATTATATGCGCCCTGAGATTCCCATCAATAAACTCCAAAACAATAAATACAATACGATTGAGTTGGATGGCGATGTTGTTGTAAAACGGGGTAAGATGAACCATCTTGCGGGCGAAATTTACTTCTACGAAACTATTCCACATTCGTCATCTATTTCTCGGTTCTTTCCTAAATACTATAGCTCTGTCAAATCACCTGAAACTGCTGAACTTCGCACTGAATATATACGCGGCGTGCCAATGTATACTCTATACAAATGGGAACTTATGACTCGCCATCATATGAAGACTTTGTTTGAAATCCTGGACTACTTACATAATACAAAAGGTGAATCGGTGCCGCCCTACGATGAAGTTTATGCTAACTACATTACGAAACTTGAGCGGCGCTTTGCCGATAAAACGGTCTATTGCTTTCCAGATGCCGATAAATATCAAACACTATGTCTTGATAGACTCAAATGGTATTTGAAGGAGACGACGGTCTCTATTGCCTCATATATTCACGGTGATTTCTGGTTGAGCAATATCTTACTGGACTTCAAGAATAATATTAAACTTATTGATATGAAGGGACGGCTAGAAGAGCATCTGACAACCGGTGGCGATGTGATGTACGATTACGCTAAGCTATACCAGTCTATTCTTGGATACGACCGCATACTTTACAACGATTCGGTATCGGATAGTTATCAGGCACAAATGAAGGAGTACTTCTTCGATGAGATACGTATTCGCGGAATATCTGAAAAGGCGTTAACTGTGGTAACCCATTCGCTCATTATGGGAACACTATGGGCAATTGAAACTACAGAACAACGCACCAAGGTTTGGACGTGGATTACCGTTATTATGGATACAGCAGTTTAAAGATAGAGAGAAAAATAGTATTCAAATGTACCGCATGACACTTGCCGAATGGCAACGGACGCCCAAGCGCCGAGAACAACTTATGTACAATTGCTCGGAATTCGACCGTCTTAATGACGAATGGATTCCGTTTTCTATTGGAATGAGTTGGGAGATTGCGTACTATAATGGTTCGCTTGAAGAGATTCAAATCGGTCCGCACACGCACCAGGTTCTCTGTGCCATTCGTACAGGCACAGATAAGAACCGCCGCCCCACCGGCATCAACCGTCAGTTTATCGTACAGACACTGGAGGCGAACGGTATCAAGAATATAGATATGCCCAGTAGTGCCTATCTACGTATGCTTCCCCACTTTCAATTCGTTGTATCACCTGAGGGCAACGGTATTGATTGCCATCGGCACTACGAGGCACTGATGGCGGGCTGTATTCCTATTGTAGAGCGTAACGAGCGGCTGTTAGAAAAGTACGGCAATTGCCCTATTCTTTTCACCGACGATTACTCCGAGATTACGCCAGACTATTTGAAGGCGAAATACGAGGAAATGCTACACAAAACCTGGGATTTTTCCAGGTTATGTCTAGATGCGTTTGATGCCGAGACGCAAGCACAAATCAAGGCAAACGGAAATTATTGGTGCCGGCAAACAACACGGGGTCAGTGGTACACGTAATTACATACGGATGTAAATGGCGTCGCCCCAGCCCGTATTGCCACACATCGTCTGTGCTACACACTTGAAGCCCTGCGACTCCAGATAGTAGTCAAGCATCGGCTTTAGCGTACAGCCCTTATACAGTTCATCTTCGTTCACCTCCAGATAGAGCACCTTTGCAAATGCGAGGCACTTTTCGCCACCGACCAGTGCCTTGAATTCGGCTCCCTGTATATCCAGATTCCAAAAGTTATTCTTAGGGATATTAATCTTATGGCGGTCACAAAACGTATCAATGGTAATAGAAGGAGAAACCATTGACGCCGTATAGACGACTTCAGGGTGCGCCGTCGCATGCGTGCCTAGATCAAAAATACTGGACGACTGTACATTGTTAGAAATATTAAACTTGATAAGGACATCGTCCTTGTCAGTGACAAGTGCCTGGTATACATTGGGCATTCCCTTCGCCCGTGCCTCCTCTACCTTCTGCGGAATAGCATCCAGCCATGTCACATCGTTCGGCGTCAGACCAAGCGTTTTGTAGAAGTCCATCTCCTCACATTCGTGTGCACCAACGTGTAGCACACCTGTAACCTTAATACCGTAATGATTTAAGATGCGAATAACATCCGCTCCTGGAATCAACATTTGATGATTTGTTTAATGTGTATGGCTTTAGACGGCGGTTCGTAAAAACTCCTCCAATTCACGCTTTGAGCAAGTTTTATAGTCGTACGCTAATGTATTTTCAATAGGCTTACGAAATGTTTCGTGGGCACGCTTAGCGGGATAATTCGGCATATAGACACGCTTAACCGTATCCGAAAAGAACGCCGCCGCCCACGAAATCGTTGAGGTTGAACACACCAACATCTTCGCATTCTTCATTATATGATAATCGGTAATAATATCATTGGACTCAATAATCACGTTGAAATACTTACGTAAATAATCAAGGTAACTGAGTTCAAGCTCTGTATCAGGCGAATTCATAACAAAGCAATAAGACGTCGTGTCTATACTCTCTAACAATCGCTTGATATAGAAAGGATGAATTGCCGTACCATTCTCTATAAAATCTTCTAAACGCAGATGAACAACCGTTTCATAATATTTTTTGAACCCCTGTGGAGCATTGAGCAAACTGTCTGAAAAATAATCGGTGGGAAGATAGTTAAAATCGTTACGCACTTCATTGTTTCCGTCCGTTGTTAACATATCTGTTGGATGGGTACGAATATACTCTATAATCTGCGATCTATACTTCAAATAAATCGTATCGTGCTGAAAGTATCCTAGAAATCCATAAGTCGTGTCTTCATCCAATCCTAGAATATTACCATTTAAATGAGCATTCATCCAATAAATAAACTGTTCATCTGTTACCATTAAATATTTATCGGTAACTGGCAGTTTTTTATAATGTATAATTGTCCTATTATACACTATATGATAAACAATTGTAGCTAGATAACGAAATACAGCATTTCCTAATCTACCTAATGGAAAGGACAAAACTCGCATTTAATAATAAACAATAGTTCTTTTTAGACCTCTAACGCCGACGTGTTTGACGGCGGCGGCCGCGGCGGGTCTTGCGGCTGTGATTGCTGCGATTGCTGCGACGGGGCGGTGCATTACTCGGCAACGCACCAGGTTTTCCCCACGGCTCGCGTGTAGGACGATTCGGCGTCGTAACCCCAAGAAGTTCTTTTGGCACCTCACGGGTGGGCGTCGGCTTAAATGCGTTTAACGGCACCGATTCTACAGGGCTATACGTCGTTGGACTATTAGACCGCATCATATTATTTGTTAGAACTTCCAGGGTCGTTGGGCGCTTGCGTAAAGGTGTAAAAGGTGCGTTCATTCCTACTTATACCTTCGTTTCTTTTGGAACGACATTAATGGCATTAATTGCGGACTCCGCCTGTAACTCATCATTAATATCAATAATACCAGGATGTAGGACATAACAATTCCATTCGTTAAAATGGTTATTTATCTGTTCGTCAAATGCGTCGTTCATATACTTGAGTGCCGGCAGAATCTTATTCTGAATAGCACCGTGACGTACAACATACGCAAACGTACCTAGATTCACACGAACACGGGGATCCGATTGTAGTTTGATAATACCAGGAGCTACATCGGTGCCAATAGGCTTCCACATACGAAGCCAAATCATATCCCAATCCGCCGGTATTTGACGACTGAGGGTTTCCCATCGTCCTCCATGCTGTAAGAAGTCCTTTGGCAGATTTACGTCGTCCTCTAAAATGAGATGTCCGTATGAATCGGGGACGTTCATTGTTCCTAGATGCTCAATAAGCTTGCGGTGGGACAGATAACATCCAACTACACCCAAATTATGTAATTTCTCGCCTTTATGGTCGTTACGGTCTGCACGCACCATCGCATTGCCTACACCGTATGTACGCATCTGATTATAGGGAATGTCCTTTCCATATATCGCTGGAAAGCGTGTTATTGTAAGACCTAGCGGAACAGCTTGCGTCTGAATAGACTCCCACCGCTTCGTATCGCGATCCAAGTTAATCACGTGAATCGTATCTATATTTGGACGCTTGTGCGAATCTATATGCTTATAAATCGCATACACAATCATAACCCCTACTCCTACAGCAAGTAGGGTCAGCAAATACGAAAAATCGGCTCTCTTTGCCATCCTATTGGAGCACCAGATTATTGACGGCGGGTTAAAGCCGTCCTGGGATATCTAACAATAATTAAGATGAATACGCTGGATGAGGTGCGGCTTATGTACCCGCTTTTGTCGGCGGATGACCGTAATCGCATTGTGTATACGGTATTTGAGGCAAATGCTCGCAAGGACGCTGAGCTTGTGCGGGCGTTTGAGGCATGCGAGGGATTCGGCGAGCTGGCGTTTGCTTGGAACTGGAAGCTGCTTGTAGATGCATTGCCGGCGGGCTTCAAATTCCTAGAAGTGGGCGTGTATAAAGGGCGTGTTTTAGGGCTAGTAGGTCTATGTGCTGAGCGGGAGCGGCGTTTAGTGTCGCTTCACGGCGTGACGCCGCTGTGTAATATTGGCGATAAGTACTCGCGTTACGACGATTCCAATTACTTTGCCGATATTTACGGGGCTTTGGGCAAGTGTGGCGTTCCTGGTGACCGTCTGAAACTCCATATTGGACTGTCACAGGATCCGGCGATTCTACGGGCTGTGGCAGCGGACGGTCCCTACGAATGCGTATTTATTGACGGCTGCCACGATTACGAGGTCGTGGTCGCTGATATTAAGGCGTATTTGCCACTGGTCAAAGTCGGCGGCTACTTCGTTATGGACGACTCATCGCTGTATATTGAGAAGCCGTACGGACAGTTCCTGGGTCACCCTGATGTATCACGGGCGGCGAAGGAGTATCTGACGGAAGCGGCGGGCGTGCGGCATATTGTGGCGGTAGGGCACAATCAGGTGTGGCAGCGGGTGGCTTAGGTTTACACGGCGTCTTGCGTGCCCTATGGCGGTCCATATTACTCTTGCTGTATGTGAGGTAACCGCAATTGCCGCAGTAGAAGTCGGACATTAAATTATCAAATTTCTGCGTTGGTCGGTGCGGAGGATAAATCTCTCGGCACGTTAAGGATGGACCGTATTTTCGGCAAGGAAAATATCCTAGACTGGATTGATGCTTATGGGATGACCATAATTGCCGCAGGTGCGTGTGCTGTCCTACTTACAACCCCCGACCGGTCAATAGGTGCTACCATATTCGGACTCAGCTTTATGTATTTTTGGGTATACTTTTTCCACCGTGCACTTCACTATTTGCCCACCGAAGGACCCCTACGGTACCTGAATACGCACTGGATTTTCCATCATCAGCCCCTTAAGCTCCTCGACCGGCGGGTAGAACTATGCTTAGAGATGATAAATGACCTGGCGATGAGTCTCACCGTCCTATGGCTTCAGGGTATGACTAACATATGGATAGTGCCAACAAGTGTTATACTCTTCTATGCTATTTGGTACACCTCAGTCCACATAGTGAACTATAGTATAATAGGATCGCCTGTTCATCGCGATCATCATAAAAACGTCGGCACTAACTTTGGACCCGATGTCCTGGATCAACTGTTCGGCACCAACCATGAGCCTGTCAAGGAGGACCTTATACCCCTGGCTCCTAATATGGTTATCGCCTTCGGCGTGGTAATTCTCTTAAAACAGTGTATCAAATGGGTAGATTGACAAGGCGTAAATCTTGATGATATGGATTATGAGGAGGTTTCCTACAACTGCCTGCTCAAAATCGTACGTACTTGCCTGTTTATAGTCCTTTAATGATATTGCCATTCCCATATCCGCCAACGTCGGCTTGTTTTCACAGACTTCAAAGGTATCCATTGCACAGGCTCGGAAGAAGCGAATTCCAATAAATAGCAGGGTTAAACTTGCTAAAATAGCACCCTTAGCGATTCGTGTACGTGAAAACAGTACACCAATCACCATTGCCGCACACAGCAGAGCGTGTACGATAGTAATACTCCATTCAACGAGCATTGGACCCTACCTGTTGTGCCGAATTTACGGGGGCGTCAGGAACGAGCATACCATGATGTCCGCATAGATTAGGAGTATTTTTATAGGTTTCATATAGCTTATTAATAAAGTTTACCAAATGTGTGGAACGGAAGGTCATATAGAGCTCTTCAAATCGCTCCGCATAGATACGACTATATTCACTAACATAAGGAATACCCATTATATTCTTTGTTTGTTCTTCAGCATATATATTGGCAAGGCGGTGTGCGTGAGCTTTCGCATACATATGTCCTAGAACCGGCGCATTTTCCAAGTCTATACAATGAGGACACAACATTGAATGTAATATGTATGCGGCTGGTTTAGATTGGCTAGGTTTATTCGGTTGACTAGATAGGATGTACGTACAAATCGGCACCATTGTACTCAAAGCCGCAGTCCCGACGACCGCAGAAGGAAGGCGTAAAGGTATGATGGGTCGGCGCTTTGATTCAGGGTTCAACTGTATGGTTTTCGCCTTTGAAGATGAACAACGGTCGTTCTGGATGAAAAACTGTATTATTCCTCTTGATATGATATTTGTCAAGGACGGCGTTGTTACCTCTATTGCCCATATGTGCCCACCGTGTACCGCGGATCCCTGCCCTTCTTACAAAGGTATCGGTCAGCAGGTGATTGAAGTGGAGGGCGGGGTGTGCCGGCAGCTCGGCATTGACGTCGGCGACCGTGTAAAATATTATGAGAAATCGTGAGGATAAGTAGGGAGGGCGGCAATGTATGTATATCTTCGATTTCTATACATTGCGGCAATTATTGCATTTATCTATGCGATGCAGTACTTTATACAGATTTACGGAGAGAAGCATTATGAGAAAAAGAACGGAAACGTCTTTGACCCTGTACATGAGAATACACCCGATTTCTTTCGTTACGGCTGGATTACAAATGTTATACCGGTAATCCTATTACTTATTCTATTTGTAGGACCCAAAGAATCCGACCTAATTACCGAGTTTTTCTATAAATTCCTATTTATTCTCTCACTCCGAGCCCTTATCGGCTTTTCCACCATTCTACCCAAACACGAAGAGTGCGAAGTACAATATAATCTTACATTCTTACTCGGCAACGGGGGATGCTACGATAAACTCTTTAGCGGGCACACCGCCATTGTGACACTTATTTCGCTACTGCTAATGCGTGAAGGATTTATGTCCAATTGGGTATTCTGGATTACGAACATAATCAATATGACACTTATTGTGCTGACGCGGTCGCATTACACCGCCGACGTGCTTCTAGGCTTCGTTATCGCATATTTAGTCGGTAACGGAGACTACGGCGTGCTGCCGCATTAGTATTTCGGCTTCTGTGTGGTGAGTTTGGGGCTCTTGCCGCAGCTAAACTTCTTAAGCGTCTTACCGCGGGTCTGAATGACCGACTTCACACAAATAGCAATAGCACGAGACTCCTTCTGTTGCTTTTTGTAGTTTCCCTTGATGGTCCGGCGGACCTTTTTAATACATTGGCAAAACCGTTTCGCCATAGACTCCTTCATTCTCTAATCAAGCATTTTAAAAAACTTATTGATGGCAGGCAGAACCTTATCATCGTACATATTGCTTGCCATTTTCATCGTGAGCCGTGTACGGATATCAGGACTCATCATTCCCCGCACAAGTTTATAGCACGGTATGGAAACTTCTTCGGCAAACCGAGCCTCCATTTCTTTTGTCAATTTGAGAGGGTTATGTTCTATAATAATACGGGGAGCGGACATACCCTCGTCACGCTGTCCAAACCGCTGGTAAAAAACCTGGGATAATGTGCGACCTAACGCGTACACGTCTTCATTTTCAAATATAAACTTGTATTTTTCTGTTGGCGTCATTTTCTCTAGTTTATCTTCTAGCCATGTCAAATACGTTTCATCAATCACTGCCTTTTCAACACTGCTTCCAGGAACCTTCTTATAAAAAATACGATACGGAATCGTCTTCTTGCCGTGAATGGTTTCCTTATAGAAATCGTGAATCACCTTCCGCTTATTGACAGGGTGCGGATTTGCAAAACTCACCTCAATACTCCAGTAATTATATTGGTTATCTAAGAAACTATACCCTTTACGATTACGTGTAAAAGGACTCTTTTTGTTTTTAGAAATCTTATCCAGGTCGTCCCATTTGAATGAGATACCGAAATCAATAAAACGAGTATTAAAGTCCCCTTTGTCGGTTTTAGCGACCACAATATTATCGGGTTTAATATCATTGTGAATAACGTCCTTGGCGTGTGCTTTCTCCAAGCCTTCAAACAAATTAGTAATAGACTTGAAAAAGGCGGGGTATTCGGCTGTGTCTAATTTAATATCACCGATACTTTCACCGCCGTCCAACGACTGTAGGATTTTACGTACCTTCATCGGAACCTTACACTTTGTTACATTGTTTTTGGCATTAAAGGGGAGTTTCGGGTCACAGATTTCAAAGGGATATAGGAAGTACTTTTGTGTCGGGTCAACACTATGAAACAGGTCACGCTGTTTGAGCTCTTCTATAGCATCTACGCCGTCCATTAATTTGGAGATTTGACCTGGACGGTTGCGGGTATTGCCTTTACACGCAAGGGCAGGGCGAAATACGCATCCATAGGACCCTTGTCCTAGAAGTGCTCCGCCCTTACGACGGTTTTTACGAGTCTTCGCCATCCTTATAAAGGACGCTGAAAACAACTTGGCTCGGGGCTCTAGGCGGAACCGGTCAAGTTTGTATCGGCGTAGCCGAGACAAACGGAATCCGGTTCAGCCCTAGGCTGAACCGGTCATATCAATAAGGTCGCGTTGAATCTGGCGCCGCTGCGCAATGAGATCCGCCTCGTCCTCCATTGTCGGCACGTGGCTGCTAGAAAGTTGGACCATTGTGCCCTCGCTGTAGCCGAACGCTTCCATAACGCGGTGTTTGGTCGCCAAAAACAGCCTAAATAAGGCAAAAAGAACAATACCTATAATAATGGGGGTGGCAAGGTTCTCCCACTTCATCTTCTACTATACGGGACGAGATTAGGCGGGACCTACTTTGAACTGGCGACGCATCCACTTAGAAAGACCCTCATGTTCCATAAACTCTTCAAGATTGAAACCGTTCTTGTTTGGTATAGTGTTTACAATATCAGTATCTGGTGGTAGTAATTTTGATAGGAGTTGGACTGTATAGGTATGCGTTTCACCTTGAGGCGGATTGGGAGGCTCGTAAGGAATTAAAACCTCGTCGTCTAAATTACCTCTACGATCAAACCACTGAGTATATAACCAGTGTACGCGTGCCGGATGTGGGGCATCCATATCATACATAACAATCACAAACCCACGATCCTTGTGGTCTTGTTTGTCAAATAATACATCAGGGCTTCGTCTAGCCGTTTGTTCACGAGTAAGCAGTGGGATTTCAAAGGGTGGAAGTATATGTTTATGAATTGTATGACCGACTTCAGTATAAAATACTACATCAAAAAAAGCATCACCACCATTCTGTATAGGTACAAGTGCGTGTTCTTCAGCCGCAAGTGTTGTCTCCCACATATGTTTAAGATCCCTTACTTCGTTTAATATTCCTTCAGCAATAGCAAACCCCCAATCTTCATTCCCTTGTGCTGCTGCGTCTCTGGCTTGTGCAGCAAATGCTTGTGTAAGACTGTCTATATCTCTTGCTCTATTATACAGATCATCATAATGTTCAGGATTAGTATTATAAGCCTCCGTGATTCTATCTACTAAGTTGCGAATTTCATCACGTGCGTTTTTTATCATAAGCAAAAATATATGAACGGGGCGTCCTCCCCGCTGTTTTCGTCGGAGGCTCCTTCTACGTTTATATTTACGGGTCTTTGCCATCCTACTAATCCTTCTTCTTTTTTAGAATCGGTGTAAGCCACGCCGATATCATATGATTAATAGGGCGTTCAAATACCTCAGAGTAACCGCCATCAGGAAAGATAAAGATAACATTTACACGCTCAGAACTGTCGGGATACCGCAACACAATCTTCAAGACAGCATTTTTGCTAATACCATCACTATAGAAATGGTCTACATCGGCGACCGTTTTAAAGTCTACAATGCTACCACCAGCGGCAGCCCACTGTGTTTGGAGTTCCGAGTGTGCTGCCTGTAGTTGTGCTACCGTAAGCGTCATTAGGTTTGTCTGGATTTCTAACAATAAGTCGGATGTGGTTCAAATTTTGGGGGCGGCGGCGGCGGCGGGCAGAGGGGCAAGGGGGGTGCCTTGGGGTCCGGTAGTGGCGACGGGGCGGCGAGGGTGCCGGAGCGGTTTATACTGTAAATACAGTAGGAAATTCTCGGGAGGACGGCGGCGGCACCCCGGCGGGCGGCCATTTTTTTTGGACCGCCTCGGTAGGACAATGAAACCTCAGCTGCCAGAATGCTTATGCGCCCTGTTGCCTGATGATGTCCTTGGTGTTATCAACTCATTTGTACCCCACCTGCCAAAGCCCAAAAAGAATAAACGTAAGACCTCAATGGATTCAGTAGATTCGGTAGATTCAGCGGTTTCATCAGTATCACGCTCGCCAGATGTACAACGTGACCTACGGCTTATACAACGACGGGCTCTCAAGGGAATGGACGGAATGTTTATGCGGGATTTGGATGATTTTGTGCTGTTTTGATTCGTTAAAATTAGACCTATGTACATTGAATGTACGCTAGTCTAATCGTCTAATAGCCAGCCAACTTCGTCCACAGCGTATCGGTATTCTTTACGTCGTTCGCAGTAAGTGCGCAGAACCAATTGAACTCAAAGCGGCGTACTAACTGGTCGCCGTCCCACGACATAAAAATAGCATTCGGCAGGACAGCAGATTTCGGATCATTCTCATCGTCGCTGAGACGTCCAAACAGGTCCTCAAGATCACGTGGGCGTCCATTCGGCAGACGTCCACCATCCGCTTCACGGATAACCTTTGTGCCAAGGTCCTTCTGGTGCTCCCATACGTAGAGCTCCTGGCGACGTGCTACTGCAGCACCCCACGCCTGCGGTCCACGCTGAAATAGGTCATTAATCTCCTTTGCGGCGTAGGTCCACGAGCCTGTGTTTGGCACCATCGCCCATCCTAAGTAAGGAGAAGGTCCGGGTGCGACGGCTGTCGCAGTACTTACACGAGGCTCATCGGGGTGCGTGCCGAACACCGCGGTATCCACATCCTTGACAACTGGGTAAAAGCTCGGACCTAGGCACAGGGTAGAGTTCGCATCCATTACAAGTCCGCCATACTTATTACAGATGTTGGCAATTACCCAGCGTCTCCATAGTGCCGGTGGAAGCCGCGTGACCTTCGTATCCACATTAGGGAATAGTTCAAGTACTGCGTCGCGACCCACAAGCGTTATAATATTAAAATCGGCACCCTGAGTTCGCTGTAAGACCTCTAACGATACCTGAAGATAGCCACGGTTGGGCAAGTTACTATTTCGTGCTCCGAAATCCCACCAACGACGGGAATTTGTCTCGGAATCAACAAACCAATAGAGATTCGGCTTAGAAACAGCTGGTAAAATAGTTTGGAAATCCGCAAAATTATCTTGGATTATATTACGCTTGTAAAGCGATACTGCTACTACAAGAAATGTTAACGTCCCCGCAATTGCGATACTTACTACGGGCGATAAGGTATTTCCACTCATGTTCTCTTACTGGGTTGATTGATTTTCTTTTTCTTCTTATTCCTTACAAGATGGACGCCGGTCAGTATATGAAGTACAAAGTGCGAGCTATGAGCACATTTACCAGTCGTAGCGGATGTACAGAGTCCGGACTTCGCACCTGGGCACTAGGTCAGGCTGTGAACCAGACATTTGTCTCGCAAAATGCTTTACCAGCTGTAATACCTAATACAACAAATTTTGCGAATAATATGAACATATCTACACAGCAATTCGGCAATTCGTTAACAAATATGAATAATCTTGATAGCACGCGTATTGGCTTTGGTGGCGACTATGTAATGCCTATTATGCCGACGATTCCCTTAACATCGTGCGGCTTTCTTGAAAGCCAGTCCAACTTCTATTTGCCGCCGATTGCTCAGGGTGGATTTCAGATTCCTTACACTATACCGGTACCGTATAAGTACTCTGGCAACCCCGCTCCCTATGCGAATCCTTTGGTATACTTATCTACGGCGGGGGCGTGTGATAACGAACCGTCCTTCCAGGGTACTAGACAGACGGCGGCATTGGCGTTTGGTGCTCGTAGTGAGAACTGCGACAATTCTAAGAGATATTTCCCTTCGACGATTGTTCCAGGTGCTAGCGCTTATTAATTTCCTGCGTAAGAAATAGAAGATGGTTAATTATTCCCCCACCGTTTGGTCCGGCAGTGCCAGCCTCATTAAGTCCCCACCGGAGCAGCCCCCGCTGTCTAACCGCAATGCGTACACGACCTGGCCCGGCGGCGTTGACCCGACAGTCCCCCTCTACAACACCGATAACCAGAAGTTTGGTGGTGCCCGGCGCCGCAAGAGCCGCCGTGCGTCGCGTAAGTCCCGCCGTGTAGCACGCAAGTCCCGCCGCAACAACGTCAACCGTAAGGTGAACCGTAAGGGTCGCCGTGCGTCTCGCCGCAGCCGCCGTGTTTCCCGCCGCCATCGTGGCGGCTATGCGACGTGCTCGCCTATTGATACCACCGGCTCCCGTGCAGACATCCCTATGTCGGCGAGCGTTTGCCCCGAAGGTTACTTTAAGACACTAGATACCCTAATTCTGTAAGATTTGTTGCGTAAATATGTTATTTGTAATATAAATTTTATATTATAAATGAACTACATTGATAAAATCTATGTAGTTCATTATAGTCCGTTGAAAGATCGTAAAGAGTTTATGCTCGAACAATTTGCGTTGTTTAATATAACAAATTACGAATTTGTTGAAGGTATTAGTCGACATAAAATCAAAGACTCTCTCGGATATTACTATTATAGTGAAACCGATAAGAAGCTTACAAATGCTGAAATTGCTATAACTATTACACACATCGACATATATAGAGATATTATCAAAAATAACTATAAATCCTGTTTGATACTTGAAGATGATGCTGTTTTATGCGATAAGTTTGATGAGTACTTTAAACAATATATGGAATGTCTTCCATCGGATTACGATATGGCATTTATAAATAGCGGATGTGATCTTCATTATAAATCCCTAATTCCCGACAAAATATGGTATAAAAACGACGTAACACGAACGTGTTGTGCATATGTTATAACGAGAAAGGCTTGCAAAATTGTATTGTCTAATATTCTACCATTTACCAAAGCAATTGACTTTGCTCTTACAAATATTATAAGAGATAAATCGCTTAATATATATTGGTGTGAGCCAACTATTGTTGCAGATGGTAGTCATATGTATGGCTCATCGCATTTTGTTAACTGGATTGGTAAATATATGGATATGTATAACAATGGTACACTTTAATTTGAGGAATACCTAACAAAAAATATGTTAGTTTTATCATATTTTTTGTTTTTTTATTTTTTTATTTGTTTTTATGGTTTCGGTGGTTGTGTGCCTAGTGCCTAATAGATCTTCAAGTCCATCGGCAGCGGAAGAATCTTCTTCTCATAGTGCGTCTCAATCTCCTCCTGTGCCCGACGCTCACGCTCGGTAATCAGATTAATGGACGCACCCTTGCGACCAAACCGACCCGAACGACCAATACGGTGAATGTAGTTCTCACGCTGGAGCGGCAGCTCGTAATTAATCACAATGGAAATCTGCTGAACGTCGATGCCACGAGCCAGCAGGTCCGTGGAGATGAGCACACGGCACTTGCCGTTGCGGAACTCCGTCATTCGGAACTTACGCTCCCCTACATCCATATCGCCGTGGATGTAGTTGAGGTCAAAGCCGCGGCGCTTCATCTGGTCCGCCAGCCACTCCGCCTTCTGACGCGTGTTGACGAAGATAGTCGCCTGCTGGATGCTCAGGTGGTCGTAAAGGTCGCACAGCGTATCCAGCTTGTGGTCCTCACGCGGAACCTCCACAAACCACTGCTTGATGCCCTCCAGGCTCACCTCCTCAGGCTCCAAAAGAATCTCCACAGGGTTGCGGAGAATGCTCTTCGCCACCGAAACGACGTCCGGCGTCATCGTCGCGGAAAGGAGTGCCACCTGCGTTGATGCCGGCCAGCCGAGGCTCAGAATACAGTGAACCTGCTCCCTAAAACGTGCCTCCAGCATCTGGTCCGCCTCATCCAGCACCAGCACCTTGATAGTGTTCGGCGACAGAACCTTGCGGTTGAGCAGATCGTAGAAACGTCCAGGCGTCACCAGCAGCACGTGCGGAACGTGCGGCGGCTTCATCTTGGACTGCGAAATGACATCAATGTCAGTGTTGACCGGCGGACCGCCCGTCGCCGTATGCGTGCGAATGCCGAGGTAGGCACCAATGCCCTTTGCGACAGCCGCCGTCTGCTCCGCCAGCTCACGCGTCGGCGAAATAACCACCATCTGAACCTCGTTCTTGGTGTGGTCAATGCGGCTGATGCCGCCAATGACGAACGTGCCGGTCTTGCCGGTACCCGACTGTGCCTGCGCAAGCAGGTCGTGCCCCGCAATCATCGGCACAATCGCCTTTTCTTGGACAGGGCTCGGCTTCTCAAAGCCGAAAGAATAGATGCCACGCAGAATCTCATCATGGAGACCCATATCATCAAAGCTCTTGTACTCGTGCATCACGTACTTGGAGGGCGCCGGTGCCGATACGTCTGGGGCAGCCGCGCCGGCGTCCTTAGGGACCACATGGTCCTGAGTGGGAGGGTAAGGAGGAGTATTCGAGCGGTCGGGGGCACCGCTGTGAGTAGGAATAATGGGAGCAGACATGGAAGACATGGAGGGATATGAAGGAAAGAAGGGCTTGTTGCTTTAGGTAGGAAGATAAGAAGGGAGCCACACACTGAAAAATGATTCGTGATGGCGTCAATTTTTTCGGTTTCGGGTTTGGTTACTTAATCAGTTGAAATGAGTGCGAACTGGTAATAGCGGTCTAGAAGCTCCTCTAGAGCCTCACGGTTGATGCCGCCAGAGGAGCAGAAAGCACGTACTAGACCACGCGTGAAGTTATTTTCATTCGCGAGAGCATTTCCTAGATGGTCACGAACCCTGTGAACGGTTTCATCCATACTCAGTCCCGCATCAGCATATAGATTGAATGGATGGTCAGGCTGATTGATATTGTAGTATAGATTATCAATCAGAAGATGGCAAATAGCAGTGGCAACTACCTTATGCTCTGGAGAATCATTAAACTCGTTAACAAAGTTATTTGTATGAATCGTAAAATCGGCAAGCCGATTGTCATCAACATGGAGGTTCACGTAAGGAGGCATCTGGCTGGTAGGAAGAACTATGACGGCGGTAACAATCCATTCTTACTTCGGCGTCTCCTCAATTTTTTCCGTTTTACGCCGACGTACCGGTGTTGCGTGACGGTAACGAGACTTAATCGGACGAACGGCATTGGGCGTCTCCGTAATCCATTGTACAAGTTCAGCTTGTGGGAAACGGAAACGGGGAACGTTAGTGGCAGATGGGTCGTGAAGCCCTACCGCCATTAGTGTAGTAGGAACAAGTGAATGGGGTAATCCTAGAACAGCACCCACGCCATCAGGGGAAAATCCCTCCATTGGGCAACTGGCTATCTTGAGCTCTGCCGCCGCTGCAAGTGCGAATCCTAGTGCTAAATACGTCTGGTGTTTTGCCCATTGTACAGGATGGCTGTTTCCTGAAAGAGCTCCGCGCATCATACCTTCCACTTGTGCTGGCGGCTTTGTTTGCTCAATAAAATGGTTGAGATGCTCCTCTAGATTATTCCTAGTACAGAAAACGAGCAGATGCGTACATTGCTCTACTTGAGGTTGTCCATAGCACGCCGCTGTCAGTGCCTTTTTCACCGTCTCACATGTCACGACCTTGACAACGTACGGTTGAATACCAAAACTGCTAGGTGCGTTGACGACCGCATTGAGAATAGGCTGAATATCGGGAACAGGAACCATTGCCGATGGTTTGGCAAAGCTCTTCTCGGCACGCCGCCATTCTAAATTCGCCAAAAAAGACATCGGCTCTTCTGGTGAAAAAGTTTTGGATTCCGTAGTTTTTACGAAAAAATGAAGGGAAGGCTGGATTTCGAACAATGGTTAAAATGGTTGTACCGTTAATATCACCTATGGCAAATACTAATAACTCAACAACTTTTGCTACAGCTGATCAGGGAGACCCCCTAATTATGTTTGGAATACCAAGTATAATTATTCTTTTACTAAGTATTCTTGTGATTGTAACAATAATATATAAGTCTTATAATTCAAAACGCCATGTACTTCCTCGCTTTGAGCCGGTGATGGTTAGGACGTCCCCCTACGCCGAAAGCAGGGGGGCTGCCTAGATTTCGGCTTTGCTGAAACTAGGACGTCCACTCCGCTACAGGGCTCAGTGTAATACCGAGATTCGGATGGCTGACGACCTCTTGTAGCAGCTGGTAATGGACCGACTTAACGTAGTCGTAGTTGCCTTTTTCGTACTGCGTAGCAAACACTGAGGCAACCGTGGGCTCCGTGGTCTCTTTGAACTCAAAGTACTTATCTAGCGTCGGAATCTTGAGAAGGTTGTCACGGGGACCCTTGAAGCCCGTCTTCATCGTGCCGCCCTGAGTTTCAAACAATTGCTTAATCACATTGGCGGGGAACTTGGCGAGCAGGAATCGGCGGTTATTGAATTCCGTCGTGTAAATATCAATCTTCTTTGAATTTTTGACGCCGAACTTCTCCTCAAAGCTGGCTAAAACCGACGCGGTGGCGGCTACATCGGCTAGCTCGTACGCGGTACAAATGAGTCCGCGACCGTTATTAATATCGGATTTGATGGCATCTACGACGGGTCCGCGGCGGAAGTAGAAGCCGGACTTGCCGTGGAAAACGGTGACGTCTTTATGAGCGTCGTAGACGATGCTAACAATGCCGGCGTCACTGTCCTTACGTAGATGGTGCTCGGGTGGGAGATCATTGACTGCCTGGTTCAGGGCACGCAGTGTCTCGGCGGCTAATGGTTCACAAAAGATGGGCATCTTCTTCTACTATAGTCGGTGGGCTTGGGTTTAGGTACGGCGGCGAGTTGTGCCGCGGTGTTTGCGGTTGCGACGGCTGCGTCTGGATTTTCTGCTAGTAGGATATCCCTGTGCTTTTGCTGCTTCCAGATTCGCCGCACGTTGATTTGCAGCACGCTGTATCTCACTGGCTATCTGGCTATTTAACACGGCTACTCTGGCACTGTTTCCCTTCTGTGCCGCCGCCGCTCGCTGAACCTCTAACATTCTAAGATAAGAGGCTGCTGTATTGGGCATATTTAATTTAGACTAATATTATTTTCGGGAACGAGTTCTATGACGGCGGCGGGTACGCTTCTTTTTCTTACCTGTTTTTTCTGCTTGTGCCAACGCCGCAGACACTTTCTCCAGTTCTGTTGGCTCTCTGCCACGAGAAAACTTCGCCGCCATGTTGAGAAAAGCTAGATTCTCTGCAGTAAAATTAGTTTTTGGTACTGCAGGAGGTGCTGGTGTAGCAATGCCCATACTTGCCCTTATTGCAGCCGCATTTGCTTGGTCTCTTGCTAACTGTCTTGCTCGGCGATTCGCATTATCTTTCTGTTGCTGTAAAAACACAGCATCATTAACATTTTTATGCTCAAACTCTCGTATCCATTCTATCATATTCGGTTGTAATGGCGACCGCATAAGATTGCGTTCAAATGCTTTTTGCCTCATTTCTGCCCATGTTTTTGCTGTATCAGGCATATAACTCTATTTAACGTGTTTAAAATTTCAGCGAGCCAAAGCTTGCCAGTAGGTCATCGACACCCGCATTTTTCTGCTTTTTTGCCGCATTACGGTTAATCATACGCTGTAGCTTCTTAATATTCGCATTGCTCACATTATTGCTAGGCTTATTGCCTCTGTTGCCCATCATATTATTGTTGTTCATAACCGCCTCCGTCTTGTGCTTTTCCAACGCTTCTTCGCACGACTTACGGATTTTGCCAAGGTGAATAGACAAGTCCGCCTGTAAATCGGAAATAATATCAACATCATTTTCTACAAGGCGCTCTACCTTGCTTACCATCGGGGCTAAGCGTTTAAGGGCTAAGCCGTATTTGGTGGGCAGAACATTCGCATTGCGGTTTAGCAATTGCTTCACATTACGCTTTGTGAGCTTTACCTTGAACGCGGCGGCGGGTCGGTATTTACGGGTCGTGTGACCGATTTTTGTCATTCCTAATTGTGGTAAGTAAAAAGAATAGGATTAGTTCATTGAGCAGACCACCCGCTGATGAATAGAGGTAGCCTTCGTATTTGAAAACGCCCTTATTGTCACCTCTTGACCGGGCTCGTACATCTGTATCGTAGTATGTGCTGCTCTTACAGTCCGTTTCCATGCGGGGATGTACACCTTCGCCGTCTTCGCCTCCGCATTGTAAGTAATGACAATGCCTTGCGTTGTCGTAATAGACCCATCTGGATTGAGATGCTCAAGAAACCAAATAAGGCGATCAAATTGCTTGATAACGGCGGACCGATGATTAAGGTGCTCTGCTAGTGTAATCCCGTACGGTTCCTGAAATCCGAACACAAGGTGCTTGAGCCAGCGGTGGTTGACAACGTCCGCATAACGTCGTAGAGGGGAAGAGGCGTGGCAATACGTTTTGAGCCCGAGACCTGCGTGCTCTGTGTCGGCGGTGCTAGCAGGGACGTACTGACCCGCGGCGGCACCTAGAAACGCCAGCTCATGATTTTTGGTCTTTTCCGCCAGAAGACTGTAAGCTGTATTGGACGTGCCTGCATGTCGTCGCAGAACCCCCTTTCGCGAGTGTTTGAGTATCTCAGCGACCTTTGTATTATAGAGAATCATTGCCTGCTCCACCCATACGTGAGGATCTATGGATTGCGGTTGCCTGGTAATAATACCAAGCAGGGCTGGGAGCACTTCAGAAATGGCTGGATTGTCTAACACAGATTCATATGTGTAGGCGGTGTTAACAGCGACACTAAGAAGCCTCCATTCGGTTTGTATAACCTTATCACCTTCAATAAGATATAGAAGGGCAATAATAGGGCGTTTTACTCCGTCAGCACGTAGCGACGCTTTTTGTGTAGACAAGTATGCGGGAAACATCGGCTCCACCGCTTCGCCGTCTACATACAAGGTTTGTACGGCATGTTTAGCTTCAAGGTCCAGCGACGAATCTTCAGGCACCCACGCAGCAATATCTACGATGCCAATAAAGAACTCAGTACCGCAAGATGTTCGTCGCCACCCCATCACATCATCAACGTCCATGCAGCCAGGTGGGTCAATATTGAAGACGACATCCCAAGGCTGGGTACTGTGATGACGAGTATGATTTGCTAAAACATTATCCTCTTCATCGTACTCAATTGGAGATTTAGGGATGCTAATGCCCATACGCAGTGCGGCAGTTTCGGCGGACTGGTTGCCCACAGGTCCAAAGACGTGCTGAATGCCCGCCCGTGGGTGCTTATCATTCCAATGCTCCAACGACGCAATTGCCACCATATTTGTGTTGGACTTGAGTTTGGAAGCAACAATCATTGTTGGATAGGCAGAGTCGTAAGGATGGAAATTGTAGAGCGGAACGCCTCGTGGCGTCATACCAATACGAATGCGATTAAGGAAATCAATGATTCCCACAATCGATTTATGGCGTTTAATATCTCGATACTGGAGTTTATTCGTAGTTGGATTGATAATATCTCCGTGTAGCCATTTCTCCGTAATTGGCTCATTGTATTCTTTTGTACTGTTTGGCGTGGAAAGGCTATATTGCCCTTGAGCGTAGTTTTTTATACAAAGGTCCATTGGATGGCGGTGTTAAATGGTTACTATGTGGGTGTCATGAACTCAATTTTTCAGAGTTAGTGTCAATACGATACGACTAGGGTTCCGAACAAAAATAAGCTAATTGCGGCAGTTTGGAGCCATATAGGAGAGAAAGTCAAGGTGAGTTGTGCAAGGATAAACCACGCAAGTCCGTATACGCTATCGCCTATCGGGGCTCCCAGCGTTGCCTCCTTGCCATACCGCTGGAAGAAGTCAATATACTTCGTTGTTGGCTTGAGTTGGCTGATAAGGGCGAAATAGGAAAGGTCTCCCGTCCATTGGACCGCCACAAAGGTTAGGAAACGCTGTAGCCACTCAATAATGGTTTTTGGTGAGACTTGTTTGAATATGACTCCTATGACCTGTTGAGAGACCAGGAATAAGAAGGTAGAATATATAAAATCACCGAAGGCAAGGATAGCAAAGGGAAACTTAGAGTAATACTCCTGCGTTGTTTTTCCCTTGCTCACCATTGGAATAATGTAGAAACTTGCCGGCTCCAAAATCGCATACGAAGCTGTCCACGCAAGAAGACTCTGGGCACTAAATTGGAAAATATCCGTCATTCTATTTTACGCAGATAAATTAGGGATTTAGAATGTCTGAGCCGCCGCCGCCTTCGTCACCGTTAGTGAGGAACGCGTTGCCGGCGGATCTAGTACGTAATAGAATTGAACTATTAAAAACCGCTGAAGCTGTATATGTCAAATATCGTGAGCTAATTCCGATGATGCATGAATATCTCAAACAGATACTCTATCTCGGTAGAAACGTAGACCGTTTTGTAATGGATTTAGATCCTCCTGAACAGGCTATTTGGTACAGTAAGCATAAAAATATGTTTGAACCTGTTTTTCCAAGTATAAAAGCTTACGAGCCGTTTTTACCAATCTTGATAAAAATTATGGTACTTGACCAAACAACTCTGTATACACACGATTTACTTACGCATCTTATGGTCTTACTTATTGGTGAAGAACTGACGCAACGTGGTATGTATTCTGAACGAGCCGTTGAGCAGATGGGTAACAAGTTTATGTATTTATTAGACCTTGTACGTGAATTTTTCAGACGGCGTAATATTTGTCTAGATGTTCTATCTAGCTCATTAACGATTGACCCTCGTTTGCTTGAAGCCTCTAAATATCGTGGAACTAATACGTTTCTTATACAATTTGTAGCGGTTGATGAAATGAATGCGGACGATACTTGGCGGGCTTTGTATATTCTAGCACGCCAAGAGCACCATGTGGCAAACTTATTAAAAGCAAGTGCAGAGCACCAGTTTGAAAATGGGCATACCGCAGAGATTAAGGAACAGGCAAAAAAAGATGCAATAAAATATTTTGAAATCGCAAAACGTTTGGGAGACTTTTTGAAGACGCTGACAGAAGAAATCACTGAAAATGCTAAAGTAAGGCAATTGGAAGCGGAAAGAAGCGAGTTATCTGCAAAGGCGAAGAAGAATGCAGAAAACGCCGCCAAAGCGGAAGCAAACCGCGTGGCACGAGAAGCTGAAGCAGAGCTTTTAAGGGAGGAGGAAGCGGCAAAAACGGCGGCAACAGGAAAAGCTGAAAAGGAGAAGAAGAAACGTGAGACGAAGGCAGCACGCAAGGCAGCAGAAAAAGCGGAAGCGGAACGTATTGCTGCTGCCGAAGCGGCAGAGAAAGCCGCAGCCGCCGCTGCCGAAAAGGCAGAAGCAGATCGTATTGCCGCTGAGAAAAAGGCAGCAAAGAATTCTATAAAGAAATCAGCGAATCTCTTAGCCGCCTCTATGAAAAAGCGTGCTCCTGAGTTGATGACGCCTGTACGGGCGCCGTTAGTGGTTAAAAAACCTTCAGCCTCACCGCCAGCCCCGTCACCAGCATCACTACCATCTTCTACATCTCCAACAACATCGGTATCACCTCCTTTACCCCCAGCACCTGTACCGTCTGTTTTACCTCTTCCGCCCTCAGCGTCACCGCCAACCTTTTCAAATGCTCCACGTGTACCAACACCGTCGCTTGCCAAAACAGGATTCACCCCCTATAGTCGTTCGCCACCTGTAACACGATTTTGGGAAACCCTCGACCACACATATATCTATCAACTTCTATACGACCTGTTCATTCGCACAGATAATTCAGATGTGCGTTTCTATCTTAAGGGCAGTGCTGCGATTCATATGTATAAGAGAGCAGCACGAACGGCTATAACAAATCATACATCCGATTATGATACAACGCTTCTCATCAATCCTGGACTACCTAAATCCCGCTTTTACAGTGGACGGTCGTATATGTTGAATATTATTGTAAATCGCCTTGCCGAGGCAATAGACGACCCCCGTTTCAACGCAGAAATAATTACAAAACTCCACGGTGCCGGTATCCCCTTTGCGTCTTTTGCGTATTTTAATGTGACGAAACGGGAGCCTGTGTATGCCATACAAGATAAGATACCGCAGGAGCACGTATCAGTCCCTGATAAATCGGCACCAAAGTTTTATTCAGATAGCGAGAATCACTTTCCCTACGCAAGTTTCGCAGCGAAACCCAGTACAAACGTACTAAACTTACGTATTTTGCGGGCATTAGAGAGACCCAAAAACGTCACTGTTCTCCAACTCTATACCAAGACGAGCCCTGAAATCAAGCTTATTGAAGTGACAGTGCCGTTTTATGAGTACGACGAAACCGAGACCCAAATCAGTCTTGCCGACCAGTGGAAAGCAGCGGACCGTATTAATATTTTGGACGGCGTACCAGTCCTTTCGTTGCCAGCACTCAAAGCCGAACAACAGAAGTTGCGGACGCTCAAGGACTCCGCGGAAATTGACCGACGCATAGCGGATATTGACGCACTTATGAAACCCGCAGGAGGAGCTGGATCTGCACGGCGGCGTACTCGGAAGCTGCGTTGACCTGGATTTCTAACAATAGAATATGGGTTGGTTGGGCGGGACTAGAAAAAAATTGAAACACAGCGGCATATCATATATGCTATTGTGCCTCCCGCCTTTATCCTTCCTCCTCAATGGGTTCTTCCTCCAGCAAGTCCTACTCTTCCTCCTCTTCCTCCTCCTCCGCCGCCGATATAGAGAGCGTGTTTGCCGATATGTTCGCCGACGCTATGGAACGTGCCGACTGGCACGGCAAACGCAAGCCCACCTGGCAGCAGGCACACGACCACTTTATCGTCCAAATGCGTGCCGGCGGGGTCGGAGCCGCCTGAGCCGGTGGCGATCAAAAATGGTACTATCAGTCACGATACCCAGTCAAACTTTTTGCGTGGGTTTACGGTTCTAATTTAGACGGGCAAGGGGGTAGTCAGGGGTGCCCCGCGGGGAAAAAATTGAAGCGGCTTTGGGAGCGGGGATACATATTGCCCATCTTATTTCTCATATTCCCCTTCCTACACAAATGGACGCCACTCCTTCCATCAACCGCCGAAAGAAGTCCGACAAGGCAAAAGAAAAGCGTGCTCGTACTCCCTACTCCTCCCAGCACGTTCGTCAGGTGGTCGCGAAAGCGGCTGCTACGACTGCTGCGACTGCGAAACCCAAACACAAATAAAAACATCTAAAAATTTTTTTTGTTTTTTGTGTTTTGTATTTTTTTATTTTTGTTTTGTGTTTCGTTTAGGGCAACTCAATGCGGCAGAGCTCGCCCTTCACTGCGGCAGGCAGGACACGCCAGCTGTTGGACAGCTTGAGTGCCTCCAGCAGGTCCGCACCGTGCTGCTTGACGTCCAGCCCCGCCGCCTGGGCGTTCTTGGTGTGAACCGAGATCGCGTGGACGTTAGGGTTGCCCGTGGTCTTGTTGGACCAGCAGGCGTGGAAGTGCGTCTTGATGTCGTTCAGACGCTTCAGCTCGGGCTTGGGACCCGCCGTCGCAGGCTTGTCGCCCACCTGCTGCCAGCCGTCGCCCTCAGGGGCAGGGGCTGCGGCAGGCTCGGCAGCCGCCTCAGGCACGAAGTTCATCCGCAGGATACAGATCTCGCGCTGGGCGGTGATCTCGCCCGTCTGGGGCGTCTCAGGCACAATCGTGACGTAGCCGCGCGTCTCGGCGGGCAGCACGTCCCACTTGGACGACGCCTCGAGTGCCTTGAGCAGGCGGCGCTCAATCGTCGCGATGTCCTCGTCAAAGTCGCTGGACTCGCGTGACTGTGCGAGCTTGACGCGGTGCCACTGGACGGAGTGGCGCTCGGCACCGCCCGCGTCCTTGCCCAGCGGAATGAGCGTGACAGGGAAGTGCGTCCAGATGTCCTTGCGCATGACAAGTTCAGGGCACTCCCAGTCAGCGTCAGGGTCCGGCAGGGGCAGGCAGCCGAGCTCGCTCAGCGTGGGCAGGGCGGGCGGCGCTGGCGGGTTAAGCAGCGCCTCGTCGCCCCAGGAGAAGTTGGGGTCGTTCATACGAGCGAAGAGCTCGTTGAACAGGGGGGTGTCAGTGTCAGCGGACATGACGGAGGGAAGGAGGGAAAGGAGGGAAGAGAGAAGAAAGACGATATGTTCTTCAATGAGTGTGGGGGCTGTTTAATATGCTGTGGACTGCGAAGATCGTCAATTTTTTCATATGGGGGGTCGTATGAAAAAATTGATGAGAGAAGCATCCCACCAGCCAACTTTTGCCCCTGCCGACATCCTTCCCTTCCAAACACTCGTTGTAAGCTTTCTTCCTTCCAAATGTCCTCCAAGTCCGTCCTCCAGACCGAGATTACCTCCCTCAAGGCGACGCTCGCCGAGCGTGACGCCAAGATCGCCGAGCTGACGGCGGCGGCAGCCGCTGTGCCCGCCGCCAAGCCCAAGAAAGAGCGTAAGCCGGCTGACCCCTCAAAGCCGCGTATGCAGAACGCGTACATTGTCTTCTCCGCGGCAAAGCGTGCCGAGATGAAGGCGGCGAACCCTGACGCAAAGGTGACTGAGATTGCGACGCTGCTCGGTGCTGAGTGGAGCAAGCTCTCGCCTGAGGAGAAGGCGAAGTACTCAGGCATCCCTGCTGTGCCCAAGGAGCCCAAGCCCGAGAAGCCCAAGCGCGTCAAGAAGAGCGCTGAGGCTGCTGCTGCTGCCGCTGCTCCTGCGGAGGGCGGCGCCGCGCCCGCCAAGAAGGCGAAGAAGGAGAGCAAGCCGCGTGATCCTGATGCGCCCAAGAAGCCGCTCTCTGGCTTCTTCCTCTTTCAGCAGCAGGAGCGCGCAAAGCTCACGCCGCCTGAGAAGGTCGCTAACAAGGTGCTGAGCGAGCGCTGGGCTCTGCTGAGCGCCGAGGAGAAGGCTGCTTACAAGAGCAGCTAAAGCACAGTTTGAAGTGCCTGCGTGTCCTGTACCCAAAACCCCAAAATCCATAAAAACAAACAAAACCCAAAAACAAACAAAAAATTTTTAGATGTAATATCAATTTTTTCATATGCTGACGTACTGGGGAAAATTGAAGTACGCATTCAAAAATTTTTTGTTTTTTTTTGTGTTTTAGGGGTTGTTTGTGGTGGTTTGTGGGCTGGTGCTCACTCGTCGTCGCTGGAGTCGTCGTCCTCGTCAGTGTCGTCGCCGGCGTCGTTGAACTTCGCCTTCTCCTCAGGCGAAAGCGACTTCCAGCGTGCCTCGGCGGTCTTTGCGTCCAGCGTGGGGTTCACTACGCAGAAGCGCATGAACTTGGCGGCAACAGTGCTGCTCATCGTCGCAGCGACCTCACGTGCCTCCTGGAACGTGGGCTTCGCCACAGGAGCGGCAGCAGCAGCAGCAGGCTTGAACGAGGCACGCTGCTCGTCAGTGAGCGCACGCCAGCGCTCAGCCAGCTCAGGGATCTGCAGCTTTAACTCAGGCGTTTTCGCACGCTCCGCCTGGCAGAAGAGGATGTACGCACCAGGGGCACGCTTGGGTGCGTCAGGGTTCTTCTTGACGCGTGTCTTCTTGACTTTGACCTCAGCAGCAGGCACCGCGGGTGCGGCGGCAGTGAGGGAATCCAGCCGCGCTGACAGCGCCGCGAACTGGGTGGTCAGCTCGGTGACCTGGGTAAGGAGGGAGGAAAGGGAGGGCTTGGACATCTCGGAAAGGAGGGATGTGTAAGTGTGTGTGGCAGGGGCAAAAGTCACACTTAGCAATATCCAGCATATCAATTTTTTCATATGGGGTGTCATATGAAAAAATTGAAATGATTCACCAGCCCCAGTACACAAATTGGCTTCCACACATACACACCCCTTCTTTACATCACCCTAAAGAATGTCCCTTCTTTCCCTCCCTCCCCACATCCACTCCACCTCGCCGCCCCTCCACGACGACGAGATGCGCCAGGTTGAAGATTACCTGGCTGACCAGCAGGCAATTGACGCAGCAGAGCAGGCACGCTTGCTGGAGTACCTGGCTGATGCTGCTGCTGCTGCCGCACCCCCTGCCCCTGACCCTGTTGTTGCACTTGCCCAGGGCATACGCCTGCTTGCTGTCCCTGAGGACGACGAGGAGGAACTCGACACACACAGCTGTGCTGACAGTGGGTGCGTGGGCGAGCACGTCCACTCTGAGGGCGACTATTACGGGATTAGCCCGTCTTACTCTCCCAATCACAGTCAGTACTACAACTATTACGAGCAGCCCTACATTCCCGCCACGCCTGAGTTTGACTGACCACCGCATTACACGTTTGAACATACAAAACACCAAAAAAAACAAAAATTTTTAGATGCGTGCTTACATATGAAAAAATTGATAGAACTACCGAGAGGTATTGTATTTTTTGCCCCACACGCCACATACATCTCTGCCAGAAAATGTCCTCTTCTGCCGCCCTTCCCTCCCTTTCCTGCTGGCGTTGCCAGCAGTCCTTCCAGCCACACACAGCCGCGGTGTTTGTCTGCAAACCCTGTGCTGTCATCACAAACAGGGTTGCTGATGCCGCAGTGAAGCACTGTCGTACGATTGAAGACCAGGTGCGTGCTGAACTGGGTTCCCCTCTGCGCAAGCGGCCGCGTCGTGTGTTTGAAGCACAGTACGCTGACCTGCTGGATTGAGCCAGCACAGTATTTAACTCGCTCTTAAAACCAGTCATTTTTGATTAAGTGCGTGAGCGGCACATATGAAAAAATTGAAACCACATCTAAAAATTTTTTGTTTTTTTTTGTGTTTTGTTTGTTTTTAGGGTTTTTGGGTTTTGGGTGTTGCTATCCGTTTTATTGAGCGAGGCAGGGTGGTTCACTCTGCGTCGCTGGCGACAGGCGTTGCAGGCTTGAACGCCGCCTGCTCATCAGCACTCAGTAGCTTCCAGCGTGCGCTGAGGACGGACGCCGTGAGCTTCTCGCCAGGCGACTTGGCACGCTCAGCCGCGTTAAAGGCGAAGAACGCCGTGGGAGCACGCTTCGGCGCGTCAGGGTCCTTAGGCTTCTTCTCCTTCTTCGCACGCTTGCCCTTCGCAGGGGCTTCAGCGGCGGGTGCAGCAGCAGCAGGGGCTGCCGCAAGGATTGCTTCAACGCGAGCCAGCAGCTCGGCGTGCTGCGTCTGGAGCTCGGTAATCTGCGTCTGGAGGGAGGCAAGGGTGGGCTTGGAGGAGGACATTTGGAGGGAGGAAGGCTTTCAACGAGTGTTGGAAGGAAGTATGTCAGCGGGGGCAAAAGTTGGCTGGTGGGCTGCTGGGCTTGTCAATTTTTTCATATGGCGGGTCGTATGAAAAAATTGACGGGGGGGTTAGAACTTTAACCTGCTTTTGGTGCTCCTTACTTGACATCCCTTCCGAAGCTTCCTGCCTTCTTTCCTCCTTCCTCCCTCCAAATGAACCCTCCCTCCTACCCCTCCCGTAGCACGACCCTGCACGCCGAGACGCTCGGTGACGAGTGGCACATCGCCGAGTACACCCCTGCATTCCCCTTCCCCGTGGGTGCACAGGTGTACGCAAAGCAGCGCGGGCGCGCGCGGCATCTGATCCCCATCCCGCTGGATCACGAAACCAAGGAATTCGCCTTCCAGCACGCTGGCGCACGCACGACTGACAAGACGCCGACAGGCATCCTGAAGACGATCTCATACGCTGGACTGATCACGATGAACACTGCCTTCGGCAACTGGGGCAGCATATATGTCACGCTGGACAACGGTACGCACTGGGTGACTGGATACGAGCTGCGCCGCTTCCACGCACTCCGCAATATGAAGGAGCGCGTCCCCAGCGTGCGCCTGGATATGCCCGCCGTGTAATGTAATCTCTCGCCCCCCCTCCTAAAAACCCAAAAAAAAACACAAATTTTTGAATGCGGAGAAAAATTGAAGCCGCCCGCGGAGGTCGGCTGAATGACGCTTCTCTGACAAGATGTTCCACCCCAACCAAGTGCTTGCTGCCTCGCGCATCCACTCTTCCTTCCTTTCTGGCACTCGCTGTGCCCTGCTCTCAGCCAAATGCCAGTCTGGCAAGACGGGCACATTCCAGAGCCTCATTCGGCAGATGCTTGAATCCCCCACTGACGGCATCTCGCGTGCGTACATCATCTGTGGCTCTGCCGAGACTGAGCTCAAGCGTCAGGCGGTGGCTGACACGCTCTCCTTCAACGCCGAGTGGAAGGACAGCATTGAGGTCATCTTCCACCAGGACTTCAAGCACGCCGAGCTGGATATCCAGGATGCACTCATCGTCGTGGATGAGTCGCATATGGTCCAGACCAAGAAGCAGCAGCTCCACCTGTTTCTCGCCAAGCACGGCGTCTTTCTGGACGGCAACCCCGCTGTGCTGACGGAGAAGAACGCCTTTCTGCTGTCTGTGGACGCCACGCCGTACTCCGAGATCGCGGCTCTGCGTGAGGACGAGACTCCGTTTCCCAAGCACGTGGAGACGCTGACGGCGGGCGACGGCTACTACGGGCTCGCCGAATATGAACGCGACGGGCTGCTCAAGCCGACGTTCCCCATCTTCAAGGCACCTGAGCGCTTTGAGACGCTCCTGCAAGACGTGGGACCCAAGTACGTGCTGCTGCGTATGAACCGCAGCAAGGCAAACAAGGAAAACGAGACGGAACTGCGACACATCTGCCGGAAACACGGCTTTGACGTGCTCCTGTACACGGGCGAGCAGACGCAGATCGCCGTGACGCGTGCCGAACAGAAGCGCTTCGCTCGCAGCGGACGCATGATTGGCTGCCTGGAGGACGCTCCCGCTGTGACCACCGTGGTCATCGTGCGTGGGCGGCTGCGTGCGGGCAAAGTCGTGCCCAAGACGCACGTGGGCTTTGTGTGGGAGGGCGCAAACAAGTCCAAGACCGACGTGCTTGTCCAGGGGCTGGTGGGGCGGATGTGCGGGTACGCGTTCGGCGAAAAGAAGCCGACGCTGTACGTGCCTGTCACGGCACTGGTGCCTGACGAGCTGGGTCAGGTGCTCTGCGGTGACCTGCCCAAGACGGCGACCAACCTGCGTGCCTCCGCCACGACGAACGGCAAGTCTGTGTTCTCGGCGTAATGTCTCAACCAAAAATCAAAAAAAAAAAATTTTTCAATGCCGGTACATATGAAAAAATTGATGCGTTCCAACAGCAGGGCATTAAAAACATCCCTTCCAGAATGACCACACCCACTCTCGAATCCCTTTCCCTCCAGATCAATGACCTGAACCAGCAGATGAAGGTCATTGCTCAGAGGCTCTCTTCCCTCCTTTCCGTCTCTGGCACTCACGCACAAAAGTCCAAGGGCAGCCAGATCTCCAGCAAGGGGAACAAGGCTGAGGCTCTGCTCTGCTCCCAGGCAAACGTCCGTGCCGCCCTTTCCACCCACTTCGGCAAGACTGTCGCGTCGGTCGAAAAGATTCCCAGCAAGCCGCACCCCAAAAAGTCCGACCTTCTGCTGACATTCACCGACGGTTCCAAGGTCACCGTCCAGAACAAGGATGGTGACGGACGCGGGCGTGGGCACAGTTACGACCGCCGTGCCGTGTCACTTGTCGCACCGACGTCTGCTGAGCTGACCGAGACACTCCGCTCTGTCTGCCTCAAGGACACGACACTCAAGCGGTGCGAATCGTCCAAGCCGGTCAGCCTTGACGTCGTGACCCGCAACATCCTGGGCGTTGAAGACGAGTTCAAGCCTGCCTTCTTCCTCCACACCAGCACCTCAAACGGCGTTGTCACGGAACTCTCCATCTGCCCCGCCTCCACGTTCATGACCAAGCTCACCGGCGACCTGTACGAGCAGGCGAACCCCAAGCGAACCTGCGTCCACCTGAGCCCCAATATTTACCTTCAGCGGAAGGGCGGCGGCAAGAGCGATGCCCACCCTGACGACATTCAGATGAAGGTCCGCTTCACCGATGACATTGCCACAGTCTTCACGCCGCTCCCCCTGCTCCCCCTCTGAGCCCTAAACCACCCAAATTCCAAAAAAAAATTTTTGAATGTATAGTTGTCTACGCTTTGCCAAACCACGCAGCAATTGTCGGCACAAACGCCAGTGGAATATTCACCACAATACTATTGCCGAGATAGAACAGTGAATCCTCGGACGTGGTCTCAGGAAACTTGTAATCTGCTGGAAAGCCAAACATACCTAGGGTTTCCTTGACAGTAAGCCGCCGCACAAACTTGCCCACCTTGTAAAGACCCGTCTTTGCCCCAGGACCGCCTGAACTTGCACATACCGTAACACCAACGGCGTCTGTACTATATACACGCTCTCCCTGACGTCCACCCTTCGGCTTCATCTTCGCTTGGATACCCAGCATCTCCTTTTTAACAGTTTTTACGGCGGCAATATTTTCCTTATCCTTCTTCGCTTCGTCTGTGCTATTTAAATTATCTTCGGCAGCCTTGAGTTTCTCCTTAAGAGATTCGAGAGTCTTTTCATACTTTTTGTTCTGATCCTTTACAGCCTTTTCCTTCTCCTCACTCAGTTTCGGAAATACATCAGCAATCACGTGCGGCTTTGAAGGAACGACCTTTTTTGTCGGCTTGTTCACCATCTTATAACGGTCCAAATCTAAATCACTCTTTTCAACAGTTTTATCAATAATGGTAGATACAGGATTCGTCGTCTTTGTAGGTACAGGAATCGTAAATGCTTTGTCACGCGTGGCAATAATGAAGATACGCTGACGGGCTTGAGGAGACCCATAGTCCGTTGCGTTAATGACCTTTGATGTCACTAAATAGTTACGTTTCTTGAGTTCGGCAATAATTGTCTTATAAGTATTGCCGTTATCGTGCGTCTCTAGATTTTTGACGTTCTCCAAAATACACATCGGCGGATTTTTCGCATCAATAATTTTGAGGATATCGTAGAACAAATTGCCTTTCTCTTCATCCTTAAAACCCTCCTGTTTACCTGCAATACTAAATGGCTGACAAGGGAACCCCGCACATAGAATCTCAAAATCAGGCATTGTAGCCAGGTCAATCTTACGAATATCACCCTCAGGCTTGAGTCCGTAATTTGCTTCATAAATACGACGGGCACCATTGTCAATATCACATGCTAGAACACATTTGAAGTTGTCCTTTGATGAATTAAATGCTGTATGAAACGCACCAAGACCGCAGAAGAGGTCAATATAACGAACGTGTGCCGATGGCACCTCTGTTTGTGCCGATAGTAGTTCAATAAGCTCAGATTTATTTTTACCGCTAAAACCGCTAATACCACGGTTTTTACATAAGTTCTTTAGATCTGCATTCGTCATTTTAGTGTACTCCATATGTAATGTATTCATTATACCTAATGGGTCACTTTCAATTTTTACGCTTTTACGCAAAAAATAAATATGAATTATCAGGTTCTTAAACAACAGGCGTTGCCTTGTACTCCGCCTTCTGTACATCGGACAGTGCCTTCCATAGCTCACCTAGCTGTGTCGCAGTATAAACCATAGATGGCGATGCCTTACGGATACGGTCGCAGAAGAGCATATAACCGCTGAGGGGCTTCTTAGGAGCATTAGGGTCCTTCTCCTTCTTGGCGGGCTTGACGGGCTTAGGCTCAGACTTCTTTAGAGCCTCCGCAAGACGCGTCTGAAGAAGGGCAAGCTCCGTCGCCATATCCGTAACCTGAGCAGTGAGAGATTCAACAGTGTGAGGAGCCGAAGACATACTAGGGGAATGCTGGGTTTCTAACAAGAAACCGGCTGCGTCAATTTTTTGGAGGGTGGTACGCTGGGTGTCTGTGATATGAAACGTGGCGGGTTGTGCCCAGTAGACGTAGGGGGTAGCGGTTGTAGTGGCACGGGATAAGGCAAGGAGCTTCCTGAGCCCTACGATTTTGCCTTTGAGCCCTGGCTGGTTGCGACTCTGACGCTTCCACGCCCATTCAAACTGTAGCGTATTGGACCAATCGGGAAAGCCTGATACGTAGAACGCCTGCGTCCACTGCTTGCCACTGGTTGCCTTTGCTCCGCCGGTCAGTTCGCCATTATGCTGTCTCAATCGGTGAGCGGGGTCATTCGTAGCACCAATATAGGTTCTATTGGTTCCAGGAATGTAGAGTAGGTAGCAGTAGTTCATCTGCGCTTAATAGTGTGCCTACGTTTAGTTCGTTTATATCCACGCCGCCTACTGCCCCCACGCTTTGGTGCAGGTGTCGGCGGAAAGGCAGCTTTTTCTCCATTCGGTGCTGCTACTGTTGCTGCTGCTGATTCTATTGACGGGGTTGGGATAGCTGGCATATTGGGTGCTGTAGGAAGGGCAGGTACTGCGGGCATTGCTGGCATTGCTGGCATATTGGGCACTGTAGGAAGTGCGGGCATTGCGGGCATTGCGGGAAGTTGACCTGCTACAGCACCCAACGGGTTTGCTGTAATATTCTGTACCTTGGCAAGTGCCTCGTTCGCACCAGTTGCTTCCATTCCCTTATTCACAATATCCTCCTTGATATCGGCAAGTGAAGGGATCGGCGGTGCCTCAGCTGGAACAGGCTCCAATTTTGGTACCCAGTAGTCTACGAACGCATATAGACGCGGACTGACAGGCTGTAATTGGTAAATGAGTTTATTGCGATAGGCGTTCAATCTATCTAAATTCGTCTCTGCTGACATAGCAAACAGTAGAAGATAATCGCCGATCACAGGTATTATATCTAGCGACGACTTAAATGCATCTCCAAAGTGCTTACGTGATATACTCACAATAATAGTGCCCATCAAGATAACTCCGCCAATTACTGCTGATAAACCCTCGCCAAACATGGCTCCTCCAAGACCACCTACACCTATTGGTAATATACCACCCACTATAGTCAATATTTTTGGCATATTTTCATCTATCGCCTCTGCTGCCATGCGGCAAGCCACAATATACGCATCCAATCCAGCACTCAAAAAAGGTCCAATAATATCTATATTTTCCAAATTATATAAAAGAAACATAAACCAAAAAATTCCATCCCATTTGTGGGAGAATTTGAGAGCAAACGGTGAATTTGAGTACATATTTCCCATCTTCATAAAAATACGGTCAAAAAAGCTATTACGCGACTTATCTTGAAACCCAGGACGCTCTGCAACTCCTAACGCATCATCTTTTGGATCATAGCCTGGGGCGGTCGGGTCACGTAAGGAAATCGCCGGTGGTGCTGGTGTAGCAACTTCTACTCCTACACCTACTGTTGCACCTCCCCTGGTTCTGGTTCTGGTTCTGGTTCTTCTTCTACGCCGAGCACCACCGGCAGCAGCAGCAGCAGTAGCAGCATTACTTTTCATAGATGCTGCTAGTTCTATTGCCGGTGCATATACCTCTTTCACGTGCTCGATAATCTGCCGGGCATTATTATTGGACATAGGGCGTGATGTTTGGTGCCGTATTGTTGCTTGTATTTCTTTCAGATCATCTAGAGAAAACATAGGATTGCCGTTTTCGCCCGTTATATGTAAGGTCTCTGGGTCGTCATTTTGATGTTCATTTAAAAAGTTGTAGAGACTGAACATAGATGCGAATTTATGACTGAGTGTTGGAAATCGGTAGCCTGTAGCTTTTTCAGTGAATGCTTGTATTTTTCGTTCTTTTGGCGAAAGGGTATGCCCCTCTAAATTCCAATTCTTCGCCATCCTTATTGTGGGTCTTTGTTTTTGATTTTTTTGGTCATGTTACTCGTAGTCGCGGATAGCGAGCCCCACGGGGAAGCGCGGGATGCCGTCCTCCGTCAGCTCCTGGAAGCGTACCGTCAGCTTCTTGCCCACCTGCTTGCTGGCGGTCTTGAAGGCGGCGGCACGGTCTTCGTGCGTGCCCCTAGGGCGGACGCTAAACGGCTTCTTGTCCTTGGTCTCGCAGACCCAAATGACGCAGCCCTTCTCAATGCCGTCGCCCTCCTTAAAGCCCACAATCTTGTACTCGTCGTCCTTGAACTCCTTGTACTTCTGGAGGTCGGCGGAGCGGTGCCCCACCTTATAGAGCCCCGCCTTGTTGCGCAGGATGAGCCCCTCGTAGCCGTCAGCAACATACTCGGCGTGAAGCCGCTTGACGTCGTCCAGATTGTTGGCGACGTCGGTCGGCAGCAGCTTGAGTGCCTTGAACTTGTGCGTCTTGAAAAGGTCGACAAGCCAGGCATTGCGTGCCTCGTTCGTGCCGTCCATAACCGTATCGTAGACGCAGAGGTAAATCTGCGTCATCTTGGGAGCGTCTGCCGGCTTGAGCGTCTCCTTCTTGACCAGCCCTACAATCTCCTGGAAGTTGAGGGTGTCGCTGTAGAGCTCGCCGTCCAGAATAGTGCCCTTCGGCAGGCTGTTGATCTCGGCACGGATGTGGTCCATGTGCGGGAACGCCTTGCCCGTACGGGAGAAGAGTCCCTTGCCCGAAATGGCAAGGCAGCGGACGCCGTCCAGCTTCCGCTGGGCGTAGCACGGAAACTTGATGTCCTTGCCGCGCTTGTTGTAGTCGTGGGCGAGCATCGGGTGCGGGACGCCGCCTGCTGCCGCCTTGGCGTTCTTCTCGGCACTCGGCTTGACAGACTTGACGCTCTCCTTGTCGGAGTCAGGTGCCTTACCTGCACCAGCACCACCCGCCGGCTCCGCCTCAGGCATCTTCTCAGTCATACCGCCCGCCTCGGTCTTCTTCTTCCAGTCGCTCTGTGCCTCGTTGACAGCCTGCTGGACCGGCGTCGTCTCGTTCTTCTTGCCCAGGTTCTTGCCCACCGTCACCAGGCGGGTGTTTACCTGAAGCTTACCGTCCAGGTAGCCGTGGGTCGTCGTAATCGCGCCGACACCCTTCTGGTCCTCAACCTTGATGGACCACATCTTGATTTTACCCGTTGACGCTTTGCCGTACAGGGTGGGGAAGGAGGGAATAGCAGGCATGTTTGCTAAGGAGGAAGGAAAGTATGTGGATGTTTTGTACGCGGTCAATGAATACAAAACATCTGTGAGCGGGCTTCAATTTTTTCAAGCGAAGAGCGACCAAAGCGAGACCTAAGATCGGCGGTGACGGCGGCGGCGTGTACGGCGCCGACCGCCCAAATGCGTCGGACCCACCTCCTTGAGTATCTCTTTTGCCGTTTTTCCGTCTGTTAAAAAACGGGATGAATACGGATCTTGCTGAACGTTAACAATAGCATTATTTGGAATATTAGTTTGCCGCCGTGCTTTGCGAGTCGGGTTGCGTCGTGCCATCTATATTATAATAGCATTTTTGAGAGCCGTTCATATAAAACAGACGGCGGCCGGTTTCCTTCGCCCAAGCACGAATCGCCTCCTTACAAGCACGTTCTGCCGCCTTTGTCGTCTTCTTTACAGGAATTCCGTGCTTCTCCACAAATTCACACTGCTCTTTGTATGTAAAAGGCATCTGAATATCATTCATAGGATGAAGTTCATATGCCGTAGATGAGTTGCGTGATGTATTGAACGTAAGTGGAGTGGCAGAGGTAATCTTATAGCGATTGCGAATATGAAGAGGAATAAGTTGCTCCATTGTGGTCGGACGCTCCCAATGCGTCCACGTCTGCTGACACAAGTGTGTCATATGACCTGTTTGAGAACATTTGCGGCACGTAATATGCTCCTTAATCGGGCAGTCATCAGTGGAATGCTGAAGGGTAAGTCCCTTATACGCTTTACAGTTTGGACAGGTCATACTAGTGGAGTTCAGGTGGAAATCAAAAAAGCCCTACGGGTGGGTTCAATTTTTTAAGCGAAGAGCGACCCAATCCTTGGCAAACGAGCAACCTCATTAAATAATCCGTGCCGGTGGAAAACACGGCTCCAAATCCCTATACGCATTCGGGTTCAGGATGATTTCAGGCTCCGCCTTCTTCTCAATCACAGCAAAGATACGCTCTCGCAACTGCTGACTCACTTCCGTCACCTTGCGACCCGATGATTTTGCCTGCTGTAAGATAGCATCAGCCCACGCACCACTAAGTTCTGCAACACTCTTGCCCGTCATACTGGACATCTTAACAAGTTCTATATGAAACTTCTTCTGTACCGCCTTGGCTCGCATACGTTGTGCGTGCTCCATCTCCAACTCACGCACGTCAACTTCATCTACTAACACCCAACCACAATGCGGCTCAGGTGATGGTACAATCACAAAATCCGTTTCAAATTCAACGTCCGTATAGTTCATCTTATGATGGTTAATAGATTAGACGAGAGTTTTCAATTTTTTCAAGCGATCCAAGCATGACACCACGTCATACAACAATCCTTTTCTGGTTCCGCCTTCTTCTTTTCTTCCGTTTTCGGCTTTCCCGTGTGCATCGGGTTTTCATCGTGAAGCGTACAATAAATTTTGCCAAATACTACACGATTCTTACAATATGCGTGGCTACAAATAGGTGTTTTTGTTAGACTTACAACGCGCGATGACGAGACTGAAGTATTACCCATTCTATTTAATAGTGGCGAAAATTGAAGAATGTGGGTTCAATTATTTGGTTTGTAATGCTTTCCCCAGATTTCTATACGCTCAACCGGCATACAGAGTTTCCATTTCCCCATAACAACTGTGACCATATTACGGACCAGGAGCTGTTTTCGCTGCTCTTTGGCGACTATCACTTGCCTGAATTTCTAACAAAATACTATGTGTGCCGGCTGGGTAGCGATGCGGTAGGGTCGGTGAAGGATATAGTGGCTTTGCTACGCCGCGATGCCGACTTTGTTTTGGCGGCGACGTGCTATTTGCGGCTCAAATTCGTGCTGGAAGCACTTCACGTACAGTCCCTTATGAAACGGCTAAGTAATTTACCGCCGCGTATTGCCGAGATGCGTGGCGATTGGTTCGAAAAGGGGGTCGCCGATGAGCGGGTGTGGCGTATTGACTGCCTGGCAACGTGGCTCTTCAACTATATGATTCTGTCGGTAGAGTCGCACTGTGCCGGCACTACAGTGGCTATGCTACAGGAGGATATGCGAACGGGGCTGCGGGGTATGAATGCGGCTATTCAGGGCGTTCGTGCCGAGCCGTGCGACGGACGGTATATGTGGCAACATACAGCACCTTATGAACTGGTGATATATCCGTTCTTGTGCCTTGTGAAGGGCTTATGGAATGCTGTTGCGCCGATTGTTACGACGGACTTTGCGAGTCTTGGCGGGACCAACTGTAGCACCGTCACAGGCGGGAGTCTGAACTCGTCCAATAAGTGCACAGCCGATCCGCTTACCTGAATGCCCCGTTGTATGACTATCCTCAAACGGTCCCCTTCCCAGGTCATCTTCGTCCTCGTGAACAATGACCGAACGTCCCCATAAGTCTTCAAGAGTAACGCCCTTAAGGAGGTAGGTCACTTCGTCTTTCGGTCCCGTTAGATTGCCTAAATCGCCTGTATGGCGCGGGCTTTTTGATGTAGGTGGACCACCGTGATGGGTTTGTGGTCCCATATGAAAATGATCGCACGCTCCCTTACAGCCTTCGCCCCGTAAGTCGCCCGCCTTATGAATATGGAAACCGTGTTTGCCTTTTGGAAGCTCTGTAAAGACAGCGTGTACCTTTGTACCGCCAGGGGACTCGAAAAAAATGACTTCGCCTTTGATGCCGTTCATGCCCTTAAACAACGCGACTGCCATTCTACTATGTCTGACAGTATTCTTATTACCATGGTCTTAAACGAGGATAATGCACTAGAAAATACTTGGGTGATTTATGTCGTCTTTGCATTCCTAACTATGGTATATTGTATTTGGTATAATCTGTTTTCGGCGGCTTTGTATGCGGGAATCAGTCTAGAGATTGTTCTACGCCTTCTTGCATTCTTTGTACAATCGTCTCTGATATGGGCGTTTCACCGCCGCCATCCCACTATGACGGGAATCTAGATGAAAAATTTGACTGTTTGGTGTTGGGTTTTTATATGGGTTAGAATGGATTATATAATCATTACACTCAATATTGGGTTTATTCTAGGAATCGGCTATTATGCTTATATCATCCACGAGGAGATGGAAGTGTTAAAACTCCGTATTGTTCAACTCTCCTCTGCGTGTCAACTTGCCGAAATTCAAACGGGTCGCCCGTACTTCACCTCGCTCGGCAATAAACTAGCATCCTGCGAGATCGCAACTCGCGTCTATGAGGTCGCCAAAGAGCGTCTACAAATGCTAGGAGATACATAATATTAATATTCCTAATTAGGAGATATGGCAGGGTTTCATTTGATTCCGCTCGGATTCGCAGGACTTATGGCAATGATAGACGCATTTGCACTCACTTTGCTTAAGAAAATATCCACAAAAGCACTGAGTTTTTCATTTATACCTATTGCTATGCTTATTTACGCCATACAACCCTTTGTTTTCTTAGAGTCATTGAATTTTGAATCAATGACGGTAATGAATATCTTATGGGATCTTTCGAGTGACATTATCGTCACATTTATAGGAATATTTATTCTCGGTGAAAAGATCGGCTTTCGCAAAGCGGTCGGTATAGTACTCAGTTTTATTGCTATTTACCTTTTTACATTTGAGGACGGTCATAGTCCATTAGAAAAGTTTGTGGCAAATGCGTGTAATTTTAAGACCTGAGCACCTCTACTAATTGTTTTACCTCATCTGCCCACCTGTAGTTGAGAACTGTCTCCATTGCCGCCTTACCGTGTGCTTCCCTCAGGTCCGTATCCAAAAGATACTCCTCAGCAGCAAGGGCTAAATCTGTCGGATCAACAATCTCACTCTTTCCACCAATGACGCTCAACGCCAAGGGTAGATAGAGATCCGTTTTCGGCTGTACACACATAGAATTATGATTTGGAATACAGAAGTCGCGGAAACCACCAATATACGGTACAACCTGCGGAATACCTATACCCATCGCCTCAAACTGACATAGACCAAAGCCCTCCCCCTCGGCGGCTGTGATTCCAACATCACTCATTGCGTATATTTCATTAATAACGCTATCATCCCACGCCATAGAGTGCTCGGTAATCATTAGCTTATGTGTGTGGAATTGCGGCGACATTCCTAAACGAATAAGTTCGCGTGTATAGATTTCCCGAATAGGATATCCTCCTAGTTGCCCAGCATCACAGACCGCCAAGAGACCCAGTGACTTTGTAGGATGTTTTGCTACTAGTTGTGCGAACGCCTGTACAACAATATCGTGACGCTTCCGCGGCGTATTACGGTTTAAATTCAGAAAAAGGAATACGTGTTGAGGAATATTATGCTTTTTACGCATAGCATCGCGATTGAGCGGTTTAAACTCATTCGGCTCAAATCCGTGACGTAAGATGTGAATCGGTTTTGTAATACCCTGCTGCTGGAGGATTTCACGCCAATAGTTGGTAAAAGTGAAGTAAACATCAGTATCTTTATTGATACGATCCAGAAATTCTGGACGCTGTATCTTATACACTTGGTCTAAGTAGATAATCAATTTATAGGTACGCTCCTCAGGTTGGAGATTCTCTTGTAGTTTATCCAAAAACCGACAAATAATACTGGCGTCGTTATAAATCATCATATAGTCTGGCTTTGCTTGACGAACGTAATCGGCTAATTGGCTAAATCCGAACCCCTGCTCTGAATTGTCGCCTTTTTCATTGACAAAAGGATCGTAGACGTTGACATTTGGTGGATAGACACGATTTGGCTGCTGATTCTTCACAAAATTCTGAAATGCAAAATGGTAGATATCTATCCACGGATATTTAACAAGCTCTTGAATAATATTATGGGTTACTTTGCTGTAGCCGGTCGTCTGATTGGTGTGCGTACCTACAAGCATAAATCGCACCCGCTTTTGTATTTGAGGCTGGACACTCGGTATCTTCGCCAAAAGAGCATCTAGATTTGTAAAATTTGACATCTAGCACTTTATGGTAATGTATGTAAAAGTCTTTATATGTCATCCGCACCTGCTGAACGAAAAGCGAAAATTCCGCGTGCTTTGCGGGAACAGGTGTGGCTAGCATCTGTAGGTCCAAGATATGAGGCAAAATGTACCGTATCTTGGTGTAAAAATCAGATGACTGTATTTGAATTTCACGTCGGTCATAACAAACCGGAAGCGAAGGGTGGAAAAACCGATATTACAAATCTAAGGGCAATTTGTGCTCGTTGTAACCTTTCTATGGGCAGTCAATACACCATTGATGAGTGGGAAAAATTATCTGCTAAAAAGAGTTGTGGCTGCTGGGGTTAGAGGTTAAAAGTGAGTCTTCAGGCGATCCTTAAAATCCGCCTTTTTTCCTTGCCACCACGTCGCCAGAATACGCCGATGGTCCTCCATAACCGCCGAGTTCTGTGCGAGCGTCGGTAATAGCTCCGCCGCCTTCTCCCACGACGGAAAGGATAGAATAGGGTGCTTACCCAGCACTTCAGAGTACTGATCCACCCCATTCGGCACATAAATCGGAATCGCACCCTGCTCCAATGCCTCATAAAGACGGTAAGACTCCAGCGATGCAAATCCGTTGAAACACGGTACAAACTTCGTCTGCATGTTGAGATGATTGTATCCATGTGCATCTAGCTTGGGCGCATCACCCCACGTTGGACGGTCAGCCATCTTATAATTGCCAGTACGCTCAAGAGCTTGAATCGCCTGGCTGCGTCCAGGACGATCCATAGAGCCGGCAAACGACCAGAGGTAGGGGCGGTTATCAAACGCCGGCGTGTCCGCTGCTACCGAACCGCGTCCATTCGCATAGCCCAGCGGAATAATATCCACCTTCTCCAGTGGCAAATTTGGACGATAGTAGTTGCGAATAACCCGCTTGACCGCCGGCGACTTGTAGAAATCTACAGGATCCGTGCCAAACTCGTCGCTAATATGAAGAATCGTCATCTGCTTACCCAACTTCTCTAGACCGGTAGCAAATCCATTATAGATATAACCAAGTGCCGACTCACCTGGAATATTCTGGAACAGCAATACAGGGTTGGCTGCCCTGATGAGTTCATCAAATGACTCGAGAGGGACCCACTGAATCGGCTTAGGAAACAGGGAGCTGAGCCAATCATCCTCTAGGAAATTCGGCTTAATCGTCTTGAGGTAGAAGATAGGAATCGTGCCAGATGAGGGCTGCTGCTGCTGCTGCTGCTGGACTCCTAGCTTTCCAACAATCTTGCCCCATAATGCACTATTAGAAAGGTCAAACTTTGCCTTGAGTGCTGCGTAAATGTCCGCCTTGTAACGCATAAACATCTCGTTGTCCGCGACGATGAGCTGCTCAAACATTGCGTGGTAAGACTTGGTCGCCTCAAAGTTCGCCGGCGACCACAGTGCGAACATAGCATCTAGCGTCGGCTTGAACTCCGCCGTGTTCTTGAGGACAGTTGCCTGAAGAAGCTTGTTCCATACAGCGGCAAAATCGGCTGGTGCTGCCGCTGCGGGTGCCGGTGCGGGTGCCGGTGCTGGTGCTGGTGCGGGTGCGGGTGCAGAGGGCAACGCATCGCCGACTACCTTAAATTTCTGCGTCTGAAGATCCTTGCTAATCACCGCAAACGTCTCCTCCTTCGTAAAGCAGTCCGTATTGTTCCACAAATCACTATCAAAGTTGTCCACACGGTTGAAGTTGTTGAAATCAGACCGCTGATACACAGGGTCGTTCTCCTGGAAGCACGTCGCCAGCAATGGGGTCGTAAAATAGATATTGAGCAGATTATCGCCGTGGTTGACAATCATATGGTCGCCGCTCGTAAAAATACCCTTCTCCTTCACAAGTTCAACCAGCTTGCGAGCACCCCGCTGCGTAAGCACATACGCATAGTTACAGAAATGGAAATAGCGGCGGGGCGATGACGAATAGAGAGTATTCGGCGCGACCTTACCAAAGTAGTCATTTACTTTCTCGGCAACCTGAGCAAATGCCGCCTTATTTGGGGGTAGAATGCCGCCAAGATAAATAACATCCGCGTCCTCTGGAATAAACTTTGCAGCCGTCATCCACCGTAGAATCCACCGGTCAAATAGTACTACATCATCCTCCATAATGAGATAGGACTTCGCAAGCTTGTCATTTGCCAGCTTCTCCCATAGACCCAAATGAGACAACGCACAGCCCATAACCGACTTCTTCCAGTTGAAATCGTTATTACGGAAGCAATTGACTAGATCCGGCGTAAGAGTTAACGTACGACCATCTACCGCCTGCCATAGATACACACGGTCCTTGATATTCTTATGCGTCGTCTTGAACTTATCAAGGCGGTCCTTACGGCGCTCTAGATTAATCACATAAGCCTCGTCAATATAGTCCGTAAAAGGCACAATATCCTTAAAGTTGCCACGGTGTACATAGAATGGGGTCCCCCACTGCTGTGCCGTACGCATAGAACGGTCGCAATAGAACTCCTTGAGCGATGTACGGGGGGCACCAGCACGCTGTGTGAGAATACTGAGAATAGACTGGTCGTGGCGGTGACCCAGGCAGACCTGCGAATACGGACTCCACTTCTCGCCTACAATCACCTCACGCTTATCCTCCGCGATTCCAAGTGCTTGTTTATGAACCGAATCTATGTACTTTCCACCCACCTTGTATCCAATACAACCCGCCCAAATCTGGTTCGCCTTGAGCTCATCAGCAGTGACCTGGAGTTCCTTACAAAAGATGGGGTGGCACCAGCGCTCATTCGTCTGCTCGTCGTCATCTAGGATGAAAATATCCTTCTCCTGAATCGTTGACCAGACTGTAGTAATCGGTGAGGCAAGGGTGACGCCTGAATCCAGGTAGAGGACAAGAGTACCAGGTGCTGCCTTAATAGCAATATCTAGGTGGGTCCACAGCTTCCAGGCAAAATGCTGCGGCTCCCAGAAATCACGCCACGGTCCGTTCTGTTCTGGGAACCGGCGTACCTCCGTGGCACCATACTGCTTGAGGGTGGCACAGTGTTCATCCGTTACATCGTGCCATACATACACAATCTTTTGGACGTCTGGCTCGTACGACTTCATTGACAGAACCACATTGACAGCCGCTTCTAGATAACGCAGATTTGCCGCCGTTACGAAGATACGAGGGCTTGTGATGCGAGAGAAGGGGGCTGATGCTGGTGCTGCGGTGGGGGCTGGGGCGGGCTGTGCCGGCACTGCCGCTGACGGATAAGAAGCGTATAGTTGTGAATAATCCATTGTTTCATACGATTTACCGAACACCTCCGCTTTAACCCAAGAATCAATCTTTACATCAGCATCCAAAATGAGCTTAAATACAGTCTTTCCCACCTGCTCCATAGTTTGCTCACACTGTGTACGCTTTACTGGCGTAATTGCGGGCACCGACGCCATCTTACGCCACGCCATCTTATCATCGTCTACCTTCTTCACTAAGGCGATAAGGTCCTCAGGCTTGCTTACCTGATTTGCGTTGATGAAACCAGCCGAATCAAAATCACGGTCTACAAACGGGTCTCCCCAGTAAATCGGTACTGCACCCGCCACCTTTGCGTGAAATAGCTTCTCCGTGGTGTAACCAGGACCCGCCGAGTTCTCATACGTAAGCACAAACTTATAGTCCTTATAATATTCTACCTTTGCTAGCTCACCACCGCCACCGCCCAAACCCGCCGGAATAGGACCCTCAGGACGATTGCACATAAGACGTCCCGCCGAATCCACCGGCTTCCAACTATTCATAATCTGGAACGCCACATTGCGATTATTATTGTTCGGATTCGTGGCAACAAAGGCACAGAACTTGCTCTTCTTATCGAGAATGGCGGGGTCTACAGTCGTAGCATCGTGGACTGAAACAGGGCGGGGATTGACAATCTTATTTGGATCTCCGCCAAACCAATTCACCTCAATCATCCACAAAGGCAAGCGAATGTAGTTGGACGCCGTACTGTACTGGAAACCGAGGCTCAACACAATATCATTATCCTTTGGCGGCGGCGTATTCTCACCCGTAAACCATACCTTTGACACGCCAGGATACGCCTTTTCCTGTCCCTTACTGAGGGGTCCATAGATAACCAGGTTCGGCGTCTTGCTATCCAAAATAACAGGGATATTATTTGTTACACCAATCCACGAAAGCAGATACATAAAGAAGTTGTACTTCGGTACAAACTCGCTCCATAGCTCGCAAAAGTGTACACGTAGTTCCTTCGCCTGGCTATGAGGAGTTAGCGATTTTGGAATAGACTTAGGGGTAATCGCACGCTTCAACAGTTCGTTGTAGGTTGATGAAAGCGATACCGGTGAAAAACGCTTGACAAGTTTTACTCGCATCACACTGCGTAATTCTGTATTAAATAGAAACTTATCGTTTTCGTAGTCCTTTTTGAGTTTCGCCCACGCATTTGCGGCGTCCATAATCTGATTGAGCTTATAGCCGTAAGGCACACCCATCTCCGTTAGAATCTCACAGTTATGAATGAGAGGAATGCCAAGGTACAGTGCGTCTAGCATAAACATCTTGAGCGGACGGAAACGCTGGTGTGCAATAATGAACGACTTCTCCTGACGCAAGTCTGGCATCCGCACACGCGGTACAACCGACCCGCTAATATCAGGCAACAGCAGATTCTTCACAACATTGGACTTAAAAAACTCGTTCGTAGCAAGTTGTTCTCCGTTGTGAACATTGAACCGCACAGGGTCGCCTCGGACACGAATCTGCGTAAGAATATTGAGCGGAATATTACAATGGCTCGTATTGCTGAAATTGCTCTCCACAATACGTGCACACCACGAAACAGACGGGTGCGTCTCCTTAGGAATCATAGCCTCAACACGCTTTGCCGACTCCTTCCACTCAGGTATATCATTCTCTTCGCAAAAAATGGTAAGGGCTTCCTGATTCCATAGGAAAGGCACTTGGATAACCTGGACTCCTGACAAAAACTCAAGATACCTGACGTCCTGTGCCGTGTAGAAATCGTAGGTGGCAATGGCTGAGAGGTTCTTGAATGAGCGTTGTGTGGAGTTCCAGTTGTAGACTGACGACTCAATATCGTGAAAAACCGGCGGCTGGTGTGCCCAGAGGATGACGTGCTTGGCGACTTTGGGGCGGTCGGCTTCGGGGAACGACCATACGACCTCAAACACGGCGTCGTAGCGTTCGGTACTGGTTGGGTCCCACGACTTGCGGGGCGGAAGAGTTTCTTTAAGTCCTCGGACGTCCATAAACCAGTCCTGCTCGCCCTTTGGGTAAAGAAGCGTTACATCGTGGTTCGCCTCCTTAAATGCCTTCGCTAAGGAGCACGCTACCTGGGGGATGCCGCCGCTGAAATAGCTATTAAGAAATCTTACAGTGATGCCAACCTTCATTGTGGTCTATAAGATGTCTTATGGGTGGTTTTTAAGCCTTCGCTTCCGCCGCACTTACGCTTTTTTGAAGAGCAAGTCATTCCAGCCCTCCAGATTCGCCGGATTGTTAATAGAAAAGTTCCACGTCAGTTGCTTCACCTGTGCCGCATAGGCGACCTTATTGCTGCTGTGGTACTTGATAATACGGTCAATCATGTCGGCACCGCCATCAAAATCATTGCCATCGTAATAATATCCGTATTCCTTGAAACGCTTGATATTATGGACTACAGGGAAACCCATTGTAATAAACTCCAAAAAGCTGTAATTGTACTCGTTGTTCACCTGGTGCATAATAATAATTGCCGACGGAAACGCCTTCACCAAGTTAACAATATGTGCCCGTGGGGTGAGTTGTAGCTTACCGTTGGTGTGAATCGTAAGATTCGGTAAGACCGACGCCTGATAATATGGATTATTCTTGAGCCGCTCGCCATTAATCGCAATCACCTGTGCTACACGCTTTGGGTGCCGGCGGTAGTACGCCTCCGCAATCGTAATCGGAATGACCGAGTTCTTCTGGAAACTGATATTTGGCTCCATAATCACAAACAGCCGCTCCGATTCCAGAGACAGACCCTTATCATCATACGCCTGTCCCGAATTCTCAATAAACATAGGATCCCATACATACGGGGCAATCCGTGTCTTCCCACAAAGGGCGTTAATAGATCCAGCGTACTCGGCGTGGAAATCGTAGTGCGGGCTCACCCAAATCTCATCTAGTTCGCCCGCTACGTGATGGCTGAAATTGACGCCCTTCATAAACGTAATCGTCTCAATATCAATGTTCAGAATATTGCCTAAGTAGAGCTTTGATACCTTAGCTCCCATAGACCGGAAAAACCGGCGAATACCAGGGTCGCACGACATACCCATCTCTACGTAGGACGCCACTGGGAACGGCTTCGCTGCGTACATCTTAAAATCAATCATACGGAACTTATCGTGAACCGTAGCATCCTTATGATTCTCGTTATTGTCCACCATTAGCCAGGGCTTGAGTCCCATCACCTCCAGCATACGATAGATAATATAGACATTTTGAAATAGACCATTCGCCCAAATATGTTCATCTGGAATGCGAATCGTCGTAAGAATAACGTTCGGCTTGTCGTCCGTTGCCTTGAGCTCGGTCAACTTCGGCGAGCTCACGGGCTGGACTGATAAGCCATAGCCGGTGCTGATGTTCGGAAAACTCATCGTTATTCGTTTAGGGGTTTATGTTTTTAAGCCGGTGCCGCAAAGCGACTACCGGCTCTGCTACGCTAAACCGGTGACGCATCATGGAAAAATACGCGGACCAGACGCTTTAATAAGCATCGCCTTTGTTAGCTTTTTCGGTGCTTTCGCATATTTTAGTGTTTTAGACTGTTTAATTGTATGGGGATATTTGTATATTTTCTGTTGTTTAAACGTGTTTTTGTACATAGTTCGTAATTCCTTTGTTGGCAACTTTCCAAAAACCCACACATTCTTACAAACCTTCTCCTTATAGCCTGCTTTTAGACACTTTCTAGTAAATTGTCTAATAGAAGATTTCTTCATTCCTATTTTATACTGTTATTTACTGGCAACGTCCCGCCTCCGCAATCTCCGCACCATTGCACATACACGTCTGCGTCTTGCAGATATCGCCGTTCTTAATCGCCGGCGGGAAAACATACTGCTCCTGGAAGCCCTCCAACTTCTTCGTCATGCGCCGTACCGCCTTGTGAGTCATAGCATAGATGAGGGCAAAAAGAACGCCGTGCGTTACTGCGACAATAATCGGCGTGCTTTTCGGTGGTAACGTAACAAGGATACCGGGTGTAAGGGCAATAAACAGCAGTGCCGTAAAGGCAAACATCAACGGGTTAAACATCTCTATTTATGTGCGGGTTTAAAATCCACTAGGTCTAAATTAAGGAGATTCACAATGACATCTCGCTCTGGTGGTTTAATGGAACTTGTCTCAAGAGGCAAAAAGGATATCTTTTTTACTGCGAATCCTAAGGTATCGTTCTTTCACGGCGTCTATATGCGATCAGTTCCATTCACAAAAGAAATCTATGTAACACAACCACGTAATGCCCCGGATTGGGGACGGTGGGTTGACTTTGATATTGACCACCGCGGCGACCTTGCGAAATACTTCTTTCTCCGTATCAACCTTCCTACCTGGCTGCCACCCTTGGCTGTTGCCGCCAATCCTACCGGCATCGTAACCGACGCTAGCGGCGTCACCTTCGGCTATACAAATAGCATCGGATTTCAACTTATCAATAAAATACAAGTGTTCCAAGACCAGGTTCTTATTCACGAATATTACGGTGAATATCTTACGTGGCGTCAACGCCAAAAAGCGGAAACTGGTCCGATTTTTCTAATGTACGACGAAGTCGGCTCACGATTGGAAACGCCCCTTGCCATTGGTCGGTCTGCTACGCTGTCACAGCTACGCGTGCCTATTCCCGTTATTGGCTCCGAACAACTTTTTGAGCCAGGTATTCCCCTTGTCGCCCTCAGTCAACAACGCTGGCGTATTCGCATCCATTTACGTAAACTAAACGAGGTGGTCGTCGCAAGTGATGGACGGCTTTTGCCCCAACCGTGGGGCGGAAAACCATTACGCATTCAGGCAACACAGGGCGGTCCTATTGATACTACGCAAGTAACATTGCCTATAGAGGCGGTTCAACCTATTCAAATGACTCTAGAGTCCACACAAATCTATTTACCGCGTGATGCGAATCTATGGCTCAAATCGCAAACCCTGCGTATCCCTTATACAAACGTTCGCCACGAGGAATTCACGATTGAAGATAATTCCTTTACTGCCGCGTCTCCACCGTATTTGGCAACTGTACAACTTCCATTTACCATTGATATGATCGGCTCCGTCAGCCGTATGTTAGTAGGTCTCCGGTCCTATGCTTCTACATTGGCAGGGCAACGCTCGGTATTATCGGCGTCCGATGGCTCCGAATTTCTTTCGTCTTTACGCTTGAATATCTCCAATATTGATCGCATTAAGCAATGGGAAACGGCAGTTTTTCGTGAAGTGACGGCGTATTGGAAAGATATTCGTATAGGACTAGATTTTACATTTCCTATACCACAAGACATTTATATTATTACGTTTGGAGCGTTTGATACTGCTCAACCCGCAGGAACGCTACAATTTACACGTGCGGTGTTACCCGTTCTTTATCCTATTTTAGCACCTATACCTATGGACCCGCGTAATAGGAGTCGCAAGACCTATTTACTCACCTACGGCGAGGCGTGGAATGTGTTTGAAATCTCAGGCGGTAAGGGACGAATGATGTTTGATGATACCTAGACCGCTTCAAAAAATTGAAACTTGCTCGGCGTGTAGTTGGATTGTCACGTTCATCTGGGTTTCTTACAAATGTCTACGTGGTCTAAGTCCGCACTCAAGCTTCCATCCGTCGTTATGAACGACAAATCCTTTCCTACTCTTGGTGGTGGTGTTGCTCCCCCTTCCAAGAAGCCCGTTCTTTCCTTTGCACAGAAAGTGAAGGAGAAGGCTGCTGCAGATACGGCGGCGGCGGCTGCTGCCGAATCTAAAAAGAAGGCTGATGCGGAGCGTGCTGAAGCACGTAAGCTCACCGAACTTGCTGAGCGGCGTCAGGTTACGCTAGTCAGCAGTTACTATAACTCGCATCGTACATCTGATGAAGATTACGTACATGAAGATAGTTTACCCGACGAAATGGATTATGAGACTGCTCTAGAGTACGAGGAGCATCTTCGCTACAATCGTAGGGCACGCGGACACGTTGTTGATTATAGCAAGGACCTGTCGTCCGAGGAGGATGAGCGTCTAGATGAGTATGAGGAGGCAGTTTAAAATCACCCTATGTGAATAAGGAAATGAATCCATACCCATCATATCTTTCAACCTATACATATGCTCAATATTTATCAACAAATGTTGGGCTAGGATATATTCCACAGACTCCCTATGATTTATCCGGTGTCAAATACAAAACAAAAAGCGACATTCTCACCTTACAGAGACAATGGGACACCTTTAATCGTGTTCAAGCAGCTAATTTTTCTATCTACTTGAAAATTCTGAAACGCGAGCCGCTAAATTGGTATGTATTTGTGAATAATCAGGAGGCGACTGATTATCGTAATGGTCAACAACTTCATACAGTTCGTTATCCGTATATACCACCGGTGTTTTTTCAGTCTATTTCTATTGCACCTATACCTACTTCAAGTTTTGTTACCGGACCACCTCGTTTCTCTCAAGTACCATCCTCAATTATACCACTTCCTTCCATAACAGAAAGCCAAAAAACCGAAAATAATGCCGATACATCCATTTATAGATTTGTAAGTTCATACAATGTGCTACATAGTACATTTACATATCAGTTTCAGAGCAATGAGGAGCAAATGGCGTATTATCGCGGATTACGACTTGCTACAACTGCACAAACAATACAGCAATTATGAGTTAACCTTCTTCCTGCGTTTTCGAACAAGTGGTGGTTCAGAGTTTGGGAGAAGTTTGCGTGCGACGGCATCGCGGTGCTTCTCTTCAATAGGAAAGGTCTCAAGTATTTTACGCCAGAGCAATAGTTTGCGTTGGCGTAACATATCTTCTATCAGATGGTCCATTGCTGTCGGTTGCTTAGTTGGGTGACAGGTGTTCATTTTTTTGGCATTTTTTATTTGTTTAGTATAGAATGGATATTTTTACAACCTTGTTTTGGATTTTTTCATTACTTTTTTTGGGGTTATCAATCTATTTATTATGCTGTACAAAAAAGACTAGTTGGTTTTATTTACAGATTGCCTGCGGCTGCGGTATGTTTGCAACTAGTAAGATTGGACGTAAGTTTCTGCGATTAGAGTGAACTATTCAAAAAGTAAGAAAGCGAACCTAAGCGGTGGTGCGTAGGCTCGTCATCACTTCGCGAATATCATCACGATACTTCACTTTGGCGTAATGGAGGCAGCCGTTCTGCTTTGACATCAGGTGCTTATCGGTATCTGGAATACGTTCCAACTGTCCAATATACGTAGGTGCCTCTGGGTTGTAGGTATAGACGTGCCCTGATTGCGAGTTAATCAGGTAGACAATACCTTGAACCGAGGCACGAATCAGTGTATCGGGTACAGGGACGTCCATAAGAATGATGACTGCTGTGTTGGTCGGACACGGGTCATCATTTTTTATGTATTTGTATTTGTATTTGTATTATCCTAATACCTTTACACCTTGTCCAATAATCACACTGTGAAGAACTTTCATTACGTTATCTCCACTAATAGATATGCCGCTGAATTCACTTAGTATTAAAAAGATAAAGACAATAAGGATGAATACTATTGGAATATTCTCCATTATAATATCAATAATAGGTTTCATATCTTACTATAGACGCTAGGAAAAAATTGATAGGTTGCCTAGATGATTTTGGGTTTGTGGTCCCCTCTGCTTTCTTACACATCCATACCTTCCAAATGTCCTCCGTCCCCATCGATTCCATTCCCCTCCTTGCCGAGGCTATTCTGTGCCTCGGCGCTGGAAAGCCCCTTTCCTCCATTATCACGGATGCGCTCCGTGCTCTCTTGCCGGCTGCTGCTGCCGTCGTTGAGCCTGTTGTAGAGGCATCTCCTCCTGCCAAAGAGAAGAAGATACGTAAGACCACTGCCGCTGCCGCTGCTGCTGCTGCCGCCGCCGAGCCTGTTGCCGAGCCTGTTGCCGAGCCTGTTGCCGAGCCTGCTGCTGCTGCTGTGCCTGCTGCTGCTACCGGTGGTGACGCCTGGCGTGCCCATCCGTCTCGCCTTGCGGCGATTGATCCTAAGTGCTGTATGGGTCGCCGCATTGATGAGAAGAACCCGCTTGCCGGTACGCGGCCTGGCGATGTCGGCTCGAATCGCGGCAAGGTCTTCCCTGAGAAGCAGTGTATTAGCGAGCCTGTGCCCGGGTCCAAACTGTGTGCGGGTTGTGCGACAAAGGACGCTGCCTTCAAGGCTAACCCCAATACGAAGGACGAGTCGTGGTACGGTCGGCTTGACGAGGAGTCGCTCTACCCGCGTGCCAAGATCGTCGGCTGTAAGTACTTCCTAGATAAGTACCCCAACGGCATCCACAACGATTCTTTCCGCCCTGGTGCTGCTGCTGCTGTTACTATCGCGACCGCTACTGCTGCTGCTACACCTAAGAAGCGCGGTCCCAAGAAGGCGGCTGCTGCTGCTGCTGCTGCTGCTGCCACTGAGACTGTTGCGGTGCCTGCGGCTGTCACCTCCAAGACCGTTGCGGTTGATATTGCCCCTGTGAATGCCACCTACAAGAGCTTCATGCACGAAGGGCGTCTCCACATCCGCAACCTGGAGACCAACAAGGTCTATTACGCCAACATCTCCAAGGATTCGCCAGAGGAGAACGCTGTGAAGGAGCAGTACGTCGGTCGGTGGGTTGACAATCACGTGGACCTTATCGGCGATAGCGATAGCGACGACGAGGCTTGAAAAGCCGAGGCGATACCGGCGAAGAGTGAATAAAAAAACAAAAAAAAATATACAAATACACAAACTGCGGTGCCCTGTCCTGAAAAACATAAAACAATAAACTAGTAGAACCCTGTAATGTCAGGTAATTATGGGCAGAATAATAAGACGTTAAATGTGGACACCCTTTTTGTCCGCGATATTTATTTCAGGGATTTTGCTAATAATCCTATTCCGGCAAACCTGCCATTCGTAAGTCGTGGTGATGGCGGTACATATTTTACGTCATCCTTTGCCTCCACCATCGCTTTGCCCGCTATTAACGCGATCACTGCGTCTACAGTAACTGGACCTTACCAATTCGCCCCTATCGGTGTATTTAATACATTCAGTTTGAATCCAGGTGCCGGCATGGAGTTTTATTCCAACGCTCAGGATGGCGGTCTTATTATCTACAATATCGGTCCCGAGCAAATTATTGCTGATGGACAAGTACTACCATTTACGATTTTGCCAGATTATACAGTCGGCGGTCGTACTCTTCAGTATATAGGCACAGGTGATACATATCTACAAGTCAGTGACGCAACCATATTTTTCAATTCAGTCTATAATTCATCTATTAGCACGGTTTTATTCTTACAAAGCACAACTATTGGATTAGAGTACCAACTAAATAGCAGTATTTCTATACTAAACTCACTCATCACATCTACCGGACTTTACAATTACAATCTTATTTCCAGTTACTTTTTGACGCCTAATGTGATTAATATCTCTACTGTGAGCACATCACTTCTTGTCCTCAATGATAATTATATTCAAGATATTCCACTGCGTGATTCTGTATACGACCCCTGTATTGTCTATACAGGAAGCACTATTCTCTCAACCAATACCGATTTCTTGACATTTAATGATATCTTCAGTGGGGTTACGTTTGCGATTGATAAGGAGTTTCTATTTGGTTCCTCCACACTGAAATACGGACCTTCTACAACTACAGTAACACGCGGTCAGCAGGTTCAACTTGGCTGGTTTCCAACACTTTCCACCCAAACCAATACACAGTCTCTACGTGCCAAGTTTGTCCCTGTTGTCCAACAAATCCAGGTACTAGAGCAGCTTGTCAGCACAGGCAGTTACCTTGGTGGAGGACTGTACTCTACGACTACAAATTACTATATGAAGAATATTGGTCGTTTTGACGAAATCTGTAATCCAACCAAAATCTCATTGATTTCACCTGTTATTGCGGCAACTCTTCGTTATGACAATACAGTAAATAACAGTTGGATACAATATGATACTGCTACAAGTTCAATTGTATGGGGTACTAATGGTGGGTCTGGTAGTTTACAATCTGGCTCTAATTACGGCGATTATGCATTCTGGAACGGCAGCGCCTGGGCAACCGGATTTTCTACGATTTCTATTGGCGACCAGGCAGGCGGGGGATTCGTAACAGCAGAAGGGCAGGGTGAAGCGGCTATTGCTATTGGCGCTGCCGCTGGCTATTCTACCCAAGGAGCGTATGCGGTTGCTATGGGTTACACGGCGGGACAGTATGCTCAGAGGGGGACGGCTATTGCTATTGGCAATGCCGCCGGCAATTCCAATCAAGGCTCTAATTCTATTGCACTTGGCAGTTATGCTGGAAATACTTATCAAGGAAACAGCGCTGTTGCTATTGGTGATAATGCGGGTTCTAATCAATCTTCGTTTGGCGTTGCCATTGGTTACTATGCGGGTAATTATAACCAAAGAAATAGTGCAGTTGCCATTGGCTCTAGTGCAGGCAGAGGAAATCAAGAACAGTTTGCGGTTGCCATTGGTGCAGGTACAGGTTCAAACAACCAATCCTCCTTTAGTGTTGCTATTGGTTATAAGGCTGGTTATGAAGACCAAAGAGAAAGTGCTATTGCCATTGGCTCTAATGCTGGTAGCAATTCACAAGGTGCAAAATCAATAGCTATTGGTGCTGCTGCTGGACAGTTGTCCCAGGGGTCAAACGCAGTTGCAATCGGAAATACTGCCGGTTATCAACAATCATACAATTCTGTTTCTATTGGATTAAATGCTGGTTTTAGCCAACAACAAGATGCTGTTGCTATAGGTAGTTTTGCTGCTGCAAGTCATCAACATCAAGCTTCAATAGCTATCGGCAACAGTGCAGGTTTTACTCAATCCTCTTTCGCAATCGCAATTGGTTATCAGGCTGGGTCCGGTGATCAAAGTGAGCTTGCAATAGCCATTGGTTACAATGCGGGTTATTTAACCCAAGGAAATAATACAGTTGCTATTGGTGCAGGTGCCGGCTGCTCAAATCAAGGACAGTTTGCGGTTGCCATTGGTGCAGGTGCAGGTTCAAGCAACCAAAGCACTTGTACGATTGTCCTCAATGCTACTGGATTTGAATTAGATACCGTACAGGCGAGCTCGTTCTACGTGGCACCAATTCGTTACGACTCTACAGTAACCACCTCTTTCTTACAATATAATACGACGACAAAAGAGGTGGTTTGGAATACGGGTACCAGCACAATGACGCAATCACTCATCCCAGATGTAGATAATGAGTATGATATCGGCACATCCACATTACGCCTACGCCATCTCTACGTCGGTCCTAGCTCATTAACAATCGGTACTGGATCCATTTCCGCTGATAACGGCGGTAACTTATACGCTACAAACGCGTCAGGTACGACTGTATCTATTGGAGGCGGTGGTGGTGGTGGCGGCAGCACAACAGATATTTATAGCACACTCTATACATCCTCGCTTACAGCCAGTACTATTAACGGTATAGAAATTTATACATCCTCTCTTACAGTCAGTAGTATTAATGGTATGCAATTTACTGGACCTCTGGCAACCGAGAACTTCTGTGTTGCCGTCGGCTTTGGACCCAACTACCTCGCATACTCTTACGATGGACTGACCTGGACACCAACGCCAACTGCTAATCCGTTCATCGACAACTCGAACGCTGGTTTTTTTACAAGCTGGAACGGGTCTCTATGGATATCCGGTGGATATGATGATACCACTTCATATAATACACTTACCTGTAGCTCTGATGGAATTCACTGGCTCAGCGGCGAGTCGCCTTTTGATAGTTACTTTACTTGTGCTGCGTGGAATGGAACTATGTGGATAGGAGGCGGATATAATGATGGATCGGGTGCAACACTTGCGTCTTCATACGACGGAATTCACTGGACCGCTGTTAACTTTGGTGATTTTAGCGTATGCCTCGGTATTGCTTGGAACGGAACGATGTGGGTAGCAGTCGGCGTAAGTCCTTTTGGACCTAGTGGTATTTATTATAGTTATGACGGATTTAACTGGACCAGTGCGAATGTGGATTATGTTGGACAGTGTGTTGCGTGGAACGGAAAAATGTGGGTAGTAGGAACCGTAGATGTTGGTTCCGCTTACGAAACAATTTTTTACAGTTATGATGGAATCAACTGGAATTTGGCAAATTCATCATTACAGAAAAACTGTTATTGTATAGCGTGGAATGGCTCTGTATGGGTCGCAGGTGCCGGCGAGGGTCCAAACAATCCTAATCCAAATACGCCCTACGAAACAATTGCGTATTCAACAGATGGAATTAACTGGTCATTATCCGAATCTGTGTTTGAATTTGCCTGTTCATCAGTTGCATGGAACGGCTCTATATTCGTAGTCACCGGCGATGATAATGTGAATTCGCTCGGATATTCGTATAACGGTGATTTATTCTTTCCGATTGCCAATTCTGTATTTTCCCCAGGTCCCTATGGCGGCTATGGTGTCTCTTCACGTAAGGTTCTTCCCTACGTTGGCACCTCGCCGATTCCCTTTACTCGTATGTCCACTATTGCGTATGGTGCCGGTGCGGGTGGAATAGGACAAGGATTAAATGCGATTGCCATTGGATATAATGCTGGACTGTCAACCCAAGGCGTATATTCCATTGCTGTTGGTACAGGTGCGGGTCTAACTTGCCAGGGATCAAATGCAGTCGCTGTTGGCGCTGCTGCCGGCTTAACTTACCAAAGCACAAACGCAGTTGCTATTGGTGCAGGTGCGGGTCAAGATTACCAGGGACCCAATTCAGTTGCTGTTGGTGCAGCTGCGGGTCTAACTTACCAGGGATCAAATGCAGTCGCTGTTGGCTTTTCCGCCGGCATAACCTACCAAAGCGATTATTCTATTGCTATGGGTTATTTAGCAGGTAGTGGATACCAAAGCACAAATGCGATTGCGATTGGTCACTCCGCCGGCAATACGAGCCAAGGTGCCTATACAATTGCGCTTGGCGCCTATGCTGGATTAAGTAATCAACACGATAATACTATTGTCTTGAACGCCACAGGAGTAGATTTTAATACAATCGGTTCCAACTCATTCTACGTCTCGCCTATTCGCAGTGATGTAGGTGCCAGTAACGGCAATCTTCTTTATTATGATACAGGAACCGGTGAAATCATCTACGATACAACAAAAACGTTCGTTATCAACCATCCCAAAGACGAGTCCAAGTACTTAGTACACGCTTGCTTGGAGGGACCCGAGGCGGGTGTCTATTACCGTGGTACTGGCACGATTGCCGAACTAGAGACCAGCGTTGAAGTTGAACTACCAGACTATGTAGACGCACTTGCTGTAGACCTTACCGTCCAGGTGACACCGATTTACAACGGGTCTGTGCGTGTGCTCAATGCGTCCTGTGTTTCTAACAATAAGTTCACGGTGTATGGCGATTCAGGTGACTTCTGGTGGCACGTCTATGGACGCCGTGCTAGCGTCGTGGTGGAGCCTAAAAAATCGTCGGTCTCTGTTTTAGGTGAGGGTCCTTACCGCTGGATTGCGTAGGCTTGCTGTTAAGCGATTATCATACCGTCATTCTCGTCGTCTTCGTCTTCGTCCGACGCATCTACCGGCTTATCGCCGGCGTAGAGCATAGTATACTCGCGCGCCTTCTCCTCGTACGCCGCCTTATTTGTCTTATACAGCTGTGCAATATCAGGCACTAGCGGATCGTCTGGATTCGGATCCGTCAGTAGACTCAGAATGGAGAGCAGAACCTTCGAAATGGTGAGAGCAGGGCTCCACTGCGTCTTCAAAATATCAAGGCAGATGCCACCACTTGCGTTGATATTTGGATGATAAATCCGCGTCTTGAACTGGAGGTGAGGAACCTTGAACGGATACTCCGTTGGGAAGTGAATGATGAGTTTGAAGACACCGCCCGCAAACGGACTGTCCGCCGGTCCCATAATCATACCCTCCCAATGGAACATATCATCGTTAATTGGACCCGCTGAGCACCCCGCCGGTGGATCCTTCTTCAAATCATCTAGCTCCTTCAGAATTCGTCGTAGTGCCATAGTATTGCTGATGTTTGACCTTGATAAGGTTAAACATCGTCAAATTTTTCGGCATGATGAGTATAATGGAATCGGCATCATGTATGATTTGCGGCTACGGCGGTCATACTGTAAATCGGTGTCCTGAACTTGTGTCCCCATTACGCGGCGGCTTCTATAGTGGTGGTGGCGGCGGCGGTGGTGGGCACGGGCACGACGATGATGATGATGAACGGGCTCTGCACTTACTAATGAAAATAAGACTTCACCTTATTTATAAATCCTTTACTAAACCGCTTCATAACTGTTTCCGCCTCCTTAGCCGTGGCGTGGAAAACCCATTTAAAGACCATAGCACCACCAATAAAGGTCGCAAACTTCGCCGTGTTTTTCGCGTCCTTAGAGTACAGAAATTCGGCAAGTAGCCAGATAGCAAATATAAAATAGTACTTTGGATACGTGAGTAATACTAGGAGAACCATTATAAAAAGCAGTGTATTCACATTGTGACCACCGATTTTCGCAAAATTCTCTGACGCACCCCAATCAAGCGATACCGTATCCGAAAATGGCACTTTTCTTAATGCACCATTCAACATATACGGATACGATTCTGCTAAATTACTTCCGCTATGCTCCTCCTGTTGCGGCGTATTAATAATGAGCGGTTTTACAGAATATGCTGTGAGATCGTGCTTGTTCAACCATATAGTCATCTGTGCGTCAATATGTGTATAAATCGGTAGATGCTTGAATGCGCGTGCACAATGGTTGGAAATAACATATCCGTGCGTTCCTATACTACCATATACCCGCTGTATATGCGTATCTACGTGTTGCGGTGTATGCCCTAACGCTTTGTTACACAGTGTTGGTATTGTTTGTGTATCGGTACATTTGAAATTACAACCTAAATACCAAATATCAAAATCTTTCGGCACCTGGTCCCAACCGGTTTTGAACATATGCTCAAAATCGTCGGCAAAGACCGCATCATCCTCCAGGACTAAAACGTGTTTATAGTTATTTTTCAGCATATCCTCCCAAATCGTCTTATGCGATAAGGCACAGCCTTTGATGCCATCGGTACAGTATTTCAAACAAAACTCGGTCAAATGATGACTCGTTTTCACCTCAGATCCAAGAACTGCAGGAAACCGGGTAAACTCAATATTCAGCCTTGTAAGCTGCTCTGTCATCTTCTTTAATCGTTCCGTATCTCTATCCAGATTGATTAAATACACCTTGTCCACCACCTTATTGACGTAGGACATCCCTATGAGGGGTTTAGTTTTTGCTCAGGTTTGCCGCTGCCGACGTCAGCAGGCGGCCACCATCTACGTGAATCACTGAACCCGTCATAAATCCCGCCTTGGACGAGTCGGCAAGGAATACTACTAGCTCCGAAATATCCTCAGGCTGACCAATACGACCAACGGGGTGCGTCTGCTTGGACGCCTCATAATACGCTGCCGCGGCTTGTGGGGACATACCCGCTGACTCGTGAAAGTGCGTCTGAATGGTCGCCGGCGAGATACACATCACACGGACACCCTGAGGAGCAAGTTCAATCGCCATTGTCTTCGTCAGCATCTCCACCGCTGCCTTTGCCGCGCTATAGGGTCCCAGTCCCGCTACAGGGCGGGAGGCAAGAATAGACGAAAAGTTAATGATAGTACCCTTTGTTTCGGCAATATGAGGTGCCGCCGCCTGGCTTGTAAAAAATACAGATGCCAGGTTGAGCTGAATGGCATTGTAAAAATCGTCGGTCGTCGTGGCTGCGAGTGTCTTGCCTAGAACACCGCCGCCCACATTGTTTACCAGTACGTCCAGACGCTTGAAATGAACAATCGTACGTCCTACAACATTCGCATACGATGTTCTATCAGTAGCATCCGCCTGAATATATAGAATACGAGGGGTATCACAATCCTTGTAGGCTTGTACTAGACGACCCGTGTCACGCCCTGTCACCGCAATATTGTAACCGGCGTTATAGAGTGCCTTAGCAATCGCAAAACCGATTCCGCTGCTTGCACCGGTAATCAGGGCAACCTTTCCATTGTTTGGTGACGCCATTATTTGTCTATGAGTTTAGGGAGCGGGGCTTTTAGATTGCCGCCGTCACGACCACCTCAATCTTCCAATTCGGATTGGGAAAGCGGACACCGCAAATCGTATTGCGTGCCGGTGCCTTTCCCTCAGGCATCCACTCTAAGAAGACGCTGTTCATCTCGCCATAGTTTGCGGGGTCGGTTAGAAAAATCTGAAGATTCAGGATTTTCGTCTTATTCGACCCTACACGCTGAAGCTGAAAATCAATAAGACTAAATACTTCTTTTACTTGTTTTCTAAACTCGGCACCCGCATACTCATTTGGTACCTGACCCGATAAGTACACGACATTATTATTGATAACAATCTCCGAATAGGTAGGCTTGGTATCAATACGCTGTATAGACATTCTACTTGGGGTATTATGTGATTTCGCCGAAAATACCCCAATTCTTGATTAAATTGAGTATCGCTTCCGGGGGTGTAATCGTCTGCGATGACGTAAAGGTACAGGAGAGTACAACACGACGTTGATCTTTACACAACTCCTTCCCTTTATGGAAGACCTTATCGCCCTCAAACAAAATAGCCTCGCCCTGCTGTAAATAGAGGGTTTCCGTTTCGCCCGCCGCATTTCTGTATTGGTAATTGCCACACGTGGGTGCAGTTGTAACAGGGAGAAGCAGTGTGAAATAGCGTCCATTGTAATGGTTTGTATCAAAGTGCCAATCAATAAAATCCCCTTCCTTCTCGTACACAACAAGGGATAGACTGTTCGGCTGATTGATCGGTGTAATTTTCACATCTTCGCCAATCGCTTCGGATATCTGACGAGTCAGCCCCTTGTACCATTCCACAATTTCGGGAAGATTGGCTTGTAACTTCTGAATACTTACAGCTTTCTGGCGTTTCTTATAAATCTCTACACGTGTACCTTCCTTCTGTGCTATTTCGTCTAACGGACCTAAGAATTCATTCGGTATAGAGAGTTTAATCTTTTTAATATAACAAAACGGTGCCTTTGGATTACACTCTGTCAAGTAATTGACATAATATGTTGTACGGAATACAAAGTAGACCATCAGCAAACACATTGATGTTATAATAATGAGGAATACAAGCAAAAACAATGAAGATACGGTAATCTTCATTCCTTACGTAGTGTTTTGGTTTTTATTCTGCTTCTAGCAGCGGATTGAGCCACTCGCCGCGCTCATTCTCAGGAATATGAAACTCATTGAAGATGTCCGCTGCTGCTGCTGTACGCTCTGCAAGCGGCACGCTAAGCAGGGTTGCGAACTTCGCTTGGAATAACTCACGGGGCGGCTTCTCATTCTGCATCACTGCCGTAATCTCCTCATCATAGGCGTATAAAGTATTTACCAAGTGTGCCATCTTTCCGTTTACACACATCTTCAAGCCTCCTATAACTTCCTGAGCCAATCGGCGTACAAGCTCTGACCGCTCCGCGTGAACACGAATGTATGCCCAAATCCTATCAAGAATATCGCCATATTGTTTGTTAAATGCCACAGTATTGTAATAATCGTTTGTTAGTTCTAGTAATGCAGTCTCCTTTTTGTGGTTACATAAATTTATAATATTATCATTAAAGGCTACTGTAATTTCAACAAGGGCTTCCATCTCTGCCGGAATAGGACGTGCACTGAGAATATCTACCGCCTTTTGCGTGGCGTTCTGTACAGAGGAACGGTGAATGCTTTGCGGATCATTCGCAAGGTTACGAAGGTCAATGCCACCCTCTGGGTCTCGTGCTAGGACGAACTGTTCTTCACGCTGCTGCCGATTGAATTCGGCTTGACGGGCTTGGCGGGCTGCCTCACGTTGTGCTTCTCGTGCTACACGCTCCGCTTCTACTTCAGCATTCCGCCTACGTGTAAACTCTACAAATACAGAATCGGCTGGTTTGAGAACCTGGAGAACATTGTACGCCGGCAAACGGTGCATTACGGTTCTAAGATTGTTGAAAACAGCAGTCTTGTCAGCCTCTGGAATATCTGCCCATCGGAGTTCATCAGGATTGAAATGTACAAGATTTATAACTACTATTACGGCTCGTATAAGTGCCTCCCATTCTGCATGTCGTACCGATAGCCTACGCATACAACAATATGCAGAGGCTAATAGGTCGGTAGGAACACGATGCGTCACCCATAGGTCAGCAATAAGACGAGCATAACGATAGAATGTATCAACGGAAGCGGCTGGCGCATTATCAATCCGTTGCTGATTCTGCTGAAGAATACGATTACGCTTTGCGACCCGCTCTGCTTCAACGGCTGCCTGTGCCTGTGCCTGCTGCTCCCTAACACGTTCAGCCTGATTATAGTGTATCTTACATAATCCATCATATTCAGCCTTTCCTTTTGCAGAGCAAGGATTTCCTGCTGCAGTATAAGCGGTACAGAGTGTTGGTTGTGCCGGCGGCGGCACATTCTCTGGATTATTGTTCATAGTGTATTGCCTTACCTTATTTGGAATTTAAATTAGTCAATTTTTTTAAACTACCAGTAACACGCCCCTTCAACTTCCTGTGCCCCCGTAGGAATCTCCTCTGGAAACGGGAACATCCACGCTTCGTTGAAAAACTCCGATATTGTACCGTGGTTGAGCCATCGGTGTCCTTTGATTCCGAACAAAATCTGGGTAGCACCGCCGGTGTGAATAGACGATATATGTTCCTTTTTGAGTGCGTAGCATATTGGCAGGGAAAGGGCTCCGCAGCCCACAATAGCAAACAAAGCACCCGTCGTTTTCACCTGATTCACAATATCTTCCACGGCGGCGCGCCATCCGCCATTAATAATTGCGGTTGACCATAGACCTGTAGTAGTTGATAAGTATGGGCTGTAACCTGTGCGGACAGGGACGATTGTCGGCGGCACCGGTCCCCAAATCGTATTAGTACCCCATATGGCTTCCCGCTTTTTCCACTGATGCTCAATACTCTTATGGAACGGGGATACTACAGCGACCTTCGCATGTTTCGTTAGATTATACGTCCATCGGTCTTCTAATACGTTCATATAATACGGCTCCAACGTGCGTAAAGGAAACTGTTTCGCCCATGGGGCAAATGTATTAAGAATCGCCTTTTCAACATTGCCAACAGTCGGATTCCAAACGGCGAACCCAGTGCCCGCCGGCAGCACTTCGGTTAGAATATGAACTGCCCACGCGTCAATTGATTTATCCGTCGCAGGAAAAAGACCGCCATTACGAGCAATATTGATTTTTATATTAGGAGGATATAACGGGGCGTTGGGTTTTTGACGATATTGCGTATAAAATATAAGCACGTCCAACTCAGAAGTTCCTAGCTTTCCAACAAAAAATGGATTGCGGCTGCGGATTTGTTGGGCGATAAAATGGGCACCTTGGTCAATATTCATTGTACCTTAATGAGGGACAATGGATATGATTTTAGACCGTAGGTTACGAATTATTTATTGGTATATAGTAAGATGGGTTCAAATAAGAACCAGAATAAGAATAAGAATAAGACGGTCAAAAAGCCGCGGGCTGTATGCCAGTGCTATGATGATCAGGGTGCCCCTTGTAAGTCTACGGCGGTTCAAGATAGTCCTTTTTGTGCACAGCACCAGAACTGTAATGGCTCTCCTTTATCGGGCTCGGAGCCAGTACGTGATGTTGCCCTCTACAACAAACCGTCCGTTCGCCGTTGCCATAATTGCTACTCCTACGCAATGCACGTTTACGACCCCAAGGGCGAGGAGTTATGTAAGAAGTACGGCAACTGCCGTAACTTTTTCCATCAACCCGGTGCGAAAACGGGGCACCGCAATGCGTTGAATAAGGAGGAACGTCGTTCGTGCCCCGTAGTGGAGAAACTTATGATGGGTGATATTCCTGAGGTGACAAAGACGGAGTTTAATGTGAAATGCCCTACAGGTATGAGTAAGGTGGCGGCAGTTGTAGATAAGGGTGTAGATTACCATTGGTATCGTCAGGACCGTGATGGTTATTGGAGTCATAAGGACGGCTCCAATAAGGTGAAGACGTTTGATGCAGTTAAGAATCCTATTTTCAACCCCGAACTCGCGTCCCGCGATTACCGATGGCAGGGGAGCGACCTGAATTACGAGGACTTCTGCGGGTTTTATTGTGTCCCGCGGGACCATCCGGTCGTTTTAGGGCGAGGCGTGAACGGACCGAAGTCGCGGCGGATGGCACGGTTGGCACGGCTGGCACAGAAGGAATCACGGGCTGCGAAGAAGAAACAACAGCGGGGAGGACAACATGAGGTTGCTCTACCGATTCTGATGCAGACTGGGCGGGGGCAAGCGAAGCGGGGCTCTGTCCCCCAAAGGGGACAGGGCTATGATATTCGTCTGGATTCGCTACCTGGGTGCCCCCCGTTGCCGCAGGCGGGAGGGCGGAAGACGCGGACTCGGAAGCAGCGTGGTCAGGGCTATGACATTCGGTTGAACTCATTACCTGGGTGTCCCCAATGGGGTGGGGGTCCCCAAGGGGGTCCCGTTGGTCTCCAAGGGGGTCTAGGTCTGTCGTGGTTTGACTATCCGTCTGATTCAACACATTCTCTGAGAAAACGCTACATGCTGGGTACCAAAACTTCAAGGCGTCGGCGAAACTAATTCGCTTCTTCGGATTCAACAACAACATCTTTCGCATAAGCTCTAAAAACTTAACGTGCGATTGTCTATAAAACTCTGTTCGTATTGCCAATGGCTCCATGAGACATTCGTAATAATGGTCTAACCACCGCATCGCAAATAACCATACCTGTTCCGCCTCTATATCAATTTGTGCAAATGAATCATTTCCATTATACTCTATCGGATTCAGATATATACGCAACATAGACTCTATGATTTCAAATGCGGTGTTCTGATTATCTAACAAATGAATCTGAGTCTGTGGTGATAGACCACATTCAAATCCTAGAAGCTTATGACGCTCAGGTGCCGCTGTTTTCTTCGCCGACCACGTTTTCAACGGGATTATCGGTTCCCAGCCCGCCGGTCGTTTTACAAATGACTCCAAGTCCTTTGTAAAATCTTGCTCGAACCCGCGCAGGTTCATTTGTCATAGGAGCGTTTTCTACGATGGAAAAATAACCGCACGAAAGTAAGGATGCTTTGGGAGAGTATGATTTACGCAGCCATTGCGCTGCTTGTCATTATTATTGCCTGGGAATATCTTCGTAATACGATGATGATAGAGGGATTTACTGACGGTGTAGTACCGGAATATTTCGGCAAATTCTTCCCGCGTCGCTACGATGTTGTGCCGGGTGAGATGCGTGAAGTAGACGGTTGGATACGTAATCCGCGCTACTTTGAAGGATACGTAGATGTACAGAATCTCGGCTATAAAGGGGATTTCTGCCGCGTTGTTGAAAAGGAAGGAGCACCCGATTCTCGTATTATGGCGTGTGCACTTGCCGGTCAGGAGGGACTTGATTCCTTCACTTTCCGTACCGATTCCGCGCGTGCCGGCACTCGTTTTAGTCGCGATGACTACTTCCGTGATGTGAACGGCGATGGTCGCGATGACTATGGTCGTATTTTGAAGATTAAGGATGCGCCTAATGATGCGTGGCAAGCCTTAGCAGTTCTTGCCGGTAATACGCGGTTCAAGCAGGGCAAGGAAACCCCTGATAACAGCCCGCCCCCTGATATTTCCGATTTGCTATTCTTTTTTGAGGGTATTATGGTATGGTATAGATTGTTTGATGATATATTAGATTACGGTGAAAATACACAGGTCAAACTTGCCGGTGAAATTAAGATTAACGAAGATCCGAAGAAAACAGTCACAAAGGGGCTCTCACTCAATCGTTTGCCTACCGCCGATTCCGAAGTGAAGCCGCCCGCCGACCAATTCATTAAAATCGGTGAGAATTCCCGTCTAGAGTTTGATACTCGCGTTCAACTCCGTCAACTACGTGCTATCTCGGTATGGGTCTATTTTGACGAATTCACCAACAATGCCCGTATTTTTGACTTTGGCAATGGTGCAGGTCACGATAATGTACTGCTCGGTATTGAGGCGAAAGGCAATGTAGAGCAGGCGTTCGGTTTGATGAATGCCCGTCCTGGGGATGCTAACAAAGTCTGTAGTGTCCGTGCTCCTGCCGAAGTCTCGCCACAGGAATACATGGAGACCACCGATGCCAATGTCAATGAGTTTGATTGCCCTGGTCCAGAGCCCGTCCAAAATACGTATCCTGATGACGAGTTGTCGCCAGGTGTTGATCCGCGTGCGAACCTGCTCTTTGAAATCTGGGATACCCAACAACGTAAGATGCGGTTGCGGGCGATGAACGCGATTCCTCTCAAGAAATGGACGCATATCGCATTGACGACGACCGATGCCACCAATTTCCGCCCCACGTGGCGGGTCTACATTGACGGCAAGATGGTTTTGGAGCAGTTGGATGGATTTATGCCGCTCAAGTCCTACACCACCGACAACTACATTGGTCGTAGTAACTGGGAGACTGAGTCGCAGGCGTTTGAAAACCCTGATGAGCGGTTGCGGGGTGCGTTATTTGATTTCCGCCTGTACCGCCAACCGATGAGTATTGGCAAAATAGATAAGACATACCGCTGGGGTCATAAGAAGTTGGGTATTGAGGAGCCACGGGCACCGTTACAACCGGCGTCATCCGAGGGATTCCCTTACCCGCCGCCCCAACCGTTCTTATCGTCAACCGGTGATTTTCCTGGAATAACAAAGTCACCTAACGCTCTTTAAATAATATCAAATACTATTGTAGGATGAAATTATCACTTCATTATACAAATATTAGTTATTTATTATTACATCACATTCTTGCACTTTACGCTCTTTACTATCTACCATCCGTATTTTCATATAGACTAATTCTAGAAGTATTACTATCAGCACAATTGACTGGTATGCTGGGGATTACAGCTGGAGCACATCGTCTTTGGTCTCATAGGTCATTTACGGCAGCATGGACGGTTCGTCTTGTATTTATGCTAGCAAATTCAGCAGCACTTCAAGGTTCCATTTATCAATGGACAAGAGACCACAGAATGCATCATAAATACACTGATACAGATTTGGACCCTCATTCTATACAATATGGTTTCTGGTATTCTCATATTGGCTGGATCTTTTTCAGAAAAACCGATAAATTTCGTGAAGCTTCACAAATGATCGTGATGAATGATATAGAAAATGACAAAATCGCAATGTTTCAACATAAATATTATTTTATTCTTTCTCATCTATTTTGTTTTATTCTTCCAACACTCTATGGAAAGTACATGTGGAATTCGTACTGGATCGGATATTTTTATTTTGGAGTTCTTAGATGGATCTTACTTCTCCATTCAACTTGGTGTGTAAATAGTGTAGCTCATATGTGGGGAACAACACCTTATAATTCTAAAATATCTTCTAGACAAAGTACAGTAACCAGTTTAGTTGCTGTAGGTGAAGGATGGCATAATTATCATCATACATATCCCTACGATTATAGAGCAAGTGAATTTAATTGGAATAATGAATGGAATCCAACTACATTATTATTGGATAGTTTATCTTCAGTTGGACTAGTCTGGAATAAAAAAAGTAGGCAATCCCATTAAAAATTGATATTTTTGTAGGGTTGATATAGAAGGCAAATGACTGACAAGGAATTATACGGACAAGTATGGGATATTTTAGTTACTCTTAATGCTGTGAATAATACATTTACACCATTTAGCGCACAGGATATTAAGGGACTTATTGCGGCGAAACTCAAAGCAAAAACAAACAAAGACCCTAGGCATCTCGAACAATTGTATAAGTTGGAGGGAATGATTCGCGAGTTACGTGAATCGTTTGATGCTGAACGGTCTGCCACTAGTCCTTAGGTTCTTTAGCCCTTTAGGGTTTAGGGGGTCCCCGCCGCTTGCTTTTGAGTCCCGCCGAGTAGAGGGCAGTAAGGTCGGTTGCCGTAATAGTCTCCGCGTTAGAGGTCGCGGGGAATTTTACAAACGTTTTCTTTACAAGAGCGTGTTTGTAGAAATACAACCCATACGGTCCCTTTTTGATCATAAAGTCGCCGACCTGGCGGGAGAACGCGGTTTCCGTAGTCGCAAACGAAATTTTCGCCTGTAGTTTCTCCTGGATTTGCTCTAAGGTTTCATCACCCCTTAGGCTCACATTTGTCGTGCCGCAAACCACATACCAGCCATACGGTCCCTTCTTCTTACGGATTTCCTGGGTTTCTAACATTCCGATTAGTTCGCCCTGTTGTGCCTGTTGAGCGGCTAGGAACGCCGCATTGGCGTCTAAGAGCGTAGCGGATTCAAAGGTGACCGACGGGGGCAACGGGGCGAATGTGGCTTTAGCGTCGGCTGGGGCGCCTGCGGGTGGCTCTTTGACAAAGAGGGGACCCTTACGGCTCAGAATTACCTTCACATTTTCAGCGAGCGACCGCTCTTTTGCGGCACGATTTACAGCGGCACCGCCGGTGGTCATTGTGGTGTAGCGTTCTTTGTAGGTATCCCACGTCTGCTGTAGAACCGACTTCCACGGCTGTTCGGCTTTCGCTACTGCGTCCAGCTTCTGCTCCATCGCCGCCGTAAATTCGTAATTAAACAGGTCGTTGTACTCGCGTGCGAGAAATTCGCTCACCGACTTGCCCAACGGTGTGGCACTGAGCTTATTCTTATCGGCACCGACCTTATGATGCTCTAATGTCTGTGCTGGCGGCCACTGATTGGGGGTCAGTGCGAGATGGTGGCTATCCTGGATTTTGCCATCTGTATTTGTCTTCTCTACGTAGTTGCGGTCCATAATCGTGCTCACTAGGGACGCAAAGGTAGACGGACGACCAATACCCTTTTTCTCCAGCTCCGAAATCAGGCTCGCCTCCGTATAACGCCCTTTTGGCTTCGTGAATACCTCATCCGCCTTAAGGGTCGTCCAATGTAGGATTGTATTTTGTGCTAGTTTTTGTGCCCAATAGAGCCACTCTGCCTGGTCCTGGGCGTGCTTCTCTGGATCCTGACGCTCTAGAATCTTATAGCCCGCAAATTTTAGCTTGGTTTGCTCGGTCGTCCACTGTCGTGTTGGATCTGCCGTTAGAGAAAGAGTCGCCTTGCGTACATCGGTCTGTGATGGGCTCATTTGACTCTGGGTCGCACGACGCCAAATCAGGGCGTATACAATCTTCTGAGTATCATCCTCAATCGGCGGATTGGGGGTTTCAGGGTGGGTGGGTCTGATTGCCTCGTGTGCTGCCTGAGCTTCTGGAGGTGCCGGCGTATCCGCTTTTGCCTTTGTTTTCTTTGCTGGGGCTGTTGGGGCTGTTGGGGCTGTTGGGGCAGATTGAATGGTATTCTGCCCCACCGGTCCAAGGTATGGTTCGCCATACGTTGTTTGTACATAAGTGCGAATTTCTGTTGCGGCTTCCTGAGAAAGCAGAGGATTATCAGTACGCATATATGTAATATGTCCCGCTTCGTACAGTTTCTGTGCTGCCATCATTGTTGCCTTTGGATTGAGCCCGTGTAGCGAAGACGCCTCCTGCTGTAGAGTAGATGTAATGAGAGGCTTCGGTGGTTGGCTGATAGAGACGGTCTCCTTAACTTGGATGACCTTTGTTTCAGTATTGTTATGAACCTTTTGGAGAGCCTGGACCGCTTCATTCTCAGTTTTGAGTTCTTGGGTTGCATCAGCAGGAATTGTCTTCGCGGGGTCACTCGGATGTGCCCACGTTCCCGATAGACGCCACGATGCCTCAGGGCGGTGCGTATCTACAATATGGTCTCGCTCCACGACAAGGCGGAGTGCCGGCGTTTGGCACCGTCCTGCTGAGAGTTTCGGTGCTACCCGATTCCACAGTACCTTGCTGATAGTAAATCCTACCAGAAGATCTAACATAGATCGGGCTTGCTGTGCCGCTACCTTATTCAAATCCAGCCTACGAGGATTGTTTACTGCGGCAAGAATGGCGGGCTGCGTAATCTCGTGAAAGACAATGCGTGGCGTATTTGCGGGATTCAAGTTAAGAATACTAGCTACGTGCCACGCAATACCCTCGCCCTCTCGGTCATCGTCTGTAGCTAGGATAACCTCATTGCCCTTAGCAGCACGTTTGAGTTTTATGATGGCGTCCTTCTTTGTCGCCAGCTCGGCGTATTTTGGCTCCCAGTTACGGTCAATTCCTACTGAATCAAGGCTCTCCTCCAAAGCACGAATATGTCCCATTGTTGCCACAACTTGGTATCCTGCACCTAAGAACCCCTGAATTTTGCCACATTTGGCAGGGGATTCTACAATGACCAATTTCATCTTGAGTTGGTCGTTGTTTTTATTAAAGGGGCGGTCTCAATTTTTATAATCTTGAGGTTATTTAGGGATGTCTAATAAGTGGACACGGAGAGTTAAGTTTAATAATACTCGTATACGATATGCGCCCGAATTGCCGACACCCGCGCACGTAACAGGATTTAATCGTACCAACCCTTTTTCCTTGGCTGAAGGGTGGCAAACAAAGGCTGAACTTGCTAGGGCACGAATAGATGCACGTAGGCAGAAGGCAATGTTAGCATCACTTCCTCATTACAAACTGCCTTTTGCGTATCGTGATCCCCATTTTATATATCCACATGAGGCTCGTGGTAATATAGCATCTACCGCAGAAAAGAAATATAGCTTTCCTTGGCTGAAGTATAAACGAGAAGTAAAAACCACTAATAATAATAAATTAATACAGAATAATCCAAATCATGTAGTAATTAATGTAAAACCGGCAACTCGCCGTCGCCACCGCCGTTAGCGTAGCTGGCGGCGTCCTTTGGCGCCGTTAGCGTAGCTGGCGGCGTCCTTTGGCGCCGTTAGCGTAGCTGGCGGCGTCTGTTCCCAAACAACTTATCCGATTCATTCAATTCCCTTGGAATCCATCGTATTGCCGTCCAGTGTGTCTTTGCCACCGTATTCATAATAACATACCGATGGTATTTAGCGTACTCATTCTTAAGAACACTATTTGGTAGTATAAGTCCGCGAATGACGCTCAGATTGTCGTTTTCAATATGAATATTCATCTCATTATTTTCTAAGGCAAAAAGCAGTCCGTGGTTAATAGACGCCCATTCCGTCTCTGTACTATCTTGTGCGTCTGGAATACGCATCATATGGTTCAAAATATAGTTATGCCTCTCCGTTGTAAGAATCATTGCCACTCGTGACCGCCGTGTATGGTGCTGAAAACTTCCGTCCGTTTGTAGCAGTGCGGTGAATCGGGGCTGATGCGTGTTCATACCGCCAAGGCGGCGAAATATATCAGCTCGCATTCTCTGATGTATTTGGGGGTGTTGCGTTTAGCCCCTGAAGGCACCGCATCAGCAAGTCAAACTCCCATGCCGTTAAATAGCAATTCGTCATGTCCTGTAAAAATGTGTGTATTTCAGGATTTGCCTTTGCGTGCGTTTGTACCTTACTTATAAAAGTTGCGATATCATCGGTTTGAGTTTCGGTAATTTGATGAAGCCCCATTGTGATTCCTAAGGCAATCGTTTGAAGCTCTGGCTTGAGGGTGGCGACTGTTGCGGCAATTTGACTAGCCTGCTGCTCTGCTTGCTTTGCCTGATAGGCTTCCTTACAAGGCGTACACTGTTGCTCGGGTGTACACGCAGCACATGGTGCGTCGCTCATTGGGTCTAATTCTCTATAAAGTATTATGCTTAAACTGGTTTTGTGGTTTTTGTTAGACATCCTGGATATCTAACAAAAAACCGGCGGTTCTGTTGTGGTCATTGCGGGTTTCGATCCCGCGGCCTTCCCCTCGCGAAGCATACGTACAAGCGTATAAGAGGGATGATCTACCAACTGATCTAAATGACCGTAGTGGGAGGAGTGGGATTTGAACCCACGAAGATTTCTCTACAGGATCTTAAGACCTGCGCATTAAACCAGGCTTTGCTATCCTCCCACTTGATTCACGGTGGGAATCTTTAAGTCGTCAATTTTGTTGGTTGGGCTACCGGCGACGGGTGCCTGACTTGCGTCCCTTGCGATTTTTGCGAGTTTTCCGCAGCTTCGGGACGACTTTCACGGGTCCAAAGGCTACACGGGAGTTATTATTTGTTCTCTTTATTACGGGCTTATTAAATGATATAGAGTTAGGATTACGTAGATTCTCTTGTGATCGCAGCATCCACGGGCTAATATAGGTACCGTTAGCGGTGTAGGGCATTTCTAATTATGTGAAATATTATAAATAGTTCACATATGAAGGAGCTACCAGGATTCGAACCTGGGTTACAAGAATCAGAACCTTGTGTACTGACCAACTATACGATAGCTCCACAATGGGTAAAAATTGTTATTTCTTTAAGCGGTTTAAGGAGCCCTAACGGGCTAAGGAACCCTAGCGGGCTAAGGAACCCTAACGGGCTAAGGAACCCTAACGGGCTAAGGAGCTACTGGGGCTCGAACCCAGATTACGGGATTCAAAGTCCCATGTACTTACCGATTATACTATAGCTCCAAGTATAGTATTACCTTTATTCTTTAGATTACCGGTGGCGGCGGAGGGTCCTCCCCGTATAATGCTTTAATTCTGCTAGCCCTACCAACGCAGAAATTTCACTTGGCGTCGCTAATCCTGCCCGTGCTGCTTCTTCGTACCGTTGAATAAGCAGTGCCTTATGAGTATTTGTAAGATTGATTCTTGACCTAATAGTTTTTATTACCTGATTACGAAACGCACGGGTATTGCTTTTCGGCAGTTTATTTTTGCGAGTGCCACCTTTCTTTGTATTAGAAAATACCGCGTTCCACGCCGCCTTGTGTTGAGGACGCTTTACTGCGTTATATAATATTTGTTGCCGTTTTGCTTCAAGGCGTGGACGGTTAAACAAATTAAAAATATCCTGTTTTGCCGTTAACGCATTTGGCATGGCATTTCCTACCGGAATGGGGTAATTTGGAACAGGATACACCTCTTCATAATTATTATTATTTGTATTATTATTGATTTTGCGAGTATTTGGTATTAATGTGCGGGAAGCCTTTTGCTTCTTTTGAAAAACGAAACGTCTTGGTGGTGCTGACATATCTTACAATGGGTGAATATTAATGGAGTTCGTAGATCCGCTCAGGCTTCGGAAATCCATTGAATTCCGACGCAGTCACAGTCGTATAGGCACCCATATTGGGGACTTTTAAGATATCGCCGACTTCAACGTCTACTAGCGGGATATTTTCACCTAGGCAATCGCCAGAGTCGCAAGTGCGACCAAAGACAATCGTCGGTCTTTCGGCGTCTACCTGCTTCTTAGGACGTAAACGCTCTAGAACTGGTGTCTGGTGGTCAAACGGAATATTGGAGAAACTGCCGTAGACCGACTCGTCAATCGTAATACGCCACATCGGCTCCGAATCGTACTTCGGCTCAGGGTACGCTGGCTTCTTGCCAATCACCGTCGTATACAGGGTGTGCGTAGGAGCGGCTAAGAACCGTCCAGGCTCCGCAATAAACTGGATTTTATGGTCATTGAAATGCTCTTTGCGTGCCGAATTGATTGTAGCAGCCACTGTCTTGAACGACTCCGCATCTGCCAGGAAACCGCCGCCAATATCTATGGTTGTCGTATCAAATCCGTGGGTTTTAGCGATTATTGCTGCTTTCTTACACTGTGTAATAGCATTGGCGTATTGCTCTGGGTTCTGGCACTCGCTTCCAACGTGGAAACTGAAGCCCGTAAGGTTGAGTTTAAGGGCACGTGCTGTATCGTAAATCTTCGGTAGCCAGGCTAGCGGCGCACCGAACTTTTTGCCAAAGGGCTGCTTGGAGCCCTTATCTTCGACCAGCAGGCGGATCAAAATGCCACCGGTCCATCCTATCATTTTCTCTGTCTCTTCAACTGAATCTACCACTGAAAGTGATATACCCTGCGTATATGCCACCTTAATATCGTCGGTTTTCTTACAAGGCTGGGCATAGATAATGCGATTGGGGCTCACAAGGGGCAGGGCTTCAAAGATTTCTCTGCGGCTGGCACAGTCAAATCCTATTGTGGGGTGAAGCTCTGTCATCCACCGCATCATCGTCGCGTCGTTATTACATTTCACTGCGTAGTGGGGAGTAATTGTGGGTAAGCAACGCTGCCATAGTTCTAGTTGATGCTTGAGTGCCGGACGAGAGATGGTGAAATAGGATAAGGCCAGTGTGATTGATAGTTAAGCCGAATAAATTAGTTTTAGATGGTGGTCCGGATGGTTTCGGGTGCGGATTCAATTTTATTGATTTCTTAGTCCGCTAGGACTCCTTAGTCCGCTAGGACTGAAAAATTTTTATGTTTTTGGGGGTTATGTTGGGAGGCGGTGAAGCGGATTATGCGGTAACTGAAATGTAATAGTTGTTCGCCATTGTGACAACTTCGGAAAACTGTTTGCGGCAGACAGGGCAGACAATCGGCTTACCCTCATTTTGTTGTACCTTGCCCCAAGCCTTCAGTGCCTCAGGCTCAAAGAAGTGACCACAATCACGACTCATGGCGACTTCGGCAAGGCTGGAAAGCGCCTCAAAGGTGATGGGACACTCGGTGCCCTTATGGACTTCGTGGGCAAGGTGGTTCTCAAGGATGAAGTCAGGAATGGAAGGGAGCACGGGCGTCTCCAAGGCTGGTGCTACGTAGCCCGCCGCAGCGTCAAACATAGAGATGTAGTCATCGTAATCAACAGCCGGCGGAGCAGGCGCAGTGGCAGCAGCAACAGCCGCATCTATCACCTCACCTGCCACCGTATTGCGCTGGTGGTAGTCGTTAATGATGTTGCGGCGCAATATGTGGAGACTTGTCGGTGAGATGTGTGCATAAGGGATGGCTCGGATCTCCGCGCGGTTCATCTGAGCGTACGGGTCCGCCAGTGACTGCAGCCACGCGATGTATGGCGGCAGCGGCTGTAGGCGTCGCATCAGCACACCCGCGATGTAGTGGATATTCTGGTAATGGTACTTGAACACGTCACTCTGTATGCGGTGAAGCACCTGAATCGTGCTCAGCGGCTCAAAGCGCGGCATCCAGTTGGAGCTCTCAAAGGCAAGTATGGGAATCGCAGTATGGACCCAAGAAGCAGCGTTCACCTCTAGAGTGAAAGGAAGTACGACAAAGCGCTCGTTGCTCGGGCTGAAAGGAAGCCCATGGTGGTCTGCGCGTAATGGTGAGTGGATCTTCACCTGACGCACCGTCTTATCAGGCATATTGTCATCACCAACAATGGTACCAAACCACGGACGCAGTGATGCAGTGTAGAAGCTGCCGTCCTCCGACGGCGTAGTGTCAAAGACCATAATGGAATCAACCAGCTCCGTGCGGAGCGTGCGATGGTAAGGACCACGGAAGACGGCGAAGCGGGAAGGGAAGGAGGAATAGGCGTACATCTTGGGAATGAATGTGCTGAGTGTTTAAGGCTGTTGATTTGCTTTGTGCAGGTGAGGGGTTCAATTTTTTCCTAGGACAATTTTTGTAGACTAGAATATCTAGACTACAAAACGTCTACAGGGTGTGGGGTTCGAACCCACGCGGATTGCTCCATACGAACTTGAGTCGTACTCTTTAACCACTCAGACAACCCTGTGTATAGGAGCTTTCGCTCCGATAGATACAATGGTAAACACTTTAGACCTCTGGGTGGCAAAAAAATTGAAGCACGCACTAGCATGTTCACCGATTGTTAACGCCACATTCTAAAGCCTTCGCACTTCTTCCTTTCCAGATGTCCTCCTCTTCCATCTCCCTTTCCATTCCCCTTCCTGCTCCCCCTACACCTGCTGTCCTTACCCCTGCGGTGGGCGTAAAGGGCTCCAACGTATTTTCCATCAGCGGGGACCCACGTGTGGACCTCAACGTCAAGTGCGTCCGTGGTGCGGATGCGGCTGTCCTGTCCGCTGCTCTGGACAGCGTGCTTGCACTCAAGACTCAGGAAGCTCTGGAGGACGCCTTTGTTCTTGCCTTCCACAGCCGCAACATTCGTGGCGGCAAGGGCGAGAAGGCGATCTTCCAGACCCTGTACAGCCGTCTGTGCGAAACGCAGGGCATTGTCGCTAAGGCACTACTTGACCTTATTCCGCATTACGGGTGCTGGAACGACCTGCTGGTGCTTGCCGAGGCAACGCCACGCAAGGAGATCACTCAAACAATCGTGAACTTCTACGCCGACACGCTGCACAAGGAGTCCAAGCTGGAGAAGCCAGCGACGCTCGCTGCCAAGTGGGCACCACGCGAGGGTTCCAAGCACAAGGACCTGGCAAAGCGGATTGCCTGGGTAATGTTCCCTCCGCAGCAGCACAGTGCACAGATGCGGCACTACCGCCGCCTTGTCGCCGACATGAACGCCAAGCTCAACACGGTGGAGACGCTGATGTGCTCGGACCGTTGGGACATGATCGTGCCTGGTTCGGTGCCTGGTCGTGCAGGCAAGCTGTACAGCAAGGCGTTCCTCAACCTGCCATCCACACACAAGGTCAAGGGTGAGACCAAAGAGGAGTTCCGCCACCCTAACAATGAGAAGCGGATGATATGCCGTCGGCACTTTGAGGCACACTTCGCGGCGGCGGCACGCGGTGAGGCAAAGGTTCACGGTGCCGACACGCTTTTCCCGCACGAGGTGGTCCAGAAGGCGTCTGAGGACCACGGGCTGTCAGCCGCTGAAAAGGACCAACTTAACGCGGTCTGGCTCTCAATGGTGACGAAGGCAAAGGCTGCGGGTGGTCTCGGTCGGTCCATCTTCATGAGCGACTTCAGCGGCTCTATGGCGGGCACACCCTACTGGGTCTCAATGGCACTCGGCATCCTTGGCTCCCAGGTCTGTGCCGACGAGTTCAAGGACAAGCTGATGACCTTTGACTCCAACCCCATCTGGCACCATTTTACGGCAGGCTCTGACCTGTTTGCGCGGATTCGGACCATTGAATCAAGCGGCATTGGTCAGGGTCTGAGCACGGACTTCCAGAAGGCGATGGATCTTGTCCTGACGACGCTCAAGACGGAACGTGTGCGTCCTGGACAGGAGCCTGAGAACCTTATCGTCCTGACGGATATGGGGTGGGATCAGGCGTGCAGCTCGTCCGAAATGAGTGACTACACCGGTAACTCTTACCGGCACGTGGTGAAGACCAAGGGCTGGCAGACGCACATCCAGATGATTCAAGAGGCGTTCAAGCGTGCTGGCGAGGATATGTGGGGTCCTGGTCAGGGCTTCACAGCACCCCGCATTGTCATCTGGAACCTGCGTGCCTCACCGCAGACTGACTTCCACGCCACGGCAGACACGCCTGGCGTTGCGATGCTTTCTGGCTGGTCGCCGACGCAGTTTGAGATTCTCATGAAGGAGGGTCCTCGGCAGATGACGGCGTATGAGATGCTGCGTCTGGAGCTGGATGACCCCAAGTACCTGCGTGTGCGTGAACGTATCCGTGCTGTGATTGGCACTGCGTAAAATCCCAAAAAATAAAAACACAAAAAATACAAAAAGAAACAAAAAAATTTTTGAACGCGTAGGAAAAAATTGACGCCGAAAAAATCGGAAACAGCAACATTCAGCCGCCGGCGTCGCTGGGCGAGCGGTCAAGGGGCTCATACAGCAAAACTTTAATATAAGTATCCGACGGATGCAACACTGAGCCCCGTTATAAGTTTTGGCTTGGCAAAGCCGAGTCAAAACAGAGGCGGAATTTGACGGACTATATAAGCCTGATCACCTTATATATTATTCGTTGATTCCGTACCGGTTTCTGCTATCTTTAAAGAAACCGCACAGCAATAAAATTATCTGTATTATTATGGTTCCTGTGTACAAAGGAACCGCGCAGCAATCAAATTAATATTTGTAACTGGAGCTAACCAGTCTAAAAAACCTGAAACAAGGGTACCACACAGCAACCAATTATTAAAAGCTTAATAACCCAATGATACCCGTTTTTCAGCAAAACCAAAAAAAACTGCCGCGACTGCCACTATGGCTCAGTGGAAGAGCGTCGCCCTTCTAAGGCGAATGTCGTGGGTTCGATCCCCACTAGTGGTAAATTTTTAGTCCAATTAACATTTCAAATGGACAGTTTGCGAGGCTTTAGCCGAGAAAACTGTCCCAATTTGATATGATTGATTGGCATAACGTGCCGGTTTGTAAAACCGGCGGTTTCAATGTACGTAATGGTTTAAAAATAAATGTCTCTATCCACATAGGTACAACTCCTCCTCAATGTCATACGTTGGAGCAGGTTTTATCATTCTTTCACCCGAATGTACCCACACGCTGTTAGTCAATGATTCCCGCTCTAAGAAATGGGGGTTTCCCAAAGGTCACCGCGAAAAGGTGGACGAAGACGATTTAGCGACAGCGGTCCGTGAATGTAATGAAGAAACCGGTCTTTCTGCCTCAGATTATAAGGTTCACAGTGAAGTATTCCGTGTAAGTAAAGGATCTCAATCGTATCTATTCCGGTACGCAATTCTAAAAACCGATATGAATAAGGTAAAAATTCATCCTGCACCACCGAATGAAATTTCCGAATGCCGTTGGGTTCCTATTGCCGACTTAATAGGTGCGAATCAAATCTATGACGGCAATAAATATCTACGCAATTGGATATCCGATTTGAAAAATGATGTAAGCAAAAAATCAGTTCATATTTTCAAGAAATTATGTACGTTGCGTCTGACTCCAACGAACGAACCCATGAGTCCTAGCAATGTCGTAACTTGTCCCTAGTTTTTCAACCGCAATTTTATGAGCAATACGTTCACTCGGTGTTAGACTTGCCATAAATGTAGCGACCTTTGGATCTGTAGAAGGTGCCTGGATTTCTAACAATGGGCTAGATATGGCTGCTGTGACCTGGGCTGGGGTAGTTGCCGTCGGCTTATGAAAGAACGCCTGAATGGACGCTTGTCCTGGGGTGACTGTGACTTTTTTGGGCGGCATTTTGCCGTCGGAAAAAGTCCTTGAAATGGGTTCATTTTTTTGTCCGCGGATTGTAGGAACTTTGAATGCCGACTGTTGAGGCAATCGTGGCTGCGGCGGGCAAGGGTCCCCCCTTGGCGTCGTTTACTCGCGGCGTAAAAGTACGGGGTGGGGGAAAAATGTCGTTGCTTCGGCAGTACGAATATGTTTTGGAGGAAAATCCAGGGGAAGGGTTCGCGGAGGGGTTTAAGCCCGCGTTGACGCCGGCGGAGATACTCTTTATGGGGGCGTTTGAGGGTCGGTACTTGAACGACTGTACTGACGAGTTTCCGCGGGAGTGGTTTCTGTACGCGGCGGCGGCGGGCAAACTAGTACCTGTGGCGGACGTGTCGGTGAATTACTTTAAGGTGGGCTCTCGGCAGCCCCTGTCTGTTTGGAAAGAGAAGGGGTGGGCACCGGCACGTGGTCGGCACGTTGCAAAGGAGGAAGGGCGGGCAATCCTAGCGGATTCTAAGCAGAATCCTGACGAACGTGGATGGTTCCAATGGTACTGCCGCTACTGGCTCGGTCGGCGGATTCCGGCGTTAGATAAGGTCCAAATCGGACGCTGGCGATCGTTTGCACGCCACGCCGGCTCGGTCAAAGCCCACTGCTCGCCTGGGGAAATTACGTGCTCTGTGAGGGAACGCCAGGCGTTACTTCAGTGGGCGTATAATCCGTTTATGTAGGTGCTGTTATTCATTTTGACTAAAAGACTTAAGGGTCTTTATATTTGTCTCAACACCGCCTAACAACCATTCAGGTAGCAAGTTTGGATATGTCTTGCGTAGTTGCTCAATCAACTTAGGAACATCGTTAAAACAGGCATCATAGAACAGGATACCGCCTCCAAACGACATAATCAACTTATCCTCAAAGTTGATTCCGAAGTCGTTATTGAACGTAAACCATTGAATGAACAGGAACAATGCTGTCTTAAAAACGATTTCGGTTGTTATGTAAATCACAGAGTTACGTGTATGCTTCTTTGCTAAAATTAATATAAACTGAATGACAAGCGCAACTCTCATTACAAGAAAAAATATCGCATACGTCTTCATTACCCTTATTTATTGTTGATACATTTGTCGGGAATCGAACCCGAGTCACAACCTTGGAAGGGTCGCATTCTACCACTGAACTACAAATGTATATATGTAGTTGAGCGGGTTGTTTAAATAGACTGAGGCTAACGTGTGTAAAAGCGGTAACCTACGGCGGCACCCGCGGTACACACAAATGTACCCCACGCAATATCCGTCAGCGTCATTTCCAAAGTATAGTTTGTGAGTGTGGCAAAATTTGTCAAGTCATAAAACGCATAAAGAATGAAGCCAATAAGGGCACCCTTGAGTGCCGCATCCTTCGTGTTTTGGGCGTCCTTGATGGCGTATAAGAACACTGCTACAGGGATAAGAAGGTATATAAGGGCGGCGGGGACAAGGCGGGGATTCAATTGAGACTTCTGAATCTTATAGAACAGGTCGTTGTGGTAGTTGTATCGTAAGGTGAGCCAACCGGCGTCCAAAACTCCCACTGCTAATGCAGCACCTACAATTGCTTCAACTGCGTTCATCGCTTCTTATAAAGAGGCATTGTTTTTGTAGGATATAGGAATGGAGCTTGAAGGACTAGGATGCTCACTTGTTGGACGTGCTCTTTATTGCTTTTGTAACGAACAGAATAGTTGGATTCCCTGGGAGTTCATATCCGGCTCGCCATACGCCTGCCGTATTCTTGTCTGCGGCTCCGGTGTGGATACTTTAGAGCTTGAACACGACTGGACATTTGTAGTTCGCCCTAGTGCGGTGGGAAAGGAATGGTCTTGCCTCGCAACTATCATTAAAGGTATGAGTCAGGGTCTCGGTATTACCGGCTCCGCTCTAATTGTTTTCGGTGTCGGTGCGCCCAAAGCACCACCTGGATTTCTAACATTTATGGATGGAGTGCTTGGTGAGGGGCGGACGCTTTTGACGCGGGTCTGGCTCGGTGAACATATTGAAATCCCTACGATTCCGGACGCTATCTTCTTTCCTGTTGGTGTGCCGGCACATACAATGTACGATATGATACATCGGCTGCCTTCGCGTAGCGGGCACGAAGGCTTCACAATGGTCGGCGATTGGTCACTTATTGTCAAGGCGACTGCGGAACAAGGGCTGGGGTTGGTCGTGAGTGATATTGGTGAATCACGGTGGTCGCTCTTCTGGCATAAAATTGCTGATTCCGATACAGAAACGGATACAAACCGTTTTCGTAAAGGAATGCGTCTCCTTCGGCTAGGAACACACGCTATGGAACGCTGTAGTTTAATGGTTTAGCGGTTCGGCGATTCAATGGAACAGCTTGAACGTGCCCTTCTTCGCCTTGAAGCCCGCCTTGACAAGGTGCTTGAGCGCCTTCTTGCCCGCCGCCGACGCCTTGCGGCTTACAATGCGACCGTGCTTGTTCTGCTTGAGATCGTTACGGGTCAGACCGCCGGACGTGTGGTGTGCCGTGCCGTGCCAGACCTGTGCACGGGTGCCAACGCGAGGCACCGCGCCGCCCGCCTGCGTGTTGTTGTTGCGCTTATTCTTACGCGTGCGATTCGCCATATCGGTTTCTATCTAAATAGAAGATTTTTCTCAAGTATGGAACAAGTTTTATCTTTATGAGTATTTGCCTTGAGGACCGTCTTCTCTATCCACGTTTCTAGCTCTGCCAATTCATCCGTAGGATCCAATGAACGTGCGTGCTGTAGAGAAATAGAGGACCGCTGATTATAGAATTCGCGGTCCTGCTTGAGCTTACGCAGTGTCTTCACCCAGTCGGCAAGGTTGTCACGGTCGCAATACAACGCAGCATCGCCACAACACTCTGTCAAGCCAGGAGTTGGTGAGACAACAATGGGGATACCGGAAGACATTGCCTCTACCGCTGTACGCCCCCACGTTTCCTCCTTGGATGGCATAATCATCACCCAGGTCTGAGCATACACATCCTTAATCTGCGTTGTATGCTCAATATACTTGAGATTCGGGAGCGTTTTATCGGTAATCTGCTTACGATATCCGCCAATAATACCTAGAAACTCCTGCTCAGGCATCGCCTTTGCCAACTGAATAAGAAGAAGTCCGCCCTTATTCTCATTCACATTACTCAGTGTTACGTACTTCGCCTCCTTTTTCGGCTCGTCAAGATGGCTATGATAGATACCATATTTACGATAGTCTACCGGTGGTCGTACAATACGTAAAAAGTCGCTTGGTAAATCCTTTCGGGACGCCTTCAAACTATGCGAGTTGAAAATTGCCCACTGGCGACCCTTCAGCCTATCATCAAACCAATACGGTCCTACAGCTCTTACATAGTTATCCGTGTGTACCCACTCTAAGAATGGTATTCCAAACTTATGGGCTATCCACAAAGACTGTTTACGGTAAAAATAGGAATGACTCATCAACACGTGTGTATCTTTTAGGACTTCAAACAAGATATCAGTGTTATATAAGTCAAAACAACGGACGCCCTCATAGGTCTTATTCGGGTACCCAGGTGTGCCGACCCAAATATCATACAGGTACGGTTTTCTTAAGAGATGCTTATTCATCGTATGTGCACAAATCTCAGACCCCGCATTGACAAACGGCACATAATCGTGTAGAATCCAAAGTACACGAATGCGAGTGCCAGGTGGATCTATCTTATCCCACGCCGGCCAATTTTCGTACTCAATTGCCGCCGCCTTTTCGGGAGAAATCGTTAACATATGTTTGGACCGTGCGTCCCCAAATAAGAGAAGTATAACCAATAATGCTATAATATAGAACCAAACATCTTTTAACATTCCTTAATTGGGCATTATATTTTGCGTTGTTAAATCCGCATCACGCTTTGATTTTATCGGTGTCACATACCAGTTATCTAGGAGTTTCGTATTATGAGGAGTCCTGGTATTCAAACAATGAAGCATATAGCGCATCATTCGGTAAATATTCCATTGGTCCGCTACGCCCGCAAAATGTATTAGAAAATCGCCAGGTTGGAAGAGTCGGACTGTTGGATCCGTTGCGAGATTTTTCGGACCAAATAGGTAGGCATTGAACAGCGTGTGATTGGTGATGGTCTCAATCTTGGCGGCGTCCTGCGGATTATTCTCGGCTACGTCTATCATCGCCTTATTTTCCCACCAAATATGGTGAATAAACTGCGTCTGTTGGTAGGTGCGATGAATGAAGTCCTTGAGCCAAGCGGACTTGCCCCGCAGAAGCATATTGCCTGAATTGAGATTGCCAACAACATCTCGTGTCCATAGTAGGTCCTTATTGAAGGGTAGAAGTGGAAGGACGTGGGTCGTCAATGGAAGGTCAGGGTTTGTAATAATGACATCGGCATCCGACCAGAACAGATAATCATACTGGTCAATATAGTTTAGGATAAAACGGAGTTTTGACCACGGAATAGGTCGGCTGCGGTCCCATACCTCCTTGCCCCCTACGTGAAAGTCGTATCCGTGTTTCTGTGCATAATCGCGTTTCGTCTTGAGACCTGGCTCCATAGATTTTTCGTAATCCGCACCGATTACCATTGTAATTATTGCGATGCGTGGCATTGGCAAAAAAATTGAAACCGTGTGTGATGATTATAGAATTATCACACAATGTCCTTAAATAATTCCGTTGAATGTGTCCCATCTACCCCTTCTGTAGTAAAATATGTAAAGAATAATGATGGGAATTATGTGTGCCCGCATAATGGATGCGGTAAGATTACTATGAACCAGAATACTATGCATTATCATATTATGAGTCATAATGATAAACTACCGTTTCAATGTAATCGTTGTACAAATACTCCACAGTTCAAACAGCGTGGTGCTTATTTGAATCACCTTGCGACTAGACACGCCGATAATATAAAGCTAACCGAAAAAGAGAAGGAAGTTCTAGGTGGCATTACGGAAAATCCCGCGGTCGCTATTTCCTTTAAATGCCCTCACGCCGGCTGTAATCAGACTACAAAGACGAAGGCAAATATGTTGATTCATTACGTACGAACTCACGCAAAAGATTGGATTCCTCCTTATATTCGCGGTGCCGAGTGTACCCGCTGCCATCATAATTATTCTTCATCGTCGGCATATCTATATCATACAATTACGTGCTTCAGACCGCTAGCATCTCCCGCTCAATTAAATATCATTTCACGCATTAGGTAAAGACCGTGATATCCAATCGCAGCAAATCCTAACATTAACATCATCTCAAAATAACGACGATTTGCGTCTTTTTTCAAGTATCCTATAATGAGCAAGAGAGGTGCAATGAGCAGAATATGAATCCAATTGACCCAGGCACTTTTACCATCTTTCAGCTTGAGGTACGCCTTATACGAATGGTAGAATAGAACAACAAGACCTAAAATGCCAACTGCTGTAAATACATGCTCTGGCACATTTTCACGCTGTAGTCCTACATAGAGAAACAATGGTCCAACGGCAATAATGTGAAAAAGATACCGTGCTAAATCTGAAGTCACCGACATACTCTAAAAAATGATGAGTATTTTCTTTTTCTGTTCGAATGATAAATGGGATCCCTTGGTCCGTTAGGACTCTCACTATTCTGTGACGGCTCAGCACGAAATAATGGTCGTGTAGGAGCTAAAGCGGGATTCGGTGTTCATATTTGTAACGGAAATACTACCGTTCACCAATATGCTGCTCCTATTCCGGGACACGAGCCACAAACCAATCAGCGTGCTGAACTGAGGGCTTTGGAGTACAGTATTAAGTACATTGCGGATGGACGGCACACAGGGGCGACCATTTACACCGATTCAAAGTATAGCATCGATGTGCTCTTGAAGTGGTGCGAAGGGTGGGAGCGGAAAGGATGGCGAAAGGCAGACGGAAAGCCCGTACTACACCAGGATATTATTCAACCAATGTGGTTGATGTGGAAAAGTATTCGGTTAGTGACCTCTATGGTACATGTACCGGCTCATACGGGGGCGGCAGACTTTGCGTCACGGGGAAATGCGGAAGCGGACCGGCTTGCCACTTCTATGACCGAATAGCCTGTGTTTATAGTTTTTTTAATTGTATAGGTTAGGATGAAGCCCCAGAAGCTTTATAATTTCATATTATTTGTTGTTGTTCTCGGATTTGTTGGTATCGTCTTATATCGTATGCTTACGCCGTATAGTGCCGCCCGTATTGATGATATTTGGGTCATCAATCTAGACCGTGATACGGAACGATGGAATCATATGCGGGACATCACCGCCCGATTTGGAGGCATTGTCCATCGTTTTCCTGGAATGGACGGCAAGACAATTACCGAACGTGATAGCATTCACAAAGAGGGAGTAGGCTTCTATTTTACACGTATATCAGGAAAAGGAATGGACGAATTTATCAATAAGGGTGTTGTAGGTTGCTGGCTGTCTCACAAGCGTCTATTAACACATTTATCAAAACAGGACCATCAAAATGACTACGGTCATCTTGTTTTAGAAGATGATGTTGTTTTGCCTGAAGATTTCCTATCGGGCAATGATGTATGGTCAAAAATATCGAAATATATTCCTGGTGATTGGGATATTGTCTATCTTGGAATGGCTGAAGATGCCAAAGGGTCCCCGATTGCCGATAATATTGTGAAACTATCAAGCAGCGGCAAGAGCCAACACGGCACCTATGCGTATTTAGTGAAGCATGGCTCTATTAAAACCAAACTTCTACCTGGATTGCGATTTATGACAGATTCTATTGATGAACAGTATAGCACACTATTTGATGATATAAACGCCTATTGTATTCGTCCGAGCATTATCAACTGCGATGAAACAGTAGGCTCTAAATCAAGTGTATTGGCTATACATTAATGTTTGACTTTACCGCAAGATCATTATTGTATCGTATGACGGTTGGGTCGCATATATAAATATTCCAGTTCTCTGCCATCATATTATAGTGAACATCAATCTCATTTGTCATGTGTTTGATGCTCGGTAAAATCTTCGTCTTGAGTGCACCGTGGCGCACAAGATAGGCGTGCGTCCCCCAATTGCCCTTATTAAATGTCGTTTTCATCTTCTTAATGCCTGGTGCTATATCCGTGCCTACAATCGGCTTCTTAATACCTAAAAACACTATATCCCAATCGGCAGGAATATTTGCTGAAACCTTTGACCACGCGTCTCCGCCCATCAAAAAATCTGCGGGAAACTCCGCATCGTCTTCACATATGAGATGTCCCGCACTATCCTGACTCGGTTGCTCTGCTAAATAGGCAAGAAGTCTCTTATGAGAAATCCAGCAACCGACCGCACCCGCATTTGCCGATGTAATTCTATCGGTCTGTTTATCCTTCTCAAAATCACGACTTAGTGTAATAATATATCCTGCTCCATATTTTTGAGCCTGGTCCCGCGTCAAATCCTTGCCGTAGGTCGCCGACCACCGATGAACCTTATTTTGGAGATGATTCGTCTTAGACTGGATATTTTTCCAGCGTTCCGCATCCTTATCAAGATTAATCACCCAAACATCGTGAATTCTGGGAGCATTATATCCGCTCCAATGTACAATTAATGCTATAATTGCGAGCGTTGCCACGAGCCCAATTAGATAAAACCCTATACCTTTGATAGGCTTGAATTTCGCCATCCTTATATTGGTGGTCGTTTTTAGTTTAACAAGGTCTTGAGATACTCCGCTGATTCTAACGCTCCCTCCATCCACGTCTGATTTAAGCTAACCGACTCACCCGTTAAATAGAGATTCGGCTCAGGATTATGGGCAATCTTTGATGCCTCTTTAGGGTCGTAATCGCCAGGAAGCCAATATGTACATCCATTCGGCCACTCATGCTTCTTCAAATATGTTGGCTTTGTCATTGTTTTATCGGGGAAGAGTTTTGTAAATTCTGTATGAATAGCGTCTTCTAACGCATCACCGTCTAACTTGTTCCAGTAATGCGTATCATCACCGTCCGTATACGAAATCATAATTAAACCCGTTTTCGGATTAATAGGAATAATATAACGTAAAGGACCGTCGGTCACAACCTTTTCCGTAATGTCTAGCGGTGGTTGATAGACCGCATAAATACGAGTTAGTGCACCTGTTGCCAACTGTTTCATCAAAGGCATCTCCTTAAGAATACTGAAGTCGCTATATCCGCAGCGGCACGTTGCAATGATCACTCGGTTTGCCTGATATTTGAAGGGACGCTGGTTTGCCTTCTTGCCACGGAGTCCTGTGATTTCGAACAAATCAGGTGCTAGTCGCTGGATATTTGTCACTTTGTGGCGGTTTTTAAGGGTGGCACCGGCTTTTACGGCGGCTGCGGAGAGATTTGTTGTGATTGCGTCTAACCCTTCTACGACACCGTAATAGTCCGCTGGTTTGTCGGTTCCCATTGGTTTCTTAGGGGCGAAAAGGGGCAGAGCTACATCTGCGCGTAGTAGATTGAACTCGGACCAATACGGATAATAGCTGAGTGTTGAATGGAGCTCTTTAGGGACAAGCTCTTTTACAGTGTGCTTAGCAATTACGTCGTCGGGTAGGGTTTGTAAAATGTGCCTGACGGGTTCAAAAAGTTGTAAGAAGGGGTTGGGGAGTCCGTTTGGTGTGGTGCTTTCCGTAGAGATGGGATATGTGTGAAGCCCAAATCGTTTGACCAATGCACCGATTCGCTTATGTTCGTGAAAGATACGACCGGCACCAATTTCGTACTGAATGTCCTTTTTTGGATCGCGATAGGTGACAACTCGCCCGCCCCAAGCCTTATATTGCTCCAACACGAGCACATCATTGGAGGATAACTTGTTGGCAAGATATTCTGCAATAGATAGACCAGCCAGACCACCCCCAATGATGATAGTCCGCCCCACATTCATTTACTTAATTACTACAAAGATTCAATCCATCGGCAAATTTCCTCGGTACTACTACTCTGTAACTGGTCCACAACCTTCTTAGGACGGAACGCCATAAAGGTAGGGAAACCTCGGACGCCACAGAAACCGGCGGTGTAATCATTGACCGTATGCTCACACTTCCAGAGGGTGAGTCCCTTGGTGGTCGCTACCCTGTCAACCTCCCTAAGATCAATACGCTTACAGTATCCGCACCAGTTAGCGGTAAAATATATGAGAAATGTCTTATCGGACTTTCTCATACCATCAACGGCGGCGGAGCTCGGGTCTGCCAGCCACATTGTCTCAAAATCGTCTTGGGTATCTAGCATCTTCATCCGTATTGTTTACTAATGATATCATAAAATCCTTTTAGACCTCCCGCAATAACGACCGCCGTGAGAACACCCGCAATTGCGGGTCCTGGTCCTGACGTGAACTCATTACGCGCACCACCGCTTTGCTTCTGAATCGGCATGGGCGCAAAAGCGGCTTTTGCTCCATTTGGTGAGGTCACTGCAGCAGTTGCTTCTGTAACTGCTGGTGCAGGCGTTGACGGGAGATTTGCGGAAACGGGGGCGGCTGCTGCCGGTGTTGCCGGTGTTGCCTGAGATATTGGCATTCCAATGCCTGCTACAGTTGGAGCTGTTGGCAATGTTGGCAATGATGGCAATGATGGCAGTGCTGTTGGAATTGATGTAGGAAGCCCAAACTTCGCCAATCCAGGCATTGTTGGCGCATCGGGCAGTTCAGGCATCTTTAAGATCGGCTCCGTTGACTTACTTGCATTAATCGCCGCTACAACTGTCGGTGTCATAAACGGAACCACCAAATCGCTATATAATCCCTTGTATGATACGGTTGGTATAGGCACTGCCGGTATTATCTTTTCAATCTCATCTTTGAGTTTATTGAATAACGAAAATGGATTCAAATCGATTCCGCTAAATCCACCTTTCGCCGCATCTTCAGGTGTAACTAAGTGTGTTACTAAAAACTGTTTGCCGTCAATCGCCTCTTTGAAAAACATATTATACGGCAAGGGAGCAGAAATACCATTTTCTAAGATACTCTTTGTCAAAAAGAGTGCGTGGAAAGCATCCCACAGCACCCACAAGAATCCGAACAAGAAAAGGAAGATATTAAATACACTTAGGAGCTTTGCAACACCTTGCCACGTCTCACCCATATAAAACTTATCTGCACCTAAAAATCCGAAAAATATGGCTAATGCGGCATATACAAGATAAGACTTCTCTGCTACATATTTCTTTGAGTCAGCGTCGGTTTTTGCCGAAGTAAATACGCCACGACCAATACCGCAAATCCAGTCAAATGGTGACGTTAGACCCTCCTCGCGTATCTTCCGCCCGTCATATACAATCTGTATCAAATCCCAATAATGCCACATTCCAAGAGTAAAGATATTGAATACAATCTTCATCATACCTGTGTGAAAACTACGTAGGTAAAAATGGTCTGCTCCAAGCAATCCAAGCAATACGGAAAGAATCACAAATACAAAGTAATTTCGGTCTGCGTGCTTCCACGTATCAATATCCGAAATATGATGTCCCATTTTTCCTCCACTACGATCTTTATCGCCGGTGCTACTATCTCCTGACTGTGAGGAGGCTTGAGGATCAGGCGGTGTAGGCGGAGCAGGTGGAAACGGTGGTGCTGGCGGTACCGGCGGCGGCGGCGGTGCTGTTTGTACTCCATCAGGAGTCGGACCATCGGACGACATCTCTAATGGTTTTTATCTTAATTTATACAGTGAATAGAACGCCGCCCAAACCAGCAACAATGCGCAATACATTGTAATTCGTCGCATACGTCGTGACGCCCGCAGGGTACGATTGTACCTGAGGATTCATCGTCAGTTGTAGTACAATAGAATCCAAGCGGCTGCCGTTACAAGTACCCATAGGTTGCTCTGCCTCCGGGGCTAAACTAAAGGAATATACATAGATAAAATCGTTGGGAATGGCTGTATGACGTTGCCACGGCTGCATCAAACGGAAATACGGTGCTGACTGCTCCTCAAAACGATCGTAACCATCAAACTGAAGCAGTGCCGTAGCAATAATATCCAAATTGGGAATGCCGGTCTCGTTCAACATACGACTGCCATAATTGAACCATTCGTGTGCCTGAAGCATACGATCCTCGTTCACCACCCACACCATTTCCTTAATCGGATTATTGAACACAAGGGGAACTGAAATACGCGTCGTATTGAGCGGAATACTATAGCGCTTCTGCTGCTGGACCTGTTCAATCAGATACTCGTGACGCGAGCTGACAAACCGACGACGCTCCTCCGTATCCAGATAGATATAATCGCCCCACATCACCATATCAGTAATCACTACAGGAGCCTGTGTAAGCTGCGTTGGACAATTCGGACTATTGCTCAGGATTGCGTTTTCTAAGCTATTGCTAAATACCATATCGTTACCGTTCTTGAGACGGATGTAGAAGCGTACCGGCGTCGCCTGGAGTGCAATAAGCGGTAAAGCGAGACCTGGATTCTTACAAAACCAGAAGTCTAATGGAACGAGGAGATTGAGAGGTCCTGACTGCGACTGGTCGTTAAACACCTCTTGGGTTCCCGTCATAAAATAAATACCGTCCTTCTTTGACCCCGGCGTACTTAACTGTGTCCAAAGATACATCCATTCACCGTAATGACGGTCCACTTCTTGCTGACCGATCCAAATACTAATATAATCAATCATCGCATATCCTACACCATTGACCCAACTGACCGAATTTGTAATCTGCGAATAGTTTGTAGGTTGTTCGGTAATTACGCCCTGCGGATAGGGCTGCGGTCCCGCCGGCGTAATTTGTGGTAGATTAATCTGTAAATAGACCTGCGATAAGAGGTCACCCTGTCGCGGTACAGTCACCGTTATAAGTTTACCAAAATCAACAGCGCTATCAAATGGAATACGCTGGGTCTCAATACTGAAATTTGTATAGCGGCGATACACTTGTTTGAAAAAAGTCGTCTGCGGATTACCGGAAAGATAGATGTCCTGCCGTCCGGTAGCAACCAACTGGAGAAGTCCTCCTGAATTAGACATGGTACTCTTACTCTAAGTCTATAAGTTGTTTTTAGATGCTGCGTCTTTACACAGCCGGCAAAAATGCCCTACAACGTTAGAATGGCGTATCCTACGGGAGCGAACTTAAATAATTTGTTGCTTCAGCAACTAAGTTTCCGTACCGGTGGAAACTATCCTATTTCGTCACTCTATACACTCTATGCGAATGGTCAAGGTCAGACGTACTGGAGCAATAGTGTGAATCCTGATTCGCTCTCTACACTGAGTAGTGCGGTTGGCAATGCCATTGTTAGTAGTTATGTTACATTGAGTACACTAATCAATACACTAGCCCCAAGTACAATTGTTAGCGAATTTAGTACCTTTAAATATTATACCTATTCGTCCATTAGTACATTATTTTACTATCAAGATATCTTATTGGCAGAATCTACAAATCTCAACTACGCCTTCTTATCAACGGCAAATTCGTTCCAAATCCAACTTGATTCGTACTATCAAAGTACAATGAACGCGACAAATAGTACAGTAAGTGCCTTAGTCGGATTTTCATCTTTTTATCAAACAATAAGTACTCAAAATTCGTCGTTTGAATTTGCGTTATCATCTATGAGTACCGGTATTGGACTTCAAGATGCTATAACCTCTACACTCTTGACCGCTCTTATAAATAATGGACTCTATTCTACGTCACAGTGGACTACTCAGCAAATATCGTCTCTTACATCTACGTTTGTAACAAATACCAAATTTAACACATTTAGCACATCCATAAATTACGCACTACTCAGTACATCAACCGGTCTTTCGGGTGAAATTGATGCTACAAATGCCTATATAACTGATGTAAGTACGTCTGTTACAGATAACACATATGCTCTACTGAGCACATCCGACAGTCTATTACTAACCATTGATACTTTGTCTGGAGAACTCGCATATCTCAGCAGTGGTTTTGTATCACTCTCAGGTGAAGTGAGTAGTTATCAATATTATAATTATAGTACAATTTCATCATTAACCAACGAAGTATCAACATTAACTTCACTTACGAATACAAATACCGCAGATCTATTTAGCCTTAATCAGCAAGTAAGCGTTATTACAACAAGTAGTATTTTAGAAGGCATTTATTCAACATTCATTCAATTAGAAGCATATACAGTAGAACTTATTAACAGTACAAATACGGCAGCGGAAGCATCATTTGCGGCATTACAATTGTCTACAATGTTATTCTTAGAAAGTACAAATACAGCGTATGTTGAATTCTCTCAATCAACAATTTATGGAGTAGAAGCACAACTTAGATCATCAATTGATGTTTATACTTCCACATTAATATCTACTACAAATTACAATCTTTCTACATCTATTTCTACATTGATATCTAATACAGACTATACTATATCTACATTTATATCCACAATAACCGATGAAATATATATGCTCTCTAGTTTAATATCAACTACCGCTGCCGATGCAAGCGCGATTGTCTCATCCATCAATGGTGTACAACTGATTCAACTCAATTCTGATAATTTTACTGGTTCACTTGATTTCGCCAACTATCGTAATTTTATAGTTCACGTCAACAATATTGCGAATTTAGCCAATAGTACCTATACTGTATCATTTAATCCTACAACTCTTAGCAATATAGCACTACAGCAGGGTGTAATTATGCTTGATATTAGTACAAATACACAAGCATACACACAAAATAGTAATAAACTTGCTCTGAATTTCAACAATTGGAATATTATTAATACTCCTACTTACACTAGATTTCCAATGCTTGCTAACAGTGCATATAAGATGGAGTATATCTACAGTGTTTACAATAATAGTGTCTATGCGAATTTGATAAATGTATGGCCTTACCAAAATACTTCCAATCTAACAGTTTCGTCTATTAATTCCAACCTAGCGATTGACCCAACAAATGCCAACATATTTTCTACAGGAACAACCCTTCGTGTTGCCTGGAATATGTATTTATTCAGCACATTTGTAACAGGATTCTCCTCCTTTATCAATGTAGATGTAGATATAAGCGGCTCTCTCATTCAAAGCTTCGGTCCTTACTCATACATCCAAAGTACAGTTCAAATAGCAATGCCCGATGGAGGATACCCGCCAGGAACACCTGATGTACCCGCTGTTTTTAAGTCATATGTTATAGGTGAGCCCGAAAATGCTTCTATTGTAAATGGATTTGCCGCTTACCCATAAATTTCTGACAGAATAGTAAATGGGGGCGGCTGCTTCTACTATATCAGCAATCGCACCTCGCATTATCATCCCAGGATTTTTCATCGGTCAGAAGGTGAAACAAGGCGGGTCGCTAGATAATATTGCCGTCTCTACTGCTTTTACATTATTCTTTATCACATCTGTGATTACAGCATTTTCCGCTTCACCTGCCTTATCTATTATTCCTAGTATTGCGTGCTTTGCGTATTCACAAATTATGGAAAATCCTGAAGACGCAGACTACTGGCGTCATAGTGACTGGCTCCTTACCACACCCCTGATGTTGTCGGCTCTTCTCTATGCGAACGATGTGCCTATTTCAGTTATTTTACCAATGGTAGCCTGTGATATCTTGATGATCCTTGCCGGCTATCTTGGTGCAAAAACCAAGAATCCGCTGGAGTCCAAGGGGTACTTTGCCCTTGGTATTCTTGCCTTCCTACCTATTGTTGCTATCCTACTCCAACAAACCAAGAATAAAACGGCTGTGTATCTAACACTTTTAGTATGGTCGTTATATCCTGTAGTTTACTTTGCAAAAGAGAATGAAATAGTTGAACAGAAATATACAACCATTGCTTACGCTATTATGGATGTAGTAGCAAAAACGGGACTAATATCCCTCATACATATTTAGGAGGCGGGTTAAAGCCTAAATGACTTAGGAAAAGTAACTGGCAAAATGGAAGCGCGCCATCCAATTACCGGAAAACCGATACGTATCTTACGCTCTGAGTCGCATATTACCTCAGACCGTAAAACTCTGCTATGGGCTCGTGCCTCATTTCGCAAGGGTGCCCGTTGGGGGCGATGGCACTGCGTTGTTACTGAACCGGCTGCAGTAGAGGTTGTAGGTGCCTCGGCACTTGTGGCGGTTGTGCTTGCTGCCGATGCGGATCTTGACGCCTGGATGGCTGTACTGAGTCCTGATCTTACCCCTTCAGGGGTGCTTTCTGACAAATCGGAATGTTTGGTTGTGGCACCGTCGGCAGTTTTGGAGGGGCTTGAGAAGCGTGGTCTACGCTGGGACCACACGCTGCCTGTGGAGGAGCTCCACGATAATTACCCGTTTTTGGGCGAGCCCGTACATGTTGGAGACTCCGTGGAAAAGGTGATTCTTTGTCTGGCACATCTGCTACGTATGAACGTTGTGACCTGGTCCGCCGCCGCGGACCGCGAAGGACTAGATCTAGGTACACGCATTGTCTACGATGCGTGGCTAAAGTCGCTTGAAGGGGCACGGCTTGCCGTGGTTGCTGCAGATGCCGATGACTCGGTTGTCCCGCAGACATGGCTCATTCAACAGTATTTTCGGCATCCTACATCCCGCCGTGCTCGCGAGATTCGTCTATGCCTCGAGAAGAACGTAGAGTGTCCGTGGATTGACCATATTTTACTTCTCAACGAAGTGGAGTTTACGGACCTGCCTGCCGGCGATAAAATTCAACAAGTGGTTATTGGTAAGCGTCTTCGGTACTACGATGTCTTTATGGCAATCAAGGAGCGTGTGCCGGCTGGGGCATTTGTTATCTTCTCTAATTCCGATATCTGGTTCAACGAAACGCTATCGTATCTATGGAAGATTTCGTTGGCAGAGAACCGTCTGTTTCTAGCACTGCTACGGTGGGAAGATAAGGGGAGTAATGAAGGAGCGTCCCACATTTTTGGTCCACGTGCCGACTCCCAAGATACGTGGATCCTGGCACGAGACTGTATGGATTTCACGCCGACTGAAGACGAGATGGGATTTCCCTTTGGTCAGTCCGGCTGCGATAATGTAATCACCGTTACAATGCTTCGCCACAAATTTCTTGTCGTGAATCCTGCCTATTCTATCAAAACCATGCATCTTCACAATTCAAATATTCGTAACTATGAGCCTAAGGATGTACTTTACCGACCAGCGTTCCTGTATGTAGACCCTACGCCAATTCAATCTATGCGTGTTTGTAAAGACTTGACGTTTAGAGGAAAACTGCCAACCGCACTAGACTCTATGTGGAACCGCACCGCATTCCGCAAATCGTTTCCTCGCCCCATCTTATCTGTAAATGATAGTACACCAAAAAGAATTTGTACAATGCTACGGCACGCTGCTGAAGGCAAAGATTTAGATCTTTACAATTTCCAAGCCGGCGAACAAAACATTTACACTCCTGCTCCTGAAGCACTACCGCTTTATCATTTTCAGAACGGCATCTTTATCAATCGCCAGGGTCTCATCAGTTCATTTTCCGATATTTTTGTAGGTTCGCATAAGGAGTGGGTCGGTGCGTGGGAAACGGCTCGTGTCAGTAATATGATGCCGTCCATTCACGTACCATCTATTATTTCTATTCCGATTGCGGATGCGTGTAAGACGACTCTCAGCCAGTGGATTCTATACTATCTGCCCAAAGTTCTCACAATTCGCCGCTTACTCAAGTCGTGTAATCTAACGGTGCCCGAATTTCTAGTACCCCAGCTTGCCGATATTACCCCATTTCTACGCGACTGCGTATGGTCGGCAAGCGAAAAGGGAAATATTACACTTGTCCCAATGATGGATGATATGAATTATTATTCAGACGATGTATGGGCATTGCCGCCATCTACCGAGCATTCACTGGTGTCGGCGGAAGATATTATGCTACTTCGTGAACTTATTGAGCCGATTGAAGAAGTGCCTGATATGCCAGTTGCCGTTATATGTGTTGACGACGATGTGGATGCGGTCTGTACACGCGAGTGGGCAGATTCGGTCGCTGAATACATTTTCGCAAAAGGCTGGATTGTTCGCTATGTCTCTGTGACTGATAGTGCAGCAGTGCGGCGTAAGGCGTTCGCTCACGCTTCGTGGATATTTGGTAGTGCTGCCTCATCTGGTCTAGATTATATGTGGCTCGCTCCTGCCGGTGCTTACGTAATGGAGTTCAATCCTGTAGATACACCTCGTGGCGACCGCATCCACCTGGCGGGTGCTGCAGAACTCAACTATGTTGCCGGTCTTATCCAGCGTGAACCTATTGAAGTTTGTCGTCAGAATGCGTTGCTTGAAGTGGGAGCCGCTGTTCGTAAGTTTGGTTTCAAAGATATGCTCAAAGTTGTAAGGGATAAGACGTCTTCGTCTACTGTAAAAATCCCGCGTATTCTTGTACCTACCGGTGACGCACTACAGGGAATATGGTCTCATAGCGGTGATACCTTCCGTGAAATGGTGGATATCTGGGCTGAACGTGAATACGTTACTGTAGAAAAGACCGAAGATAGCGGATATTGTTGGTGGGGTGCAATAGGCGAAGTTCTACTATATGACCGTCCTACACCCCGCTGGTGGTCCACGCCTCCGTCTTACCAAATGGCGATGTTTGGCAATTGTGCACCGCCTGGTCCTGATTCACACCGCCTCCGTCAGTCTCTATGGGGATTCTGGCCGCGCTCACCACGTGCTATTGAAGATATTGTTGCTACAAAGAAGAATCTTCTCAGTTACGGCAAGCGTACCATTTCCTCCCTGTTTCTCGGCAAGATTGAGAACGGCGTACAGCAGAAGAACCGCACAACGCACGATTGGAGCAAATGCGTAGAGCTTTTCTCTATGCCGATTGATTCCACTGGTGCCCCTTATCCTTACACACAATCGGAGTATCTGGATAAACTCTGCCACGCGCGATTTGGTCTCTGCTTGCCAGGATTTGGTCCCAAATGTAACCGTGAAATTGAGTACTTCGCCTGCGGTGTTGTACCAATCGTAACAAATGGTGTGGATATGAAGGGATATCTTGTAGCACCCAAGGAAGGAATTCACTACTTCAAAGCGTCTACACCCGAGGAAGTTAAGCGTATTGTAAAAGATACATCAGCAGACACGTGGCTTAAGATGTCGGTTGCGGGTCGTGAATGGTGGCAGTCGTATTGCTCCGCCGAGGGTCTCTTTCGGCTCACCTGGACGCGTATTGAACAGTGCCGACCGTTCTTTAATGTCGGTATTCCTAAATTGTTTCCTCTCCACCACTAAGGTTGACGGTCTAAACATATTTCTGTAAAGTTCATCTAATGGACTATACAAAAATAGCAAATGAACGTTATTCAGCAGAAGTGTTCATTAACAAACCTAAGGATGGTCCGTCCATTGAGGTTATATTAAATAAAACATTTGTAGATAAGGTACCATTTGTATCTGTAGTTATTCCTATTTACAATCAGGAAGGAATTATTGAACGAAATCTACGATCAATGTTAGAAACTATAACAGAGACTCCTTATGAAATGATTCTTATTGTAGATGCCTGCTCTGATAAGACTGAAGAGAAGGTTCTTGAGCTGTTTGGCGGGGCGGGATTGCCTGACCTTCTAACAAATGTGGTAATAATGCGGTCGGTTGTGCCACTGTTTGAGACCGCCGCGGATAATCTTGGCTTTCTATGTAGCCGCGGCGAATATATTTTGGAGATTCAGGCGGATATGCAGATGACGGAACGTGGCTTTAACGCGGCACTTTTACGTCCGTTTTTCCGTATCACTAACCTCATTGCCGTAAGTGGTCGGTCGTGCCACGGATTAACATATGATCAGGGTCTCGGTAAGATGGGAGTAGCAGTGGAGGCACCACTTGATAGTCGTCTGAATCGCAATTGTATTTATGTTGGTGAAACGTGTAATCGTGGTCCTATTATCCTTCGGCGAAAGATGGTAGAAGAACTTGGATATTTAGACGAAATCAATTACTTTTTGAATTACAGTGAACACGATTTATTTACACGGGCACGTGTACTTAAGTCGTGGCTTTGCGGATATGTGCCAATGGAGTTTGTATCGCCTTGTAGCGACGGCTCTACACGGAAACTGCGGGACCCAGTGAATGAAGCGGTGTTTGCGGCGAAGTCCGCCACTTGTGAGCGTAATGGATTTTTAAATCACTGGCTAGGGTCATCACCTGAGCCATTTCCTATTCGTATTATTCAATTCCAATAAGTTTACGGTACTGTTGAATCGGCTTATGAGTCTTAAATTTCTTCGTAAATTCGTCAAACCACATACGGAAGGAAACACATTCAAATGCGGTGGTTGAATACCAGTGCGTATGAATAGACTGTAGGGGTTTGCCCTCGTAGCGGATACCAACGCTTTGGTCGTTGCGGAAAATGCTGAAACGGGCTTGGATATCCTTTTGGGGGACGGTAGACTGCTGCATACGCCACCATCCAAAATTTACCTGCGGCGGGAATTCATAGAGTGCTTCCTTGGGGAGCGAATTTGCAAGGTCTTCTAGTGCCGCCTGCTCATAGAATCGGCTAATGTGTCCCAACTCTTTCCATTTCGGCACAAGGGCTGCTGATTTGAACCACATATAACCCGCGTTGTACTTACCATAACGGGCTTCATCGGCAGGTCGGATCATATGCTGTGATAATGCGAGATCAGTGCTTGGTGGAATAGCGGGAAGGGGTGCTAGATGCGAAATATCGGCGTCCAAGAACCATGCCGGCTCTGTTGGGTTTTGGTTGAACATCCACTCTAGAACTGCCGCTTTCTCATATGTATAATCCTTGAACAGGGAGTCGTAGACTACGCCTTTTGTGCGTTCCATTTGTGGACGCTTGAGCCCCTTGTATTGGTCCATCGCTTGTTTCGTGTGAATAGTAAGTTTGGATTTGATTTGGCTAACATGGGTTTCCGAGTCGGTATAGACAAATAGTTCTGCTGTAGGATGCCATTGCTCTAGAGTTCTGACAAAAAGGGTAAAGTCGTCTAGGGCTTCCTTGCCGGTAACAATAAGTCCAATCCGTGGGGGTGTCATCTTTATTGCCTTTTTGCGTTTGGAGTTTAAATCGCTGGATAATGTAAGGATGAGTTCAAATAATGCTCCCGAAAAATGGGCGACCAAATTCATGAACAATACAAATATGGGAAATATAATCCCCCTAAAAAGCCGTAATAATACAGCATTAGATAATTTGAATGTTCGCATGCCTGCGTCGTGGGAACCGCCACCACCGTCTAGATTTCCGCCGAGCTTTCCTATGGAGTCATTGAGACCGATGGGCACGCGTTCAGGATTAGGTATGTTGCCGAATTTGAAGAAGGGGCTAAATATAAAGCCTAAATTATCGGCGGCAGCACAAGAATATATGCCGCCGCTTGTCATTGCTCCACTACCACCACAACCACAAGTGCAGCCATCGATACAACCCTATAAAGCACCTCTTCCACCTTTGCCATCACAACCGCTGCTAGGAGAACCTCTATTGCCTCAACCGCTCATTCAACATATGTTAAATGGAGGACGAATCTATATTAATAATTATCCAAAGGATCTACGCGATAAAATTAGGACTATTATGTGGCATTATAGTGACCCGTATGGCATTCACTATTATTTTAAAAATGGTAAAACGGGAGAAAGAATAGAGAATCCTTATTACTGGATTAGCAAAAGAAACGATCGCCCACCGTTACGTTCATTAGGACAAACCCAGCGTTTGCGGCGTAATAAGCGTAAGCAGACCCGCCGTCGTCGCTAAAAAATATTTAGTAGTTTTATTACTATTTGTTTTTTTTATTTTTTTAGAGTTTAGGGCATCTGCTCAATCGGTAATGTACTATGGACTTGGGAAATATCCAAACCTTACTGTATCCTCGGCACTCAAACGGTGCGGCGATGGAGATTTCGGTGAGATTGGTGGCGGCTCAAAGAGCGTATCAGAACTACAAACTGCTAACTGCCGCTCCAGCGGCACAACTGTCGGTGGCGGTAATGACCCCCTGCGCTTCATAAAGTACTGCGACTTGACACGGGGAATAATATCTATATGCTCTGCCAGCCTGGAAGATGTACCGCAACCGGTCTTTTGGCAAGCATCACACCAGCAGATGCGTTCACGATCCTTGACCTCTGATGAGCATCCGCAACGCCAGCAACCCCATATTTTTGGATTAAATGCGATAATTTGGGCAAAGGCACGAAGAGTCGCCTCCGTTCGGTCAATAACCCAATCTTCCTGTTCTGGCTCACAAATAAGGAACTGGTTGGTCTCTGGATTCCAATTGACCGCGGCAAATCCGCCATTACTGTACGGAATATTTGTAACATGTACAAGCTTGTCTAGAGACGTGCCGCTAGTGGTGTGAGTGGCACGGGTTTCACCCTGCTCTTCATAATAGACGTCATCCTTGTAGAGTTCATGGTGCTCTTGTTCACGCATTTGGTCCATGTAATCTTCATAGTGTTCACGCATACGCTCACGTTCATAATAATGGGAATAGGACATTTGGAGGGAAGGAGTCTGTGGATGTAGGAAGTAGAAAGTAGGAAATGGGTGATTACTGTTGGCGGGGTGGGGCAATTTCAATTTTTTTACGGCTTCCAAAAAAATGAGACTATGAGTTTTGATATAAAACATATCAGATACCATGGTAAAGGTTGAAGGAACTATACGTAGAATTATATGTAACAAGCAATCGGATTCTACACCATGGATGATTGCGGAAATAGAGCAAGCCGATGGGAAAAAGGTGACCATCAGGGGCAAGCTATCCACCAATGCCGAATGTAATGACCATATTGTGGGCAACTTTGAATTACAAGAATCAATTTACGGGCAACAGTACGATACAAAAAGCATTGTTCACATCTCACCTCCTACGGATAAGGCGGCTATTATGGAGCGAATGACAAACTTCGCCCATTGCCTAGGCATACGTATGACCGCAAATATCAAAGCCGCTATTGAGAATCTAATACAACCAAACACCGACTTTTGGACAGCATTGGAGAATGCAGATGGACCGACTTGTATTCTTCCTATCAAAGCAAAGGCTGGTGACTACAATGAACGATACAAGTCGGAATATGTTGATTCGACCGATGTGGAAATCTACTTCCAAAATCTTGGGCTCAACTGGTCCGATAAGAAGATTCGCAGAGCTCTTGGATACGAAGAAGATTGTGAAAATCCTGATAGGGATCCAATTCCACTGAGTAAAGTCAAAGAGGATCCGATGATTATCTTAGGATTGCCAGGCATTACTATCAAGGATGTTATAGACTATCTATCCGTTCTTTATTCCCTTGGACTTATTGACGAGGATACTATGAAAATTGGTACGTTCATCAAGAATCTCCTGGAATCCGAACAAAGGCAGAATACGTGTATGATAACGCCTGACTATATCAAGCCTCTAAGAGAGCATCCCTTATTCAAGCGGTACATCAGCGAATACAAGAATTGTATTTATCGCTCAACAACGTTCAAACAAGAGAACACAATATCTGTATTTGTCGGCGGGCGGGTTCAGTCCCATCCTGCTCCATATCTGTATGCCGACGATACTGAAGCCCTTATTGCGAGCCTGCCACCAGATGAAGGGAAAACTCCTACTGCAGACCAGTGTGCGGCGATTGCCAAAATATTTCGTGAGCCTCTTTTACTCATTCTCGGTAGTGCGGGTACTGGAAAAACAACTGCCCTTCGTCTGCTCTGTAGATATATCCTGACATATATGATACATCATCGGTACGCAGTACTCTTTCTAGCACCAACGGGCAAGGCTGTTCAACGTATCAAAGATAGCATCGCAAACATAGAGTTCTCGGATACGGACAATACCATGACGATTCATAGATTTGCAAACATTGTGAAGATGGATAAGTGGTTTCAGGAAATACCAAAGATTGTTGTTATTGATGAGGCTATTATGGTTGATAACGAAGCGATGTTCCTATTGGTTGATTCGCTCTACAAGCTCATATCTGATGATGCACTTATGCCGCATATCGTATTTATCGGCGATGACGGTCAGCTTCAACCGGTAGGTTGCGGAAATCCTATCATGGACCTTATCAAATCGGGTGCTGTGCCCATACACCGTCTTCAACAAATTCACCGTCACAATGGCGGGTCTCTACTCCTAGATGCAGTGACGGCTTTGCGCGAAGGACGCACATTTACCTCAACCGATGATACATTCAGAATCGTTGATATTACGGAGAAGACGCTGAAACCCATTATTCTCAAGTGGATAGATGACCATCCTGGTGACATGAATGCTGTCATCGTTCCTACAAACCACTTGATGAATGCAGTCACTTCAATCATACGCGAGCATATTAATCCGGTCAGTAAAAACCCTACTATCAAACTTGGCACAATGGACTACAAGTTTCGCAAAGGAGACAAGATTATGCAAATCAAGAACAATTACGAACGCTGCGTATTCAATGGTACGTGCGGATACATCGTAGACGTAATTAAGAAGACACAAGAGACTACAATGTCTGACGGCAAACGGGCTAGCGTACTTGTGTACAATCTTCATGTAAAGTTTAACGGGATGAAGAGCGACTTCTATTATACAGTGGATGATAGTTACAAGGAACTTGCTCTTGCCTACGCCTTTACGACTCATAAGGCACAGGGCTCTGAGTACGACCATGTACTGATTCTGATGGATAAACCCATTCCAGGGTTTATCAACCGTAATCTCATATACACTGCGGCGAGTCGTGGTAAGAAAACTGTCACCATTGGACTGCAACAAAATAGTATTCGTAGGCAATGGCGGGATATGCCAATTGATCGTATAACAAATCTTGTGAGTATGATCGACGCAAATGTAGAATATGAGGTTTAGGCAACGGGTTCCTCTGCTGGTGCTGGTGCCTCTGCCGCTGCTGCCTCTGCCGCTGCCTCCGCTTCCTTTGCCGCTGCCGCCGCTGCCTCCGCTTCCTTTGCCGCTGCCTCGGCTGCTGCGGCTGCCACTGCGGCATCTTCTGCTTCCTTTAACTCCTTTGCCGCATTTGCCGCCGCCTCCGCTGCCGCCTTTGCGGCGTCCTCTGCCTCCTGTGCTTCCTTCGCAGCCAAGATACGAGCTGCATCTTCGTCCGCAGCCGCCTTTGCCAATGCCTCGGCATCGCTAGCCGCCGCCGCAGCTGCCTCCGCCAGTTCTGCTACCTTCAACGCCGCTGCCGCATCCTCGGACTCCTTTAGTTCCTTTGCCGCATTTGCCGCCGCCGTCGCAGAAGCGGCAACCGCTGCCTCCGCCTCCGCCCGTTCTTTCGCCGCTATATTCGCTCTTAAGTTTGCTTCTGCCCTTGCAGCGGCTGCTTTCGCTTCTGCTTCCCGTGCCTCTGCCTTTGCCTGCATTTCTAACAAATTATTCTGAGCAGCAACCTCGTGAGGATTAAATGGGCGGGACCCTCCGTAGTGGTCACGGAAACTGGTTGCCATAGCCGCACGTCGTTTAAAGTAAGCACTAGCGTTCATTCTACTCTATATGAATAATTTATTTGCGATATTTACGGGATTTGCGGCGTCTAGTTTTACGTCTGCCGCCGGCTTGTGAGCAAAGACGGGCGAATCGCGGATCGGTAGATAAGAATTTCCCCTTATTGCTATTGTGCGGCGCAAAACGGGAGCACATCATCTCATACGACCCCTTCGGTACCATTTCCGCCACAATCTGTTGGAAAAGCCGATCGTGGCATCCACCATTATTCGTCAAGATTCCGATGCGAACCCCGCTTTTTGCGACATCTTTTAACCAATTCTTTATCATATCATACCGTTCTTTGCCACCAAAATAAAACATCGCAACATCTTTCGGGCTGATAAGTGCCTGACTGAAGAAGTTATAGCCTATATCGTCATAAGACGGAAGTTCCATACCATCAAACATAATCATTGTCAGGTCCCAATCTAGTAAAAGAATGCGGTTGCCGGTTGCCGTTTTTGCCCACTCATAATACTTCTGAATATCCGCTTGTTGTATGCCAGAATCGGGATCATACGACGGCACCCAATCCGTGTAATCTTTCAAGAAATACACATATGAATTGTTTTTCAATGTATCTATAAGCTGTGCCAAGGGACCACTGTTCAAAGAACTTTTCTTTAGCGGATACGTTTCATTCACCTTTACTCGTGTCACACCAGGACACCTTGTTTTGACATCATCAAGGTAACCTTGATCGTTGTCAAAAAATATAGCAGCGTCAAATTCTGCCACTGCCATTCCTATAATGGATACGGTTTATCGCTCCGCAATCATTAAACGTTGCTTCAGGCGGGCGTGTGCCGTTGAATGATCTACATCCCGTGCCGCCAACCGTTGCTGCCGCTGTAATTCCGCCGCCTCTCTTGCTTGCGTAAACATAGAGACCGCACGGGTTTCCTCCTCTGACATAGAAGGCGGTGCCGACTTATACGCCCGCTCCGCCTCCGCCATTGTCTTCGGACGTCCATCTAGACTTACACCCGCAATATCCTGGCTAAATGTAGACCCCTCGCTATAGGCGTACTTGAGATCCGTGTACCCAATACCGCCTGCTGCACCTGTAATCGCCGTATTTGACTTTGTATATTGCTCAGGTCGTCCTGCTCCCAATTCCGTGCCAAATCCAGGGGCTAATATCATTTCTGATGGCGGCTTGTACTTGGACAGTTGATCCTTTGGTGCTGATGCCGCGCGACGGGACTCCTCCTCAAACGTCCGATTGAATACATCCGCATTGTACTTACCTTTCATCGCCGCCTGGGTTCCTCTTGTGTTATCCTGACCCTTCAGCCAATCACCATAGCCGTCATCCTTATCGGGATCAGGTAGCTTATTCTCCTCAAATAGCTTATTGAAGACGTTCATATCGAGTTTCTTCGGGTTAAGGGCAACCGGTGGGGCGTCCTCCAACTTCATAGCATTCTTATCCGCCGGTGCCGTCGGATTGATACCTCGGGCTTTCATCGCTTCCTCAGGAGTGACCGATACGGAAAAACGCACATCTTTACCGTCTTTGCCCGTCTTTGGTATGAGTTTCTCTAGGATTTCTTGGATATAGAGGAAGGCACGCGTAACGGCGTCAAACAACTCAGGTGAACCACCCTTATCAGGATGGGTCTTCACCGCCGCCCGTTTATACGCCGACTTAAGTAGTTCGTGCGTAAGAGGCTTGGAGTCATCAATGCCTAGCAACTGGTACGATTCGTGAAGGTAGTCCATTGCTCGTCGTGGCGGAGGGGCTTTTGCCAACGTAGTTGTTGACGGCGGGGAGTCATTGATACGCATCACCGGTGTAGCGTGCTGCGGCTGTGTGGGGATTTGTCTCATCGGCGGAGGAGCTTGTGCTTGCTGGGGTTGCGGGAACGGCCAAGGATAGAATTCACCTCGCCGCTGTGCCGCTACCCAACCCAGGAGGGCTCCGTACAATCCCATACGCTTCGCCGTATTGACATACTCCTGTCCTTCAAACAAGGTCTCAATCATCTGTATCCGGGCTGGGACCGAATCTAGGGAACTCAGATTCTGCCATATACGAATATGCCGTGGGTCTACGGTTGATTGAGCGGCGCCCATTACTTAGGGGGCTGAAGGTTTTCTTGTCGGTTGACCGCGGGATTTAGAAATCCGTATCGGTTGTCGCCGGCTTGACGTTCTTTGATAGAAACTCCTCCAATTGATCATTATGTTTGGTGGTAAATTCAACAATGACCTTGCCATCTTCTATTACCCGAAGCGTCGGTAGCTTCTTTACAGCGTCTACGTCAATCTTATCTACATCGTCGTCAATATCGTAGGTCTTGATGGGAATGGAGTACTTTGCCGCCTGCTCTAAAACCTTCGGTTTCACAATCTTACAGGGAGCACACCAGGTCGCACCGATGTATTCTAGTTCGTATGTATTGGGCATTCTGCGGATTGGTTTGGAGTGTAATGGGTGCTCATTTTTTTCATGGGGTTTATTAGGGATGTCTTTAACGGGGGACAAATATAATGCTATGACTAATACTCAAATAGTCGCCGAATTAAGACGACGACGTATGGGTCCAGAAACATTTGCACTTTATAGTCCAGAAAGCGGACGTGCCGTCCTTCGCCGCAACAATATTAACCGCGCAATGCCAGCAGCATCGTCTGCTGCAGCAGAAGCAGCCACAGCAGAAGCAGCAGCAGCAGCAGAAGCAGCAGCAGCAGAATCGGCAGCAGCAGCAGAATCGGCAGCAGCAGCAGAATCGGCAGCAGCAGCGGCGGCAGTAGCACCAGCACCATTAGAAGCACCAGAAGCATCACCGCTAGTATCACCGGTGCCATCACCGCTAGTATCACCGGCACTAGCACCGGTGGAAGGAGTCGGTCGTTGGCATCCAGCCCACAGAACCATCTGGTTCAGAGAACTTATGGAGGAACTAGAACCACTTCACGATTGTACTGAAGCCCGTCTCGGTGAACATGTTTGCGTTATAAATAATATACTAAGTATTATTAATTGGGATATATTAAGAGATATAGAGTCTATACATATTGCTGAGACTAGTAAAATGAATGATTCAGTAATTCCTGATGATAAGCATAAATTAACGGATTTAGACGATCGTATTATTTCTCGTGCCAGAGCATTGGATAAGGCGAATGATGAAACCGTTGGTACAGAGGTGGCTATTCAAGTTCTTGTAGGCGAATACATATCACGTCTTCTTCCTGTTGAATTTCCAACAAATATTCATAAAATTTTAGGTTATGTAGGAAAGAAAGAGAAAAAAAATAAACAACATCGTACAGTCGCATTTACAAAAGAGAGCGTAGATTTATTATTCAGTGAGTGGAAATCGTCTGATATCTTCTATTCAGAAGCAACTGGTATAGGTTCTATAACAAAATATATTAAGAAAAACGGTATATCTCCTATAGAAATTGCAACACGATATGTAGATCCGTCCTCAACGAAAAAAACAACAGTAAGTCTTTCTTTTACAGGTTTTAGTGATGACTTAATAGAATTACTAGGTAATATAACATGTACAGTGAATCCTGGGGTGTCAAGTAATTCAAATACTTCTACTAATTCTACAAATAACGATGAAACCACTGACACAAATATGACAACTGTTATTGCAGAAAAATTTAAAGAATACCCATTGTTAACATTTCCTACTGCTGCTGCAGCAGGTCTTGTCTCCAATATTTTACATACATATCATAATGAAAGAGAACGTGAGGTAATTAAAACTAGAATGTTAAAACCAAAACAGGTTATAGAGGCAGTAAAATACTTGAATGAATCGCAAAATTCAATAGTAGATGAAATAACAGATAACAAAACGAATTCATCGGCTAATCATATATCATCTTTACCTGAAGATACTCTTACAAAACTCCTACACGATTTAATCCTAAGTGGTGCCAATAAGCTTATTCAAATTGCCGATGAAGCGGAACGTGGTGAATACAAACCTAAAGAATCTGAATCTAGTGGCTCGGACTCTATTAATTCTAAAGAAGTAGGACGAGAACGAGCTGATCTCAATCGTCCTGTGAATGTAAGAGAACTAGGTAATGTTTCTAATGCTAATATTGCTAGATATGCAGCATCTTTTCAAGGACCATCGCCTGCTTTAAGTAACGCACGCTCTCGCCGACCAAAAAGTACTAGTGGATATGAGACTAATCAATCCATGTTTGAAGTACGTAATGGTACAATAAGACCCACCAGTGATCTTCTACCTCAAATAGCAAAAGTATATGAAAAAAGTTTAAAAAATATCAATAACTTTGTGCAACTTGTTAAACTTGCTGTAAATATATATGAACGACTCCATAAAAGTAATCCTCAAACAGCTCTTCAAATAACTATGAGAACCGTTTTACATTTAAAATCTTACGGTGATAGTTTTCAATTAAAAGAATTAGATTCAATTATGAGAAAACCTGAAAATGCTGGAAAAGTTCTTTGGCTCACATCAATTGATAGAATATTTTTAGCATTAGCAGGACTTTATGCCATAGATGGTGGTTGGAATCTTATGACAATTCAACAATCTAGTACTAAAGGAAGTAAAGATTTGCTTATTTTGCGCGATTATAGAAGATCTACAATTCCATCAGCACTATTACCATCGCCACCATTACCACCGCCACCAAAAAAACTCACCAAAAAAATCCCAAGTAGGCGTGGTCTTCCTAGATTAGGACCAAAATCAATAATATACTCTAGTCCACAAGAAACAGCACGAAAATCGGCTATGAGAGCGGCGGCAACAGCCAGACTCACTAGAGCACAAGGTACGCGGAGAAGTGGACGATTCTTATCACCCCTTGCACCTTCATCCCCCTCATCTGCTTCCCAATTTGCTTTTGCACCTTCCTCTAGATCTGCATTTGGAGCTCCTGCTCCTGCTCCTCCTGTAAATCCTGCGAATTTAAGAATCAATTTGCCAAATATGCCGGCAGCACGCACAGCGGCAGGAGAATTACGTAATTTAGTATTAAGTCCTATACAATCAACAAGTCCTCAAGGAGCATTAAGTTCTTTATCACGAGGTTATAATCCGTCGCCTAACAGTAATAAAAAAGGTGGTTCGCGCCGTTATAAACAGCGTAAAACACTCAGAAAACGAAAAGGTAAACGCCACACTAGGCGTCGTACATAGTCTCAATCCACGTCGTAATCTGCGTCGGCTGGATGAGCGGAATGAGCGGCTCGCACTCCCACAGAATCTTTCTACCCAATGAGAATAGACTCCATTGGATAGGAAAAGCGTGCGGATACAGTGTTGGCAATGCCTGAAACTCCTTCGGTAGCAGATGGAAAGATGATTGCGGTAACACCATTGCCAGTTGCTCCTCTGGCTTCAACGGCGTCCTTGGTGTGGCTGGGGTTTCTAACAATGGTGTTGGAGTGGTTGCGAGATATTCCGCGACCGTCTCTATCCGCGGCGGCAAATACCACGGATAGTACCAATGGAGGTCAACGGGGGCACCTGAGTAGTACGCCAGAGTCCACGCAAGGGAATTAAGATACTGCCTCGTGGCGGTGATGGGATCGGCACCCAGAAGGGCTTCTTGGTCATAAATGGTTTTCCAATCTTGCTTGAGAATCCAACTTGGCTTATCGCGGTCCTCCAGCTGAATCTGCGTGGCAAAGACCTTCTCCGCCGCCCATCCAATAGGCTGGTCGTTATAGCGTGCCATTGCCTGGTCTTCTGGCTCCTTGGACGCTGTCATACCTGGACGTGCATTGAGCTTCTTCGAGGTTGACCTGAGAATCTGCTGCTCCTCCGTTTGTGCCACCCGTTGGAAAAGGTCCGTAAGAGTCGCAGGATTGTACTGCCAGCGGGTTTCGGTTTGTTGGACAAACGGCGTTACAAGATGGTCGCGGTACATACGGAGCAGGGCTTCAATACCGTCGTCCTTAATCTTAAGTACCATTCCGTGCGGTACAAAATCGTTGCCCAGCAAACTCATCAGACCTACAAAATCCCTTAGAAACTCCGGCTTCGGCTGGGCTGCGGACTTCTGGTACTTATTATACAGGGCATCGGCAAGCTGATCCGTCAGAAGATATAGAAACTTCTCGTCACCTAGTGCGTCCGTCTTGACCGACCCGTTAAACTCCATCTCCTCGCGGAAAAGGCTCAGGGTGGTACCAAGGGTCGCATTTGCCCACAGAGAAAGTACAATCAGGTCGGCGTCCAAACCGTAAATTACAGCAGTTTTCGGAGTGTGGGCACGGATGTACTCCATAATCTTTTGCTCACCCTCTCCTGGTTCGTCCGCTGGGCTTACTACTGTATTTAGGGTCGCGTTTGCTTGGCTCTTTGCAAACTGACGCAGGGAAAACGCTAAGGCTTTCATAAACTGCGTACCTGGCGTAATAGCATTCGTATCCCACCGCGGCTGCGGATTGTAAGAAACACCCTTCGCTTCCGCCCTGATTCGTGCCTCCTCCTCCGCCTGAACAGCGGAACGGAATCGGCGGAGGCGCTGCTGCTTAATCTTCGCCATCGGTGCCACACCGTCTACCGCAATATATAGGGTTTGGGTGGGGTTAACAAGGGCGGTCATCTGTTTGATATACGCAATCACCGCAACAATAAGGTCCGCTTCGTACTTTGCCTTGATTTCTGGGGTGTACGGTGTTTTCTTCTGTACCTTTCGTACACAGTAGTAAATCGCACAGTTGAGATCCAACCCAAAAAACTCCGGCGGCGTTTTGGAATTGGGGGTGGTGACACCCGCAATAGTTTGTATTATGTGCTTATAGAAGGAGGGGATTCCCATGTCAGTTCCTGAAAAAAAGACTCTTGATAGTGTGAGTGCTTTACTTAAGTTTGCTGCCGATGGGTTTAAATATAACCTACAAACTTTTCCCGATACAATCTCCGCCGCCGCTTTCCTATTTACTATCCTGTTCCAGTCACCACCCCTGGGAGCATTAACAGGTAGCATATTAGCCCTAAATGTAACGGCACCCATGCTACAAAAATTCCTGTCAGGATTCATTGGTGACTCCGCCGTCGTCAATAATGAAGCGGACCGCCGATGCTCTGGTCATTTTCCCGGTGTATCATTTGAACGTATCCTACAATTAAGCGATACAAAGTCGTTTAGCGATCTTGACCACAACGGTGTTCCAAGTTATTACTCCCTGTTTTTGGGCTTCCTAAGCGTCTATGTTGGATCCTTGCCTATTATTTACAGTAAGGAAATCTCCTATTCGCCGCGGCGGAAGGCATCCACCACCTACGGTATTGTCATTCTTGTCCTAGTTGTTCTAATGTGTACCCTATTCCGTCTAATGTCTACCTGCGAAAATATGGTCAGTTTGACAGTAGGAATACTTGCCGGCGGACTCTTCGGTCTCTTCTGCGTTGGTTTCCTGGCATATATCTCCGACCGCCGCCTAACAAACATCCTCTCGTTCCCATTAATTCGTAATCGTGCTGCGGATGGCAAGCCCATCTACGTTTGCGAGAAGGCGATTAAGAAGCGCACACCGACCTGTGTGAAGCCGATGACACAACAGGAAAAAAGCAATTTACAAACGGTACGCGGAATGATTGAGCGTGGTAGCACAAAGTTACGCATACCTATCTCGCCCGATAAACTTGACGAGTTCGCTACATTTTATGCAAACAATGTCGATCCGAATACTGGACGGCTAGATGGACGGGCAGAGAATCAAGCACTTACTATCCTCGGAATTACAATGGAACAATCACGACAGATTTTTAGCGCAGGACGGCAATGAGAATCACATAAAATAGAAATAGAGAACAAGAAGGATGAGCGTATTGCGAATGCGCCAATTCTTACTCGGTCTATACCATGACCTCCCGAATGTACTATTTGTAGGTTCATTCGTACTTGGCTCTATTACCGGCTACTTACCGCTCGTCTGGGTCGCCATGGGTCTGATTATAAACGCCTTCGTTATCACTAGTACACAACAACTACTCGCCATGATATGGCCAACCTGGAATCAAATAATTACAGCAAAAGGTGCCGCCTGCGATGTTATATCAACTGGCGCACCAGGCAACGGCACAACCATCATAGCACCCAGTATGTGGCTCTCGTCCGCCGTATTCTTCGCCAGCTTTGTCATCTATAATTCCGTACAAGTGGCGATGATGCCTACTGCCAAAGGAGCAAGCAAAGATAAGGCAGATATTCGTCAAGCGTTTACTCTCACCACAATCGTTATTGGTGCCGTCTTCTTCCTGCTTGTCCTTATGCGCGGACACAGCGGCTGTGAATCTTACCTCGGTGGAGCACTTGGTGTTCTCGCCGGCGTAGGTCTAGGTGTCGGATTCTGGAATATCCTCAATGTATGCGGAGGTGCCGCACGTGTCGGTATGGTGCCAGATATCTTACAAGTCGTCAATTCAATGGCACCGCCCGGTGAAGATACAGTCCCTGTAGTCTGTAGTGCCTAGTTCGCACCACCTGACAGCAGTCCCATCAGCAGATTTGTATCATTCCGCCATTCACGAAACTGTGCGCCTGCGATTTGTTGTAATATAAGCGGCTCCCATTCTGTATTAATATCACGTATAATGCGACCCGTTTCACTAAGTAATTCCGAACGCGTCTTATCAGCATATAGTGCATTCATTAACTCACGCGGAAATTCTAATTTACCATTACGCTCATTCACTTTATTGTGTAACCACCAGATATTATAGACCACTCGTTCTCTAATCTCTGTTCCTGACATCAAATGTACATTTTTACTAGGTAGAATCGCATTATATTGAAGATACTCCGTTAAATGTGCACGACATAATGGGCACGGCATAACATCCGCCAATGTCTTCAAAAGTTTCCTCCAAAGATACGCAACATCCTTACGGTCACTTATCCACGCCAAATTATGTAATACTTTCCATAGTTTCGGACCCCACGAATCTTTAGAACCGGGCTTTGGTAATGTATCTGCCATTGATTACGCAGACGAAAAATTTGAAGGCAGACAGCCGCATTTTGCCGGTTTGTAACAGCCTATGGAGGTGGTTCAACGAATCCCCGCCAATCTCTGGGAAAACTTACAAGAAGTCGTCTGTCGTATGGACAACGCATTCCTACGCGATGTATCCCAAATTACAAAGATTCCCTACGCCGATTTACGCAAAGCGGTTCCTACACGCGGAATATCAACGCGAATTTCTACAGACAGCAATGAACCGTGGTGGACGGGGTTGACGTGTACTATGTCTGTACTACGACCCGGTGGAATGTGGGTCCGATGCTCAGGAACCGCCTTTGAGGGTGCCTGTTGTTTCAAACATAGGAACTTGGATGGGCGGACGGAGTCGCGGTTGCCCAATGGCGTGCTGCCCTACAATTCGCCGACCATTGCGTCGCTGCCCCGTCGTTTACCTATTCGGGTTGAGGGGGTCCCATACTGGGTCTGCGAAACCGGATTCTCTGAAGTCTACGACGTAGACGGTCACGTTGTCCCTGGGATTATGATAAATTATGAGAAACGGTGGGTATGCGATCTTGATAAAAATTGAGTTCGTGTGTGCCGAATTTGTTTTTTACCAATAATTATTAACAGGTAGTATGTCAGATTTATTTGACAATGCTACGATTGCCCTTCCTTTCATCTCCCATGGCTCTTCTCAGGTTTCCAAGAAAAATAAGAAGCAGAAGCGTTCCTATATTGTAGAACGTCTACATGAAAAGCGTGGACGTGTAAAGAAAATTTCATCGAATAGTGTACTAAAAATTCCAAATTATATTATTAAACAGTGGGTTCAAGGTATGAGTGGTGAGCCGCTTATAGCTCCGCATGGCACCATTCCTCTTCTGTACTGCCAAAAGAATGATTATAGTCCTTGGCTCTATACTATGATTACTTCTGTCTATCGTAAACGTGCGGATTGGCATAATCTCATTACTAGCATGTGGAAGGGTCCCCATTTGGAGCCCTGCTCAAAATGGGGAAATCCCCATTTGGTTGAACCGTGTGTACCAACTACGCTCAAACATCCCAATCCGTTCTTCTATAATCGGTCTATCGCAATCCACTTGGATAAACTTATGTGCCTTAATAATACTCTACGTATGTGCGTTCTTCGGTGTGTTCAGCGGCGGCTGCTAGCAAAAATGGATAAACGGGTTGTCGGTGAAGACGACCTTCATACTACCACTCGGATTCCTGATGCCGCAATGGTCTCGGTATACGATTACACAACCCGTGCCAAGTATGTCTTCCATACCAATACCATTCTCAAAATGATTCTATCATCGCTTAAGTATAGTGCTTACGGTGTTGCGTCACCAAAGGCACCTAAGAATCCCTACACTAACCTTGAATGGACAAAGCCGCAACTCATGTCTATTACGCAACAAATTGTTTGTAATATGACGTCTCTCCATCGTATTCCACCGCCGCTGTTTCTCAACTACTACAACTGTAATTATAATATTCTAACATTTGCTAAATTCTGCGAAAAGGAGCTCGGTATCAATGCCGCTGTTGAACTCTTCAAACATAAGGATGATCCCACGACGCAAGATATTTACGGTGAAATGATTGGTACTGTGATAGATGAAGAAAATATCGCTATGTCAGCGCGTATGCGAAATATGATTATTGAACGAAAGCTTCCAGATATACTACAGAATCGTTGGGATAATATTGTATTAGCTCTATGGATTGATACAAATATTCAAGTTCTTTACGAACCGTATAAGACGTATACTGAAATTATAGATGATTTCACCAAAGCACGTGATGATACACGTAGTTACCTCCTTCAACTGACCCGTAGCTCGCGGCGGAGGCTGCCACCGCCTGGCTCTGGCGTCTCACTCATTCGTACCCACGCGCTCAACATTCTCATTGATGCCGCAATCTATACAGACAATATTCTTGAGATGGGAGATGAGGAGCCGCCACTCACCGTAAATCTTTGAATGGACTAGGAAGGATGGACTTGAAGTCATACCATCACGCAAACCTTATTTTGCCCCGGTTATGGCTCGGTAATAAAACTGCTGCGGCGGACCCTAATTTTTTGAAGACCGCTGGTATAACCACTGTATTTAATGCCACAAAGGACTTGCCTTTTTCCCCATTGGTTAAGCGTAAATACCGTGTACCCGTTGACGACAACCTACAACCGGCGGAAATCAAAAATATGGCAGAATGGTCACCTGAAATAGTGTACAAAGTGGTCAATGAATATAATCAAGGCTCGGTGATACTTATTCATTGCCACGCGGGTATGCAACGGTCCGCGGCGATTATGGCAATGACATTAATTGCTTTATCCGGTCACCCTGCGTCCCAAGTGATGCCCTATATACGCTCACGTCGTGAGATCGCATTTTTTCCGTCCGCGAATTTCTTACAATCCATTCTCGGATTCGAGAAGTACTACTTTTTAGCGAGAAACGGTGACAGGAGTCGGCGTAATTAGTTCGTGAAATGTAGATGCCCACGGATTAGGTCCTGGCTGGTAATTGGGGTTTTGCGGATGGCTCTTCTCCCGCTCGGCTACAAGCCATTCATCAGGAATATCTAGCGGGAAATTGTGTTGGAAGAAATCTTGGTAGAGTTGTTCCGATTCATAATGAATATGTCCAGTTGTGTCTAGGTCAATCTGGTATCGGTTTCGCTGCATATTCCAGTACGGTGAATCCTCAAAGATGAAGTTTGGCTGTCCAATAAGTTTCGTCTGTGGCTGGGGTGATACATTCCAACGGTTCCGTGCCTCTGGATGAATATAGAAGAGCCGACCCTGTTGGACCGGCTCCTGTAGTAGAATTTCTATTGGCGGCGGCGGATACGCTAGAATGTACATTGAATGCTCTAGAATTTGCCCGTGGAGATATGGGTAGGCGGTGAATTTGAGAAAGTCTGGTGAGGTGCCAATAGCAATTAGAAAACTCATAAAGGCAGTTGGATGTGCAAGAAGCGGACGAGCAAGCAGATACGCCCGCCAGCACTGCTTATTCTTAATAGCATGTTGAATACGATGGTACAGTGTTCCACACTGTGAGTCTGTCCAGCCTGCCGGCTTAGCGTGCCAAGCCCTTGGTGCTTCATGATTACCCGTTGGTGGTGGCGGATAGTCTCCAACAAGGGTATGGGGTGGAAGTCTGAGTGGGGCTGGAGTAAAGGAGGCGAGAAGACTATCGTAGCGACGGGAACGCCAAGACGCAAACCGCTGTGGAGTCAAGTCTTTGTCCGGTTGTGCTAACAGCCAGGCAAAGCCAAGAAGTTTATGAACCAGCTCTGTTTCTAGACTTAGTTGGAGTTCATTCAGAATGGTAAGTGCAAGGGGAACATTTCGCTCTTCTAGGGAAAGAAGTAAGGAAGCGGCAAGGTCATCTGTCTCATAGAGATTCCTAGAGAGCGGCATGGTGCTTTCGGCTTAAAGAAACCGGCGACCCTTCAATTTTGTTTTTAGAAAGTAGGGATGGATATTTTAGTGGCGTGTCACAACGAAGCCACGGATCCTAAGCTTTTTAAATATTTTCCACCGCTGTTTGATACTCCCGTACCTTTGGTCGCCGACTATGTAGACCCTTACACGTCTGGGCATACATGGAAAGATTATGGTGCTGAATCAAAGGATATTATTTGGGAATATTATTGCCCTGCGTTTTGGCCGTTCAAAAAAGTGGCAGACTATTACAACTACTACCCAGACCACAAATCTATCTTTTACGATCTGTTTGATACTAGCTGGAAAATCCTGAAACCTGGTGGTAAAATTGTGCTTTCTTTTCCAAAGGATTTTGGTCGTTTTTATTCTTTCCCCCGTTTGTATTGGAAACCGATTAATTCAGCAACCGCCTTAGAAAATTTTAAATCAGTTCTTAAAAATATTCTTTCTCGGCATCCTTGGAATTATCGTATTGTGCGTCGTGAAAATATGCCGTTTATTATTTCTGAACGAGATAGACAGGATACATATGACGAATATATATTTCTTGTAAAACCTGTACCTCGAACAAAATCAAATAACCGCGGAATTGAAATGGTAAATATGACGCGTAAAAAACGTAAATCAAGGCGCGGTCGTGGGCGCAGCCGCCGGTGCTAACTTCGCCTTATACGTATACGCCTTACGAATTTTCTTTCTACTATAAGGATTTACCTTTGGAAATATATTGAACGATGCTTTTGTATAGTATCGTCCATACTTGAACTCATCGTTGAAATTCACCATATTATTTCCATTTTTGATATTATTATGAGTATAGGTATTGACTGGGTCTTTTGTGGTGATTGGTTTTTCACCTATGTTTTCTATCTCTAGATTACTACCAGCCGTTGCACCTAAATTACGAAGTTTCTGAAGCATCTCGTCACGTATTCGAGTATTGTTATTGTAGTCTTCCATATAATCATATGCGCTCTTACCAGTGTTATCTCGCATATTTATATAGGTTTGTATATTCTCAACGCCCATTAATATTCCATCACTACCCCAATCTAATATATGATCTAACGCATCCACTAATCCAGATTTTGCTGCCATAATTAGCGGGGTAGATCCATCATTTGATACTATACTCCAATCCGCATCTTGTCCTAGTAAATCTAACACAATATCATCGTACCCTTCAAATATTGGTGATGCACCAGATGCTAAAATTGCCGATGTTTCCCCTAAATTATTGCGTGTATCCCAGTCAAATCTATGGTCCCTTAAAAAATTAAACATCACTTCATCTTTGACATACCAAAATAAAGTGACTGTATAATCTTCCATATTATTTAATGCTATTGTGCTGTTAATATCCGCACCGGCTGCCAACAGTCGTTCGCATTCTTCAAAATTACGGTTATGAAAGGCAGCGTGAAGCTGTTGATTCGGTGTTCGGAATGTCGATATAACAGCCCCGCGTCCTTTTTGTTTACGTTGTTTTCTAGTCTTTCTGCTTCTAGTCATTCCTACTAGGGATAGCTAAAAACTATACCGCCGAAGGAAGCGGATAAGCCCCCGTAAAATTAAAAATATTTTTGTTGTTTTTTGTATTTTCAGGTTTTCTGGACTTCTAACAATAGACTGGTGATTGGTGGTTTAGATTGGGATTAAATATCGTCAATATTAAGTTCGCCGTCGTTATCCGGCTCACGGTGTGCCAGCCGATTAGTGCCGAGTTTGGCACGGAGGTCCTCATCGGATGCCGACTTTTCATCGTCCTCCTCCTCATCGCTCTCGTGGGCAAACTCGTAGCCGCCGTCGCCTACGGCACCTTCAGTCGGCTTATCGGCGTCAATATCATTCGTCATCCAGTCAGGAATGATGCCGTCCTTCTTGAGCTGATAAGCCTGCTTTGATGTCAGAATAGCGACGATGTCAAAGTGCTCGCCGGCAACGGCGGGCGCATCAGGATCGTAACCCTCGCCGACATAAATAGCAACCACATCCTTTACTGTGATTGGCGTCGCACCGCGGCGGCCCAGAACGTTCGGAATACGGGCGGAAAGTTCCTTGATACCGTGCTTATAAGGAATGGCGACCTTGACGTGTCCCTGCCCAATCATCTTTGTGATTCGGGCAAAGGTGACGCCGTCGGTCTTACCGTTGATAGCGGCGGACGCACGCTGTGAGTTGAGTTCTTGGCGCTTTGTGCCGGAAATACGACCCTTCTTAGAACGAGGCATGTTTGATATGTAGGAAGGAAAGAAGTAGGAGAAAAGAGGAAAGAGGAAAGGAGAAACTTGTAGGACGGAAGTAGGCAGCTGATAGTTTCGGTAAATCAAAAATAGTTTGTCAATTTTTTCAGTTTGGTTTTCTAGTACGCCGCACGACGAGCCGCCGCACGCGTTACACGCGGGCTTGCGCTACGCTTAGGGCGCTCCTCCACATGTACCTCGGGCTGGGGCTGGGTCTGGGTCGCCGCAGGCACCGTGTAGCTGCTCCAAGCAAAGGGCGACGTCTGACGGCGGACACGAGTGCCCTCCACCTCCATCGGCCACGAGTTGTGTAGAGAACGGACCTGGGCGTAGAACGTATCTAGGTAGTAATGGACCTGCGTAGACCGCAGCATGACCGACGTGTAGCCAGGGACGTCAATCTGGACGTGCTCGGCACGCTGCTGATCGTAGGGCAGTGCCTCTAGAAAACGCTCAATGTAGGGGAAGAGCTCAGAGTGTAGCAGCTGGCGCTCCGTGCGAGCACCAATCGTATTCTGGGTAAAGACGGCGGTGAAGTTCATCGTGCCCTCCGTAGGGCGAATAACGAGCTTATCGTCAGGCTCACCGGTCTTCTGGAGGATGATCACGATCGGGGCAAGGGTGGCGTCACCATCATAGTTGAAGCGGGGGGCAGTAGGCGACATCATGATAGGGGGAATGACAGTGGACGCAGAAATTTTTCGTTTTGTCAATTTTTATCGGTTTGGGGGTAAATTTTCATGTCATTGACCATTGCCTCAAAAATATTCGGTGTCGGTGTGATTAAAAGTTGTTTTACAAAGGTATTAAATGCCGCGGTATCTTTCGGTAAGCACGCCCCCGCCGGTCCCCTTAGAGTTTCATTACACTGTAAATATTCTGTGTCAACCGATTTTTTATACTCTAAATTCTTAATAATATTATCATAGTTTACGTTTTTATGCTTACATATTTCGTAAAATGCGTTGGCGAATAAAATTTTCTGCGTATTATACACGTTCTGGAAGTATTTTGTGAGTTCGGCTTCGGTAGGATGAACCTGGGATAGTTTACAACCGAGGGGTTTATACATTTCAGCTACGGCGGCTAGTGCGACGGAATCCTCAGTTCCTACGATACATAGATTCGCCGCCTTGATATCGGCGTAGCCCTGTCGTTCTTTCAGAAATTCTGGGCAAACGGTAATACGGAGTTTATACTTTTCTATGAGGTTTGTTGTAGTCCCTGGTATCACCGTACTTTTAATACAGATAGTACCTTGGTAATTATGGGTTTTGAGGGTCTGGACGGTAGATTCTACAATGCTTATATCACACTCTTGTGTTGTTGGATTTAGAGGGGTAGGAACGGCGACAACGATAATATCAGCACGGAGAACATCTTCTATACGAGTGTTAGGGACCTTAATATCATAGAACGATGTTGTATGATATTCTGTAAATACGTCGTAGAGGGCTTTGCCAACTTTACCCAGCCCAATAAACCCTATCTTCATCCTGACGGTGTCTTATATTTTAGTGCCGTGTTTATGTAATCGGCGGTAAAAATACGAAGTTTAGTCGCCGAATTATTCGTACTATGACCTATGATAAATCGGTTATTCTCTATCATAAATCCGTAGGCAAATTCTCTATCCGCCTCAAGTTGAAACCATTCCGAATATTTTATAAGATTCATTTGTTTATCAAAAACGACAAAGGCATGTTTATAGCGGCGTCTTATATGATGATGGACAATAAACCAATACTGTGTGTTATATTCTACGGCACACGAAGATCCGCACATAATTTTAAAATCCGCCGGTGTTTGACGCTCTTCTAAGACGGTCAGTTCGTGGGTTTCCAAATTGATATCACATATTTGTAACGGAAACCATCGGTAAATCACACAGAGTTTTGAATTGTAATTGACAAAAGCCCAATTCTTCTCTACACGAAATTCAGTTTTGAAGGTAGGTCGTATATGGTCTCTATCAAACAATACACCATTAAATATACCGGATACAATAACAACTTGACGTTGTTTTGAAAGATAGACTGCTAGGTAATAGATTTGACTATTGTATACAAAGAGTCTTATATCTTCGTAACCACCTTGTGGGTGCGGTCCTGATACAAATCCATCGTCAATTATTTTTGTCTCTTTGACTGTAAAATCGTTGGAAAGCGTGATGAGTTGATTGAGATTTCGCCACATCGGCGGACCTAAACAACGGGATAGTACAAGATACTCATCTAGATTTTCTGGATTTCGGACAATAGCAGGAGATGATGAGTGAAACCTCATATTCTTATAGTTGAACCGATTGGAAAGGTCTATAACTTGGTCGGCAACCAGCCTTAGAGAGGACAGCATCTTATCTGTGGATTACGCTAAAAAAAGCGAAATAAAATCTTACGGCGGTTAAATGGTCTGTACACGCTGTGCCAAACCGACCATTGATGCACCATCCATTGACGATTGGGGTCCGACCTTATGGGCAATTTTACACGGATTAGCAGAACAATCTGGGCGAAATGAAGACGAACGGCAACTGTGGATTTCACTCATTGAAGGTCTGCCGAAGGTTGTTCCCTGTCCCGAATGTGCCAGACATATTACTGTGTGGCTACGAACTCACCCCGTAGCTGCACTACGTAGAATACCAATGTCTGGCTTCTATACTTGGGTAACGGGATGGGTATATGATCTACACGAGGACGTGAATCGGCGGCTAGGCAAGCCGTCGTTTCCCCGCGAGGGGCTTAAAGAAATGTACGGCGGGCTAGACATACAAGTAAAAATGGAATCGCTCAAACGGTTTCTTGAAAAACTTATTAGCATTTCAGGAACCGGTATTTTATCCTGGAAAGCGTGGGAGGGATACGTCATCCGTTTGCTCACGCTTTATAGTTTACTTGGACACTGCCCTACGTGTAAATGAGCGGCGGCGGCGGGTGCTGCGACTACGTCTCTTGACGGTCACCGCTTGTTTACGGGCATTTTCTAGACGATTCGCCTGATTGGACGCAATCGCTCGTGCTAAAACTACACGATTGTGTTCTGCTCCTCTTGGTATCAGTGCTCTGCCGGTAAGTCTGAGACGGACAGAAGGTGCCATTCTACGCGTACCACGAGCAGGAATGTTTTTCAGCGGATCTATTTTACGGCGGCTAATCGCCATCGCTTTTCTTAGATTAGGATTTTCCTTATTAAAGAAACTAGTAAGTCTGTTTAAGATGCCGGACATCTACCCTACTATGGGTATCTAATAACGCGCCTTCTCGGTCGCGCTAAGGGCACGCCACTTCTCGCCGATCTTACGCGCGACCGCCACAACATCGCTGCGGAGGGACGGGTTGGCGCGTAGAATCTCGGGACGCGTCTTCTGGGCAAACTTCATGTAGCCATTGAGCTTGCGACCGCCGCGCTGCTTGCGGGTCTTCTTGTTCTGATTAGCGTTGTTCTTGCGGGTACGGCGACTGCGATTAGCCATTCTATACTTAGTGTTCAGATTTTAGTTTTGCTTAAGTTGTTTAAAAGTCCGCGAGCCTTCCTACGGAAGGCAAAGCTTCGTTTTGACTTCGTCAAAACTCAGCGTCGGTCGCAAACGTCATCTGCTCCGTGGTGCGTCCTACGCCCGCCTTGGAATAATTGGACACACGCTTCTCAAAGAAATTATCCTTGCCCTCCAGGGAAATACGCTCCATAAACGGGAACGGATTCGCCGTATTCCAAATCTTCGGATAGCCTAGCTGAACAAGTAGACGGTCGGCAACAAACTCAAGATACTGACTCATCATCTTGGAATTCATACCGATCAGGGCACACGGAAGAGCGTCAATAATGAACTCCTTCTCGCACTTGACCGCCTCACGAATCATCTTATGTGCCTTTGTCTTGCTCAGCTTTGTCTGAAGCATACTGTATAACAGGCAGGCGAACTCCGTATGCATACCCTCATCGCGGCTAATAAACTCGTTTGACGTAGTCAGCCCAGGCATCAGACCACGCTCCTTTAGCCAGAAGATAGAGCAGAACGCTCCGCTGAAGAAGATACCCTCTACCGCCGCAAACGCCATCAACCGCGACGCAAAGTCCGCCGTATCCGACTCCATCCACTCAATAGCCCATTCTGCCTTCTTCTTGACGCACGGAATGGTCTCAATCGCCTTGAGCAGATGCGTCTTCTCCGTTGCGTCCTTGATGTACGTATCAATCAGCAGACTGTAGACCTCTGAGTGGATATTCTCCATCGCAATCTGGAAGCCATAGAAGCAACGTGCCTCAGGAATCTGAACCTGCTTCATAAAGTTCATCGCTAAATTCTCATTGACAATACCGTCGCTGGCGGCAAAGAACGCCAAGACGTGGCTGATGAAATGACGCTCATCCTTATTGAGACCGTCCCAATCCTTGCGATCGCGGCTGAGGTCTAGCTCCTCCGCAGTCCAGAAACTACCTTCCGCCTTCTTATACATCTCCCATACCTTCTGATTCGCAATAGGAAAGAGCACAAAACGATTCGGATTCGGCTGTAGAATCGGCTCCGTCTTCGGAAAACGACGCTTGGTAATCACTTGAAATGCCTCCTCTTTGGGGTTTACTCCGCGGGCACCCAGCGATCCGCTATCTACTGACGTAGAACGACGACGAGGAACTATGATTGAAGGTGCTTCGGTTACGGGGCTGGAGCTCATTGCCGGTACTTTACCCTGCGATTTCATTTTGTTGCGATTTGCCGGGATTTTATGCGTTCTGTGTTATTTGCTGTTTGTGTAGACTTACGTCATTTTTTTCCCGCAAGGGGGAAGAAAATTGAGTGCCATTTTTTCAAAGTAAGGGTGGGGCATTACCCTCTTTATTAGATATAATGAGCACCGAATTTAGCACTTGGCTTCTTGGTCTCGGCGGTTACGCCGGTCTCTTCGGCGCTCTTGCCGTATTCTATCTCTATCCCAACTTTCCACGCAACTACCTACCGCTACTCTTTGTTGTGCCGGTTATCAGTGCGGCGGCACTCTATGCCTTCTTCAAGGTGCTATATCTAGTTCTATGGTTCACTGTAAGGGTCCTTGAGTCTATGCTCAACGAGCATCTTACCATTATTCTGCTCTCTACGACGTTCGTCGGCGGTCAGGCAGTGCTTATCGGCTACGTAGTGTATAAAAATGCCTTTGTGAATAACATTGTTCTGAATAATGCCGCATATGAGGTAGAAGAGGAAGAGGGGGAAGAGGAGGCAGAGGAGGACGCAGGCGAGGAGCTACAGCCTGAGGAATATGAGGAGGCTCATGCGGATGAGGATAGCGGTGCCGATGCGGATAACGAGGAGGGTAATCTTAATTCGGTTCCGCCCATCACTAATAACACGCCTGCTACGGGAACACCCGTTACTAATGCTAGTTGTGTAGATTGCGACGATGATTGTACTAAGTGTATGCCAGGACTCATTAGTCCGCAAGGACTCATCACACTTGACAAGGTAATGGGTGTGAGCAGTGAGACGCCCGTTAATGTTGTTTGCGAGAATGGTGTATGTCGTATTGATGGAACTGCTGCCAATGTTGCCAACGATGCCATCAAAAATATGATGGAGGAATTTGCTGAGAATGTAAAGATTGATTAAATCAGCACTTTACGAAGACGTACCAAGAGTTTCAAGAAAGTCGTTTCGCCTTCTGGGATTTCGAACAATAAGGAAAGGGGTCGGTTGACGCTGATGGCACCGCTGGGGGTCACGAGTTTTTCAGCGAATACATAGTTCCTTACTGCTTTTACAATATCCTTATACGGATAACGCTTGCTGAGGTCAATGTTTGGCAAACCGGGCGGCTTTACAGCGAAGGTCTGATTACGAAAGGGCGAAGATGCCAGAAAATTCGGATCATTGAACTGCTCTAACGCCAGTTCAATAATAGGTTTTTCAACCGTTTTCATATGGGTATCAATATGGTTGAGATGGTTGGCTAGCGACTCCATTGTTTCGGTCATTTCCTCTAGGTCGCACTCCATTTCAAAGAGATTCATAAGTTTTGCCGTCCGATTTGTAGTGCCGGTTGTATTTGTATCGGTCGTGGATGCGGTGGACTCCGCCTCAGATTCTGCGTCGCTCATATCTACCAGGAACAGGTATATCTCGTAGATAGTCTCAGTTTTTTTAGGTTTAGGCTGGGCTAATCGCGGCGAATTTTGCCCGTTAGCCAACTGACAGGGCTATGAATCTCGCCCTTCCAAAACCACGCATAGGTCGGCAGCGGCTGCTCCGCCTGCTCCTTTGCGGCACGCACGGCGTACCACCAATGGCGAGGAAGCAGCACTGTATTGCCTGGACGTAGTTTAATCTCAATATACTTTACATCGCCAATCCAAGGGATTTCCTTCGTCGTCTGTATCCAGGGGTCCTTTCCCGCAATATCGTCTGCAACGTTTGCGGGAATCGCACCTTCGTGTGCAATCCATAACTCCAATGGATGTCCATCCGTTGAAACAATCGCTGTAAAATCCGCAATACCCTTGCGGAGACCCATCACATCCTTCTGCTGATAAATGTACGCCGTAGGGGTTTGCGTTGGAACCGTGTACCATTGATGGAAGCCCTCCGCCGCCCAATGCTCAAAATTATTACGAAGTTTAATTACATCTGTAATCGTCGTGAGACTTACAGGCGTTGTATTATTTGGCGTCTGAAGCCATTGGTCCCACGTCGTCTTAAACTTCTTTTTGTCTTGACCTTGGACTACAAGTTCCCACGTCTTATTTGCCGTCTTTGCGTGTGCCCAATTGCCCAACCAATGTTTCGGCAAACCTCGGATAACAATCGGTAGCTGCTCATTCATCATTTCAGTCCAGTTCGTCTGCGGAGTATAATCCTTCTGTAGGATTTGAAACTCGTGAATGGCACCGCGATATGCGATAACAGCTATTCCAAAAATCAATAAGACCAGGAAGAGCAGTTCAAATATCATCTCCTGGAATTACGCCGTGACTTTTTGTGTGATGCTGCTCCGCAGTTTGGTAGACAGTTAGTCCACAGACCGGGTAGGAATTGACCCGTCATAATATGACGCACTTCCTTCTTCGTTAACGGTTTTCGCATACTCTTAATTGTTTTTCCTCTACGGGAAATAATTTCACGTAATTTAAAACCCTTCCCTTCCTTGACAGATACTAAATCATGAAAGATTGGTTTACCATTCGCGGCGTGAATTTTCTCACTATGAAATGTTTCCATTCTATTAAGGGCACCGATTAAAATTCAGCATCCTGGTTGATTCGGAGCAAAATCGTTTTATGAATATTCATAAATTTCGGCAGCAGAAGAATAAAACAGAATCCAAACGGATATATGCAGATTTGGGTCATAGAGAAACTTAGAAGTAGCGTGGCAGCGTAGGGAAGCGGCATAACACCATCAATCCTAAATTTGAGCCAATATTTTGCGTAAAGCTCCCTATTTCGTACTACGCGTAAAAATTTTGTGTAATACGCACCATAACACACAAAAACTACGCTGGACATACTGAAGAAGAAAATATTCATTAAAATATTGAGTGGCATGTAAGGAAAAAGGTATCCGTGGGGCGGAGCGAGGATTCTTTCTCTCAAAATATGTCCCGCTACAATAACATAAAAATAGTGACACAGAAAAATTGGCATAAACGGTTTTGACAAGAAAAACCATACTTGGTCGTGCTCTATTGCGGGAATATGTTCCAACGGATGGCGTAGCGGCATATTGTAGTTCGTCAAGCATAGTTGACAACGCCGTATAAAATCAGGATTTGTTGTTGCCTTTCTCCATTGTTTCAAACATTGGAGATGAATATAACGAACGCTTCCTACGCACTTACAAGGAGTGATAAGTGGATTGTTGACTGCGGCAGCGTCGGCAGGATCAAAACAAAATCGACAGCCGGGGACGCCGGGGTCTTGACGGATCGGGTCCATCTAAGGGGTATGAGAAAAAATAAGTCTAATGGACGCCAAACGGCTGGTGACCTGTGTTATTGGAGATGGACTCGGTAATCGCTTATTTCAAATAGCGGCACTGCTTGGATACGTTGAACGGCACGGAGGGCAGGCAGTCTTTGTCAAAGAGTTGGTGAAGGCGAACGCTGCACAGCCTGGCGGTGAACGGGTGTGCGATTACTTTCCTGATATTCCAACAATTAGTGGTGATGATGTGGTGTGGACCGAGTTGCGCGAGGAGTTTGTGGACGCAATGACGTACCGACCGCTGCCGTTTGTTTTTGGCAACGTCAAGCTGTGTGGGGCGTTCCAGTCCGAACGGTACTTTCCTAGCGGCGGAATGCGGCTGGCTGGCGTAGTTCCACAGGTTTTGCGTATAGGGGTGCCTACGGTGTTTTTACACGTCCGTCGTGGCGATTATCTCCATCCGTTCAATCAGCACCACTACGTAGATCTTCGTGGGTACTATGAACGGGCGTTGTCGCTTTTTTCTGAGGCTTACGTTGTTGTATGCTCCGACGATTTGGAGTGGTGTAAGGCGGTGCTACCTTCGCGGTATCCTGAGGTGTCTGCGGATAAGTGGATTTGGTTTAGCGGTGACGAATACGCAACGCTTTCGGCAATGATGGGATGTACTCTTGGCGGCATTTGTGCCAATAGTACGTTCTCGTGGTGGGGGGCTTATTTAGGTCGCGGGGTTGATAAGTTAGTAACTATGCCGTCATTATGGATTCAGTTACGCGCGGGATTCCCCAAGGCGGTTGATATTTACCCTGCATGGGCGGAGCGGGTATCGGTTTAAGAACTACGTCCACAGTTTGCTGGTGAGCGTACTTACCTGGGCTTCCAATGTCTGGATAGTAGACTGCTGAATCTGGACTAGTGCGTATATCTCTTGTATAGCTTTCACAGTTGGTGGGATGAATTCTTCGTGTCTAAGCGTGTAGAGTCCTTTGAGTTTGGCGTGTGGGGGCTCGTAGGTGTAAGTTGTTGTACTGCCGTGTTTGTCTTTACGCGTCTTCGTGATAGTTGAGGGAATGTCGTTAATACACGTGTAGAGTGCTGAATCGGTGCTCATTGTATCTAGGACTTGCTTCACTTCCTGTGCAATAAAACCTTGATGCTTACGTTTGCCTGGGTCTTGCGGCAGAAGAGCGTTGCCATCGGCACCCAAGCCGATGCCCTTGCGGTCCTTCCACTTGAATTCCACCGGTCGTAGTTGGTTAATGAAATTAATGCCAAGTGAGGTATTATTGATATTTGTCTTGAGGCGTTGATCGGATGGTCCTACCGCATCATATGTAATTTCATTTGTCGTTGTATCATATGTCAAATAATAACTTCCTACTGCTGGCTGAATCGGCGCAACGTAGAATCCTGAATTGGAATTCGTATTTCCGTCTAATTCCATACCGGTCGCATTAATCACAATTGAATTTGAGGTTTGATTGCTTTGACCCGCATACGCTCCAATAGCAACTGCATAATTGCCTTGATTATATTCACCGGCAAAACTACCCAAGGAAATATTACAATCTCCTACAGCCCATTGGCTTCCTGACCAAAATAGATAGTCGCCATAATTTGTTCCTGTAGGGGTTGGTCCTGTTGCGCCTATGGGTCCTGTGTCGCCTGTCGCGCCGGTGTCACCGGTTGCCCCAGTATCTCCAGTGGGTCCTGTGTCGCCTGTCGCGCCAGTGTCACCAGTTGCCCCAGTATCTCCAGTGGGTCCTGTGTCGCCTGTCGCGCCAGTGTCACCAGTTGCCCCAGTATCTCCAGTGGGTCCTGTGTCGCCTGTCGTGCCAGTATCTCCAGTGGGTCCTGTGCTGCCTGTGGCACCAGAGGCACCCGTATTACCCGTTGGTCCTGTTGAACCGGTGTTGCCTGTTGGTCCTGTGCTGCCTGTGGCACCAGAGGCACCCGTATTACCCGTTGGTCCTGTTGAACCGGTGTTGCCTGTTGGTCCTGTGCTGCCTGTCCATCCGGTACTGCCAGTATTGCCTGTTCTGCCCGTCGGTCCTGTACTACCTGTATCACCGGTGTTGCCTGTACGACCTGTGGGTCCTGTGCTACCCGTATTACCAGTCGCACCCGTTGCGCCCATTCCTGTAGGTCCTGTCGCACTTACCAACTGGCTGTAAGCAACCGCGCCCGTTGACGACACATATGTAAGCACTATGTTATTGTAGGTTGTTGTTGAGAGACCTGGTGCGTAAATTGTACTATTGACCGTTAAATTCGCCAATAACTGGGTTGCTCCATATACTTGAAGAGCAGGTGACGCCGTATATGCACTATTATTAAATATTACCGGTCCATCTACCTCTAATGTTGTATAGGCACTAGTAACACCGCCCAATGTGTAAACGGCTAAATTATAGAGAGCTATTCCTCCATAGGTGCCTGTAGCACCAGAACCAATTATAATCTGATCTTGTACTGTAAGTGTATTTGGTGAAGTATAGACAATAGATAATGATCCAGCAGTTGGTCCAATAAGGAAAATTAATTGTGTTGCGGTTCGTTGAACTTGGAAGTAATACTGGCTACCACCTCCAGTAAATACATTTATTGATCCTGGAGCCGTAATTGTTATATTGCCCGCAAACTGTGTAATAGTATAGTTTCCAGTGATAGTAACGAACGCAACTGATAAATACGCAGTACTTCCCATACCTTGAAAGACACCCGCATTCCAATTCCATACACTCACAATATTACCAGTGCCGGTAAATGTCGCTGAGCCGACTGAATATGTAGGGCAATTGAGCGTTTTATTACCACACGTAATACCACTGACTGCAGACCATGTACCATACGCTGATGGTGAAAAATCTGCCGCAGTTACACCTGGTGCAGTTCCTGATCCATTTGTTGTCTGAAAATAAGCAAGTGTTCCATTTGCATAAGGTGCTACAATAGATCCAGTTGCGGCTGTAAGTTTCAAAAAGCACGACGAATAGTCGTACGCAAATGTGGATACACCTCCTGCTACTCCATTGTTATTGAAAATAACATTTGTGTTGCTACCCGCTATAGGTCCTACCGGTCCTGTGCTACCGGTATTTCCTGTTGAGCCTGTTCTACCCGTAGGTCCGGTACTGCCAGTGTTGCCCGTGGGTCCGGTTGATCCGGTTGAACCAGTGTTACCAGTTGGTCCTGTACTGCCAGTGTTGCCTGTGCTGCCTGTAGAACCACTCGCACCAGTAATGCCCGTGGGTCCAGTACTGCCACTTGAACCAGTCGCTCCTGAGGCACCAGTGATGCCTGTGGGTCCTGTACTACCTGTGGCACCAGTGATGCCTGTGGGACCAGTTGAGCCCGTGGATCCAGTGTTGCCTGTGGCTCCTGTACTGCCAGTATTTCCCGTAGATCCTGTGCTGCCTGTGGCACCAGACGCTCCAGTATTACCTGTTGGACCTGTTCCTAATGCACCTGTTGGACCTGTTGAACCTGTGGCTCCTGTTGCACCTGTAATACCAGTTGGACCAGTGGATCCAGTTAAACCTGTAGCTCCTGTTACTCCTGTCGCTCCAGTTGGACCAGTAGATCCAGTATTACCAGTTGCTCCTGTAGAACCTGTTACACCTATAGTACCAGTCGGTCCGGTAGAACCAGTATTACCCGTAAATCCTGCGCCATACGCAATTAAATGCATACTACACCATGTACCTTGTCCAGTAGCAGTACTTCCTACGTAGAGTGTTTGTCCTCCAGAGTTTGCAGTAAACGCTGTAAAACTCATATAATCCGTTGTTCCATTCATATAGACCATTTTGGTTCCGCCCATTGAAAGAGCAACAGTGGCGGTTGGAATCGGATTTTGAAGAATCATTATTGTGCCATTTACACTATGGATGGCTTGGAGGTTGTCTTGATTATTGCTTGTAGAACCTGCTGCCCACCATCCTCCCATAGAGACTTCATAGTAACCTGCTACAGTAGGACGAATTCGTGCAGAACTTGTGTATGGATTTGTTCCTCCTGTTCCTGCATTAATCCACCATCCTTGCGGATTAAAATCACTCACAAAAGGAATGATAAAATCATTTGTATTAGCACTCACTGTCAAATCACCTCCTAATTTACCTTGAACAACATATTGACTTGCAGCCAAACTTGATGCTGGTCCCACTGGTCCTGTTGCTCCTGTTGCACCTGTTTGTCCTGTGATACCTATAGGTCCAGTACTGCCAGTATTACCAGTCGGACCTATACTACCTGTGGCACCAGTGATGCCTGTGGGACCAGTTGAGCCCGTGGATCCAGTGTTGCCTGTGGCTCCTGTACTGCCAGTATTTCCCGTAGATCCTGTGCTGCCTGTGGCACCAGACGCACCCGTGATACCCGTTGGACCTGTGCTGCCTGTGGCTCCAGATGCACCTGTGATACCCGTAGGACCTGTGCTGCCTGTGGCACCAGATGCGCCTGTAATGCCCGTGGGTCCTGTAGAGCCCGTGGCACCAGATGCACCCGTAATACCAGTCGGTCCAGTACTGCCACTTGAACCAGTCGCTCCTGAGGCACCAGTGATGCCTGTAGGTCCAGTACTGCCACTTGAACCAGTCGCTCCTGAGGCACCAGTGATACCAGTCGGTCCGGTACTGCCACTTGAACCAGTCGCTCCTGAGGCACCAGTAACACCCGTGGGTCCAGTCGCTCCTGAGGCACCAGTGATGCCTGTAGGTCCTGTACTGCCACTTGAACCCGTGGCACCTGTAATGCCTGTGGGTCCTGTACTGCCACTTGAACCCGTGGCACCTGTAATGCCCGTGGGACCCGTTGAGCCCGTTGCACCAGACGCACCTGTGATACCTGTGGGACCCGTGGAGCCCGTAGCACCAGACGCACCTGTGATACCCGTGGGACCTGTTCTGCCCGTAGCACCAGACGCACCTGTGATACCCGTTGGTCCCGTGGAGCCCGTAGCACCAGACGCACCTGTGATACCCGTTGGTCCCGTGGAGCCCGTAGCACCAGACGCACCTGTGATACCCGTGGGACCCGTGGAGCCCGTAGCACCAGACGCACCTGTGATACCCGTTGGACCCGTGGATCCAGAGGCACCTGTGATACCCGTGGGACCCGTGGAGCCCGTAGCACCAGACGCACCTGTGATACCCGTTGGTCCCGTGGAGCCCGTAGCACCAGACGCGCCAGTGATGCCTGTAGGTCCCGTACTGCCTGTAGCACCAGACGCTCCTGTAATACCTGTCGGTCCAGTGCTGCCGGTATTACCTGTACTACCAGTATTGCCCGTGGAACCTGTTCTACCTGTCGGTCCTGTAGATCCAGACGCACCTGTGATACCCGTTGGTCCCGTGGAGCCCGTAGCACCAGACGCACCTGTGATACCCGTTGGTCCCGTGGAGCCCGTAGCACCAGACGCACCTGTGATACCCGTGGGACCCGTGGAGCCCGTAGCACCAGACGCACCTGTGATACCCGTGGGACCCGTGGAGCCCGTAGCACCAGACGCACCTGTGATACCCGTGGGACCCGTGGAGCCCGTAGCACCAGACGCACCTGTGATACCCGTGGGACCCGTGGAGCCCGTAGCACCAGACGC